CATTAACTATATGTAAGTTTTCAGTTTTATAAGTTTCTGTGTCAATAGTTGTAGTTTTACCTACAACTTCAAGATTGCTTGCTCTTAAAGTACCTTCGACATAAAGATTTTTATCTAAAATAGTATCGTCTTTAACTTTAAGTTCACCATCTATAATTTGATATCCATTAACCAAAACATTACTATTTACTACTAGATCACGTTTAACTAAAAGGTTTTTATCAATTTGAGCATCATTATTTACAAGCAAATTGCTCATAACTTGTAAATCGCGTTTTACTAATTGATTATTATCAACTACTAAGTCATTATTTACCATTAAGTTGCTCATAACTTGAAGATCGCGTTTTACTAATTGGTTATTATCAACAACTAAATCGTTATTAACAAATAAGTTACTATTAACTCTGAGGTCTCTTTTAATTAATTGATTATTATCAACTATTAAGTCATTATTAACAAATAAGTTACTATTAACTTTAAGATCCTTTTTAATTAATTGATTATTATCAACTACTAAATCATTATTAACAAATAAGTTACTATTGATTCGGAGGTCTCTTTTAATAAGTTGATTATTATCAACTACTAAATCGTTATTAACTAAAAGATTGCTATTAACTTTAAGATCTTTTTTAATTAGTTGGTTATTATCAACTACTAAATCATTATTAACTAAAAGATTACTATTAACCCTAAGATCTCTTTTAATTAGTTGATTATTATCAACTATAAGATCATTATTAACTAAAAGATTACTATTGACTCTAAGATCTCTTTTAACTAATTGATTATTATTAACTATTAAGTTATTATTAACTAGTAAATTGCTATTTACAACTAGATCTCTTTTTACTAATTGATTTTTATCTACAATTAAACTATTATCTACTTGTAAATTGTTCATAACTTGTAAATCTTTTCTAACTAATTCATTTTCTTCAACAACTAAACTACCTTGTACAAGTTGATTATTTTCAACTAATTGATCACCTTTAACTAAACTAGATCCTTCTATAACTTGATTTTTATTAACATATAAGTCATTATTAATGGTTGCTGCTTCTTCAATATAAAGATCCCCATTAATATCAAGTTGTGCATTTGGTACCTTTTTAATACCAAGTTTAATATCCTTATCTATAATTATAAAATCATTGCTTAAATTACTAGCTTCTAATATATGATTATATGAGTCTCTATGATCTATTTTAATAGATGAACCATCTGCTTGATCATTAATTATATGTATATTTTCAGTATTATAACTTTCAGTATTTATAATAGATCTATCTCCTACTATTTCTAGATTACTAGCTCTTAAAGTTCCTTCAACATAAACGTTTTTATCTAAAATAGTATCTTGTTTAACTTTTAGTTCACCATCTATAATCTGATAACCATTTACTAAAAGATTGCTATTAACAACTAGATCACGTTTAACTAAAAGGTTTTTATCTATTTTAGCATCATTATTTATAACTAAATTACTCATAACTTGTAAATCACGTTTTACTGATAAGTTATTATCAACAATTAAGTCATTATTAACTTGTAAGTTGCTATTAACAGTTAAATCACGTTTTATGAGTTGATTATTATCTACAATTAAGTCGTTATTAACCACCAAGTTGCTATTTACAGTTAAATCACGTTTGACTAACAAGTTATTATCAAATTGCCCATTGTTATTAACTAATAAGTTGCTATTTATAGTTAAATCACGTTTTATAAATTGATTGTTATCAACAATTAAATCGTTATTAATTAGTAAATTGCTATTAACAGTTAAATTACGTTTTATTAATTGATTTTTATCTACAATTAAGTTATTATTAACAAATAAGTTGCTATTTACAGTTAAATCACGTTTAACTAATAAGTTATTATCAAATTGACCATTGTTATTAACTAGTAAATTGCTATTAACAGTTAAATCGCGTTTTACTAGTTGATTTTTATCGACAATTACATCATTATTAACTACCAAGTTGCTATTAACAGTTAAATTGCGTTTAATAAGTTGATTGTTATCTACAATTAAGTTATTATTAACTAATAAGTTGCTATTAACAGTTAAATCGCGTTTAATTAATTGATTATTATCAACTGTTAAATTATTATCGACTTGTAAATTGTTCATAACTTGTAAATCTTTTTTAACCAATTGGTTTTCATTAACAACTAATGAACCTTCAATTAATTGATTATTTTCAATTAATTGATCACCTACAATTAAACTTGTCCCTTGTACAATCTGATTTCTGTTAAGTAAAAAATCTCTATTAACTGTCAAAGTCCCATATATATTATAATCACTTTGTGCTGTTTGAACTCCTGACACTGTTAATGATCCATCAATATAAGCATCGCCTAATAAATCAAAATCTGCGATAGGAACTTTTTTTATACCTAATTTTGCATTTTTATCAAATATAAAAAAATCTGTTAAATTACTAGCTTCTAAAATATTATGATTTGTATCTTGATGTTTTATTGTTAATGCTGGACCATCACTTTGGTCATTTTGTATTAATAAATTTTCAGTTTGATATGAGTTTGTTTCAATAAAAGTAGTATCTCCTAATACTCGAAGATTTGATGTTTTTAAAGTACCGTCAATAGTGACATCTCGATTTAAATTTATTAAATCATTATTGAATTGTGCTAGTTTTTTTTTCTCACCGTGTGTTATTGCAATATATGGTTCGTGATGTTCATTATCAGTATCTACATTAACTAATTCTGCACCAAATATAGCCCCACTATCTTGATTATTCCAATTATATAAATTGCAATTGTTTGCTACTAAATACATTTGAATATCATTTTCAGTTGTTGAGAACTTACTAGCAATTGCAAAATTAGAACTCTTTACAGAGAGTTTTATTCTTTCGTCATTGTTATAAGACATATTACTCTAATTGAATAAGTTATTTTATTTTTATTCATAAAAAAACAAAATTTTATTTAACGTATCGGGCATCCTCCACCACGACATTCTTCAGACATATCTGGGTTTTCCTCATTCATAATATTCGCCGAAGTAATGGGTTTAACTTTTTTAATAAGTTCTTCGTATTTTTCTTTAGTAATTTCTTCAAAAGGTGCTTGAGCAAAACCGTGATCGTTATGTAATAAGAATGAACAAGTTTTCACATTACTTGTGTAGTTATCTTTTAACCATTTTTTAACCATATCTAGTTCATTTAATCTATAATAAATAGTACACGATACAGAGTTATCACTCCAAACATTTTGTAAATGTTTTACAACTTCTAATTGATCAATTGCAGACATATCTTTGGCTAATGTAGTTCCCATTGGATAATAGCAAGGGAATTCTACAATCATTGTATTTTTATCATCTGTACCATCAAAATTTCTTTGATATTCAACATAATATCCGTTATCTCTACATAAATCAATTAAATCATTGCTAGAAGCAATACGGATTCTACGAATGAAATATTGATAAATTGCAGGATGACATCCAGAAGTAACTCCTGCAAGAAGCGAAAGAGTACCACTTGGTTTAACTGTTGTTAGTTTAATAGATTTAGGGAAATTCATTTTTTCAGAATATTGAACATCGTATTCTCTAATATATTCGTATAAAGGTTCTAACCAAGATTTTTGTTCTTCAGAAGATTGCATATATCCAGTAATACCAATACCAATTCTACTATTTTTATGAATAATATTTTGTGTATCAATATGATGACATTTTAATCTTAGTGAATGTTTACAGATTCTATAGACGATAGTTGCAATTTCTTTTAATTCATCATAAGAATCAATATTTGATAAATAAATTTCAGATAAACAACAAGTTTCAAAATTGTTTAATGAAATTTCACAACAGGGATTATATCCATCAACATTAGGATCCTTATATTTTTCACCATCCTTAATTCTTCCAATTTCTCTTGATAGTTTAAGATTTACTAAACCATATGGTTCACTTGTTCCCATATATCCCTCCCAAAATTCCTCAGGTAAATCATCTGTATTTTCACAAACTACCGAATTATTAGACATACATCTCCAATTGGGAATGTTACCAGATGCCCAATCTTTAGCTTTTAAATAAGGAATATCGTCATGATCACCTAAACTAACTAGCGCTGATCTTCTGACATTTCCAGCAACAACAATAGTAGCGATAATATTAATAATATCAAGACAATCTACACTAGATAGTTTTTGTCCTTTCTTTTTTTGTAAAACAGATTGGATATTTTTGAGTCCTTTTACTAAATCTTCTGGACCCGAAGCAGTTCCTCCAAAACCTTTAATTTTTGTCCCTTTATTTCTAATTAAAATAGTGGAATAAGTAAATGATTTACCTTTAAAGAAATATGCTTCAAGTATTTTTTCAAGTAAAGATACCCATCCTTCTCTAGAATCTGGAATAATAAAATCAGCATCTTTAACATCATTTCTTGTAATATTGATATCACAATCAAGAAGAGGTGGTAATTTTTCAATATTATGTCTTTGAATATTGAATCCAACTCCCGTTCCTAACATAAGAACATCAAAAATCCAAGTGAATGGTTTAACAGGTTCGTCAATTTTAACAAATGCACAATTCTGTAAACTCATTGTTCCAATTTTATCAACTGTTTCAGTTCCTAATTGCCATAAAAATCTGCCAGCAACACTACATTTTAGTTTTTTAAGATAATAATAAGCTTTTTTAAGTTCTTCATTTGTGAAATTAATATTTAACTGATTTTGACAAGCATTTAGAATTCTTTGAATACTATTTCTATATTCTTCTGTATATTTAATAGATACATCTTCATCATTATATTTTTCCATTACTCGAGAATAAGTTCTTTTATATGTTATATAACCTAACATACCCCAAGGTGTTTCTACATCATCTGGAATTTTATCAATATAACTTGTATTATTTCTTTTATCGTTTCTACCTTTTCTATATTCAATATAATGCTTTGCTGTATCGTAATATGATCCTTTCATGAGATTTGTCTCTACTATATTCTGAATATTTTCTATTTCAATATTTTCCTTATTATTTTTTTTTGAATAATCTAAAATATCATTGTTTATATTACCGATTAATTCATCAATATTATTACATACTGTATTTGAATTATTAAAAGCTAAGTGCAATACATTTTTAATCTTATCAATATCGTATGTAGAAATGGTATTGTCTCTTTTAATAATTTTTAAACTCATATATTATTAATAATTTTAAATTTTAAATAATTTTACGCATTATATTTCATTGAATCAAAAAAATCTAAACTTTCATTGTCTTTCATATATCTAATAATTCCCGGTTCTCCTTCTATAACAGATTCATAATTATTATAACTATATTTTTTATCACAACTACAGGGCAATTCTAAATTTTCATCTTTTTCACTTTCTAAATTACGTATTGGTATATTAGGGAATGTTTGATTTTCTTCTCCACCTATGCATACTCCGTCGCAATTTAAATAATGTTTTTTATTTTTAAAATCATATTGTATATTAAATAATTTATCTCCACTTTTAGTTTTTACATTAACCTTATAAACTCCATTATTTTTATCATATAAATCTTTTTGTTTTTTACATCTTGATGTTTTTAATGCTTTTCTATTAATTAAATCCCAATATATTATAAATCCTATCAATAATAATAACAATATAAATAATATATTTAGTATTATTTCGTATGACGTCCATCCTGATGTTATTTTTTCAAAAAATATTGTATTTATTTTGAATAAACTATCTAATTTTTCATTTGCTTTACTTGATAAATCACCAAGTTTACCTTTTAATTCTTTTGAGGCTTTATCTGCCATTTTAATTTGTTTATTATTCTTTATATATGAAATATATATTTTTTATTTATTATTCACTATTATCTTGACTATCTAAATAATCCTCGAAATCTTTTTTATTTTTATCACCATCTTTTGCATTTTTATTATTATTTAGTTTTAATTCGTTTTTATTTTTTTTTATGATATCATTAAATTTTTGTTTCGCAGGTATTAATTTATCCATTATGAAAAAATTTTCAATTAAATTATTATTTTTTTTTTTATATTTATTATAATCTGTAAAATTTTCATATTTATTTTGAATTTCTTCTTCATATTTTTCTGCTATATTTCCTCCAATACTTTCTTGAATACTTTTATCTTTTGTACCACTCCAATTATATTCTGGATTAAATGTTTTAATAAAATTAAATCTTTGTCTAAATTTATCCTCATCCAAATCAGGATCCATAAATTTTATATTTTCATAATTCCAATCTTCTAAAAGATTCCATACAGCTTGACCATTACATATAATTGACCTATTAGATTTTTTATTACATCCTTCTGCAGCATCTAACCATCTAAAAGCCGTCTTTGATCCTTTGAAAATACCAATTGAATCCCAAACCATACTTGCTGGCCACCATCCTAAAGTTTTTTTTATAATCCAAAAAACATATACAGTAACAAATAAAACTAACCAAATAGGGATAATCCACCAATGAGATTTTCTTATCATTATTGCGAATAATTTACATATATTTTTTACTATTGCACCTGGTGCATTATCTAAATAACTTTTAAACTCTCTCCCATCAGTTTTGTCATATGAATCTTTATTATTATCAGGTGGTGTCACTCCTATCATAATATAAGTAAGGCGATCGTAAATTAAGTGGACAAAAATTAATCTAAGAAAATAAAAAATATAAGAAAATATTAAGCCAAATAATAATATTGTAAATACAACAAACAACCAGTAAAGTAATGGGTAAAACCCTTTACCACTAGTAAGTGTAAATATACTTCCAATTCCAGATTCTTTTTTTTTTTTATCTTTGCATAATTCATTGTAATTATCCTCGTGTTCTTTGTTTCCAACTGTTGTATTTTCTATATCGCAAATTTTACTGCAGGAATCTTTATACTCTTTATATTTATCATCTTTTTCACATTCACTTTGACTCATACTATTATTGCATTTTCTCATAACTTTTAATCTTTCATCATTTATATTAATTTTACATATATTTTCTAATATAAATAACTCTTTTTCTGTTAATTTTTGCCCACCTATATCGATACTATTTTTATCACCAGGATTTATATTATTTGCCACATAGTCTTTTATATTTTGTGTTTTACTCATAGCAGATTTTTCAATATTTTTAATTTTAGTATTTAAGTCCTCAACAGATTTAGGTAATTTACTATAATCAACATCAACAAATCGTTTTTTATTATTTATATTTCTATAATCATTATAATCATTTATTAATTCTGGTAATTTTGTATTTTTATTACATTTTTCATAATCTTTTATATCTGTACAAAAATCTTTATCTGCACAAAAATCTGTATCTAGATTTTCTGTTTCTCTTTTAACTTCGGCCTGATATTTATTATCTATACAATTAAATACTAAATTATCTTCTAATATTTTTTTATGCATAGATGTAATTTGCCTTAATTTACGATCTTTCATCTTTTTACATTCTGCTTTTCTACCAGAATCTTTAATTTTTTCCAATTCATTTTGCCATTCGTCTGGTTTCATTCCACTATCATTACTTTCAATCAAATATTCATTTTCATAATTATCTTTTGTCATTTTAGATTCATACAAACAGGCTTCATATTTATGCTGAACTAATTTTTCAGGTCTATGTGTGTGTGGATCTAAATATATTTCATCATGATAAAAATGAGTACTAATTTTATTTCCCATTAATTATTAATCACATTTTAAAATATTATTTTCTGTTATCATAAATGTTTTTATATCCATATCTTTAATAATATTATCATTTAGTTTATTATTATACATATAATCATCATATACCAAAATTAGTTCATTATATAATTTTTCATTATCAATATTATTTTTTTCAAGTATAATTTTGATTTCATCATAAATATTCTTATCATTAATCATAACAAATAATTTATATTTTTTTTCAATAAAACAAAAAATCATTTTTTTAATTTTAAAACAAATATATATAAAAAAGATAACTAATTATAAATTATATTAGTAATGATTAATAATAATTTAAATGTAAATAATAGTAAAATAAAATCACCAGCCTATTATGGCAAAATTGCAGCAAACTATTCTGTAGGTACAGAAGATCTAGGTTTTGATGGTTTAACCTGGTGTGTAATAATAAAAAATAATAAATATGTGTGGGTAAGAAAAACAGAAGACTTTAATATAATGAATAATGAAATAAATAATACAATAATATCAAATAATAATTTAGTTAAAAATGACAAAAATTTAAAAAAAAAGAAAAAATATACTACATATAATGAATTTTTAGATATCAAAATGAAAGAATTAAAAGAAACTAATTTAAATTTATCTCCAAAAGATTTATTTTCACAAGCCGTAAAAGAATGGCACTTGATAAAAAAAAATGTTGATGAATTGAATAATTATTTAAATAAAAAAAATGATTAATATACTTAAATAAATTAATTATATTTAATAATATAATGTTAATTACATTAAAAAAGTGTAAACCTATCATTCTAATTGATAGTAGTTATTATGTTTTTTATAGATATTTTGCGACATATAAATGGTATACAATGCAAAAAAAAGAATTTGATGAAAAAACTTTTAATGAATCATTTATTAAGCATATGTCATCTGATATCAAAAAATTAACAAAGAAATGGAAAACAGATATTAATAATATTGTATTTTGTTGCGATTGTCCAAGATCAAAAATTTGGAGAAATGATATTTATAAAGGTTATAAAATTACAAGACAGCAAAATCCAAACTTTAATCAAAATATTTTCAATGTTTTTAAAAATAATATAGAATCTAATAATTATAATATTATTAATATTGATAGATTAGAAGCAGATGACATTATTTATCTAATGCATTGTAAAATAAAAACAGAACATAACAATATTATTGTAATTACTAATGATAATGATTATTTACAGTTATTATGTGATGGAACATCTATTATAAATATGCAATTTAAAAATATTAATGTAAGAACAAATTGTACAGATGGCAAGTCTAATTTATATTATAAATCTTTAATTGGTGATAAAAGTGATAATATACCTAAAATTTCTAGTTTAGTTAATAAAGAAGTGGCATCAAAATTATGTGAAAATTATGAAGATTTAGTTGATTGGTTAAATAAAAATAATATTTATGATAAATTTATGTTTAACTTAAAACTAATATCATTTGAATATATTCCTGATGAATATGTAAATATATTTAATAAAACTTATAAAATTGATGTTAATTAATTGTTATTATAATAACTAAGAACATTTTTATTTATTAGAAATGCTTCTTTATCTAAATTTACTAATTTAATATTTTCCATTTTTTTTGCTCGAGATAAAGCAGTATATAATTGACCAGGTGCAAAATTATTATTACTTGCATCAATTTCTACCGCATCTAAAGTACATCCTTGAGCTTTATGAACTGTTAAAGAATAAGCTAAAGATAATGGTATAAATATATTATAAGTTAAATCATTATCGTTGCCATCTCTGTAATAATCAATTTTGTGTAAATTATTATTAATATCTTTTATAATAACATATTTTTCATTTAAACTTGTAATAATTCCTCTAGTACCATTAACAAGACCAAGATCTAAATTAATATTTCTATTAACCATAACTTGCAAATTTTTAATTAGAGATATATTATATTTAGTTTTGTCTGTTTTTTTATCATTTGTATAACAATTATATCTATATATTTTTTCATTATCTGGTATATCAATATTATCTTTTTCTAAAGCTTGCCCATAATAGCAATCAATTGTGTTATTAATTTTTATATTTTCTAAATCATTATTTTTATCTAATAGATCTAAATTTATATTAGTACAATATTGAATATCAAAATTATTATTGTTTATTTTATCAACATCAATATTTAAACAATAAAGTTTAGTTGGTATTATACTGTTGTTAAATTCTGTATTTTGTAAACTTAATAATTTATTATATGATTTTTTTGTGATTTTTCCATTTCTAATACTATTTAATATTGTTTGGAAATCATTATCATCTTTTTGCCTTATTATTTCTTTTAATTCAATTTTAATTATATTTAATTCTTTCCATAGTTTTGATTCAAAACAATATTTACTATCAACTGGTGGCAATTGGCAAAAATCACCAACTAATACTAATTGTATATTACCAAACGGTTTATTATTTTTTTTTATAGATTTTATTACACATGATATTTTTTCGAAAAAGATATCATTCATCATTGATATTTCATCAATAATCAATAATTGTAATTCTTTAATTTTGTTATATACTTTGCCGTTTTTTTCAATTTTTTTTACTAACGTTTCAGTACTAGAATTTCCAAGTCCTATACCTAAAAATGAATGCAAAGTTTGACCTTTAATTAATAATGCTGCGCAACCTGTTAATGCAGTTATTCCATATTTAATATCAGTTTCTTTAAGATATTCAACAATTTTACTAAGTAAAAATGATTTTCCAACACCAGGTGCACCCGTTAAAAATATAGATTTACCTTCTTTAACTTTATTCAAAGCATCTAATTGTAAAATATTTAACATATATTTTAATTATAATAATAAAAAAATATATAATTAATGTCATTTTTTTAAGCGTGCTTTCTACAAATCCATCTTGCCTTATGTCTACAATCACATAAACAAGTGAATTTACTTTTTAATGTATTATTATATGACAATTCAATCCAAGGTTCTAATTTTTTAGGCTTATTTACTTTATGTCTTTGGCAACAATTACACTGATTTAACTTAATAATTTCATTTTCAGCAGTAGATCCATCAGGGATAAAATCGAAAACGTCCATATTTAATTTAATAAAATATTAAATAATCATTTTTTATTATTTAAAAATAAAATTAAAATATTTATTATGGATGAATATATACCTTCTTACCTAAAAAATCACACTAGATGCCCTAGATGTAATAATAACTTAAGTAAAGAAAGAGTTTTATCATTTTCTTATTTAAATGAATGTAAAAAATGTTCTAATATGGGAATGTATAGTGATAATCAAAATTATTATATGAGAAATAATGATTATAATAGAAATTTATTATACGAGTCTTGTAGTTGTAAAACAGAATATATTTATAAAAATATAATAAAGTGCGATAATTGTATACGTTGCGACGAATGTAAAGAAAAATTATCATATAAAACACTATATGATATAAATAGTATAAAATCTAATCATTTATGTAATAAATGTTTCGAAAAAATAAACTATAATATAACAGAGAATGTAAATTATTAAATAAATTTATCCAAAAACGCTTTCACTATTATAAGTTACATATAAAAATCCATCTAAATCTTTATGTTCTTCATATAATTCACCAATTGTGCTTGTATTAGGTGGTAATACATTATTAATAAATATAAAAATGGCTCTATCCGGTTCTAGTTTAATTCTTTTTCTTATAATACAAATTAATTCAGCCAGTTTTGTTATTTTTGGTACTAAAAATTTACTTTTGTCAATAACTTTAAGATCACAATTATTAGCTTTTGATACAATAACTGGTACTCTATCTGGATATTTATCTAGTACTTTTTTTGATTCTTTAATTCTATCACCATAATTGACTTTTATTTTAAAATCGGTCATATTAATAATAAATATTATTTATTTTTTAAATCTAATAACAAATAATGGTTGTTTATATTTATAAATTGGCAAATTATATTCAATATACTTATCAATTTCTTCAAAATATAATCTTCCTTTAAATTCTTTTAGATTATTTTCATCTTGTTTAATATATTGATTTGTTATTTCTTTAAATTTATTAATAAAACTACATAAATTAGAATCATATAAATTAACTGTATTACCATTTTTGGTTTTATAATTTTTTAAATTGTTAATAATATCTATAACAATAATTAATCTATCTTTTTGTGAATAATATTCCATATATATAAAAATAGTACATTTCTTAAAATAATTTATATTTTTAAAAAGCTTTTGAAAATTTTATAAAAAATAAAGAAATGTACTATTTTAATTATTTTTAATTAAATCTTTAATTTTTTTAATTTGATTTTTATAGTGTTCTAATGGTTCTTTTAACAAAATAAAATTAAGTAATAATTCTACCATATCTTGATATTTTTGGGTTTCTATATTTGTGCATATTTCTTCTTTATTTTCTATAGCAAATTTTTGTATTTGTGTACTATTTTTCTTTACTAATTCTTCTGCTAATGCATTTAAATCTTCTAAAATATATTCTTCTTTCATTTTAACTAAAGCGTAATTATTTTTATCTGAATCTTTAATATTATTATTTTCTGGAAATTCTTCATTAAAATGTATTTCTTTAGTTAATAAACTTGGTATATCATATGCCTTTTTAAATATTTCCAACATTTTTTCATAATTTAAATAATCAATACGTTCGTTTCCATAGTTATTAACATAAATATTATTTGTAACATTATTTTGTGTCCCAATATTATATTGTGATTCAATATTATTAATTGTGTTATAATTAATTGTTTCATTTTCTAAATTAGTTTTTCTAGCATAAATAATACTTCTTGGTTTACAATTATTTCTTTTTATATGATTTGATTTACTAGATCTACTTGAAAAACTTATCATACATCTTGGACAAGTTAAATCATCTATACCTTTGCAAGTTTCTTCATGTTTTATTAAACTTTTTAAAGTTTTATAAGTTTTATTGCATTTTTTACAAATATTTTCCAAATGGTGAACAATTTTTTCATTTGGGTGAACATTTTTTCTTTTTGGGTGAACAATTTTTCCATTTGGGTGAACAATTTTTCCAGTTTTGGCAAATCCATTTTTATCACTTGTTATATTATTATGTTTAGCAATATGATGTCTTTCCAAGTTATATTTCTTGTTAGTTTCATAATTACAAACTGCGCATTTAAAAAATAAAAGTGAGCAATTTTCGACCATTACTATATTAATGGTATATTTTAATCTTATATATAAAAAACGTTATCAAAATTTTTAATTTTTGCTCACTTGCTCACTACTTTTTTTTATTTTGAAATTTTTTTTCAAAAAAATAGCGTTTTTTTATTTTTACATTTTTTATAAAAACTATAAAATTATAATGATAAAAAAATAAATGGCAAAAATCTGATTTTTTATCGCAAAAAAACGTAAATTAGAAATCACGATATTAATTTTTAGATATTTCAATTGGATTATCAGTAATTATTCCGTTTATTCCTAATTCTTTAAGTTCTTCAATATCTTCTTTTTTATTAATAACATGGCAATATACATTTATTTTTTCTTTTAGTTTTTTTATAATTTCTATATTATTGTTTGGTTTATAATTAATATTAATACTATAACATTCATTTGCTAATGAAAATTCTAAATTATTTTCTGATAAATCATCAACAATTAAACTTCTTTTAAAATTAGGTATATATTTTTTTAAATATTTAATAATATTTTTTGAATAAGAACATAATATAATTGATATATTTAAATTAATATTATTTAATCTTTTAGCAACTTCTTTAACAAGTTTAAAATCATTTTTATTATCATAATATGATTTCAATTCTAAAAATATATTTATTGACAAACTATTAGAAATTAAAATAAATTCCGATAAAGATGGTATTTTTTCATTTTTAAATTTATTGGAAAATTTAGAACCAATATCTGCTTTTTTTAATTCATCAAAATTATAATTAATAACTTCTCCCTTAAAATTACTAACTCTATTTAATTCTTTATCGTGAAAAATAACAGGAATATTATCTTTTGCAAGTATAGTATCTATTTCTATCCAGTTAATTTAGTTTATTTTAAGCATATTTAAAGATGATAAACTATTTTCAGGCGCTAGATTCATATCTCCCCTATGACCGATAATTTTAAAATACATTATCTTATTAATAACAATTTAATAAAACAAAAATAAATTTTTACGTCTCTTAATTGTTTTACACCTTTGGAAATTTAAAACGCCGACTTTAAGTAAAATGTATTTTAGCAATTTTAACTCTTTTAGTTAAAATGAGTTAAAAATAAAATATTTAGTAATAGTATAGAATGCCGAAATATACTTGCGAACGCTGTTTGAAAGAGTTTTCTCAAAAATCCCACTATACTAAACATCAAAATAAAAAAATACCTTGTCAAGATAATAAAGGAAAAATAGAAGATGTTGTTGAAAATATAATTATTAATAAAAAAATGATTTCAAATAATAATGAAAATAATATTATAAATATAATGCCATCAATTAAAACAATGCGTTACCTAGGAAATAAAACAGACCATCTAGATTTTATTGAAATGGTATTAGATAAATATAAAGATAAATTAGAACCAACATTATTTGATGGTTTTGGAGGCACTGGTAGTGTTACTCAATACTTTAATCAGAAAGGATACAATGTTACATCAAATGATATAAATGATTATTCATATAAATTATGCTATTCAAGAAATAATATAACATTAATGGATTTAACTTTTAAAGGTCTAAAAATGAATATTAACGATGTTTTAAATCATCTAAATACTTGTAAAAAAAAAGGGTTTATTTATGAAAATTATTCACCTAATTCCTCTTGTAATTATGAAAGGAAGTATTTTACGAATGATAATGCCGAAATAATTGATGGTATAAGATGTCAAATAGAAGAATGGTATAAATCAAAACAAATAACACAAAAAGAATACATTCATTTGATAGCTATTTTGATAGAGACTACAACATTATATTCAAATATTCCAGGCACATATGGAGCGTTCTTAAAAAAATGGGATAGTCGTGCACTTAAAACATTAACATTAGATATGGAAATTCATAAAAAATTATTATGTCATAGTGATATTGTAAATAATAAAACATATAATTCTGATATACGAGATATAGTTAAAATAGTACAATCGTGTAACTTTATGTATTTGGACCCTCCTTATAACGAGCGGGATTATGCTACATATTATCACGTATTAGAAACTATATCAAAATATGATAATCCCGAACTAAAAGATAATATAACAGGAACAAAAAAACAAATTACAAAATCTAACTGGTGTAGAAAAAGTAGTGTTATTAATGAACTTGATTATGTAATTAAGAACTCTAACGCAAAGGTTGTACTATTAAGTTATAATAATGAAGGAATAATGAAGGAAGAAGATATTAAGAGAATATTTGAAAAATATGGAATTTATTCCAACCAAAAAAAAGAAGTAAAACGATTTAAATGTAATAAAACCGAAAATAGTGTTGTTGTTTATGAATATATTCACATTTTGGAACGTATACCTACTATTGAAGAAATACCTACTATTGAAGAAATATCTGTTGTTGATTATGATGTTCTAACAACGACAACACCACAAGGTTATATTTCTAACATTTGTTGTTTGGAAGGCATGACAAAAATTCCACCAAAATCTATTGATTTAATATGTTGTGATTTACCATATGGTCTTACAGAATGTAAATGGGATACCCCTATTGACCTTGATAAGTTATGGAAATTATATAATAATATTTTGAAAGATAATGGAACAATAATATTGTTTGGACAACAGCCATTTACATCTAGATTAGTAGCTTCAAATTATAAAATGTTCAAGTATTCTTTAGTATGGCAAAAATCAAAACCAGGTGGATTTGCACAGGCACCATACAAAGTATTATGCGAACATGAAGATATACTTGTATTTACATATGGAAAAACAACACAAAATTCAAAAAATCGTATGACATATAATCCACAAGGAACAATTGATTGTAATATTAAAATGAAAGGTAAAACAGGAACAACAGAACATAGAAAAGGACGAAAAACACAAAATGATTATGTTCAGACAACAACAAATTATCCACGTAGTATTTTAAAGTTTAATAATGAAGGTAAAGTAAAACACCCAACACAAAAACCATTATTGTTAATTGAATATTTAATAAAAACGTTCTCCAATGAAAATGAAGTAGTTCTTGATAATTGTATGGGTTCCGGCACTACAGCTATTGCGTGTATAAAAAATAATAGGAAATATATTGGTTTTGAAAAGGATACTAAATATTTTGAAATTTGTAAAGAACGTATTAATGACCTTAAGAAAGATGAATAAAGAAACCTTCATTATCAATAGCAAATTTTACAGGAAATTCAAGATTTTTATACTTATCAATACAATCAATACTGTTAATTGTTATACATAATCCTTTTTTTATAGTGTAATCAGGATACAATCTGTTTAGTTGTTCTATAATTTTTTCTAAATGTGTATTGGAAAGTTGTTTAACTCCTTTTCCAATTTCTTTTTCTAGTTTTCCTTCAATAATCTCTATTTCTTTACGTTCATCATTCCTGAATACAATATCTGGACGGGGCATTTTCTGTCCTACACTGAGGATATCGTTATTGTGTCCTTTAATACAGGTTAAAGCACAACCACCATGATTTGAGAATATAGTTTTATTCGGTGAAACATGGTCATATAAAATTGTTGCAATTTTTTCAGTCATATCACTTTCAATTTTAAAATATTGACTTGGTAACATTGGTCTTTTTTTAACAGTACAACCTTCAAACACTATATTTATATCATGAATCGAATACCATAGTTTTGACTTAGGACATTTATCAAAATAATTTTGTTTAATGTTATGATTAGTAATAATATATTTATTATGGTTTGGTTTTTTTGTTACATTTTCAAACGCATTTATAATTGCTGCAAGGTACCCAACATTTGGGTCGTGTGAAATAATTCCGGTTGACTTACCATTCCCTTTATCTAATTTCAATGATATGTTAATATTATTATCTACACGACTTAAACGAATACTGGAATTGCCTTTTTTTTCTGGTATAGCGTTTTTAGATACAATAATATCATCACAAGATTCATATGGTACTATCCCATATTTTTCTTTAATATTAATAAGACTACCTTTATTTAGTGAATACATATTAATATTTAAGGTTTCCATTAATCTCATACCTACTATTGCTGTTTGTGTAAGTTTATCTTTCCAATTACTATTGTACCAAAACATAACTTTTTTACCCTTAAAATTTGGATACATAGTATCAAAGGTTGTAAATTTTGTAATTCTTTGATATACTGCTGTATTTCTTGAATCATTATCTGATGTTTTTGTTGATTCAAGAATAACTAATGCTTCTCTAGCATTTCCTTTCGTTAAATCAACTTCGTCGTTAAATAACATATAATCTACACATGATGTTTTACCTTTGAATAACTTAATAATAATAAGTAAATCGTCTAATTTTATAGTCCAGACACCTTTAAACTTTTTTTTACCTTCTGTATTACTAGTTATATTTGGAATAATATAGTCATTTGATATTGAGTCAGGCATATACACATCTATCATATGCAACATTAACTTAATTTCATCTATGTTAGGGTATTCTTCTGTTAAAACAGTAAAAGTTTGCGCCATTGTATTTATAATATTATTTTCATTATTATCAAAAATCAATTTTTTAATTATAATATATGTCAGCACACAAAAGCGTAAACTATAAAATTACCACAGTTCAGTATTATTTATCTAAAAATAAGAACCAAGTGCAAACTTGTAAAATATTCCAATGTCACCCAAGAAGTCTAATGCGTTGGGTAGATAAGTATAACAAACATAAAAATATAACACGAAAAAAGAAAATATCAAAAGCATATAAAGTTAAAAAGGAACAAGTTGATTATATTCTAAAAATTTTACACGATGATAAGACAATCACGATGAATGATATGCTTCAAAAAGTTAAAGAAAAGTATCCAGGCTTTTATATTACAAGTAGACATATTAGTAATATTGTTAGGGATAATAATATTACATTAAAATTAACGAGATTTATAAATGAACCTACAAAACGATTTGGTAAAGATATTAATATAAATAAAAATATTAAATTGTTCTATGAAAAAGTAAAACAATACAAAATAGATGATATAATTTGTATTGATGAAACAAGTATAAAATCATTACAAAAACGGAAATTCTGTTATAGTAGAAAGGATAAGAGATGTGTTGTAAAAACACATTCACAAGAAGTATTTAAGAAATATACTGGCATTTTTGCTATATCTACAAAATGTGTATTAGGTTGGAAATTATATGATAAAGGAGGAATTAATAGTGAAAGGTTGTATGATTTTTTACAGGAACATATAACCAATAAATACAAAAACAAACTTATCATTATCGATAATGCGAGTAGTCATAGAAATCAAAAAATAAAAGATTTGGTAAATAAAGATAATGAAATACTTTATTCCGTTCCTTATCAACATTTCACAAATGCGATAGAAAATTGGTTTAGTGTCCTAAAATCAAAATTACAAAAGAAAGAGGGATTAACTTATAATCATTTACAAAGCAATATAGAAAATGTTTTGCGTGATATACCATTAATAACATTTAAGAATATATTTAAGGGAGTTTATAAGCGTACAGAAAAATATAAACCAAAAAATAAAACAAGAAAAATAAAGAAAAACTATCTATAAAGTCGGCGTTTTAAATTTCCAAAGGTGTAAAAAGATATAATTTATAATAAAGTAAAAATTTTATCATAATATTCTTTATTAATTTCGCATCCTTTAAAATTTCTATTTTTATTTTTACAAGCGATTGCAGTTGTTCCGCTTCCTAAAAATGTATCTAATACAACATCGTTTTCATTGCTATGTTTTGAAATTAATTCTTCAAATAATTTTAAACTTTTTTGTGTAGGATGAAATCTATTTTTACCACCTTGTAATGGAAACATATAAATTCCATTGTCATATTCGCTATTAAATACAGGTTTATTTTTCTTTACACCAACTAGTGCAATTTCTCTAACATTTGTTAAATAATTAATTTTAGAATTTAAAGGTTGTGGATTAGTTTTAATCCACTCAATAAAACGTAATTGTTTAAATTTATGTTTCTCCATTAAATTTTTTAATTCTGTTAGTTTCCAAATATCGAAAAATAAGATTAAAGTTCCACCATCTTTTAATTTATTATAAAATTGCTTTATATATTCATCTAAAATATCCATTGTAAAATTTGAATCCCAATCTCCATATTGTGTTTTAACACAGTATTTTTTACCATATATACTACCATATTTTAAATAATTATTTTTATTAGTATCATCTTTAATATCATTTTTAGTTTTATATTCTTCCCATTCTTTTTCTGTCTTAACAAACTCTATATTATTTTCAATATTATCTTTTACAGTGTTGTAAAATGTATTCATACCAGTATCCTTTGATATAATATAAGGTGGATCTGTTAAAATTAGGTTTATACTATTATTACTAATAGTTTTAAGATATTCTAATCCGTCAATATTTGATATATTAATATCAACCATTTATTATTTATAATATAATAAGTGATTAAATCATTTTTTTATTTAATATAAAATTAACTGTATTATAAATAATATTATCATCTACATATCCGTGTATAGTATGATCTTCCATATAATATATAAATTTGAATTTTTCACTTGTATTTAAAGTATTAATAGTTTTAATAAATAAATTATACATCTCTGAAAATATTAATGAACTAATTTTATTATGAATTTTTTCAATATTATTGAATAAAGTATCTATATTATTTATATTTTTTAATTCTCTATCAATATGTACAAGTAAGCAACCAAGTAAATCTACTAATCCATATTTATTTAATAGATCATTTTTGATATAATATGTTGCTTTTATGTCAAGTAATAAATCTTTACTTTGACAATAATATATTTTTGAATATATTAGATCAATTATATCGTCTGGTAATATTTTTTCAAATTGATTCATATATAAAAGTATATATTATTAATATATATATTATTATGATAAATAATAGTAATATATCTTTAAATATAGAAGAAAATATTATTACACCATTACCCAAATTAAAATTATTTATAATATTAACTGTTTTAACATCTGAAATGGCAAGTTTAATGTATATTACACCCTTTTTAACATTTATGATTAAAAGTTTTAATATTGATGAAGAAAATATTGGATATTATTCTGGTGTAATATTATCATCTTATATGACTGGGCAATTTTTTTCAAATTTATTTTGGGGTTATTTATCTGAAAAAGTAGGTTTAAAACCAATAATATTATTTGGATTATTATCTTCATCAGTTTGTACAATATTATTTGGACTAAGTAAAAGTATAATTTGGGCAATTTTTGTAAGATTATTGCACGGATTATTAAGTGGTAATTTAGGTGTATCAAGAACCTATCTATATTTAATAACTGATAAAACAAATGAAACAAAAGCGTTTTCGTTATTTCCTGTTGCAATATGTGTTGGTGCAATAATAGCACCAGCTATTGGTGGATTATTAGAAACACCTAGTAAAATTTGGTCAGACATAAATGGAAATCATATTTTTAATATATATCCATATTTATTACCATCAATTATTATTTCATTTTTACCTTTTATAGGTTTTATAATGGGACTATTTTTTATAAAAGAACCATATAAAAATGAAACAGAAAATACAGAATTAGGAACGACTACTTTTGTTTTAAATAAAAATATTTATATTTGTATTTATTTATATTTTAATATAAGACTTTCTCTTATTGGTAGTGATAATTTATTTCCATTACTTTTAACAACAAGTAAAAAAAATAATGGGTTAGAATTTTCGCCAAATAATGTGGCAATAGTATTTATGTGTTCTGCTGTATTTTTAATGATTTATTCAATAATATTTATTCCTTTATTAAAAAATTATTTTGGACTATTAAAATTATTTTCAATTGTGCAAATATTTAATCCTTTATCTATTTTTTGTATTAGTTTATTATCTGATTTTAATATTTTAAATAATACAATTTTATCTATAATTTCGTGTATTTTTTTTATTATGAAGGGGTCGTTTGCTACATTATCAGTTGTACTGATAAATTTAATGATAAATAATTCTACAGAAAAAAAATATTTAGGGCGTATTAATGGTATATCACAATCATTTGCTGCATTAGGTAGTATAATAGGGCCAATTGTATCTGGTGTATTATATTCTTGGTCTATCAAAAATGATTATAAATTTCCATTAGATATACACTTTAGTTTTATGATATTTTCAATTATGTCTTTTACAAATTTATTATTTGTAAGTTTTATAGATGATAGTATTAATAATAGAATAGAATAATATTACTAATATGTCATTCTTTTTGTTTTTGTATATTTATTACTTTTAGTTTTATTAAAAGACATTTTGCTAGATTTTCTAGATAATTTTATAAAATTTTTTTTATAAGGTTGTAGTGGACAAGGTGGTGAACTGATATTATACTCAATATCTGTTTGACAATTATTTAATATAGCAATACGTTCTAATTTACTATAATGATCAATTAATGGTAATCTATTTTTTTTACACATTTGTATAATATTTTTATTATGTGTATTTGGAATAATACCAAATGTATATATTAAAGGAAATGATGAATAATTATCTGCAACCTTATGATCAAAAAATATAGGATATTCTCTTATATTTTTACCATCTTTTGTATAATATGAAAAGAATTTTTCTATTTTTTCTTCTTCCATTAAATTATAAATTGGTTTTATAATATATTTATTTTTTGGAAAATATAATTCTCCTTCTATGTTATATTCATTATGTGCATTTTTAACAACATCAATTGCTGTATTAGACATAAATGGTATTAATAAATATAAATCAACCATTTTATTTTCAAATAATTCAATAAAAGAACTTAATTGGGAACCAGAATAACTTGCATCATCTGGTATTATAACAGGTAATTGGAAATCAATATCAGAAATATCATTTACAATTTTAATTTTATAAGTATCTTTATTAATATAGTTTAATAAATGTTTATAAATCCAATAACCTGATTTTGTTTTAAATGAAGTACTAGTATCATCGCTAATAATAAAAAACTGTAATGTATTAACATCTTTTAAAGAGGTAGTTATCATTTCTAAATAACATTTTTTCAAATATTTTAGAAAATTTGTATATGATATATAAGTGGTTTTAAGAATAAATTCTTTAGCAATAGTTCTAATATCAGTATCTGCTTTATCAAACCATATATTCAAATTTTTATTATTAAAATTATGTTTATTTGGTTTAATAATATTATCAATAGAATTATTACTCATAAACTATTTAATATAAATATAAAAATAGTACATTTCTTTAAAAAATAAAAAATTTAAAAAAGCTTTCTAAAATTTTTATAAAAATAGAGAAATGTACTATTTTCAAACAAAATAAAAAAATGATTTTTAAATGTATAGAAAAAATTAATTGAAATGAAAATATGGAACCTTTTGATATAGATATTAATGAATATATTAGACAATTTATTGAACTGAAATATTTTAAAAAAATTAGTTTAATATCTAAAAAATTTTATGTTTATTATTCACTTGATAAATATTTGGAAATTAACACTTTATCCAAAATATATTTTAGTTATGGCAATACAATACCAATATTAATACAATATATTAATAACAATATATTAAGTACGTATAAATATAATACAAATTCAAAATTAATAAAAAATTTAAATAGACATCTAACAATTCCATATTTAAAAGATCTTGCAATTAATAATAAATTATATTTTATAAATTTTATAGTTGAATCACAGTATCATTGTATTAATAATAAATATAAAAATATTATTAATTTATTTGAAAAAATGAAAGACCCTGTATACTATAATTTAAATATTAATGAATTTGTATCAGTTACATCACTTATCATTAATTATATTAATGCACCTTATGAATTAAATTTCTACCAATATAGTAATAAAAAAATTACATTATGTAAATTAATTTTAGCAATGATATTATTTAATATAATAACATATTCTAATTATCATACTAAATATAATAATAAATTAAATGTATTAGTAGATGTACAATATATTAAAATAGATGAATTTAAAGATGTTTTAAATTATTATCAGTATGATTATCCAATATATTTTGTAAAACATATCAATAATACTTTAGATAATTATAAAAATTACAAAATATCAACATAATCATTATTTTCTTCTAACATAAACTGGTTATAATTATTTGAACACATAATACATAATACATCACAATTACTATAGTCAAAATTTACAACATAATTATTATAACATATTACACAATTTTTATTATTAACTGAAAGTTTACTAAAACAATTAGATAAATCGTTCTCCATATTAATTAAATAAATAGAAAAAAAATCAATTTTTTATAATTTATATAAATAATAAATTAAATTATTATAGTATATAATAATGGTTTTTATATTATTATTTTTATTAATAACGTATGTAGATTCATTTGCACTTTATAGTAATTTATATACTTTTAATCAAATAAATAGTTTAATTAAAAATAATAAAGTTTTGCCAAAGGGAAATGAATTATATAAAATTAAATCAGATTATTATTTAAATGGTCCATTAAACAATAAACAGATTAACTATTTTTTTGATAATGGTTTTTTAATTGTTGAAAATTTAGTCAATAATGATTTACTTAAAAAAATGCAAAAATTAAAATTTGAAAAAAATAAATATACAAGTGAATATAGTACAGTTGATTTTAATTCTTGGGAAAAATATCCTATTTTACTAGAAGCTGCTAATGAAATAGGCAAAGCAGTTGCACAATTAACACCAATTGTATCACATTCTGATGATAATTTACATATTGTAAAAGATGCTTTTTTTATTTTTAATGGAGGTGATAATGGAACAAATAAAGGTTGTGATTGGCATATAGACGATTTATTATTTTGGCCATCAAGTTTAGATTCAATGGGACCTGGTGTAAATGCTTGGTTAACTTTAGATGATATTGATGAAAATGGTGGAGGAATGTGTATTGCACCCGGATCTCATAGTAATAAATTTATAGAATGTAGAGAGTCAATTAACTATTCAAGTAGAAAAATTATTGATAATAAGATACCAAATACTTGTCTTATAAAAAAAACTAATCCTAAATGTAAGAAAATATTAGATAGTATTTGTTATGCGCCTCAAATGAAAGCAGGAGATGTAATATTATCAACTAGATTTTTATTTCATAGAACAAGCGAATTTAATAATCCGGAAAAAAGTTGTGATAAAAGAAGATATACAATTAGATATATGCCATCATCATCAAAAATGGATGGTGTTGAAAAATATAGTAAAAAAAATGTTAAATATTATCCTAATAAAACAATAAAAACTTTAAATAATAGTATAAAATATTGGAATAAATTTCCAAAAATTAAATTTAATAAAGAACTAATTAAAAAATATAGTTACGACGATTTATGGTAAATAACAGGCGTAATTAATTATAAAATTATTTAATAATTATGTAAATAATTGTAATTATTAGATATGAGTAATTATATATGGATTGTTAGTTTAGGTGGTATTTTTTCATTTATAGCATCTATGGGTATTGGGGCAAATGATGTTGCAAATTCTTTTGCAACTTCGGTTGGATCAAAAACATTAACAATGAAACAAGCAGTAATATTAGCTTGTATTTTTGAAACATTAGGTGCTGTTTTGATGGGATCGCACGTATCTGAAACAATAAGAAAAGGTATTGCAAATTATGAATGTTTTCAAGACGATCCATATTCGTTAATGTATGGTTGTATGTGGGTATGTTTTTCTGTAGCAACTTGGTTATTTACAGCTAGTTATTTAGAAATGCCAGTATCAACAACACATTCTTGTATAGGTGGTATGATTGGTATGACAATTGCCATAAAAGGAAGTAGTTGTGTTATATGGTATGAACAAAAAGATAATTTTCCATATATTGGGGGAGTTATCGGTATGATTATATCTTGGTTTGTATCACCTGTATTATCAGGATGTATATCATCGAGTTTATACTATATAATTAGACAATGTATATTAAGAAAAAACTATGAAAGTAAATATATATATTTTGCATTTCCTTTATTAGTTGGTATAACAATAACACTAAATACTTTTTTTATAATATATAAAGGTGCAAAAGGACTTGGATTACATAAAACACCATTAGATATTGTTCTAGTTGTTTCTTTTGGATTAGGATTATTTTCGGGATTAATGACAATACCAATATTACCAAAAATATATAAATATATAAATAATAAATATGAAAATAAAAATGATTTAGAATTAAATACTAATAGTTCTGAAAATAAATTAATATCAGTAACACATAACTATAATAATACACACACACTTGTATATAGTAATAATAAAGCCATAGTACTAAATGAATTACCTGAAGATTTAAGTGATATTAAAATAATTGATGAAAATGTAAATAATAATTCAATAACAAATATTGATATTTGTAAATTTACTGAAATTGAAGAAAATGATAAAAGTATTGTAGAAATTATTCATAATAATGCGGAAAAATTTGATGAAAGAACAGAGGATTTTTTCAAATATTTACAAGTTTTCTCAGCATCTTGTGCTGCATTTAGTCATGGTGCCAATGATGTAGCTAATGCTATTGGTCCATTTGCTGCTATTTTAACAATATATTGGGATGGTGATGTAAGAAAAAATTCTGTGATGGATAATAATGCATATTGGATATTAAGTTTGGGTGGTATTGGAATATCAATTGGATTATTATTATATGGTTATAAAATTATTAGAGCAATTGGTATCAAATTATGTAAAATAACACCAGCACGTGGAACAATTATAGAATTAAGTGCAGCATTAGTTACAATATTTGGCAGTAGACTAAAAATTCCCTTATCAACAACACATTGTCAAATAGGTGCAACTTGTGGCGTAGGTTTATTAGAAAGTTCTTGGAGTAATAATATTTCAGGTATAAATAATAAAATATTATTTAAAACAATGTTTGGGTGGGTAATAACTTGTGTTTTTGTTGGATTAATTACAGGATTATTAACAGCACAAGGTATATATGCTCCAAGTTTAAATTAATTAATATATAAAGTTATTTTTATATTATTATAAAATGTATAAGATAATATTTATTAGTATATTTTTATTACAAAATGCATTTTGTTTTACAAATATGTTATTTAGATTTAATCATATTAATAAAAGAAAATGTACAATTAATATGATTAATAATTATGATTGGAAAAAAAATTGGTATCCAATTGCTTTAGAAGATAGAACAGATAAAACAAAACCTTTTGAGTTTACTTTACTTGGAACCAATTTAGTTATTTGGTGGGATAAATATCTACAAAAATGGTGTACTACAGATAATAAATGTTCACATAGATTAGCTAAATTAAGTGAAGGTAGAATAAATGAAAACGGTAAAATAGAATGTCCTTATCATGGTTGGTGTTTTAATCAAACAGGTAATTGTGTTAAAATACCACAAAAAGATGAACCTTATTTAAATAATAAAAGATTTGATATAAATTCTTATAATATTGTATCAAAGCAAGGGATTATATGGGTATGGCCAGAAAATAAAGATTTTAAACCTTCTACTGATTTAATACCAACTTGTCAACCTATTGATAATGGTATAATGACAGATGATTTTTCATTAGATTTGCCATATGATTATAGTCTTTTATTAGAAAATATAATGGATATTAGCCATGTACCATTTACTCATCACGGATCACAAGGTAATAGAGAGTTTGCAAAACCAATGAAGTATAATATATCTGAAAAATTATCAATTAAAGGATTTAAATTAACTAATAAAAGAGATTTAACAGGTCATACCATTTTTAAAGCACCTTGCTATCAACATACATATTTAGAATTAAAAACCATAAATCCTTTTAATATATTTAAAAGTAATAAAAAAAATAGAGATAAAAACAAAGATACATTTATAAAAGCGTGGGTAGTTGCTTATGCAATTCCAAAATCACCAGGACATTCTAGAATTATAGCAAGATTTCCAATGCAAACACCCAATAATATATTTACCAAATTTTTATTATTTAGTAAACCAAGTTTTATAAGACATATGGGACGTAATGAGGTATTAGAAGAAGATACAATATTTTTACACCATCAAGAAAAAGAATTATTAATTAAAAATAAAAATTATTATAATTATAACAATAGTTTAAAATATTATAAATTAGGATCAGAAGCAGATTTACCAGTACTACTATGGAGAAAATGGTTAAAAAAAGTAGGTCCAATCTCTTGGGGAAATGACAGAATAGTCAAATATTTTAATAGAGATAAACAATTAATAGATAGAGAAGAATTTCATTTAAAACATTGTACAATTTGTCAGAAAGCGTATAATAAACTAGAAAAAATAAAAAAAATTATTGTTTATATTAAACCATTAATATTTATTTTAATATGGCCTTTATTATCATATTACTATCCAACAAGAATATATATTAATAGAATTATATCATTTTCATTACTAATGTCAACAAGTATTATTTGGTTTATATGTAATAAATTGCAATTAAATATGAAAAAAGGAAAATATCCACCAAAAAGAAATCTAATAATTTGATGGAATTGTACTATCATTTAGAAAACTAGAATAATCGTCAATATTATTAATCGTATTAGTATTATTTTTTTTAGGTCCTACAATATCTGCAGCTGTTTTATCAATTTGAAATTTTGAAAGTTTGTATCTACGATCTCTTAATGCAATTTCTCTTGTAATAAAATTTTTTTTATTGTATTTATTATAATGATTTTTCTTTTCAAAAAGTTTTTTAATAATGGGAAAACAAGTACAATCAAAACTTAATGTATATGAAACTAAAATAAGAAATACAAGGCAATAAAGATAGTGATTCATTTGTTTATATAAAAAAAATAAATATAAATCATTTTTTTTTAGCAATCATTTGATAAAAATTTTTTTAAGCTAAATTTTTTTTTGTACTTATATACAATAAATATGAAACCAATTATAATTGAAATAATAAAAATATATTGATTCATTTCTCTAATTTTTTCATATTGTTTAAAGTCTTTATTATTTGTTGCAAGATAATTTATATGTAATTTGATAAAACCGTCTATAAGTAATAAAAACAATATAAATAGTGATATATATTTATTTGTTTTAATTAATAATATTAACAAAATTAAAATATAAAATGCATATTTTAAATAATGAAATATATGTTCATTTTTTTCAAACTCAAATATTATAAATAAAAACAAAATTGAAAAATATAATACAATATATTGTAAATAAATATTATTTTTTAATAGATTTATAAGTTTACAATTTATAAAACTAGTTAACATTCCAAATAATAACCATAAATAAATTATATATATTATTCTAATATCAATCATTTTCTATTATTAATAAAGATTAAACTCTTACCCATTTTGTTAAGTCATTATTAACACATTCAACACAACCAATAGCACCTGTTAAAGTATCATTATAAGTTGTACCTATTCCCAAATAATACATTCTTAAATTACCATCTGGTTTTTTTAAAACAAATGGACAAGCAACTCCGTAATTATCCCAAGCATCTAGATTATTGTATCTAGCTTCAAATATAGGACCACCAGGATCTTTTTTATTTTTAAATCTTAATTTATGCCACGTTTCTCCTTTATCTTTTGAATATGCTAGTCCAATAGCATATTTACTAAATATATTACCTTCGGAACTATAAAACATATACATTGTATTATTAATATTTATAATATGTCTAGGACCAACACCGCCATTATCCCAAGTGTTTTTATCACCCGGTTTAAGTATAACACCTTTTTTTGTAATTTTATTACCATATTTATTATCAGATAATGCAGCACCAATCATAAAATTAGGGATATTATTTTTTAATGTTAAACTATGATATGTTATTAACCATTTGCTATTATTATTATCCGTTTCTATTTTATTAATACGTGGAAATCCTGTAAATAAGTTATCCCATTCATTTTTATTTCCAATATCAACACTTGGTTTTCTAAATTTATACCAATCTATTCCATTTTTACTTTTAGCAACTAAACAACGCATTTTTAAACCAGTTTTATTTAATATTTTTTCATTATTACTACCAAAATAATGCATAATATATTTATTATTATCATAAATAACATCAGATACACCAATGTGAATATTTTCATAACTATTATTAAAATTATCTGGTTCCATAACAGATCCTTTATAATAATTACCATTTACCTTACTCCAGTTTAATCCATTATCTGATATAGCTAATCCAATATAGCCAGTTGGCAAATATTTATCTGCAGTAATATTTTTATTCCATTTAACACCATCTCTTCCATAATAATACATTAACCATTTATTATTTTTCTTATTTGGTGGTAAAACAACTGGACAACTAACCATATAACTATCCCACCATTTATCACCATTCATACCTGGAAATAATACTCTACCTTGAATATTTTTATAATGATTGTGTAAACTTGATTTTAAATTTATAAGATTAAAACCATAAGTTAAATTAAAAAAAATTAATAAATAAAAATATTTCATTAATTATTATTTATGTTATTTTTTTAAATAAAAATAAATTAATTAGTTATTATTAGGGAAATAAGTATGACCATAATCCTCATTTCTATAAAGAGTTGATGTTGCAATATTGTCTGTATGATAATTAATTTTTTTTATAATATTTTTTAAAATTTTTGTTTCTTCTTCTAATTTTTTTGTTTGTTCTTTAATATATTTAGTTTCATCTTTAACATTTGTATAAAGTGAATCAGGATCATTTAGTTTAGAAATTGTATTATCAATTTCATTAATAATTTTATTATTTTTAGTAGATCTTAAAGTGTCAGGAACATATCCAACAGGTGGTTCCCATTTTTTTTCTACAATTTTAACACTTTCTGGAACATAACCAATGGGTGGTTCCCATTTATTATCTGTATTATCATTATAAATAGACGCTTTTAGTAATGATAAAGCATTATAAAGAAATTTTTTATTTGAATTAACACAAGTATTTGAATTATTAATAGTTCTTACAAGGGTAGGATTTTGTGAAAAAGCATTAACACAATTAATTAAATAAAGTGATAGAAGAATGATATATTTCATCATAATTTTAATATGTAATATATTTTTATATAAATATCATTTTTTTATTTATATTAAATAGTATAATGGAAACAAATGATGGTTTAAGAATATTATTTATAATTTTAATGTGGATTGGTATATGGGGTTTAGTTAATAATTTGATATTATTTAAAATTAAAAATATTTATATAAAAAATCTAGTATTTTTATTATTAATTTTATTATCATATTTGTATTTAAAAAATACAAAATATTAGTAATAAAATGCCAAAAATATTTATAATAAGTTTATTTATGCTATTTGGATTTTCACAATGTTATATTAATATTAAAATAAATAATAAATTTATTAATTTATCAAATAAAAGCGAAAAAAAAACTAATATAAATTTTGTAGTTTGGAAAGGGTATTCTATACCTAGTGAAAATTACATAAATTTTGGAAAATCTATTATTAAATCTGGATTAAAAAATAATTTAAATATTAATGTAACAATTTGTAATAATTTTGATATACCCACAATTAATAATACTATATTATTTGGTCATTCAAGCGGTGGTTATCATTGTTTAAATAATAAAAATAAAAATTTACTTGCAAAAATAACTTATGGCACTTCGCCAAAATCAGAATATGATAATACTATATTTCAAATTAATAATTTTGATGAAAATATACTAAATATTATTGGAGAATATGATGGTTTTGTATCATATTCAAAACTTTTAAATGCAAATAATGATAAAATTATTTGTACTAAATCTAATCATCATTGTATTGTTGAAAATAAACAAACATTAATATCTAGACTATTACGTATGTATGATAATAAATTAGATGAAGATTATAATATTATGACAAATGAAGTAAAAAAAACTATTATTAGTTATATTTTGCATTTAGAAAATAATAATAAAAAAATATATAATACAAAATATACAAATAACATATTAAAACATAATAATATTTATAAAATTATAGATTATAAGCATTTTCTAAGAACAAAACCTGATATATGTAAAACTTATATGCATTGTGATTTTAAAAATAATAATACATATATCAAAACTAAAGGAATATTCGGAGATATGTTAGAAGATACATTGGAATATAAATATAATAAAAAAATTAAAAAAGTAAGAACAAGTTTAAGTTGGTTATTAAATAAAGAAGATAAAATAGTATTATTTAATTATAAAAAAAAAGAGTATAAATATTTCAAATTACCATACATTGTTAAATAATATTATCATAATAATCATTAATATAATTGATTGGTTCATTGGTTGCAAGTCTACATTGTAAAAATATTCTACTATTTTTATAACTAGCTTTTGGAGATGAAGAATGTACAAGTTTTCTGTTATTAAAAATACATAAATCATAATCTTCCCAGTGATGTGATATTATATTATTATTTTGCATAACATATTTTTTCATAATATGTCTATATAAGTCATAACCTTCTGATTTTTTTAATTCTTTAAATCTTAGAAATTTTTTCGGATTTAAAAGTAAACTTTTTCTATGTTGTGTATAATCTGAATAAACAACTAATGGAGATTCTGTAAATGTATCATCTAAATATCTGTATTTATTATCTATTCTTAAACCAGAATAGTCAAACGTTGATTCAAGTTGTCTTTCAATAGAATTAGAATGAATTACTGTTAATTTTGCTAATTCATTTTTCATACTAATATCCATCATATCATAAGCATCTTCATAACTAGCAAACAACGTATCATCACTATGTGTTGGTGTTGTTAACATATACATACTACTTACAATTGGTGGTAAATACTTGTGTGATCCTACGACATCCTGATGCCATAAATAATTATAATCATCGTCGTATATTGGGTTTTTTTTTGATATTTTTTCTTTTTCTTTTTCAAAAAAATTATTCTTTACTTTGTTAATTAATTCAACTTGTGGAATACTTTGTACTGTATCGGGTTTTGATGTATAAAGTGATATAGATTTATTATAATTATCATCAAAAAGTGAAACAAATTCATAATATTGTTGTGGGCTAATTTTTTGATTTTTAAATATCATTACTGGTACTTTGTTAAAAATTTTTTTAAATTCATAAATATCATTATTTGTTAGATATTTAATATCTACATTTGAAATAATTGCTTTATTTTTTGTAAAAGTTGGAAATGTAATAGAAAATGCATTAATAGAATTAATTAATAATAATATTAAAGTTAAGTATATCATATATTATCTATAAAGATAATCTATATATAAAAATAAATATATTATTTTTTTTTTTTTAATTTAATAAAACTTGTACTATCTATATCATCTAAAACATAATTTATAAACAAATTATTTTTACAATAGCATAAATTTGATATAAATAATTTATTATTAAATAAAAATTTTATTTTTTCCTTATTTTTATCTTTAAAATAAGTATTACAATTTATGTTAATATTCCATAAGGAAATAAACCGTATTTTGTAATTATTTTGTGGATATACAACTTGTAATTGATCTAATAAAATATTGTTAATATTTGTTTTATTTTCTATTAAGTTTGTATTTATATTTATATTTATTAATATATCAATAAAATTTTTAATATTATATAAATTGATATTATATACAGAATTATTTAATAAATTTTTTTGCTTTGTATTCCATATATTTAGTTCAATTATATTTTTTTTTGAAAAAGTACATATAACATAATCATATTGATTATTATTAAATATAAATTTATTTGTACTATAATTAAAATCTAACTTTTGACATTTTAAATTATAATGTATTTTAATATTTTTATTTGATATAAGATGATTTATCATTTTAGTAATAAGCAAATTAATATTATCATTTGTGATATAATAATAATTTATTTTTTTAGATAAATCATTTGTAAATATGTTAATAAAATCATATGCATTTATGCAATTTAATATATTGCTATAATTTAATTCTTTATTTAATATGTCATAATCGGTATTTGTTAGTATACATTTACATAAATCGATAAATGTATATGATAAGTACACATTATAAGGTAAAAGTTTTACCTTTTCAACAACAATATTTATTATATTATAGATTCTTTCATTATATTTTATAGATAAAGGTATAGAAGTTATATTAAATTTTTTTAATAAATTTATATATGATTTATGATTATCGTTATATAAATTATAAATATAGTTATCAACTGTATCTAAATGCATATTGCATTTTTTATCAATAATATCAATAACTAAGTCTGTTTCATAATACTTCATAGCATTATATAAACCTATAATATTAGAACCAAGTATTAATATTCTTTTCATTTAAATTTCTAATAGATAATTAAGAATGAAATATATTAATATATTATTAATTATATTATTAATTATTGTAATTTCTTATATATTAATAATACATTTTACTAATAAAAATAAAAAAGAAGAATTTACATTACTGGAAGATGGTGATATAACAGATATACCATATAGTGAAAAAACTAAAATATTAACATATGATGATACAATTAAATTTGATAAAATAATATATGATGATAATTATGATGAATGTGATTATAAATATTGTAATTTTCTATATACAGATATAATAAAAGATCAATTTAATAATAATAAATCAATTTATATAACAGAATCAAATGAAATTTATTTAAATTTAAATAACAAAAATTATGTTAAAACTAAATTACCTATTTATGAAAATTATAGAATAACAGCGATAACACATAATAATAATTATGAAAAAATATTTGTAGCAGTTAGATTATTAGATTCTGAAAGAAATTCAATTTATTATTATCTAAATAATAGATGGTTTAAAGTTGATTTAGTTAGTTTAGATAATTTAAATAGTGAAATAAATACTTATAAAGGCAATAATGATATTAGTATTGATCTTGCTAAAAAAACTAGAATTAAAAATTGGTTAGATAATTTACGAAAAAAATTAGATAATCCCATACAAGGAGACCCAGACTCAAAAGAAGATTTAGAAGAACAAGAAAAAATGATTTTACAAGAAAAACATACAATTATAACATCGTTAGACTATGATAGTAAAAATGATAAATTAATTTACAGTACTTATGGGTTTAATAGAAAAGTAGAATATGATGAAGATAAATCAGAAACTTTTATAATAACAGATTTAAAGATAATAGAGGTTGATATTGAAAATCTTTTTGTTGATAATAAAGATATACCGCAAAAAATAATATATTATTATTTAGATATTGGAAAAGAAGATGAAGATAATGTCATAATTAAAAATGTAATTAAAACAGAAATTAATAAAGATATTTTAGTATTTTTAGTAGCTAAAAACAAAAATGGTGTTGTTGAAAACGAATTGTACTTTACTAAAATTGTGAATAATAATGATGAAATTAAATATAATACTAATATAATTGAAAATCAAAAACTAGAAAATATTAAAAATGTTAAAATTATTGAAGGTACTCACAAATTATTTGTAACAGATTCTTCTGAAAAAAGTTTAATAAGATTAACAGAAATTACTATCAAAGATGAATATAATGGTATTGCAATATTTGATAATGCTTCTCAAAAAATTGTTAGAAGTTTTAATATGGTGAAGGGTGTAATTTTTGAAAATTATGGAGATGAAGAACTAGAATATATTAAAGATTATTATATTTTTGCTACGAAAATAGTTTATATTTTATCTAATGGTAATAATATTTATAAATATAATAGTTTTACTAAAACACAAATAGATATACCAAAAGAAAAAATAATAGATATCAGTAAAATAACAGTATTAAAAGAAAATCAAATTATAATACAATCAAATAAAAGAATACCATTTTTTTATTATGATACAAATAGCAAAGAAGTTAATATAATTTATATAAGTGATTCTACAGTTTATGACAATATTGACAAATTTGATTTAAATGGTAATATATCATTTTATAAATATTATAATGATACATTATTTAAATATTATTTGACAGAAGAGTCAAATAAATTAGTATTAAAAGGTAGGGACAATTTTAATTTATCATATTATATAATTTTAGATGAAGATAAATATGTTGATTTGTTGGCCGTAGGAGGCGGAGGCGGTGGTGGATATGGTGGTGGTGGAGGTGGTGCTGGAGATATTAAAATGTATAAAAATTTAAAAATGCCAAAAGGTAATTATAAAATAACTGTTGGTAGTGGAGGTAAGGGTGGTGTTGATAATAATAATAAAGAAGTAAATTGGCAGGATGGTAAAGATTTAAATATGGGAGGAAATGGTAATAATACTATTATTGAAAAAATAGATTATCCTGACAATTTCAAAAAAATAGTTGTAGTTGGAGGTGGTGGTGGAGGAAGTAATTTTACAAATACAAAAATAGTTGATGATTATAAAGTTTCATATAATCATAGTAAAAATGCATTAAGAACACCAATATATGGTCAAATTGGTAAAATTGAATTTTCGAGCGGCGGCGGTGGTGGCGCAAGTGGAATGCATCAAATTGAAAATATGTATACATCTGGAAGTGGAAGTCCAGGACAAAAGAATGACGAAACAGCTAGTATGATAGGTGGGCACGGAAATAATATTAGTGGTAATGGTGGTTCATCAAGTATTATAAATTCTCAATTATATTCCGGAGGTGGAGGTGGTGGTGGTCCAATATTAGATAGAAAAGAATATAAATATTTTGAAGTTGCAAAAGATTTAAAACACGGTGAAACACCAATGAATGATACATTGGCATTAGGTGGCGATGGTGTCGAATTAGAAGATATTTATGAATTACCTGAAGATATTCATAAATTTTCACAAGGTGGTAGAGGTGGATTTGTGGGAGAAATAACTAGCTATAGTACAGTAATATATAAAAATAAATTTCAGAAAATAGATTTTTTAGGTTTTGGTTATGGTGGTAATGGTGGTGTAATCATATTAAATAATGATTTAAATAATGATGAATCAATACAGGGAAATAATGGAGATAATGGTATACCTGGTATAGTTATAATTTATGAAAGCGAAAAGTTAGAAACAGAAACAAGAGTAAGTCCTGTAGTTGATCCATTATTAGAACAATATAGATATAGTGAAGAAAACATTGAAAAACGACAAAGAGAAGTAGAGGAAATATATCAAAAATATATTGAGGATTCTTTAAATAGTAAAAAAATGACAGAAATGACTTTTGTGAAATATGATAATAAAAATAATGTTAATCAAATAGCAGAAGAAGCGGCGAAAATAAATATGGAAATAGCACTTGAAAATCAAAGAAATTACAGAGAACCAATAAATGATATAGTAAGAGATACTTATTTACCCTATTCAAGATTAGAATATGATGGTAATAAAGATATTAGTGAAGCGGGTGGTAATGTAGATATGAATAGTCCGGAAAATAATAATAAAAAATATGCAATAATAAGATTGTTTAAAGATTTATTATATAGAAATCCTACATCACGGGAATTAAATACATATTTCAGAAAAATAGTAAATACTCAATTAGATTTGAAAAAATTAAGAAATTTAATAATAAATTCGGAAGAATATAGAAAAGTAGTAAATTTACAATCCAATAATGCTAATTCCGATGTAGTTTATTCAAATGCAAAAGTAAATACAGTTAATCAAATATCTTCATTATATTTCCAAGAATTAGATGAAGAAATACCTAAAAGTTTAATATCTCCATTAAAAGACATCTATGTTTATTTCCAATTTAATGATTACTTATTTAGAGCTTTAATAACAAATCAAAGATATAGTGATTTTAAATCGCATATTTTAGATAGTAAAGATTTGAAACAAAGTGATATAATAGATTTACTAGAACAATATTATGATATGGTTGAGTTAAGAGAAAAAGCAAATAATATTTTAAGATATGATAAGTATCATAAACGTATTAATACAAGTGAAGTATCAGATACTTCATCATTCACAAATAAATACGATGCATTTGTACAAGATACTGATGCTACAGAAGATGAATTAAAAAATAGTTTAGATGATATTATCTTAAAAGATAACTATAATTATAGATTATGGGGAACACAAACACAAACAGATACCTATGATGAATTAGAAGATAAATATGAAGAACTACAAGAAATGAGACAAAATTTAATAGATAGTCAAAGTTTATCACTACAAATGCAAGATTTAAATCAATTAAAACAAACTTTGACATATAATGGATGGGAAGATGATGTAAAGGAAGCAGAAAATAAATATTTATTTGCACCAAGTGAATTTAATGCATTTTTAGAAGAAATAAGAAATAAACAAGCAGGAGTAGAAGGATTTGCTAATATGCCAAAAAATAGAAATAATATAAGTAATTTTTCGCCTAAATATTATGAACAATTTAGAAATTTAATATAATATAAAAGTAATGAAAAACCTTGAAAAAATAATTGAAGGTATAGAAATTAATAATTTAAAAAAAAATTTTTATAAAAATGAAAAATTGTTTAAAGTAGTTGAAAAATTTATAAAAAAAAATAAATTAATATTATATGGCGGTTATGCTTTAAATTTAATATTGCCAAAAAATAAGAAATTTTATAAAAAATATACAGAATCTGATTTTGATTGTTATTCATATAATGCTTTAAATATGGCATATAAATTAGGTAATATTTTAAAAAAAAATAATTATAAATATATTAAAATAAAAAAGGCAAAACACGAAAAAACATACAAGGTTTATGTTGGCACTGTTAACGTAGTTGATTTTAGTCAAATAGAAAAAAAAATATATAATATATTTTTAAGTTTACATAAAATTGAAAAAAAAAAATTAATTTATAACGATAATTTTATATTAATACCAATGGCTCTTTTAAAACGTAATTTACATTACGAAATTTCTAGACCGGAAGGATCATATTATAGATGGGAAAAAATAGACAAAAGATTAAAACTTTTCGAAGAAAGTTATTTTTCAGATAAAAAAGTAAAAAAAAAAAATTTTACAAAAAATCCCGAAAATTTATTAAAATGCAAAAATATGTTATTAGATTATATTAAAATAAATAAGAATCCTATAATAGATACATATGCAATTAAATTGCTTAAAAATATAAAAAACATAAACTGTTGTAGATTTAACAAATATTCGTATTTACTTCAGATTTTAAGTACAACATATAAAAAAACTGTTAAAAATATAATAGATATTGTTAATAAAAGTGTTAATAAAAATAAATATAAAATAATAGTAATTTGCAAAACAAATACAAGTTCATATATTGATATACTAAAAGTTAGAACAAGAATACAATTGTTAGATTTAGAAAATAATAATTTTATAAATTTAATATCAATAATAAAAGTAAAAAATAATTGTTTTTCAATACAAAATAAAAATGGATTTGTTTTAGGATCTTATGATACTATTTTGTGTTTTTTATATAGTTATTATATATCTTATTTAATCGCTTCAAATATTAATAAAAATAGAATAACATCGACCTTAAAAGACACACAATATAATATAAATTTTTATGAAAAATTAATTAAGAATATTGGTACTAAAAAAAGATATTTAAAAAAATGTTATGGTAAAGAGTTATCAAAAGAAGATATATATAAAAAAAATTGGTTTAAACGACTTTCGCTATTAAAAATTTAATGTTCAAATATAAAATTATCGCTATTGGAATTTTTTTTATTATCAATTAAATTAACTAATGATGGAATAATATCATTAGATTTATTATTGATATTAACATCTAAATCTGATTCAGAATCTGAATCGGAATCAGTATAGGTATTATCTATTATAAAGTTTTCTAAATTTAATTGTTCCTTTTTAAAATTATTATTATTTGTAATAAATTCTTCGTTTTTTTTTATAATAGAATTCATAAAATTAATAAAATCATTTCTAATTATATTACTATCTATTTTATAATTTATGTAAATATCTGTAATAATATTACTATTATAGTATAATATTTCATCGCTATAAAGTGGAATAAACATATTTGTTATAATAAAAAATATAGATATTAAATTATATATTATACAAAGAAAATTGCTGTAATAAAATTGTATATAGCTTTTCATATAATTTAATAATTAGACAAAATCTTTATATAAATAATAAAAATATCTATTAATATAGAATGGATAATAATTTACAGATAGAAGATAAATTAGAAAAATATACAATACATATTGATAGTTTAAATTGTAATTTACAAAATAATAATACGGAAATATATGTTGATTTGGATAATGATATTAAAAATTGTATTTATTTTAAAACATTAAAAAGTGAAATATTTGTAAATAGTTTATATAAATATAATAGTTTAATTGATGGTACTGATAATAATACATATTTTAGAAAGGGAGACGAAGTTTATATTGATGTTAATGGTATTGAAAGAATTATTGTTAAAGAAAAAAAGTATGTACCTATTAAAGCAAAAAGTTTAAAACAATATGGTTTAGAGTGGGAAAGATTTTTTGATATAGATCCTTCTAATACTATCAATTTTGATACTGATACTGATAGTATAACTTTAGAAAATAATTTAAGAACAAATAACTGGTTAGAAAATAATATTTTAATTGTTGATGGTAGTTTAATAACAAATTTAGAGGATGATATAATACAAGAGAAATATTTTAGAAATCCCGCGTTTAATAAAAATAAAATATATTATAAAGTTAAAAAACGTTATTACACTAATAAAAAAATATTAGGAACAAAATGGATAAAATCTAGTAGTAAAGGTACTGGCAAAGAGTTTAATAATTTACAATTATTACAAAATTTACATCCTGGTTTAAATTGGATTAAACTAAACACAGATATACATAATGTAGAAGATGGTTTTACAAAAATTAATAGAGAAAATACAATAAAATATTTTCTTGCAGATTATGATGTGTTAAATTGGACAAATGTTACAATACAACCTTCTTCAGGAACTGAAATAAATAATAAATATATTAGACATTATTTATCAAATAAGGATTTTTTAAAATGGGAAAAAATAACAATAAGCGAATATAGAGGGAGCGGTGGTATTCTTACAACTAAAATAAATGATGATATGGATACAGGCGAAATCAGAGATTTACTTCAATCAAAAATTACTTCATCTTCATCTCTACCATCTGAAGTAATAATTAGTATTGATGAATGGCCAATTACTAATAATATCAGACTAGATGAATTATATTATGAAAATGATGATAATACTACTGCTTATATACCAAAAGATAAGGTTGTTCAAAATAATATTGATTTTGATATTCTTTATGATGATACAAAAATAGATTTAGATACAATAAGTACTGATTCTTGGATTATTAGTAATTCACAATATTATACGATTAATACAAAAAATGTAAATACAAGATTAACACCTGATCAATGGAAGTTAACAGGAATAGATAATATTACTGCTAAAAATTATGTTAGAATTAAAGGAATAGATTACATACCAAAAACACAGTATTATTTTACAGAACAAGAATTACAAAATATTAAACTTATTGGCAAAATTTCTAAAAATGATTATATTAAGTTTAATAATAATACATATTATTTACCAGATTATGATAATTTAGGCAATACAGGTTATGTATTTAATGGAACAAAACTAGAAATAACTAAATTTGATATAAATGATGCTGATAATTATGGAGATTTAGTATTATACAATAATACTAGTTCAACTAAATCTGCAAGAAATATTACTTTTAATACAATTGATTATAGTCAAATACTTATTGATAATATATATTTAACAGATAAAAGATATTATGACAAAATTGATATAACAAATGATCTAGATGACAAAATTGATATAACAAATGATGAAGATCCAGAAGCTGATATAACAACTGATGAAGATCCAGTAGCTGCTATTTATATTTTTAAAAATGAATTAACAGGAACAAGTTGTGGACCAAATGATACAAATACAGTAATATTAAATCCAATATTACCAGAACTAAAAAGATTTACAGTTAAATTATATAAAATAAATGAGTTTGGCGAACATGAACCAATCAAAATAGATAAAGATGGAGTATATAGAGTTAAAGTATCATTTACAATTTACTATAAACGTAAAAAAATAACAAGAGTTTAATAATAAAAATATTTAAAGAATAAACTTTATTAATTAATTAAAAGATATGTCCGTTGATATTGCTGCAGGTTTTGATATTGGTACAACAACAAGTTGTGCTGCTATTTGGAAAAATGATAAAGTTGAAATTATTCCTGATATGAATACAGGTTCTAGAATTATTCCATCGTATGTTGGTTTCACTGATGATGAGAAACTAGTTGGAGATCCTGCAAAAAATCAATCTACAATGAATCCTAAAAATACAGTTTATGATTCTAAACGTCTAATTGGAAGAAAATTTGACGATCCTGCTGTACAAAAAGATGTAAAACTATGGTCATTTAATGTAACAGGCGATAGTAATAATAAACCACAAATTAATGTAAAGCATAAAGGAGAAGAAAAATCTTTTCATCCTGAAGAGATTTCTGCAATGGTTATTCAACGTCTAAAAGAAACAACTGAATCATATCTAGGACACGAACTTAAAAAAGTTGTAATCACAGTGCCTGCCTATTTTAATGATTCACAAAGACAAGCAACAAAAGATGCTGGTACAATTGCTGGTCTTGAAGTTCTTAGAATTATTAATGAACCAACATCTGCAGCAATTGCATATGGACTTGATAAGAATGATAGTGATAAAGAAAAAAATATTATTGTTTTTGATTGCGGTGGTGGTACACACGATGTATCTATTTTAACTTTAGATGGTGGTATTTTTGAAGTTAAGGCAACTGGTGGTGATACACATCTCGGTGGTTCTGATATTGATAACATTATTGTAGATTATCTATGTGATGATATTAAAAAGAAACATAAGACTGATGTAAAACAAAATGCAAGAGCACTTAAACGTCTAAATATCGCAGCTGAAAAAGCTAAAAAAAATCTTTCTTCTAGTGCATCTGCTTCAATTGAAGTGGATTCTTTAATCGATGGTGTAGATTATGTTCATATACTAAGTAAAGCAAAATTTGAACAACTAGCTGATCCTATTTTCAAAAGAACAATTGATCCTATTAATCGTTTACTAACAGATGCTAAAATGTCAAAAAGTGATATTGATGAAATTGTACTTGTTGGTGGTACAACACGTATTCCTCGTATTCAAACTTTACTATCTGAATACTTTAATGGTAAACAACTTAATAAAACACTAAATCCTGATGAAGCAGTCGCTTATGGTGCCGCAGTTCAAGCTGCTATTTTAACAGGACAAGGTAATCAAAAAACAAATGAACTACTTCTTCTAGATGTAGCACCACTTTCACTTGGTATTGAAACAGCCGGTGGCGTAATGACTAAGATTATTGAAAGAAATACAACTATTCCAACAAAGAAATCTCAAGTGTTTTCTACCTATGCTGATAATCAACCTGGTGTAGATATCAAAATTTATGAAGGAGAAAGAGGATTTACAAAAGATAATAATATGCTTGGAAACTTTCATCTTGATGGTATTCCACCGGCACCGCGTGGCGTTCCACAAATTGAAGTATCATTTGATATTGATGCAAATGGTATTATGAATATTTCAGCAGCAGATAAAAGTACAGGAAAATCAAATAAAATTACAATTACAAATGATAAAGGACGACTTAGCAAAGAAGAAATTGAAGAAATGGTTAAAAAAGCCGAGAAATTTAAGGAAGAAGATGATAAAAAACGAGAAAATATCGAAAAACGTAATGGATTAGAAAATTTCATTTATAATCTTAAAAATAATGTAAAATCTGATCCAAACAATGAAAATAGTGAACAAGTTAAAGAAGTACTTGAAGAACTAGAACCAATTGTAGAAGAAGGTATTAAATGGTTAGATGAAAATCAAAATGCTTCTACAGAAGAATACGATGCTAAACAAAAAGAAATTGAAGCTAAAACTAATCCATTAATGATGAAACTTTATGGAAATCAAGCACAAGGAATGTCAGAAGAAATGCCACAAAATGTACCAGAAGATGATCTTGATTAAGTAAATAATAATTATTTTTATTAAATTAATATTTAAAAAATGATTAATTATATTATATTATAATAATAAAACATAATGTTTGGTTGTTTGTCTATAAACTTATTATCAGACTGTTTAAAATATAAAAAAAATAATAAAATATCAGATAATAATGATAATTTAAATGTAAAAGATAATAATAGCGATCAAGATAGTGATTGTAAACCACTAATTATAGGAAATGATATATATATAGAGTGTGCTATATGTTTTGAAGTTAACAATTTAAGTAATATACAAGCAATATATCCTTGTGGTCATAGATTATATTGTAATAATTGTATAAAAAAAATTAAAATTAATAATAATGAATGTCCTAATTGTAGGAAAAAAATAGATTCTACCTTATATATTTATGAATATATATTTAAACCAGATGAAGCAAATGAATATATATTTAAAACAGATATAATGCAATAAAATATATAAATACAATTTATATTTATAATATAAATTATGAAAAGGTTTTTTGTATTTTTTTGTTTAATTTATTCTACTTTAGGATTTAATAATTTAAATATGGTTGTTAAATTTAATAGAAAAAAATGTTTATCAATATTGCCATTAGTATATACAAGAAAGGTTTTTGCTGAAAATGAAAAATCAATTGACGAATTAAGAATGGAAGCAAATAGAATAATTGAAATTATTGAGGCACAAAAATCTTCAATTGATTTACCTAAATTAAAAACCACAAATGAAATACCAAATGAAACTGATAGTAAACTAGAAAAAAATAGTGAAATTGAAAGTATAATTAATAATATATTTACAAGTTTTAAAAATGATAATAATATTAAATCTTTAGAAAATTTAAAATCATTTTGTTCTGATACAAATTATGTTAAATTAACATCAACTGAAAAATTAAAAGATACATTTAATGATAGTAAATATGCTATTTTATTAGGTAAATTTACTAAATATGCAATTAGTGATTATAGAGAATATATTGATAAATCAGATATAGATGTTATTGAAGGTTATGAAGTAGATACAAAAGTTTACGCAGATTATAATACAATGATTTATAATAGTATACAATTTGATGATATGCATTATCCAAAAGAAAATGATGAATCTAAATTACATTATGTTATTTATAGATGGAATTTTATAAAACAAAAAAATAATAAATTTAAATTAGAATCTTGTTATTTAGTATCAAATAATAAATAATTTACATTCTCCTGGGAATAGTAATATTTTGTAAATTTTCTTTAATAATATTAAATTTAGTTTTATATTTAATATACTTGCTATTAATATTAATTAAATAAGGATTGATTTTATCATAATATAAATTATTTTTATAAGTATTAACCACAATTAATTTATTTTTAATATAATTTGGTGTATTTTCTTTACAAATTAATACAGTTTTTAGAAAATAAACATTTAAAAGACATAAAAAGGATGAAATATACTTTGCAAACATTATAATAATATTAAAATAAAAATAAATTATCATTTTTTTAATTTAGTTTAGGTTCAATTTTAGGTTCAAGATCTTTGAGTGGGATATCAATTTTACGAACATCATCATCTAATTTTTTTTCACTTTCTAATTTTGTAAATGTTGTACCTTTATATTTACCTAGTTTTAGTTTAGTTATTTCTTCTTTATTATCCCTAATATATTTAAGATCAACAATATCATCAGGTTTATATTTTTTTAGTATTTTATTTAAATCATTTGGATTATTAATATCATCATTATTAATTTTAATAATAATATCACCAAGTCCATCTACTTTTTTAGTTTCATTATTAAATCTCATACCTTTTAGACCAGAAAGTTCAGCAGGACTATCCTTAGGAACTTCTAAAATTAAAATACCTTTATCGATAATTGGAATTCCTGTTTTTTCCGATTCTAATTCAGTGGGATTTCTTTCCATATATGAAATGCCAATAATTGCTCTTTCTACAAATCCAGTATCAATAATTTCTGTAATAGACTTTAATGCATTTTGAATAGGAATTGTAAATCCAATACCAGAAGAAACACCCATACCAAGTGATGCAGTATTAATACCAATTAGTTCACCCTTGCTATTTAATAAAGGTCCTCCACTATTTCCTGGATTAATAGCTGCATCTGTTTGAATAACATTATAAATTTTTCTACCTGTAGGAGCAGCAAGTTCTCTATTATTTGCAGAAATAATTCCACTTGTTATTGTATGATCTTGTCCAAATGGATTACCAATTGCAAAAGCAAATTGTCCAACACGAGTTTTAACAACATCTTTATTATAGTTAATTGTTTGAAGATGTTTTTCAGGAGCATCAATTTTAAGTACAGCAAGATCAGTATCGGGATCAACACCTGTTAATTTAGCACTATATGTAATTTTTTCATTATTATTTGTAGTAATTGTAACTAATGCATTATCTACTTTATTAATAACGTGAAAATTAGTTATAATATGTCCTTTTTTATCCCAAATAAATCCTGTTCCAACACCCTTGGGAAGATCTTCTTTATTTAAATTAAAATTACTAGCAATAGAAGTATATTCTGTACTAATATAACATACAGATGGGATAGAGTTATTATAAATTTTTTCCTGTTCTTGTTCTATATAATAAAGAATGTTATTAACATTTTTTTGATTATTTCCAACAGTATAAGCACTTGCTTTTTTTGCATTAGCAAGTTCAAAAATAGATATTCCACCAAGTGAAGTATAAAGTAGATTTCTTCTTGAATTAAAATTATTAAAATTTTTATTAGGAAGAAGTGATGCAATTGTAGTATATGAATAAACAGTATTTAATAACAAAGAAAATAAAAAAATATATTTCATTTATTAATAATAATAATGTATATTATTTTTAAATAAAAATAAAAAACAGAGTGCTTTAATTTTTTATAATTAGAGATTGCTGTGAGCACTCTAATTATTAATATTTTAATTAAATAATCATTTTTTTTTTAGATAAAACCATAAAGAATTAATAAATTATTATCATTTAGAATATAATTTTTATTACTAATTAACTTTAATTTTTTAAAGCAAATTGTAATATCATCATTTGTATCTCTTTGTCTTTTTTTATTCGTTTTACATTTATATTCAATATATTTTTTAAAAAAATTTTTTATCTTCATAATAGTAAATAACTAATATAAATTTTATATGTTATTTTATAAAAAAATATTTTTAATGATATTATTATTTACAAATATTGTTAAGTTAAATTCTAATATTTTATTTTTCACAAATAATTTCAAAATTAATCAAAAAATTTATTATTCAGTTTTAAAATGTAAAAACATTCTTATTTATGATGAGTTTATGCCAACTTTATATACAAATATAAATATTAAAAATAAAAGTAAAAGAAAGAATGTGTACTCGTTAGAACATATATATCCTTCATCTTATATTGATAAATTAGCTAAAAATGATATGCATAATATTGTAAAAACAAGTAAAAATATAAATAATGCAAGATCTAATTACAAATTTTGTGATATAATTGAATATAAATATAATATTAAAACTAAAGAATGGTATAAAGAACATAATGTAATTGATACATCAAAATGGATTCAATTAGAAAATGATAATTATGTAAATCATAAAAAAAAATTATTTATTCCTAATAATAATTCAAAAGGAATAATATCAAGAGCAATATTATATATGAAATTTAAATATAATTATAGTATCGAGAAAATAATTAATATAGATACATTAATAAAATGGTATATAGATTATCCTCCTTCAAATAATGAAATATATCATAATAATATTATAAAAGAATTACAAAATGAAGATAATATATTTATAAAAAATTATAATAATAAAAGACAAATAAATAATTTAATTAAAGAATTATATAAAAAATGATTCTTTATTATTATTTATAGTATTATGTCTAACGATTTTGATTTATGGGATTTATATGACAGTATTAAAAATGATTTAGATGATTCTGATATAAAAAAAAATAAAATAAAAATATGTGAATGTGATGAAGCAAATATAGTAGAACAAGATGGCATGAATATATGTAATAAATGTAATACAATTATTGATAAATATATAGATATGGGTGCTGAATGGAGATTTTATGGTTCTGAAGATAATAAAGATTCTGATCCTGCAAGATGTGGAATGCCTACAAATAATTTATTACCCAAATCTTCATTAGGTTCTGTAATTGGTAGTGGTAAAAAAGATAATATTGATATGAAAAGAATTAGAATGTATCAAATGTGGAATGCAATGCCATATGATGAAAGAACATTATGGAATATATTTGATAAATTAGAAACATTAACATCAAATCATGGAATATCACAAAAAGTTGTAGATGATGCGAAAATATTTTACAAAAAAACATCAGAAAAAAAAATATCGAGAGGAGATAATAAAGAAGGATTAATAGCATCTTGTATTTATCATTCTTGTCTTGTAAATAATGTACCAAGAAGTTCAAAAGAAATTGCAAATATATTTAATATAAGTCATGTTGTTTTAAATAAAGGTAATTCAAGATTTCAACAATTATTACAAATTAATGTAATATCTTCAAATCCAAAAGATTTTATATCAAGATTTGGAAGTCATTTAAATATGCAAAAAGATGATATTGATAATTGTAAAAAATTAATAGATTTTTTAGAAAAAAACGAAATAATGAATGATAATTCACCAACATCATCTGCCGCTGGTATATTATATTATTATTCTCAAGTAAATAATTTAAAATATACTAAAAAACAGTTTTCAGAAGTTTGTAGTGTATCAGAGGTAACTATTGTTAAATGTTATAAAAATATACTTAAATATAAAAATTATATTGATAAAAATATTGAAGAAATATATGCGTACAATATATAATTATTATTATATATATATAGTTTATATAAATGTGTAGTGAAATAGATTTAAAATCATTAAAAAAATTTGTTAAAGATAAAAATGTAATAATGTTTCTAGGTAATGATGAATCAGATCAATATTCTAGTTCTGGTGAAGTGAAAAATATTATAAAATATTTAAATAAAAATATAGAAAAAAATACTGTATTATTACATTTTGGTGAATTACACAAAGAAGGACAATTGGATTTAGGTCATATTTTTAATGAAGTTGCTTCTAAAAGAAGTGATATCGAAGTAGTATCTATTTTACAATCAGAATTAAAAGATAAAATAACAATTCCTGAATATGTATCTAAAATACTATGGCATGATAATTATTATAGTAAAAATAAAGATATAAAAAGAGGATTTACAGTTAATAATGGAAGCAAAAAACCGATTGCTGGAACAAAAGTATGGTATGATTTACATAAAGTAAAAGATATAATGCGTATATATTTAATTGGCGGAAGTACTGATTATTATGACGAATATAAATTTGGTAAAGATTTAGATATTGAAATAGAATTCTATCCTATTAAAAGAAAATTTAAAGGAGATGGCAAAACACTTGTTAAGAAAAATGGTTCAAGAGAAGATAAATATGGACTATCGGCTGAAATTGATTGTGATGAAGAAGATGACAATTAATTTTTTTATTTTTATTTAAATATAATAATTATATATTTACATATAAAATGTTTTATAGCATAGGTATACCAAAAGAAATTAAACAAAATGAAAAAAGAGTGTCAATAATTCCAAAAGATATAGAAAAATTTACAAAAATAGCAAAAGTTTATGTTGAATATGATGCTGGATTAAACTCAACTTATACAGATAGTGAATATGAAAAAGCGGGAGCAATATTATGTAATAAAAGTGAACTATTTAGTAATGCCAATTTAATAATAAAAGTTAAAGAACCACAAAAAGAAGAATTTAATTTTATTAAAGAAAATCATATTATTTTAACTTTTTTTCACTTTGGTGGAAATCCCGATCTAATTAAAGCAATGATTAATAGTAAAGCTATGTGTATTCCATACGAAATTATTCAAGATAAAAATAAAAATAATATAATATTATCTCCAATGTCTAAACTAGCCGGAGAAAATTCGGTTATTGAAGCGGATAAATTTTTTAAAAATAATTTAACAAATATAATAACAATAATAGGAGTAGGAAATGTAGGTAATGCAGCATTAAATAAAGCACTAGAATTAGGATATAAAAATATAAATTTAATTGATAATAATTATAAAAAATTAGAAATGATGGATGAATTTAATAAAAATATAAATATATTTGAAATGAATACAGAAAATTTAAAATATCTTTTAAAAAAATCTAATATTATTATTGGTTCAATTTATGTTAGTGGTAAAGAAACATATAAATTAATTAATGATGATTTATTAAATTTAATGCCAAATAATTCATTATTTATTGATGTTTCAATTGATCAAGGTGGTATGACAAGACAATCTAAACCAACAACATATGATAATCCAATTATTAAATTTAACAATGTTAATCTATTTTGTGTAGCAAATATTCCAAGTATTGATGGTAAAAAAGCATCTGATATATTATCAAAATTAGTATCACCTTACATTAAAAAAATATTAGAAACAACAGAACGTAATCAAATAAAAGAAATAGAAGGTTTAGATAATGCAATAACGATAGATAATGGTATTTTGTTAAAAAAGTTTAAAGATTAAAATAATATATTATTTAATTAAATATGAAAAAAATTTGTTTTTTATTTATATTTATTAAGTTAATTTCTTGTTATACTCCAAATAATAATTTACCATTATATAATTATTGGAACTGTATTGGATTCAAAAATGATATTAAAAAAGATAAACCATATGTTTTTAATGTTGGCGAAATTCCTTTAATCGCTTGGAAAAGTAATGATACTATTATTTCCACATTAAATGCGTGTAAACATATGGGATCAAAATTAGATAAAGGAAAAATATGTAATGGCAACTTATTATGTCCTTATCATGGTATTAAACATAATGTAGATGATAAATGTGGTATTATCAAAGAATTTGATGATAAATTATGGTGGTCATATAATCCTATTAATGAAAATATACCTAAAATACCATATAAACAAAAAGATTATATTTCTTCTTATTTAACTATTGATATGGATGAATCATTACCATATGCTATCTATAATTCTATGGATTTAAATCATCCAGAGTTTATTCATAATGGTTTAGGATTTGGAGAAAAGGAAGCAGCAAAAAATTATAAAATGCATCAATATAATGATAAAATAGGTATTAGTTTTGATTATACTGCAAAAAATACAGTTAAACATTTAAACTATGATATGAAAATAGATGATTTAACAAATAACTATAATGAAGTTATTTATCCGTCAACAACCTGGTCTCGTGTTTCTATTCCACAAGATAAAGATAAAAATATTATTATTGGAGTATCAATGCTTCCAATTGAAGAAAACTTAACAAGATGGTTTATAACAATTAGACATAATTATATGACAAATTTTATTGGTAAAAATGTTATGATTGAAGCAACAAAATATATTTTAAATCAGGATAAAAATCAGTTTAAATCACAAATTAAAAATAAAGAATTAAAAGATTTTGTTTCCTGGAAAAAGATGTTAAAATTCGAAAATCATTTATCTATATTAAATAAATATTATAAAGATTATAATTATCCAAAAATAGGTGATTTTATTGAAGAATTAAAAAAAGATAAATGGTAATGTGTTTTATAAAATATAATTAATATAGTTATTATAATTAATAATGTATAATAAAGAATTATATGATTTAATTTACAAAGGAGATATTAATAATAGTTTATATCAAATAACAAAAATAATCCTAGAAAACGGTACTAATAATATAGAAATAATAGAAAATACATTTATATCAATATGTTCATATATTGGTTCATTTATATCTATATATGATATAAGATTATGGATAGATGTAGTTGAAGAAACTTATCAATTTATAAACAGTGATAATATTGTGATTAAAAATCTCTATATATTAATTACAAAGTTATGTATTGTATGTGATATAAATATAAAAAAACCTGTTTCAAAATCTGGTTTTTTAACAATAGCAAAATTAAGAGAAAAAATTATTGATGTATTTAATAATTCAAAATCTGATATAGATTATACTTTAGTTAAACGTTATGATGATATTATTCCCCCACCAAATAGCGAAACTTATGACATATCAAAGTTAATAATAGCAGGTATTACAAATATACTAAATGAAGTAGAAAATTTAAATATGGAAAAAATGAATGAAAAGGAAGTATGTTTTGATTTAGCAAATAAATTAAAAGACATATTTGATTACATATCTCGTAAAACTTATAAATTTGAAACTAAATTTTATTATTCTGATAGCGATAGTATGTGGTATATGTGGGGATTATATATTATAACATATAATAATGAATTTGCTAATATAGTTTATAATTTATTTTTAAGAAATTATACAAAAAAGATGAAACTAGACAGATTAGGATTATTATGGGGTGCTTCAATTACTTTAATATATAATATAAAAAAGGACATAGCAAGAGTTTGGAATAAAGACGAAGCAATATTAATAAGAAAAATAAATGATATATCAATGGATATGTATAAATATATTAAAAAAGATATAAATAAACATTTAAATATAGATGATGATGACGAAAAAGTTTATAAAAAACCAAATAGTTTAGATGGATTAGAAATATTAAGAAATTATGTTCCTGTAATAAATGATAAATTATCATTACAGTATAATGAAACTCATATAGATAATAATATAGATGAAACAAAAAAAATAAGATATGATAAAAAATAATATTTTTGTAAATAAAGAGGTGATTTTAATGACTTCTTCAAAAAAAGATAATTTTATGGATAAATTTACAAATTATTTTAATAATGTTTATCATCATAATGATATTCAACGAATTGTGTATAATCATATAAATCTCAAAGAATTAGAAGAAAAAATCGCTCGTAAAAAAAAAGAATTAGATAATCCTAAAAAGAAAAATTGGAAAAGACAAGATGATAATAACATTTATAAAAAATTTTTAGAAAGTAAAAATGTCTTTCCAAATAAAAAAGAAAAAAATAAAAATAAATGGGTATCTAGTTCAAATGAAAATATTAAAAATAATTATAATAATAATAAACGATCTGTTTTGTATAAAAAAAATTAGACGTGTTCTTCTAGTTTGCTGTAATAATGCATAGAATTATCTAAATATTTTTTTTTTTCAATATATTCTTCAATTGTTAATGTTGCCTTTTTATCTAATAAATTTTCACATAAATCTTTATTTTCATTAGTAAAACACAAATTTAAACATTTATAATAAATATAAGAAAACATAAAAAAAATATATTAAATTATGTTTATATATTATACTCTAATTCTATAAAATAATTTTTATTATTTAAGAAATCTATATTTATATATAATTTATTATTTGCTAAAATTAATACTTTACTACCATTTTTATTTGTACTAATTTTTGTTATTTCACTATTACTATCTAAATTTATTTCAGGTAGTAAATATTTATTTTTATTTTGTACAAATATTTGTTTGTTATCAATTATACCCATTATATTGTCTCCTGTTGGATCTGTAAATTTAATAATTTGTGTTATATTTTTATCTCTTATGTTATCATTTGTTATTAAACTAATATCTATATTTTCAAGTTGATTGATTTGATTTAAATCTTCTATATTATATTTTTCAAATACATCAGATTTAGATTCGTCAAAAATATATTTATATAATTTACCATTATCTGTTAAAATTAATTCACCTTTACTGCTTGGAAAAAACGACATTTTGTATTTAAATAAAAATGATGGATTTCTAATATTATTAATCATATCGCATAATTCTTTATCAGGCGAATTATTACAAAGAAACTTAATATTAGATAAATCAACTAAATCATATAAAGGAGTTCTATTTCCACTGTTATATGATTTAATTTCTCCATTATTTTCTTGTTCATTAGTTTTAATTTTAGCAAGTTTTAACATATTATCAATATTTAAAATAATTATATTACCAAATTTATTACAAGTAATTTTTTTAACATTTTTATTTAAAATATCAGATTGATCTAATTCTTTAAACTTATAAACACCATTATAACTATTATAATTAATTAAACAATCATTATTACAACCCACAACATCAAATGTTAAATCCCCATTATTACTATTATATAATATACCTTTATTTGTTGCAATATAAATTAGTGATAAATCATTTGTATAACATATATCATTACCTTGATACTCGCTAATTAGATTCCATTCATCGCCCAAAAATCTACTTATATATATATTTTTTTCTAATCCCATTAAAACAAGTAAATTAAAGTTATTATTTTCTAATAAATATATATTTTTCCATTTATTATTTTTAGGTAATTGTTTATAATTCCAATTAACACCTCCATCTCTTGTTAAATATAATAAATTATTATCATTAGGAATTACAACTATTATATTTCCTTCTTGCGATAAAGCAAAGCAGTTAACACCAAATTTATTATTATATAAATCAATTGTTATTGACGTTTCATATTCTGATATATCAAATGTTTCTTCACTTTCTACAGACACAGAAGGTATTGTTTCCTGAGAACTAATTGGAGTAGTTGGAGTATCAGGTGGAGTAGTTGGTGGAGTAGTTGGTAAAGGTTCATAAACAGTTTTATCACTTGTTTTAGATTTTTTTATATTTCTATATGATGTTATTGTAACAGTTTCGGTACGCTGTATTGGATCATTATCTGTATCAGATTCTAAGATATAATTTGCATAATTTTCTTGTATTGAACTAAAATATAGTATTATTATAATTATTATTATAAATATAACTGATAAAATATATTTTATCATATTAAACTATATATATAAATTATTTTTCTATATTCATAAATTAGAATAAATGTTTAAAATAAATAAAAATGCACTGTGTATTAGAAAATCTAGTAATTTTTCATATCAAGATAAAAAACATAAATTAGATAAAAGTAATTTTGATTTAAATAATTTCAAAAAAAGTTTGCCAATAACATCGCCTAAAGTTATAGAATTACTAAAAAATATAAAAGAATTAGATGCAAGTGATATGAAAAATCATAATAAAAAATTTAAACATATAATATATACTGATATAAAAGAATCTTCAGCAGGTGCTAAAATGATAGCAGCAAGTATGTTATCAGATGGTTATAAAAATGTTTATGAAAAAGATTTAAAACTAAAAGATGATAAAATTTTATTAAAAACCAAAGATAAAAATTTTGCTTTGTTATGTAGCGTACAATTATATGATAAACCTTTTTCTATGAAATTAAAAAAAAATATAATTGCTAAATATAACTCTAGACCTGAAAATATTAATGGTTCTTTAATAAGATTTATTGTTTTAGATCAAGGATATAAAGAAGGCATTGATTTATTTGATGTTAAATATTTACATATATTTGAACCATTAATAACTCGTTCAGATGAAAAACAAGTTATTGGTAGAGGTACTAGATTTTGTGGTCAAAAGGGATTAAAGTTTCAAGAAAATATTGGATGGCCACTAAACGTTTTTAAATATAATTCTTATATTGAAAATAATAAAAAGGAATTTACTCACGATTTATTTATGAATAATAGTGGTTTAGACTTAACTAAAATTTTATTTTCTGTTGAATTAGAAAAAATAACAAAATATGGTGCTGTTGATTATGAATTAAATAAAAATATACATCAAATCAATGATAGATTTAGTAATACAAATAATGAAGATAGTATATATACAAATTATAGAATCAATTCTGAAAAAAAATTAAAATTAGGTAATAAAATATTAAATCCTTTAGATATTATAAGTAAAGGTGGTGGTATAAAAGGTAAAAGAAAAAAAGGATTAAATATAAATTTAACTAAAACTGTTAAAAATAAAAAGAAATTTTTAGAAATAAGAAAAATCATTTCAGAAAAATACAGTGATTTAAAGTGGGAAAAAATAATTCTTAAAAATGGTTGCGAAGAAAAAACAGAAAAAAAAATAGAAAACAAAAAAAAAGCAAAATCTATAGGTGGTGCAAAATCTGAACCAATATTAAAGAAAATAAAAAAATTAAGTAAAAAAATTAAATCTGAACCTATAATGAAATTTAAAAATAATAAAAAAAAAATAAAATCAGAACCTAAACCTGAAAAAAATAAACCACCTTCATTACCACCTAAAGATGAAAGATTAATTGACTTAACACCTACTCAAAAATTTGTATCTAAATATTTTACTCACGAATCTCCTTATAATGGATTGTTATTATGGCATAGTGTAGGTACTGGTAAAACGTGCTCAGCAATATCAATTGCTTCAAGAGGATTTGAAGAACATAATTATACTATATTATGGGTAACACGTCATACATTAAAAACAGACATATGGAAAAATATGTTTCAACAAGTATGCTCATCTATAATTAGAAGAAAAATAATTCAAGGTGAAAATATTCCTAAAAACATTAAGAAAAATTATTTACAATATTTAACTAATAATTGGGTAATGCCAATTAGTTATAAACAATTTTCAAATATGCTTCAAGGAAGAAACGAATACTATAAAATTATGAAAAAGAAAAATGGAGAAACTGATATTTTAAGAAAAACTCTTGTTATTATTGATGAAGCACATAAACTTTATTCCGTTGATACAATTCCTTCTGAAAGACCAAATATCCAAGTTATAAATGAAAAGATAAAAAAATCATACAAAATATCAGGATCAAATAGTGTTAAATTATTGTTAATGACTGCTACACCATATACAACTGATCCTATGCATTTAATTAAATTAATAAATTTAATGAAAGATGAAAATGATCAAATGCCTGAAGATTATAAAACTTTCACAGAAACTTATTTAGATGAAAATGGTATATTTACAAATGAAGGTGCAAAAGAATATTTAGATAATATGGCGGGTTATATATCTTATTTAAATAGAGAAAAAGATGTTAGAAATTTTGCTTATCCTATATTTTATAATATAGATGTTAAGATATCAGAACAAGATAAAAAAATAAAAACATTAAAAAATGATTTAGCAATAGAGCAAGAAAATGTTGAAAAAATTAAAAATGAATTAGAGAATGCTGATAAAAAAAATAAAAAGCCTATAAAAGAAAAAATTGTTAATCATAATAAAAAAGTTAAAGAAATGAAAAAAAGATTAAAAGAATTAACAGAAAAAGATTATAGTCAAGAAACCATTATAAATAGTTGTTTAACAAAAAAAAAATAATTCTATAATATAGAATAATAAATGTTTTTATCAGGTGGAAAAACAAAAGCAAAAAAAATAGTAATTAAAAAAAGAAAAAGAGCAAAAAAAACTAAAAAAAGTGGAGGTTTTGCAACACATATGCAGCAAGACGGAGTACATTACTCCTGTGAAAAATTAGATTCTCATCATAATTCTCCATCTTCTATATCTAGTGGTGGGGATAGTGTATCAACTACGGCATCTTCTCCCACTACCACTTCTAGTAATACACCACCGCCGGTAATTCAAGGTGGTCAAAGTGGCGGTGGTTTAAAAGAAAAAAAAAAATTATTTAAACAATTATTAAATAAAATGACAAAAGATAGTTTAATGAAAAAATGCAGAAAATATAATATAAAAGTAACTACGAAAAAGAACGGTGTAATTAAAGCTGTTAAAAAAGAAACTTTAGTAAATAAAATAGTTGCTGCTAAATTTAAAAAATAATCTTATAAAATAATAGACAATTTAATGAGTTATTTAACTAATTTTCAACAATTAGTTGGTCAGACAGGTGGTGGTATAAAAAAATCAAATTTAAATTTATATAATCTAAAAACATTAAGACAATATGCAGTTAAATTAAATATAAAAACAAATAAAGTAAAAAACAAAAAAAATGTTAATTTAACAAAAGAAGAATTAATAAAAAAAATAAAAAATAAAATTTAAGCACTTTTTTTTTTAGTATTAATATTAAACATATTATTAGATTTGAAATCATTTTCTTGAAATTGATTAACCCATAATCCTTCTTTATATTTTTCGTGTTTTTTATTACAACTATAAGGAGTTATTGGTATACCTCTTAAAATATATAAATCTTTTTCATAATCATAATTAGTAGGTTTAATCGGATCAGTTTCAGTTAATATAATTGTATTTTGATCAAAATATTTAGCATTTAAATAATCAACATTTTTACAAGATAATTTATCAGATTCTAATTTAGGATCATATTCATCGACAGGAACATTTATTATAGTATTGGAATATGGTTTAACAAATTCATAATTAACATTTTTGTCAGGAATATATTTTTTTTCATTAAATTTATCAACACAGATTTTTCCGATATAAGTTTCAGTACATTTTTTCTTTTTTTTTTCATATTTAGAAACTTTAACATAATCATTATTATATTTATTATATTCTAAATCGTTATAAGGTTTAATCATTTTACTTGATACTCTATATATTATTTTTAAAATAATTTAGTGTAATATTTTCTCTTAACTTTTTATAGTATATTATTTATATATAATGACTGTAATTAATATGACAATAAAAAATGTGGATAAAATCATTAATAATATAATACCAAAAAATAAAACAATTATATATTATTATTCAGATAAATGTCCCTATTGCATAATGATTAAAGGTTTATGGAGAGATATTACAAAAAAATATAAAAATTCAAAAACTATAACTTTAATATCTATTAATAGGGATATTAAAGAGATTTTTGATAAATTACCAGAAGATAAACAAGTAGATCTAGTTCCAACATTTATATATTATAAAAATGGTAAAAGTAAACAAGAATTTACTAAAAAAAGAGAATATGATGATTTAATAAAATTTATTGAAAAGTATAATAATTAATTTAAAGATTTGATAATATTATTATTTATTAAAAAAATGAGTACAAGCACAAAAGGCGATGGTAATTCTTTTATAAGTAATGTATTAAATAATAACATTGAACCAAGTGAAGATGAATTAGAATCATTAAAATCAATGGTTAATGAATGGTTTAAATTAGATGATCAGATAAGAAAATTGCAAATAGCAATTAAGGAGAGAAAAGTACATCAAAAAGCATTAAATGGCAAGATAGAGCAATTTATGTTTAATTATAAATATAAGGATTTAAATACACAATTTGGTAGAATTAAAGCTAATGAAAGAAAAGTAAAAATTCCAGTAAAAATGTCAGAAATAAAAGAAAAAATATTAGAATTAAAACATTTATCGGGAGAAGAATTATTTAATGAAATTTTTAATAATGAAAGACCTACAAAAATTAAGCAAAGTATTAAAAGAGTAATTCCAAGTGTTAATTTACAAATTTAAAGAAAATTACCACATATTAGTTTATCATATTCGTAGTTAGTAGAATAATATATTTTTTTTATATCAAATTTATTAATAACTTTCTGACAATTAATACACGGTTTAGAATATTTAAATATATTATTTGTACACGGTGGTCCAATTCTTACGACATAAAGTTCACATTCATTTAAAATACCTTTACCATATTTTTTTATAACATTATTAATACAATTAACTTCAGCGTGATTACTAAAAATATTTTTATTATTGGTATAAGTATTATAACCAGTACCTATTATATTTTTTTTATATACAATAATTGCACCGTGCTTTTGAAACATATTAGAATTTAAAGCAACAGTTGCTGCAAAATCCAAATAATATGATTGTTTGGTATTAATTTTTTTTGGATCTTCTTCATCAAAATATTTGAAATATAGTGATGTATATTTAACTTGATTATGGTAATTTTTTAGTTGTCTTTTATAATTTGCAATATCTTTAGTATTAGTTAGACTATTCAGTGCATCCAAAGAATCTATCATTTTGGTAATATAAACTCAAGTTATATTTTAAATCATTAAAAATAAAATCAATTTTTTATTTTTAAAACCAAATAATTATAAAAAAATGATAAATGTGTTATTTATTTACTTAATATATTATTATATTAAATTAAATAAATGGATATAACATATGATTTAGAATTAGATGAAAATTCACCAATTAAAAAACAAAATGAATTAATTAAGCGACAACTTAAACCACATCAGTTAGCTTGTTTACAAAAAGCTTATATTATGGAAAAAACAGGAAAAATTAACTATTATATTGATGAAGAAAAACATAATGATATTTATAATACTTGTTTAAAAGGTGATTATTCAATTAATACTAATATTGGTATAATTGGTGATATTGTAGGATATGGTAAAACATTAACTGCTTTATCAATTATATCTTCTTGCAATTTAGATGATATTTATTTAAATAAAGAGTATAATAAAAGTTATATTAGTAATACAAACTATTCTTATTTTAGTTATTCTACAAATAATAAAAAAATTAAAAATAATGATACGATAAATCATACAACTTTAGTAATAGTACCAAGAGGACCAGTATATGTACAATGGGAAAAAACTTTAAAAGAAGATACTAATTTAAAATATATTGCAATTAATAATTTAAATTTTATAAGAAAAAACTTACCAGATGAGGATGATATTCTTAAAAACAATGATATATTAAATAATTATTTCGACAATTATGATGTTGTTTTAATAAAAAACACGACATTAGATGTATTAATTAAATATTATAATGATATTTATAATATGAATAATAATATAAATTATAATTCTATAAAAAAAATATATAGATGGAAAAGAATTATGATTGATGAAGCACACGATTTAATTAGATTTGTACCTTTATTACATTACTATCAACTTTGGTTAATATCTGGTACATATGAAGATATGATAAATTCAATAAGATCACCTGGTAGTATATTATTTGATATCAGAAACGTTTTTAATGATATTAAAAATATTAAACTAATGTTAATAAAATGTAATAGAAATTTTATTAGAAGTAGTTTTAAATTACCAGTTCCCGAAGAGAAATATTATTTATGTAAAATGTCTTTACAGTTTGCTACAATTAAAGATTTTATAACAAATAGTGTAATAGATAAATTAAATGCAAATGATATTTCAGGTGCTATTAGAGAACTTGGTGGTAAGGCAGAAACTGAAGAAAATATGATTGAATTAATTACAAAAGATATTAATACAGATATTGAAAATAAAAAAAGAGAAATAGAATATACTAAATCTTTAATTTTACAAAATGATGTTAAAGAACAAAAAATTAAAAAATTAGAAAATGATTTAGCTATATTAAATGACAGATTAATTTCATTAAAAAATAGAATTTCAGAATTAGAAAATAAATCTTGTGCTATTTGTATGGAATATTTAGTTAAACCTATATTACTTAAATGCACACATTCTTATTGTGGTATTTGTATTATGAATTGGATTAAAAATAACAAGAAATGTCCAGAATGTAGAACAGGAATAGAAACAGATGATATGATTGCAATAACTAATACAATTGAAACAGATAATAGTGAAAAAATTTTAAGTAAAATAGATACATTAATTAATATTATAAATACTAAAAAAGATGGTAAATTTCTTGTATTTAGTAAATATGAAAGTGGTTTCTATTCTATAATTAATAAATTAAAAAGTTCTAATATATCATATGGTGAATTAAAAGGAAATACTTCACATATGATGAATATATTAAATGACTTTAAAAACTCCAAATTAAAAGTAATATTATTAAATACTTTATATGCCGGATCCGGTATTGATATTAGTTATGCAACAGATGTAATTATATTTCATTCTTTAGGACTATACAAACAGCAAGCTGTTGGAAGAGCACAAAGAGTTGGCAGATTAGATAAATTATATATACATAATTTATGTTATGAACAAGAAATGCCAAATAATTAAATCTATATAAGGAATTATTTATAAATTTAATTAGATAAATTATGGATAGTACTGCAAATAAAGAAGAAAAAGAAAAAAAAATTGTAGCTTTAGCATTTCAAGGTGAACAATTTTCATCTAAATTTTTATTATGTTGGACAAATACTTTAAGTGTATTATGGCAAAGTGGCAATTATGAATTTTTAATCGCTTGTGGTGATAATAATTCGCTTATTCATTCTAGAATGAGAACCTTAGGATTAAATAATGAAATTCATAAACCATTTAATGAAAATAAATTTGATTATTGGATTACTATTGATAAAAATATGCTTTTTACACCACAACAAATTTTAGATTTAATTACTTCATTAGATGAACATGATATTGTTTCTGGATTATATAAATGTGATGATACTGTTAATTATAATGCAATTCAAAATATAGATAATGCTTATTTTAAAACAAATGGTTCTTATCAATATTTATTACAAGAAGATATTGATAAATGGAAAGAAGATATGAAAACAAAATATTTACCTGTTGATTATGTTGCATTATCTTTTTTTGGTACAAAAGCAAGTGTTATCAATAGTTTAGAATTTCCATTTTTTGATGGTGAAAATATTGTAATAGATAAAGATGATGGTAAAAAATATAATATTGTACCAAGTGAAGATTTTAATTTATGTAAAAAATTAAAGGATAAAAATTATCAAATTATGGTTAATTTAGATATTCGAGTTGGTAATTCTGTTAATTTAATTATTTAATGTTTATTTTTTCTTATACTAAATGATAATAATAATATAATAGATAATATTATACCTTGTGTTAATTGAACTATTAATCCTGTATTAAAGATTTTATTATAATATTCTTTATCTACGCAATCGCAATTTTTAATAATATTACTTAATAATTTAATGTTATGTCTTTGTAATGAAATAACATAAGTTATATAAACAATATAAAATGTTAATAATATTAAAACATAAAATAATGTTATCATTACGTTATTATAATAAATAAAACTAGGTGGTAATAAAAATAGTAAACCTGTAAATATAAAAAGTGGCATTTCTAATTTATTCATATAAGCTATATTACTATCGACACATTCACAGTCAGTATTATTAATATTAAATTTTTGAATATATATTATGTATAAAGATAGTAAAATTAATAGTAGAATAGTGTAATAAAACAAATTTATTATCATCTTTTACTTAACTATTATAAAAAAAAATGATTATTACATTTTATTATTTTTATAAATATGTTTAAAGAACACGTTAATTTAATTATTGATTCACTTAGATTTACTAACTTTAGTAATTATGATTATAATTTTGATTATATTAATTTAATGTATTTTGAAAATTATTATATTATTCATTCTTATTTAATTGCATTTATGTTTACAGTAATTAATAATCTATATATTCACTTTCTAATGTCATATTATATTTATAAGATTCAAAAAATTCTAGATAGTAAATTAACTGAATTTTCTAAAAAAATCAAAAGTAATAATAATAGTGAAAGTGAAGATGAAAGTGATAGTGATAGCGATGATTGTGATAGCGATGATAGTAATGAACCAGTTCTTAAAAGAAATCCAAAAAGAAAATGTAGACGAGTATATTAAAATAGTACATTTCTTAAAATAATTTAAATTTTTAAAAAGCTTTTGAAAATTTTAAAAAAAATAAAGAAATGTACTATTTTTAAAAAATGATTATCAAATGTATATTTTTTTATTATGAAAATTCCAGAAGGATTTCCCGATGATTTAATAGATTATATATATAGTTTTATTTACTATCCAAAAGATAAATTATTACTAGATGATATAATAACTTATACAAAAACAAAAGAAAATATTACTATTTACTTAAGTAAATGGAATAAAAGATATGAATCCAAATATGAATTAATACCAATTAGTTTATTTAATAAAATTTTCTCAAAATTTAATAATTTAAAAGTGCCTTTACCTATATTAAATAATTATAAAGATAGTATATATTTTAAAGCAAATATTAAGTTAATGATTAATTTATTGATAGCAAAAAATCCAAATAGAAGATCTGAAATTGATAATCTATTTAAAAAATCACTTATTAAATAGATCTTTTTTCTTTTCAATATCTTTTGTTAATTTTGTAATAAATAAATCATCTAAATTTTTAACATTGTTTCCCATCTTATACTTATTTATATTTATTTTTTTTTCTTTTAAAAATAATTCATCAATAATAACCTTAGAATTATATTGCTTAGGATTATATGTATTAAAAATTAATTCTTCCAAACATTTTGCTAATATTGATGGATGCATACAATTATTTTTAGTTCCTACATTTTTTTTTATAATTGCATCTGTTAATAAGGGAAAATTTGTCCAGAAACCACATATTAAAGCATTATTATTATTATTTAAATTGGCTAAAGATTTCATTAAAGTAGTTTGTGCCAATTTACTTTGCATATATGGTAATAAATATGTAGTTTTATCATCAATATTATAAGGAGGAATATTAAATAATATACCAGATAATTTATCTGTATTATTATGTTTAACAATATCTAAACAGTATTTTGATAATAATAATGGACCATATAAATTAACTTTAAACATAACATCTAAATTTTTAAACGTAATTTTGTCTATATTATTTAAATTTAAAGTACCAGCATTATTTATTAGAAAATTAGGTTTTATTTTTTTTGATTCTAATTTATTTAATAATTCAGAACTACCATCTAAATCTGTAAAATCTAGTTTATAACCTTTTACATTTTTTTTTAATTTTATACTATTTAATTCATCCGCAACTTTTGTAGATTCATTTTTATTTCTACCTGTTATAACGACATTATAATTATTATTAACAAACATTTTTGCTATTTCTTTTCCTACACCTCTTGTTGCTCCTGTTATTAATACTGTTTTCATAAATATATATTATATTGATTTTTTTATATAATTCTTCTTTTTTTTCTTTTTAATATATAATACTGGTCTGACAGGTCTTTCTTCATCATCTATTTCTAAATATTCTAATATATATATATTATCCATTTATACAACAAAAATAAATCAAACAATAATCAATTTTTTATCAATATCCTTTTTCTTTTAGTCTTTTTGTATTAATATAAATAGGATCATTGGCATTTGTTGGAATATTTGAAAATAATCCTTTTTCACTATTTTTATCAGCTACAGTATCAATTGTATTTGAATCATTTTTGATACAATAATACGTACCTCCGTATTTTAGTAAATAATAATTATCATTGCATTTTTTATTATTATTAAGTATATATAATGAAGTATATCTAGCAGCTAAGTATTTTTGAATAATTTCGAACATTTATATTATTTATATAATATATTAAAATTTTAAATAAATTATATATTATTTAATTAAGATAATAATGTTTAATTTGAGATTATTACATATATATACAATTATATATTTAATATTTACAGCATTATTTATTACAATATTAATAATATTATCAAAAAAAAATGAAATAACTACTAATATTAATCAGGGTATATTAATATTAGTATTCATACTATTATCTATTTTAATATATAATACGTATATACATAATAATTAAATATTATTATTTAAATAGAGTATATTAATGATACCAATATTATTAGAATATATAATTACATTATCAATATATTATTTTATATTCTTTGTATGTATATTATTAATGGCAATGTTATGTTCTGAACCATTATTACTAAGTATATTTATTTATTTATCAATAGTTGGTCTTATTATTATTATAACATACTATATGTTTTTTACAGATAAAAGATTTAATTTAGGATTTGATATTGAAATTACTAATAAAGATACTGAAAAAAAAAAAGATAAAAAAGAAGATACTGAAGAAGATACTGAAGAAGATACTGAAGAAGATAGTGAATTGGACACTAATTTAGAAAATGCAAATAAAGAAGTTCAAAAATGGTTAAAAATTAATAATGATGCCGCTACTATATTTTTATTAGATATAAGAATGTTTAAAAATAATTTCCAAATTGTTAATAATGCAAGTTATTTGAGAAATTATTTAGAAAAAAATAAATTTTATGAAAATGATGATAGTATATCGACAATTGGTGCTTATAGTACTTGGTGGAGTGATAATTTAGATAAAGATAATTATTATTATGATATTGTTAGTAAGGATTATAAACCATATATTTATGTTAAAATATTACCAAAATATCAAAAAATAATATATAAATGGTATAATAAAGACGAGGAAGATCATTCTGATAAAAAAGTAATAGAATGGTTTAAATATTTTAATAAAATTAATGATATAAATGAAATTAAAAAAAATTATGAAAATGATAGTATATATAAGAACGACTGGTATATAGATTATGAAGATTTAACTAAAAATAATATAAAATATAGTGAAGATAATCGGGAAAATAAAAACAGATTTTCTTGGATTTGGGCAATAATTGATACAAATTATTTATTTAAATTATTAATTGAAAATAGCGCAACACTTGAAAAAATAGAAGAATTAAATATAATTGGCGATGAATATTTGGCAAGCAATTTAGAATTAGATAGTTTAAATATACCAAATTTTACAATGGTTGTACCAGATACTAATAACGATGATGTTACATTATATCCTAGAGAAGATTTAACAAATCCTCCAAGTGATAGTTATTGGCCATTTTATAGAATATCTCATTCATATATTTAAAATATAAACTAATATTAAGAATTAAATGCAAAGTATTAGTATATTTATATTTTTATTAATATTTATATTTTGTTTAATTGCTACATTTACATTTATATATTATTTGTATAGGATAAGAAAATATAATGAAACAATTGAAGAAGATATAGATGATGATATTACAGCAAATGTAATTGAAAAATTTTTTAATTATAAAAAAAAGAAAAAAAGGAAATTTTAATTTATTTTTATTTTATCAAAATCAATTACTTGGTCGCAAATGTTTAATGTTTTATCCCTATGTGATATTATTATAATAGTAATATTATTTAATTTTGATAATTTTTTTATTAATGTACACACTTTTTCTTCATTAATATTATCTAATGCGGATGTTGGTTCATCTAACAATAATATTTTAGTTTTTTTCATAAATGCTCTGCAAATTGCTACTCTTTGTTTTTGTCCACCTGATAAAAAAGTGTTTTCATTATTTTTAATATCACTAACTAACATTTTAACATTTTCATATAATTCAACATCATAATCTGTATCAATTAAAATATTATTTTCTATATTACCATCAATTAAATGTGGTTCTTGGCCAACATATGATATCATATTATTATAGAAATATTCTTTATCATATTCTTTAATATTAATATTATCAACTAATATTTCGCCTTTGTCTTGTTCAATTAGACCTAATAATAATTTTAGCAAAGTAGATTTACCAGAACCCGATTGACCTTTTATTCCTATGATTTCAAAAGGTCTTATATATAAATTTAAATTACTTAATATTTTGTTATCTTCACTATATGAAAAATCTATATTTTTAAATTCAATACTTGGGAAACATTTATTATTTTTATGAATAAAATTACCCCATTTATTATTTTCATTACTAGTTTCATATATTTCTTTAATTTTTATTAATGATAATTTATTTTTTATAAAATCTTTTTTAACAATTACTAATTCTCTTATAATATTAACTATTTCTGATGTGTAAACAATAAATTCATAAATATTTTTATAATTAATATTTAAATATTTCCCAAAATATATCATAATACATACTATTGCGCTATTAAATGTATTCATTACTAAAAAATTTAAACCATAAAAATTAGCCTCTTTTTTTTTTAAATATTTTAACTCATTATCTAAAAATTTTAATCTACTTGATAATTTATTTTCTAATCCAAGTGATCTATATGTTTCTATTTTATTTATATAATCTGTTATCATATCTTTTTGTTTATTTTCATTTTTGTTTGTATTTTCAACATTTGTATTATATATATTTGAACTATAACATTCATCCACTATATATTGTATTGATGCTAAAAATATGCACATTAAATACATATACAACGACTTATTAAGTAATATATATGTAACAGTAATAATATTAACAGTATTTCTAACAAACATATTTGTCGATACAGAATATAAATCAGCAACTGCTTTACAATTATTAGTTAATAAATCTATTTTGTATATTGGTTTTTTACTATTTAAATAAGATAAGTCTTTATTAAAAAATTCAGATAAAATATCATTTTTTAAATCTATATACATATAATGAATATATCTAGTAAATATATAACCTCGCAAACCTGCAAATAAATTAGACGCAAATTTATAAATTATATATGATACTATATAAAAATTAATATTATTATCATTATTATTATTATTATTATTATTATTATCATTTAGTAATATTTTCAATATATTAGAATAAAGTAAAGGAACATATGATGCTATAATTGATGATATACTTCCAAATATTAATCCAATAAATATAGCATATTTATATTCATAATAAAGTAAAAATATTTTATCATTATATAATTTATGTTTAATATTTGTTATATTTGTTATATTTGTTATATTTGTTATATTTGACATATTATAATTCATTAATAAACTAATAGTTTTATATGTTTATAAGTAAAAATAACTTTTTATCTACCTCCTCTTAATCTTAAAACTAAATGTAAAGTAGATTCTTTTTGAATATTGTAATCAGCAAGTGTTCTTCCATCTTCAAGTTGTTTTCCTGCAAAAATTAAGCGTTGTTGATCAGGAGGAATACCTTCCTTATCTTGTATTTTGGATTTAACCATATCAATAGTATCACTTGATTCAACTTCTAAAGTAATAGTTTTGCCTGTTAATGTTTTAACAAAAATTTGCATTATCTTTAATAATATATATTATTATTTTTTTATATTATTTTAAATAGTTTAAAAAATAAAAATGATTAATATATAAATGTTATTATATATATATATATTAATAAATATGTTCAAAACATTTTTTAAACTTTTATGTAAAAATACATTTGATTATTGTTATGATAGCAAAGAATATAATTATGATAAAGAAACGGAAATCTTAATTGATCCAAATAAATATAAAAAGTATGATGATATAAAATATAACACAATATTATATCATTCTGATAATGAATTAAATATTAAAACTAATATTGATTATAAATTAGTCGATTATAATGATAATGATACAGATACAGATGGAGAAATTAAAAACGAATATGATTTCATTGATAATGATTCAGATTTTAATTAAAATTTATATAAAAATGATTTAATAAAATAAAATACAAATGAAAAAAGGATTTATATATTGTTATACTCCTTCATTATGTGAAATAGAAGTTATTTGCATTGATATTGCATATAATTATAAATCTATTCAAAATTGTAAAGCAAAAAATGAAATAAATATTTGTAAAATGATATATAATCCTAATATTATTAAAAATAAATTGTTCAAAAAATATAAAAAATTTAATTTAATTAACAATATATTTAGTTATCAAAAAAAAGAAGATATAATTAAAGATATTATTAAATCATAAATTTATTTTTTTTTATTTGCTTCCATTGCTAATTGTCTTGCTGTTTTTTTTACAGGTGTTGTTTCAGATCTAGTAGATTTTTTTGTTTTGGGTGAATTTTCAGATTTTGTTTTGGGTGAATTTTCAGATTTTGGAGATTTTTTTGTTTTGGCCTGTGATGTTGATAACTTAGAACTATTGCAAATTTTTTTTATTATTTTTATTATATCTAATAATATCTTGGCCATTATTTTATAAATATTATGTTGCCAATTAGCAAGAATCTCATCTTTATATTCATCATTGTTTTCCAGCAAATTATATATAAATAAATTTATAAATTTAGGGTTTTTTTCTCTTTTTTTAATTTTTTCCAAATCTACAAACTTAAAACAATGTGGTATATCATTTATTATATAGTAATTATCTTCTTTACTTGTAAATAATCCTGAAAATCTTAAAAGAACACAAAATCCTATTATAATGGTTAATTGACTAAATCTATAATTTGAATAATCAAATATACTAAAATAATAGTTACTATTATAATAGTTTTCTATTTCATTATAACTCATAACACTATCGGCAAGACTAGTTTTTTTTAAATCACTAATATAACTTGAATCATTTTTAATTAATGATTTCATATTTTTAATAAACTGTAGTGTAGTTTCATTTCCTTTTTTAAATTCAATTAAATTTTTACTTTCCTTAAAGTCATCATAAATAATGTTATTAGATATTAACAATATATTTTTAATTAATATATCATATAAATTTTTAATTTCATCATCGCTTAAATCGTCTAACTTACTTTTACTTAATTCTTTTAACTTATCTAAATCTAATGTAGACATTATATCCAAAAATTTTTGACAATTATTTTTTAATATTTCTTTGAAATAATTTGTATGATCTTTTACATCATCTTTTTTAACAAAAGACATAGAATTTGACGAATCCCATATATTGTTAATTGAAATAAAATCATTTGAATGTAAAAAAGCACCAATATCTGAATCCAAACTTATTTCTTGAAATAAATTAAATTCTCTTTCTATAAAAATTAAACCCAAAGTGAATAAATCATACTTATAATATGTTCCGCCTTTTTTTTTCATACTAATTAAAAAGAAACATAATTAATTTTGTATTTTCTTTTATTGATTTTTTCTATTTTTTTATTTAAATTAACATTACCATTATAAAATATTATTGCTTTATTTAATAAATTATATTTTAATATTTTAAACTCTTTTCTAAGATCTTTCAATGTTATATTTTTATATAATTTAAATATATCTTTATAATCTTTAACTTTATTCGCATTATTATATAATAGTTTATGAGAATAATAATTACTAAAAGAATTAATATTATTTTTATCTATATTAGATAATTCCCTAATTTCATTTTTATAAAGAATATTAAGTGTTTCTTGTGTAAAATCTTTTGATAAAATATTATTAAATATATTTAAAATTTCGTTAATTAATTTTGGTAAATTTTCTTTTGAACAATTTGTTGATATAGATATATTTGAATAATTATTATCAGTATAATCAATACTAATACTAAAATTTATATTATAAATTAAACCTAATTTTCTTCTTAAAATATCGTAAAATATACTATAGCCTAATTTGTTAAATAAATTACATAAATATTCTAAACAAATATATCTTTTACTATTTGGAATAATTTTATAATAAACCATAAATTTTATTATATTTTGATTTTTATTTGCAGTTGAAGTATTTTTTAGATAAACTACTTTTAATTTATTATTTTTAAATTTTAGTTTAGTTCTTTTAATTTTGCTTTTATTTTTATTTATTTTTATATTAAAATATTTATTAATAAGTTTAATAACTTCTTTTGTATTTGATTTATCATATGATACAGTTAATATGGTTTTTGCATTTAATAAATAATCTTTAATAAATTTAGTAATATTATTAGCGTTATATTTTTTTAAATAATTTATAGATTTTTTTGATCTTCCTGCAACCGCATAATCTGATTTATCTTTATAAAGATATTTAAATAATTTCTTTGTAAATTTATAATATGTTGATGAAAATATACGATTTAATTCATTATAAACAGCTTTTTTTTCATTATTAACTAAACTTTTATCTGGATAAAAATCAAAAATACCATTAGAAATTATATCTAAATATGCATCAATACTATTGTATAATCCATCTATAAAAAATTCTATGTAATCATTAGACGTATATGCATTAGTAGATGCATTATTTTTATGTAAAAGATCAGATATAATCTTAAATGATTTATATTTATTAGAGGTAAAATGACTAACTAAATGTTCCATATAATGTACTAATTCTGGGCATTTACAGTAATATTCATCAAGAGAACCTAATTTAAATTTTACATCAATACTTACTAAATTAGTACTGTCTAATGGTACTAATATAACATTTATTCCATTTTTCAACTTATAAATTTTTTTTTTAACATTAATATTATCTAATTTATATTTCATTTATCTAATTAAATTTAATATAAAAAAATAAGATTTTGATTAATTAATAATTATTGTATTTTTTACTTTTTCTTAACTGGTGCTTTCTTTTTTGGAACAGGTTTAACTGGTTCGGGTTCAGGTTCTGGTTCAGGTTCAACTTCTTCTTCTTCAACCTCTTCTTCAGCCTCTTCTTCAGCCTCTTCTTCAGCCTCTTCTTCTACCTCTTCTTCTGCTTCTTCTTCTTCATCATCTTCTACAGGAATAACTTCTTTCTTTTTAACTTGTTTTTTCTTAGGAGAAGCAACAGGGATATCGGGTTCAATATCTTCTTCATCCTCTTCTACTGTATTATCTTCTTCATCACTATCTTTAACAAATGCAATCTTTTGATATTGTGCTAGTTGAAATTTAGCAGAACATACTTTCCAAGAACAACCATATTTGCCTCCAGCAAACCAAAGACCAGATAGTTGTACAATTAGAATAGCACGTGCACCTTTTAGTGTTTTAAAGATTTCATTAAAATCTACATCTTCATTTTCCATATTTTTACAATCAATAATAGGTTCTCCAGTTTTATAATCTGATGCAATTTTAGCTTTAAAAGTAGGAGGATGCTTACCAATTTCTTTTCCTGTATTAGGATCCTTATCAATCTTTACAATTGGGCTAAATAGTTTTTTTACAAATGCTTTATTATCATCAAAATCATCTTTAAACCAAGCTTGACGATTAATAAATGCATCATCAATAATTTTTTGTTCTAGTTCTCTAAGTTTATCATAAAATAGTTTGATTTTACTATTATCATCCATACCTCTAAAAGAGACATCTAGCGCTGAACCAGGAATAAATTTATCAGATGGTTCTTCTTCTTTTTTTTCAGAATAAGGTGGACTAACCCCATAAGGAAGATAAAGAGAAGGTGTTTGAATAGTTAGTTTATCATTGCCATAATTAACATAAACTGATTTAGCACCCGATTTCATTGTTTTAACTTCGGAATACTTGATTTTGGATACATCAATTTGCTTAGGAAGTAGTACGCTCATTTGTATATTATATATCTGTTAATTCTTATATAAATTTATAAAAATAATCATTTTTTTTTTACTTTTAACGATATTTATAATTTAAATTTGTTAATATTATAATAGAAAATAGTAATGATAACAATAATAATACTAAACCAAAATATTTAAATATTTTATAATTACATTTAGAACAATTTTTTTTCATTTTCTAATATATTATGACAATTTATTCAACACAGTATTGCATCATAAATTCAAAACTTAAAATAATAAAATATAATACTAATGATATAATAACAACATTATAACAATAATATATCAAATTATAAAGAATACCACCCGGACCTATAATTGATTTATTACTTAAGAGTAATGAAAAAAATAAACCAAATATTATTAAATTCCATAAACGCATTATTTTCACCAATGCTCTTTCAAAAACATTTAAACCTAAATACTTATTTTCAGTTTTAGTTATTTTATCCATTTTGTTTTTTATATTTTTTCTTAAAATATCCGTTGCAATTTTATAGATTGTAAATGCAAAACCAAATATTAAACAAACTTTGAAAAGATCAAGAACTAAATAAAATATATCAACATATGTACTTCCAATTTTTAAAACTAAAAATAATACAGTTGTAATAACAAGTATTGCAATAAAAAAACGAAACCAAGGCGTATGTGTTAAATTGTGTAAGTATTCTTGGCCATAACCAATCATAATTATGTATTCTTATTCTATAATAATTTAAATAAAAAAGAATATTATTAATATAGACGTTAAAATAAAAACAAATGTAAGTTTTAAAAATAGTGATAATAAACTTATAATATTATAATCACATAAGAAATTTGTAAATCCATCGCGATCTTTTTTTGCATCTTTTTTTTTTTCTGTTAAAAATCTATTTAGAAAAAAATAAGGTGCTCCAACTAATATAGTAATTAATAAACCAATATATATTAGATATATTATAGAATCTTTTTTATAACTCATTTACTATTAAAATATAATTATTTTAAAATAGTACATTTCTTAAAAAATTTATAAATTTTAAAAAGCTTTTTAATTTTTTTTTAAAAATAAAGAAATGTACTATTTTTATTTATATTTTATTTATAGAATATGGAAACAATTTACTCATTATATATTAAAATTTATAATGATATACAAAAATGGGGCTATTCTAATAGTGTAGTTAATCAAGCCGGTGGTTTCACTATTGGTTATTCAACATATCATTTTATTACAGCATTAATAATGCTAATAAGTCCAGCATTTATATTAATTAAAGATAATATATATAAAATTGGAAAAACATTTGGAATTGAAAAAACTGGTGTAGTATTTAAAATAATCAAATTTATTTTCCAGATTATAATTGAAGTAGGAAAATGGTTATTTACAATATTATTAACATTTTTACTATTAGAATATATGTTTAATAATAAATTATTAGGATTAAAAAGTAATATCAAAAACGATCAGAAAAAAGATTTTATAATATCAAAAACCGAAGTTGAAAATAGTAAAAGTCCTGAAAAAATAATTGAAGAGGTTAACAAAGAAAAAGTTGTCGGTAAAATTATTTTAGAAGAAGAAGAAAAAAAAATAGATAAAATTATAAATGAAAAAGAAGAATATCAAAATATAGTATCGCAAATAATATAATTATTTCATATGTAAAGATATCAATAATTTAATATTATCAGGTACAAGTTTATATTTCATATATAAATTATTAATTGTTATATTTGTTTCATTTTTTTCAATAACAGGATAATATATATTGTTTGTTTTATCACTATTTTTTTCAAATATAAATAAAGGTCTTTCATCCATATTATTTGTAGCCGATATAAATGTTGATGATAATTTCAAATCATTTAAATCATTTCTTTTATCAGTTTCAGTCGTCGAACCATATTTTATTCTATGTATAAGTAAAATAGATATATTAAAAACATCAGAAATAACTTTAAGAGTTATATCAGATGGAAATAACCTATTTTCACTAATTATATTATCTAATATTCTATTTAAATCAGTGTTTGTATATTTATTAAAATATTCGCTTATAAATTTTTGTTTTGAGATTGGTTTAATTTTAATATTATTAAACCATTCATTTAATAAGGAAGGATCCTCAAATAACTCTAAATTATATCGTTTATCTATTATTAATTTTTTATAATAACTGTTTACAATATTATTAATTTCATCATATGATATACGTATATTTAAATATTTAGATAACCAATTAACAAATTCAATAAACTTGTATTTTGTATAATTACTTTTAACAATTGCCATATTAACCCATTTTCCTTTTTTCCTAGAAACCCATTTTGATTTCATATTTTCATAGTCTCCGAAAAAAATAGAAGGTAATTCTACATTACTATTTTGATTTGTATTTATAACATCTTTTAATGTATAATTATCAAAATTACTAAAACTATTAGGCATACTTTTATGATATTTTAATAATAACTCTGGTATTGTATATTTGCCATCATTAAATAAGGCATTTTGCGAAAATATTAATTCATCTTTTTTGTCTTTTACTATAGAAGACATAAAATCATATTTATAATAAAGTATTATATTATTAATCCAATTTGATACATTTGTTATAGGAGTTAAAGTATTATAGATAGGCAATTCTTCTAATATTATTTTAACTATATTTTTGTTATTTAGTTTTTCAAAATACTTATCATATAAATTATTAATTAATTCTATTTTTTTATTTGTTGCATATAAATTATTAAATTTAGTATCATTATATTTTTTGATTAATACATCTGCAATATATTTTTGCAAATTAAACCAATTATATGAAATTTTATTTTCATTCTCGATATAATTATATAAACCATTTCTCGTATTAGTATGTATTATATTTTGTCCTGTTAATTTCTGTTCAGGTATATTTATATTTGAACTAAACAATTTATCATCTGATAATGTTATATCTCCTATTATATATCTAATATCTAATTGATCACATTTTTTTACTATTTTTGCGTAAACATCTTTACTAATATTTGTAATATTTATATTTGTTTTAATTATATCATCAAAAAATAATATTTTTTTGATATTCATATTTAGAATTAATTTAGGCAATACTGATATACTTATTTTATCAAAATTTAGTAATATATTATTTTTAGTTAAAGCAAAAGATAAACTTAAATCATTATTGATAAATATAGTATCTATATTAAATCTGCTATAATTATCACCAGTTGTTGCAATCCATTGATAATATGTATATAAATTTTGATAAACATTGAAAGTATTACTATATTTATTATTATGTTTATTACATTCATTTAATACATTTAAAACATTTGGAAAATTATTTAACCTAATATTATTATCTATTAATTCATATTTATTTTTAAATTCAATTGGTTCATAATAAGAACCATCCTTTAAAATCATTAATACTTCTGGATTTAATTCTAAACTAGTTAATATATCACTATATGATGAATAAACAGGACATAATATATTTACTTCACTATCGCCACTATATTCCCATATTATTAATAATTTTTTATACAAAGTTGCAACTAATAAATATAAATAATAAGGAGTTTTATCAATAGGATAATCATCGCTTGATAAAAAGTTTATAAATTTTTTATAAGATTTATAAATATTTAATAATCTTGATAAAGAATTCATATCTTTATCATCGTTTGATTTTAATATATTAAATAGTTTTTTATTTTTATTATAAGATTTCTTTAATTTTGTATTATTTTCAGCAATTATTTCTCTAATATTCATAAATGATTTACATATTTCCCCATTTTCCAATGATATGTATGTTATTATATCTAATTTTTTAATTATATCATTTATTAATAATTTTTTATTTTTAAAACCTAATAATTCTGCAATTGAATATAATATACTATCATTTTTAACAATATTTTCCTTTATATTTGTATTTCTATGCACAATTCCCTTTTTAATAAAACACTTCTGAGTTTTATTTATAATTTTTGAACACATACTATATGGTACATCATTTAGTAATAAATTATGTAATGCTTCCGGAATAGATCCATATCTATTTTGTGGTATAGGTGCTCGTTGATTCATTAAATAATTTATATCCTTATCATCTTTTTTTACGCTTTTATCATCCTCTTTTTTTATAGATATACTTACTGATTTCATTTCAGTTTTATCATCATCGTCATCAAAATCTATTTCATCACTTAAAATTTTACATTTATCTAGTTCTTCTTTTTTTTGTTGTTTTTTACCACAACAAGGAGCGCATAATCCTTTTTCATCTGGTTTAATTAATTTTATGTATCTTTTTTTATTAGGATTTTTATCAAAAAATAATTTCATTGGTTGTTCATTTTCAATTGGGCATTTGGCATCTGGATCATCTACATTTAATGGTATTTTACTAATTGGGCACCATAATCTAGGACAAATATAATAGTTTAATCTATTTTTACTACTACCATATTCTAATATATTATCGTAATGGGTCATTTTATTTTTCTCTAAATTTTCCTTTTCCTCTTTTGTTAATACAATTGGTTGAAAATCAGATTGGCATTTATCTCTAGCATAATTATTTGCAATAAGTGGTTTATCAACTGCTTCAATTAAATTCACAAAATAACTATGTTTATCTTTACCAATTGCACCACCCATTAATAGATCATCATCATCATCGTCTCCTAAATCATATTCTAATTCTCCAAGTTTTTCATCTTCATTATCAGAATCTATTTTATCTAAATCATAATCATCTACTTCTTTTTCTTCAATTTTGGGTGATGTTTTTTCAGGAATAATTTGTTTTTTAGCCTGTTCTTTTTTGATTACAACATTTCGTGATGCAGATATTATTTTTGTTATCCAATAAATTAAATAATTTAACTCTTTATAATTTGCCGAATTAATTATTTCTATATCAAAACCAATATTAGATTTTATAATATTTACAATCGTGCCATTATCCTTTTTCTTAATAAATTTTTTCTCTAAATTTAGATCAATATTATCAATTACATTATCTACTTCATCTTTTGTATTTTCTGTTAAACCTAAATTTATCAATTCATTAACAATATCTTCTTTAGTAATACCAAGATTATATCTTGATAAAATATAATCATTTATATTTAAATTTTCACTGTAATTTGATGATCTTTTATAAACACAATTTAATGTATGTTTATCTTTATTTTTAGTTAATTTAACTGCAAATATATCAATAAATGAACTAATTTTATTAGTTAAATTTGAAAAAGTTGTATTATCTATAGCAAATGATATATTTAATTTTAATGAAACTTCTTCCATACGTATTTTTTCTTTAATATGTTTTTGTAAATAATTTACTAATATATCTTTTGATTTTTTAATTATATCCCATCTAATATTTCTTCTGATATCAAATATATATGAAAATATAATATTACCTTCGTTTGTAATAGTTATTTTACAATAACAACTTTTAGCAATTATATAATAAATATTTATGCAATTAACTCTTGATATTTTATCAATATTACACCAATTATATAATTGTTCATATTTGATATAGTGATTTTTCTGAATTTTATATAATATTTTTGATGTATCATTAATCCATTGAATTAGTGCGATATTCTTTTTTGTTTGTAAATTATCAAATAAATTTGATAATATTATTTTATTTGACAACTTACAATATAAATCAACTCTATGATATTTCTCATTTATTTTTTTTATGTTTTTTGTTTCTTGTGAAATTAGATTAAATAAATTTTGGTCCTTATTTTTGTATATTTGATAACTCGGTTTTTTTCTATCTAAAAAATAATATTTGTTTTGTTTTAAATCATCAGGTATATCATCTTGGTATACAATATTTATTCTTTCTAAATCAAATAATTTGTTTTCTAAATTATAAGATATTTCTTCATCTAATTGTTTAGATTTTCTATCAACAGATAAAAATGGATTAACATTATAGCCTTTCCAAATAATATTATTTATTTTATGCGATAAAGATGTTTTCTTATTCCAACAATAAAATTTATCACCTATGTCCTTCTCAATATGTTTGATATATAATGCTATTTTATTTAATGAGTCTTCTAAATTATCATCCTGATATATATATTCTTTAATCAAAGTAGTATTTTTATCATCAATACTATCTTTTGATTTATCAAATAAATAAATCTTATAATTATCTTTTGAAAACCATCTGTAAATTTTTATTGGTATATATGGCTTCATAAAATTTGTATGCCTTTATTATAAATTTATTTTATTTTTTTCCTATCAATTAGTAACTAATTATGCAATCTTGTAATTTACACATTGTTAACTTAGACTTAAATGATTCAATTAAATTTATTTCTAATTTAATTGAAAAAGAAAGTAAATTTAATAATTTATGGAATAATAATATTTTTGATGAAAAAAATTACAATAATATTATGCGTACAATGACGTTTTTCTGGTTAGACGGTAGTGATTATAAGAAAAATGCTTTTTATGAGTTAGATAAATTGCAAAATATACCTTGGTATTATGATTTTTCATTATATCAAGATAGAATTAAAGTTTTGAAAAATATTTCGAAAAATGATTTATGGAAAAATTATAACGATTTTAACGAAAAAACTTCAAAACATTATATCGCAAATAGCGATACGCTTATAAAATATATGCCCTCTGGATATTTAATCCCACCTATTGATAAACATTTAATTGATATAGAATATATTATTAATAATGATAATAAATACGATGAATATGATAATATTGTTGAAAATAAAGATAGTAGTACATTTGATACAATAGAAGAAGAAATGTTAGTAAATAAATTAAAAGAGATTTTTGATAAATTAGATAAAAATAACGATAACGTGCTTAAATCTAGTGAATTAAGAAATATGTATTATATTACAAATGATAATGTAGAAAAATTCTCAAATGATGATTACGAATATCATTTGTGGTTGCAAAATAATCAAGGAAGGGTTGATAATGAATTAAATAGAAAAGAGTTTACTAATAAATATATGTCATCTTATTATTCTAAAGATATTTCATTTGATAATTTGTATAAATATTTAAATACAAAATTTAATAGTTTATTTGAAAAAAACGATACAACATTTTGTCCTATTGAAGTTGATCAAGATGCTGATGAAACAAATGAACCAGATACAGATGATATAACTACAGTTTATAAAAATATATCTAAACATAAGGAAAAAACATTAAAAGATAAAATTATATCGATTGGGTTGTGGACTATATTCGTATTAATAATATTAATTATCTCATTATTTATTATTAAAACATTTATGTAATTTATTTTCTTTATTATAAATAATGATGAATTCTAATAATAATTGTTTCAATATTTTTATATTTATTGTTATTTTATTATGGATTTTCTTTGGTATTTTAAGTTTTATGCTATCAACATTATTTATTAAAAAAAATAGTTTATTTAAATTATTTATGCTATCAATCTTATTTGGTCCTTTATATTGGTTGCTTTTTCTATATATTGAAAATTATTATTCAATAAAACCATTTTATAGATTCAAAAAATAATAATTTTATTGCTAGTTATTAATAGATAACTATATAACTGAATGTCTGATTCAACAGAAAATAATTCAATATATAAATTTTTAGTACAAAAATTAAATGAATTTATAAGAATTGCAAATAATTTTGATAAAACACCATTGTTCAAAATATTTGAATTTATTATTAATATTTATAAAGAAGATAAAAATACACCAGAAGGATTTTGTATTATTATTATATTTATTCTTAAATTATTGTTTGCTATAGTATTTTTAATTTTACCAATTGTATTAACATTTTATTCTATTATTATTTTACTAAACATTAGCACAAAAAGTGTAAAATATGGTTGGTTAGAAGATAAATACAATTATCAAAATAATAAATATGATTACATAAGGAAATTATTTAAAATTACAAAATATTTAGTATTTTCCGAAAGAATATTTATTTATTTAATAAGTTCAATATTATTTATGGTATTGCTTGTTGCATTTTATTTATTTAATTATTGTAAAGATAATAAAGAAGGAAAAGGTAAAAATACTACAAGTAAACCGTATTTTGACTATTTAATTAATAATAGTGTAGATTTTATGAAACTATTAAGAGTTAATATAAGTTTATTTTCATTATTATTATTTATTTTAATATTTTATTATTCTATTTATTTTAATGATTATAAAGACGTTTATGAAAGTAATAAAAGAATTAATGAAATATATTATGAATATTTAGACAAAGATTATATTAGAGAAATTTGTAATAATTTTAGAGATGATAAAAATAATATTAATTCTAAATGTTATTTAGATAAATTACCAACAGATGGCTATTTATTAGACTATATTAACAGAAAAACTTTATCATTTACTGCTGATGAAAAGGTAGACTTTGATAATTTAAATCCAAATGATAATACTAAAACGGCATTTATTATATTAAAAAGTTTAATAACTCATCAATTTTTGATAAATAAATATAATAATAGATTTATACAAAAATATGAATATGATAGTTGTAAAAGCATAGACATTGATTTAATAATGAGTAAAGAAAATAAACTCAGTAATTTATTTGTTTGTTTTAAAGAAACGACAAATCATCCATTTAATATAAATATAATTAATGTGCTTAAACAATATAAAACTAATGCTGGTGCGGCAGCTGATAAAATAACCGATCAAGCAATAGGTAAAATATATGAAAAATATTTATCAATTAATAATGAATTATCTAGACATATATCCACGATTAGCAAAAGTAAATTAAATGAAACTATATTGCAAATAATAATAAGTATAGTTTTTATTATATATTTAGTTATATTCTTTTACTTATTTTGGACTTGAGTTATATAATTATTTTTTTTTAAATTATATTATTAATTATTAAGGAATACTATAACAACTACCTGGAATGTCAACAATGCCAGAACCGCTAGGAATGGGAGGACCACCACCAGGAATGCCAGGAATGCCAGGAACACCACCAGGAATGGGAGGACCACCACCAGGAATGCCAGGAATGCCAGGAACACCACCAGGAATGGGAGGACCACCACCAGGAATGCCAGGAATGCCAGGAATGCCAGGAATGCCAGGAACACCACAACAACAACCACAATTACCACCAGTACAACTTAGTCCAATAGATGGAAAAGCTAAAATATTTGATATGCGTGGAGTGCCAATAACTAGTGGTGATGACTACTTTATAAATGCTGCTAACCAACAAATATCAGAAAGAGACAATAGTTTTAATCAATCTAGACTTATGCCTATGCAATTCCAACAACAAGCACCAGGAACAACATTAGATGTATCACCAACAGAAACGACGCAAGACACTGAATCAGATACATCGAAAAATTTAAATGCAGAATTAGATAAATATAATTATATTTTTGATAATATATTTAAAAGTCTTTATGATAGTCGTATATGCGACTTAGATGAAACAATAACTAATAAGATTAAAATTGAAGAAAAAACAAATGAACTTGAAGCAAAACAAGAGATTATTAAAAATGCTACATATACATTAGAGCAAGAACAACAAAAATATAGGACATCTGTTAATTCACTTACTGCAGATAATGATAAAATTATGAATGAATTAAGGAAAAAAGACGAACAACTTACTGAATTAAAAAATCTATTGGAAACTAAAGCAAGCAAAGAAACTCCAGATAAAGGAGATAAAGAAGAAATAGAAAAATACACGCGAAAAATTGAAAATTTGGAAAAAAATGTTAGAGACTTAAAAACAGAAGTTCAAGAAAAAACTGCTGCAATTTCAAGTATGGAACAAAGAAGTAATGATGCTAAAAGAAGTGCTGACTCTTTATCCAATGATAGCAATGATTATGCTGAACAAATAAAAAAATTAAAAAGAGACCTAACAAAAGCAAATGAAGACTTAGAGCAGAGAGACAGAGACAAAGAGAGAGAGATAGACCGGCTAAATAAGCAAATACAACAATCTAAAGGTGATGAAAAAGAAAACTTCGAAAATGAGCGTAAACAATTAATAAGTAAATATGAAAAAGAAAAAGAAGCTGCTGAAAAAGCAGTACAAGCAGAACATAATAAAATCCAAAATGAGCTGGAATCATATAAAGCGAAATTAAGTGCCTTATCTGCAACAAAAGAACAAATAACCCAAGATTTAAATAATGAAAAATCTGCAAATCAGGAATTAACAAAAACACTGAATAGAAATAATCAAGTATATGAATCAGAAGTAGTAAAAATAAAAGGGGAGGCTGAGAGGACGAATATTTCGCTAGAAAATAACCATAAACGTATTATAGATGCTTTAAAAAGTGACCATACGCACGCCATAAATGATTTGAACAAAAGGTTAGCAACTACTGAAGCAGATGCTTCGAAAGCGCAGTCGATGAATGATCAAATGTCTCAAATGGTTAATGAAATGGATAGAGAGAGAAAACAAATAGAACAACAACAACAACAACAACAACTACAACAACAACAACTACAACAACTAATAGAACAAGATAAAAATAAGATTGAAGACTTAGAAAAAGAATTACAAAAATTACTACAACAGGATAGTGAATATGCTATAAAAAAACGTGATATTGAACAGCAAATGGAAAGATTAAAAAGTAACAAAGACTTTGAAATAAATGAAAAACAAGAAAGAATTAGTAATTTAGAAGAACAATTACAAACACTGCAATCTGAAGCATATAGATGTAAGGAAGAAAAAAAAAATATAGAACAAGAGATTGATGAATTAAGAAATCAAAATGGTGAGTCAGAAGATGAAAGAGAATTTAAGTATGGTTTTAACTGGGAAAGCGTACCTAATAAAAATCATGCTAAATTAAAAGAATATACTGGTAATATTAAAGCTTTAAAAGATTTTAAAAGTCGCGGAACAAAAATATCAGATACAAAAAAAGATGAAATAATTAGCGCATTAAAAAACAATCCACAAGATATATCAATTATAAGTGTTACGCTTAATAATGGAAATAAAATAGATAACTTCCGTATATCAAAATCAACTATCGATACATATTTTAACAATAGTGATTATATTATAATAAGTATTTTATATAATGATAATTATTATACATTTAAAGCATTGAAAAATTCTATTAGACCTTTTAAAAGCAAACTACCGCAACAAAGCAGACAACCGCAACAAAGCATACTACCGCAACAAAGCAGCAGACTACAACAAGGTGGTGAAAAAACTAAAAAAAAAAAACAAAAAAAAGGAGGATTTGGTGGTAGTTATGGGGGGCCCTTTTATAATCCAGGACAACCTATGGCTTCTACGTCTCCTCCACCGCCAGCTATGCCAATGGTAATGTCACCACAGCAACTAGTTTCACAACAACAACCTCAAGGTTCTAATCAAAATCAAGTTCCTAATCAAAATGATATTAAAAATGAATTTCTTAAACTTGAAAAGTTTAATAAAACTTTAGAAAGATATAAATTATCAAAAAACAGATATTTATCAGGCTTAATTAAACGATATAGTGATAATTTTAAATTAATGAAAAAAAAATTTGATAAAAATGAATATAAAGATAATTATCAAAATTTATGCAATGAATTTAATCAAATTTATCAGATATTTAAAGGCATAAAAGAAAAACTAAGTGATCCAAGCATAAAAGAAGAAGGTGAACATGCAAATAAAATTGCAAAAAGTATAGATAATTTTGTTAGTAAAATAAGTCAAAAATTTAATGATCCTACTAAATTAAAAGATCCGCTTTTTAATGATAGTAATCATACTATGATAGAATATATAATAAATTCAATATATATGTTTATTATTTTTATAATTGCAATTGCCAGTATAATTATAGTTATATTGAATATTTTAAATATAATTAGATATTTATACGAATGTTTTAAAGAAATTGGTAATTTAAATCATAATAATTTAAGTACTGGTAATACATTTAGATATAAATTATTCAAATATTTATTTTATATTGATAGTTGCTCAATACCAGATATAATAAATCAATATAATACACCTGGTGCATCAAGTGGAACACTTATAACACTTAGTACAGCAATTAATAAATTTACTTTAGATTTTGGTAATTTTTTTGAAAGAAATAGTATAGAAGAAGAAGAAGGTTATAAAGTTAGTGATAAAGTAAAAGAAGCAACAAGTAAATTAGGCCAAGATGGTATGCGAGAAAGTTTAGGCAATTTTAAATTTATGGATCACGCAACCGATGCACTAATAAAAGAACAAAGAGAAAACTATAAAATTAGAAGCATAACAAAAAAAATGATTGATAAATGGAAAGATGAAAATGAAGATAGAAAAGATGAAGATGAAGCTGTTATTGAAGAAGAATTAGCAGATAGATATGAAGAATCATTAAAGAAAGAATACCGCGAAACTGTTAAAAACAATAACGAACCATTTTTTAATATATTTTTTATGTTAAGATTAAATTTCTTTGTTATTAGACTAGTAATCACTCTAATAAATATATTTTTTGTTGCAACATTAATATTAATTATTCTAAAATTAATTAACGATAATGAAACTGATCAATTTAATATAATGCCAAATTTACGCTCTCATATTACTTCAATTTTTGTAATAAGTGTATTTTTTGTTATTATAAATATTGTTTTATATAAATTTATATATATAAAAATATATGAAAAACAACTTAATACATATTTATATATTCATTCAATAGATTTAAGAATAACAGAATTTATAACAAAATATAAAGATTCTAGTGATATTACAACAATTGACAAAAATTTTTATGATATTTTAAAAGATAACATTGATAATAAAGGTTTGATACTAAATCAAATAAATGCTATAATAGATGATAAAGATTTAGATAAAGATACTATAAAACAAAAATGTATATCTCATATAATGTTATATGTATTAGTATTACATATTTATAATAGTTTTGAAAAAAGAAAAAATAGTCATTTAGATGTGCTAAATAATTTTGTATTACAAGATGGAAGTGCTGATACTTTTAAAATTAATAAAGAAAATTTTAAAGAAGACACTTATTATTCATTTATAGGTTCTAAATTTAGAAAAGAATCAATACAATATTTTGAGGATGATATAGATAATATTGCTGAAAGCAATATACCTGTTTACAACGAAATAAAAGTTGATGTTAATAAATATATTGCAGAATTAAATGATTTAATAGTTATAGTTAATAATGAATTTTATGATGATTATTATATAATACAATTTGGTGTTTACTTTTTAGTAAATTTAGTTATCTCTGTAATATATATTATTACTTTAATGGGTCTAGCAACGAAAATTAAAGCTGTATGTGAAATTTTTAAAGAAAAATGCGATGAAGCAGTACCACTGTACGAATCCAAAAGCCCCACCCCCACTTAGCATCGCCTTGATAAATCACAATAATTAATAATATTATATAATCTTACTAATGTCATAAATATTCCAGAATAATAATCAAATCAAAAAAAAAATATTGATATATTAAAGAGATATAATGTTATTATTTGCAATAATAATATTATTAATACTAATAGTATTTAGTTTAAATATCATTAGTATTATAAAAATTAAATGGAATAATAGTTTTTTTAAAAAAAAGGAAAATGAATGTTTAATAATTAATAAAAATAAAATTTATGAATATGATAGTTATAGATATAATCTTTATAATTATATTTTTAATATAGATAATGAAAATAAATTTGAAAATTCAACATATACTTATAAAAATACTTATCTAGGCATAATTATATTATTAATATTAGTTATTTCATTATTAATTTATAGTTTATATTATAATTATACAACGAAAAATTTGATATTATTAGTATGTATATTAATATATTTATCGTGTTATTATTATATCGGTAAACTAATACTAAAAGATTATGATAAAATAGAATTACTCAAAAATGATAATACTGATAATTTAATAAAATATATGAATGTATATAAAATATTAAATACACTAATGTATTTCAATAATCTTGATAATGTTATGTATGAAGTATTTGAATATAATACTGGCAATATTAAAAATACTAAAATATTAGATAAAATATTAGAAGAAAATATAGCAAAAATTCATTATACAAGTAATGAAATAGAAATAGAATATATTAAATCAAAAGCAATTAGTAATAAAGACTATTTAAAATATATATCTCTTGATTCAATTTCCCCTTTTTATTTTAGAGAATATTTTGAAAATCAATATATTATTATTAGTGATAAAACATATTATATTAAAGATTTATTAGACAACCCTTCTATAATAAATGAAAAAATTGGAAAGAGTTTAAACACTTCCATAAGTATACCAAATAATAATTTTATAAATTATTATGATAAAAATAAATCATTATTATTTAATGTTAACACTAATTTTAAAACTGAATTTGAAGATATAATAAATAGAAATATATATATTATATTAATTTTTATACTATATTTTATATTTTTAGTAATTTTTTGTCATATTTTATATAGTTCTGTAAATAATATTTTATATTTATTAGTAATAGGAATAATTATCGTTTTACTATATTTATTCTTAATGATAATATAATTTTTTATTTATTTTTATATTATGTTTTTATAAGTAGATGGATAATACTGAAATTAAAATAAATTTATATAGAATAAATAATAAAATTCTAAAATTAATATTTTATATAATAATTAGCATATATTTATTTATTCAATTTATACTATTATCTAATTTTTTATTTAAATATTTTAAAAGTAAAAATTATGGATATTTATTAGAAAAAATATGTCAAACAAAAAATACAGAATTTGAATCAGAAAGATTTCAATTATATAATAATATAGATGAATTTAAGATTGAGCATAATAAAAAAATTAATTATACTTTGATTTTATCACTAATATTAATATATGGCATCATATATGGTATGATATTATCATATATTATATATGATTTTTATTATAATATTATTATTACTGAAAATAATGATATAAAAAAAATGTTTTATTATGTTTTATTATCATTAAGTAGTATAATATCAATAGGATATTTGCCATATTATATTGGTATAAAATTTGATAATATTAAAAACAAAATATTATTAGAAGCAGATGATTATTTATTAAATATATTTACTATATTATCAGTTATATTATTAATTGTAAATTATTATAAAAAATTTAAATCAAATTATAATAATATATTATTAATTACTTTAATCATAACATTTTATTTGATTATATATTATATAAAAAAATTTATCAATATGTATAAAAATAACATTGGAAATGATAATATAATTAAGAATGAACTAAATGAAAATGATTTATTAAAAAATTATATAATTGAAATATTTGGTTTAAAATATTATTATGAAAAAATTGAAAAAAACGATGATAATAATATTAATTATTATATATTTCTTGCACAAATATTTATTATAATTTTAATAATATTATTTTTAATAAATAATATTAAAAATATTTTTAATTTTTTTAAAAATTATAATTTAGAACAATTATTGAATTGTTTATTTTATAGAAATAACAGCATATGTGAATATATATTATATAATGCAGCAGATTCTAGATTATTATACAATATTTTCTCACGTCCAATAATAATAATTATTCTTTTAGTAATTATTATATATTCTATATCAGTTTACAATAAATATTTTAATAATTTTATTATTACACAACCAAAAATAATTTATAACGGAAATATTAAATTAATTGATAAAGAATTTAATAAATTATTACATAACGATAAGATAGATTATAATACAACAACAAGTATTGAAAAAAATGTTGCAAATGCAATACAACTTGTTTTATACAATGAAATATTTGGTAAGGTTTTGCAATATGATAAAGATAGTGAATATATAGAAGATTATAATGAATATATTAAACATATTAATTTTGTACCAGATTTTAAATATGATTTTGATAAAAAAGATAGAATTATTAAGTATAGCGAATTAGAAGAATATAATATAAAAAAATATTTAAATAATATTTTTTATGAAAATAAAACATCAAAAGAAAAATGTGATGAAATGAATATTAACAAATATTTTCTTAAAAAATTTATAGAAAATATATATTTTAATGATCAAATAAATGATGGTGAAAAATGTAGTAGAGAAGAATTACGTAAGAAAAAATTAAAATACAAAATATATAAAAGTATTAAAAATATTAAAAATGGTTATAATTATATAGGTAATTCTAAATTTGATAATACAAAAATAGAAATTAATAATAAAATTGATATTAATATAGATTATAGCGTTATTAGTGATATAACAATTAGTGAGATTAATGATTTATTAGGTAAATTTGATTTTGGATATAATATAAAGAAAATATTAGAAATTTATTATGATGAATACATTAATATTTTAAAAACAAATTTATTTAAAATTATTAATCAAACAGGTGTTAATACAGAACATCCTGAAACTGGCCCAGATTGCAAAACAATATACGAATATAAAATTACTAAATCTATAATAAATGATTTTATCTATAATCCTGCAAATAATAATAGAATTAATGATATTAAAAATTTTATAGAATCAAAATTATGTTCAACTTTTAATTCAATTAATACTAAACTTGAAAAGTTTAATTATAAAGAAAATAAAAAAGACAAACTAGAAACATATATTATTAAAAATTATAATGTATTAAATAATGAAAATTTAAATAGTATTAAAAAAAGTGATAATATATCTCCGGGCAGTACAAGCGCTCTTCTAGAATCAAATGATCTATTCAATGACTATACAAAAAAATGCTTTACCGATATATTAGTAAATATATTAATAAATCACAAAATAATTAGATTTGTTTATAGCTATTATTCATTATCTGACATTGATTCTATATTAAATAAGATTAAAGATACATATGATGAAACTATAAATGAAAAATATATTAAGTACTTAAAATATTTATATACAAATTTATCAAATACATATTATAATTATAAGTATAATGATGAAAATAAGTTAAATAAAAAGGATATTACTAATATCTTAATTGAAATTGATTATAATAATATTAAAGAGAATATAAATACTATTATAAATAAATATAATAATGATGTAGATCTTATAAATATATATTTCGAAAAAAATAAAATTTATAGAGACAATGATTTTTCTGATCCTGGAACTGCTAATGAAAATACAAGTATTACTCAAACTTTATTTGATTCATTTGAAGAAAATCAAAATTATTTTACACAACATTTAGATAATAAAATAAAATATATTAGTGGTATTACAAATATTGATGAAGGCGTTTCTGAACCAATCGCTTCCGAACAAACAATAATTAAAGATAAATTAGTAAATTACTACGAAATGTTTAGAACATTGCAATATGATATATTAGAATCTTTACATTACAGTAATTTTAATGAAATTAATTTATCAAGAATATTAGATAATTATAAATATTTTGATAAATTCGAAGCAGTATTTGAAGAATTTATAAATGATAAAGATTTTGTTAAATTAGAAAGTGAAACTACAAGTACAATTGATATACCTACACCTCAAAATTCTAATGATCAAAAAATAAAAAAGTTAAACGCAGATATAAATACTATAAATATATTAACAATATACATTATAGTAATGTATATAATTATAATATTTTCAATAAAATACATATAAATAATTAATTTTTTTTTATATTATAGTTTATTAAAGAATAAACTAATGTCAAAATTATCATTACTATTATTAATAATAGTACTATACTTTATATTTGAACAATTTAGTAAATATAGTTTATTAACTTTAAAATATAATAATTATTACTTATATGGTACTAAATTAAAAAATATATGCAAAAATGAATATTTAGAATATGAAACTCCAAGATTTCATTTAATTTCTAACTTAAACAAAATCAAAACAGATAGTAATAAAGAAGAAGAAAAACATAAGATTATAATTTTAATTTTTGCAATTACATTTACAATGATAATAAGCATTATTTATGCATCAGTAATTTATGCTATATTTTGCGATATAAATAATATTAATAAAGATGAATGGAAAAATTTAAATATATTACATTATATTTACATAATAATTATGTTTTCTATTTGTTTATTAGTAATTATAAATCCTATTATTTTATCAATATATCAACTTAAGGAAAACGAATTATTTAGAAAAGTTTTAAGTCCATTCAATTATTCTGAAAGTATAGACGGTTTCTTACCATATATAATATTATTTAGTGTATTAGTAATATTAAAAGTAATAATTATAAAATATAATTTTAAAACCCCTTTATTTACAGATAAAGATAAATCAGAAGCATCAGGCAAAGAAGCATCAGGCAAAGAAACATCAGGCAAAGAAGCATCAGGCAAAGAAGCATCAGGCAAAGAAACATCAGGCAAAGAAGCAGAAACTTCAAGTTTTAAAGGTATACAAGAATTATTAGTATTTGTAGCATACTCATTTATCTATTTAGGAGTTATATATTTTATAACAAATATATTTATGTTATACTATAATAATAAAACTTATGATGATAATAATGAAAATATAATATTAAAATATATAGATAATATTATTGGATATAAGGAACACAAAAAATTTATTGATTATTATATAATCTCTAAAATAGAATTTGATAATAACAATAATAATAATTTATTAGGTTTAATTTATAATAAACTTAGAGAACAAAATATAGATAATGAAAGTTTCAAAGATATAACTTTTGTAAGTAGCAATTTTAATTATAATAATAAAACTTTTACTAAATCATTTACTCAATCAAATATAGATAAATATAAAACTAAATGTAGAAAATATCTTGATGCAGGTAATGAAACTTTATATGCTGCTCTAACAGGTACTGCACCTCAGCCATTAGAATTAGACAGTGATGAGGGTCTTATAGCTCAAGAAATTATAGTTAAGGAAACATACGATGACATAATTTTGAAATTAATTATAAATAATGTTCAAACTAATTTAGTTAATGATGAAACTAAATTGCAAGAAATTGTAATAGACTTAATAAAATTAATAATGATATTGCAAATCAGTGCTACTATGCCAGGTGAAAACACAGAAATAAATATAAATAATAGAATTAAGACTTATTTTGATAAATATTTATTTTCAAAATTATGTATAACTAAAGTAGAATATGAAAAACTGTCTGAAACAGATAAATTAAAATATAAAGATAACCCATTAGATTATAAAGTTATATTGATGAACATATTTTCTGATGGTAAACTTAATGATGATATATTTAAAGTAAATGAAGATTTATACAATAAAATTGATTCAATAAAATTATTTATTGATGATACGCGATCTGTTACTAAAAAAATTTTAGACTATTTTGATATTTATATAGATAAAATATCAACTGAAAATCTAGTTAAAGGTAATTTAGCAACTTCTTTAGCTGATTATAACATGTTATATAAAAATCAACCTGGAGAAAATGAAAAAGATCAATTAGAACAAAGAATTGATAAACCTATATTTAGAAGAAAATTATCAGGATTATTATTTATATTTATTATGTTTATTTTATCGTTAATTGTACTATATTTTATTATAAAATTTAAAAATAAAGATGATAAATTTAAATATTTATTGGAAAAAATTAAATTAATTATATTACCATTTTCTAGTATATTTTTAATATTATTTATTATAAATTGTACATATGAATATAATAAAATTTTTGAAAAAAATATAATAAATAACGTTGAAACTTCATATAAAATAATGCTAAAAAAAGTAAATAATAATTTTAATTTTGTTATTAATAATGAACATAATATATATAAAGAAAAATTTTCAGTATGTAAACCAGTGTCAAATACAATAGTATCTGTTTTTATGAGTAATATATTAAAATTAAATTTATTTAGTAAAAATAGCGGGCTTAAACAAAACTTATCTTCCGCTTCGAGTGGATATCCACAAAAATTAATAGACGATAGTTATTTAGATAATAAATGTAATAATAAACTAGAAAAACACAAATATGATTTTAAGGAATATATAAATGATATATACTATACTCATTGTTATACTCCAAATATAAATCATATTAATAATTTAATTAATAATTTATTAATAATTGATAGTACAAATTATGATAAAATAGAAAATTTTCATATAAAATTTAATAATATTGATAGTAAAAATAAAATTCATTTTGGTGAAAAAATTAGAGAAAAAATAAAAGAAGAAAAATCAGATATTTTATATGATTTAAATCGAGCAGAAAAAACATTAAAAAATATAATATATAAGTCATTATATAATGTATTAGTTAATGATAAATTATACAATGGTGATACTATAAATGCTGGAATTAATTATTTAAAAAATTATGGTGAAGATAACTTTTATGATGATTTAGATGATACTTTATATAGTAGAAATATTGAATACCAAGGATATAAAAATTTAGTAGATAACATTGTTGATAAATATTCTAATATATTATTATATAATTTATATTTATTATCTGTATTATTATATAAAACTAAAATAAATAATTTAGTCGATTTATTAACATTTTTAAATAATAATTTAAAATCAGGATTAAATTGGGTATTAGATAATCAAGGTAATGCTGATAATTTACCACCTGAATTAGCAGATGCAGATAAAAATAAATTAATTGCAGAACTAAAAAAAAAAGGTAGTGCGAATAATAATGAAAAAATTTATTTAGATTATATTGATAATATTTTGAAAATTACTTTTATTGAAAGTACTGATTATTACATAACCGTAAATAGTAAGTCTTATAAATTAGTAAATAATAATGGGGGGATTAGTTATAATCTTAAAGTATATATTAGTGAATATATTGATAATATAACAGAAGGTTTTAGTGAACTATTTACTGAACTTAATTCAATATTTAATAATAATACAGAATCTAATAATCATAAATTTGTAAATTATATAATAAATAATTATAATAATTTGAATTGCGCCAATGTACATTCAGATACAGTATTGAGACCTATATTAACTGATGAAAATATAGAAGTAATATCACAAGATGATAAATTTAGTTTTCGTTGTAGTAAATTATTAAAAATTATTAATAATTTTAATAATAACTTATTAATATTTATTCAATCATTTTGCTCAACATATAAAAATATAGATAAAATTAATATGCAAGATGATTGTAATGAATATCCTGTACCATTCAAACAATCAAAAGAAAAAATAGAGATTTTAAAAATAATATCACTAGATTATATTAATACTATGAATTTATTAAATACACATTTTAGTAAAGAATTAACAGATAGTAAATTATTAGTAAATTTAAATGAAATTGATAAATTACTAAATAAATTTTTAGCATTATATGATAGTATTGATCTAGAAAACGATGTTCATTCAGTTATAAAAACTAAATTAATCGATAATGATATACAAACCATTTATAAACAAAGTACAATAATATATAATGAATTAAATATAGATTTTAATGAATATATTAAACTTACGTTTGATAATGATTATACTATTGATATAGATGATTTAAGAACAACTGGAATTAAAGAATCTGATGATATTAAAAATACAAATATACTATTTATTGTATTAATTATTATTTATATAGTATCATTAATATTAATAAAATATATTAAATAATAGTAATAGTATATTTTAATAAATTAAATGACAGGAGGTATAGAAAATAAAATATATTTAATTGGAAATAGTTCCGAATATAATGATTATCTTGAATATAAATCAATAGAAAATTTACCATTAAAAAATTTACCTGTTGTTTATTTTCCATTTTATTATGATTCAAATGAAAATGTTAAAGACAATTTAAAAAAATTTACAAATATTATATATAGTAATACAAATGATAATTGTAAAAATGAAATTATTAGAGAAGATGATATTTTTTGTAATAATACAAATGAATTATTTAATAAAATTTCTATATTAGAAGAAGAATGGCAACCATTTAATAAAAATAATATTAAAATCATATCAGGTATAATAATATCATTATGGATAATAATTTTATTTATAACATTAAAGGTTATCCATTATTATTTTAGTTATAATTATACAAATATAATATTAATATCAACAATTATTCTATTGTTTATTGGTATAATATATTCTTTTGTTTTTACAAGTAAAAATTTTTGAAAATATTAATATGTTATTTTTTTTATAATATTAGATTAAAGAAGAAAATATTATTATTTTATTATGGATATTATATGGAGTAATACATATGATCTAAAACCTAGTAATGCTACTAATAAAACAAGTAATAATCCTTTAGGATCACTTTTAGACGATAAATTTGTTAAAAAATTGAATCCAAGAAGATATGCATATTATAAAAAATTTAGTAGAATCTTAAATGATCCTGAAAAAATTAGAAAATTTATGTATACCTTAAAAAATATATCAGAAGATGTTGACGAAAAAAACAAAAAGGTTAAAAAATTAATAAAATTACACGAAGATTTATCAACTGTTAATATAAATAGTCCTGATTATAAAAATTTAAAATTAAATAAAATCAAAGATCTAAATAGTAAAGTTTTAGAAATATTAAAAAATAAAACAGATAGTGATTTTAGTGATACTTCAAAAAATACTAAGGATGATATAATGAAAGATATTGTATCATTATATTCTCCAACTACTAATCAAACTGGTGGAAGTAATATTGAATATTTAAATAATTATTCAAGAAAAATTGAAGATATAATTGATAATAAAAAAGAATCCGACGACACTAAGTTAGCAAAATACAAAAATGTTTTAAGTGAGATTGAAACAGTTATAGAACCAAATAAATCTATAAATATAACTAAAGAGGATAAAATAGTTTTTATTGTTTTTACTTTTATTTTACGTATTATTACATTAACATTAACAAATTGGGCATTAAATAATAATATGATAAATACTTTTCAAAATTTGGTTATATTTTATTCTATTGTTTATTTATTAATATTACTAATATTCACAATGTTAGTAAATATTACTTATAAATATAATATTAATAGTGTTAACAGTGGCACAACAGGTTTTAGTAATTTGGCAAATTTATTTTATTATTTTTATTTGATACCTGGTGCTGGTTTAATTAGAAATAGTAGAATTTTAGCACATTCTATTATTATAGTTATGTTTATGTTTGTGCCATTTGCATTAAAATCTAAAAATGATAATAATGATAAAATAGATTATGATTATGTTAAAAAGAAAAAATTTAAAGAATTATTAGATAAATATACTTTTGTTGTATGGATCTTTACATCAATTATCGCTATTAATTATTAGAAAAACTTATATTAGATTTATTTAGAGTATTATTATGATTAATAATCAAGACCCTATTAGAAGTTTTGTTATTAATGAAATTTTAAAAAATATGGTATATATTAATTTATTATCAGAAAAAAATGGAATTGAAAGAAGACTTAAGCAAGGAGAATTACAAAAACCTGAAAAAAAAAAATTATACAAAAAACTTAATATTCTAAATGATGATATCGATTTTCTCTCAAAAAATAAAACTTCAAAGTATAGTCAATTTTCTTATGGTAGATTTATAAATAATGTATCATTTATTACAAAAAAAGTTAATGAAAATAATGATAAATTTAATGACTTAATTGATACATATATGTCTCTTATAAATAATAATTATTCAGATAATGATCTCAAAATAAAACATTTAAAAACAGTTAAAGATAAAATTTTGTCATTTAAAGTTGAACCATTTATTAGTGATTCAAGTGATAATATCGATGATAGTAAAAAACCAGATGATAATGAAATAGATGAAATGTTAGCTAATTTAGAAAAAGATATAAGTCGTTTATCAAATAATAAAAAATTTAATTATCAATCTTATACGAATTTGGAAAAAGAATTATCTGAAATGAAAAAAATGTATGAAAATGATTATAAAACTCAAAATAAAATTAATAAATTAATACGTTCATTAGAAAGTATTAGTAAAAAAAATAAAAGTAAAGATAATAATTTTGATGATTCAGATATCAAATATGAACTTGAAAAACGATTGAAAGATATGACAACACCGACAACTGATAAAATAAGAATAAAAAGCTACATAAAAAAATTTAATGACATATCTGTTTATAATGATGATAAAGAACTATTTTGGAATACACTAAAATATGTGCAACCAATAGTGTTTAATACAATTGCTGCAGATACTAAAAAATACACAGGTTATGGTAGTAATAACGCTTATTTTAATTTATCAGAGCTAGATAAAGAAACAATAAGGAATATTAGTAGTAGAAATTATATTATATTAGGTGGTGATAATTCAGATGCAAATTCAGTTACAAGTTCAGTTTCAAGTGCAAGTTCAGTTGATAGTTTTCGACTAGCAAAATATTTAATTGGTGGTAATACTAATACTGAAAATTTAGCAAATGATTTATTTAAAGAACTTGGAAATAAAATTGAGCAATCAAAACCCGAAGAAAGATTTAAAACAGATGAAGTAAGACCTGAAAAAGATAGATTAGAACAAGAAAGATATGAAAAGGAAAAAGATAGATTAGAACAAGAAAGATATGAAAAGGAAAAAGATAGATTAGAACAAGAAAGATATGAGAAAGAAAAGGAAAGATTAGATCAAGAAAGATATGAAAAGGAAAAAGAAAAAAAAGAAAAAGAAAAAGAAAAAGAAAATGAAGAAAAGGAAAATGAAGAAAGCGAAAAGGAAAATGAAAGATTAAAAAAAGAAATTAATAAAGATGTTAAAGAAATTAAAAAAGAGATCAAAAAAGAAGAAAAATTTAATAATGCTAAAAAGGAAGAAATAAATGATAAAAAATTAAAAACAAATAAATTATACTTAACAAATGAATTACAGTCTTTACAAAATAAAATTAGTAAATCGCATTTCAATGTAACAAAAAAATATTTCAAATATAAATCAGATATAAAAGATATTAAAACTAAATTAAAAAATAATTTAGGTTTTGAAAATGAAATATCACAATTAGAAGAAAAAATAAAAGATTATCAAAAAAAAATTGATAATACTGATAGATACTCTTACTCTTCATCAAGTGAAATCGATGAAAAAGTAAGAACTATTTATAGTAAAGTTATAAATAATATTGAAGAATCAAGTAAAATATTTGATACTTTTATTGATGATAACTTTAAATCAGATAGTTTAGATAAAGAAATAACAGATTTATTAGAATCATTTAATAATGTTAAAGAAATTATTAACAATGATTATAAAAATGCATTAGAAATATTTTTTAACAACGATAATGGATATAGAATTAATTTAATTAATGTAATAGATTCAAATTTAGAACAAATAGATATCGGTTTCAAAAAAGATATTTTTGAAACAAAAGATCTTATTAATGAACATAAATCTAATTTAAAAGTATTTTTGGATAAAATTAAATCAAGTCGTGAAAAATTTGAAAAAATTAAAAACGATCTTTCATCAGATAGATCAATTAGTAGCGGAGATAGAGAAGATGAAAAATATAGAAATAATCAGAGATATAAAACAAGTATTGAAAATATTCAAGAATTTAAAAAATTAGTATCTGATAACAGTGATACATTCAAAAAAACTTATGTATTATCTGATAATAGTATATCTTTTGACAGATATTTAAATAGTGAAAAAAAATTATATAATAAATTGATGGAAATTTTATCAAAAACTACAAATGTAAAAAAAGAAGATTATATAAATACAGTTGGAGAAAATGGAGCATTAATATCATATAATAATGCCGATATGTCTGAAAATAATAACATATTCAGCAGAATTTGGAATAAATATGAATCAGATTATACAAATAAAAATAAAATTAAAGAAGAAGTAGATGACGATTTTTATAATTCTGTTAAAATTAATGATTTAAATCCCAATAAAGTATTAAAAATCTCAAATATGGATAAAATAATATTTATAATATTAATATTTTTAATAAGACAAATATCATTATTAGCTGCTAATTATGTTATAGAAAACAATATATTATCATCTTTTTATCAAATAATATTATTTTATATTACTATTTATTTAATTATTTTACTTGTATTAATATTATGGATTAATTTAGATACTTATAAACTAAGAATACTATTTAATTACTTAAACTTTCATATTAATAGTTATGGAATAATAACACATATTTCAATATTAATTATATTTAGTATAATATTATACTATTATCTAAAAATAACAAATAAAGACTTAACACAAGAAAAAAGTAAAAAATATAAATTAACAGAAACAGAAAAATTAGAATTTAAATATAAATTACAGATTATTACCTTAATAATATTTGTATTTACATCTGTTGCTGATTATTTAATGTAATATTTTATAATTAATGTAAACTGATCATTGTATTTTAATATAGTTGTGTTTTCTAAATTATTTATTTCTTTTTTAAAATCAATAATATAAATAGAATTATTATTATTGTTATCAATATTGTATACATTTTGTTTTATTAATTTGTTATTTGCATTTATAATTATATTTTCATAAATATTAAAATTATTAAATATATTTAAATTTTTATTTAAAAATAATTTAAAATAATTATAATCGTTTTTAGTTTCTTTATTATAACTTATAATTTTAATATTATCATATCCTAAATCAATTAAATCATTATTTATATCATAAAAAATTAAGTTTAAATTTTTATTATTAAGATTAAACTCAAATTCATCAAGAGATGTCCAAGTATCCCAGTTTTTATTTTTTTCAGAGCAAATAAAGTTATAATAATATTCATTACTACTTGCAGTTATTTTCATTTTAATTAGAGGAGTTAATAATGATAGAAATGATGGCATTAATAATTTATCAGGAATATAATTATATATCTTATAATCAATATCTAAATTTAAACTGATATCTATATTATTTCTATTTTGCTTAAGTATCCAATCTCTATTTATTGAAGAAATTACAAAAGATTTATATGCTTTAGTATTAACAATATTATTATAATTAATTATACTTGTTGGCAAAGTACTTGATTCATTTGTTTTTTCATTATTATCATCAATATTTTTTTTACTAATGTTATTATTATACACGTCAATATTATCATAATCAGGTACAATACTTCTAATTTCTTCTAATTCTTTAATTTTAATGTCCAAATAATCATCATTTAGTTTATTTTCTTTTTCAGGTTCTTTATCAATATGTTGTTCTTTTTTTATAATATTATTATTATTTTGATAAGCATTTTTTATATTATTTAAAAAAAATGTATTTATTTTTTTCAATTCAATAGTATTATCTTTATATTTATTAAACAAAGTTTCAAATATATTATCAAATGTTTTTTTAAAATTTTCATCATTATGTGATAATGTTATATTTAATTTATCTTTTAACATATTAATTGATGCTTTTATCAGTAAATTTTTATTTTGTATATTGTTAAATTCATTCATTATATAATTAATATAAAAAAATAATATTTAAATACTTATTGTTTTTGAGCAAGTTGCTGAGCAGCTAGAGCATTTTGTTTATGAATGCTAAGTGGAAAGTGATGAGCAATAAGTCTTTGTAGGATAAAATAGGTAACCTTTTCATCTTGTTTTACATTAAGAATAGCACGTAGTTTATCATCTGGGAAGAATTCACGACGATTTTCAGGGTTATTTAGATTCTTTTCCTTAACATAAGCGTTAATATATCTAGTGATATCAGTTCTAGATTTTTCAGAACCTAGAGGAATGCCTACAAATTTACAAAGTTCATCAGAGATTTTGCAAGGTTTAGCAAAACCGGAGGGTGATTTCTTAGCGTTATCACGTTTCTTTTGTACTTTGGCTATTACTTTCTTTTGTTTATCATATTCTTTGACAAGAAGTTTTAGAGTTTGTTGAATAGACTTAAGTTCAAGTTGCACAGAAGAGATTTTATCAGTGATATCATTAATTAAAGTATCACCTAGTGGTTTTTCAGTTGATTCAGTCGAAGTAGTATCAGTAGTTTCAACTACTGCTTTAACTTCTTCAACAACTGGTTGAACTTTTTCAGCTTTTTTTCCCTTAGCAGCAGGTTTTTTTTCAGGCGCAGCAGCTACAGGTGCTGGCGCGGGCGTAGTAGTCTTTTTTGCAGTGGCTTTAGTCATATTTATTTTATAATTACATTAATAACTAATTCCTTATATAATTTTAATATAAATTGCGTAAAATTCTTATCATATCTATTTTATCATTTATCGATAAATTATGCCATTTATCTATATTAATATCTTTATACTTAATTTTAAAAATTAAAGACCCATTATTAATTCCTAAACCACTTAATTCATAATATTCTTTATTAAAAGGTGGTATATTTATATCAATTAATTCATCATTAAAATTTAAAAATTTATCATTATACCCTTCTAAATAATCAACTAATGTTAAAGATATATTTGTTACAATATCAATCTTATTATCTTTATTAATAATATGATTAAAATTATCTTCTTCAATTAAAACTAAATCTATTATAATATCATGTTCTATATCGTCATCATCTATATATAATTTACTTGTATTTGGAAATGATGTTCCACATTGTATATCAAAAAACAAAGGTTCATCAATATGCTTTAAAATTAATCTTAATTTTTTCTTCATATTAAAATAAACTTCTTTATATGATACTGATAATGTTATTTTATGTTTAATTGATTGATTAGCAAATTTATATATATTTTTATTTTTTTTATTTATTAAATTGTTATCTATGAATATTTTAGCTAAATTTTTAAAAAAATCACTATTATTCATATCTCCCCAAATGTCTTTCCAATTTTTAATATCTTCATCTATATCATATATTTTTTCATCATTAATTATTTTATTATATGCTTCTGTCGCTTCTCTAAAAATATTAATATGATATTCTTTTATTTCAGCTGATTTATTATGATGTTTATCAGGATGATTTTCTAATACTATCTTTTTATACGCATCTTTTATTTCTTTATGTGTTGCATTTCTAGGTATATTTAAAATTATATAGGGGTTTTTATACATTGTTAATTATATAATAAAATCTAAATATTTTTAAATAATATTTATGTTTTAATTAATGAATAATACATTATCATATTGGAATATATTAAAAAATAATTTCAAAGATATTATTATCAATAATACAGAATTAAATAAAAAATATAATTTTTTGAAAAACTATGAATTTAATGTTTTATTATATACTGTTTATGGATTTCCTATTGATTTATTTATAGATGAGGTTATAAAATATAAATATAATTTGAATACAATAAATAAATTTGAATATACTTGGGAAAAAACAGTAGTTTATTATGAAACACCATATTTTTTTGAAATAGATTTAATGAATCCAACAATACCAAAAGACTTTAACTTTTTAAATAAATTTATACTACACGTATTAAAAAATAAAAACATAACAGATAGAAAACATCTTATTATCATAAAACATATTGATGTTTTAAAAGATAATTTTTCTGTTTTAAAGATATTATTTGAAAGTTTTTCAACTAATGCTTTTTTTATTTGTACAACTTTTTCAATATCAAGTATAGAAAATGCAATAATAAGCAGATTTGCATCATTTAGAATACCACTTTTTACAAATATTGAAATACAAAATATATTTAATAAATATTTCAATATTAATTTAAATAATTATTTAATTATAAACAATAGTAGAAATATTATTTTCTGCATTTTCATAGCAACTATTGAAGAAAAAGAATCACATTTGATAACAAATGAATTTTGTAATTTAAATTATCCACCTTTATATGACTTTATGAAAAATTTTAACAAAAAAAAATATAATTTAGAAGCAATTAGATCATTATCATATAATTGTTTTCAGTATAATATTAAATTATCACAAATATTATCAGATATTTTAAAAATAATTCCTAATAAAAATAAACATGATGTGCTAAAACACGCATGTGATTTAGAGCATAAGTTAGTTTTAACAAATAAGGCAAGAGAACCCTTATATATTGAAGCTTTATTGTGTTATGTTTTGCTGTGATTTTTTTTTACATATATATGATATAAACTCACTATCATTATTATAATATTTACATTTAATAAATTTAAATTTTCTAAATATAGATTTAATATCTATGTATGTATCACATTCATAATATTCTTTAATTAAAGACATTATAATATCATAATCATATATATCACTTTCAATAAAATAATTGTAAATATAACTGCCTCCTATTATATAAATTGTTTCAATATCTTCACAATTATTACAATACTCAATAGAATCTTCTATTGATCCCATTGTTATTGCATTATCATATGTTTTATATCTTGATAAAACTATATTTATTCTATTTGGTAAAGGTTTACCAATTGATTTAAATGTATTTGAACCCATTATTAATGCATTTTTTTTTGTTTCATTTATTGTTTTTGTGGTTATTTCTTTAAATTTAATAAAATCTGATCTAATTTTCCAAGGTATATCATTATTTAATCCAATACCACCATCAAATGTGCAAGCAAGAATTAGTGATATTTTTTTCATAATTTATTATTATATCTAATATACTTTTATATCTAATTATAAATACATTGACATAACTTTTTCATTTTTTTTTACTTTTTTTGAACAATATTTATCATAATAACCAATAGTTACATTATAAGGTAATTCTATTTTATTATCATCGATTTTAATATAACGCATCATATTAATCCAAGAAATTATGTTATTTATTGTTCTTTTTAATTCCCTAACACCATCTTCTTTTTCTATTTTATCAATTATATATTCAAGTAATTTATCATCGAATATAATATCGCCTTTTTTCATATTATATTTTGGTAATAATTCATCAATTAGGTAATTTTTAGCAATCATTAGTTTTTCTTTAGCCGTATATCCTTCTACATTTATTGTTATCATTCTGTCTTTTAAAATAGGATTAATATAATGTTCATTATTATATGTAAATATAATGATAGATTTTGATAAATCTAAGTCAATCTCCTGATAGTATTTATCAACAAATCTTTCATTTTGCACAGGATCTGTTAAATGAATTAGTGTATTTATAATTTCATCACCTCTAGATGTTGTAGAAACTTTATCTAACTCATCAAATAAAAATACAGGATTCATTACTTCTGCCTTTATAAGACAATCAAGGATTTTACCATATTTTGATCCTTCGTATGTATAATTAAATCCAGATAAATAAGAAGCGTCATCAATCCCGCCTAGTGATATAAATGCTAAAGGTATATTCATTGCTTTGCAAATACATTCTTTAACTAATTTTGTTTTACCGACACCAGGTGGACCTTTAATACCTATAACATATCCTGTTTTTTCAGGATTACTAATCCATTGTGCTAAAATTCTAACAATTTGTTCTTTTGTTTCTGTATGACCAAAAATATTATTATCTATGTTTTTTTTTACATTTTCAAGATAATTTGATACGTTATCTTCTTTATTAATATCAATATTAGTATATTTTCCAATTGGTATTTTTGCTAAAATATTAATCCAATTTTTTAATTTAAAATACTCACTTGATGATTTACACATCATATTAAGATTTTCAATTTGTGATAATATCGTACTTTTAATAACATTACAAACATTATATTCTAGAAATTTAAATCTTGTTGGTTTGCTTTCTTTACTATTTATATTTATTAATTCTTTTTCTTTATTATAAATCTTTTCTTTTTCTTCTTCTTCCAATTTTTCAAAATATTTTCTTTCTTCCTTATTATATTTTCTTAAAATATCATCATATTTTTGTTTTTTACAATCTTTAGGTTTAACATCTTCGTCATCATCATCATCATCATCGTTATATTTTCTTTTATTATTTAAAATAAGAATTATATTTTGTAATTTACCTATTTTATCAGTATCAAATTCATAATCATCATATTCTTCTGCATCATCTGCTTCTACGTTATTTATTTCATATAATTCTTCTGATGTATTTCCTGAATCATTTTTTGAATCTTCTGTTAGTTCATCAGATGGTTCATCAGATGGTTCATCTAATGGTTCATCAAATGGTTCATCAGATGGTTCATCTAATGGTTCATCAGATGATTCATCTGAAGGTTCTTCGGATTGTTCTTCTGAAGGTTCATCAGATGGTTCATCTAATGGTTCGTTGGATTCTGAAAAATTATCACTTATTGAATCTGAATCCGAATTATTGATATCATCGTCATTAATTTTTTTTTTCTTTCTTTCCTTTTTTTTATTTAATCTTGTTATCATTTCTTTAATATATATAAATATATTTTATATATTTTTATCTTTTTCTATTTTCAACCTTAATCAAATCACCAACGGGTTTGTTCCAATATTTATTGTCGGCATTTAATCTAGTATATAAACTAATATTTTTCAAATAAATAAATATATTTATTACTATAAGTATAAATCCTATAATTAATATAAATAATACTTTTGAAGAATCTACATTATATAATAATAACATTAATAATAATATTATAAATAAAATTATTATCATATTAATAAAATTTATTTGAAATATAATACTATGTTTATAAATATTATTTAAGTTTTTATTTTTTAATTTTACTTTATTATGTTGTTGATATACTTTATCATAATCTTTTACATCATTCATCAATGTATGTTCCATATTGATATATAATTTCTTAGACTTTTGCAATTCAATTGTATCTAATATCTTATTAAATTTTAAAAATCTATTATTCATATAATTTAAAAGATCATTCCTCATTTTATAAACTAAAATTAATATCTTATCATCATTATTATAATTTTGATTTGTTAATGGAACATAAATGTGTGGATTTGAGTTGCCATCAACTAATTCTAAATAATCATTTTCTTTTAAATCTGGAATAGTATTAAAATTATTGTATGTTATTTCTATTGTTTCATCACTAACCGAACCTGTATTAATAGAAGGTTCGGTATTATCAAAATGATCTTTTATTAAATCTCTACCTGTTGGTTTTTGCGTAACCAAAAGCCATTTATAATAAGGTTCTGATTTATCAGTATGTATTTTTATAAAGTTTTCATTATTGTCTAAGCAAGATTCCGTTGGACAAGTCGCTTTTATACTACTAATTATAGTATCACTTCCTATAATAGTGTCCTCATCATTTTTTTTATAAGTTCTATATTCTTTATAATCAACATCTTCTATATCATCAATCAGTTTTTCAAAAATGTTTTTATCTTTATCTTTATCTTTATCTTTAACAATATATAATTTATTTATTTTATCAGATGTACTAATATCACCATTATTAATATCTTTTAAATTACTAGTTAAAGTGATAGAATTAATTTTATGATAAAATTTATTTGATGTATCTAATTCTACTAGAGATATTGGATATTCATTTCCATAATAATATATTTTATAATTATCTATAATTATATCTGTAATATATTTTTGTTTATAATCTTCGTTGTCAAATTCTTTTCCATCATATTTTAATATTCGTAAATCATTTTTCGATTTATCATCAAGATTTATTTCTTTATTACCACTATCATATTCTACATTTTTAAATTCATAATATACATTATAATCACTAAAGTTTGCAAATTTTTCTGTATTATTATGTTTAGATATATAATAAACTCTATAAATATAATTATATATATACACAACAACTAAAATTGATATCATAACAGATATTGAAATTATTTTAACCTTATTTTTTTGATTAAATAAATATAAAGAAATTAATACTATTGTTATAATTCCAATTATGAAATAATAAGTATATGCTCTAATAAGTAATTTATCATTTTTTGATTTAAGTTTTTTATATTCTGTATCTAATAATTTAATTTCATTTAATTCGTCATTTATATTTTTATTTTTCTTCTCTAATTCATTAACATTTTTCTTATAATTTTTATCAATTGTATTTATATCTTTTTTAACAAGGCTAATATTTACTATATTAGTTTCTTTTAATACTTCTGATAGTTCATTATTACTATCCTCAATATCAATACTTGATATACTTGATATATTTCCAGAATCATCAAAATCAAAATTAATATTATGTATTATATATCTATTATTATAATATTTTTTGAGATTATTAATACTATTGTGATCTTGTTGAAAATAGAAATCATTACTAAATGAATCTGTATGTTTAATATATACATTATTATTTTTTATTTCATTTAATTGATTAATATTATTGGCATAATAAACTTCTGTAATTGTACTAATATCACTTTCACTTTTATGAAAATCTTTAGTTATACTATTAGACAAATATTTATTACTATAAAGACTATCCTTATCATACATTTTTAATTTACCATCGCTTTTAATGACATGATCGCTAACTGATATCCATTTTTTATATATTACAGCATTTTTAAATTCAATGGAAAAATTATTTCTTATATTTTTAATCTCTTTTATTTCAGTATTATCAGGGCCCGTATCAATAATAATTTTTATAATATTATTATTCCCTTTTTTTATTAAAACAGGCTTTTCAAATTCATAACCATCAATGTGATAATCTATTTTTTCATAACCTGTTAAAAATTTAATATTTTTTTCTAAGAAATTTATATTTTTTAAAATTTTATAATTTTTATCGTATAAATCTTGTAATTGTGTTTCAGTAGATTCTGACAACTTTTGATTAAAATTCAAAATAAATTTTTCAGAATCTTTATAAAAAATGCTTAGAACTTTTAAATTATAAAAAAATATATATAATGATATCAGATTTTTATTAAAATCTTCCTCATTTATTTTTTTTAAGAAAGTAAATAAATAAACTTCAATAAAATGTTTAATTTCTATTTCATTATCATTTTCATCATATATTTTATCAATTAATTCTTTAACACTGGTATAATTATTATGTTCTTCTGAATTAATAGAATATCCACCTGGTTCGAAATAAATTGCAAAAACAGTAGCATCATCGGGATCATAATCAATATATTTTTCTGGTGTTCCAGCATCAACATATTCATTAAATTTATCTTCTGTTTTAATATATAATTTTAATGTATTTTCTTCTTTATCATATTTGTAAAAATATTTGGCAGAATCTATATCACTTATATTAATATCAGATAATTCACCTGAATCATCTGATCTATATTCAAATGAGGAATCAATACTATTGTAATTTGCAAATTGTATTTTCAAATGCTTATTTGTTATTATATCATAATAATTAGGTTTGTCATTAATAAAATAAATTAAATTTTCAAGAATTTGAATTACAAGAAATAATATTCTTTCATAATTAAATATATTTTGATTTAATTTATAACTTTCTACTGGACTACCTGCACTAGCGCTAACATCAAGTTTATAAAATAAAAAACTATCAAAATCTATTTTTAAATCAAATAAAATCTTAAAATATAAATTTAATTTATAATCTTCAATATTTCTATCATAATTATATCTTAATTCGTCACTTCTTTTAGACATAACTCCATTTAGTAAATTTTTTTCATCTTCAACACTATATTTATTTTCAAGGTCTTTTCTATCCTGATACAAATAGTCTATAAAACTATAAAAATCTTTATGGTATTTTATATTATAATTATATAAATAATTATAATTAACACCTAAATCTTTTTTTAATAATTGAAAATAATCAACTGTTTTTCTAAAATCTTTGGTAATATTTAATTCATTTTCAGGTTTTTGTGTTCCTTTTATCTTATCCGTAGATTTAATTAATAATACTACTAATCCTGATCCACCATCGCCACCATCTCCATATAATCCACCACCACCACCACCAGAACCTGTATTATCTCTACCAGGCAAACCATCGGGTTGTTTTCTTTTGCAATAAAATTTATTACCATCTATTTGAATAATATAATTATAAAGATATTGTTTATGATCATTTGTTAAAGGAATATCTATTATGTCTATTTTATGCTCATCTTCATCTTTATCGGTATTAAAACTATTTTGTAATGCAGCAAGTATTTCTTGTAATCCTGACTGACTCGCGTGTGCGTCAGTATATTTTACATCATTTTTAGGATAATATCTACTAGTATCTCTATCATATTTTATAAACTTTAATTCATTATTATCTGTATCTATATCATTCTTATTAATTTCAGAATTTTCTGGTATACTTGTACTTGTTATGCCGTCTTTTGTGATACTTATAATATTTGATATCTCATATTCATCAGATTGCAATGTAGTACCATGCGATTCTATTATTTCTCTATAATAAACACCACCAGATCCTCCGCCACCATCACCACCTTTACCAGGATGTTTATCTAAAGAACCACCGCCTCCTCCAGCGCCTAAAAGTACATTATTTGTAATTGAATAAGGTGTATTTCTCTCTCTTATTAATTTTTTATTATAAATTTTATTATCTTCTTGAGATACTTGAGTAAAACATCTACTACCCTCATCCTCTAAATTAAAAATGTCACAATATATTCCATTTATTTGTTCTATAGATTTACCATCTCCGCCATTACCATAACTACCGCTACCACCTGCGCCACCACCACCACCACCACCACCACCAACCCCTATAAGTTTTGTTTCACCCGATGGATAATAGACATCAACGACAGTTTTAGAATGATCTATATTACTAACTTCTCCATCATTTTGTTCCGAATGGTATCTTGAATAATCTTTAAATGCAGAATTATCATAAGATTTACCTTTACCTTTACCTTTATTAATTTTTGTAGGATCAGAAACATTGCACCACCAAGCACAAGACCCCCCGCCACTCCCACCATCTATTCCTTTTCCATATTTTCCATCATTGTCACTATTGTCATCCATTCCTTCAAATTTCAAATCATAGTTTTCACCACTATATTCATATTTAAATTTATTTTCAGTATCATCATATTTAGCATCAATTATATCTTCAAAATTTTTTAATCTTTTATTAGTTTCTAAATTACATCCACCTCCTCCACCACCTAAAGCAACAATAGAATTTCCAATACTTGAATAATATCCTGTTTCTCCATTTATCATATAACCTTTTTTATCTACATTATATTGTGCACCAATTCCACCTTTACCTACCTTAATTTTATAAGATGTATTTGAATACAATTCAATATTATCTATGTAAACTACACTACCACCTCCTCCTCCTCCACCACAATTACCACCTCCGCCGCCTCCACCGCCCACAATCAATACAGAACAATCTAATAATTCACTATCATCTGATGGTGTATTCCTTTCAATATTTAATGTGTAAATTGTACCTTTCCATCCATTTTCATCAGAACTAGGTTCTTGATGACTATCATCGTGCTTAAATATTATTTTCGTATAAGTATCATCCATAATTTCATCTGCTATATATTTAATATCACTAGATTCAAATGCAGATTTTTTATCAGTACAATCTATGGCACAACGTTTATCATCTCGGAAAACATACTTAGAATTATCAATAGATTTAGTTACACTACCAGTATCAAGAGTTGTTATGCTATCAAATAAACTTTTATCATCTTTTATTTTTTTTAGATCAGCACAATAAATACTATCACAATTAGATGCTGAAGAACCTGAAGATCCTGAAGATCCTGAAGATCCTGGAGTATTATATTGTATATAATTACTAGCATATTCATCATCGCCTGAATTCGGACTATGATATAATTTTATAAATCTTTTATTACTTCTTGCAATTTCTGTTGCATTTTTATTAAATCTATTAATATAATATGGTTTATTTTCATTAATATCTGCAACTTCATCTTTATTTGCACTATCAATGGTAAAAGGATTTTGTATCATTGAAACAGATTTTTCATATTTAATTTTAAATGTAAATGAATTATGTATTATAGAATTAACTGTCATAATTTTATATGCCTATTACTATTTATAAATATATTTATATTATTTTATATACAACATCTATAATAGTAATAAATTCCACTGTTTTTATTATTTCTAATGATTTTAACAATATCCCCTTGTTTTAATCCTAACCATTTAGCAATTATATCATTATGATTAATTAAAGGTAAATGTAATTTTGATTTAATCATATATGTTTCTGATAATTTATTAATTTCCTCTTGATCTGTTAGTTTCATATGTTTTGGAACATATTCGTGCTTAGTTGGATTAAATAATAGTTGTTTCGTATAAAAATATTGTAACATTCCTTCATTTTTTTGAAGCAATTTATCATACTTATTTAATTGTTGTAAAATAGGTGCTGATATAACATCATTATTGAATATTAATACAATATTTTTTTTATTGTTGTATTTAGTAATAAATTTAGTAATATTATCACTATATGATTTTAATTCATCTAAAATATTTTTTCTAAGTTTTTTTGCCATACAAAATATAATTGTTGTATTTGATGTATGAAACTCTAAAATTCTACTATCATTGTAAAAATCTTCTCTTTCAATATCTCTTTCGTGTTCTTCAAATTCATCAATATTATCACCTCTTTCTACAAGCATTTCTTTAATATTTGAAATAATAGTATCTATTTCCATAATAATCTAATATCTATTTAATTATAATAATATAAATTATTTAAATCATTTTTTTAAAAATATATAAAAAATAAATATTATATTCAATTAAAAATGAGCAGCGATATAGAAACTTTTGCATTCCAAGCAGAAATTAATCAGTTATTATCATTAATTATTAATACTTTTTATTCTAATAAAGAAATTTTTTTAAGAGAACTTATTTCTAATGCATCAGATGCATTAGATAAAATTAGATTTAAATCATTACAAGATAAATCACAATTAAAGGATCAAGAGGAATTATTTATTCATATTGAATGTGACAAAGAAAATAACAGACTATCTATTATCGATAGTGGTATCGGTATGACAAAATCTGATTTAGTAAATAACCTAGGAACTATTGCACAATCTGGAACCAAAAATTTTATGGAAGCGCTTTCATCTGGTGCTGATATTAGTATGATTGGACAATTTGGCGTAGGTTTTTATTCATCTTATTTAGTTGCAGAAAAAGTTATTGTAACATCTAAAAATAACGAAGATGAACAATTTATTTGGAACTCTTCAGCAGGTGGTACATTTACTATTGAAAAAGATACGTCAGATTATAGTCTAAAACGCGGCACACGCATTGATCTATATCTTAAAGAAGATCACAAAGAATATTTAGAAGTTAATAAAATCAAAGATTTAATTAAAAAACATAGTGCTTTTATTAATTACCCAATTTCAATTTTAGTTGAAAAAACAATTGAAGAAGAAGTAGACGATGATGAAGTACCTGAAACAACTGAAACAAATGAAACAACTGAAACAACCGAATCTACTGAAACAAATGAAACAACTGAAACAACCGAATCTACTGAAACAACTGAAAAGACTGAAACAACTGAAACAACTGAAACAACTGAAACAACTGAAACAACTGAGACAACTGAAACAATTGAAAAGACTGAGACAACTGAAAAGACTGAAACTTCTGATGAACCCACAATTGAAGATGTAGACGAAGATGAAGAAAATAAAGAAAAGGTTAAACCAAAAAAGAAAATAACACGCATTGAAAAAGAATGGGAATCTTGTAATGTACAAAAACCAATTTGGACTAGAAATAATAGTGATATTACACCAGAAGAATATTCAGCATTTTATAAAAGTATTACTAACGATTGGGAAGCAGAATTAGCTTATAAACATTTTTCTGTTGAAGGTCAAATTGAATTTAAGTCGCTATTATTTATTCCTAAAAGAGCACCAAGTGATCTTTTTATAAAAAATAAAAAACAAAATAATATTAAACTATATGTTCGACGTGTTTTTATTACTGATGATTGTTCCGAATTATGTCCAGAATGGTTAAGTTTTGTTAAAGGAATTGTAGATTCCGAAGATCTACCTCTAAATATTTCAAGAGAAATTTTACAACAAAATAAAATACTAAAAGTGATTAAAAAGAATGTTGTTAAGAAAGTTCTTGATTTACTTAATAATTTATCTGATGATAAAGAAAAATACAAACAATTTTACGAACAATATTCTAAAAATATAAAATTAGGTATTCACGAAGATGAATCCAATAGAGAAAAAATAGCAAAATTACTAAGATTCAAAACTTCGAAATCTAATGATGAGCTAATTTCATTTGAATCATATGTTTCAAATATGAAAGATGATCAAAAAGCTATTTATTTTATTACAGGAGAATCCAAAGAATATGTTGAAAAAGCACCATTTTTAGAAAAATTAAATAAAAAAGGTTATGAAGTTATTTATATGACAGATGCAATTGATGAATATATGATGCAACAACTTAGAGATTTTGATGGTAAAAGTTTCGTTAATATTAGTAAATCTAATCTAAATATTGAAGAAAATAAAGAAGATTATAAAGAATATGATGAATTTTGTAAAACTATTAAAGAAATTTTAAATAATAAAATCGAAAAAGCAATTGTATCAAATAGATTAGTTTCTTCTCCTTGTTGTCTTGTAACATCTGAATATGGATGGTCTGCTAATATGGAAAGAATTATGAAAGCACAAGCGCTTGGAGGCAACCAATCAATGAATGCTTATATGATGTCTAGAAAAACTTTAGAATTAAATATTGAACATATTATTGTAAAAGAATTAATTAATAAATTTAATGCTGATAAAAATGATTCTACATTTAAGAATTTAGTAAATCTTATGTATGATACTTCATCTCTTGCTTCTGGTTTTAATATTGAAAATCCAAAAGCATTTTCTGATAGAATGTATAATATGATAAAACTAGGATTATCGATTGACGAGAATGAAACAAAAGAAGAGGAAGAAGAAGTTGTAGTACAAAATACAGATATTAGTGAAGAAACAAGTGAAATGGAAAAAGTAGATTAAAATATTTATTCAAGTTTATTACTATATTTTAATTTATAAAAACTATGACCAGTTAAATATGTAAATAAAGTTCCATTAAAATATAACATCAAATTAACATATAATGTAATCCATAATGGATCTTCAATTAAATTATTTTTATAAGCTAACAAATTATATGTTGCACCAAATATACATAAAGGTAATCTAAAAAAAATATACAAAATTGTATTTAATCTTTTTTGTCTATATTTTGACATTTTATCGTGTTTAAATAAAACCAATGATCCATATTCTATCATACCAGGTAAACCAGCACAACTAATTTTTTGAAAATATAATTGATTTGATTTAACAAATATCATACTTGGTATAATACCCAAAAAGGCAAATATGATATGATGGAAATAATCCCAAAAATTTAAATTATCAAACATTATAATATGATAAATATGTAAACATAAGTGATAATTACTTAAATACATAGTTAAATTTGTTGAATCAATTTTTTCATAATAATTATTAGGATCATTAATAATATTAATAACATATGGTAAAATATTTATAACCGTAATTGTATTTATAACAAAATGTAATTGATACCATCTTGCTTTTTTTGTAAAAATTTGACATAACGTATAATCATATAAATAAATAGAAGATAAGTTTAAACTCGTATAGTATAACTGATCCCAGAACATTTATTTATTATATAATAATATTAAATTTTTATATATTAAAATAATAGATTAATGAGTAAAACTGATTTAAAAAAACAAAAAGATTTGTTTAAGGACTTAGATAAACTTTATGATAAAAATAAACCCAGAATAATTAAATGGCTTACTGATATTGCAACTCAATATAATGGTGTTCATAATAACAAAATAGATAATCTATTAACTACATCAAAAATACAAATTAACACTGTAAACGAATATGGAGTTTATAATTTAATATTGCAATGGTTTTTAAATAATACAGATAAGTTTACAGATATCGAAGAACTTGAATTATTTGATAATATACCATCAACAACCTTTACCGAAATATCAAAAGAAAAAATGATGGAATCTAATTCAAGAAGTTCGCAAAGTTTAAGTGTTGAAGAAGCTATTAAAAAATGGAAAGAAAATCCTACTACTGACCCTTATAATGGTAGTGAAGTTAAAACTTCAATACTTTTAAAAAGTAAATATTCTCAATTATATGAAAAATTTATAACACACTTAACAAAAGGTTTAACACCAACTGATATTATGAATCCAGAAATATTTGAAAATATAAGAAAACAACTTCCGACCAATCATATTTATACTTCTAAAGAAATAGATTATATTGAAAATTTAAAAGGTCTTTATAACGATGATTTAGCAGATGATAAATGGATAGATTTTTTAGTAAAACAAAAAAAACTTTTATATAGTAAAGAACAGATATTAGATAAAAAAGGTTATACAGTTTATGACCATTTATTTATGCATTTTTATCTAAAAAAAAATAAAAAACATTTTCAAGATTATGATATAAAAGAAATATATATAGATAATCAAGAATTTTTATATGAAACTATTAATAATCAAATTAAATTAGTTAGAGAAAATGATATGGATTGTCGAGAAGTTATTGATAGTATGTTAAAGTTTACAAGTGAACAAAATAAAGGTATAAACTTTCAAGTTAAAAGAACGACTGTTTCACAAAATGAATGGCCATATCAAGTTCCACCTCTTTTAAAATTATTTATAGAATATATATATGAGATTGTTTATTATTTACTTCCAATAAAAAGATTAAATGCAATTATATTTGACGATTATTTTTTGTATGGTAATAAAATATCGAGATTAGAATTAGATAATAAGAGGAAAATTGAATATATTGATAATAGTATAAAGTATAATAAATATAGACTAAAAACCATATTAAATTTAATATTAGGGTCAATGTATAATAGTGACAATAGTGAAAAAATAAATATTAAAACATTTTTAAAAATACTATGGTCTGAAGTTAAAGATGTAATATTTGAAGAACAAAGATTTTATACAAATAGAAGATTCCTTTATCCAGTATCTGCTGAAAAAGTTTTATACTTAGATATTACCAAAACTATAGGCGAAGCAGAAATAAAAAATATTAAATCGTTTTTTGTATCTTCTATTTTTGATATTGAAACTGCTCATAAAGAATCACAAGAAAATAACAATGTATTATATGAACCTGTCATAGACCCTTATAATAATTTACCCGAACCACCTAAAATGCCTAGGGCGCCAATTATTAGTCAAGATTTACAAAGATATAAAATGACATCACATATTAAGGGAAAAAAATCAGCTAAAGAACAAGAATTAAAAGAACATACAAAAAAAGAAAAAGAATTTAAAAAGGAATTAAAAAGTTATGATAAAAAATTAAAAGAATATAATGATAAATATTTAGATAAAAAACTATCACCTTATTTTTCAGTAAAATTATCAAGAGCAAAAAGTGTAATAAACGATAAAAATTCATTAAGATTAAGTTATTCACCTTTAAAAGTTTCTGCTAAATCGCTAACCAAATTTAAATCAAGTAAAAATAAGGCATTATTATCAAAATTTGAAAAAGAACCATATAGTAGAACATACAAAAAGAAAAAAGAGGAAGAAAAAAGACTCGAGAAAGAGGGGGAGAAAGAAAAAGAGAAAGAGAGAGAAGAGAGAGAGAGAGAGAGAGAGAGAGAAGAGAGAGCGAGACAACAGGCTTGGGATGCAGTAATCACACCCATTACAGACAGACTGACAGCGAGATGGGAACAAAATGTACAGATGTTACGAGAAGGAGCAGAAGATAGAGAAGCGATTGCAAATACTGAACCTACAAACAATATGAATAGAGGAAGGCAGACCGAAAGAGAGAGAAGACGAGAGAGAGAGAGGCAAAGGATGGCAGATATTTATACACGACAAACTGGAACTCAAGGAGGTAGTAAAACAAAACTTTCAAAATCAGATTTAAAATTAAAACTTGCACTTGAAGCAGATAATCCTAAATTTAAAAAATATGCTAAATCATTGAGTCCTTCTGGTAAATCACCAAGACAAAAATATGTAGGTTGTGACTTAAATGATAATGATCCAATAACACAGGAAACCTTTGGAGATTTACATTTCAAAAAAATTAAATATTTATCAAAAATTAAAACGACATTACCTGATGGAAAAATAGTAACAAATTGTTATGATACTATACCGTTTTATAATTATATATTAGATTGTAATAATAAAGGCATAACACCACTAAATTTAGCAATTAATGCTCCTTTAACACTAGTACAAAAAGCGGAAGTATTTAAAAAAATAAAATTTTTTACAAAAAATCCAACATTACAAATAAATATAGATACAACAAAAAAAATTTTTTTAAAAGCAAATTATAAACCTTCACCGTACCCCGAAGGTCATTATACTATTTACAGCCTTCGTGCACAAATTAATATTGGGTCAATAGATTTTGCTGTAATAGATAGCAACGACATCCGAGGGCAATATTTTAATAGAACAAAATCATTTTTACACATAGGGCCAATAATTTCTAGAGATGATATGTTATTTGAAGACACATCTGATGAAACAGTTTTATTAATTCAAAAAGGGATAGAAAATGGGTCTTTATTAAAAGTTAATACTTATCCTTATTGGAATACAGATAGTTCTAGTACAGGGCATATACCATATAATTATAAATTATTATCATTACCTGCTTTTACTTTTAGTAGTAACGATTCTATACAACAATTAGAAGAAAGAACAAAAGTATTTAATAATAGATTAAGAAGACTTATTTAAATTTATAATTATTTTTTATATATTTAAAAAATAGACACTAATGAGTAAAACAAATATTAAAAAAGAAAAAGATTTGTTTAAATCATTAGATAAATTACTTTTAAATGAAAAAGGAACTATAATTAATTGGTTAAAAACTGCAAAAGTTAATGGTAATTATATATCGGGTCATTTATTAAATGATAATAAATTACAAATAATAACAACTAGTGAATATGGAAACTATAATTTAATATTAAAATGGTTTATTATTAATAAAGATAAATTCGGTGGGTATTATAATTTATTTAAAAATATACCATCAACTAATTTTATTGATATATCAAATATAAATTTGGAATTAGATTCATCAAGTAGTTTAAAATTAAATATAGAAGAAGCATTAAAAAAATGGAAAGAAAATCCATATAAAAATCCATATGACGATAGTGATATTAAAATTTCTATTGTTCCAACAAGTACTTATGGGTTATTATATGAAAAATTTTGTAACCATTTAAGTTCTAATATAGAAAGTCCTATTCTACCAATCACATTTGAAAAAGAAATAAGAAATAAATTGCCTAATAATCATATTTATGCATTTAAAGATATAGATTATATTGAAAAATTAAAATCTAATTATCAAGACGAAGAATGGATTAAATTCTTGGATACTAAAAAGAATTTATTTTATAAAAATGAAAAGGTTAATGATGTAATTGGTTCAACTGTTTATGATTTTTTATTTATGCATTTTTTCTTAAAAAAAAATCAAAAAAAATTTGACAAAAATATAAAGATTGATTATATCGATAATCAACTTTTTTTATATGAAACAATTTTAGATCAAATAAAACATATTAAAGCAGTTGATTTAAATTGTTATGAAATATTTGAAAGTATGGTTTATGTCGCTACAGATAGTAATGGGACTGGGGGAGGTGATAATTTTAAACTTATAAAAAAAAAAATGGGCACAACAGAGTGGCCATATGAAATACCTCCTTTATTAGAATTATTTACAGAATACATAAATGAAATTACTTATTATATATTACCTATTTCTAATTTAAATAAAATAATATATAATGATTACTTTTTATACGGAGAAAACAAACCACGAACAAGTGAAGAAATTTATGATTTAATGAATTCAAGTATTGAATATAATATATATAGATTAAAAACAATAATAAACATAATATTTAGTTCATTATATACAAATGATATAAATGGTGTAAGTAGGACGAACGATATTAAAGCGTTTTTTAATATTTTATTTTATAATATATCAGAATGTATTGGTAAAAAAAACACTTGGTATAAAAATAATGATGTTTATGAAGCTGACGAAAATAAACTCATTACAATTAATAATATTTTAGCATATACACAGTCAGATCTTCCCGTATATAGGGTGGATGAATATAAATTTAAGATGTTTTTTGTTTCAGCAATATTTGATATTAAAACATTATATGAAGAATCATCAGAAACAAATTATACAAAATATGAATTTATTAAAGACCCTTATGATAATTTACCTGACCCACCACAAATACCAAAACCAGTCAAAATAAATCAAGGATTACAAAGATATAAAATGACATCGCATATTGTAGGAAAAAATTCAGAAAAAGAAAAAGAACTTAAGGAATTTGAAGAAAAACAACGTAACTATAAAAAAGAATTAAAAGAATACGATAAAAGTTTAAAACAATATAATGATAAACATTTAGATAAAAAATTATCTCCATATTTTTCAGTTAAATTATCTCGTGCTAAAAGTGTAATAAATGATAAAAGTTCTTTAAGACTAAGTTATTCTCCTTTAAAAGTTTCTGCTAAATCATTAACCAAATTTAAATCAAGTAAAAATAAGGCATTATTATCAAAATTTGAAAAAGAACCATATAGTAGAACATACAAAAAGAACAAAGAAGAAGAGAAAAGACAGGAGATCGAGATAGAAAAATGGAGAGAGCTCGAGAGAGAGAGAGAGACTATGAGGAATGCTTATCTAAGAGAAGAGGATAGGAGAGAAAGAGCGAGAAGAGATCCCGTAAGGATAAGACAAGCTCAAGAATATGCAATGCAGCAACTAGCAACTACAATGGACAGAGAGAGAGCAGAGAGAGCAGAGAGAGAGAGAGAAAGTCTGAGAAGATTCGGATATGGGGGTAGTAAGAAAAAATTATCAAAATCAGATTTAAAACTTAAACTAGCACTTGAAGCAGATAATCCTAAATTTAAAAAATATGCAAAATCATTGAGTCCTTCGGGTAAATCACCAAGACAAAAATATATAGGATGTGATTTAAATGATAATGATCCAATAACACAGGAAGCATTTAGTGATATGCATTTTAAAAAAATAAAATATTTATCAAAAATAAAAACAACTTTAGAAAATGGAAAAATTATAACAAATTGTTATGACACAGTTCCATTATATAATTATATATTAGATTGTAATAATAAATGTACTTTGCCTATTAATATAGCACAAGGTAGAGAACCATTTGATATATTACAATTAGATGAAGTGTATAAAAAAATTAAAAATTTTACAAAAAAACCTACATTAAAAAGAAATATAGATACATCTCATAAAATCTTTTTAAATACATTATATGTATATAATGACGATTATGAATTACACGGTTTTCAATTTTATACAATATATGCAACTATTATTATAGGCTCTATTCCTATACCGATTTCATATGATAATTATAATTATTGGCAGGGTGGAATGCTTAAAATTATTGAAGCACCAATTATATCAAGAGATGATATTTTATTTGAAGATACATCAGATAATACAGCTTTATTAATAGAAAAAGGAGTTAAAAAAGGTTCTTTATTAAAAGTTAATAAATATCCTTATTGGCATAGAGAAGGTAGTCTTACTATGCCAAATCCATTAAATAATTTATTAGAATTACCACCTTTTTCTTGGACTAGACACGATGACTTTGACAGATTAAAGGAAAGAACACATGTATTAAATAATAGAATAGAAAGACTTATTTAATTTTTTAATTTATCAATTAATATAGGATTTATATAACTTTTTAAACATATATGATATGAATTATGTAATTTTTCAGATACTTTTTCAATAGCTTTTTTAATAGGATTTTTAGAATTTTTAATTTCTGGTAATTTAATAAATTCTAATAACATATTATTAGCATTCCAGGTTCTTAGATCCTTGGAAGTAATTTTAGGATTATATTCTTTTAAAAAATTATTAACATCATTAGATGAGCATTTAAATATTTTATCATCATTATTATAATTTTTTTTATTTTTTTTTAAATAATTAATAATTTTTATATTACTACATTCTGATATATTTCTAACACCTTTTTTTCCAATAAAATCTATTATTAGTTTATTTTTGCTAAATTTTAAATGATTATATTGTAAAGTTGTTATACCGAATGAATTATTTTCACATTTATATTTTTCGTTTCCAATTCTAAAACCACAATTAATAATAAAATATATAATAATTGAAATTTCATAATTTTTATCATATTTTGTAGATACATTTATATTATTATTAACATCATCTTTGATTATTTTGAATATTTTGTTTAATTTTAATATTTTATTATATTTTTTTTGATGCTGTGATTTAACATATTCTGGATTATATATAACTTGTTTTCTGTTTTTTTCATCAAAACCATATGCTAAAATTTTTTTATTTTTTCCTTCTGGATAAATATAAACATTTTTATATGCAGGTGGTATTTTAATACCCATTCTCTATAATATAAAAAAAAATAAATAATTAACTTAAAAACAAAAAAAAATGATAGTTAAGTACACTACATATTTTTATAATAAAATGACAAAGCTTAGTCAAAATCAATTGCTCATTGACAAAATATTCAAACCTAATAACCAAGGAATATCTGATTGGATATCAAGAGATGATCTTGAATCAACAGAATTAAAACTTGGCAGAAATGGGGCTCAACGTCATGGAATATTTTTTGGCGATAAAAGATTTAATTGGGAAAAAAAAGAAGGCAAGTCTAGAATAACCGAAGCAATTAGAACAATTGGATATAGTGATAATTACCTACATGGACATTCCCGTCCAATTCGAGAAGACATTGAAAAATATCATAAATCTATGGGTTGTGTTGTTTGTGGTAGTAATTCTGCACTTGTAACTGACCATAAAAATGATTTATATAATGATACAAGAGTTCTAAATAGGGAAACGCAAACTAAAGAAGATTTCCAATGTTTGTGCACACATTGTAACTTACAAAAAAGACAAATAAATCTTATTACTAGAGAAACTGGAAAACGTTTTGGTGCAACAAATATACCACAATTAAGTATATTTGGTATTGATTTTATCAAAGGAGATCAAAATTTTGATATGAATGATATCAATGCAATGGAAGGTACATATTGGTATGATCCAGTTGCATTTATGCAATATATTAGAAATGTCCATAATATCTCAAATTAAAGTAGTAATTTTTTAGTTTAATATTAATTTTTTCATATAAAATTATAATATACTCATAAACTGTATATTCCATATTTAATTTAACTAAATAAAAATTTTATAAATTTCTAAAATAAATATTATGCAAATAAACCATAAAGGATATAACCAATATGGTACATTTACTATATCATTATTATAATATTTCCAGCTATTTTTAAAATACTTAATAAATATTATTTCCGTGATAACAGTTGATAATGTCAATAATAATATTAATATAAGTTTCTTTTTTTTAATTTTAAAAAACCATATACAATAAATTGCAATTAATATAAGTAATAAAAATCTAAGATAATTATTATCAATAAATTTAAATAATAACAAAACTAATAAATATATTATTAAAATATTTATCATTTTCTATACTAAAATGATATAAAAGTTAAAAATGAAAAAGTTTTAACAGCAAGAAAAAAAAGAAACTAGAGAAAAAGAGAAAAGAAAGAAGAGATAAAGGATTACCAACAGATTCTGACGAAGACTTTTAACTTGTAATTAATATATCTGGAATTCTAATTGTACTTTTAAGTTTGTAAATATCTTCAAGTTCTTTTATATCTTTTTTAATGTCAGTTATTAAATTTTTTAATACTGATAATTTTGAATTAATGTCTATTAGGCCTTTTTCTTTTATTTTAGTTTCGCGTTCATTATTTATTTGATTTGTTAGTGAAATAAAGCAATCTTTCGAAACTTCTATAATTGTATTTTGTATTCCCAATAATTCTTCTAAAAATTCTTTTTCTTTATATTTTCTAGCTAAATTTGTTTTGTATTGTTTTTCAGTAATAGTTTTTTCTAAATACTTAATTCTTTCTTGATCTTTCCAATTCTCATAGTTTTCCATTTTTCTAGTTATAGCATTAATAACTATATCCTCAATATGATTAATTGATCTATAAAATTTAAACAAATCAGTAATAACTTCCTCGGTAATAATATTTATAATAGAATAATAATCTCTATATTCTTTCATTTTTATATCAGCATAATCTTGTGCTAGCTTTTGCAGTTTATTTTTTTTTATATCTTGATTTTTTTTAATGTGATAATCAGTATAGTATTTGATTAATTTTTCTTGAGTATAATTTTTGAATAATCTATTTTTTTCATTTATTTCTTTCTTATACATCCAATTAAAATTAGATAATATATTGAAAGCATTTTCATATTCATTTATACACTCATTTGGATTTCTTTGAATTGCAATACCATTTTCTCTGAGATATCTAAAATATTCAGGATTGTGAATAACACCGGATTTTTTAATAACAAGTGTTTTCCAATCAAAAGTAGTATGACAACTAACACACCACATTTGATCGCAACCATCTGTTTTCATAATAGATATATTACATTTCGGACACGGTTTAGTACTTTTGCGAATAATATTAGCAGTTTCTATATTTTCTTCTAAACATTCATGATTATCTTCCATAATAACTAAACAAGTTTTGCAAGTTTTTTTATCGCATAAATCACAAACCCAAGATTCATTTACAAAACCATTACAATCATTATTTGCACAAGGATATTTGTACTTTTTGGTTTCAACTTTGTTTTTTTTAATTCCTAGTTTATAAATGAATGATTGATGAGCATTAATATAATGTAAGGCAATTTCGCTTTCAATTGTGTCTGAATCAAACTCTTTACCAAGTTTTTCTTTATATTCTTCGCGCAATTTAATAACAATTTCTTGATATTTTTTTATTTTTCTATTATTTTCAATTACTGGTAGTGATTTTGGAATCAAAATCATTTCTTCTTTGAAAAGTAATTCTTTAATATGATCCTTCAATAAATTATTTACATAATTATTGCCAAACATATTAACTAATACTTTTCTACTTAGTTTTTTATGACAGTTCATACATTCTTTATCAGTCTTTAAAGTATTGACTATGTATTGCTTATTGCAAGTAATACACGCTTCAAAATTACAGTAAGGACATTTTGTAATGATCGATGAACATATTTCAGAACCATAAACAGTACAAGTACTCATTTTTAGTGTTTATTATACTAAAACAAATCATTCATTTTTTTTTATTTGATTCATACATATTTTTTTTCTATTTACTTTGTTTACATATAATTTTTAATTAGAATTAAAATAAAAAAAATGATTTAACTAATATTATATATTTATTATATAATAAAATGGATAGTCTTACAACTTCTCAATCAATTGATAATACTATTAATCTACTTAAAGAACAAATTGAAACTTTAAAAGAGAAATTACAGGAGGAAAGAGAAGAACATAGGTCAATTTATTCTAAATTGAAAAAAGAAAATGAGTTTCTAATGGAAGAAAATCAAAAACTCAAAAATAAATAATTTTTTTTGTTTATTTATAATAAATGGATAACGACGAACATATTATATTAATAATGCAAAATCAAATAAAAAATTTAAAGGAAAAATTAGAATTAGAAAGAAATGAACATAGATCTATTTACTCTAAATTAAAAAATGAGAATGATATTTTAACAAATGAATTATATAAGCATAAATTAAAATATAATGATTATATATGATTAACAACTATTACTTAGTTTATCTTATTTTAAACTTATTTAGTTTATATTCTTTTGAAACAATAGTTAGTACCAACAATATCAATTTAAAATTAAAACCAAATAATATTACTAGTATTAATAATAATATTACTACAAAAAAATTTAGAAGTAAGTTTTGTTATATTAAATGTAATTGTTTTCCATCACATACGGTGGTTAATGATAATATAAATGTTCCTAATTGGAAAGGATTATATAGTAATAATGTATAAATAAAATAATAATAATAATTAGTAAAATAAATGCTAATTATTAAAAATATAATGATTAAAAGTAATTGTAAATATTGTATAAATAGATATAAAAAATATAGTAAATTTATGATTAAATTTAATAAAAAACATAAAAATAAAAATTTAATTACTAAATTGGTTTTATTAATTAATAATAAAACATATATTAACTTTTATATTGATTATCTAAAATGTTTAAAAAAATTTTACCCTAAAAAATATAATAAATATATAAAAAAAATTAAGTCTTATCAAAAAAAAATATCGAAAAAAAGTACTATTTATAAGTTCTATTTCAAAATAGTACATTTCTTAAAAAAAAAATAAATTTCAAAAAGCTTTTTAAAAATTTTAAAAAAATAAAGAAATGTACTATTTTGAAATATAGTCTTTTAATAATTTACAAAACCTTTCTAAATTTTCTAAGTTTTTTCCATCCCATCCAGAGCCAGCTCTATAATGTAATAAATTATTATTATATAATTCACATGCATAATTTTCATTATTTCTGTTGTCGCCTTCTAATAATTCCAATATAATACTATTATTTTTAAGATTATCTGGAATATCAATTTTATTCCAAGTATAAGCCCATAAATGTTTTATATAATATATATTATCATTTATTACTGTATTATATCTATAACGTATTTGATTTATTTTTGGAAAATAATTTTCATCATTATTAATATCAATTAAAAAAGTATTTGACATACCACCAGTATCGCACTTTTCTGCCAAACCCCAATTTAGTAGACTTAAATTAGTATTTATGTTAAAATAACATAATCCAGGCCATATATAATTTATATCAGATATTTCGTGATGTTTAGTATTATAATATTCTCTGCATTGTAAAACTATAGCACATTTAAATTCTCTAAATTTTTGGATATCAAAATAATCTATAAAAAATATGTCACTATCTAAATAAATATATTCATCTAAATTATCTTTTTGATATTCTAACATTTTATCTAAAACAGTGGAATGCCGAAAAGAAGAACTATTTATATTTATATGGTTATCATTTTCATTTATAATACACTTAATATTTAATTCATTACATTTTTGAGTAATTTTATTTTTCAATTTAGTATCATTATTATTTGTTGAATCTTCAAAATTTTTAGCATCATTAAATACAATATATTCAAAATCTCCAATATAAAATTTTTTCAAACTGTAATATTGTAATTCAATAAACTTTATATTATTAACTACACTTGTTATAAATTTCATAAAAATTTATTAAATATTAATATTATATTTAACGCAAAAATTACTCATTTAAATCTCTTCTAGTAGGAGGTCGAGATATTCTTGAAAAAGAATCTTTATTTTTTAATTTTTTTTCAATTAAAGAATCTAAAAAAATTTCATTATTGATATTGTTATGTTTCATTAATATATCTATTTTAACAGTTAATATGTCTATTTTATTGTTTAATTCTTTTAAGAAATGTAAAATTTTACTTTCATTTTTATCAGACTCAACTGCATATTTTTTGTTTAATGTATTTAATCTAGGTAATTCTTGATTGTTCATTATAATAAATATGTTATATAATTAATTATTTAAATACAATTGATATTTTTAGATTCAAATAAAGCTTGTAATTCTTTAATTTCTTTTTCAAAATTAAATATCAATTCGTCTTTTTCTTTTTCAAAATTAACGATCATTTGTTTTTTTTCTTCTTCGTATTTACTAATTATTTGTCTATATTCTTCTTCTTTTGCTATAAACATCTCCCTTTCTATTTCCATTTTTCTTTCTTTTTGAATATCATATTCTACAGGATTTGAAGATCGACAGGATAACGGACTTATTGAAGATCTTGACATTGCGTAAGTTTGAGATGCTTGTCTTCTAAGTTGTGGACTTTCACTATGATGCTGTTGTATAGGGGTATATTCACGTGAGTCAGGAGTATATTGTTGTTGACTTGGAATATATTCACGTGAGTCAGGAGTATATTGTTGTTGACTTGGAATATATTCACGTGAGACAGGAGTATATTGTTGTTGACTTGGAATATATTCACGTGAGACAGGAGTATATTGTTGTTGACTTGGAATATATTCACGTGAGACAGGAGTATATTGTTGTTGACTTGGAATATATTGATAAGATACTTGATCCTCGTGATTAGATTGAGGTACAATATTTTGAGTTTTTTGATTTATATTAGATTTTTGCGTGGATAAAGGTTGTTGGGTATTATATCTTTTTTTACAATAAAAATCTTCACATCTTTCCATAATTATAAGTTGCTATTATACTATTATAATCTAAAACATAAACAAGCAGAATTACGAACATTATATTTATTATCTATTATATCATCAAAATTTATATTATTAATATCAGAATTAAATTCAAAATTTCTTTCTCTTTCATTTTCAATACTTATAATTATTCTTGCATTATTTTTGTATTCATAGTATTCTTTATTGGATAAAAATCTATTAAGTTCAAAAGTTTCCTCTCTTATTTTTTCAATATAAGTAGTTGTCATTTTTATTAAATCATCCAATTTTTTTATATCACATTCTAAATATTCAACTTTATTTTCTAATAACCAAGAATCAAAAGAAGAATTTAATTGTTGATCAACAATATTTAAATTTTCTGAATTTTCATTATTAATATTAAAATATTTTAAACCAAGATTCCATTTATTCATAATTAAAATACGATTAACATCAATATAGACTTTTTTATTACTATAAGAATGTAATTTAACAATTGAATTACTTGCTATTTCAATTTTATTTTGATAATCATAAAATTTTATAATACTTGTTAAAAGAGTTATAAAAACACCCGAAGATATTATAATTATACTATTTACATTTTCATAATAATAAATAGAGGTAGGTATTATATATATATTACTAGTTTTGTCTTTATTTGTATTTGTTAAATTATAATTATTATAATTGTCTAAATTATTGGTATTAATCATTCTTTGAATAATTAACTTTATAGATTCCAAGAAGGTTATTATAGATGATATTATCAGTATTAAAAAATTTATTCTTGTAAAAGAACTATTATATTTATTTAAAATTTCTTTTGCAATAAATATATAAATTCCAGATTCAATTCTTAATGAATAAGAGATTTTTTCTAACTGATCATTATATTGTGATAATAATTTAAGATTATTATAATATTTAAGAGGCAAATTATCCATTTTTAGTTATTATATTATTAACAAAACAAAAAATAATTAAAGATAATAATACATTAGATTATTATGAGTTATTTAATAACAAACCACGATTATAAACATTTACACGCAATATCAGGATTAATTGCTATTTTAAATTTTATTTATAATATTTATAATTTAATTATTTATAATTCAAATAAGTTAACTATTTATCTTGTATTTAATAATTTATTATTAGCACTTTTGTCTTTACAATTTAAATTGCCTGAAAAAAGAAATTTAGATAAACCAATGATATGGAAAGAGTTTAGATTACATTCTATACTTTTTACATTTCGCCATACATTTATTACAATATTATCATTGCTAAATTTAGATTATTATATTATAAAACATTTTATTATAATTTTAACATTATATTTAGCAGATTTAATTACAAAAAAATATGGAAATAATGAAATTAGAACAACAAATTATATGCCTTATAGAAATAATTTAGATAATGAATCTATAATGAAAATTAAGAATTCTTATACAAAAAAACAGTTTGGTGCTACAATCTTTTGTATTTTAAATTCATCTGATTGTAATTATTTGCCATTATATGGTATTCAGTCTGCACCATTTATGATGACATTAGTAAGAAAAGGCAAAGTTAATACAAATATGTATCATATTGTTTATTCATTAACTTTACAATTACCATTTTATTTATATTTCATTTTTGTTAGAAAACTAGAATTTGGCATAAATGATTTAATATTTGCAATATATTATAAAATAGTATATGATTTACGTATTAAATTTAAGTTAAATAAATATATATTATGGAATATAACTTTGCCTATTTTCTATTATATATATTATAATAATACCTTTCAAAATTATAATTCAAACTATTTGTCTTATTTTATCATAATACGACAAATAATTATAGACTATAATATTTATAAAAAATTATATATAAATATATATTAAAATATTTTATTAATGAATTATATAGATTTATTTAGTGGTATAGGTGGATTTCATCAAGCACTAAAAGATCTAAATTGTAAATGTATATTAGCTTCAGATATAGATAAAAATTGTCAATATATTTATAAAATAAATTATGATATAAATGTTGAAAAAGATGTTAAATTAATAGATCCACTAAATATTACTGACTTAGATATAATTTGTGGTGGATTTCCTTGTCAAACATTTTCAAATGCTGGTAAAAAAAAAACTTTTTCAGATAAAAGAGGTCTATTATTTGATGAAATAATTAGAATTGCAAATATAAAAAAACCTAAATTTATGTTTTTAGAAAATGTTAAACATATTTTAAAAGTAGGCGATGGTGAAGTAATTAAATATATTAAGGAAAAATTATATGAAAATAATTATATAGTCCAGTTATTTAATATATCACCACATACTTACGGAATACCACAACAAAGAGAAAGAATATATTTTGTTTGTATTAGAAAAGATATTTATAATCACAAAGATATTATTTTACCAATAAATGATAAAAAATTAGATTTTGAAAGTTATCTAGATAAAAAAGTAGATAATAAATATTATATTAAAGATGATATTTTAGACATATTAAATGCGTGGGATGAAATGATAAAAAATTTTGATGTAGGAGAAAAAATATCACCAACTATATTAATAAATGAGTATTATATTAATGAAAGAATATCAAAATTTAATGAATATCCTAAATGGAAACAAAAATATATTAGTAAAAACGAAAATTTAATTAATAAATACAAAGATAAATGGGATATATGGTATGAAAAACATAAAGATATTTTACAAAAAAGAGAAATTTTTGGCAAATTAGAGTGGCAAGTTGGAACAATAAAACCTAACGATTCTATTTTTAATTATTTTATTCAGGTAAGACAATCAGGAATACGTGTAAAAAAAACAGATTATTTTCCAACACTTGTTGCTATTTCTCAGATACCAATATATGGAAAAGAAAAAAGATATATAACGCCAAGAGAATGTGCAAGATTGCAATCATTTCCAGATAGTTTTATATTATCTGATAATGATAAAATCTCTTATAAACAGTTAGGAAATGCAATAAATGTTGATAATGCAAAAACAATTATAAAAGCAACTTTTAATCATTACAATGTAATTAAAAAAAATGATTAAGTTATAATTATTAAAATAATAATGTCAAATTTAAAAGATATAATAAATGATTTTATTATCGCAATAGATAAAAATAAAAAATATAAACTAAATGAATTGCTAAAAATTTTAAATAAAGCATATGATAAAAATAAAATAAAAAGAAAACCAACTAAATATAATATATTTGTTAAAAAACATTATACATTATTACATAATACTTATCCATTTTTAAGTAGAGGATTAATAATGAGACAATGTGGAATAATGTGGAGAACAGCTAAAGAAAATAATATAAATCCATTAGAATATAATTTTGAAATATAACTATTCATAAATAGAAATCTTGCTAAAACTATCAATATAAATAATATAGGCATTAAGATTGTAATAATTAAAGTCAAAGTTATCAAACACTGAATCCAGCATTATTGTTATATCAATTTACAAAATAAAAAATCATTTTTTTTCAAATAAATATAATTTATAAACAAATTCTTCAATTATTGTAAAATATTTATCAAATAAATTTTTTTTTCTTATTCTGTGTCTAAATATATTTTTTTTCTGCAAAGACATTAAGTTTATTAAGTCTTAAAATAAATAATCATATTTTATTTAAAAATATAAATGTATTAATATATTATAAATGTTAAAGAAAATACTTGTAATATTGCTTTTATTAAATAGTACAAATTGTTTTACAAATAGTATATATTTTAATAATAGAAAAAAATTAAAATTATGTTGTAATATGCTAGATTTCAATAGTATTCCGCAAAATATAATTCAAAATGTTAGAAAAATTAAAGATGAAAATCATATTGAAGAATTGAGATATTCCGAATTTTTATCAATGGCAGATAAAGGTAATATTGATAAAACTATTGTTGTTGATAATAAAAAAATTTATGGAATAGATTCAGAAAATAATAAATATAGTTCTAATATTATTCCAAATGATTCTGAATTATTTAAAATACTAAATAAAAATAATGTAGATGTAGAAATTGTAAATTCTTTAAATAAAAATGGTATTTTAGAGTCAATTATTAGTTATTTATTAATTAGTTTATTAATTACATCTACATTATCTTTTATTATTAGAAATAATGGTATGGCACAAAGAATGGATATACAAAATAATATAGATTTAGAAAATAAAAATAGTAATACCACATTTACTGATGTAATAGGTATTGATAAAGTTAGATTAGAATTAGAAGAAATTGTAGAATTTTTAAGCAATAGTGATAAATATACTAATTTGGGTGCACAAATACCAAGAGGAGTATTATTAGAGGGAGCACCTGGTACTGGTAAAACTTTACTAGCAAGAGCAGTCGCTGGTGAAGCAAAAGTACCATTTTTTTCTGTATCGGGTTCTGAATTTATCGAAATGTTTGTTGGAACTGGTGCTGCAAGAATTAGATCTTTATTTGAAACTGCAAAAAAATATGCACCTAGTATAATTTTTATTGATGAAATTGATGCTATTGGCAGACAACGTGGTGGAAATAATGGTATGGGAAATGATGAAAGAGAACAAACACTAAATCAATTGTTAACAGAAATGGATGGTTTTGAAGGAAATAGTGGTGTAATAGTAATGGCAGCAACAAATAGAGGAGATATTTTAGATAATGCTTTATTAAGACCAGGAAGATTTGATAGAAGAATTAAAGTAGATGTACCAAATGTTGAAGGAAGAAAAAAAATATTAGAATACTATAGTAAAAATAAAAAAATTAATCAAGGTATTGATTTAAATACTATATCCAGAATGACTCCAGGGTTTTCTGGTGCAGATTTATCTAATTTAATGAACGAGGCAGCTATTTTAACAGTTAGAAATAATAGCACAGAAATAACAGATAATGAAATATCTATGGCATTAGATAAAATTACTTTGGGACCTGCAAAAAAAAATAAATTATTTTCAGATGAAAAAAAAAAATTAATAGCATATCATGAGGCAGGACACGCAATAGTTGGTGCTTTAACACTTAATTATGATATAGTAAGTAAAATAACAATTGAGCCACGTGGAAATGCTGGCGGTTTAACATTTTTTATACCAGATGAAGAAAGATTAGAATCAGGATTATACACCAGAGAATATTTAAAATCTGCTATTTCGGTAGCATTAGGAGGAAGAATTGCAGAAGAATTAATTTATGGAAATGATGAAATAACAACAGGTGCATCAAATGATCTAGAAAGAGTTTCATCAATTGCAAAACAAATGATAACAGAATTTGGTATGTCTGATGTTTTAGGTAATGTTTACATAGATAAAAATGAATTTATTTCAGCAGATACAAAAAATATTATTGATAATGAAGTAAATAAACTTGTTAATAGTTGTTATCTATATTCAAAAAAAATATTATCTGAAAATATAAATTTATTACACTTAATAGCAAAAGAATTGATTGAATATGAAACTATTTCTAATAATAGATTAAATTACTTAATTGAAAATATATAAAAAAAAAATAAATAAATAATAATAAAATGGATTATAAAAAAATAGTTATTTTTTTAGGCATTGTATATATACTTAGATCAGAATATGTATATGATAAATTAAGAAAAATGATTTAATTAATTAAATTATTTAGTTTTTTAATATTATTTTGATTAAAATTTTTGATTTTATATTTTTTCATAATTGTTATTAAATTTTTAAAATAATAATCTTTTTTAGTATTTTTAAAAGTATTATATTGATATAATAAAATATATTTGTGATATAATTTAGCTACCTTATTTACATTACTATTATTTAAATATGGTATTTCTAAATCATTCATTTTTTTGATTATAATGGGATTATTAAATATTTTACTATTAATTTTGTAATTATTAATTATTTTTTTTTGTATATCATATGGAATACTCCAATCATATGATGGACATAACAGTTGTTTAAAAGGATAATCATAAACATTATAAGGTAAATTATCAATAAAAATTAAATTGTTATTAAAAACATAATTACTATATTCAGTATTTTTGAGTAATGGATATTTTTTAGAAAGGTTAATTAACATATTATTATATATATTTGATAATGATTTTTGCATATTTTGATAAGAATATTCTGATGAATAATAAGGTTTATTAAATTTATGTCCAAGTGCTTTTTCAATGTTTGATACTAATCCATTATTTGTCCAATAGTTGCTTGAATTTGTATAAACATAAATTTCTGTATTATCATAATTTTTTTTTATAAATTTTATAAATTTCTTGAAATAAGGTCTCAAAAGCCCTTTTTTTAAATAATTTGTAAAATCAATTTTCTTTTTACTTTTATTTAATTTATTTATTTCATCTAATATTATATTTTCATTTATTGGCCATTTAACATTACCAATTATACAATTATCTATATCAAATACAAAAATAAATGGAAGTTTTGTATTTTTCATTACTCTATTTAATAATTAGAATTAAATAAAGCATTATATTGTGAATTATAATACTGTTGAAAACAGTGTTTTCTAAGTGGTAAATTATTATTTTTAAACACTTCATCTTCGTGTACCCAATCGTTATTTAATCTTCTATCTACGATGCAAGATTGACCACCACCACAAGGACAAGAAAATGAAGTATTATTTTCCTTATTTTTAGAAGATCTTAACCAATAATTATGATTCATTTTATATTAAAATAATTAAAATATAAAAATCAATTTTTATTATTGAATTAATTTTCATCATCTTCTTCTTCAGATTTTATTTTGATTCCTTTCCAACCTTTAGCATCAATAGGATATGCACCTAATATTTTTTCAAAATAAGCACGTAATTGATTTCTATCTGGTTGTTTTTTATTTTTTGGAACATTTGAATAACACCAAATTCTAAAGTCATTATATAATGTATTTAATCCCATTCTTGAATTAGTATCATTACTATCAATTATTAATCTATCTGTTTTATATTGTCCAATTATATCATTATTATTTTTATAACTTTCTGTAGCAATTCTAACTTCCATAGGTTCATTAATTGAATTAGGATTAATTGTTTTATGTCTTTCAATTAACATACTCATAAAAGTTTCAGTCCATCTATCAAATTTATCAGATAGTTCTAAATCCATTGGAAATTCATTTGGTTTTGTAGGATTTTCACAAAATTTAGATAAGAATTCAATAACCCTAATACGTCTCCAAGTACCACCATCATCACTTGGTACTTCAGGTAATTCATTGCAAGTTAAAATCATTTTAAATTGTGGTTTAAACTCAAATGGTTCTTTGTATAAACCTCTACATAAAATTCTATCATTACCTGATAATTCTTTCATAAAACCAATATTAATTTTATCTTGTTCACTTGGTTCTTGCATAACAGCAAATCGTCTACCTTTAGTTCTTTCTAATTCACCTTGAGCACTATTTGATGCTGCTCTTTTTTGAGTTAAAAGAGCTATTGGTAAAATACAGAAATAATCTCCAAGAGTTTTTTGAACAAGATCTAATAATCTACTTTTACCATTACTACCATTACCTGTAAATACATAAAATCTTTCTTGTGATATACTACCATCAATAATACAAGTAATAATATCTAAGACATAATTTCTAACAGCATCATTAATAAATATTTTTGAAAAGAAATCATTAATTTCTTTAACTTCTACAGAATCAGGATCATATGGTATATAATTATTTTTAGTTGAATGAGAAATATAATCATCAGCCATACCATCCCTAAATATATGCATCTTTAAGTCATAAACACCATTTGCAAATCCAATTAAATGTGTTCTGCTATCTAACAATTCTTCAAATTTTTCATCCATAAAAAGACTTTTACATTCTTTCATTACACTATCTTTAAAACCTGCATTTTTTAACTGTCCTGCAATCTTTAATGCCCTTTTCGCTTTTTCAGCATTTGCTGTTTTTTGATCATCGTCTTCAATATTTATTTGAAGACTATTCCAATATTGTGTTCTTTCTATAAACTTATTACATATATCTGTACTTAATGTAATTCTTAAAAGTAATCCTTCTGAAGTTGATCTCCATCTATGTCTATCTTTATCATAATAATACCAAGCAACTTTACTAATTGCTCTAATATCATCTTTTTTAAGTGTTTGAACAACTTTAGCAACATCAAAATGAGCACCATCACTTCTAATACATTTATCAATCCAAGGAAATAATGTACCATCTATAACTTCATTATATTTCAAATCATTATCTTGTTTAGCCCACCATCTTAGAGTACCAATTCCCATATGGTCTTTTCTCATTTTATTCCATAATTTTTGACATTCACCTTCAATATATGAAGTACCAATTTTAGAAAATTCAATCCAAGTATCAAGTAATCTGTAATCAATATTTCTTAAAACCCAACCAAGATTAATCCAATCTTCATAATTTTCAGCACGATTATAGGATAAACATTCTAAAACTAATTTTCTAGATAATATTAATTCATCATCAGATGTATAATTTTTATTAATATTCAAAGATTTTGCAAATATATTATTTTGTAATTTAGCTTTTTGTTTATTATCAATAGAAGGTAATACATGTTTAGTATATTCATCAATTTCTTTTAAAGCATCATCTTTAATCTTACAGATATCACTAGATATTTCTGAATTTCTCATTGAAAATAATTTAATATAATCAATATGATCTTGTGCGCATAACTTATCTGTATGAAACTTACCACATTTATATATTTTTGAAACAGAATAAACATCACAATCAGGTTTTCTACTACCATACATTTGCCAACAATTAACATCTATTATCGCTTTATCAATTACATCTTCATGTGTATTTGTTAGTGTTAAACCTTCAAACATTTTATCAGCAATATCAAGAACTTTTCTACGAATAAAATGTTGTTGATTAAAATTTAATATAATATTTGGATATACTATATGAATACCATCTTTTAATTTATTTCTACATACAGATGGTTTTGATTTTTCCATTACATAAGCAAGATTGTAATCGTCTTTAATATCAACATAATTAGTGATAATTTCATTATAATATTTTAATATTAAATTAATATTTTCATTTGTATATATTCTTTTATATACTGGGTTTTCGTTAACTTCAAAATCATATGATGATATTGGTAATGGAAATCGAAAGTCTAAATCAATTCTTAAAGGACTGGGATTTAAAGGTTTTTCTGTAAAATATAAGTGAATACCATTAGTTATTGCTAAACTATAAATTCTTATAAATTCTGAATATTTATCTTCAGGAATAAATAATGATTTTTTTGGATGACCAATACTAGTATTAGTATATGGTTTCCCTTTTTGAATACTAAATTTATTGATAAATTGATTTAATTCTTCATGTATACCCATAAATTGATTTATATTAACCTTAATATATATAATCAATTTTTATTTTATATATTTTCCTAATAATTGATATTATTTGAAGTATTTATTATGATTGTGGTATATAATTGTAAAATATATATTATATTTTGCTATTATAATATATAAATAAAAAAAAAAATTATCTTTCAATTAAAGAAGTAGAAAAAAATAAATTAAATGACTGATTTAAATTTAGCATACGGATATTTAGATGATACAGTTATAAATACTAATAATGAATATATGAATGATTTACAAATATCACAAATGAATAATACGGATAATTTGGAAGTTGAAAAAAATAATAATAATATAATAGTAGAGAAAAAACAAAAAAAACATAAAATGAATACAACAGACTATGACGAAAGACCTATTATACAAAGACAAAATGACAATTTAAACTTACCAACTACTTTACTATCTAATGATAATGTACCAGATTATCCAGTTGCAAAAAAATATAATAATAATCAACAACAACAACAACAACAAGTTGAAAATACATTTTGGAATAGATTAAGTTATAAAAGAAACGAAGTATTTAAACTTGTAATGTTTTCATTAGTTATATTACTTGCAATCTCCCTTGATAGAATGGCTACATTTTATTTATCTAAATATGTTAATGAAAATGTATTAACTGATAATCAAGAAATGATAATTAGATTTGCTTATCCAGTAATTATAATATTAATTTTATGGTTTTTAAAGGCAATATAAATTTTATATATTAACAGTAATTAATGAAGGTAGATAATTTATATTGTAGTCCTAGTGCAAAAGATAGAAATTCAACTTGTTTATCTAAAGAATCATTAAAAGAATTAATCGATTGTTATAATTTATCAAGAAAAACAAAAAAAGAATTAATTAAATATTATGATAATAATACTCAATTAGAATTATTTAAAAAGCTCGATAATAAAATGAAAAAATTTACAAAAGGTAGTGGTAAATATTGGTTTTGGCCAGATATTATTAAAAAACTAACTCCTAATAATACAAATATAACAAATATAATGCGTAAAATAGAAAAATTAGAACTAAAACCTGAAAAACCTAACCAATGGTTAAAAAATCCAAGAGAATGGTTATCTAATTATGATATTAATAATGTAATGAATCAATATAATTCTGATAAAATTCTAAATTATTGTTATATTGGTACATTTTCAATTGATTTTGCTATTAAAGATAAAAATGGCAATTGTTTACATAGTAATTTTTGTAATATAGATATAAAAAAAGATTATATAAATAAAAATTGTAAATATATTGGTTTTATTACAAATATGGACAAACATGATGAACCAGGATCACATTGGACATCTACTTTTATTATAATTGATCCTAAAAATATATCATATGGTGCATATTATTATGATAGCGTATCAAGAAAAACACCAAAATTAATAAATGATTTTTTGCTATTAATTAAAAGTCAATTAGATAAAATATATAGAAGTAAAACTTTTAATATTAAATATAATACAAAACAACATCAATTTCAAAATACAGAATGTGGTATGTTTTCAATAATATATCAAATTAGATGGTTATCTAAATTAATTAATAATAAAAATCCTACATTTAAAACAATTATTGAAGAAAAATTATTAACTGATAATGAAGCAAATAATGCTAGAAAATTTATATTTAGACCAAATATTAAAGAATTATAATAATAAATTTAATTTTTTAATTATATCCATTTTTGATATACTATATGCACCTAGAGTACTTTGTTTTTCTTTATTTAAATTTAATTTAAGTAATCTTGTATGTTTTTTCAATATTTTTACAAAATAGTGAGTGTTTATATTTCTATTTTCTATATTACTATAATATATATATCCCGCTTTTGAACCTACTCTTCTAATAGCAATAGTTGGATTATTGTCTTTTGAAACAAATTTATAATTTTTGTTTGTTTTAATTTTAATTATTTTAATTCTTTTTATTTTTTTTTTAACCCATATTTGAAATACACATTTTATCGGAAATGAATTATCTGGTAAATTATAACTTTTAACTAAATGAAAGTTCAATGGAATTGATTTTTGTAAAAAAAGTTTATTAAAACTACGAGGTAAAATAAAAGAAAATGAATTACAAAATTCACAACATTTATTTATAAATTTTATTGCAAGAGATGCTTTTTTACCAAAAGGTGGATTTCCTATTGCGTGTATTTTATCATATAGTTTTATAATATTATTATAATTATATTTTAAAAAATTTTTCTTTATAATTTTTTTATTTTCAGGTTTTATATCTAATAACAAATTATTATATGTATTAATACATTTAATAAATGCTCCATTTCCAGCACTTGGTTCAATTACTAAATCATTTTTATATATTTTAATATATTTTTTAAATAAATTACAACATTTTTTCATTACTTTTTTATTTGTATAATATTTATCATATTTTTTCATTATTATTACTTTATTACAATATTATTAGTTATTATATAATTCATTTTTATTTTTAACATAATAATCGTGAGTTGTTCTTGCTATCGCTGATTCTATACTGTCTGGTAATCTATAATATAACATATATATTGATAATAAAAGCGCAATTAAATTAATTGATATTAAATATATATTTGTTTTAAAATCAATTTTTTTTAAATAAACATATAATATATAATTTGATGTTAAAAGTACAATTGATGTTATAAAAATTCTAGGTCCACGTTTCAACCAATATTCTCTTACTTTAGAATGATCTAATCCTAAATCTTTTTTATTAATATTATTTAAATTAACAATATAATTACCAAAATCTAATATAAATTCATAATTATATATATCTAATATATTTGTATTATTAATTAAATAATTATTAATTTTTTTAAATATATTATCTAAATTATCATCATTTTCTAATTTAATTAATAAATCATTATGAGCTAGTTTATCAATTAATAATATTAAATTTTTATCGGATTTTAATTTTGCTATTTTTTTTCTTTTATTTAAATATTTAATTATGTATTTTTTATTATAAATTTGTATATAATAATATGTATATAATTTTGCCCTATTAAATGCCCATCTCTTAAATGGTTTAATAATACAACGAAATATCATTATTTGTTATTATATAACAATAACTCATTTTTTTATCTATCAAATAATGTTAATAGACATAACTTAGTATAAATAATTATAATTGTATATATAATCATATATAAAAATAAGAAAATATTTATAACTATTATGAATTTATTAGTAATAAATAAATTACATCATAAAAATTTAATAGCTTTAAAAAATTATAAAAATTTAAATATTAAATTTATTAATTATATTAGAGAAATTGATGATCAAGATTTAAATAAAATCGATTGTATTTATTCTCCATCAGAATATTTTGATTATAATAAATATAAAGATTATAAAATTAAATTCATATTTGGACCACATTTCTCAGTATTTCCAAATATTAATGTTATAAATAAATTAATTTCTGATAATACTGTTTATGTTCAACCAAGTGATTGGGTGTGTCATTTATGGAAATCTTTTAGTTTTTGTGATAAATTAAATATTAGAACATTGCCTTTTGGTGTAGATACTAATAAATTTATAAATGATAACAAAATTGAAAAAGACCATATTATTATTTATTATAAATCAAGACATCCCAATGAATTAAAACAAATCATAGATTTTATTAAAAATTATGAAAAAAATATTAAATTTTTTTCATATAATAATAAATATAAAGAGGAAGAATATTTAACATTTCTTAAAAAAGCTAAATATGGTATATGGCTGGGAAGACACGAAAGTCAAGGTTTTGCATTACAAGAAGCATTATCTTGTAATGTACCTTTACTAGTATGGGATGTCAAAACAATGAAACAAGAATATGGTTATTGTTATAATAATAATAATTATGCTACATCTATACCATATTGGGATAGTTATTGTGGTGAATTTTTCTATGATTTTAATCAATTAGAAAATACATATAATATATTTATAAGTAAAATAAATGATTATACACCACGTAAATATATTTTAGATAATTTAACATTTGAAAAATGTGAAGATAAATTATTAAACTTAATTAAAAATATATAAAAAGTATAGTGTTTAAAAAAATATATATTTATATGGTTAAAATAGCATTTCATGATAATTGTTTATGTGAAAGAGGAACAACAACTGCATTATATGATTATGCTTACTATAATAAACACTATTTAAATAATGAAAGCATTATAATTTATAATAGCACAAATGATAAAAATGTTTTGGAAGTTATAAAAAAATTTAATAAAGAATTTAAATTATATTCTTATGAAATTTGGGATAGTGTAGACTATATTTTGGAACTTGAAAAATGCGATATTTTATATATGATAAAAGCTGGTAATACTGATAATAAACAATCTAAATATTGTAAAAACATAATACATTGTGTATTTAATACTGATGAATTAGATAATACAGTTTATGGTAAGATATCTAATACTTTTGGATCAGAATGTACAGTTGTTCCACATATGATAAACCTTCCAAATATTGATACAAATTTAAGACATATATTAAATATACCTGAAAATGCTTTTGTATTTGGTAGATATGGTGGTTATGATCAATTTGATATAGAATATGTACATAGTGTAATAGATATAATATCAGATCAATATCCAGATATATATTTTCTATTTGCTAATACTCAGAAATTTTGTAAATTAAAAAATAATTTAATATTTTTAGAAGCTATAATAGATTTAGAAAAGAAAACAGAATTTATTAATACTTGTGATGTTATGATTCACGCAAGAAAAATGGGTGAAACTTTTGGATTAGCAGTTGGAGAATTTTCCACAAGAAATAAACCTATATTAACAAGTGATATGGGTGAGAAAAACCATTTATCAATATTAAAAGATAAATGTTTTATTTATCAAGATGCATCATCATTATATAAATTAATGATTTATTTATTTAATAATAAAGATGAATTAAAACAAAATAATTGGAATATGTACAATGATTATAGTCCTGGAAATATAATGAATTTATTTAATGAAAAATTTATTCTTTAATAAATTATTATATAAAAGATTTAATTATTTTTATATAAAATGAAAATATTTTTTAATGGTTTTTACTCTGGTTTTTTAGACAATAAAAATCCAGGAACAAATATAGATTTTTTTATTTATTTATTTAAAAAAATTTATAATATAGATAGTATTCAAATTGGTAATTTAAATGATTCTAATATTTTATGTGAATTTGATATGCTAATTAATACAAAAACTGCCATTGATGTAAAAAAATGGCAACATACTTATTTATTTAATGGAGAATCAAAATGTTTGTGTGATACTAATAAATATGATTGTGTATTATTTGGTGAAAGAAATAATAATAACATTATAAATTTACCATTATATATATCTTATTTATTTTCCAATAAAATAAATTTTGATAATATTAATAAAATAGATACAGTTCCTAAAAAAGATATTTGTGTTGTTATAAGTAATCCAAATGGTTGTAAAAGAAATTATATATTAAGTAAATTAGAAAAATATTTTGCAATAGATTATTTAGGAAGATATAAAAATAAGTCTAATTTTATTTTAAATGCACCATATAATAGTGATGAATTTAAACAAAAAATTAGTGAATATAAATTTATTATTTCAATGGAAAATAGTAGGGAAGATACATATATAACTGAAAAAATAATATTGGGTTTAAATGCGGGAATTATTCCTATCTATTGGGGTTCCAAAAATATTTATGATTATTTTAATAAAGAACGTATATTAGCATTATTAGAAAATGATAATATTGAATTAGATATTGAAATAAATAAATTAATTCAAAAAATTAATCAAATTAAAAATGATGATAAATTATGGTTAGATATTGTAAATAAATCTTGCTATCCATTAAATATTCTTGAAGAAAATGCTAATTTTAGAAAAATAGATGATGTTGTTTCAGATATAAAAAATTTATTAAAAATTGATAATAAAAATTATTACAATTCTATATCAAAAATTTATACAATTACAAATAAAGAATTTGAAAATGACAATTATAATTCTGTTAGTAAATTTTTACTAAAAGATCTAAATTTAAACGAGAATTTTGTAAAATTTATGTGTCCTACATATAAAAATTTAATAACAGATAAATTATTTAATAAATATTTTAAATCTATTAATTTAAGTCCTAAATTTTTAAATAGAAATATAAAGCGTTCTGAACTATCTTTAATATTAAATTACAAAACTATATTAGAAGATATTGTTAAAAATTATAAAAGTGGATTATTTATTATTTTTGAAAGTGATATTTTGCCTAATAAAGATATAAATAAATTAAATGACTTTATTAATTTTATAAAAGATAAAGAATGGGATTTTATTAATTTAGGTGAGCATCATAATAATATTTTTGGAAATGCATCAATAGAATTATTTGAAAAAATTGATAATAATAAATTAATAGAAGATATTACTAATAAAGATTCTAAATATCGTATAATAAGAAAAACACATACTAGATGTCTAGATTCCATAATTTGGAAATATGATGCAATTAAAAAATTTTTAGACTATATGAATGAAAATGATAATTATAATTTACCATTAGATTATTATATTATTAAATATCTTGAAAAAAATAAAGATATAAAACATTATTGGACAATTAACAATTTTTTTATTAATGGAAGCAATAATGGATTTTTAAAAACAAATATACAAACTGATATTAATTAGTATTTTTACATTTAGATAATAATTCAAAATATTCTTTACAGTATGAATAATTATCTAAATTATTTTTCATACAGTTATAGTAAGCTTCTAATTCATTATTACAATTTGTATTATTTTCGGCTTTTAATTCTATTTTTCTCGGACCCATAATTGAATCTAATGCTCTAGTAGCTAATTGTGACCCTAATCCTAATGTTATTCCTTGAAATACATTATTAATTGCTGATGATAAAAAACCTTCTTTATTTTGAGCATCGATTTTAACTGGTGGGGGTGGTACATTTTTGGTCTTTCTTGAAATTTTATTTCTTTCCATTATTAATATATAATAATACATTATTTTATATATTATTATATTTTATTATATTTATAGCAACAATAATCTCCGTGTTTATTTTTTCTTTTAAATAAACCATTCTGACATTTTCCATCTATTGGTCTTCTTTTAGTTGGACAAGTATTTTTTACTGTTATTTTTTGTTTTTTATAACAACACAATTCTCCATATTTATTTTTTCTTTTTACAGAAAAAATACTACTAGTACATTCTTCTGAATTTTTATCAGGTCTTCTAATTTTAGGATTACAAGTAAATTTAGGAGGATTTTTTACTGTTTTTCTTACTTTTAATTGTTTTTCATCTAATGATAAATTAGAATCATTGCTTTTTCTTGGACTTTTAGTATTTTTTTTATACATTTTTTTAAATAAATGATAGTCAATTGCTACTTTTTTTAAATTATTTTCTAATACTTCAACTTCCTCATATTTTTTTGGTAATATTTTATCATATAATTTATGATCAATTGTTTCGGAAATAGTAGCTTTTTTATTTAGTTTAAGTTTATAAATATGAATATTTATTTCTCTTTTTAAATTTTTATGAACTTTTTCATTAATATCATAATGTGAACAAAATCTAATTGCTCTTCCTTCAATTTGTTTCTTACCAGACATATTCCATACTGGATCTAATAAATGTATATGTTGTATATGTTTAAAACTAATACCTTCTTTAATACTTGGACTTCCTATTAAAACTTTTATTTTATTACCATAAATATTATCTTTACCATTTATAATTTGTTTTATTGTATTTTTTTTAATATCAGATTCTGAACCTGACCATATTGCATAAACTTTATTTTCATATTTTTCCCATTTTTCAGGATTATTATAAACTTCGAATATTGATTTCCATCCATTATTTATCAAAACTTTTTCAATAACATTTATACCAACATTTATAAATGATGTATAAATTACGTGTTTTCCATAAACTTTATCAGAGGTTATTATATTATAAAGTTTATCTATTTTTGGTGCATATTCTGGTAAATTTTCAAGTATTTTACTCATATTATATGTTTTATTTAAACAACTTACAGCAATTTGTCTTTGATATGATAAAAATGCTTCTTTTTCATTGTCATCTTTTTGATTTAATGTCATTGCATGAAGTGTTAATTTATCTTGTGTTTTAGACATTTCAATAGTATGTGTTATAATATTTGGTTTAGGATATGCTGTTTTTGATGCACCAGGAAAATAACTTATTTTACCTTTTAATTTTTCCAAATTATAATTTGTACTTGCATTTGTTAATGCTTCTTTGATATCAAGACCTTTTTCTGGATTTAATAAATAAACTAATTCTGGTAGTTCTTTTATAGAATCATAAATAGGTGTTGCTGTTAAATAAATTAGTTTACAAGAATCATTTGAATATTTTGCTAATAATTTTATTAATACAGAATTAATTGAAATAGTTTTTCTAACATGAGGCAATGGTAATTTACCAAGTGTTTCAATATTAATATATAAATTAATATTGTAAGTATCTGAAATTAAATTATGTACTTCATCAATAATTACCATTTTGTCTTTAGTAAAATTATTAATATATCCAATTATATTTTTAGAATGTTTTATACAATTTAATCTAAATCTTTCATATGATATTATTTCATACTTTTTATCAATTTCTTTAATAAATTTATTTCTTAATTTATCATTTTTAGTAAGTTGAAATTCATTATATTCTTGTTTTGTGAAATATTTAAAATTTGTACAAGATGATATTAATTCATCATAAAAATTATTTTTAAGTCTTGCCGGTAATATAACTAAAATTCTATTATTATTATTTATTTTTAAAAAATCTTCTGCTAATATTATAGAAGTACAAGTTTTTCCCGAACCAATTTCGTGATAAAGTAGAAATTGTTTAATACTATTTAAATTATTTTTAAAATATTCCTTTAAAAATAATTGCTGCGGTTGTAATATAAATTCTTCTTTTTTAATATTACACAATTCATCTATATTTTTTTCATCAAATTTTTGCTTATATTTTTCATATTCTTTAAATATTTTATATCTACTTTTCATATATGTTATTAATTAAATAAAATATATTTTTTAATTAAGATGAATATAAACAATATTATAAATGTTGTATCTGTATTTCTACTATTTATTATTTCGTTTTTAGTAATTAATAGTTCAATTTATAATAAAGAAAAAAAAATAGAACTTTTTCATAATGAAAATAAAGTAGAATTTCATAATGAAGATATTCTTAAAAAATGTCCTAGAGGATGTGGATTTCACGATACTTATGTTCCTAATTGTGATTTATGTACGGAAGATAAGACTGATTATGATAAAGCTACTTTAGAAGAAAAAGCAGATATTGATAAATATCACATAGAAGGTGATAAACAAGAAGAATATACATTAAAATTAATAAATGAATGGAGAAAAATTAATCCATTATGTAGGTTTGTTTTTACAATTCCAATTTATGATAGAGCCAATAATAATGTTCTTGATTTTAAAACTATAAATATCCATCCTTATTATCAAAAAATACTTTATTCTAAATTTAATGAGACAGAAGATGCTGAAAATATATCAAAAATAACTGAATGGATTAATAATACTTTTAATAAAGAAATTATGGAAAATCCAAAAAATATTTATCCATTTCCTGAATTATTATCAAATTGGAAATATATTAGTAATGAACCATCTGAATATATTAAAAATGAATTAGATTATATTATCAGATTGAAATACAATTTATTTAATAATGATATAACAGAACAACCAGAACAAGTTAATAGTGATGTTACAAGTTATCCAGATTATAATACTAATAAAATAGATATATTTGATATTGATGATAATTATAATATAGTAAGTAGTACAAATAGATTAAATACAAAAGATGAATTAATTAAAAATATAAATAAACCACTTATTAATTCATATAAATATGCAAATAAAAGATGGAAATTATTTAATTTAAATACAGATCAGGATGAATTGCCATCTGTTGATAATTATATTATAAAAATACTAGAAAATATTAAAAATGGCAAAGGTTTACACATTAATGATATAATATGTTTAACTAAATTAGATAGAGAAAATGGATTAAAATATTTAAATAAACTAAAAGACATATTAATATTACAAGAAATAGAAAGAAAAAAGAAAATTTTAGAATATTTAACTTATCATAAATTAAGCACAAATGGTTATTTTCAATATACACTTAAAACAAGTTGTAAAAATAATGACAATGATAATATTTATACTGAAATTAAATTAAATGATAAAATTGATAATTCTGAAAATTTAGAAATAGTTCATTATAATAAGTATTGGCCTATATTTAATAGATCTGCTGATTTTGTCGATATTAATCAAAATATTTTAAATAAAGAAGTTCAAAATACTGAAAATACTGAAGATGATGAAAATTATAATGAAAATACACAAGTTTGTTATGATAATTTATGCAGTAGAGATATAACAAATGGAATTGAATGTCTATTTTTAAGTAAATTATCTAAAATCGATTAGTCGTATATTTTCTTAACCGCTAAATAGTTATTATATTCTTCAATTCTATTTTTTAATTCTAATTGTCGTTTTTCTTCTTTTTCTTTATCAGTTTCTTCTTCACTTTGTTCACTTTGTTCACTTTCCTCTTCTTCACTTTCATCTTCTTCACTTTCTTTTTTATTATTATTTAATTCATAACCATTATTAAATAATTGACTACTAAAATATTGTTCTTTCTTTTTATAATTATTTATCAAATTACTTTCATCATCATCGTCTTCACTATAACTATCATCTTTATCTCCATATTTATAACTAATAAAATCTAATTTATATTCTGGATTATTAATAGATTTTTCAAATATTTTTGTTTGTTTTGGAGAGTAATAATAAATTGCAAAAACAATATCATGATCAATACCTCTGAAATTATATAATGAACCATCTGGATTTTCAAAACGTAATGTTAATTTATCTAATTTACCAATTGGGTGAAATTCTCTCAATGGCAATTTAAATATACTATAATCTTCATTTAAACCCCAAAAACTTGTTCTTAATTTTGCTAATCCCATACTATTTTTTGTATATGAAAATGATCCATATAAATGTTGTTCTATTTCTGGACACTTTAATAAAATATATCTTGTACCTATTAAATATACCATACCAGGTGCAATTATAGTTTCTTTACCATTTATATTTATTGAATGATAAAAATTTTCATATTCAATTAGACTATTTATTTGATAATAACTAAATTGATCAAATATTTCATTTTTATATGTATTTACATTATTTGAAAATCCTAATATTTGAAAACTTGTTGATAAATTCATATCTAATATAAATTTTCTTTTAGATTCAAATTTAATAATATTTGTTAATTCAGGTGGATTGCTATTTCCTAAACATTGTAATGATATATCTATATTATCATCTTTATTTAAATAAAATTTATTATAGTCTTTTTTTTCTCTTGTTTTGATTTTTATATTATTTGCATATAATAAAGTATTTAGAGTGTAAATCAGTTTATTGATAGTATAGTTTCCTATCGGTATTGTAAAACTAAATTCTTCAAAATAATTGTCAAGAATTTCTTTATAATCAATATCATTATTTAGGTTAAATTTTTTTACTGGTGTATAAAAATTAACTAAAGAAACATATAAATTTGAAAAACGTATTTTAAAATAATTATTACTTATTTTTACAAAATTTTCCATTTCCAACATTGTAGGTTCTATATTTAATTTACTAAATTTATCTTCACTTATTTCAAACAACTTAGGACTATAATAATTATTATCAGATAATATAACTGTATTATTATCAATTAAATCTAAATCTAAATTAAATTCATTTAATTCATCTGTTGTAAAGTTTGTTTTTAGTTTTAATTGATTTGATAATAATTCATTATGGATTTCTCTTGAATTAAATGGTTTAATTGTACCTATATTAATCCAGTTTAAACAAAAATTTTCATATTCTTCAAATAATAATACAAATAAATCTATATTATTAATCCATTTTCCATAAGGTCTAATATAATTAACTTGTGGAATCCAAGTAGAATTATCAACTAATATATATTTATTTTTCAAATTATTATATTTAATTTTGTAATAATGTGTATCTGATATTTCAATATATGAATTATAATTTAGTTTAATATCTTGAGATGTATTTATTAAATTAAAATTAACTAATTGTGCATAATTTAAACTAATTTCACTGGTATTTATATTATTTAAATAATTACGTAATTCAGTATTACTAATCTTAATATCATCATCTTTTATATTTGTTGTTTTATACCATAAATAACCAGGTTGATTAATTATCATTTTCCATTCATAATAATCAAAATTATATTCAGTAGACATATTATTAAGTTTTAATATATTATTAATTACTTGATTGTCATCATATTTTATGTTATCATTTGTTATACTTGAACTTGGAATTTTTAGCCATTTTAAATTAATTGAAATTGATATATAATTATTAATGTCAAAATTTGAAAAATCATAAGCACTATTACTATTTGATATTATATTAATATCTACTGGTTTATAATATTTACTATCAATTTTAACATAATTATTAATTGTAATTCCTGATAAATCTATATTACCTAAATCATTTCTATCTAATTCAATAAATTTTTGTTCATTATCTAATAATTTTTGATTTAATTTTTCTATTAAATTATTATAATTATCAGTTGATAGTTCTGCAAGATATTTAGGTTTATAATTAGAAAAATATTCCCATTTTATACCCAATCTTTCATTTTCAGTATAATATTTATTTAAAATTTCATCAGAAAAAGCTTCATTTATTATTTTATTACCTAAATTTAATTCACTTTCATTATATAATCTCCATTTATTTCCTACAATTAAATTATCTATTTCACTTTGTTCAATATTATATTTTTCCCAGTTTAAATAAAAATTTGTATTATAATCTAATGTTTCTATATAATAATTAATATCAATATTATTATATAAATCTTCATTATCTGAAAAAAAACTATCTTCAAAATCATATACATTATTACTTATTGCCTTTGATAACTTTTCATATTTTACTAAAAAACTATTTTCTGAATTTGTATCTCTTATATTATTTTGGTTATTTATATTTGTCCATTTATTAATGTTAACAACATTTATATAATTATTTTTTTTCAAATTTGTAATATTATATTCAAGTAATTCATCTTTTGTAAAATTATTAACAAATCTTAATCTATTTGATAAAGTACTATTAGTTATTTTTAAATAACTATCTAAATTATCCAGTCTTAAACTATTTTGATTTGTCCATTCTAATGGACTAGCAATATCATTTAAATCATCAATAGGATTTTTTGTTGTATTTATATAAATTTTTAATATATTTGTATTAATATCTATATTATACATTGTTTTTGGTATAGATACATCTAAAACTTCTATGCCAAAAACATTTTTAAAAGGCATATCAAATGTAATTGAATAATTATTAGGATTTGGATATTCAGTTTTATTTCTTTTACTACTATCTATTATAAATGTAAAGTTTTCTTTGATACTATGTTGTTTCATAAAATCTACATCTTCAATAGACATTTTATATAAATATTATTATATAATATAAATATAAATAAATATTTTTTTTTAAATATGTTTGAACTATCTAATAATTTAAAAATCAATTATAATAAGTTAATAATAATTGGAGATATACATGGTGATTTAAAAAGATTAAAAGATATTCTTATAAATGAAAATATTCTTAATAATAATTTACAATGGATTGCTGACAATGTTATTGTTGTACAATTAGGAGATCAAATTGATAGTGTAAATAGAAGAAACGATATAGAAAATTGGGAACTTTTAAAAGATACTGAAGTATTAAAATTTACAAATATACTAAGTAATATTTCAAAATCAAAAAAAAGTTTATTTATTTCAATTAATGGTAATCACGAATTAATGAATGTTTTAGGTAATTTTAGTTATGTATCAACAAATAGTTTATATAGTGATCGACACGATAATTTCAAAAAAAATGGAATATATAGTAATATATTAGCAAATAGACCTTTAGTTTTAAAAATAAATGATTTGCTATTTTGTCATGCATTAATAAAAAAAAACCATATTGATTTATTGGAAAAATATAACAAAGATATATTTTATATTAATAAATTATGGACAAACTATATATTATTAAATAAAGTTAATCCAGAAGATAAAGAACTATTTGATAAATTAATTTTAGATAATGATGGGATTGTATGGACAAGAAATTTTGATTCAAAAGAAGATACTGAATATGTGCTTAAAAAGTTAAATTGTACATATATGTTTGTTGGACATAATACAGTAGAAAATATTAATTTATATAATAATATTTGGTTATCAGATAATGGAATATCAAGAGCTTATGGTAAAAATAGTTTTCAATATATTAAAATAGAAAATAATACGATTAGTATTATAACTATATAAATAAAAAATGATTTTTACAATTATATTTTAATTATTAATTATGTTTGAATTTTTTGATAATTTAATTGAGAAAAAAGACAGTGAAATAAATGATATTTTAGAAAAAAAAACTGTTAAAAAAAAAGATGCTAATGATAATAAAGATGAATTATCTTATGATGTAAAAAAAATATTAGGTAAACAAAAAAGTCATGAAACAAAAAGAAATTTAAAATCGAAGGCTTATCAAAATAAAGAAATAGAAAAAATGAATGATCTGATGGCAAATTGTTAATTATATATATATAAAAGTATGCGCATATTTATTAATAATGTCTTTAAAATGAAAAAATATGTTAATATTATTAATAATATGAAATTTTTAAACTTATTAAATAATGATGATATTGATAATATAAATAGAAATTTAGATAATTTACTTTTAAAATATATCAAAAATGATATAAAATTAGATTTACAAGATTACAGTTTTTTATCAAATAATCATATTGATACTGAATTTATTGACAAACGTATTAAAAATCTAAAAATATATATTAAAACACTTGATAGACTAAAGAAATTACCTTATATTGCTCAACGTACAAAAGAATGGTATGAATTGCGTAAGAATTGTTTAACAGCTAGTGATCTATATGAAGGTACGTGTAAAAATAATTTACTACTTGCAAAAAAAAAAGCAGGTGTTTATATTAATGAAACTGATTTTACATCTATTCCACCTTTAAAATGGGGCAATATGTTTGAAGATATGGCTATTAGATGTTATAAAAATGATAATAGAAATATAAAAGTAACAGAATTTGGTTTAATTCAAAATAAAGATATTAAAAACTTTGGTGCATCACCAGATGGTATATCTGATTTAGGTATTATGTTAGAAATTAAATGTCCTTATTCTAGGAAAATTCAAAAAAATAATATTCCAGAAAAATATTATTATCAGATTCAAGGACAATTAGCAGTTTGTTGTCTTAATGAATGTGATTATATTGAATGTGAGTTTAAAACATTAGAAAGCGATAGTGACTATATAGAAAATGATTCAAAATATTTTGGCATTATCGCTGAATATTATAATGAAGTAGATAATATTTATAAATATTTATATTCTGATAATAATTTAAGTAAAATGGAAACTTTTACTGATATTGATAATAAAATTAAAGATTTCAATGAAGAAAATTTTATTTTCAAGAAAAAAACTAAATGGTATTTAAATGATATTTATGTACAAAGAATACATTTTAATGAAGAACTTTGGAAAGATATTCTTCCAAAAATTGCAGAATTTTGGTCAAAAGTAAATGATTGTAAATCATTGCCTATTGAATATAAAAAAAAACAAGAACCTGTTAAATATAAATTTATTGATGACAAAGATACTTAAATACTATTAAGTTTGTGGTATACGAGCTAATATACTATCGATAGTATCAATACTATTTCTATTATCTTCAATATTTTTTCTATTTTCTTCAATATTTTCAGAATGCGATGGTATATCCGTTATATCTTCATAAATATCTGAATATCTTCTAAAATATCTGTCATTTTCTATCATTTCATTTTGTATAGTTTGTATATTTTGTATATCATCTATATTTTTTTCACTTTTATTATTAATATTACTAATATTTGTTTCGATTGAACTAAATTTAGGGGTAATATTTTTTATATCTTTTTCAATAGTATTTATTTTACTACCTAGACCAGTTATGTCAATTATTCTTGCAGCATTTTGATCGTTATATTCCTTTTGTATATCTTCAATATATTCATTATTAGATTCAATATAACTATTTATATCAATCATATTATCATTATCTGCATTATTAATTAATAAATTACCTATTTTCATTATTTTTGCATTAACTACATTATCGTTAATATATAATGGTGAATTGTCTTTGTTATCTCCTCCAAAATAAATACCATCATTTGATAATTTACCAATTATTCTATTATCACTATTTAATAATTTAATATTTCTTAAATTTTCTGATTTAATATTATAATCGCCATTTTGATCAATACTCATTAGTAAACAATCTTCATTATTATTACATAATCTAATGTTATTATAAACTTTAGCATTTTTATTTATCATAAAATTATTATTGATATGTTGTTGTGTAGTTTCTACATTATTATTTAATTCATCAATTTTTGTATTAATAGTTTCAATATCTCTATAATAAGGTCTTTCTGTTATATCACTATTCGTATCTGTTATATACAAATTATATGTATTTGTTGTTTCTTGATCTTCGTGATCTTCTTGATCTTCTTGATCTTCTTGATATTCTTTATTGTGATTATCTTCATCAATGTGTTGTGTTTCATCCTTATTTTGAATATCTTCTATTTCAGAAGTTAATGTTTTTATATTTTTATTTTTATCTTTAATTTCTTTTTCTTGCTTTTTTAACTTATTTTTTAATTGAATATGTTTTTTATTTAAATTATTGATTTCATTTTCTATTATTTTTATATTATCTTTATGCTTATTTTGATTTATATAAAATAAACCAAATATAACTAGTAAAATAGTAAATAGTAATGTTATTATTGTTATCAGTAATATTTCCATTTGCTATTTATTTTTTAGAAATATTTTAATTATTTATTTTTACTATTTTTATTTCTGGATCAGTTTCTTTTTTAGATAATGGACCAGTTCCTTGATCAGTTTCTTGTTTAGATACAGGATCATCTTCAAGTTTGGAATCAGTTATATTTGCTCCAGATCCTGATCCTGCTTCAAATCCTGATCCAGATCCTGCTTCAGATCCTGATCCAGATCCAGGTTCAGATTCTGCCACAGATTCTGCCACAGATCCTGCTTCAGATCCTGCTTCAGATCCAGGTTCAGATTCTGTTTCAGATTCTGTTTCAGATTCTGTTTCAGATTCTGTTTCAGATTCAGGTTTAGATTCTGCTTCAGGTCCAGGTTCAGATTCTTCTTCAGATTCTTCTTCAGATTCTTCTTCAGATTCTGCTTCAGATTCTGCTTCAGATTCTTTTTCAGATCCAGGTTCAGATTCTTCTAAATTAGAAATTTTATCTTCCTTTTCTTCTTCGGGATTTTTATCCTTTTTAAATATATCAAAAAAATCAAATATAGTATCGAAAAATCCTCCACCTTTCTGCTGAGTATCTTCGTCACTATCGCTATTATATTCATTTTGTAAATCTTCAATATCATAAACAGGAAAATTAACTTTTTCTGTATTTAATCTTAATTGTAAACCCATTGTTTCTAATTCTTGAACTAGTAATTTAAAGCAATAAGGTGTTCTTATTGTTGATAAATCGTTATTATCACATAAATTACAATATAATATTCTTTTGTCTCTAGAAGTATTATAAGTTGCTAATACACCACATCTATTACATATTATCCACTCATATTTATCTGATCTTTCTGTCATACTTTCCTGCATAAAAGATGACAATCCATGACTTAGTAAACTATCTCTTTCCATCTCACCAATTCTTAGACCACCATTTTTCCTACGTCCAGCTGTTGGTTGTCTTGTTAAAGAAACTTTTGGACCAATTCCTCTTGAATGCATTTTTTCAGCAACCATATGTTTTAACCTAAAATAAAAAGTAGGACCAATAAATATCTCACAACTTAATTGTTCTCCAGTAAAACCATTATATAGTATTTCATTACCGTGCGAATCAAAATTATGTTCAAATAATTTTTTATAAATAACATTTTCATCAAATGGTAAAAATACAGTACCATCACCAAAATGCCCTTCTAAACAACATAATTTTGCAAATACACATTCAACTAAATGACCTATTGTCATTCTTGATGGAATAGCGTGAGGATTAATTATAATATCTGGTTTAATACCATCTTTTGTAAAAGGCATTCCTTCTTCTGGTATAATCATACCTATAACACCTTTTTGACCATGTCTACTAGCATGTTTATCTCCAAATTCAGGTTTTTTAATTTTAAGAAATCTAACTTTACATACAACAGAATTGTCATCTGCTAATTTATTTCCTATAAATATTTTGTCTACTTTACCAAAAAGAGAATTATCAGTTGTTATAGAACAATCTGTATATATAATTTCCTTAACAAATTCTGTAAACACACCTTTTTTAACTTGTTTGTAAACATATTTTTCACTTAACATACCAATTACTACAACTTTTGCACCTTTTGGTATATAAGTTCCTTCTTTTATAAATCCTTCATCATTAATATAATCATAATTTGCATTTTTTAGATTATTTATTTTATATCCTTGATTTTTTAATTTTAATGGATTTGCAAATATTGTTTTCTCATATTGTGATTCAATTCGAGATGTTGCTGTCACTGATTTATAATAAGATAACTGAAATAATCCTCTATCTAAACTATTTTTATTTATCATTATACTATCTTCTTGATTAAATCCAGAATAAGACATAATTGCAACAATTACATTAAAACCATTTGGCATATCATTGCTTGATGTATAATGTGATATTCTTGTTGTAACTAATGGTTTTTGTGGATAATGTAATACATATGACATAGTATCAAATCTTTTGTCAAAATTTGTTGCATATATACCAATTGCTTGTTTACTTTGAGCAGCATGGAAAACATTTCTTGCAGATTGATTATGATTTGATAAAGGTATATTGGCACTTATAGCACTTAACATTGTTGAAGAATGTATCTCAACATGAGTATGAAAATCTGTTAAACTATCTCTATCCATTGCAATATATAATGTATCTTGCTCATCAATATCAACATATTCAATTAAAGCACCATTATTTTCCAAATCTACTAATATTTCTTCATCTGTTTTATTTGAAAATGTATTTAATGATTTAGGATTAATATAATGACTTTTATAATAAAATGAATCGTTTTTATTTGCATCTTCTAAATTATTTATTGTTCCTGTTAACATATCAAACCAATTTGTATAATTTTTTTCTTTTTTAAGTTTTGAACTTATTATTAAAGGTCTGCAAGATCTTCCCGAATCTGTTAGTATTCTAATATCATTATTTTTGATATCCCAAGATATAGATACTAATATATTAATTAAATTATTTCTTCTGTATGCTCTTAATGTTCTAACTAATCTATTAGGATCTTTTGTTAAACCATAATAAGAACCATTTAAAAATATTTTACTTATATTTCTATCTAAAACATCATTGAAATTTTCTAATAATATTATGTTTAAATCATCCAAGCACTCCTTAATAAAATCTACATTTGATGACGATGTAATTTTTGTTAATAATGCCATATTTTTTAAATATCCTACAGAACCACCATCTGGTGTTGCAAATGGACACATTATACCATATTGCTGCGAATGTAATCTATGAGGACTTGTTAATTTTAAACTTCTATCTAATGGCATATTAACAGCGCGTAAATGTGTTAAAAAACCAATATAACTAATTCTTGATAAATCCTGAACCATACCTAATTCAGGATCATCTTCATCATCAAGACCCCACATACCTTTAAGTGATCTCAAAAAACTTTTAGTTATTATCAAAGATTGAACTATTTTATAGATATTATTATCATTTATAAATGCACGATAATTATTTGTTGTTTTCCAAGAACCATAGTTATATGTTCTATCTAAACTATCTCTTATAAATTTTCTTAATTTAACATACGATTCATAAAATAATTGTGATAATAAATATCCACTTATATCTACTCTTTTATAAATATAACTATCTCTATCACTTTCTGGTGAAATATTTAAACAAGTATTTATAAATTGTTTTGTTAAATAACCTAAATATTTAGTTTTATTTTCAAATATAGGTATATTTGGGAATATCTCTGTTAATAATATGCTTTTAATGTGATCAACTGTTTTATATGTGCTTAGTGGTTTCAAATAATTAAATGCGTCTTCTTGTTTATAAATTTCACTTCCACATTCTATTGTTGGTCTTATAAAATTATTAAAAAAACTTTTTTCTACTTCATTTAAATCATTACCAAATATTAAATTATATATATCTTTATCACTTTCAACACCTAACGCTCTAAATAATACAAATAATGGTATTTTATTATTATTTATTCCTTTAAATGTGCATAAAATTGAACCTCTTTTTGTTAAAAAGTTTTCACTTTGTGCATCTTTTTTAACTAAATAAAACTCAACACTTTTTGGTGCTAAAACTGTTTCTCCTTTATCTGCTGTACATTTTATTAAACCCTTATAAGATAAATTATCATCTTCTATTTTCGATACAAATAATCTATTTGTTGTTATTCTTTCTTGTGCAACTATGACTTTTTCTTTACCATCTATTATAAAATATCCACCCGTATCATATATACATTCTCCTAAATTTTTTAATACTTCTGAACCTTGGGAATTTAAAATACAAACATCACTATGCAACATAATTGGTATTGATCCCAATGCTACATTTTTAAATATATTTTCATATATATTTTCATTTTCATCTTTAATTTTTACTAGAACTGTTCCGTATAAATGTGTTTCATAAGTTAAGTTTTTTAATCTAGCTTCATTTGGTGTTATTATTTTTGGAGATCTATCCTCATAAGTTATTGGTCTATCTATATATATATCATCCCCATTAATTCCTCCAACATATACATCAACTGTAAATATAGTTTCTCCTAAATCATTATATTTTATCATTGTTATTGGATTAAATGATTTTATAGTATTTGGTATATTATTTTTAATAAAATCTCTAAAACTATCTTGGTGATGTCCAGTAAATGGGTATTTATGATTTTTAAAGTATAAGTCTAGTATATCCCACTCATTCATAATCCTTCTATTATTTAATTAATCTATATTTATTTTATATTTTTATATAAATACTATAGTTTAATTATAATTAATGGATGTCAATAAATTAATAGATTCTTGTATTGATAAAACTTCTGACTATAACATAGCGGTTCTTATTTTTTATTTACTAAAAAATAAATACAGATATAATGGTTCTTTTAAAAAATGGCAATATTTTGATAGTAAGTCTAAATTATGGTTAGATGATAAAAAAAATGCTAACATTACTAACGATATTCAACACTATATATCTAATTATTTTGTTCAAAGAATAGCAAGTTTAAATACCAATATTAACAATATTGACAATGAATTAAAAGCTTCTAAATTAATTATTTGTGCTAATCAACTAAAAAATAAAAAATATATACTTACTATTATTAAAGAAGCTAGATCTTTATTTGAATATAATGAGTAAATATTATATTAAAAATATAAAAAAAAACTACGTTTATTATGATAACTATATTACTAATAATATTATTATTGAAAATGCTGATAATAAATATAATCTAATTCAAAATTTTACTTACGAACTTCAAAATTCTAAATTTTCTAATAACAGTGTTTATACTGATTATATTGAAAAATGTTCTAATTATGTTATTGCTATTTATATTAAGGATATTCCTATAAAATTTTTTATTTATAGTAAAAAATTACCTTTTAATGAATTAATAAAATTAACCAAATTATATAAAAGAATTTTTATTCTTTATAAATTATATAATTTAAATAAGGTTTTGAATTTTCATTTGCTTTTATGTCCCTTTAAAAGATTTATGCCGAATAGTAATAATCATTTTGATTCTATTAATATTAATGGAGGATTCACATATCCTAATGGTAACAATATTTATATTTATAGATACGATGAATATTCAAAAGTTGTTTTACACGAATTCATACATCATATCAGTATTATAAATGATAGTATATTTATGTTAAACAATTATAATATTAATAAATTGAAAACTTTTTTCAATATTTCTAATACAACTAATTTATTACCTGGCGAGGGTGTTGTAGAATTTTGGGCTTGTTTTTATAATTTATTATTTTTATCTGTAGAATATTGCTTACCATTTAAAACATTGATTAAAAAAGAAACTTTATTTGCTATTAATCAATATAACAAACTTAGAAAATTTAATAAATATAAATTATGGAATGAAAAAACTAATGTTTTTTCTTATTTTATAATTAAATTAATTTTATTATATAATTATGAAAAATTTTTAAAATTAGAATTACCATATAATCACGATACATTTATTAATTTTATTATGAATAATTACAAAAAGAATTTTTTTATAAATTTATATAATAGAAATCCTGACAAATTTACTTATAAAAGTAAAAAATCAATAGATTTTATGCTTTTTAGTTCTTTTTAGGTTTTTTTAGGAGTTTTTACCTTTTTGGCTTTTTTTATAATCAGATACAGCTACCATTCTGTCTTTTTTTTTTAAATATTCCTTATTGGATCCTTTTTTTTTATAAACACGTCGATCTTTTCCTAGAATTTTTTTCGTTTTTATATACTTATATTCAACCATTTTCTAATTATTATAGATATAAAAAAATAATTAGTTGTAATTATATGTTAAAACTTATTATTGATTCAAGAGAAAAACAACTATTTAATTCAATTAAAGAAAGAGATTTAGATAATTACAATGATTTTATTGAAATTGAATCTACTAATTTAGAACTAGGTGATATTAAAATTATCTTGTCTGATGATTTTGAATTGATATTTGAAAGAAAAACTTTAACTGATTTAAATCAATCTATTAATGATGGTAGATATAAGGAACAAAAAAATAGATTATTATCTAATTATAATAGTAATTTAATAACATATATTATAGAAGGTGATGATATATTAAAAAGTATAAACAGAAATGATAAACGAATATCAAGTGTATATTTACATTCATTATATAGAGATAATATAAAAATATTATTTACTAAAAATATTTTTGAAACAACTAATTTAATCTTAACTTTATGTACAAAAATCATAGATAAACCAAATGATTTTACAAATACTAAAAAAGAAACAGATTATACAGATATTGTTAAAATAAAATCAAAAAAAATAAGTAATATTACACCAGATAATTGTTTTATTTTACAATTATGTCAAATTCCAAATATTTCAAGTACAATAGCAAAAAATATTGTTAGTAAATATTCTAATATAAAAGAATTATTAACATCATTAGATAATTGCGATTGTTATGAAAATAAAATAAAATTGCTACAAGAAATCGATAAAGTAGGTAAAGATAAAGCAAAGAAAATTATTGATTATATGAAATTATAAAACAGTTAGTGTTAAAACACCTAAAGTTATTAATAAAAATCCAACAATCATTTTATAAGTTAATTTTTCATTAAAATAATAAACACTTATCAATAAAACAATAACCATATCAATCGCACTAAAAATTCTTAAATAAGCAGGATTTGGAGCTTTTTTAATAATATCATATGATATTATAACAACTATAGAAATAATAAAACCACATAATAATACTAAAGGATAATTAATATTTTTAAAATTATTTATATTATCTGAATTAAATGCATAAAATAATAAAAATATAGTTGATATACAATGAGTTAATATTGGCCACATATGACCTTTACAACTTTTTTCATATTTTTGAACTAAAATTAAAAATATAACTAAAACAGTTTTAATTATACCAAATAATAACCACTGTTCCATTAATTAAAGCAAATATAAAAATTGTATCTATGTTTATAGTGTAATAAAAAAAATTGATAAAATGTATCCTTGATAATATTTACATAAAAAATGGTTTCATTTAAGTGCTTTATTGTGCTACTTGTTGTTCAGTTTGTTGATGCGAAAGTTAGAGTCAGAATGAGCAGTGGTTCTAGTTGTAGTTGTCGCCATAGCATTCAAAAAGAAAAGGATAATGCAGTTAAGAATTATAACAAGATATTCGATGATATGAACAAACTAAATGAAATTATTACAACAAATAATTGCAAACTCGGAGAAGAATTTGATAATATTCAGTCAATTAATTACAATAATATTACTTGTATTAAGTGTTCTGAAAATTATTATCGCAATAAGAATGATGGTAGTTGCAAGAAATGTCCTCCTGGATTTTCTTCAGAAAATGGATCAAAGCAGTGTACTAAATGTCGCAATGGTTTCAATGATAAATGCAAAAATCTAAAAAAATCAGAAGAATATTGCGATATTGGTAGTATTATCAGTGAGAACGGTTGCATCAAATGCGATAATACCAAAAAATACTATATGCCAAAAAAAAATCAAGAAGATAAGTGTCTAGTGTGCAATGACGGACATATCGTTAAAAATAACAAATGTATTGCTTGTCCAGAAGGGACTTATGAAAAAAATAATAAGTGTATCTTGTGCGAAGAACAATCATACAATGATCTTAAAGGACAAAATAAATGTAAAAAATGCAATAATCAAAAATCACTAACATTTAGTACAAAAGGTGGTACACACTGTGAAAATAGTATTTATTATAATTTGCTTGATGAATTCAATAGTATAGTTGAATCGAATACAAATATTATTGATATCAATAAGATACTAAATCCGATGATAAATGTGTTGCAGGTTTCATCAATATTTTATCTAAATAATAAAGATATTATTACTGAGTTTAGTGCTATTTCTGTTTCTTTGATGGCTTGTTTCTATATGTTTTCATAAACTATTTAAGTATTCAAAAAGTGTAAAAAATATAGCATTTGATAAGGAATTATATAAAAGGGATTGTCTAAGTCCTGAAAAAAAATTTATATTTTTTATATTGTATTTTTTTTCAGTTAATCTTTGTGTACATATAACATCTAAAGGATTTGTTAAAAATGTTGCAGTTAAAGCTGATATAACACTAATTGAAATTATATTATAATTATTTAAACTATAATTATTTTTAACTAAATATTCTTTTAATAATTCATAAGTTGGTAATTTAATTGCTCTATATGGCAAATCTCTTAAAATAATAGAATAATAACCTTTATAGAAACCAATAAATCCATTTTTATTATAAATATTATTTATAATAAAAGTAGTATTTTTAATATTTTTGACTTGAATAAATTGCTTAATTTTTTCAACAGGAGTTATCCATAAAGATCCTAATAAATCACTTATAGATGCAATAATAACAAGAGATGATATTTTATAATTATTATAAAATTGTGGATAATTTAATTGCATTTTATTTTTACAATAGGTATAATTTGTAAACACAATAATACTATATGGTACTTGTGTTAATAAAGTAATATTAATTCCTTTATAAAATTTAAAATAATTGGAATAATTTATTTTATTACCATATTGAATATTAGTTTTGATATAATCAATTGGATATAATGTAAAAATAGTAAAACCTTTTGATATAGCAGTATTTAATATTATATCATTAATATTAATAGACATTAATTAAATTTTAACAAAATAATTTTAAATAAAAACTAAAAAGAGCAAAAAAATGTACTATTTTTGCTATTTTTAAACCAAATTTTTTATTATTTTTATAATTAAATTTAAAAATAGTACATTTCTTTATTTTTTTAAAATTTTCTGAAAGGTTTTGAAAATTTTTTAATTTTTAGAGAAATGTACTATTTTTATTAAAACCAAATTTTAATTATTTATATCAATTGTTAATCCATTAATAAATCTCCCACTTTCAGAACATAAAAAATCAATTATACTTAATAAATCATTATAAGTAAATATATTATATTTATTATCATTATATGATCCTGTAAATTCATTAAATCTTTTATAATTACTATCACATATATAATTGCAAATAATTATATTAGAATTAATATAATTTTTTAAACATCTAAAATTATTTAATTTAATTACATATTCAAGTATATATTTAAAAGGTTTTATTTTATTAATGTAATTATTATCAAAATATATATCATTAAATAAATTTTTATATAAAACAGATACAATTGTTCCACAATTAGCACTATTTTTATTCATATATAATATTGTTTTATCATAAATTTTAAAATATATATCGGAAAAAACATTAAGAAAATCATTAATATTATATAAATCAATATTATATTGCATAATTGGAGGATTTAAAATTAAAATATCTAAATCATGTGTATTTGCAAAATATAATTCATAAGTTTCAAATATATTATCAACAACTAAACAATCTTCTAGATTACCCTTTATTATCTTAATATTGTTATAATATTTTGATACTAAATTTTTTGTTAATTTATCAATATTATTTGAATTATTATTATGTGTTAATATAAGATCGTAACCTTTTTTAGAAAGAGAAGTTGATATTAATGAACCAATATTATTATCAACATTAGTAACAATAGCTACTTTTGGAATTAAACAAATATTAGCAGATACATTTGTGGATAATAATAATAATAAAATAAAAAAAATCATTTAAAACTATATAAATAATAAATCATTGTTTTATATATTTATTTATTCAATAAACTTAAACTTATGATTTTTCATTAATAACTTACCATATTCTAAAACAGATATAGCACTTTTCATTCGGCCAATATCATTAGTATCAATTGCATCTTGTACTAAATTATTATCAAGATTTTCATTTTTTTCAAATTCTTTATAATCTAAAATAGCTTTTTTATAAGCTTTAATAAATGGTTTATTATTTAGTTTAATATTGATTACCTTTTCAATATTATTATTTTCAAAATACTCAATTAATGTTAATATACTATTTATAATTTCTTTATTTTTATTTGAAATAGACGTATTTTTATTATCTAATATAGTTTTTTTATTAATAATTACTTTACATCTAACTTCAATAGTTGATTTTGGTGCATTTTGTGGTGCAGATACTTTTAAGTCTACAAAAGATTCTTTAGTTTTTAATAAATTAATTATAGTATCCTCTTCTAATATTTCACTTTTTTTACTTTTTTTACTATTTTCTTCTGGTTTTTCAGTTGATAGTAGTTTACTTGCTTTTCTAACTGTTGTCTTTTTAACTTTAGGTTCAGATAATTGATCAATATATTTATCAAACAATAATTCTTTTACCATTCTTAGTTTTAAATTAATAATTCTATTATATCTTTTAATATCATCTTGATATATCTCTTTTACTTTTAATTCATTTTCAATATCTACCCAATAATTTTCATCTTTATCATAATTTGGAAGTTCATCTAAACAAAGAGCATATAACTGTAAAATAGGTTTCATAATTTGATTTGTAATATAATGTAAATAATCTGGTGTAATATTATTTTCAACAATATAATCAGGATTTTCAATTCTATCACCTTGTAATGTATTTTTATCAACATTTTTTATTTTAATATAAACATATGGAATTCTGTCATTTGCTACTGGTTTATTACCTGGATCTCGAGAACCAATTCTATCTGCTAAAACTTTATGAGCAATTTTAGTTGGATCTTTATATGAAGATCTAAGAGATTTAGTAATAATTAAATCACTAATAGGAGTAGCACCATTAACAAGATCTGTTAATTCATCATTTAGAAATTTAATTGATTCATTTAAATCCTGTTTATTTAGTAAAATATCAATAACTCCTCCATATATTTTTTTTACAATATTTGCATTATCTCTTCTTTTTAAAACAATTCCCATAGATTTTTGTTTAAATTTATTTATATCAAACTCATATAAATTTCCAACATATCTTTTTTTACTAAATATAATGAAAGGATAAAGTGATTTTTCATAATTTAGTTTTTGTGGATAAGGCATAATTGATGCTATATGTTTTTCAACTTTTTTACCAATATTGATTGCATATTCTAATGCCTGTTTACCATAAACAGGATTTGAATTACTATCTTTTAAAGGAAATTTGCAAAATATAGAATCTGTATCGCCATAAATAACTTCTGCGTTATAATTTTCTTCAACAAAATCTTTAGCAGTCATAATCATTTCTCTACCAGTAGCAGTTGTACAAGCAGCAATTTCTTTTAGATAAATTGGAGAAGTTCGTGCACCAATTTGACCATATAATGAATTTGCAGTGACCTTATATGCTAATTGTAAAGCATCAAATACGTCTTGTTCAAAATTAGTATAAGTTTCTTTTATATCAATGATATCAGATGTATTAATATCAACAGATTTATTAGTATCAATATCAATTATATTAGTAATGTTATCTTTTTTGGATACAAAACCAGTAAATACTTCACTAGTACTTGTTGTAATTGTTTGATATTCAATTTTTTTTCTTGTATTTTTTCTTTCTTGTAATAACATCATTAAAATTTGTGCTATAATTCCTCTTTTAGGTTTGCCATCGGCATCTTTTACATTAGCAAATTTACAAGTTTTGATTCCAACTTTCTTTTTTTTATCTCCTTTACCTTCATATAAATCATATGAAACATCTATATAATCAATATTTGGATCATTAATTATATATTTATCATCAATAATATATCTATCGTGTGAAAGATCTCTAGCAATCATTGATGATGGATATAAAGAACCATAATCAAATACAACAATTGGATCATTTAGATAAATACCTTCTTTAGGATCAAGAACAACAGCGCCTTCATACCCATCTGTATCAATATCTAAATTATTGAAATTATTAATAACAGGAATTACAAACTCTTTGTCCATACAATATTTAGCAATTAAAGAAAATACTTTGATACCTTGACCTCTTCTAAATAAGAAGTTAAGAGGAACAAGACATACATTGCCCATACCAATATTATTTTCAAGAATTTTTAGTTTATGTAAAAGTCTATTAACTAAAGCACAATCCTGAATACAATATTTAGCAATAACACATCTATCTGCTGAATTACCTTTAAATTTTTCAAAAAGTTCTTTAGGTTTTAGATCGTCTTTTTTATCGCCTAAAAATATTGATGAAACATTATCTAATTTATAACTATCTAATTTATGATCTTTCTGCATAACTTTAAATAGATCAATAATAATTATCCCATCCATATCAAAATATTTTAGAACATTTTCACCTAATGCTGAAGAAGATAATTCCTGTCGTTTAAGATCACATTTTCTAGTAATTTTTCTACCTAAACCCATTGAAAAATCTTCATTAATACCAAGTTCAATTGTTCTTTGCCATATATAATCCATATCAAAACCAAATATATTATAACCAATTAGTATATCTGGATTTAATTCAGTTATTATTCTTTTCCATTCTCTGATTAATTTTTTTTCATTATTACATTCAATAATATCGCAATTTTCAATACTATCGCAAGTATTTAAACTGACAATATTTTTATAAATAATTTCATCTGAACCATATTTATGAACAGTTGTGCCAATTTGAATAATTTCATCACCTAATAATGAAGGAAGTGCTTTTGTTAATATTTTATTTAAATCATCTTCCATTTTATTTATTTCAGAAATATTTAGTTTTTTTTTAGTATCATCATCATTATCTTCATCATCATCTTCGACATTCACTTCAGATATTTTATCTAGAATTTTGATCATAGTTGGTATATCTTTTTCAATTAAACCTTCAATCGTATCAATATCAACCTTTTTCTTTGGATATACTTTATTGATAATTAAATTATCTTCAATTTCTGTATCAGAAATATAAATATTTTGCAACCAATAAACTAAATATTCTTTATCAATTTCATAACCAGCGCGCGCAACTAAAACTAAATCCTGAGCAACTTTTTTGTAATCTTTTTTAGCAACTGGAAAATCACCATGACTACTAGTGCATTCAATATCAAATGATGCAATTAATAAAGGGGAAATTTTATTAATATCAAGTGGTATTACATTACTATATTTAGTTTCAATATTATAATCACATCTTGTTTGGTTATCAACTAAATTATAATCTTTAATAGAAACCCAACCACACGGTTTGATATTTTGTTCATGAATATATCTGATAAAAGGATCTATATTACTTTCATATAGTTTAAAACCTTCCTTTTTTCTAGATTGAAAATAGTATTTTAAACTATTAAATAAGGCAAGAGATAAAACACTAACTTTAATATATCTGAATAATTTATCATTCGTAAAACCCCAAAACTCTTTTTTTTTAACAAATGTTAAGTCCTCAAAATGCTCTAAATATTGTTTAGCAATAATCTTTTTTTGATATTTTTTACCCTGCCACTCAGCATCATATTTCTCATTTTGTAAAATAGTATTTAATTTAGCAAGTCTTTTACTAAATTCTTTATCAGAAATATCATCCCAATCAGAAGGCGGTTTTACATAGAAATATGGTTTATAATCAACAATATTAACAGATACAGTTTCGCATTTTTGAGTATTACCATACAATAAAATTGTATATAAATCTTGCTCTTCGTCATAGCTTTTTTTAGGTCTACTTTTATCACTCTCTGGAATATACCAATCTGTTATTTGAAAAACTAATTCAGTAGAATTATCAGATAAATCAGGAATAGTCTTTCTTGGAAATTCCATTTATATATGTCTAAATTAATAATTCTTTAATATCATTTTTTTTATTATGCAAAAAATATAGAAGTATCAAATAATAATGAACGTAGGTTTAGAAGCTTTGATAGTTATTGTTTTAATTTTAGTTATTATTTATTTAGTTTATTTACATAATTATAATGCTAATTTATTAAAAGTTAAAAGCACAATAGATAATAGTGATTATTATGTTCAAGATAAAGAAGATGCCCAAGATGCAGCAAATCTAATTGCAAAAATAAAAGATAAATTAAAATCACTAATTGAACATTTAAGTAAACAGTATCCTAGTGATGAAAGAACTATTAGAATAAAAAAAAATTACAGAGAAAATAGTCTTAAAGAAGGTGTAGATGACCCTAATTATACTAGTTATTCTGTAAATAAAGGCGAGCAAATCATATTATGTTTAAGAAATAAAGATAAATTAATGGATCTTAACACAATGATGTTTGTAGTACTACACGAAATTGGGCATTTGGCATCAGAATCTATCGGACATACTGATGAATTTTGGAGTAATTTCAAATGGATTTTAGAAGAATCTATTAATATTGGTATTTATGTTAGACAAGATTTTGATAGCAAACCTGTTGAATATTGTGGTATGTCAATAACATCCAGTCCTCTTGATAATGAAAGTTTATCATCATTTCCATTAGAAACAGATAAAAAAATAGTAGAAGGATTTAAATTAAATCGTAATTATAGATTTTAACTTTTAAATAATAAAATTACATATGATGAAAATAATAAAAATACAAATTTGTCAACAATATAAGCATACTTTACAATTTTATAAAAATTATTAAAATAAAATTTATATTCTAATATTTTGTTATTCATAACACCATTTGTTATATTCAGTTCAATTATTTTATTATTTAATTCAATCAAATAATTATTAATAAAATTTTTCAAATTATATTTTAAAATATTGTTATTATCTAATACATCTATACTTTTATCTGTTTTACATACTGGACAAGTATAAATGATATAAAATTCATTATTATGATAATTAAATTTTTTTTGCATTTTATTGAAACATTCTATACAATTTTTATTATTACAGGTTGAACAAGAAATAATATTATTATTATTTTCAACAATATTATTTAAACATATACTACATTCAAAAATATTTTCTGTTAGTATTGTGTTATTATTCATATTAATATGATATATTTTAATTTACTTATATAAAAAATGAAATATTATAATTTATAAAATAATAAATGGAAAATAATTTTATTTATTATCATTTGAGATATAATAATATTTATGAAATATTTGAAAATATTTTTACAAGAGATATAATTGATATAATTGTTAAATTTATTTACAAAAGAAAAAATAAAAATTTAATAAATGATATAGAAAATTTTATTATTATAAGAAATAAATTATGTAAATTATATTATAATAAATATGCTGATCATTCCTTACCATTATATAATGATAATTTAGAACAATTGCAAATAACAGAAGATAAATATAATCTTATAACAGATTTAGAATTATATTTATACTCCAAAAATAATCTAGGATATAAAATATGGAAGCGTAAATTTGGTTTAAATACAAAAAGTGATATAGATGAATTTATGATAAAATTAGAAAAAACAAATATTGATAGACAAATTAATTTGTATCTAGGTATTTTATTACCCGAAGAAAGAAACTACTTTTATGATCTTATGAAAAAGAATTTTAAGTTTATTTATTAAATATATATAAACATTATTAATAATTAAATAAATAAATAATGATACCAAAAATTATTCATCAAACGTGGAAAAGTAATAATCTACCAACAATTTTCCAAAAAATTTATGATTATAATAAATTAACCAATAATAATTTTGAATATATGTTATGGACAGATGATAATAGTGGATTATATATTGATGAATTTATTAGAAAGGAATATCCTAAAATTTATGAAATATATCAAAAAATTGAATTAGGTGTACAAAAAAGTGATATTGCTAGAATAGCTATATTACACCATTATGGAGGTGTATATATTGATTTAGATATTCTTCTTTTAAAAAATATCGAAAATTTATTTGATTATAATTTGGATAAACTTTATTTTGCTTTAGAACCAAAAGAACAATCTGAATATTTATGGAAAAAAGACAATTATATATGTAATGCATTTTTTGCTTGTTCGCCTAAAAATATATTAGTTGGAAAAATGTTAGATTCTATTGTTGATATATATGAAAAATTTGGAGATGTTATTTTCAATAAATTTAATGTATTTGGTTCCGATATTTTTAAATTTATTGCTGCTTCAGCAAATGCTTTAAATTTATCAGATAAGTATAGTATTTTAGATAGAAAATTAATTTATCCAATTAATGATATCAAATTAGATACATTAGATTGTTCGTTAGATGATTTAAAAAAACTAAAATTAGGTGATTATGGTGATAGTTTTATGGTACACTTATGGATACATTCAAATTTTGAAGGAAAAAATATGTTATATACATTTAATTACAATGAAAAAATAGACATTCATAAAAATATATATAATTTTTTCAAAGAAATGTATCCTAATAATAAATCTATATTAATAGATAATAATTATATTCAAGAATTTCCTTGAAGTGCTAATATTATATTAAGTAAATTTAAAATTAAATCTAATTCCTTAATACTATCAGTAATATTATTAGGTTTTTTTTTATCTAATTCAATATTTAATTTTCCTTTTTCTGCAATTATATTAATTGTTTTAATATTTTCAACATCAATATAAATTTTATTATCAATAATAATTTGTTTTAATTTAGTATCAGTATTATCAATGGTTTGATAATTATTTACTTCTGTTTTATTAATATATTTTGTTGTTTTTTGCAAATAAACAAGTGCTTTTTGTGTTTTTCTAATATCTTTTAGATATTTGGCATATAAATTTCTATCAATATTGTTTTTTTTTAGGTCTAAATTATTTTGTTTTAATGTTAATTTGGGCTTAAATCCAAATGTTGTATGATATAAATAAAACAGTACAATAATACTAAATACGAATTTCATATTTATTTTTTTATAAATAAAATTTATATCATTTTTTTTTATTTTTTTCTAAACTTTTTTATTCTTCCTTTAGTTTCTTTTTCTTTTTTTGCATTTTTAATTTCTTTTTTTGTTAGTTCACTAAAAGTAAGTGGTGTTTTAGACGTTATTCTTTTTGTAGGTCTATAAACAGAATTTTTACTAGTATATCCTATTTTACCTTCGTCATTTTTCCATTCTTCTTTAAACCATCGTGCTAATCCTATTTTTGATTTTTTAATACCATAATAGGCATCATCACTATTATATTTTTTTTTATAATTTTTTTTGTATTCTTTAACTAATATACCGCTTCTATAAGCAGAATGTTGTGGATATTTCAAATAAATCTTCTGTTTTACTTTATTATATAATTTAATATCTTTTGGTTTATTACTCATTTTATTATAATAATATATAAAAATTTAATTATTTATATTATTAATGACAAATTTTGACGAGAATAATAATTATACATATATTTATGGTCTTATTTCATTAAATATTATTGAATCAGAATCTAATGAAAATATTATTAAAAGTTTAATTCATAAAAATAATTTAAATAATACTGTATTAAGTTTTTTAGAAAAATTAGATGGTCAATTTGAAAATAATATTTATATAATTAAAAATAAAAATTTAATTAATTCAATCAATAGTTGTAAAAATTTAGATATTATAAATAATTTTACAAATTATATGGGTTATATTAGATATTATTTTGAAAAATTTGGAAATATTGAATTAAATAATAATAATATTAAAATTACAATTAAAAATAACAATAATAAAATTAGTGAAAAATTAAAAATACCATCTATTATTTCTAATGATTTACTTATTTATGAAAATATTAATTGTATTGATTTTTTAGGATTAATTTATAATAACTGTAATAATTTTTGTGGTAATTTTTATAATGAATATTTAAATATTATTAATAGAAATTATTATCCTAAAATAAAAGTTTATAAATCAGATACAAATGCTATTTTACCTTCCAAAAATAGAAATTCAGACGCTGGATATGATTTAACTATTATTAAAGAAAGTAAAGTTTTTAATAGTTTAACTAAATTATATGATACTGGAATTAAATTAGATATTCCAAATGGTTATTATGTAGAAGTTTATCCTAGAAGTTCTTTAAGTAAATCAGGATATATGTTAGCAAATAGTGTTGGGATAATTGATCAAGGATATAGAGGTAATATTTATATTGCATTAACAAAAATTGATGAGAATTCACCAGATTTAGAATTACCATTTAAATGTTGTCAAATGATTTTAAAAAAACAAGTTTATTCAGATATTGAAGAAGTTTTTGAAGATCTAACATTAACTGATAGAAATCATGGAGGATATGGTAGCACAAACAAAAATTAATAATTGTTGTTTAAATAATTATAAACATTATTATTATTACAAATAAAATCTATTGGTTGTCTGTAAGGACATAATAATTTTTCTGCATTACTATTAACTTTACTAGTAATATAATCAATAAGACATTCTTTATGTAATATATAATTGTTTCTTTTAAAAATACCTATATCTGTATTATTTTCAATATTATCTAAACATATAACACATATATCATCAGAAGATTTATTGCAATTTTTACAAATATTTATTGGAGAATTTAAAATATTCCATCCATTATTAATTAATTCAACTGATTTTGATGCTAAATAATTATTAAAATTATAATTATTTGTCAATATATAAGTTTTATAATAACATAGATCTTCTATTATTTTTGCAAATAACATATTTTTATTTATTATATCCATATTATCGATATCTTCTAGTCCTGTAAATTTTGATATACGAGGACCATAACTATCTTTAGACATTATTAATATATCTTGAATATAATTTGTTTGTTCAAATGGTGGTTCAATATATTTACCATTTGGTATTTTTGTTGTTATATTTAAACTTAATTTAATATCAACTCCGCTCCAAGTTATAGTTTTACCTATATTAACTGTTATAAGAAATTTTGTATGAATTAAAAGTAATGAATCAATGTTTATAGTATCATTTACTTTAAATAAAATATTATTTTGTATATAACTAATAAATTTCAAATAATCAGTAAAATTTTTAAAATATACATCAAATGTGTTTGTTGTTATAACACGTCCTAATGTATCTGTATCATAATTTGTATTCCAAAATTCATTAAAATCATTTTGATTATTATTTGAAAATTTTTCCTTATAATATTTAGATATTATATTATTTAGAACTACTTCACCATATAATATACCATTTAAATCAAATGATTTTTTTTTTAGAATTTTAATTAATGCTCTTAATTCTTTTTGATAAATAAAGTAATTACTATATTTATCTATAACAAAATTAGTATTCATTATTTAATTATAAATAATCCAATTTTTTATATAATAATATAAATGTATGAAAATATTAAAAAATAAAAAAAAATTGATTTAATCATTTTAGTTTATAATTACCTACAAACAAATGAAGGGATCTGCATTCGTCTACGGAAAAGTTTCTTGGAATGATATGGTTGATGATATCGACGATTATGATACCTATAATACTGTAATTCCTATGATATATGATATTATTAATGAAAAAACTACATACGAAAATATCATTTACGATAAAGGTATTATTAATAAATACTCCTCCCAAGAGGAGTGGTTGAATTTGTAAAAAAATCTGTATTTATGTGTTTTATATATTTTTTATATTTCATTTTGTTGATGTTTTTTATATAAAATTGTTGTAAATCGTGGTATTTCAATATTATAATTTTCTTTTATTGCATATTTATTATCCTTTATCCATATTCTAATAATATAATAATTTTTTTTTGGACATATTGATATACCATTTATATTTTTTGATATTTCATTATTAATACCTAAATTTTCACCTAATAATAGTGATGTGATTTCAAAAAATTTGTCTTCTAAATTTTGTCTATATATCTTATATGAAAAACATCCTCCATTTTTATTACTTTCATCTTCCCATAAAGGTAAAATATGTTCGCGCATAATAAAAAACATCCCTCTAGAAATAACTGATTTATAACATACAAATAAATGAATAAAATCATTAATTGAACTAATTGTTTGTAAAAATCTAAAACTATCAATATTCCATTCTATATTATATGGATCATGAAAATAAAAAGACCAAATATCATTTAAATACATATTATAATATTAAAGTATATAATAATTTATTTAAATAGATTTTAAAAATTTTTCATTAATTAATATATCTGATAATAATGTTCCATTTTTATAAACATCTGCAACAATGTTTCCATCTTTATCAAAATAATATGTACTTAAATTTACTAAGTAATTTTTATTATTTAAAATAAAATAAATATTTTCAATTTCATCATCATTTGTTATTAAATTATATAATCGATTTTTCGAACCAATTATATTTTGATCTAATGTTCTATTTAATATAACATTAAATTTTAAGTAATTATTATCAATATTTATTATTACTCTAATTTTATTACCTGATAAAATATTAACAACTTTACCCGTAAATTTTTTATAATTGATATTAAATAAACTTGTATTTTTGTCTGTATGTTTATCTAAGTTTTTATCATTCATTATAATATTAATTATTATCTAATATATATTTATATATATTTAAGAAATAAACATGTTATTATAAACAAAAATTAATTAAATTAAAATGTATCAAACCAGTATTAGAAACAAAAAAAATAAAAAAATTATTTCTAATATTAAAACAAATAGTTATGAACTTGATCCAGAAATAGAAGAATACGCGTATGTTATTAAAATGTTAGGAAATTGTCGTGTTAGTTTAATTACAAATACTGGTAATGAATGTATTGGAGTTATTAGAGGTAATTTAAAAAGATTTAGTAATAGAGTTTTAATTGAAAAAGGAGATCTTATTGCGGTGTCAACAAGAGATTTTCAGAAAAATAAAGTTGATATTGTACATAAATTTAATAGGGATCAAGTTTTAATACTAATTTCAGAAGAAAAAATATCAAATATATTAATTAATTATTATAATAATAACTATAAACTTGCTAATAATTTTATTGAAAATGATAACATTGAATTTAAAGAAGAAGTAGATGATGTTGATTATAATAATATTAATATAACTGATAGTTCAAATTCTTCTGAAGGTGAGATTGAAATTGATGATATATAATATATTAAAAAATAGAAATATGTCTAAAAAAGAGGAAAAAAAAGATAAAAAAGTATTTTATATAGAAGAAAAAATAAAAACTAATATTTTTTATAATATATTTGTTGCTTTAAATGAGTTTGAAATAAATATGAAATTATATCAATTTTATAATACTAAATTAAATAAATACAATCTAATAACTGATTTTTTGAAAGATTTCAATATATTAAGTAAAGAATATTTAGAAGAATATATATTACAGTATGGTTTACCTGAAAATAATGATAATATTAAAATAAATCTTGTAAGTAAGTTTGAAGATAATTATTTTGAACAATCAATAAAAAAAATAAATACTAAATTAATACAAATATTAAATTATCTTAAAAATAATAGCGATGATATGGATACAGATGATAGTATAATATCAACAAATTTTAATTTGAAATATATTACTAATAAAATAATTAATTTAGTAAATAAAAAATTATATTTATTTAAATTAGAATGTTAGGAAGAGTACATTCCTTTCAAATAACAGATGCTGAAAGATTAGGATTTTTATTAGATAAATGCGAAGCAATGTCACTACTTTGTCAAAGAGCAACACAACATTGGAGTTTAATAAAATTTTTATTTCAAATACCATTAATTATAACTAGTAGTGTTATGTGTATTTTAAATTCATTTGATAACGATAAAGGTAATATGAAAATACCTAATGTTGTAGTTAATGGTGCAAGTGTATTAATTTTAGCATTACAAAATAATTTAAAAGTCCCTGAAAAAGTAGAATTATTTAAATCATTAAGTAATAATTTCTTACAAATAGCACATCAAATTGAAGGTATGGAAGAAGAAGAAATTTCAAAAGCAAATATAAATACTATTACTGAAAAATATGATTCTTTTATTATACAATGTTTATTTGAAGATATACCTAAAAAAATAAAATTAGAAATTATTGAATCATGGGAAGGTAGATCATTACCATTACAATTAAATGGATCATCTATATTAAAAAAAAGAATATCGAATAGAAATACTCCTTCTCCTAAAATGGAAGGAATTAATAATATGTGGAATGATAACGATAATCAATATAAAAAAAATGATAATTTAGTTAATGCAGATATAGGAATTCCAGAATTAGAATCTAATATACCTAAATTGCAGATTGATCAGTAGATGATAATCTTTTTAAATCGACTGTTATATCATTGGCTTCATCATTTAGTTTTTTCTTTTTTTTTAATAAATCAATCTTGAATTCTTCTTTATCAAAATAAATATCATTTATATTTTTATATTTTTCATTTTTTAGTTCCTCTAATTTTAGATTATGATTATTATTTATATTTATAAATTCGCTTTCTTTAATTTTAGAAAATCTTTCTAATTCATTTTGTAAAGTTGCCTTTATTTTAAAAATATCTAAATCAAATTTAATTTTTTTCTCATTATATTCAATAATGTTTTTATTTTCAATATATTGAAAATAATTAATGGATTTAACCTTTTTATCATAATCAGATATTTTATTTGATATTTCATATATTTTATCATTTGATTTGATATTATCTAAAATATAATATTGTTTCGAATATTTATTTTTATAATTAACTAATAATGTTTGTGCTTCTTTTAATCCTTCTAAAATTTCTTTATAATTTTTAAATCTAATTATACTACTTAATATTGTTATAATTGTTCCAATTACTAATAATGATATATTTAAAGTAAATGTTATATTATATATCATTAATTTATTATTATTATTATCTTTTGATATATATTCAATAATTGTTAGTCGTAATGCTTCAATAAAAGTAATTATAGAAGATAATATAAGTATTGTTAATGATATTCTATAATATTCTTTATTATATCTATCATATGCTTCTGTTACCATAAATAAACGCGTACTTGTATCTGTTTTTAATTTTATAATTCTTTCTAATAAATTATTAGTTTTTGTTTCAAAATTGTCATTTAATATAATATTACTTGTATTAATCATATGGATTAAATATTTCAGAATCATTATATGATTTTTTTTCTTCATTTTCTGATTCTTCTGATTCTTCTGTATTAAAAAGTATTTCTTCATCTGAAAAAAAATTACTTTCTGGTATTTCTATTTTATAATCTAAATTCAATATTTTTAATAGACCATTTATATTTGATTCTAAAATTAAAGATAGATAATTATTGTAATCGTCTATACACTTTAGATTTATAATTTTATTTTTCATTTATTATTAGTTAACTTTTTTTATACAATTGAATCATTATTTTTTTTTTGTATTAGTTTTTTATACCATTTTTTAAAAAATGTCGCAATATCACTATCAATATGTCTTTTTATCATTATACTATAATAAAAAATGATTTTTTTAAATAAATTAAAATATTAAATGATTTCAAAATTAATATTAGTTATTCAATTAATTTCATTAACATTTGCATTTAATTTACCATTAAAAGCTAATTTAAATTCTGATTTTACTGTAAAATGTAAAATATGTAATTTAGTTATTGATAGAAAATATTATATTCCTGAAAATTGTACTATACCATATGGTTGTCCTTATAATATTAAAAGTGAAAATAATTATATTTTTAAAGGATAGAGTAAATTAAAAACTTATGGCAGTTAAAATTATAAAAAAACCTGTTAAAAATATAAAAAAACCTGTTAAAAATATTAAGAAACCTGTTAAAAATATAAAAAAACCTGTTAAAAATATTAAGAAACCAGTTAAAAATATTAAGAAACTTGTTAAAAATAATAAAAAAAAAGGGGCTGGAAAAATTAAGAATTTTATAAAAAAAATTATACCATTACGTTTTTTTAATAGTAGAATTAAAAAAATGGTAGAAAATTATTATACACCTGCTATATTAATGAGTATTGATGGCAGTGAACGTGTTGAAAATGAAATTAATAAATATATTTTTACATATATTAATGAAAATAATACACGTAAAATTGCAAAAGCTATTGGCTATATTAATAATTATACAATAGAATATGTTAATAGAAAAATGTCTTTAGGTCAAGTAAGTTATAGTAATTATAAAAGTTTAAGAATTATAAATATTAAAGAAGAATACTTTAAAAATAAAATATTTAAAGAAGTTTTTCTTTTTTATATGAGAAATATTGATAAATACGTTAATTATAAATTTTTATTTCAAAATATTGATATAAATAAATTTTATGCGAATTTTGAAACTTTTACAAAAAACTATGATAAGAATAATTTTAAAAATATAATTGATGTTTTAAGCTATATTAAAACTAATTATCCAAAATCTCAAAATCTTAGAAATCCTGTTTTTAGAGATCCAACTGTTAGTGATCCGACTGTTAGAGGACAGGTTGTTAGAGGACAGACTGATAGAGGACAAGTTGTTAGAGGTAAAGCACAATCGTCTTTTAAAGAATTAGAAAATCCTATTAATAAACCCAGAACTAGTGGACCTAGAACTAGTGGACCCAGAACTAGTGGACCTAGAACTAGTAAAAAAGAACAAGAGAATCCTGGACTTTTTTATAAAAGATATCTAAATTCGGCTGATATATTAAATAAGAAAAAAAAACCTGAACCCGAACCTGAACCAAGACCTAAATCTGAATTTGAATCAATTAATGATCTTCAAAATATAATTACAGAACTAATTAAAATTAAAAGAAATAAAAAAGCAAATAATTATTTATATAATTCTGATATGATTAGTAATGAAATTGAAAATTATTCTAAATTTGAATCAATTGTTAAAGAACTTTTTAAAGAAAAAGATTTATATGATGAAACTTTTAAATTAACAAAAGAAAAAGAAAGTTTTCTAAGATTATATTTAAAATATTATAGTTATTTTGATTTGAATGATTATAATGATAATAATATTTTATACTATATGTTTAATTCAAAAGTTATTAAATTAGTTGATATTAATTATCTTATTTATCAAAATAATGATAATTCCAAATATATTATTAATATATTAAACAATTTTTGTTATCTACAAAGTAATATATATAATCCATTTGCAAATATGACTATTATTCTATTTAATAATATATTTACTTGTAATATAAAATTATATGAAGCTAAATACTATGAAAATAAATGGTATAAAATAAATAAAATATTAAATTATACTAAAAATTTAGTTTATAAAAATGTTTCACCTCATTTTATGATAACACATTTTAGTTATCCAAATGTTTTTTTTGAATATGATAAAAAATCAAAAATTATTAAACTATTAAAAGATAAATGTCATCATAAGAATGATAAAGAGTATTATATTCGTATAAATGAAGGAGTGCAATGTAATTTAGATACATTTATTTCAGAAATAGGTGATAATCTTGAATATCACAAAAGTATATTAATGCAAGTATTTATGGCTTGTTTTACATTTCATTTTACAACTGGATTATATATTAATAATTTAAATTTAAACAATATTTTAATTAATAAAACTAAATTTAATTATTTTAAATATAATATAGAAAGTAAATCATTGGGAGAAGACGATAATTCAATATTATATGTTAAAACATATGGTTATAGAGTTATGATATCAGATTTTGATTATTGTAATTCTAATTATGTTATTTATAATAAAAAAAACAAAGAAGAAGTAGTTGAGAAAGACGATGACTACAAGGAAGACAAGAAAGACGAGGAAGAAGATGATGGAGAGGAAAAACATGAAGAAAACTACTATGATATGTATCATAAATATTTTGAATTTAAAGTCGTTTATGATAGCTATATTAATAAACTTAAAGGATATCCAAAAATTTATGATGAACTTACTAAATATTTTAATGATTTTCATGAAATAGCAAAAAAAATACACAAATATATAAAAAGTCGTCAACATTCAAAATGTAAATTTGCAAAGAAATCACTAATTATTCAGTGCTTTGAAAAAGAATATATTAAAAAACTTTTAAGAACTAAAACTGAATTAAAAAATATATCAGATGATTATGAATTTATAAAAGAATTCACAATTGATAATATAAATTTAGATGAAAAAATTGATATTGATAAAACAAAATATTTCAATATGTTTGATTATTTTCCAAATTTTAGGCAAACATCAAGAACATCAAGAACATCAGCTCCAGTTGTTAAAAGACCAGATTCAACAGAAAAAAATTCCAAATTAACGCCAAAAGCTGCTTCAGTAATGATTAATAAACCAAAATCTAATGTACCTAAGGTACTAAGTGTTAGAAAAAAAAGTATTTAAAATAATATAAAAATATAACGATATTGATAACAAATGTTAATCGATGATTATCTTATTTACACGAAAGACTACAAAAAATTATATGGAGAAAATACAATTGTGTTAATGCAAGTTGGATCTTTTTTTGAATTATATTCAATTATAGATGATATCGATAGTGATATTTATAAAATTGCAGATATATGTAATATTACAATTTCAAAAAAAAATAAATCTATCAAAGAAGTTGACATTCATAATCCTTTAATGGCAGGATTTCCATTATATGTTATTAATAAATTTCAAAATATATTATTACAAAATAATTATACAATTGTAATGATTGAACAAGTATCAGAACCACCAAATCCAGAAAGGAAAGTGACTGAAATATTAAGTCCAGGTATGAATATTAACATTAATTCAAAAAAAAGCAATAATTTAATGGTTATTTATTATGAAAAAATCAATCAATTATATGTAGTAGGTGTTTCAATTATTGATATATCTATTGGTTCTAATTTTGTTTATGAAATAGGTTCTAATAAAGATGACAAAGATTTGGCTAATAATGAAGTGTTTAGACTAATTTTAGCATATAATCCTAGCGAACTTGTTATATTATCAAATGATTCTTTGGATGATAGTGATAAAAATTATATAATGAATTATTTAAATATTAGTAATAATATTTTATTACATAAAAAATGGAATTCATTTGAATATTCTGATATTATGAACAAAATTACATATCAAAAAGAAATTTTAAAAAAAGTTTATAAATCTGCTAAAACACAATTAAATATTATTGACTATTTAAATCTTGAATTTTATAATATTGGGAGGATAGCTTTTTGTTGTTTATTACAATTTGCTTATAATCATAATGCTAATATTATTAACGATCTATTTAAACCCACAATTTTAGAAAATAATAAAATTTTAAAATTAGAATATGATAGTGCTTTACAACTTAATTTAATATCACTTAATAATAATGATAAATCTTTAATAGATTTACTAAATAGATGTAATACATCATTTGGTTCTAGATTATTTAAACAAAGATTATTAGAACCTATTATAGATATTAATACATTAAATAAAAGATATGATGATATCGATTTATTATTAAATAATCAAGTTTTTAAAAAAATATCTAATTTTTTAAATAAAGTTCTAGATCTTGAAAGAATCAAAAGAAAAATTATTATTACGAAATTTAATCCACACGAATGGTTAGGTTTTAATAATTCTCTTGAAAATATTTATGAAATATTTAAATTACTAAGTTATGATAATAATTTAAAAGAAATTGAAACTATTATTAATTCATTTCATATAATTGATCTAGATAAAGCATCAAGATATAATATTAATGATATTAAAGGTAATATTTTTAAAAAAGATGTTTATAATGATATTGATGAATTAGAAAAATTATATAATTTAACTAATAATAAAATTCAAAATATTTGTAAAACTGTTTGTGATATTGATAAAAATAACGATTCTACTTTCTGTAAAATTGAATATTCAGAAAGAGATGGATATTATTTATTAATTACAAAAAAAAGATATGATAATGCTAAAAATAAAAACTCTTTACTTATGAAATCCTTTAATATTATAACACCATCGCAACAAAATAATTATAAGTTAAGTTCAAATGAATTAAAACAATATACAAACAAGATTGAAGAAACTACTAAATCAATATCAGAATTATGTACAAAATATTATAAAAAATTTCTAAATAATTTTATTAACTTAAATGAAAAAAATTTAGATAATATTACTAATATTGTTGCCAATATTGATATATCTTGTTGTTGTGCTAAAAATGCATATGAATATAGATATTATCGTCCAAAAATTAATAAAGATTTTGATAAAGGAGGATTTATAAATGCTAAAGACATAAGACATCCTATTATTGAAAGAATTAATCAAAATGTTAAATATATTGGCAATGATATTGAAATATCTAATAAAGGATTTTTATTATATGGCGTTAATGCATCTGGTAAAAGTTCTTTTATGAAAACTTTAGGATTAAATATTATTATGGCACAAAGTGGTATGTTTGTTGCATCTGATGATTTTAATTATTTTCCTTACAATAATATTTTCACAAGAATTTCAGGTGTTGATAATATTTATAAAGGATTAAGCAGTTTTACAGTTGAAATGACTGAACTAAGAAACATTTTACAAAGATCTGATAATTATAGTTTAGTATTAGGAGATGAAATTTGCAATGGAACAGAGTCAACATCTGGTATTTCTATTGTTGCTTCTGCAATTGATCATTTAATTAATAATAAATGTAGTTTTATATTTGCAACACATTTACACGAATTAATTAATATAAATATTATTAAAGATTTTATTGAAAAATCACTTTTAAATATTTATCATATGCACGTATCAATAGAAAATAATGTTATTTATTATGATAGATTACTTAAAAAAGGTCAAGGTTCTACCATTTATGGTATTGAAGTATGTAAAGCACTAGATATGCCTATAGAATTTATGAAGAACGCTGAGAAAATTAGAAAAGAAATTCAAGGTTTAGATGATTTTATTATTAGTTTAAACAAATCCAATTATAATAAAAAAATATTACTTGATAAATGTGAAATATGTGGCGAAGAAGTCAAAGATACTCATCATATTGATTATCAAATGGATACGGATAATAACGGATATTTTAAAAATTATCATAAAAATATTAAACATAATTTAGTTGGATTATGCAAAAAATGTCATAATAATGAACATAACAATACAATTTCAATTAAAGGTTATATCGAAACTAGTGAAGGTGTAAAATTAAAAGTTGATTATAATCCAGATCTTAATCCAGATAATATATCTGATAAAAGTTCAGTTAGTAATAATTCCGAAACAGAAATTATAAGTGATGATGATATTATTAAGTTAAAAAAATACATACTTTATAATAATAAATCTAAATGGTTAATTAGAGAGACTAAAACATCTAAATTTAAAGAAACAGATTCTTCTACTAAAATTGTTAAAAAAATAAACAGTTTACTTAAGAAAAATTTTAATGATATACCATCTTCTTTATATAATGATTTATTTGATAATACTATTTAATTTTACCCCTTAATTTTGGTAATAATATATATTTATTATATATATTACATATTTCAAAAAATGTTGATTTAAATAATATTAATAATTCTGTCATACAATTATAAAACTGTCCTTGTGAAATGAATCTTTCATTTACTATATAAACAAAAATTCTATTAATTCCTTCCAAACATCTATTTAATACATTTATCATTTTATATATATATATATTTGTATTAAAAACTTTTTTTGTTTTTATTGTTAAACTAATAATTGATAATCTTATATATTTATTATGTTCTCCATTTATGTCCACATACGATACAAGTAAAGAAGATTGTCATCGATTCATCACCAGAACGTGTCTGTAATTCTTGATATGATATCTTATTATTTTTACATTTGCCGCATTTTATTAAATCTGTCATTGATACTTGTTTAATTTCATAAGCTTCTTTGAATCGTAATTTTTGTCTCTTAATAATATCTTCCCAACGTTCTGGAAATAATTCCTCTTTAGACATATATGCTAACTCGTGTGGTAAAAAATCTTTAGATTTTAATCTTGATAATAAATTAGTATTTTTAATATAAGTATCTTTATTTAAATTACTATAAATAGATCTACTAATATTATTATAAGTATCTACGAATGCTTGTGAATTCCAAGATAATTGAATATTTAAAGATCTTGCATAATCTATTGATGCATTAAAAATACCAATTTCTAAATCTTTAATTTCTATTTCTTCTAAATCTAATTTTGTTCTTAATAAATTTAAAAATTTATCTCTAATCTCATTCTTATTATTTAAATATTCAATTGACATTTATTAATAATTGATTAGTGTTAAATATTATCATTTTTTTATATATTATAAATTTAAAAAAAATATTATTCATTAATACTCATAATCTTCGTCTTCGTCATCATATAACTCATCTTCATAATTATATTCATCGTAATCATTATAATCATCGTATTCTTCATCATCATATATAGTTAGATTATCGTCTTCTGATTGTTCGATATAAATCTTAGATTCTTCTTCCTCTATTAATTTTTTATAATATTCTACAATATATTGAATATCCTTATATCTATTAAAGAATCCACTATAATGCATCCTTTTTTCCTCTAGATAATCTTGTTCTTCTTTCTCTTCCTTTAGCATTTCATAATATTCATCAGTTTTTCTAAAATCCTTTTTCTTATTTTCCAAAATTACATAATCATTTTTATTTACAAGATTATCATAATCATTTGAAAGTTTATTATACTCTGTATTTACATCTTTTTTATTTAACCAACAGTAATAATTAATTACAATATTTTTAATAATTTTATCACACTCCTCTTTATTATTTTTTAGTTCATTTAATTTCATTGATACAATCAAATGTCCTGAAATATAATCGTGAAGATCGGAATCAAACACAACCTGTTCAAAAGTATTCATTACTATTATAATTTACTTTATGTCTACACATATTTATATAAAAAATAAATCATTTTTTTTTTATTATATAAATATTATTAATTATTATTAATAAGTAAATGCAAGGTTTAAAAAATTTAGGTTCTACTTGTGCTGCAAATAGTTTAATACAAATTATATGTAGAAATAAATATCTAAGAGAAAGTATATTAAATGAAGCTATTCCCGAAAACACACTTTCTTTTGAATTAAAAGATATATTGAAAATTTTATTTATTGACAAAAATTCTATTAGTCCTAACAGATTTATTATGAATTTATATAATACATTTCAGAATTTTATCAATATTGGTGAACAAATTGATATAACAGAATTATGGTTCCTTTTATTTGATAAAATAAGTAGTGAAATTAGTATTAATACAAATATTAGTTATCATAATAATTATAATAATATTGATTTAAATAATCCACTAATTTATGAAAAAGCAAATTATACTATATCTAAATTTAATAATTTTAAATCATCTAATTGGTTAGAAACTTCTCAAGGTTTAATTTTAAATATTATTACTTGTAATAATTGTAAAAATATTTCATATAGTTTTGAACCTTTTATTTCTATACAATTAGATTTGCCAAATGATAGTAATACTTCTATATCTTTAACATCTCTATTTAGAAAATATTTAAAAACTTATGTAAATAAAGACGATTGGAAATGTGATAAATGTAAAATGTGCTGTGAATATACTAAAGAGCAAAAATTATGGAAATTACCTAATGTTTTAATATTTTTTATTAAAAGATATTCTACTATTAATAAAAAAAATAATACACCAGTGAATATCAATGAAAATATTAATATTAAAAAAGGGTGTATTCTTGAAAATGAAAATTTAGAATTGTTATATAAATTATCTTCAATTGCATTACACTTTGGTGATCTTAATGGTGGACATTATATGGCTATTTGCCAAGATGATGAAAAAGATAAATATATATTATATGATGATTTAAATATTAAAGTATATGACAAAAATAATACTAATTTTTTATCTAATAATTCTAGTGCCTATATGGCAATATATTCAATTTAAATAATAAAAAAGTGATTTTTATCACCTTTTTATTTTTTTTATTTTTTTTTTGAGTTATTTTACTCCTTGCTCGCTTTCCACGCCTCCCCAACCTTCCTCATCAAGTCCTGACGAGAAAGTTCAGGGAACTCCTCCTTGATCAGGGGCATTTGCTCCTTCACAAAGAGGTTGTAGGCTGTCGGTTCACGCTTTTTCTTAGGTTCCTCGTCATCTGACTTCTCCTTCTTTGCCTTCTTCGGCTTCTTCTCAGTCTTTACCTTCTTGTCAGAAGTGATCTCGTGATAAACCTGAGTAAGAATCTTACCAAGTTCGGCACGAGTGTACTCCTTCTCAGTGTCCACGTTGGTATTGAACTGGATGACGATCTGCTGAGTAGTGGTCATTTGTCTTGTTGGTTGTTGGTTGTTGTTGGTTGTCTGCTGCTTGTTGCTTGCCAGTGGTTGTTGGTGATAGTAAGATTGAATCTAAGAATCAATTTTTTTATAAATCAGGATTTTTCTGTACAAATCCAGACAAAAAAATGAAACAAAAAATAAAAAAGTGAGTTTTCACCTTTTTATTTTTTTTGGAGTTTATTCTTACTCCTTGCTAGCCTTCCACGCCTCTCCAACCTTCCTCATCAAGTCCTGACGAGAAAGTTCAGGGAACTCCTCCTTGATCAGGGGCATTTGCTCCTTCACAAAGAGGTTGTAGGCTGTCGGTTCACGCTTTTTCTTAGGTTCCTCGTCATCTGACTTCTCCTTCTTTGCCTTCTTCGGCTTCTTCTCAGTCTTTACCTTCTTGTCAGAAGTGATCTCGTGATAAACCTGAGTAAGAATCTTACCAAGTTCGGCACGAGTGTACTCCTTCTCAGTGTCCACGTTGGTATTGAACTGGTTGACGATCTGCTGAGTAGTGGTCATTTGTCTTGTTGGTTGTTGGTTGTTGTTGGTTGTCTGCTGCTTGTTGCTTGCCAGTGGTTGTTGGTGATAGTAAGATTGAATCTAAGAATCAATATTTTTTTTAAACAGGATTTTTCTGTACAAATCTGGTCGTAAAGTGTCAGTCTAAATTTGTACAGAAAAATCCAGATCTAGAAAAAAATTGACAGAATTCTAGTGTCAGAATTATCACCACAAACAGGCAGAAACAAGCAGACACAGGCAGACGCAAGCTGACACAAACCAGAATGTCCTTCAACGCCAACGCTCTTTTCGCAGCTCTCCCTAACGATATTCAGGACAAGATCTGCGAAAAGATCGTGTATCCCCAGTCGAAGGACCTCTTGGACGAGATTAAGACCACACGTTTGAGCTGTTATTTTCACGAGATGCAGAAAGTCTACACCAAGAACCCGAAGAAGTTCGCCACCTTTAAGGACACAGTGGCGATTATGAGGGCAAACGGACACAATGAGCAGGCAGACAAATTTGAGCTGATTATTGGTGAGATACTCAAGAAGCAAGAGCAGGAAAACTCTGAGTAAAAAACACCAGAAACAGAAAAAAAAATAAAAAGGTGAAAACTCACTTTTTTATTTTGAAGTAAAAATAGGTGTAAAATTGAGGCATAAATAAAAAAGTGGTTATTGTCCACCTTTTTATTTTTTTGGGTTATTTTTACTCCTTGCTTGCCTTCCACGCCTCCCCAACCTTCCTCATCAAGTCCTGGCGAGAAAGTTCAGGGAACTCCTCCTTGATCAGGGGCATTTGCTCCTTCACAAAGAGGTTGTAGGCAGTCGGCTCACGCTTTTTCTTGGGTTCATCATCATCAGACTTCTCCTTCTTCTCCTTCTTCGGTTTCTTCTCAGTCTTCACCTTCTTGTCAGAAGTGATCTCGTGATAAACCTGAGTAAGAATCTTGCCGAGTTCAGCACGAGTGTACTCCTTCTCAGTGTCCACGTTGGTAGTGAACTGGTTGACGATCTGCTGAGTAGTGGTCATTGTTGGTTGTTGTTGATTGGTTGTCTGTTGCTTGTTGCTTGCCAGTGGTTGTTGGTGATAGTAAGATTGAATCTAAGAATCAATTTTTTTATAAATCAGGATTTTTCTGAACAAATTTATTTATTTTTTTCAATTTTTTTATATATGGTTTTTCCATCTTTTAAAAGTAAATTATAATCTTTTGTAGCAGAATATTCTAGATATCTACTATAACAATCTCTACATAATCTTACATTTTTTAGTTCTATTAAATTATTTTTATCAATTGGATATGTAAAATTATTCAAACGTCCACCAGAATGTGGTTTGAATTCATACCATAATCTAGACTTTCCTAAAATTATTGGTTTAGATTCTTTTTCAATACTCTTACACGGTCCAGGACAAAATTCTAAATTATTTGCATTAATATCAATAATATTTAATGACATAATTATATATTATAATTATATAATAATATCAATTTTTAAATTTGTTCAGAAAAATATTGATATTAAAAAAAATTGAAAAATCTAACTACAAATTTTATTAGGCATTGTCCTCCAGTTGTTGCCTGTAGCAACAAGTCGGAAAGCGTTCAGGAAAGCGGTTCAACCCATCCTTTCAAACAAACAACAGTCGTTTACTTTAAGGTTTTTAGGTAAAAATAGCAACTGCTATGGCTACCTGTGATATTAACCTTAATGTTGAGAACATCAAGTTCTGTCCTGGTCCCTGCAATTGCAAGGAAATTGAGCCAGAAAATACAATTTTCAATAACAAAAAATGGTATGCATTCAAACCACATTCTGGTGGTTGCTATACTGAAATAAGTTATGCAATTGGCAATTATAGTCTTAATTTGTTGAATGTGCGTTTGTGTCGCTCTTGCAATTCTCGTAATTTTGAGTTTTGGGCAGAGGAATGCCACGAAAGTCTGAACCAAGATGCAGAAACTATTCTAAAAAAACTTAATATAGATATCTCGACGATTCAGAGTCCCGACGTAATTGATGTCTGAAAAGTCTTAATATATACAAGATATAGTTTGTGTTATATATATAATATCTGTTTTTATATTTTTTTTATCTATAAAAAAATGATTTTATTAATATAAGATAGATATATTAATGGATATAAATAATTTACTTAAAGATCCAATAAATTATTTAAAAACAAAAAATAAAAAGGATATTATAAATTTTTTACAAGAATGTGATACTGCGTTTTTTAATACAAGTTCTACACTTGTTAGTGATGATATGTATGATTTAGTTAAAGATTATTTAAAAAAATTAGATCCAAAAAATCCTTATTTTAAACGTGTTGGTGCTGATGAAGAAACTAAAGTTAAATTACCTTTTTGGATGGGTTCTCTAGATAAAATTAAGGATGATGAAAAAGCTATAGATTCTTGGAAAAATAAATATCATGGTTCTAGTATTATTTCTGATAAATTAGATGGTATTTCATGTCTATATTATAAAAATGGTAATGATATTAAAATTTTTACAAGAGGTAATGGAACCGAAGGACAAGATATATCACATTTAAGAAATTATATTACATTCCCAACTATTACTGATAATAAATTTGCTGTTAGAGGTGAATTAATTATTTCAAGAACTAATTGGGAAAAAATAAAAGATATCGGTTCAAATGCTAGAAATGTTGTTGCAGGAGCTATTCATTCTAAAATTATAAATAAAGATTTAATGAGTAATATTGATTTTATAGCATATGATATTCTATCTCCTAAAATGAAAATTGAAGATGTTTTTAATTATTTTACTAAAAATAATATCAAATGTGCTAATTATGTATTATGGGATTTAGATAATATTAATTTACAATCATTATCAAATCATTTAGAATTAAGACGTAATGAAAGCGATTATGAAGTTGATGGTATTGTTGTATATAATAATAATATTCATAAAGTTATTAATGGTAAAAATCCTAAATATGCTTTTGCTTTTAAATCTATATTAACACACGAACAAGCAGAAGTAACTGTTTCTGATGTTGAATGGAATGTTTCTATGCATAAATATATGAAACCTATTGTTAAATTTAATGAAGTTGTTATTGCTGGTGTAAAAATTAAACAAGCAACTGGTTTTAATGGTAAATTTATCAATTCAAATATTATTGGACCTGGTTCAAGAATTGTTATTATTCGTAGCGGTGATGTTATTCCTCATATTTTAAAAATTTTAAGTGTAAGTTCAAATGGAAAACCTAAAATGCCTGAATTAAAATATAAATGGAATGATACACTTATTGATATTATATTAGATGAAGATGGTAAAAATAAAGAACAAGATATTAAAAGTTATACATATTTTATGGCTAAATTAGATGTGGGTTCTGTTAAAGAAAGCACTATTAAAAGGTTATATGAAAATGGTTTTGATACATTGGAAAAAATATTAAAAATTAAAGTTGAAGAACTAAAACAATTAGATGGTTTTCAAGAAAAAAGTGCTATAAAAATTGTAGAAAATTTTGCAAAAATAAAAGATAGTCATTGTGATATTTTATTAGATGCTTCCAATATATTAGGTAGAGGTTTCGCTCTTAAAAAAATTAAATTAGTTAGTGAAAAATATCCTTTAAATAAAAAAGCAGAAATATTAAAATTAACTATTGATGATTTATTAAAAATAGATGGTATTGGTAATGTTAATGCTAAACAATTTGTAGAAAATATTAAAAAGTTTTATGAATTTTTAGATAAAATTGGATATAAATGTAATAGAGTAAATATAAAAGGGGATATAAAGGATGAAAATAAAGTAGAAATATTAAAAGATAAAAAATTTCTTTTCACTGGATTTAGAAATAAAGATTGGGAAAAATTAATAACTGATAGTGGTGGTAAAGTTGTTACTGCTATTTCTAAAACAACCGATTATTTAGTTGTCAAAAATAAAACTGACAAATCAAGTAAAATAGATAAAGCAAATGAATTAGGTGTTAAAATATTAGATATGGGAGAATTTGAGAAGATGATTGGGTAGAACAATAGAAATCATACAATTATTCTATGATAATTAAAATAGATTTTCGTCTATACGATTACGTTTTCCGTCAAATATGTAGAATTCAAAATTGAATCCTGCATCAATACAAGCTTGTTTTTTCAAAAGATTAACTTCTATATTATTTTTATAAGTCCAAGTACTTTTAACTTCATAAATAGTATTTGTTTGTGGAATATAAATATCGCAATAATATCTACTTTTTTTATTATTTTTTTTTTCATACCATATTTCTGGAACTTGTGTCCGTTTTGTTAATATATCTTCAAATGTATATCCTTCTTTAACAAGAATATCTAATAAAAAAGGTTCATATCCTTGAACTTGTATAGTATTTCCACAGATAAACTTAAATTCTTTGAGTTTATAAGATTTTTTAGATGCTTTTTCAGATAATTCAGCATCTTGCATAGGATTTTCTACATTATATCTTTCAAGACATGTTTGTTTTGATTTATCTCTCACTTCTTGTGATTGAAATGGATATGGTACTCCGAAATTTTTAAAACATGTTTCTTTTGATTTATCTCTCACTTCTTGTGATTGCGATGGATGTGATACTCCTAAATTATTAAAACAGGTTTGTTTCATTTTATCCATTACTTCTTGTGATTGCGATGGATATGGTACTCCTAAATTATTTAAACAGGTTTGTTTTATTTTATCTCTCACTTCTTGTGATTGCAATGGATTATCTACATTATATCGTTTAATACATGTTTGTTTTATTTTATCTCTCACTTCTTGTGATTGCAATGGATGTGGTACTCCGAAATTATTTAAAGATGTTTGTTTTGATTTATCTCTCACTTCTTGTGATTGCGATGGATATGGTACTCCTAAATTATTTAAACAGGTTTGTTTTATTTTATCTTTTACTTCTTGTAATTGTGATGGATTATGTACATTATATCGTTTAATACAGGTTTGATCTACTTTTTTTTTTCTTTTGCTTTCGGTACATATTTTACAATACCCACCCGCTTTATAAATTTGTCTAAATGTTTTATTGTGCTTATTGCCACATTTACAAGTAAAATCAACTTTTATATCTCTATTATATGTTTCTATTGTTTTAAAATTCACACTACATTCATCTCTTAAAAATAATTCTTCTAAAAATTGTTTATTATAAACTTTTCTTAATGTTAATGCATTTTCAACATTATATCTTTCAAGACATGTTTGTTTTACTTTTTCTTTTTTTTTGCTTTCGGTACATATTTTACAATATCCACATGCTTTATAAATTTGTCTAAATGTTTTATTGTGCTTATTACCACATTTACAAGTAAAATCAATTTTAATTTGTATATTATATTTTTCTATTGTTGTAAAATCCACAATACATTCATCTCTTACACATAATTCTTGTAAAAGTTGTTTATTATAAACTCTTTTTTTTGTTAGAATCCCTTTATTATTTAACATAATAAAATACTAATAAATTATATAATATATATAATTTATTTTTATATATAAATATATATAAAAATTTTTTTTTACACACACAATGGTGTATTTATTTTTATAATTATTTAAATTATAAAAAATAGTACATTTCTATCTTTTTTTTAATTTTTTAAAAAACATTTTATAAATTATTATATTTTATAGAAATGTACTATTTTTATTCGTCTATAAATGAATACTTATTTATTTTTTTATTAGTTGTAATTTTAAAATCTTTGTCTAATTTATTATTATTAATTTGTAATAATAGATTTTTGTTATTATTTTTATTATAAATATTAACAAAATCCGTAAATATATAATCAAATTCTCTAAACCTAAACACATAATCATAACAACTTAAATTTTAGTTTTTTTATAATTTTATACTATTATATAAAAAAAATGAATAAAATATATTTATTCATTAAATATTGAAAATTGAATATTTACATTAAATATTGAAAATTGAAATAATGTCAGAAAACCTTTCAATTAATGAAATTGAAAGTAAGTTTAGTCTTATAATAAGAAAACCACAAGAAGGTAAAACCTTTATATGTATTAACAACATTATAGAAGATAAAAAAAATATTCATATTGTTTTAACTATGAATACTTTACAGTCGGGAATACAATTTTTTGGAAGAATGGAAGAAGAAATAGACAATAATAATATTATAGTATTCAACAGTAATAAAAAAACAGCGGGTAAATGCCTTCATGCAAAAGAAGTAGCAGACATATATTCACATATAGAAAATAATCCAAATATAAAAGTTATAGTTTGTTGTGCTCATAATAAACGTTTTAAGGATAGTATTCCTAAAATATTAAAAAATTATCCACATTGGTTTAAGCGTCAATTTAAAATTCATATTGATGAAGCTCATAAATATATTCCAGAGAATAGCAATTGGGTTAGATTTTATAACGAATTAGATATAGTTGATTCAATTATTGGATATAGTGCAACACCAGATGGCATATGGGCCAAAGATTGTACGGATCCTTTATTTCATAAAATATTAATTCGCGATATTGAAAAAGAATTACAAATAATTCGCTCACCACATTATTTTGGAGTAAAATGTTGTGATTTTAAACTATTCGGTGATCAAGTAAAAATGAGTTATGAAAAACTTATTGAAATGGCAAATATAAGCTTAGATATATCTAAAAATTCATTTAAAAGAGCTAATATGAATGAAAAAAATAGATGTACATGGTATCAAGAAGATTTCCGATTTAATCTAGGAAATGAATTACTTTTATTAAGTTATATTTCTATATTATTGCCAAAAATAGAAATTTCAAGTAATTCATTTAGTTATCACTTTATACCTGCTTATATTCGTAAAGCAACACATTACGAAATAGTTGAAATAGTTTTGAAGAATTTTTCAACTGCAAATGTAATTACTATAAATGGAAATGGATTTGAACTATATAGAATCAATAATTTAGATAATACAAGTTATAAAGTAAATTCAAGTGATAAAATATTGAGTTCTAAATCACAAGAATATATAAATGAAATGAATTTGGGAGAACCATCTAATATGATACAAGAATTGATTGAGGAATATAAACATTGTCCTACATTTATTACAGGGCATCAATGTGTTGGAATGAGTGTAACTCTTATCAACGAAACTCTTGGGAATTTTGATAGCGTTATAATGGCTCATCAGCATTATAGTAGAGATATTTTGTATCAATTATGTAGATTTCTATTTAATTATATAAAATGGTCTACAGAAAATAAAGGTAAAATAAAAAAAACAATATTTTATTCACTAACAAGATATGTTAAAGATACTTGTCTTGGATACGAAGAACATGTTGAAAATATTTCAGAAAATTTTGCAGGAAAAACGATTTCTTTGCGTGAAATAAATGGTCTTGAACCCGAAACACCTTCTAAAAAAGAATTAAAAAAAATAGCATTTAAATCTGTTAAACTTATTAATAATGAAATATGGAAAAAATTTAAAGTATATGATGGAAATGATGATGAAATGTGGGATAAAACAAAACAATTTTATAATGATAAAATGAAAAAAAATATTTGTCAAAAATCAATTCCAGAACTAATAAATGGATTTTATGAATGTTCAACAACTAAACAAGTTTGTAAACATAGTACTAATGATATTGTAAAAATGAAAAAACAATGTTGGTCTAGTACTTTTCAATTAACAAAATATAGTTTATCTTATGTTAGAATATTTGTGGGATATGAATGCTTAGATGATCCAAGTGAATATACTATATTTGTAAAATATGCTTTATTAGAAGATAATGAATATAACAAGAAATTTTTAAAAGATTATGGTAAATAGTTTCATTTTTGCTTTAAGTGTTGACTTTTAACTAAAACTTAAGTCATTTGTAAAATATTATTTAGAATAATGGATATTATATATTAACAATCATTAAGATTTTTTTATATAAATTATTATTTATATGTGTATATTAAAAAAATAAATAACTTTAATCATGTTATTATGAATATTAAAGAAAATCATTATTGTAGTAGTATATGTAAAACAACTACTGATTATAAATCATCACTGATGTACGTTATAAATGAAGATTATAAATATATTTTATTTACTTATGCCAAAAGTGGTTGTAGTACAGTAAGAATAATTCATACTTATTTGAAATATGAATATGAAATTAATGATGATTTTTTTGAAGATAAACACCACGGAATACAAAATAGAGATATAGATTATTTAATAGATAATATAAATAAATATAAAGATTATAAAAAAATTTTAATATACAGAAATCCATATAATAGATTAGTATCTTTATTTTATCAAAAGGTATGTGGTATAATGGGAGTAACTTATAAAGATTATCTACATAAAGAACCGTATAGATTAACAAATGATATAAATACTTTTGATAAATATTTAGATAAATTATGCAATGGATATTTTGATTATGATCATCATTTTTTACCACAAAAAAAACCTAGTATAATATTTGATCAAATATTAGAAATAAGCGAAATTAAAAATATTTTTAATGGAATTGATAATTATTTAAATAAAAAAATAAATGTAATTTTATCTGATAAATCAAAATGGAATGAGTTAGAAAAGTACGAATATGATGGTGATTTAACTTATTATGATTTTTTTATAGATGAAAATAAACTTATTAGTAATAATAAAATACCAAAGTATAATACTTTGTTAAATAATTATACTATGCAAAAAATAAAAGACAATTACAAAGATGATTTTATTTAATTAGGAAAGTAGTTTTTTTCTTAGTTTTCATATTATTTTTATTTGTCTTTTGTTTTTCTTTTGCTTTTTCTTCTTTTTGTTTTTCTTCTTTTGCTTTTTGTTTTTTAGTTTGTTCCTTAAGTTTTTGTTTTGCTTTTACTTCTTTTTCTTTTTGTTTTTCTTTTTGTTTTTTAGTTTGTTCCTTAATTTTTTCTTTTTCTTTTTGTTTTTCTTTTTCTTTTTGTTTTTTAGTTTGTTCCTTAATTTTTTCTTTTTTAATTTTTTCTTTTAATTCATCAACTTGCTTATTATTTTTTTCTATTTTATTTTTATTTTTAATTTTATTTTTTTTTAATTCTTTATTGGATTCTTTTAATTTAGCTATTTTATCTAAATAAATTTTAGTTTTTTTACTTACACTTGTGTTATATTTACCTTTAAGAGAATAACCTTTCCCCCCCTGTTGCTTTAAGAATTCCAGTTTTTGTTCATTAGGTTTGGCATCAAGTTCTAGTACTAGTTGTTCAGTACTTTCAATAAGTTGCTGGAAAATTTGTGCTTCTACTTCTTCTGATACATCAACTTTCAACAATTCTTGACATTCTTTATCTACCTTGTCTTCAATATTTTCACGTGCTTCACCTTGTTCCTCCATTTGAATTATTCTTTTATCACTATAATTATATATAATTGCTTGTTTAGAGAATTTCTTTACTTCTGTCATTGCGTCTTTTATTGCTTTTTCTATAAATGTTTTAAATTCTCCAGTTCGTAAATCCAAATTTTTCACTACTGCTTCTGTTAATTCTTGTATCACTATTTGTTTTGCTACTGAATTCATTACTTGTATTAAAGCTTGTCTTAAAGCTTGTGTTAATTGTGCTTGTTCAGCGCCAGTTCCTGGTTCTATTAGATAATTTTCTAGTATTTTAATTATTTCTATTAATAAATTTTTTTTATCATCTAATTTTTTTCTTAATACTTCTTCTGCCAGTTCTTGTCCTGATTCGCGTATTCCAACTTCGATTAGTATATTTTGTGCTAATTCAACAACTTCAAATGGCAGATTTTGGTATGTACTTACAATTTCAGTAATATAAGGTTCTATTTTTTCTTGTAGTAATAGCAAAATTTGATTATCTCTTTGATTTTGTTCTGCCTCCGTTTTTATGCCATTATATTTTATTTTATCTCTTTTTCTTTTTTTCTCTTTTTCTTTCTTGTTCTCATTTCTATTTTTCTGTTTTTCATTTTTTCTTTTTTGAGTAGATTTAATTCTTCTTGTATCATTATCATCATCATTATATAAATTTTCTTGAAATGCATAAAGTAAATGTGTATGCATAATTGCGGCACTTGACAATGATTCACTTGTTCCCATCATTGTATCACCCCAATCTTTATCCCCATAGTAAATTGTTCGATCTTCAAGTCCTTGCAATACTTCTTCAAAAATAATAGTATAATATCCTATAAAAAATTCTGCCAAATTATTCCAATGTTCCTCCTCACCCATTCTCATTTCTTTTTTTGCTATTTCCTCCACTATCTCAAAACATTTGTCTCGCCAGTTATTTTCAGGGGATGAATTAATATATAAATACTGTGCCACCCTATACATCCATTTATAGTATGAAGGTCCTTTTTCAGGTTCGTCAAAATATACAACTCCGGCTACATTGTTTATTTTTAGCTTATCTGGAGTAACTTGAGGCAATTCCATTCCGATGTATTGGGGTTTCTGCAGTTTCTCTCTCCTTTTAATTCTCGAACTCTCAAATAATGGTAATATATCTTCTTTTTCTAATTTACGTTTTCTACGTGTATTCGTTGCAGGTGTATCAGGTTGTGATTGAGCATCTGTATCCATTCCTGAATCAGTTGGAGAAGGTCGTACTTCATCTGGAAAATTTCTTCTTCTACGTCCACTCATTGCTGGTGTTTGTGATTGTGATGGTGCTTCTGTATCCATATCAGTGTCTGGTCTCAAATCATATTGAGAAGGGCGTGTTTGATCTGGAAAATTACTCATTGCACGTGTACTCATTGCACGTGTACTCATTGCACGTGTACTCATTGCACGTGTACTCATTGCAGGTGTACTCATTGCAGGTGATAAGTCTGGCATAAATGAATTTCCAAAGAGTGAATCGGTGTCAACATATAGATCAGGTCTATCTGACTCTAAAACGGTTCCACGGGATCCCTTACCACTACCCTTACCGCTACCCTTACCACTGCCCCTACCACTGCCCCTACCACTACCCTTACCACTGCCTCTACCAGTGCCCCTACCACTACCCATTTGTCTATTGCCACCCCACATTTTATGGGTTAATGGACCTTGATATGATGCATTAATATTATTAATAAATTCATGTATTGGTATAGCGTGTGGTGGTTCACGTAGTCCGTGTGACAAGCTAGCATCATATTGAGCAGCAGGGGGCAATTTTGAATTTGCATTCGTAGTTTTGTTAATTCTTAATGAAACATTCTCTGGATTTTGTTGAGGTATCATCACGATATATGTTGCAGATCTATTTGTTTGCTGAGGCTTAAACCACACTGTATGATTACCAAATATTTTATGTGATATTGTAGCCAATATTGCATCGTGTGTAAGTAATGGCATACACATATTATTTAAATAAGTTAGTTCATGTACCTCTTTAGCTTGTAAATAATCACCAACACGTTTAAAATCAGTAAATAATGACATTGCATCATATCTTCTAGATGCATCATTATATAAAATGCCACTATTATGAGAAACTCCATTCTGAAATAATTGAGAAACACCACTACCATTAGCAAAATCTAATCCAACAATTTTACCAGAAACTGTCTTTCTGCATATATTTGGACATAGTTCATCAATCATTTCAGCAAATGACTGTAATTTATCAAATAAATATCTGAATAAATTTGGTGCACCTTGTTCACCTGCCTGATCAACATTACCAATAGCATTTGCTAAATGGTTCTTTATCTGTTCTCTTTTTGGCAAATCATATGGTATAGTATTAGCAGTATTTGTTCTTGATGTCCATAAGAATGTATTTGCTTCTAGTCGCATATTTCCAATTCCTAACATAGCTTCTTCATCAGCTAGATTTACTACCAAGTTCCCATGGTCCCTTTTGTTGTTGCTGAAATCACAATTGTCAGGATGGTGTAGAGGTGCTGCCTTTTGACAATATAATTTAGCTGCTGCATTTGGTGCTATTAAATCAACTCTATCATATTGAGCCGCGTATCCAACCCACATATACCAATTTGTAAGTCCATCAAAATGCGGAGGTGCAATATTCTTTTGACAATCATATTCATTAAAAATTTTATTTGGTGCCATTTGATCTCGCGAGTACCATATACTTCTATAATATTTCTTATCAGTACCTTTAATGAAAGGTGGATATGTAGTTCCATTAACATCTTGAGGTAAACCCATAGTCATATCCCAATTTGATTCTGCAAAGAGTTTTTCATATATTTTATATAATATACTTGCGGATAATTTAGAATAATTTACTGCAGCTTTATGACTTGCCAAATTTGGAACTTTACTATCATGTCTGCCTTGTTGTGGATAATTAAGTAGTAAAAAACGATAAGCCCTTGGATACGCTGCAGTATTTGGATTTTGTTTAACACTCTCAACTGCTATTCCCGCTTGTACAAATGCTGCAGTTAATTGTGTTTCTGGTGCTAATGGCAAAGACTCTCTTATATATTGATAATTTGTATAATAAAACATATCATTATAATATAAGTAGCGTTGTACAAATTCTTCTGGGTCTGTATATATTATATTAACCATAGTTGCGACGTATACTGGATTCCACACTGTAGCTGGTCCATTTGGTGGTAATCGGGATATTAAGTTTCTACACCAAGCTTTTAAAGTTAATACTCCTGGACCAGTATGAACAAGACCTGCTATAGTTTTTGTATGGTTTAAATCATGTAAAGAGTCTGCTAGAGAAGTTAATAATCTTGCTCCTTGTGTTAGATTGTTATATGGTGTTCCGTTTAGACTAACTTGTACTCCTGCTGTGGGAGAATTATATGCATCGTACCCCACATCGTTTAAGGTTCTAACTAGAGAATCTATATTATTAAATGGTGCAGCCATATATTAATTACTCTAACTATATTATACATTTTTATCTCTTTTACTATAATTTATATACTATTAAAATAGACTTATTAGTAATAATAAAATACCAAAGTATAATACAATTAAAAAAATAAAAGATGATTTTATCTAATTTTGTATTTTCATAGAAAATAGCAATTTTCTTCACGATGCCCACTTTTCCCACATATATCACAATGTTTATTATAGTATTTTTGATTATTTGTTTTATATGAATAATTATTATATTTTTTTTTGCAATAATTATTTTCATGAAATCTAGCACCATTTTCTGTTTCAAATTCTTTATTACAATAACTACAACACCATACATTTTCATAATCTGAACTTGTATCTTCATAATCTGAACTCGTATCTGCTTTTTCTAATATATTACCATCTATATCTGTTTTAGCATAACAATCTTTTATAAAATGTGTATTTCTTCCACATCTTGTACATAAATTTTTTGAATGCCACAATTCTTTTTGTAACTGAAATAAAGATATATCATCTAATTCTATTGATGTATATGTTCCACCCCTAACATTTTCTATACCATATTTTGCCATATATTCTTTAACATATTTATCTTCATCAAATTGTGATGTACTTTTAATTTGTTTAATAATAGAAATAGGTTTATATTTTTTAGTCCATGATGAACCTACTCCGTTAATATGTTGCTTAAATCTGTTTTCTACATCTTGTGTTTTACCAATATAATATTTATTATTTTTTAACTTTAGTATATAAATATATTCCATTATTATATATTTATTACAATGGAATATATATATATCATTTTTTAAAAGTTAAAAAAAAGATAGAAATGTACTATTTTTATTCAGTAAATTCATAACCATCTATTTTTATTTATAAATTTAAAGCAACATATAATTAAGTAGTTTTTCTTCAGTATCAATATCTTCCATTGATGAAATTAATTTAATATTTACATGAGGAATTGTTGAATAGAATTCATTAGACAACGATAGTAGTTTTTTTTGATCATTCGTAGTTTTAATTACTTCTTCGAGTTTTTTTAGAACTATTTGTCCTTTTTTAATTTGATTAACTGATAGTTTGCCAAGAGGGTAAATGTTAGAATTCATTATAATAATATTATATAATTAAGTTATCATTTTTTTTTTAAGTTTGTATCAAAAAATATAAATTATTATCTATTTAAAACCTTTCATAAAGTCGTCCATATTTTTTGTACCCATACTTGAATTGCAATTTTGGCAAATGGGTTTCAAATTTGATACTATTAGTTCACCACCATTAGCCTCTGCAATAATATGTCCGCAATTAAAAGACATTTGTGTAATATCTGTGGTTTTACAACAAAGACATTTTGCCTTACCAACGTCTTCGCCAATATAAGTATTCCATACGAGTTTTTTAATAGCGGCAGGAATTGCCTTTTTTTTTCTAGGTTTATTTTCTGAATTTTTATTAATATTATCAGAAGATATTAATTCGGTACGACGCCTTATCCATATACGTTTTCTAACTAAGTCTTTTATATTACATTTTGATGAATATCCATTATCGCCTGCCCAATTAAAAGCATACATCCAACCATTATTATCTGTTCCTGATAAATTTGCTTTTGTGCCTATAAGAACAGACCATTCGTGATCAATCCATTTCCAACCTTCTAAAAGCACAAAATCATCTTTGGTTTGTAATGCTAAATTACTACTATCTCCATTTCTGAAATTTGGTTCATTAGGAAATAAGTGTTTATTAGTAAAATTTTTAAATGGTAGTCTACGCTCATATTCAATAATACGTTCTGTAACAAAAGGTTCACAAATAGTGTTATCAATACTCATTATATTTAATTACTAAATAAATTAAATTATCATTTTTTAATTTTATATGACAAATTATTACTATTTTATAGCTTTTCTTTTTGTTTTTTGTTTTGCCTGTTTTTCTTTTTGTTTTTGTTTTGCTTTTTTTTCTTTTTGTTTTTGTTTTGCTTCTACTGGCATATTAATTAATTTAGTATACTAATAATTAATTATATAATTAATTATATATCCCTATTTCACTTTATAGCATTCTTTTTGGTTTTTTGGAATCTTTTCTTTATCTTTATTGTTATTATGGATATTAAAGAAAATCATTATTATAGTATACGTAAAACAACTACTGATTATAAATCATCACTGATGTATGTTATAAATGACGATTATAAATATATTTTATTTACTTATGCCAAAAGTGGTTGTAGTACAGTAAGAATAATACATACTTATTTAAAATACGAAAATGAAATTAATAAAGAATATTTTGAAGATAAACACCATGGAATACAAAATAGAGATGTAGATAATTTACTAAATAATTTAAACAAGTATAAAGATTATAAAAAAATTTTAATATACAGAAATCCATATAATAGATTAGTATCTTTATTTTATCAAAAAGTTTGTGGTATAATGGGAGTAACATATAAAGATTCTCTACATAAAGAACCGTATAGATTAACAAAAAATATCAATACTTTTGATAAATATTTAGATAAATTATTTTTGGGTTATTACGATTGTGATCATCATTTTTTACCTCAAAAAAAACCGAATATTGCATTTGATCAAGTATTAGAATTAAGTGAAATCAAAAATATTTTCAAAGATATTGATGATAATTTACATAAAAAAATTAATTTAATATTATTAAATAAATCAAAATGGAATGAGTTAGAAAAGTACGAATACAATGGTGATTTAACTTATTATGATTTTTTTATAGATGAAGAAAAACTTATTAATAATAATAAAATACCAAAATATAATACTTTATTAAATAATTATACAATGCAAAAAATAAAAGATAATTACAAAGATGATTTTATCTAATTGTTTTAATCAATTTAATAATAGCTATATTTCTTGCTTTATAAAATATTTCTTTTTGAAATAAGCTAAATGACTCATTTATATTAGGCAAATAACCAATTTTGTTGTAAGTAATTAAACTATCAAATCTAGACATTTGTTAAAATATTAATTAGAATTTCATATTCATTTTTTTTTATTTTAAACTAAAATATAATATTTTTGTAAATACTAGTTTAAAATACATTTTTTTTACTTGTTAAATAAAAAAAATGATTTTATCAAATTAATTTATATTTAACAATAATGTCCAAAATTGTAGAAGAATATCACGATGCAGAAGAGTATATTTCAGATGATAAAATCTGTGATTTTGATATAAATAAGTATATTATCCATTATATTGATGATAATAAATATTTGGTTAAATTAACTGCAAAGCAGTTTGCAAGATTTTGTGATCCGTGGGTATACAATCGTAAAATAAATACTGAAAAAGTTGGAGAACTTAAAGAGCAATTTAAAGTCTTTGACAAAAATACCAGTCCAATTTGGAATGTTAGTCTAGTATTTGACAAATATACACATAAGCCAAAAGATAATATCCCTAAATATATTAAAATTTTGGATGGACAGCATAGATGGCAGTTGGTAAAAGATTTGCTAGAAGATGGTGAAATTGATATCAATTATGAAATATATGCAACTTGTTATTTAATTAATTATTGCGAGGAGAAAAATAAAAATATAACAACTGAATTGTTTAAGAAAATTAACAATAATACACCATTATGTATTGATGATATTCCAGATACTCGTATTCAGGAATTAGTTGATAAAATAATTGAGGATAAAGAACTAAATCCAAATAAAGAAGGCATCAAAGTTGGAATTGCTCAGAGTACAGCACACGAACCCGCAATTCATAAAAAAGAACTATTTAATATACTTAATACGCATTCAAAAAGTTTTAGTCATTTAAGTCAAGATGAAATAATTGTTAATATTAGACTTATCAAAAATAGAATAATGTTGAAAGATTTTAAGGATATATATCACAAGTGTGATACAAATGAAAAACGCTATAAAAAAGCAGAAAGTGTAGACTTTTGGTTAGGACTAAAATCATCTAAGAAATTTTCCCCAGAACAATGGGTGCTATTTATTAGTAATCCACAAGAGTTTGGTAAGTAGAATATATAATTTGTATTTTTTATTTAATTAATTAAAAAAATTATAGATATGTACTATTTTATATTGTTAAAATAGAATGCAACTTATCATATTTTTGATTTTATCATTTTTGATTTTATATTTATATTTAACGTATATTAGTTATTATAAATTAGAAAAAAAAGACATATTAAATAAAAAAATTATATTTAATATTTGTATTTGGAATATTTTACATATTATTTTTTATTTAATATTGTGTTTTATATTAAATGCAAAATTTAATATACTTAAACATATTTATATTTTTTGCATTGGATTATTATGGTATTTAACAGAAAAAAATTTTTTGCAAAAAATAAATAATAATACTATACTAAAATCACAAAATAATTGTTATAATAATATTTTTGAACCCCACTATACAGACTTATTTTTTAATTTGATGGGTCAAATTCTATATATACTTTATTTCTTATTAGTAAGTAAACTATAATTTGCTTCATAAAAAAAGTTATTTATTAACTACATTTGTATATAAATATTTTTGTTTTGAAAAAAAATGATTGATCATTTATCTTCTGCATATAACAAGCAATAAGCAAATAAGCAAGCAAACAAACAAGCAACAAGAAACAAGTGTTAACAAACAATAAAGCAACAAATGGCTACTACTATTAACACAAAGAACTTCTTGAAGTGGACTTCAATCGCTATTCAGATTGATAATCCCAATATTACTAAAAGTGATTCTATTAAAAAAGCAATCAAAGAACTTCAAAAAGAGAAAAAAATGCGTAATTACATTCGTGTACAATCTATTCAGTATCAGAAAGATAATCCTAATATTACAAAAAAAGATTCAATCAAAATAGCAATTGCCGATTGGAAAAAAATCTAAATAATTAATATATATCTATATATTTTTTATAATTTATTTATGTGAAATATTAAAAAGGGACATTTTTTTTCATTTTTGTGATAAAAAGTATTTTGGCTGTATTACTGTCAATGGTGTATTTTAGTTATATAAAATTGGGACAAAAAAAAAATAAAAAAAATTTGGAAAAAAATTCTCAAAAAAAAAATGTAAAGTCGTTGTCGCTAAAATTTCAATTTTATGGTAATAAAAATTCTATTTAAAAATAAATTCTAACATTATATATAGTAATGGACGAAAAGAACGACAAAAAAATACATAAATGCAGCTATTGTGAATACAAAACAAATCGTAAATATGATTTAAATAAACACCTGAATCGTAAGCATAAATATGATATATATATAAATGATGATAAAAATATAATGTGTGAAAAGGTAAGCCCTCGTGGTGAAAAGGTAAACCCTCGTGGTGAAAAGGTAAACCCTCTCTGTGAAAAGGTAAACTCCATATTTATTTGCAAAAAATGTAATAAAATTTATAAGAGTAATAGATATTTAATAGAACATGAAAAAAAATGTAAAGGGGTAGATGATTTAACCTGTTCAACTTGTATGATAAGTTTTACAACAAAACAAGCCAAATCAAAACATATTAAAAGAAATAATTGTAAACCAAGAAGTATAATATATGCTAGAACACCTAATCCAAATAATTTAGAAAAGCTTCAAAATAATATAGATAATATTCAAAATGTAGAACAACTAACAAATAATATTAATACACAAAATAATAATAATATTCAAACACAAAATAATAACTTTATAATAAATAATTATGGAAGTGAGAGACTAGATTATTTAAATTATGAAAAAATGTTAGAAATATTTAAAAAATCATATAATATACCAACACTCCTTACAAAAGAAATACACTTTAATGAAAATTTTCCTGAAAATAATAATATTAGATATGAAAATGATAAATCTGCTTTAGTTAAAAAAGATGATAAATTTATATATAGTAATTTAAATGTTTTAGCAAAAGAATTAATTAATAATAAAGGCCAACTAATGCAAAAATTTGCACTAGAAAACAAAAATGATATATGTTTAAAAATGGGCATAGAATTGTATGAAAAAATTATCGAAAACTTAATTGATTTATTATTACTGCATAAACCAGATGAAAATTATATTAAACAAGTAGAAAATATCAGAGATTTAATTAAAAATACTAAAATTGAAGAAATTTAATATTATTTATACATCATACAAACTTTTTCTATAAAATCTATAGTTAATTTATAATCAAGAGGTCTAATAATATCTCCTTTTGTAGAATCTGAATTAAGCATTATATCCATATTTTTTTTTGTAATAGGATTTTTAATTATTTTTCCATATCCATAATAACTACCCATTAATGCGCCAGCAATTGCTGCATTTGTATCAGTATCACCAACAATTATTTCATTTTTTTTCCATTTACCCTCTAAACATATTTTTGAAAGATTATTTTCTTCAGGTCCTAAACATATAATAGCATCAATTGCATCTTTATAATTATCAAATTGAAATAAACCCCAAAAGGCACAATATAAAGCGTGTAATATATGTCCTTTATTTTCAGTTACATTTCTAAATATATTGTTTGATGCTTCATTAAATACTTGCATTACGCTATCAAATTCAATAAGTTCTCTAATATGTTTTTTTATATATTCTTTATTTTTATTTTCAATTGCCATTTTAATAGCAGATACATATATGTATACACAATTACAAGTTAATTTTGATGGATTTGTAATAAATACATCAGTTTTAACTATATTTTCATCTAAATTTGAAAATATATGTGCATATGCTCTCATTAGTGCTCCATTAGATTGTGATTCTTCCATAATTTTTGCATCATTGTAATATTTATTAAATCTATTTTCATATAATTTATAAGTAGATTTAGGTGCAACAAATAAATTTCTTGTATTTTTTCCCATAAAAGGTGAATTTCCTTTGCAGTTTTCATAATTATTATTTGCCCATAGCATATAATTAATAACTGCTTTTTCCTTTGTATAACCATCCATAATTGTTTTAATTAATATAAGAGCCATCTCAGTATCATCAGAAACTTGCCCAATATCACTAATTTGTTTTCCATATGCGCGATTATATCTTATAATAGGTGTATCCAAAATACCAGTATAATGTGCATATGGATAAAATTCTACAGGAGATCCTAATGCATCGCCTAATGCGTGTCCTAAAATGATACCATATATTTTATCCTTATTCATTTTATTATCTAAATGTTAAAGATTCATTCATTTTTTATTTTAATTTTTTAGAATGATACTAAATTCTAAACAAAAAATGATAATATATTACTTATTTTTAAGTATAAATTAAAATGAATGAATGTAAGAAATTGTTAAATAAATATTCTAAATTACAAAAAATTAATCAAAATCTTTTATCAATATATAACTCATTTTCTAAAAAAGGTCTATGCAGAGAAGATGCATTAATTCAAGGAATAGATATTACAAAAAAAATTAGAATTATGAGAAAAAAATCAGAAAATTATTACAATAAACTAAAAATTCATATTGAACTTTGCATTGATGTTATAAATAAAAGAAATAAGCATTTATTGGATGCGATATCTAGATCAACCTAAATTAATTTTTTTTATATTTAATTTATAAAAAATGATTAATATTATTAACTAATAATTATCACAATGTTCTCATTAATATTTGACGAAATGCCAAATGATAATTATTTCTATATTGGAGGATTGGAAACTTTAGTATCAGAAGATTATGAAAACTATCAAGAGTATGAAGACAATGAAGACAATGAAGACTATGAAAATAATAAAAAAAAATTATATTATGATGAATTATTAGATTATTATGATAGCTATTATGATGATTATAATGATTATTAATAAATTTTTTTATGTATGTGTATAAAAGTATATCTGTTTTATTAATAATCTTTATAATAATAATTAAATAACATTTTCATTATGTTAGCATCATTAAAACGGTTATTTGATTTAATACGAATATGATAAATATTATTTTTTTCTTTAAAGTTGGTTAATAAAGTATTATAATTATTGTTGTTATAAATATCATAACGCGATGTAATGGCATTTGTGTAAAATTTACTAAATAATAAATTTCCAATTGCAACATCATCTATAATATTATATTGTAATTTATGTTTATTTTCAATTAAATATAACAAAATATCTTTTGATAACCAAAATGCAGCACCAGATGCAAAATTATAACCAGAAGAAAGACCTGTATATATATTATTATCTCTTAAATTATTACTTAATTCTAGTACTTCTTTAGTTCTAAAAAAACTAGATAAATTTGTTCTAATTAAATGCTTAAAATTAAAATTAGTATTAATATATTCAAAAGCAAAAATTGTTTTTTTTAATATTTGAGGTATATATCCTTCGCCTGTATCTGCTACTATAATATCATTAGAATCTATAGTAATATTTTTTGGATTTTGTCCAAATAATAAAAATACTTTTATAGATAAATTATTTTTTTTAATATATTTTATAAAAGGTATCCAATAATTTTTCATCATTTCACAATAATAATCATTAGTATCATTTGCAATAACTATAAGTATAATTTGATAATATTTGTTCATATTATCTATGATTACAAAATATTTTAAGATCTAAATTTAGATATTAATCTACTTGCCAATACTATATAATCTAATGGAATATTGTTATGTAGTTTATCAACACCTTCAGATGCCATATATAAAGTTCTTGCATAAGATACAGCAGTACATGAACCTTCATTAGTTTGTTCTTTGACTCTTTTAATAAATTTTAAATTAGATATCAATTTTATTAAATTTTTAGTACCAGCATCTGCTACCTGTTTCCAAGGGTCAATTATAACTAATCTATTATTACTTTTAAATATTGTTCTGGCGTGTCTATCATATGCTATATTAGCAATTTTGTAATCTGATTTAATAAAAGCATCTAGCAAAGGTGATAATGTTTTTGTCGAACGTAAGTTTATATATTTGGGATATAACAAATTAAATTTATTTGGTGATTTTTTATTTAAATAAATATTAGCCTTTTCAATAGTTTTAGTAGAAATGGCACACTTGCCAAATATAATTTGTTTATTTTCATTTAAAATAGGATTTTGTAATGGATTGCCTTTAACAAGTTCAGACACCCATTTAGACTCATTATATGGAATATCAATACCAATTATACCGTGAGTTTTATTTGCATTATTTTGATAACCTTCAGATAATTTATAGGATTTATATCTTTTATTGATTAAGTTAATAGTTTCTACAATTCGTGATATATTTTTTAAATTATCATCATTTAAATAGTACATATAACCGTGTGTTTTATTCCATAAAGGATTAGCATAATGTCTTCCTGTAAAATTTTTAGGTAAATATATCTCAGTATTTTCTCTATTAGCCAATGCGATATCTTTTATTTTACGCAATATCAATGTTCCTGGTCCATATATACCAATTATTTTTAGAGTTTTAGATAATTTAATATCAAGAAAATTATCTTTATCAGAATTTATATTAAAACTCAATGACTGTTTAGTTGTTTTATAAGTTGAATTCCATTCATTTTTCAAATCATTAATATTCATTTCCTTGGCCGTAGGTTCCGCTACCTTTTTTGCCTTAGGTTCCGCAACCTTTTTTGCTTTAGGTTCCGCAACCTTTTTTGCCTTAGGTTCTGCTACCTTTTTTGCCTTAGGTTCTGCTACTTTTTTGGTTTGTTCTAATAATTTTTTACCAATTTTTCCAGTTTTTAATACATATCTACCAGTTTCTGGATTCAAGATTTTATCAGAATTCATTCTAATATAATAAATATATAATTATATAGATACTTCAATTTTTATTATTTTATTCTAAGTAGAAAAAAAATGATGATGTTCGTTGTAATTTACATACAAAATGTCTAGTAATTGGATCATCAGAATTCAGGACGGTAAACACTTTTTTGCAAATGCTAAAAATGGAGTATGGGCTATACGAAACCTAACAAGATATAGAAATATACTAAATAAAATGAAAAAAAGCGATAATTTATACTTTATTCAAAATAAATCATCAACAAATAAGAACGGTTTGATAACAGCATATGGACAATTTAACAACTATTCTGATAGAAATAGTGAATTAATAAATAAGGAAAATAAAGAAAGAGGATGGGATAAGCATCAACCAATATTTGGTGGTATATGGGATTTAGAAATAAAATTTACAAATTTTGTAGATTTAAGAAAAGAAACAATAGGAGAAGTAAATAGTAATAAATTTATAACGGGTATATCAAGTAAAAATGTAGATGCAATAATGCCAAAAATAGAGTTTGAAAAATTTATAGATGACTTTACAGAAATTTTAAATACTATTAAAGTAGTATAATTTTTTTAATGAGAAAAGGAGGTACTTCAAAAACTCAAACAAGAACTCCTAGAAGTCCTAGAAGTCCTAGAACTCCTAGAACTCCTAGAACACCTAGAAGTCCTACAAGTCCTAGAACTCCTAGAACTCCTAGAACTCCTAGAACTCCTAGAACTCCTAGAACTCCTAGAACACCAGCAACAACATCTAGAACACTATTAACAATATCTAGAACATTTAGAACACCTAGAAAACCAAATACTCAAGCAAGAACTCCAAGAACACCTGGTACTCCTAGAGTTGCAAAAATTATAATAAAAAATAGAATAATGTCTATAGATACAAAAATAAAAAGTCCAGTAAATACTAAATGTATTGAAAATAATAGAATAAAATTTAAATCACAATCAATATCAATTGATACAAATAAAGTAATAGGTTTTGGCGGCAATTCAATTATATTAGAAGGTAGTTCAAGAACAAATACTTATGTAGTTAAATTAATATATAGTACAATTGATAAAAAAAGTGAAACAGAAGTAGCAATAATGAAAAAAACATCATTATTACTAGATAGTAAACAAACTAGACATTTAATCAAATTATACTATAATCTAAAATGTAAAGATAATCAAATTAATATAAAATCAAAATACGAAGGCGAACCTGATGACGTTGTATCTTTTAATTATTTAATACTAATGAAAAAATATTCAGGACATATAGTTCAATTACTATTTGGTGAAAGTACATTAGATATAAAAAAAAATATATACTCCCAAGTTTTTTTATCTTTAATAACATTTCATTCTTTTTTAAATATATTACACGATGATGTAAAATTGGATAATTTTTTCTATGAATTACAAAATGCGGATTCAAATGAATATTATGAATATATATTAGTTTTAAATGGTAATCAGTATTACGTATATCTAAAAAAAATTAATTATTCAATAGTAATAGGAGATTATGGTGAATCAAGAGTAGTTTCTACAAAAAAAGATCTATTACAAGATTTTTCTATAATTGAAGAATTAGGACAAAGAAATAGATTATTTCAATCAGGAGACTTTAAATTAGCAAAAGATTGTAGTACTTATCAAGAATATATACTAAATCTAATACATAATACAGATTTATTTAGTATCGGTAAGCCATATGCAAATATTGTATCTACATTTACAATAAATATAGATCAACAGTTAGGAGGTAAAAAGAAAAAAAATAAAAATAAAAATAGATAGATATATAATATACAAGCATTTTTTGCTTTTATTCTATAATTTTGAGAAGTTCCTTCGAAAAGTACTCAGGAAAATTAGGAGATAATTCTCGCAAATGTTCTTTTAGTAAATCTTTTTTATTATAGTAAGCAACTCTGAATTTATGAGAATTATATAATTTTTTATCAGCAAGTATGATAGTATGGGCAAAGCACACTACTCGGATATTCATTGCTGTTTTTGAAGAATAACAAGTTCCAAATACCTTATAAAAATTTGTATTTGTTAGATCAGTCATAAATGATATTGCTTGTCTAGCATCGCCAATATCGTCATAGTTGATCTTTTGAAATTCAGAAATAACTTTTTTGTAGTTGCGATTAAATGTATGTGTAATAATAACAAGTGTATTGTAAAGAACAGATATTTCATTTGAATTCAGAAAATATGCAAAATCCATAGAATATTTTTTTTTTTTTTGCTCTGCAATCTTTCTATTAAAATTGTTTATAAAGTTAGAAATAAATCTAGGTTTCTTATAGTTGTACTTATTGCAGATATGCATTACCACATCTGTAATAAAACTGTCGATATCTTTTGATTCCTTGTACATAATACAAATACGATCATTTTTTGATAGTTTTTTGTAGTTATCATAGAAATCTTTTGAAACTGTGGAAGCAATTGTCATAGATGAAAGAGACAAATGCTTCCAAACCTCAGAAACGATATCCTGATCAAATACAGATGCCATTGGGTGATTGCACGCGATGCCTTGTTTCAGTATGTTCTTCCGCTTTAGTTTCACTCGTTGATGTATGTGCTTTCTAGACAGATACTATCATTTTTTTGCCTTTGAAACCGTTTTTTCGAACAAATGTTGTGAAAGTAAAAAAAAATCTACATAACCCGCTACTAAGGTAATACATACTATCAGCGATTCCTTAAAATCTCAGAAAACTATTAAATGTCTTCGTCAGTGATTTTAATTCTTGACAGATTGTCTTCTGAATAATATGTACTATTCATCCTTTTTGCTTCAAATATATAGTAAGTATTTGATACTTTAACTTATACTGATGTGTTTTCATCAGCTTTCTTTTAATAAATCTAAAATCCGGTATCAATTTCTTACTATATACGAATAGTTATGAGACATTTTTATTTTAATAATATAATAAATTAAATTATAAATCATTTTTTTTTATTTAAAATATAATTACGTACAAATTTTATATGAATATAAATAATTATTTCAAATATTTTGATAAGTTAAATTATGATTTACAAAATGAAATTTTAAGTAAAATAAGAAAATCTCAAAATAAAGATTTATTAGAAGATATAATTAATTTTAAAAAAGCGAAAAAAAAAATTTTTGAAAAATATGAAAATAATGATAGTAATTATGATATAAATAGTGAGTCATTTATTTATTTTCAAATAGAAAGTGATTTGATAAAATATTTTAATGATGATATAACAACATTATATGGTATAACAGAAACAAATATAGAAAAACTAGAAAGAATTCTATCAATAAAACTAAAAATGAAAAAAAATAAAGCATTAATTGCAACAAAAATGATGATAGATAATAAAATTAGTGTAAATAAAAGAATCAATATGCTAATAGGAGCACTAACTATAAAAGAAAGGCAAAATTTCATCGACAAACTAAATACACATTATTTTATCTAAGAAGTGCAATGGATATTCCAACTTTTACATTTATTTCATTAATTCTATCTTTGATTTTATTTTTTTGTTTGACTACACTATCTTTCATTGAAATTATTTCTGAATCATATAACCAATTACGTTTTGCCTTACCATCAATTGTTGAAACATATAAATCATCTAAATCAAATAATACATATCCAGAATCAATAAGCAACTCCGTTTCGTTATATGTCACAGCAAAATTATCATAATAAGATTTATGTTTTCCATAATATATTAAATCCATATAAATATCGAATAAAATATTATATACTTTGTTTAAAAATTTTAGATCATATTCCAATTGAGAAATACTATCACTAATTGGAATATTTATATATTTATCTTTATCATTAAAAATCTTGCTAGCATCATTTTGTAAGTCAAAACCTAGTTGATACATATTTGTAATGTATTGAAATCCAAGTTTTATACTAAAATCATTTTTTTTTAAATATACTTTATAATTTCGTAATTTTCATATAATCTACGAAATAAATAGGGATACATATCAAAAATACTACCATATGGTACATATTTAAATACAGTTTTGTTGTTATCAATTAAATATTTTGTTGAACTATCTCCCATACCAAGTAATTGCGCATAATAGACATTATGACCTGGTTTAAAAGACAATGCATAATCAATTGAAAATTTATTATGAGTGGCAATACATATTTTATTATTAGTATTACTTATTAATAATTCAATTGCTTTATTATAATTGTTATCAGTATCTATTTTATTTTTAAACAATTCGGGATTATATTTATTATAATAAGCGCCTCTAACAAGTTTGAAACCAATTTTGTCAAATTTTAACATATCATTTTCAATTTGTTTTAAACTATTTTTTTTATACATTTGATATGTTTTAAATAAATATAAATTATCTATGTTTTCGTATTTTTTAATTATTTTATCGAAAATAATATTTTCATCATAAAAATCGTTAGTGTGTTCTGCATCAAAATAAATATATTTATTTTTATGATTAGTATTAATAATATTTTTTATAATAATATCAATATTTTGTTCTGCATTGTAAGGTTTAAATGATGATAATTTTAATGCATATCCGATATCATTATTACTAGTCTTAATTTCAGATATTAATAAATTAATTTGATTTACATATTTAATAACATCATATTTATTATTTGCACCTTCTTTAGCATAATCAATTATCGGTATTATAGATTTATCATATAATGTATTGATAAATTTAGAGACAGCTATATAGTTTGTACCGCCTGTAAATTTTGTTAATAACATAATATATATAATGAAAAAAAATAAATTAATTTAAATAGTCAATAAAAATTTGCGATAAAGTACAAGTAGATGTTAATCCATTAATTAAAGCCATTAAACCAAAAAGCATTAATATTATTATTGGTATAATATTTGCATTTTTACATTTACTTAATTCATAAAGTATTATAGAACCTAAAATAAGTATTAAAGATCCAAGTAATGTTTGTATAATACGCATAATACTATAATAATTAAATTTATTACTTCCAATAACATTAACATTTATTATATCATTACCGATATTAATAATATTAGATCCGTGTTTAAAATTATTAAACTGTAAATTTCTATCAACAATAATATTCATATTATCATTAAAATATTTGTCTTTAATAAATTGTGATCTAGCACCAGAACGGCAAACAATATATATATAATCTACATAATTTAAGTGATCTTTAATTGTATTAACATTAAATTTAATCATATTCATAGGTATATTATAGTGCTCGTAATGGTTTGATACGCCAAATCTTTTTGAGTAAACTTCATCACTTTTGCGTATATCAATAAAAATGTATCTCATTATTTTAATTAAAAGAAAAAAAAATTTTCTAAACAATATATTCTTTTAGTATAACAGGTGTTGGTAAATAGTAAGAATTTTTTATAGTTTCAGCAGTAAAATCATTCAAACTTTCATCAGTATAACCATAATGTAATATATCACCCCATATTGATAATTCTTCATCTAGATATTTAATATGATAATCTTTTAAAACCATAATATATTTAGTAATATATCTTTTAATAGCTAAATGTTTTTGTTTAAAATTTTTAATATTTAATATACGAATAATTTCAGCTATATAAATATTATAATCATCATCAGAAATATATCTTTTATAATTAATCATACACATATTTAAATGATAGGAATCTTTCCATAGTATATCCGCTTTACCTATTATACATATATAATATAATTTCCAAATAATATTAAGACCGTCTATATAACAATATGTCCAATAATTTGTAATATATTTATAAAACTGATTTATATAAATTTTTTTATTTTGATATTCTTTAATTTGTTTTAATAAATCATTTGGCTGACTATATATAATCATAGAATAAATTTTATTTTTGAGATCATCGTTAAGTAATTCATCAAATAATTTATCCATATAGATAATAATAATAACATAATTTTATATATTATAATCTAATTGGTTCCATTGGCATTCCTGGTTTTCTATCTTCTTCGGTTAAATTTGTTTTTATTTTCTCTATTTTTTTTTCATTTTTATGATCATATTCTTGATATTTTACTTCATTCCAATCATCACCATAACATCTATTTAAATACATATAAGGATTATTAGGACCATTAACTTCAAATTTGCCAAATTTGTATTTTTTGAGTGGATATAATTCATCTTTTAAAAAATAACATTTATGTAAATGTTTCATATTTTTACTAGCAATTTCAATACTTACTTTATCGTTAGTATTTTCTGTAATAAAGATATCTAAAAATGGAAATTTAACTTCCATATTTTTTCTTGAAGTACCATCAACACTATATATTTTGTAAAATCCATTACCCCAGTTAACTTTTTTCATATTATATCCTTTTTTTTGAAGAGACTCTTTAAAACTATTATCAATTAGTTTTTTTTCATTATTTTTAGGAATACAAATATCAACATCATCATCCCATGGTATAAGACCTTTATGTCTAACAGCACCAAGTAAAGTACCAAAAACTATATAATATTCAATATTATGTTTTTCAAATAATTTACTAATATCATATAATGCTTGATAGCATAATAAAGTATCTTCTGATTTTGGATAAAATAATTGTGAAAAATTTTCAAAAGTATTTGTAAATAAATTTCTATTGTAAAATATAATAATTATTGTAAGAATTATTAATAATATACTTATATTTTTCAATTTAAAATCTATTTTTTTTTTCTTCATATATTCTATATAACCTTTATATTTATATTTAATTTAATTTTTTTTTAGCAATTACTCTTATACAAATAGGATTTTCGTTTTCAAAAACTGCAAAATCTTTATTTTCATCAATATATAATATATCAAATTTATTTTCAAGTAATTTTTTTAGATAATCAATATTTGTATAATTTCTATAATGTTCATTACCATGAAATTTATATTCATCTTTATTTTTATCACTTCTAGTTTCTATAGCAATATATGAATTAACTTTAATACTATTTAAAAATGTAAGATGTTCTTCATTTGTTATACTATGAAATGTAAAGCGAGAATATATTAAATCATAATTTTCTTTATTATAATTGACAAAATCTTCATTATAAAAGTTACAAGAATTATTATTTTTTGGTTTAAACCCATTATTATCTATACCATCAACTTTATATATTTTATTAAATTCATAACTATCTCTTCCGTTACCACAACCACAATCGATAATAGTTTTTATGTTAATATTTTTAAAATAATTAATAACAAAAATGCAAAAATCGGATGCTTTATTTAATTTAATAATATTATTATTATTATTATAAAAATTATTCCAATATATTTTATCACAATTTTCCTTATTATAATTAATGTTATTCATTTATTATATATCAATATTATATTTTTTTCAATTTTTGATGAATTATCAACAGATAAATATTTTTCATAATAACTAAACAATAATTCAAATGATATATTTTTCCTAATAATACTCAAAATCATAAATATAATATTAAGTTCAATAATTTATAAAATAAAATTATTTAATAAATATAGTATAGATAATACAATGAAAAAAAAAACAAAATATATTAATTATATAATACTTAGTTTAATTTTTATATTAATAATTTATATTATTTACAATCTATTTAATAAAAAGATAGAAAATTTTAAAGTAATACCAGATCACGATGATATTATATTTTATAGTTATGGTAGTGAATATGATAAATTTAAAACTCTTGTAAAAAGTGCAACTGCAAATAATATAAATATACATATAAATGGAATAGGTGTTAAATGGAAAGATTTTTCAAATAAATTAGAAAATTTTCATAAATTTTTAGAAAATGTAGATGATAATAAAATAGTAATGTCTCTAGATGCTTATGATATAATAATACTTGATAATGCGGAAAATATAAAAAAAAAATTTTTAGAATTTGATAAATCATTAGTATTTTCTGCTGAAAAATATTGTTGGCCAGATGGTAATATATGGAATAAATATCCAAATCAAGATGATATATTCAAATATGTAAATGCTGGTACATATATGGGATATGCTTGGAAAATAAAAGAGATGTTAAATGAATTAAAAAAAACAAATTATAATTGCTTAACATATGATACAAATAAATATCATGAAAAGGTTGATGATCAAAGATGTTTAACTAGATATTATCTTAATAATGTTAATAATCAGAATGATATAGCACTTGATCATAAACAAAAAATTTGGAGTCTATGTGCTGGAACAAATCGTGAAGATTTTGACTTAGATATAAATACATATAATAATTTATATAATAAAATAACAAATGATAAATCAAGTATTTTACATACAAATGGTGGAAATTCGTGGTATCATAATTTATATGTATAATTAATTATTATTTATACAATATATATAGGATATGAAATATATTATACTATTAAATTTAGTTCTAATATTATTTATTATAATAACAATACTATATTTAATATATTTAAAAATTAAAAATAGATATATTAAATAGTTATTTACTGATAATAATAATAATAAATATATAATTACACTTTCTACAATACCAGCAAATTTTGATACACTTTTACCAAAAACAATTGATAATATATTAAATTTTGATAAAATTGAAAAAGTAGAAAAAATAATAGTAAATATACCAAAAAAATATAGTTTTAGATTTAATAATCAAATAATAGAAGATAATAAGATAAATAATTTTATTGAAAAATATAAAAAAAATAATAAAATATATTTAAATATAGTTGATAATGATTATGGTCCTGGTACAAAATTAGTAGGTGCTTTAGAAAATAATTTAATAAATTTAAATGATGATAATTTATATACAATAATACTAGACGATGATATTATTTATACTAAAGATTTAATTAACATAATTGAATATAATGATAAAATAAATGATAATTTAATATTTGGAACAGGATGGAATTATTTAATAGATGATATTAAAATAGGACAGGCATCAGATGTATTCTATATTAAAAATAATTTATTAAAAGATTTTATTAATTATTTTAATGATATAAAAAACGAAGATCATGTATTATATCACGATGATGTATATATATCTTATTATTTTTACCTAAATGACATAGACTTAATTAAATTTAAGAAATTAAATGGTGCTAGTAAAGGTTATAGGCAAAATGATAATAAATCATTAAAATTAAAATCAATACAAGGTAAATATTCACGAAGTGAATTAAATAAAAATGTAATGCCTATTTTACATAAAAATCAATTAAATAAATCATTAGAAATATATAATTTTGATAAAAAAATTCGATTAGGTGATAATAGTGATGGAGGATATGTAATAGCCGATTTAGATGGTTTATATGATTGTTATATTAGTTGTGGAATATCTAATGAAGCTAGTTTTGATAGAGATTTTCTTAAAAAATACATTAATATTGGTAAAAATAATGCATATGCATTCGATGGTACTATTAAAGATTATCCTTGGCAATATACAACAGATATTCAATTTATAAAAAAAAATATTTCAAATATTAATGATGATAATAATACAAATTTAGATTATTTAATAAATAATTATAATAATATATTTTTAGCAATTGATATTGAAGGAGGAGAATATCCTTGGATTTTAAGTTTGAATCAAAATGATTTAAATAAATTTAAACAAATATGTATTGAATTTCATGGATTAAATGATAATAGTTGGGGAACTCAATTAAAAGATAAAATTAAATGTTTAAAAAAATTAAGTAATACACATTATTTAATACACGCTCACGGAAATAATCATAGTGGAAATCAAAACAATATTCCTGATGTATTAGAACTTACTTATGTAAACAAGAATTATTTTAAAGAAATACCATCTAAAAATAAAACTCCATTTCCAATTAAAGATTTAGATTATCCAAATAAAAAATCAAAGAATGATTATATATTAGATAAATATCCATTTGTTGAAAATTTTGAAAATTTTAATTGGTTATTCAATATATCAAAGTATGAAAATAAAATAACATCCCAAGGAAAACAAGATGGTGTTATTAAATATATAATTGATAATATTTATATTAAAAATAAATATTGTGTTGAATTTGGTTATGATTCTGATAAAATAGATGGTGGTGCTGGTCCAAATACATTGCAATTAATAAAAAATAATTGGGATTATTTACTTATAGATGGTAAATATAATAATCCATCAATAAATCTTTATAAACATATATTAACCACTGATAATATATGTGAAATTTTTGAAAAATATAAAGTACCAAAAGAACCTGGATATATTTCAATTGATGTTGACAGTACTGATATATGGTTATGTGACAAAATACTTGAAAAATATGATCCATCATTTTTTTCAATAGAATTTAATCCTAATTTTCCAATTAATTATGCGATTGCTTTTCCCAATGATGGAAATGTTTGGGAAAAAGATAGATGCTTTGGTTCATCACTAAAAGCAATTAAATTGATGGTTGATAAACATCAAAAATATGCATTAGTATATGCTGGAAATTATAAGACAAGTAAACATCATGATGCATTTTTTATAAGAAAAGATTTAATAAAAAATATGATTATTCCTGAATTTAATAGTTTTAAAGATATTCATCATTATATACATAAACCTTGTCAAAATAATAGAGAAGAAATATTATTAGATTATGAATATTTTTTAATTTCAGGAGATATAATTGAATCTAAAAATAAAGCTAAACAAGTAGCAAAACAATATTTATGCGATTAAATTAAATTTATTTTTATTATATATTTAAAAATTAAAAAAAATAATATATAAAAGAATTATTTAGCAATGACAGAAAAAAAAATAGCAATTGGATTTTATGGTATAACAAGAAGTTTAAATTATACAATAGATTCTATAGAAAAAAATATATTTAATGTTTTAAAAGAAAATAATTTTGATTATGATATATTTGTACATACATATAATTTAGATGAATATAAAAATACAAGAGCAAATGAAGAGTATACCAAAAATATAGATAATAATCAGTATAAATTATTAAAAGCTAAATATTTAAAAATTGATAATCAAAATGAAGTTAAATCAATGTTAAATTTAGAATCATATAGAACTAAACCTGATCCGTGGAAAACAAATTATGAAACTGTAGATTTTTATATTTTAGGTAAATATTCCCAATATAGTTTAACAAAAATTATTGAAAATTCCAATAATAATTATGATTATATTTTATTTGTTAGACCAGATTGTTTATATTTGGATAGATTGGATGTTTCAAAATTTAATTTAATTAATGATAATACTATATTGATACCTAGTTTTGGGCATCAAATGAATGATAGATTTGCTATTACAAATAATAAAACATATAAAATATATGGTAAAATATTTGAAGAATTATTAGAATTAAGTAATAAATATGAGTTACATTCACAAACAATTTTGGGAATGATATTAGAAAAAAATAATATTGAAAACATAAAAATTAAATTTAATTTTGCAAGAATACGCAGTGATGGTAAAGTTGCAAAAAGAGATATTAATGACTTAAAAAAATATAATAATATATTAAAACAATATTAATGTGATTAAATTAAATTTATTTTTATATAGTAATATGATAAAAAATTTATATATTTATTGTGATAATTATGTATATAGATTTACAAAAGAATATATTATATCTATAAATCAAAAGCTTAAAGCAAAAATAATACATAATTTAAACAAAAATATAAATTTAGAAAATGATATTATAATCTTTATACAAAAATTACCAAATATTGAAATAACTAATAAAAATAATAATATATTTATATTAAATACTGAACAGTTAACAAGAAAGAAATGGCTCAAAAAAATATTAATTTACAGTAAGAAATTTAAAATTATTGATTATTCAAAAGAAAACATAGATATTTTGAAAAAAAATAAATTAAAAAATGTTATATATTTTCCTTATATTTATAATAAAAAAGAGATTTATAATTTTAAAAAAACTAAAGATATTTGCGGAATATCCTTATATAATATGCCAAGACGAAGAAGAATTATTAACAGTCCTAAATTTAAAAAGTTAAAAATAGATATAATTGAAGGATGGGATAAAAAAAGAGATGAAATCTTGTTTAAATATAAAATTTTAGTAAATTTATCAGGTTCTAGTAATTATAATATATTTGAAAGCATTAGATGTTATAGATGTTTATTTAATAAAATGATTGTAATTAGTGATATTAAATATAATAAAAATCTAATAGATTATAATAATCATATGTTATTTGTAAAAATAGAAGAAATGCCAGATTTAATTAAAAAAGTAATAGATAATTACGATTATTATTATACCAAATTAGATATTGATAATGTAAATATTAAATTAAATAATCATTTAATAAGTAAAAGTATATTAAAATAATATAGATAATAATAAATAATAATGAATTTTAATAATGTTTTTTTAAATATATTAAATTTTTTCAATTGTTATAATTTGGGTAATGATAATAATAATGATGATATAGTTTTAGATGATGATTTACCAATTATTGATGAAAATGAGATTTTATTACCAAGTAAAAAAGATAAAATAAATTTTTTAGATTATGATAATTTTCATTGGTAAATTATTTTCTATTAGAATATAGTTTAATGAGAAAAAATTTACCAATATTAGTTACAAATAGTGCTTGGAAAAAAATTGAAGATATTGCTAAAATTAAAAATAATAAAAATTTTTTACTATCTGTAAAAAGTGGTGGATGTAATGGTTTCAACTATAAATTTGAAAATATAAATCAAATTGAAAAAAATATGAATTTTCTTAATAACAAAAATGTAAATATATATATAGATCCGCGATCAGAATTTTTATTATTAGGAACAAAAATAGATTATATTACAGAATTATATGAAAGTAAGTTTCAATTTATAGCAGATAAAACAAAAAATGTGTCTTGTGGTTGTGGAACTTCTTTTTCTCCAAAATAGTACATTTCTTTATTTTTATAAAATTTTTAAAAAGCTTTTTAAAATTTAAATTTTTTTTAAGAAATGTACTATTTTAATTAATTATATAGTTAATTAATAGAATTATAAAAAAGTTCCATATGACAAATCCAAAAAAAGAAAAAAAAGTACAGAAAGAAAAGAAAGTACAGAAAATAAAGAAAGATAAAAAATCTAAAAAAGACTATATTAAATATAAAAAAGATTATATAACCGTTAATGAATATATTAAGCTTGCTAAAAAGAAAAAATCCAAAAAAAATTGATTAATAAAGAATTATTTTTATCTATATGTTTTTTGAAAAAAAGATAAATATATACAAATTAAAAAGTGAATTTGATAAAAATTATAAGACAAATACAATTTTAAATAAAAAAATAAATAAAAAAATTATAGATATTAATATTACACGAAATAAAGACTATATATTTTTAAAAGGCAAAGGGACATTTATTTTAAGAAAAATAAAGGACATTGATTTAATAAAAGAATTTGTTAATAATAGATATTTGCCAAGGAATTACAATAACAAAAAAAAATATAGAGAAGTTTATTGGAATAAAAAATATGGATATATCTACAAAAATAATAATGTTAATAATAAAAATATAAAAAAATTAGAAGAAACTGTTAATAATTTAAACATAATTTATGATAATTATGTTATTGATAATAAAAATTTAAATAATAATAATTATGGTATTATTGGTATAGATACAAATTATATAGAACCAAAATGGTTAAATGATATAATAACAAATAATAATAAATTTAATCCAATAATTACTGAATATAACGAAATAATTTTTAGTAAATCTACTATAGATAATAAAACAATTGAAGCATCTATAAAACATTTGAAAAATAAAACAAATAGATTTGATAGTATAAATCCAATTGTAATTTATATAAAAGATACTAGTAAAACTAATATTGATTTAGATACCTTTATAAGTTCAGTATTTAAAATATCAATGATATTATACGATGATCATACGCGAATTATTTATAAAAATAATAATAAATTATTTATAATTGACCCTTGGAAAAAAACAAAAGATAAGGGAACAAAAAATTTAATAAAAAATTATGAAATTAAATTTATTAAAAGAGAAAAAGAACAAACAATTGAAGGATCGTGTACAGCAATTGCATTTGCAAGAAGTTTACATATGGCAGATAAAGGTGTGGATAATATACATTCAAAAATAGATTATGATTACATAGTATTAACAGATAAATTAATATCAAAATTCAGGAATAAATAATATAAAAAAATGATATAATATATTTATTAATTACAAAATAAAAAATATGCATACTGGAATAATATCATTTGCAAATAGAATCGCATTTAATATTAAGTCAAATGATATTAAAGATTTTATATTAAATAAATTACAAAATTTATATAATATAAAAATTATTCAAAAACATTATTTTAATTTAACAAATAATAATCTGAGTTATTTAAATAATAAAACATCTTTATGTTGTTTAAGAAGTAATGGAAATCCATATTATGTATTTTTTACACTATATAATGATATACCTATAATTTATTATATAGATAAAAAGATTCATCCAAATTATCAAAAACCACGAATTATATTAGTAAGAGGATTTTTTGATGAATCATTATTTAAAAACACTTTACTAGATGGCGAAATGATAAAAACTTATGATAACAAATGGATATTTGCGATCAATGATATAATAAGTTATAAAGGTACACATTTAAAAAAGAAAAATTTAGAAGAAAGATTAGATATAATTTACAATTTATTAGAAAATGAATATTATAAGGATGAGAATATAGATGTCTGTGAATATAAAATTAAAACATATTGTTATTTAAATAAAGATTCAATAAATGAATTAATTGATATTTCAAAAAAATTAAATTATTCATCGCGAGGTATATATATATGGAATTATAATATGAATCATAAACCAATATTATACAACTTTAATGATGAAAATATAATAAGTGTAGTAAGAAATATTAAAGATGAAACAAAATTTAAAACTTTAGAAAATACTAAAAATATTGAAACAAATAAAGGCGATATAAAAGAAGATATCTTAATAAAGGAAGATATAAGTGAAAAGGAATTGAAAGAAAATGAAAAAATTTATTGGATATCTAAAACTACAGAACCGGATGTGTATAATTTACATAATAAAGAAAGTTTAAATGAAAAAGCAGTAGGGATAGCGTGTGTTAATAATTTGGCAAAAAGTAAAATGCTGCGTTTAGCATTTAAAAACAAAAATGCTTCAACATTAATTAAATTTAAATGTATATTTGATCAAAAATTTAATAAATGGACACCGGAATATGCAATAATATAAAAAATTGATATTATATTTATTTATAATATCATAGAAAAAATGAGATCTCTGGACTTTATTATAAGTATACTTGTTATATTACTTATAAATATAGTTATTGCTACAATTGTAGGAACAGCATTTATACGCACATATTGTAATTTAAATGAAAATAGTAATATATATTGTATAAAAAATTAGTTATTAATTTTACCCGCTAGTAATTGATTTTCGTAAAAACTATCTATCTGTTCATATAAATCAATAATTTCATTTAAAGTTTCATCGTGATTAGAGATTTCATCATATTTTCTTTTTTTATTAGAAAACATATTATATAATAAAAAAATTTAAAAAAAATAATAATCATTTTTTAATTTGTATTAATAGTTATATTTTTTCTACAATAATTAGGATTCCATATATAGTAAATCCAATATAAAGGACCAAGAAATGGTGGGATAAATGCGATAACAGCACCCATTACAGAATCAGGATTTACGCCACTTTTAAAACAATAAATAGACATAATCCAGGCAGCTATGCCAAGTAAAACCCATATTAAAATAAATATAGAAATGATATAGTAAAAAACATATGAAATACCAATAACTTCATCGGTGTCAGCAAATTTTTCAATTTTATTATCTTTTTTCATATCTAATCTATAATTAGAAGATATATTTTTATGGAGAATTATTTAAATATATATATATTTATTCCTTTAATTTTGGGTATGTTTCCAAGTATATTTTTTAGAGGTGAAAATGATATGAGACAATATAGAGAATTAAAAAAACCAGAACTTATTCCTCCAAGTTATGTTTTTGGTATAGTATGGCCGATATTATATTTATTAATAGGTATATCATATTATATTGCATTAAAAAATAAAAAGAATTATATTTATTATATAATACCAGTTATTGGATTAATTATTAATTATTCATATTCTCCTATATTTTTTGGTAAAAATAGACTATTTTTATCATTAATAATTGTAATATTAACATTATTGTTTGCCATTTTAACATTATTACAATTTAATTATACAGAAAAAAATAAATTAAGTGTATATTTACTAATACCTTATATAATGTGGTTATCTTTTGCGACATATTTATCATACAATATATATATATTAAATAAAAATATAGATAATAATTAGATTTAAATGGGTAAAAAAAAGGGTGGAGCTAATAAATATGATATTTTTAAAAAAAATAAAGATATGTTAGATCTTACTGGTATTTATATCGATAATAAAGATAATAAATGTTGGATTAATGCATCTATATACATGATATTATCAAATCCAGTTATAATTGAGCAAGGTAGTGCGATTGAAAGATATATTAACCCAACAAATGAAATAAAAGAAGAAAATTATCCAAAAATTCGTTTATTTTTAAAAGATTTATTAATGCGTATTAAAAAAAAAACATTACATTTTGATGAAGATCTATATTATGAAATAATTGATAATATTAATGAAATAATTACAGAAAATCAGTTAAAATCTACTAAACTTAATAAATCTTCTAATTATAACGATCCGTATTCAGTTATAAATACATATATAACAAAAGTTTTATTAAAAGGATATACAGATGAAATACTTGAAAATCCACAAAATGCCGTTATAAAAAACAATATTTATTTAAGGCTTGAACATGGAAATTTAGCAACAGAAAAAAGCGATCCTCACCCAGGGCAATATAAAATTTCAACTTTAGAAGATTTACATACAAACGAAAATGAAAAATTATTATCTTTTATAATATCAACTGGGAGGGTTAATGGATTAAGTGGTGGCAACAATGCAAGTCATTTTATAGGCTTTAGAAGAAAAGAAAATAATGCTTGGGAAAAATTTGATGCATTAGAAGGAAAAACTACAAATTTCACAAATTTTGCTAATGTTATTACGCATTTAAAAGAAAAAGTAAAAATGAATTTTGATGATTATCAATATGCATTTAAAGCTATATATATAAACGAAGATAAATATTTTAAAGTAAGAGAAAAACTTTTAACAAAAGAAGCAGCAGAAGATGAAAATGTTAGATTATGGGAAATTGAAGTGCCTGGCAACAAGGTAAAAAAACCAGATAGTGATTTTGATGTTGATGTTGCTGTTGATGGCGATAATGTTGCTGTTGATGGCGATAATGTTGCTGTTGATGGCGATAATGTTAAAAAATCAGAAGACGATGTAAGTGTTGTAAAAGATGATTTTAAGAAGGAATTAGTTGAAGATCTTGTACAAAAAGACATTAAAACAATAATATATATGTTATTTCAATTTAAACAGGCCGAAGAATTTATTAGGAATAAACATAGTGAAAGTTTAAAAGAATTAGCTAAGTCTGCAATACCTGATCTAGTTGCTGATGCCACAGAAAAAATAAAAATTAATAAAGAAATTTCAGAATCTGATAAATTATTATCAATATTAAATGAAATTAAAGGAGATAAATATGAAGATTATACATTTGATAATGAAATAGATTTTAAAGATATAATAATAAGATATATACTAGAAAAAGAAAGGCAAAAAGAAAATCAAGTAAAAGACAAATTTATAAGCAAAGAAATTGATATGTTAGGTGGTAAAATTATAAAAACCAAAAAAGATACTAAAAAAGATACTAAAAAAGATACTAAAAAAGATACTAAAAAAGATACTAAAAAAGATACTAAAAAAGATACTAAAAAAGATAAAAAAAATTTAATCAAGTTCTGATAATTTAGTAGAATTATTTAGTAAAAAATTAGATGGCATATTTGCAATAGGTAAATCAGTACTTGGTTCTTTTAAGTAAAAATCTTTACCATATGATAAAGTTTTATTATTACATCTTGTTTTTATAAAAATTTCTTCGACATTTTCTAAATCATTTTTGTGATTAGGAATAATATCATTTCTAGTATTATATGCACAATTGGTAGCATAGTTATACATTGGATGCGAAGTAGATGTTAAATTCATATTATTTTCATTTGAATCTTTTTTAATACTTTCTAATTCTTTTTTATTTGGTATTAACTCATTTACAAAACCTTTATTGTTAATATTATAAGAATTAATATCGGTTTCTATTTTTTGAAAAGTATTTTTAGGTTTATTAGATACAACCTTTTTTTTGTTTATAAAATAGGTAAAATAAATAAATGTTAAAAGTACAATAATTATAAATAATATTGCTATAATATTATAGTTCATTAATCTAATAAAAATAAAGAAATTAAATTATTAATCATCATCAACAAAATCATATTTTTTATTATTATTTTCATCATTTTCTGCAACATTTAATAACTCATTATCAGAATAATAAGAAATATCATAATTATTTTTTTTATAATACTTTATTCTTGTTAAACCTTTTTGAATAAATAATGAAAATTGGTCCCAGATATCAATACATAATGGTGTATAAATACGCTCACTAGGTTTTTCTCTTAATATTCTACCAATTGCTTGTTGAATATCAGATATTGGACTAGCAAAAATCACAGTATTTAAAGTAGGTATGTTCATTCCTTCAGCTGCCATTTGATAAGTTGCTAATATAATTTGTTTTTTAGAAGATAAATCTAAAACATTTTGTGATAATCCACCAACATAATATCCAGTATCAAAATTAGTATTGTCAAATAATTTTTCAAATTCTTTTAGTTGATTTCTTCTTTCACTTAATATAAGTATTTTTCTTTTGTTTTCTTTTTTAAGTATATCAATTATTAAATTAAAAATAAATATAGTTCTATTTTGATACTTGCAAATATTATTTATCATTGCAGCAGAATTTGGTTTACCATTCCATAATAATATATTATTAGAATATTCTACATCAGATTCAAAATATTTATGAATATTAACATTTAAACTAATTGTCTCTTTTGTAGTAAATTTATAAACAGATTTACCAATATAATATTCAAATACTTTTCGCAATCCATCTTTACGATTTAATGTAGCACTTAATCCTAAAATAATATTTGAATTAATATTTTGAAATGCTTTACTAAAAACTTCTGCACCTGTATGATGAACTTCATCTATAATAACAAGACCAAAATCTTTAAAAATATTTATATCATAATCTCTCATAGCAAGAGACTGTAATGAAGCAATAACAACATCTTTGTCTTCAACATCTACTTTTGACTGTTTAATTTTGCCAATTTTAGCATTAGGAACAAATTGTTTAATAGATTCAATAAACTGTTGATTTAAAAAATCTTTATGCGAAACAAACATAGTTTTTTTTTTGAAATGGCAAGCAATATAAACTGACATAATAGTTTTACCAAAACCACAAGGTACAGATAAGATACCTCCTTTTTTTAAAGGATCATTTGCAGCTTTTATAAAATTATTAACTGGTTCAATTTGTTGGTCCCTAAGTTTTCCATTAAATACTAAATTAGGACAATCAATTCCTGTAGATAAATTATTTTTAGTAGGTACTCCAAATTTCTGTAATGCATAATATCTAGGAATATAAAGTCTTTTACTATTTTCTGTATAAATACAAAATTTTTTTGGTTCACTGGCTAAATTAAAATTTAGATTAGGTGAAACTGTTAATTCATCTTTTAATTCATTTATAACATTTTCATTATTTTCCTTAACAATACCATAACCATAAATTGATAAAATGGTATCCATTACATATAATAATATAATTATATTTCTTAAATATATTTTATATAATTTAATTAGATAAATGACAATTAATAATATATTAAGAGGTGCAGGAATATGTTTATTTATATTAATATTAATTGTCGATGATTTTCCATTTTATAAAAAGATGAAAGAATCTTATGTGCAATTAATATTAGCAATATTCGTAGTATCAGTTATGATTTATGATTACATATTAGGATTTATATTAACAATGATATTAATGTTAATTTATTATGAAGTTTATAAAAAAATTGATAATAAAATAAACAAAAATAAACCAAATAATAACGTAAATAGTAAAAAATATATGTTAAACCCGTTGGAAAAAATTGAAGAAGATTTTGAAGTTAATAACAAAAGAGAAGTAAAATCTTGTGTTGTTGAATATAATTATATAACTCCAGAACATTTACACGATGCCCAAAATAATATTGTAGATGAAAATGGGTATAACAGTGATTTAAAGATAATAAATCCGGTTGATTGTAGTATTCAGGGTTTAGAATTAGGAAAAGATTATGATAATATTACAGGATATAATATTGATGATACAGAAATTGGTTTTAAATTAGAAAATCATAATAATAATACACCATATACCAATAATACAAATAAAATTATGCCAATATATAAAAATTTACCATCTACGCCACAAATTTAAATATAATTAAAATAATAAAGTAAATATAATACAATAAATAATATTAAATAATAAATTAAATTATGATTATTATTAAGTTTTGTATATATATTTTCTGGTATTATTTTTTGAAATACAACTAATAATTTAGAATTTGTTATCAAAAAACTAATAATGATAATGATAATACATTTAACAATAGTATCCTTATCTATTATTTTTTTTTCACCTGAATTTGATTTTTTAGAAGAAGATAATTGTGCCATACTATTAGAAGCGCCAATAAGATTGTCCATTTCATCTTCAAAATCATTAAATTCTAATTTATTTTCCATTTCTTTTTGAATAGAATTAATTTCATTAAGTCTTTTTTGTTCTTCTAATTGTCTTTTCATATTTTCCATTTCTTGTTGTTGCATTTGTTGTTGTATTTGTTGTTGTTTTAAAACATCGGTATTTTGTTGATTATAGGCAACACCTTGGTTTTCTTTATTTTCTTGCATAGTATTTTTATCAAGTTTTTTCAATAAATTTTTAATTTCGGGGTCATCAAGTTCATTGGTATTATTATTATTTTTATCAATTTTGATATTGTTTAAAGAAGTTATCATAGAATTATTTGTGGTTGTCATTAAATAATCTTATATATATATTTTATAAGATGAAAAAAATGATATAATATACGCAAATTATTTTTTAATACAACGACCTGATTTTGGATTACAAACCTTATCTTTTTTCTTACACTCTTCTATTTTCTTTGGTGTACAATTATTTACCTCTTGTTTAACTTCTTTCTTAACTTCTTGTTTAACTTCTTCCTTAACTTCTTGTTTAACTTCTTGTTTAACTTCTTCCTTAACTTCTTGTTTAACTTCTTGTTTAACATCTTGTTTAACATCTTGTTTAACATCTTGTTTAACATCTTGTTTAACATCTTGTTTAACATCTTGTTTAACATCTTGTTTAACATCTTTTATTTCAGAAAAATCTTCTTTTTTAGTATTTATAACTGGTAGTGGTAAAGTTCCAGGTTTAATACAACGACCTGATTTTGGATTACAAACTTTATCCTTTTTCTTACACTCTTCTATTTTCTTTGGTGTACAATTATTTACTTCCTGTTTAACATCTTGTTTAACATCTTGTTTTACTTCTTTTTTAACATCTTCTTCAACTTCTTCTATTTCAGAAAAATCTTCTTTTTTAGTATTTACAACCGGTATAGGTAATAAAGTTTTTGGTTTAATACAATAACCAGTTTTTGGATTACAAACCTTGTCTTTTTTCCTACACTCTTCTATTTTTTTAGGTGTACATTTTGAGTCAATTGAATCAGTATCACTATCTTCTTCAATTTCAGATAAATCATCTTTTTTAACTTTAGGTTTAGGTTCATCACTTTTATTTAATCCAAAATTATTATTGATTTCAAAATTATATGTATAAATATCGGGTATTTGTTCAAATTCAAATTTTTGAAAACTAGATAAAGAATGTATATTAAATATAGACTTATCATTTAACCATTTTTCATAAATTATGTATCTATCGCTAACATATTGTTCATATAATTCGTCCTGAATCATACGTTTATTTTTAAATTTTTCGCTATAAAAAATATTTTTTTCTGAATTTAGTACTTCCTTGGCCTCCATATTTTTAAAATAATCAGTAATTAAATTTTTAAGCTGCATTTGTTTGATATTGTTGATAGTATCATTCATATTAATATTTTCGTATAATTTATATGAAATATCATTTAAAGAAGGTAAAGTTTTATTCATTAATCTAATATAAATTAAATATTTTAATTATTCAGTATTTGGTTCCAACTCAATAGGATTAGGATCACTATTAGTATTTGCTTGTGTATATATATCTGTGTTTTTTTTAGAACCATTAAACATAACCTTATAAAATTCAGTTAATTTTTGTTTATCTGATAGTTGATCTTCATATACACTTCTAGGCACATATTTAATTACTGTTTTTGGTTTTGGACAAACAGATACATTAGTATAATAGGCTTGTATAACTAATACAATTCCAATAAATAAAAATAGTATAGCAAAAATTTTCATTTTTGTTATTATATATTACTAATAATATTAGAAAAATAAATTTAAGAATCTTTATTTATCCATGGATCGTCTTTTGTAAACATATCACTCATTTTAGATGTATTTTCTTCTAAAACTTGAGCAGTATTATCTTCTTCAACAACAGCTTCTAAAACAGTATTTTCAGATTGATTTGAACTAATAGCATCATTTTTACGTTTTTCGAAAATTTCATCTTTACTATCCATATTTTTCTTATACTCTTTCATTAAAGTGTTTAATTGAGTTTCAGAATATTCTTGATCATCTAAGTCATCTGCATTGGGAGACCAAGGACACCAGCAACCTACTTGAGCAATATAAATATTATGATTTTTATCTACTTTTTTCAAAAATTCACATCTATTTTTTGCTTCATTTATAGTGTCAAATGATCCTCTTACCTTGAAACCACGGATACTAGTTTGAAAATTATTATCTTCGTGAAATTTTTTCTCTATTTGCTCAGAATTTATATTTTTATTAGATTTATAATATTCATCAATTAATTTTACATCAGACATATACTTATTGTTATTCATAACGTTTTCAATTAAATCCTTATCATCCTTATATTTATCTAATAAGAAATTAAATAAATTTTTATAATCTTCGCTTATCTTACTAAAAAAACTTTCTAAATAATAACTTTCTTTAGAAACGAGAACATCTTCTGGACTGATGAAAGATACTAAACAATAATTTTGATTTTTAATAGCTTTATCTTCTTCGAGATAGTCATGTTCCTTTGTTGAAACAGTTGTCATAATATAATAAAAGAAATTAAGTTAATCTTATATAGTTTTAAAAATATTATAAATAAATAGATAAATAAATGTTTATAGATTATAAAGAATTATTAACTAGAATTATTAAATATATTATATTAATTTTAACAATAACTATAGCAATTTATATTATACCAATTAAAGATACAGATAAATTAAAATATGGTATATTTATTGGCATAATTGCAGCAACCATATGTTCATTATATGATTATTTTATACCATCTGTATCAGATGATATTAAAAAAGCTATAAAATTATAAAAAATATATATTAATTAAATAAGATGAATTTATTAATAATATTATTAATAATAATAATCGTAATAATTTTACTATTATTTACACAAGTTAAAGAAACTTTTGAAATTAGACATATACATAGTAATGATCCACGTGCAAGTAGTCATACACACGGTACAACAAAATATGCTATGAATGTCGATGATAATGTTTTTTATTGGGATAAATATCATAATGATGAATATGGAGATTTAATAGTATATGCTGAATCGGCTACATATTCGCATAAAAAAAATTTTAATTTAACTCCATTAAAATGGAATCCAAAATATAAAGAACCTAATTGGATTACAAATATTTAATATGGTTTTATAATGGTATCATCTAAATGAAAAATTTTTTTTTCATATTTAGCATAATTTTCCAAAATACTTATCATTTTTCTTGATCGAAAAATAAAAAAATGTAAATTTTTATTTACAATATCATAATATTTTTTATTTAAATTTGTAAAATTTATATAAGATTGTAATAATGATATAATATTATCTCTTATATCAATAAAATTTTTAATATAATATTTAACATCATAAATATCATTTAAAATAAATATATATATATTCATTAATTTATCTAAATTTGTTAATAATTCAGCATATCTAGTTTTATTTATTTTTTCTAAAAAATGCAAATTTTTTATAATACTAACAAGTATTTCATCATTTGATATATATTTTAATTTTTTAGGAACAATATTCAAATCATATACATTCGAACTCAAGGACTTATCTAAATTCAAAATTTTATCATCAATTTTATCTTGAAATGATAATTGATTATTCGCATTATTATTTTCTTTATTAATTATTTGATTATATAAAATATAACCAATTATTAATATTATAATAAGTGATAAAATACTTTTTTTATCTATGAATTTTAAAAAATAAAATATAGTAGCCAGTAATAAAACTAATATATATGTATAACTATATTTATCATACATTACCTTAATTAAACAAAAATATTTTTCTTATATCGATGAAGAATCAACAAAGTAAAATATTAAGGACAGTATAATAAATATAATACCTGTATATAATTTTCTATTATCTTTTAAAAATATATCAAATAATTGTGTTCTATATTCTTGATTATTTAAATTTTTATGATTTATTGAAAAAAAATCACTTAAATCATTTATAATATCAATTATTGTTTGTAAAGTATTTTGATATAATTCAGAAACAGTATATTCATATATCATTTTGTTTTTATTATCAACCTTATTATCAATAATTGTTTCTATTACAGAATTAAATTTTTTTTCAACAGTTTCTTCTATATACTTATTGATATCATTATCTGTATTATTATTATTCATCTTAAAAAATAATAAGAAAAAATTAAATTAAATAATATTCATCATATCAACATCAGATATAAACATCCTTCTACAACAATATCGTGTTGCCCCTAATTCATCTAAAATCTCTTTTGTATGATTATCAGAAAAATGTTTAATCTTTTCTTTATCTTTATTTTTTTTTATTAATTCATCTTTTTTTCTATTATAATAATCAATTTGGTCGGCAACAACTCTACCGCAAGTAAAACATCTAATTGGTTGAATCATTTTATATAAATTATTAACCTTTAACTAATTAAATCATTTTTTTTTTATATAGAATATGTAAAATAATTAAAAAAAAATATATAATATATATTAGTAGAGAAATATATATTTAGATATGTCTGTTAATTATAGATTATGTAAACTTGAAGAAAAAATGATTAAATTACAACCAGCTGATGATACTAAATCCGATGACACAAGTGAAGAATTAAAAAAATTAGTTGCTGATTTAACCGAAAAAGTTTCGACTTTAGAATCGACTTTAGAATCGAAATTAGAAGAAGCTAATAAAAAAATACAATCTACCACAGATACTTCCAATACTAATACACAAAAATTAATGCAAGTTATACAACCTTTACAAACTAGTTTAACTAGTGTTGAAAAACGAGTAGCAAAACTTGAATAAATTATACAGAATATTTTGATTTTTCTTTAATAAGATTTTCAATATTTTGTGTATATTTATTCATATTTATTGAATTGTTTAATATTTCATTTGTTTTTGAAATATATCCTTTATTTTTATTTAAAGTATATACCGCTTCATTCATATAATATTGTGCTTTTTCATAGTTGTTTCTTTTGAAATGTAATAATCCATATATATGTAAAATATCTGGATTGTTAAGATATTCTAATGACTTATATAGTTTATCAGCTTCTATAAACATATTATCATCTATTATTTGATTATTAGTTATTTTAACTAATTCAATAAAATTATTATTTTGTGATAAAAAATTTTTATTTTTTGTTGAAGATGGAAACAATCCTATCTTTGTTCCTTCAAGAAATGTACATTTATTAAATATATATATATCTAATTTATCTTGATTTTCATACAAAAACTTAGATAATGATATACGTAAAGCATATTTAATTTGATTTAAATAATTATATAAGATATCGGCAGTTTTCTTATTAGTCATATAGCAACATTTTGATACTAAAATTTTACTAAACTCAAATTTTAGAAGTTCTAATTCAGAATTATTATTTTCATTGAAATCGGATAATATAAGGAAATCTATATTATCTTTATTTTTTTCTAATTGTGTGATAGCTTTAATAATATTATCTATATAGTCTTTCGTTACTATTATATCATCTTCAATTATAATATTTAATTCATTATCTTTCGCATCTTGTAATGCTTTTCTATGTTTTTCTAAATTAGATAATTGATTTTCATTTAAACTTATTAATTGATTTTTAAACATATTATTTTCATTATCAACATTATAATCTATTCTTTTATTATAATCATCAATATTTTTTTTTATTGTTTCACTATCTGGATCATTTATATAATTAATATCTACTGTGTAATTAAATTTCTCAAATAATATTTTAATAAATGATAAAGAACTATTTATATATGTTGTTCTATTATCTAAATATTTAGATGTTATTAAAAATATATTAACCTTTTTCATTATACTAAAATTCTATTTATTTTTTTATATATTAATAATAATAAATGAATTGTTTTAATTGTAATAAATTAACAAATTTAACTGATTCTATTAAATTATCTGACTATAGCGATATATATACAAAAGATGATATAATATATTGTAAAAATTGTTGGGAAAATAAAAACATTGATTTAATTTGTAATAATTGTATGAATTTTTATGCAGAATTAAAATGCAATAAAAATTGTTTTGATATTGTTATAAATGATAATGATATAACTACTGATTACAAAAAAATATGTATGTATTGTTTATGTGATGGCAATGATTGCGAATATTGTAATAAAATAAATAAAGATTATATCTATGATTTATTTATAAAGAAAAAAAATATAATTTATTATAAATTTAAAAATTATTTTAACTTATTTTTTTAGCTTTGTATATATTTGGGAAATAACCTAAAAATGGTATTCTTAAACCATAACCTTCTATTTCATATGTTGATTTAACATCTAATTTATTAAATACTTCTACGCTTGTAAAATGCAATAACCATAAATTATCTTTTAATATATATACATTATTTTCAGTATCACTAATACTTTGACTACCCTTTTTATTACTAGAACCATATGTATATTTTTCTTCGACAGTTATTACTTTTTTAAATTTAGTAGCATATGTATAAATAATATTAAATATTATTGATATTCCTAATATACAAATAATAGTAATAAAGAACATACGATCATCAAACACCCAACCTTTATTCGCTTTCATTCTATAATATAAAATTAATTTAATTTTACAATTTTGTGTATATTAGGAAAAAATCCTAATGCATTATTAACAACACCAGTACCTTCGATTTCATAACTAGTACCTATTTCTAAATTATTATATAATTCTAAATTTTCAAAATGTAATAACCATATATTATTTTTTAAAATATAAACTTTGTTTTTCTCATCAATAATACATAATGTTTGTATAGTATTAAAATTAGTATCAGTATAATCTATTTTCTTTTTGTTGATAGTAATAATCTTTTTAAATTTAGTTATATATGTATAAATAATATTAAATAATATATAAAAACTTATTATTATCAGTATAATAATTTCTATCATCCTAATTAAAAGACACTTAAAAAAAAAATGTAATTAATTATATGAAATGGTAATAGATATATTACTAGAATTGTATAATGACTGGTTCAATAACAAAGATTGGTGGTTTTCTAAAAATGAGAAAGTTGATACATATTTATCAGATAAATATATTGGAATAATAAAAGATGATGAAAAATTTGATATAACAAAATATGATTCAAAAATACAACTAGCTTGCGTTATACTATTAGATCAAATACCAAGACATTATAAAAGAATTTATAATAATAATTATGATGTTTTTAATTATTCAAAAAAAGCAACAACAATATGTAATTATTTAATAATAAATAATAATATTAATGATTTTACAATAGATGAATTATCATTTTTATATTTACCATATAGACATATTTATGATATAAATATGATTTGTAAAATTATAAATATTTTTATTTATAAATATAATAATTCTGATAATTCTGATAATTCTGATAAAAATAAATGTAAAAAATATATATATAATACATTAAATAATTCTTTTGAATATATTAACTTATTATCATATGATAATAAATTAGAGTTTAAACATTTTGATAATATTGATAAAAATATTTTCTGTCAAAAATCATTAGAAAAATATAACTATCTATATGAGAATAAGGATTCTAATATTTATAAAACTATTTATAATAATTTTATAAAATTAAAAAAAAATGCCACTATTATTGTTTCATTATCTGGTGGCGTTGATAGTATTGTTTCATTATTTATTTTAAAAGATATAATAAATAATTCTAAAATAAAATGTAATTTAATTGCATTACATATTAATTATAATAACAGAAGTGAATCTAAAAGTGAATTAGATTTTGTAAATTATTATTGTAATTTATTAAATGTTAAATTAATTTTCAGAACAATTTTTGAAATTAATAGAAATATGTGTATGAATAATGGTTTAAGAGACTTATATGAAGATATTACAAAAAAAATTAGACTTGATATGTATAAATATGGTTTTTTATCAAATAATACAGTATATGTACTACTTGGACATAATAAAGACGATTGTTTTGAAAATATTATAACAAATATAGCAAATAATAATAATTATGAAAATTTATCTGGTATGGAAATTATAACTAAAATAGATAATATAAATTATTGGAGACCAATGTTAGATATTTTGAAAAATGAAATTATATCATTCGCGAATAATAATAATATTCCATATTTAAAGGATAGTACTCCTAAATGGAGTGCAAGAGGTAAAATAAGAGATATTATTAGACCTGCGTTATGTAATTTAAAAAATAGTGAAAATATTATTTCAGCTTTTTTCGATTTAAAAGATCATTTAAAAAATTCTAATAATTTAATTAATGATTTGGTACTTAATAACTTAGTTGAAAAATTTAATAATAATTATAGTTATAGTAAAAATGAATTAAATAGTTTTAAATATATTAATATATCAACATTATTTTTCAAAAAAATAAATATAAAAATTAGTTTTAAAGCAATTAAAGAATTTTGTTATTATATTGAAAATGTATTAAATAATACATCAAGGAAAAAAATTATTTTAAGTAAATGTTATAATATTAGTCTAATTAAAAAAGATGAAAATTCTTATTATATACAATTACATAATAATTAATTACCTTTGGTTGAATAATTTTTCCAAAACATTTGTGTGTTGATTTTAAATTTAAGAGTAAATATAATTTATAATATTTATTAATAATAGATAATAATGTCTAATAAATATACTATTATAAAAAGTAAAAATGGAAAAAGTAAAAAAGTTGTTGTTGAAGGAGTTAAAAAAGTGTTGTACAAAAAAGATGGAAGTAGAAAAATGTATGTTGTTTCAAAAGGCAAAATGATGCAACTTACTAAATACAAAGAAATGAAAAAAAAGCAAAAGCAAAAGCAAAAGCAAAAGCAAAAATCTAAAAATACACAAAAAAAAAGTAAATTAAATAAAAAGAAGAGTTTAAAATCAAAAGGGGGGGGTCGGCCGCGTAGAAATAACTACTGATAGCATGGCTACGAAAGTACTTCGTAGCAATCTTATATATCCTGGATATGCAGATTTTGTGGATTTAAAAAAAAAACTGATGTTCGCCATAGATAATTCAGTACTATTAAAAGATATAATTAGAGATAAATATTGGGATTTTAATGGCCTGCAGAAACAGCAATATAATACTAATACTGCTCAGATCGTTAAAGATAAATTAAAAAGTATTTATCAAAGTATTGCTGCTAATAGGGAATCATTTCCTTTTTACAATAAAGAACATGTAGAAAATTTTATTTATCAAGTCATAGAACTCTGTAAAAACAAAAAAATGAGAGATTTCAGTCCGATTAGAGAAATATTTAAAGGGATTAATGATAGCAAGTCTGTAATAGCTAGTATATCTGAAGATGCACATAAAATAATTGAAGATTTTGATAAAACAGTTAATACCAGTGCTTTTCGATCCAGAATATTTTCTAGATTGTCTAGATTTAACCCATATTCAAGATATAGTAATTAATTACTATTTTTTACATTGATATGATTCCAGGGACAATGTCTACATTTATTTCCACAACATTTTCTTTGTTTTAAATAAAATTCTGTAAATACTTTATATCCTGTTTCGGGATCAATATACGTATTATAATTATTTTTACAAGCTTCATTATGTACTTTATGAATTAATTCATTTTTAGTTAAATCTTCAATATCAACTAACATATCTTTATTAAAAGAACTCATTATACTTTAATTTATAAAAAAAATTATAATCCTGCGCTATAACGAACTAGTTTAGGAGGTTCTTTAAATTTAACTTTAAGATTATAATTATCATATAATGAATGTGAAACTAAATAAAATATAACAGAAAGTATTATAATTTGTTCAAACATATTTAATAATTTAAAATAATATAATCATTTTTTTTTAGGAGGAGTTTTTTTCTTAGGTTTTTTTTCTTCTTTTTCCTTATCAGATTCAACTTCATTATTAACTTCCTTTTCGGATTCAACTTCTTTCTCTACTTCCTTTTCGGATTCAACTTCTTTCTCTACTTCCTTTTCAGTTTCTTCTTCATTTTTTTTATTTTTTTCTTCTTGCCATAGTTCACTAACCTTTTTCATAAGTTCCTGACGAGATAGTGTAGGATTTTCCATTTTTAGTTTTGAAATATTTTCTTTTACAAATAGATTATATTTTGTTGGTGCTTTTGTTGTTTTAGTTTTTTTATTACCTTTTGTAACTAGTTTATATGCTTCAGATAGAATATTTGTAAGTTCCTTACAAGTATAATCTTTATTTACATCAATTAATTCTACAAATTTATCAATAATTTGTTGAGTATTGTTTGCTACGGTAGAAGACATTATATGATAATAATTTATATAAAAATAATCATTTTTTTTTTATCAATCTAAATATTTTTATTTTTAATTACTACTTTTTCATAATTTAATTTATAAATATTATAAGCTAAATAAGTTGCAAAACACAACCAAGCAATATAGGGACCTAAAGCTAAAATTGGGCATATAGTGCCACAAGGTCCATAAGTTGTTTGCATAATAAACTGAATTAATGTTAATATAGCAAATACTAAGGCAAATATTATTACAATAAAACCATTTAATAGACCATTTTCAGCAAAAAATACAGGCGTATAAATAAAATTAAATATTAAAGCAATAAGTGGTATTATCCAGTATTTAAAATCTTTAAATCTAACCGATATACCACATTTAGATAGTTTTGTAGATACACATTTTGTATCATATAAGGAATATGCATATATACATCCAATAAGTAAATATAATATTGGCCATACAATACTAAAAACATAATTAGGAGGATTATATTTAGGTTTTTTCAAATTAACATAATATTCTTCTGACCATTTATCCTTATAAAGATAACCAATATACATACCAATAATTAAAGGACCAAATCTTAAAAGATTTATAATTATATTTGTTATTATATCAATTTTATATCTAGCATTAACGCATACTATATTACCAATACAATACATTTAATCTATTTAATCTATTTAATTAATAGATTTAATTATTATAAGGTAATGGATGAATCCATTTATTGCATATCCATTTTGAACCACTTCTTAATGGCAAACCAGCGTGTTTAGATAATGGATGTGCTCTAAATTGATCTTCTGCTACATTATTAAAAAATATACCCATACCAATTTTCGGTTTAATAGTTTCATTAATAACAGTAAATTTTGTTTCACCGCCTTCAAATTCTTTAGCATCATTAAGATATATCAAAAGTGTAAATAATCTTTGACCAGATTTTTCAAAAGATTTCGAACATTCATTACTATCACACGCGTCAAAATGCTCATTAAACATACCGCCTTTATCATATTTAACAATTTGCAATTGTTCTTGATTTTCAACAGGATAATTAGATAATTTTGATGCAATATTAGATATTTTTTTTACAATTTCATCATCATCGTCATAAAACCACGCTTGTTTGCTTTTTCGATGTGTTTCATCAACAACTAATTTATTTTGATAAACAGTACTATTTTCTAATCCTTTATTTTTTGCTAAATTTATTAAATGACTACATTCTTCAATACTTAATAAATTATCTAATTTAATAACATAAAAATCACCATATGTTTTTAAATTTATTCTTGCAATTTCTTGTTTTTGAATTATGTCTTTAAATTTATATTTATTTATTATATTGTATAACATAATACATAATAAAATAACAAATAATACAATAAATATAGCTATATATATTTGATATTTCATAAAATTCTATTAATTATTTATATAAAAAAAAATGACTTATATAATTAAAAAGATAATATAAATGGAATTCTGCGATTTATGTAATAATATGCTATACATTAAAACCGATGAAGAAAATAATCTTATAAAAGCCTGTAAACATTGCGAATTTTTCAAAAAAGAAAGTGAAATAAAATGTATTAAGATATCTGATACAAAATATTCGGAAGACGATTTGTTATATAATCAAAATATCAATAAATATTTAAGATATGATCCAACATTAAGAAGAATTAGAGATCCCAATATTAGTTGTAAAAATAGTGAATGCAATGTTAGTGAAGATAAACAACAAATTTTATATATAAAATATGATTCAAAAAATATGAAATATTTATATGTATGTGATCATTGTGGTTATATTTGGAAGGAAAAATAAATTATATTTTTAAATATAAAAAGCAATACTGATATAAATGAATATGATAATAAATAATGTTGTTTTAAAATTTTTGTTTTGTTTGGAAAAAATCTATAATCTTTTTTAACATTTGCAAATTGATCTGTTAATTTAATTTTTTCATTAGTAGACATTGCAGTTAATGTACAATCTTTTATATCATTATTACCTATACAACTAATACATAAATTGGCTATACTATTATATGAAACTTTTGTAATTGGTAAATAATTGCCATTATCTTTTATTTTTAAATTTTCATTACGATTATTTTTTCCCATTATACCAGGTCTAATTATAGTATAATTAATATTATAATTACTTATCTGTTCGCGTAGTAAACATTCGCCCGCATAATTCCACGCTTTACACATAGATCCTAATGTATTCATAATTATAGTAATTAATTTCCAAGGATTTTCACCATTACCTGATATACGAATTATGTGTTTAGTATTTGTTTTATTTGCAGCATATAAAAGATTCTTAATACCATAATAGTTAACATTGATAGGATGCGATAATATTGTTTTCGCATTATATATAATATCAGTTAATTTACTTATTCTATTTGAACCTTGTAAAGATAAACACGTATCACAATCTTTAAGCAATTCAATTAAACTATTTTTATCATTAATATCACCATTAACTATTTGTATATTTGGCAATTTAGAATAATATCTCATTAATTTGCAGGATTTATCATTATTATTTGGATTTTCATAATCTAAATATCGATTTAGAATTTTAATTGGTATTTTATTTTTAGATAACTGTTTAATTACTTTAGAACCTAATTTCCCCGTTGAACCAATAATTGCTATTCTAGGTTTTAATTGTTCTGAGTAATCTTTATATCCGTTTAACATCACGTAGTTATTAAACATAAATGCATTTGTTAAAGTAATATAAAATAATAAAAATATATATTTCATTTAATATAATAAATATAATAATTAATTATTATATAGTTTTAAAATATTTAAAAGATTGAAAAGATAATAATAATAATAATAATAATAATAATGAAAACAATATTAAGATTTTTAAATAAAATTAAAAATTTTTACAAGCAACCAGAACCAATTTTAGGAAGATGGAAAATTAAAAATTGCAACAATAAAATGACAAATATTAATTCTGTTTATCAAAATAGAGATCACTGTGGTGATATTATATGTAAAACACCTAATAAAGCAAATTATTATAAAAACTAAGTAAATGATTTTTTTTATTTTAAAAATATTTAATATATTTAAATGTATGTAATTGATTTAACCAATAATATACCAAGAGAAAATTTTGATTATAATGTCGATAATAATATATACTATGAATATGATTTAGAGAAAATAGAAGAATATAGTCGTATTATAAAAACTATAAATGTAAACAAGGACTTATTAATAATATCAATATTTTATATTTCAATTTATTTATTTGTATTATTTTATCCGTTAATAAAAAGAATAAGATTTAATAATTTTAATAAAATATCACTTATATTTTCAATAATTAAATTTTTTTTAGTGTTAAAAACAATATAAAAAAATGATATTAAATTTATTAATATATTAGTATAAGTATGTATTTAATATTAGATACAGAAACAAATGGTTTACCTGATTCTTCAGGATTAAGTTATGGGGTATATCCAGATTATAAAGATCTAGATAAATACAACAATGCAAGGGTTATTCAATTATCATATATGATATGTGATAATAATTTAGAAGAAAAGGAGTTAATAGACCATATTATATATGCAGAAAATTTTGAAATAAATAATAGTGAATTTCATAATATAACAAATGAAATATCAAAAGCGGATGGTAATAGTTTTGATTTAGTAATTAACTTATTTTATAATAAGTTAAAAAATTGTGAAAAAATTGTTGCACATAATATTAATTTTGATATTGGTGTAATTAAAAGTGAACTTTATAGACGTAAATTATATCATATTATTATTGAATTGGAAAAAAAAGAATTAATATGTACAGTTAAAAAATTTAAATATGTAGTAAAGGCAAAAAATAGATACAATAAAATTAAAGATCCTAGTTTAAAAGAACTATATAAATTTGCATTTAATAGAGAATTAGAAAATGCTCATAATTCAAAATATGATGTTATTAATTTACACGCGGCAGTAAAAAAAATTACTAATAATTCATTGTAAATAAAAAAATGATTTAAATAATAGAATATATAGAAATTTTAAATGGAATCAAAAGCAAATAAAATTATCTCAGATAATGATATTTACAAAAAACTTAATGAATCCAAAGTATCTAAACCTATTATGACTAAATATGAGTTTAATCAAATTATATCCCAAAGAGCTACAATGTTGGCACATGGAGCAGTTCCTTTTGTAGAATTTGATAATAAAGAAATTAAAAATAATATGGAATTAAGAAAAATAGCAATTAAAGAATTAAAAGAAGGAAAGTTGCCATTTATTGTTAAAAGACCTTTGCCAAATAATAAATATGATCTATACAGAGTTAGAGATTTAGACTTAGTAGCAATCCAATATATGTTTTAACCTAATAAATATAATGTAGTAGATGTTGCATATAAAAATGCACCCCATAAACTATCCATTAATCCCACTTTAAATTCGTAATTTTTATAAATAGATAAACAAGTAAAATTATATACACCATAAATAATAAAACCGACAAAAGCACCGTATAATAATGATTTGATTATTTTATTTTTTTTTGAATCTTTATTTGTGAATTTACTTTTAACAAATGGTACCGATAAATATATAATACTAATCATTACTAGAAAATATGTAAAAATTGCATAGTTAAAGTTAAAAACTGGTTTATTTTTTTGAACTTTTTCGATACTTTCAGTATAATTTTTTTTATTTATTAAATAGATCCAAATAAAATCGATAAAGAGTACATAAATAACTAACATAAATATTTTTAAATATTTATTCATTTTATTATACTTCTAATAATAATATTATATTATAATATAATAATAATGCCTAAAAAAAAGAAAATTTTATTGATAAATATAGTAATATTTATTTTAGTATGTTTTAATTTATATTATTTATATGTTATATTCAATAAAAAAAAGAAAAAAGAAAAGTTTAATAATAATAATAATATTAATTTCTTAAATAGCAATGATTGTAAAAATTTTATAATAAATGATGATGATGATTATGTAAAAAAATTTAATAGATATGATTTAATTGCTAGAAATGTTAAATCATCTGATGAATATATTGAGAAAACTTCTAAATGTTTTACAGACTTTACGGATAAGCAAAAAAATGTACTTAGATTATCTTGTAAAAATGCAGATAAGTTTTTTGAAAATTATAACATTTTAATAAATGGAAAAGAATTATTAAATATTCCTTGGAATTTGGCACTATCTAAATATAATAATAATTATGAATATGAAGAAGGATTACCTCATACTAGAAATAATATAATATTTTTATCGGAAAAAATTATACCAAATGAAATTAATAGTGAAATAATTTCTTTATTAATCCATGAAAAAATACATATATATCAAAGATATAATAAAGCTAAAATAAATAAAGTTATAGAAAAATTGGGTTATAAAGAAATAGATAATATGTATATTGATAAGATTAGATCAAATCCTGATTTAAATCATACTATATATATTGATAAAGAAAATAATGTATCAGGATGTATTTATAATAGTGATAATCCTAATTCTATTACAGATGCAAATTGTATAAATTCAGATGTTAAATTAGAACATCCTTATGAATTAATGGCATATCAAATAGCAGACTTGTATAAATACAATAATATGGAAATATACAAAAATATATAAAAGTATATAAAAGTATATAAATGATTTCTATTATTAGTATATAAATGGACGAAATTAAAAATCAAGTACCTGATAATATATCTGATGACACTATACTTGATTATTATTTAAAAAATAATAGTAATGTTGTTTCTACAATTATGGCATTATGGGATTTAAAAGAAGATGTAAAAGAATTAACAAGTGAACAAAAAAAATGGAAAGAAATCAGAGAGACTTGTGATTTATTTGACAATGAAATGTATAATACAATAAGAAATCCACCAAAAGCAGATTGTGATCCACCAAAAGCAGATTGTGATCCACCAAAAGCAGATTGTGATCCAATTGAAACTGATGATGATAATATTGAAGCAGATATTAAAGGTTAATTATTTTTTTTGCTTTTGCTTAAGTTTTTCTTTTTTAAGTTTAATTTTAAGTAATGTATTTTTAATTGTAGTTTTTTTTGCTTCTATTTTTTTTTTATTTTTCTTTTTTTTTAATATTTTTATTTCCTGTTTTATTTTTTTAATTTTATCAAAATATTTATTTATACTATCTACAATTTTTTTATTTAATAAATTACCACCATTTCTACGTCTATCACCTGATCTGCCAAGACCAGTTCGCCCATCAGAATATCTGCGATCAGATGATCTGCTACGAGCAGTGCGCCCATCAGAATATCTGCGATCAGGTGATCTGCTACGAGCAGTTCGCCCATCAGAATATCTGCGAACAGGTGATCTGCCACGAGCAGTGCGCCCATCAGGATATCTACTAGGTGGAGGGGATATACGATGAGGATATCTCATTGGAAGAGGAAAATCTACACGCATATATCCATAACCTGTACCTTCATCGTGTCCAGTAAATCTGCGACCAGGAGATCTGACACGTCTATCACTAGATTCATGAGGAGAACCCCTGTGTCTAGGATCTCTATCAAATCTAACACTATCAAAATCAGAATATCCTGGATTTTCTCTTTTAATGTAATCTTTTAAATTATCACAAAATGTTTTAAATGTATCTCTATATGTTCTACCATATTCTTCAATATTCATAAGTATGTTTGACCAACTATCAGAAATTGGTTCATCAGTAGTACGTGTTTTATTAGTTAGAATGTAACATCCAGTTGCCTGAATTGCATCTGCTAAACTGTCTATGTTTTCAGTATATTCAAAATTTATATATGCTCTTGTTTTTGGGTTATTAATTGTTAAATGAAATGGTGAACAACAACCGTAATAACTTTTAGATTCATTAAGATCAGAAAACATTGTAAAATGTATATTAGCATTATAATTAATTAATAGTAAAATTCTACAATTTTTATAAAATTTTATTTTAATATTAACTATACTTCTATTTAACAACATAATTGTAAAATTATACTCTTTATTATCACAAGGTTTATTACCCATTATATGTTTTTTTAACTTATCTTTTAGCTTAGTTATATCATCTGGTGATAAATTAGAATTATCAATAAATAAATTACTTAAATCATAAAATAACTTTTTGTATTTTGGATTACAACTTTCTGTATGTTTATCTACTCTTTCACAACCAAGTGTCGGATTTCTTGATAATGCACAACCAACTCCCCCTCGCTTTTTTAATTTTTTTTTTTTTATATTTTTATTAACTACTGTCATATCTTATTTTAGATGTTATTAACTTTCTATATAAAGAATAAAAAAAAATAATATATATATGAGTCAAAACGATAATTATATTGTAAATATTAAAACAATACAAGCAACAATATTTAAACAGGTTATTGATGCTTTAAAAGATATATTAATGGATGTTAATTTAGAAATTGATGAAACAGGTTTGAAAATAATAGCAATGGATAATACGCACGTGGTTTTAATTCATTTAAAATTAGAAGCGGAAAAATTTGAAGAATATTTTTGCTCGAAAAAAACTTATGTTGGTATTAATATGTTAAAATTACACATGTTAATTAAAACAATTGGAACAAATGATCTTTTAAATTTATATATTGAAAAAGATGATCCAAATAAACTAGGAATTAAAATAACAAATAATGAGAAAAATGTAGAAACAAATTATAAACTATCTACAATTGATATAGATGTATTAGATGTAACTATTCCCCCCGTTGATTTTACAACAACTATAACAATGCCTTCGTCCTATTTACAAAAAATAATTAGAGATATGCATAATATTTCAGAATATATTGAAATAAGAAATGTTGAAAAATCTTTAATATTGAAATGCAAAGGAGATTTCTGTAGCCAAGAAACAAGACTTGGAAGCGAAAAATCACAAAATATTGTAATACAAAAAAATAAAGAATATGATAATTTAGAACAAGAAATAATTCAAGGCGTGTTTAGTCTAAAATACTTATTGATTTTTACAAAATGTACAAATTTATGTCCATCAGTTGAAATATATTTAAAAAATTCTTATCCGATAATTTTAAGATATAGTATAGCATCATTAGGTGAGATTAAATTATGTCTCGCACAACAGGATATTTAAATTATTTAATTTTACTATAAACGTTTATTTTTTTCTTTGTTAAATATTTCTTAATTCTTTTATTCACAAATTTATTAATAAAATCATCATAAAAGGTATAAACAAATGGCATAATAACATCATCTAATATTTCCTTCCCTAATAAGGCAGAAACACTTATTATTAAAGTTTGATTTAGCTTAATTTTATCATTTTCTTCATTTATTGTTAACAAATCATTATCAAATACGATTGAATCATTATTTAGTTCATTTTTATCATCAATTTCTACAAATTTTCTATAATAAGTTAATGATAATAAACCTTTTTTTTCAGTATTTGAAATTTTTACATAATAAATTGTATATTGATTTGCTATAATATTTTTAATATAATATGGTTTATCAATAGATGTTATATATTTGATAACAATTTCATTTTCATTTAAATATATAAATTTTTTCATAATTTTGACATAAAATTCCATATTGCTTATTTTTGGAATAACATTTTCATTAATATAATCAGAAAAAGTACAAAATTTTTCAACATCTTTTATAGAATAAATTTTTTCAATAATAAATGTATTATCATCTTCTTTTGTAACTTTATTTTTTTCATTACTATCAATAATAAAAATTTTATTTATAAATTTTTCTGTTGAAAATATTTTATATATTGTATTAATATCACTCTCTATTAATAAACTATTAGAATGTATCATAATATATAAAAACTAATATTAGTTTTATATATATTTAAATTTTAATCAAATTATTTTTATTATCAAAATTAACTATATTATTTGAAGAATTAATAACTTTAAATTCAGATATATAATCATAATCACAATTATGATTTTTATAAAAGAAATGCTTTTCACAATAAGTATTTTTACATTTACATTTAAATGTAACAGTATCAACAATTGAAATTTTTTTATTACAATAAAAACATTTACTACCCATACTATAAATAATATAAAAAAAATTAGATAAAATTAACTAATTTATTAGAAATATTTGTATTTATATCTAAGAAATCTATTTTAAAACATTTTTGAATATCTTTATGTTTTTTAACAAATAAATAAATAATTACAAAAAATACAATAAAAGTATATAAAATTAATAATTGATTATCATTTTTCATACTTCCTATAATATTAAAATATATAAAAAATGATTATATATATGATATTATTAATTAATGATAAAAGAATTATTAACAGATAATACAAATTTAATTGAATTATATTTAACAAATAATTATGATAATAATATAACGTCATTAAATATTGATAAAAATATTATTGACAAAATAGAATCTCAATTTAAATTTAAACAAAAAGTTAATTATGTTTCTTTTTATAAGGAGGATTTAGTTTATACATATGAACTTTCATCCGATAGTCAATTTGTTTCTTCAAAAACAGTTGAAAATATTTCAAATTTTAATAAAAATTTTGAAATAATTTTATATAATGAAAATAAATATCCAACATATCAATTTTCTTGCACAAATTCTATTGATAATAAAGTAAAATATAGTATCAAAGAATGCAAAATAAATAATAGAATTTGTATATTAATTAAAGAAGAGGATGATAAGCATTCTTTATTAGTTCAATATAAACATTCAAATAACGTTGATATTGATAAAGTTATAAATATAATTGATAATATTATTTTAAAAATAGAAAATAATATTATTTATTAATAAAAAGAGAATTTATTTATGAGTAATTTAGTATTTTTATTTTCTATTATTATAATTGTAACATTATGTTTTGCAATATTTTATGTATTTGCTTCAATTATAAATAATATTAACAATAATGATAAAATAATAAAAGCATATGTTATTAATTTAGATTATAGAAAAGATAGATTAGTTAAATTTAATCAATCATATAATTTAAAAAATATAAACTATGAAAGATTAGATGCAGTAAATAAGGATAATTTAAATTCTAAACAACTTCATACTAATAAAGTATTAGGCGATTATGGTTATAAATCATTATATAAAAATATAAGAGAATTTCATCATCAATTTAATACTTTAGGCGCAGTCGCTTGTTATATGAGTCATATTAAAACATGGAATAAAATTTTATCTGATAATGTTAAATATGGTCTTATATTTGAAGATGATGTTTTATTTAATAGTGATATAACATCTGAATTAATATTCGAATATATAAATAAAATTCCAAAAGATTGGGATATATTATTACTAAATAAAAATAGAGTAACAATGAAAAATATATATGATAATGTTAATAAAGTAGATAAATTTATATGTTTACATTCATATGTAATTAATAGAAATTGTATTAATAGATTATTACAAGATGTTCTCCCTATTAATCAACAAATAGATTTCAAATTATCTTGTTTAGCATCAAATGGCAAGTTAAATGTTTATTTAGTTAATGATAAAACTAATAAAAATTTTTATAGACAATTTTATTCTCCAACAAATATTCAAACAACTATTATGAAAAATGCTAGCTGGGAATTAAATTGTAATATATAAAGGTTTTAAAATATTTATAATAAATGAATTATGATGATATAATATTTGATAAAAAATGGTTGATAAATCATTCACCATTTTATCAGGAATATAATTTGACACTAAAACAATTTATAGAAGAAGTTATAGATAGAGATAATTTTAATCCACCTTATTTAAAATATCCAAACTATCAAAAAGAAATTAATATTGATAAAGTTAATGAAATGATAGTATCTTATAAAAAAAATCCTGAATTTTTTAATTATAAAAATAAACTTGTATTTAGTTTTGTACCAAGTACACAAAATTTATATATAATGGATGGACAACATAGAATTGAACTAATTAAAAATCTTGTATTAAATAATTATAATAACTGTATTATATTATGTATTTATATTGTCGATAATGAAGAAAAAAATATATCTTTATTTGATGATTTAAATAAAGATTCTTATAAAAATAGTACATATGTTAATTTAGATGATTTTAGCAAGGAATTACATTTAAAATTAAAAGAATATTTTAATAAATATGCATTATATTTTGATAAAAAAGAAAAAAAAGATTCTTATAAAATAACTTTATCAAATTTTTTAGAAAAAATTGAAAATAGTAATTATTTACTGAATTTTACAAATATAAATGATATAATAAATGATATAGAAAAATCAAATCAATATTTTAATAATTATATAGGTTATTTAGAATATTATAATGATAATCCTAAATTATTTTATAAAGATGAACAAGATTGTGTCAAAAATGGTATTATATTTTCATTAACTAATAATAATTTTATTGATTACTTAATAAATAAAAGTGTTAAACCAGAACACAAATTTAAAAAAGATAAAAAAAGAATTTCAAGTAGTTTAAAAAGAAAAGTCTGGGAAAAAGAATATGGAAATGCAAACAACGGAAGATGTCCTTATAAGAAATGTGTAAATACAATTTATAAAAATAATTATAGTTGTGGTCATATAATATCGGAATATAATGGAGGAGAAACAGATATTAGTAATTTAAGACCAATGTGCCACGGATGCAATAATAAGTTAGGAAAAAGAAATTGGACATAAATAATAAAAAATTTAGTATTTAATTTAAAAAATTGATTTTTTTATATTTTAATTTAATATAAAATGTTCTTTGAAGATTTTACAAAGTTATTTAATTGTGCTTTATGTAATCAATGTATTAATAGTAAAGAAAATATAGAAAAAATTATTGAACCATCACCAAAAAGTGAAAGCGAATTTAAATTGTATAAATTTAAAGATAACTTAAATAATAATGGTTTTATAAGTGAAGAAAAAAGAAGAGGAATATACGATGTTAAAAAAGAACTAGAAAGTAAAATGTTATTTGAAACAAATAAGAATAATAATAGAATACCTATTTGATTGTAATTTGTGTATCTTTAAATGATACACATTTTTTATTATTTTTTTTCATATTATATGTAAAACCAATATCTTTATCTAAACAACTTATATCATTTAATTCAAAGTCATCATTATCATCTTTATCATCATAATCTATATCTATATTTGTTGGATTAGTATTTAATAGATCAATCATATATTCTTCATCAAATAATATTTCACTATCTCCAGTACCACAAGGAGTTTGTTGACCCAGCATAACATTTGCAGATACACCATTTACGTTATCATATTCCGCAAATATACTTGCATTAATTAACATATCTGTTGTTTCTTCAAATGATGATTTGGCTAATGGACCAATGTCTCCTCTATTAATACCGTGTCTATCAATTGACATTAATTGACCTTTATAAGTCATTGTGTCAATTAATAATGATAAATGTCGATAATTCATTGAATCTTCACTTGTTACATTTAATAATTCATTATGTAAAGCAGTTCTAGCTGCTTCAATACCAAGTGTTTCATAAATTTCTCTAATATCATTTGAAATAGTTCTAGTAATATCAACATTTGGATTAGATAATATTTCAATTAGATTTGTACCATCAGTATCAAGTACCCATTCAACTAGATTATCAAATTTAAATGTTTCATAATTATATTTTGTGTATTTTTTCTTGTTAAGTGAAACTTTTTTAATGCCTTTATAACCTTTTAGTAATACTTGATAAACAATATTGTGTTCAAGTGCTTTAATTGCCGCAATTTGATCCACATATTCAATATCACTGGTTATATTATTTTTAAGTTTGATTCTGAAAATACATTCATCGGCATTATCATCACTATAAACACTTTCTATAAATTTATCATATGTAGAATTTAATTTAGTATAAATATCAATCATTCTTAAACCATATGATTTCATTTTGTCTTTATTAAATTTCATTCTAATAACCCAAGGCGATGTGCTATTTAGAGTATTAGTATATTCAAAATCTTTATAAACATCTAATAAATCTTGATCACAATTAATATTAGTTGAATAATTATCTTCTGTTTTATCCCAATAAATTTCACTTGATTCTAATATATCTGATAATTTTGTAATTTCAATTGAATTTTTAACATTCATTGCTGCATTTTTTGCTGTTTCAATATTTGCATCATCTGTATCTAAACCTTCATCATTTAAAATAGGATTTACAACAGTTGCTATATCATTTTTCATATAAATTAAAAGTGTTGGTGTTTTAGTTTTCTTAGTAGCGCTTAAAATTTCTTTTAAACGTGGAACGCCACTTGTTGCCTTTACTGCTGCTGCAGTACCAGAAACGTGGAATGAATCAAGAGTCATTTGGGTTCCCATTTCACCAATAGTTTGTGCTGCAATAATTCCAACCATTTCACCAGGTTGTGAAATAGCTTCTTTGAAATATTGTTGTATTTGTGAAATAATATTATCAAATATATCGATAGTGAAATGATAGTTTAATATTAATTTTTTGGGTGTTAAAAATAATCTAACTAATATTTCGAAAAATCGTGTTCCTTGATTTCTGTCCTTAATATACAAAGTATTAATTAACTTATCAATTCCATCTAAGATATAATCAGGTGTTAAATCTGTTTTAACCGATTTAATTTTTAAACCAGATAGTCTTTTAATACTGTTATTAATAATTCTATCAAATGGAATTGGATAATTAATTATTTTTGTTTTTGTATAATTAAATACTTCTTTAATAAGGAAATCTTTATCATCAACTATTTGTTTAAAATGTTCTGAACATCTTTTGTATGATTCTTGTGTAATTGTTTTGTATGATTTTGATGTTAGATATAAATTAAGTTTATCTATTTTTCTTAGATGATAAATATTTTCCATTAATAATACATCTTGTTCAATATATGGTATAAATTGATTTTCAATTTTACATCCATCCATACCATCTTCTCCATATATAAATTGTATTATTGTTCCTCCTGCATTTCTAACAGTATTATCATAATATATTTTAGCATCTTCCATTGCTTTAACTAATCTGCGTTGAATATATCCTGTTTCACTAGTTTTAACAGCAGTATCAATTAAACCTTCTCTACCACCCATAGCATGAAAGAATACTTCTTGGGGACTTAATCCTGAAATAAAACTATTTTCTACAAAACCACGTGCTTCAGGACCATCGTCATATTTAGTATAATGAGGAAGTGTTCTATCAGTAAAACCATAAGAAATTCTTTTGCCATCTACATTTTGTTGTCCAACACAAGCAATCATTTGAGCAACATTTGTTTCTTTACCTTTAGAACCCGATTTAACCATATTGATCATTCTATTAGTTCTTTCATCAATTTGACTTAATCCAATCTTACCTACTTGATTTGTAGTTTCATTTAAAATACCGATTAATTCTCTTTCAATATACTCTTCATTGCTAAATATACTATTATTTTCAATAATACCTCTTCTAATTTCATCTAATTTACTATACGCCTTTTCTTTCATTTCTTTGATTTTAGATTTTAAACTTTTTTCAGTTTGTGTATCAGTTACTAAATCACTAATACCTACACTGAATCCTGCTGTTAATAACCATCTACAAATTAGTCGTTGGGTATTATCTAAAAATCGTTGTGTTTCAAATGGTCCATAATCGTGATATATAACAGGAATCAAACCAGATGATTTACTATGAAATACTGTTTTATCAAGAGAACCATTCTCTTCTTCATAAATGGAATTAGTGATTAAAATTTTATCTTCGTTTTTATTTTTTCTTTCAATATTTAATCCTGGAGGCAAAATTTGTGAATACGCTTGTTTACCAGAATATGTATAGTTTTTATTAGGTTTATCTAAAAATCCTTTAAAATAACTATTAATCATTTGTAAATTTGCCATTGTTTTATCACTTATTTCCACATTATTTTTTGTTAACCTAAATGATCCTAGTAAAGTATCTTGAACAATTTCAATAATTGGTTTACCATCTCTTGGTGCAATAATCATATAAGGTACAGCAGCAATATCTTTTAATTCAGACATTGTTTGAATACTTTGAGGACAATGTAAATTCATTTCATCACCATCAAAATCTGCATTATATGGAGGGGTATCAAGAACATTTAAACGAAATGTTTGATAAGGCATAACAATTACTTTATGACACATCATAGACATTTTATGAAGAGATGGTTGCCGATTAAATAAAATATTGTCTCCATCTGATAAATGTCTATGAACAGTATCACCATAAACTAATTCATCTGCAAGTTTTTGAAGATTTGCATTTTTTAGATTAATAGTAATAGTTTGATTTTTCTTTTTAATTAATTTAGCACCCGGCCATTTATCTGGTCCATTTAATATTAGTGTTTTTAAATAATCTATATTATATTTATTGACTATTTCTGGAAAAGTAATATTAAGTGCTATTTTAATTGGTACGCCTAATTCATCAATACTAATATAAGGATCTGGTGTAATTACAGATCTTGAAGATTGATCAACACGTTTACCATTTAAATTTCCTCTAATTCTGCCTTCTTTTTTCTTCATTCTGTCGGAAACTGATTTTAATTTCCTACCATTTCTTTGTTGAGATGGTGCTAATCCTGGTATTTGATTATCAATGAATGTAAATATATGATATTGTAATACCATAACTATTAATTTAATAGTTTCTTCAGGTGTTCCTTTAGCGATTTTATCATTAATATTATTATTAATTTTGATAATTTCGCTTAATTTGTGTGTTAAATCATCTTCTCGTCTTTGGCCATTTTCTTCAATGATACTAGGTCTAACAGATGGTGGAGGAACAGGTAATACACTACAAATCATCCATTCTGGTCGATTCCATTGTGGATTAAAACCCATTAATTCCATTTCATCATCAGTTATCCTTTTAAAGATTCTTAGTACATCTTCGGCAGATAATTCAAGTGATACATCTTCTACTTCATTCTCTGCGACTCCATCTTTAACTTCTACATCTTTTTTCTTTAAATTTTTCCATTCTGCAATAATTTTCATTGAACCTTCTTTAACATATTTTGTAGGTTGTTTTGAATTACATCCAATGGATCCATCATCTCCACAAAATCTAAATTTGGTATTTGAAATAGTTTTATTGCATAATTTAAAGAATGCTTCCCATCTTTTTTGATTATTTTTAATTAATCTTATTTTTTTAATATCATTTAATATATTTTCATCAGTTGATTTATCTGAAATCAATAATTTTGAACATTTATAGCAAACACATTTCAATATTTTTCTAGTAATATCGAAAAACATTGCATGAAATACTGGTTTTGCTAATTTAATATGTCCAAAATGACCAGGACAAAATATATTTTTTTGTTCACAAGTTGCACATAATTTATTATGTTCTAGAACACCCATACGAGAATCAAATAAACCTCCAATAATTGGCTCACTTCCGGCATATGTATCTGTCTTTGTTATTTCAACTACTGATCTTTTAATAATTTCATCTGGACTTAAAACACTAAATTGAATTCCTTTAACATCTTGGATATCAATTTTTTGATCGCTATATGCTAATTCAGGATATATCGACATTATTTATTTGTTTCTTAATAAATAGTTAGTTTAAAATAACACGTGTTATATTTAAGCACTTTTAAAATAATATCATTTTTTTTTTATAAATTTTTTTAAATTTATATTTTATAGGGTAACAATATGTTAAATTTTAATCTAATTAATAATTGTCAAGAAAACATTGAATTTTTGTCTAGTAAAAATTATATTTCTGATGATAAATTGAATTTAAATATATTTGATTCAGAAAATTATTATAGAGATGTTGGATATTATTACGAAAAACATATTTTTGAAAATTTAGTAAATTATGGTTTTAAATTACCTAATAATATTTTTAAACCAATCATATACAATAACAACTTATTTATTAATAAATTTATTTACCTAACTAAACATTATGTTGAAAATCCAAATAATGATTATTATTTGAAAATTGTTAGTATTGCATCAGAAATGGATTTAGTTAACAAAAATGTATGTGATATTAATGTAAGTTATTTTATAATAAATGAATATAATAAATATTTTTTCGCACTAGAAACAATACGTAATATATATTTTTATATTTCTACTGATAATTTCAATAATAATATTTTCAAAATACCAATAACATATATATTAGACGAAAATAATAATACAATAATTAAAAATACACATTTCTATAATGAAATTGAATTTACATATACGAGAGTAAATGATAACTATATAAATTTAGATATTTTAAATAAAGATAAATTTAATAAAAATATTTTAGAATTTCTAAAACCATTATTAACTTATCATTGTTATTTAATTAATAAAGATAACAATTTTAAAAGTGTTTTACCTTATTCTGATGATATCAAAAATTATGCAAGAAATATATCAAAATTATATGATTTAAAAAGGTTTACATCAATATATAATATAATTAATAGTTTTGATAAATATAATAATGATAACTATTATGTTCAAAAATTTAAAAATAATTATTTTAGTATAATTGCAAAGAAATATGAGGAAAACTATACTTTATCTTCAGTAAATCTAAATATTCCAGAAGATTATATTTATACTACAACTCAAAATAATATACCAATTGATATTGTATTACCAAACACCGAACCATCATATTATACAAATAGTACATATGAAATTACTGAAAAACCTGTCCTTGAAATACAAGAAACAAAAGATAATGATAAAGAAGAAGATGATGTTGAATATGAAGATATAGATGATATAATAACAAGCGAACCAGTAAATGAGAAATATTGGTGGGAATATTTATTTACAAATATATTTATGAAAAATGTAGGTATTATTATAATATCGGTTATAGTAATATTAACATTTTCAACAATTATAAGTCATTATAATAATAGTAATGGCCAAAATGATAATAATTATTATGCAAATATTTTTATATTATTTGGAATAATGATAACCGTTTTAATATTATTTGGTTATAATATTTATTATTATCATAAAAATGTAAATAAAATAGATGAAATAGTTGAAAAATTTAATAATTTTAATAGAGGAGAGTTAAGTATAATAGATGCTTTATTAAAAACACCAGATAGCAGAGACTTTTTAAAAAATATAAATTATTTTAACACAAAAGATTTAGATTTAGAACATTTTAAAATATTATTTAATCGAATTTCTAATTCTAATATTGATATTTCAAGTATTAATCCCGAAGGTACATTAGAATTTAGATTAAAAAATACTGATGATTATAGAACAACTAGTTTAATATCTCATCAAATTGAAACATTAAGTTTAACTGATGTTATTTATAAAACTGCTTTAGAAAAACTAAAAGAATTATTAAAAGATCTAAATAACAAAGAAGTTTATGAAACACAAGAGCGCAATGTTTTAATTGAAGCAGAAAGAAGATTAGCAGAATCATATCATCAAAATGAAGTTATTAAATTAGAAATAGAAAATAAGAAAAAAGACTATGATACTGCTAAAAAAAATACAGATAAGTTAGTTAAAATGTCAGAAGATGTTGATAAAAAATATAAAAAAGAAAATAAAAATTTAAAAGAATTAAAAGAAGAATTTGAAGCTATAAAAAAAAGTTCTGATACATTATCTACATTTGCAATTAGTACTCAAAATTCTTTACAAAAAATGGAAAGTTTAATTAATACTCGAAATGTTGAAGGTTTTACAGATTATCAAAAACCTACTGATATTGATTTAAATGATATTGACTATAGTTCATTTGATTTTGATACTTTTCTTCAAGATTTAAAAGAACAACTTGCTAAAGATCATTATGATGATTTTGATATGTCAGCGTTTGCAAATATATTTACAACAAATGCCGATGGAACTTTTGAAAATATACCTTTAGATACAGCATTAAGTAGATTTTTACAAAAAAGATTAATTGATAGCAAGGAATATATACATATATCTAAACAAGAAATTGATAGCTTAATTGAATCATTAGGTTTAAGTAATATATTGCAAAGTGGTACTGATTTATATAATACAGTTGTTGCTGCTGCAGATATATCTGAATCAATTATAAAAGATGTAAATTTAAATGTAGCATCAATAGAAGTATCTGAATTATTGAAAAAAGTTAAAGAATCACAAAGTTTAGCATCATTATTAAGAATATTTGCAGCAATTGAATTAGCTAAAAAAGATAAATACACTAGTGCTATTAAATATCAAGAACAACTAACTGAATCTGCATTTAAAGAAAGTACTTTTTATAGAAAATTAGCATTAGATGCTGTCGATAGATTATCTTTACATAGAGAATTATTAAATGAACAAAATAAAAATAAAGAAATGGAAGAAACTAATACTGAAACAATTATAAATGATATTAGAAGTATAAAAGAAAATTTAAGTAAGAAAGAAAAAGAAACTATTGATGCAAAAGAATTGGCAAAAGAAACACTAGAATCAATAAAAAAAATGGAAAAAGATATAATTGATAATGATATTTATAATAACGAAAATATGTTGAAAAAAGAAGTAATTGAATTATTAAATTTTTCTATTTATACAAATAAAGATGTGGATACTATTATTAAAAGCAAATATGAAAATTTAAGAAAACAGTATGAAAGTGAAAGTGAGATTGAAAGAATTTTGGAAATAATTAGACAAAAAAAACAAAATTATATTATTAAATTTCGTGAACAACTTGAAGAATTAAATAAAATAAAAGAAATTAATATAAGATTAAATGATTATACTACAAAAGTTTACACATATGATGCTATAATAATAAGTGAAAAACAGAAACACAAGATTGATAAAGAAAGTAGATCTGTAAAAATAAAAGAATTAGAATCAGGTTTAATAGTTAATATTGATGCTGAAAAAAGAATATTAGATAAAATAATTAATTTACAAAATAATTTGAAATATTTAATTAAGGAAAAAACAAAGGATGAAACTAAATTATTTAATATTGAAAATATAAAAAATACTCTTAAAGATTCATTAAATTATAACGAAATAAATATTCAAAGTATAGAAAATGAAGGAAATACTAACTTAGAAAAAATTAATTTGTTATTATCAAAAATTGAACAATCATTATCAGGATTATATATTGAATATGAAAATGTTAAGGATAAAAGACATAATGATAATTTTGATAGAATAGATTTAGTACATATACAATACAAAAAAGAATTAGAATATGTTGAAACTATTAGAAATTTAGAATTAGAAAGAGATAAGGCTTCATTAAATGAAAATTATGAACGTAAAGAGTTAGTTAAATCTAAATTAGAATTATCTAAAATTAATAATGATATACTTAATAAACGTATAGAAGTTTTATGGTTATATAATAAAATTACAATTCTTAAAGAAAAAGATTTAGAATATACTAATAGTTCTTTAAATATAACCTATAAATTTATAGAAGATATTAATGTAGAAAGTATAGATATTAATAATAATTATAAAAAAAATATAGAAATAATTAACTTTAATCAGATTGATCTAAATAAAATTGCAGAAATGAAAACAAACGAAATTGCTATCAAAAATAATTTGATACAAAAGTATAGTGATAATGATGTATATGTTCAAAAATTACAAAATGAAATAAGTGAATTAAAAAAGAAAAAAGATACAGAAAGAATATTAGAAAATCAAATAAGTATAGCAAGAGATGAACTTGAAAAAATATTAAATAAAAAAATAATATTTGAATTAGCTTTAATTAAGGGTCATATCGATTACAATATTATAAAGATTATTAAATTAACAAAAGAAATAATTAATTTATTTATTGAAATTGATTCATTAAATTATAAAAAATATATTGAAAAATTAATTATAAATCAAGATAAAATTAAATTACAAGTTATTTATAACGAAAAATATCGTTTAATTAAAATGAAAGAGCAAATGGAAACTGAATTAAAATATAAGTTAATAACTTTAAAGAAATACGATAATATAAAACAAGATGATCAATACAAAGATGATTTGCAAAAATTAAAAGAAGATACTATTAAAGACAAAGATAATCTCAGAAATGATATAAAATTAATTGATGAAAATATCAAAAAAATATATAAATACGAAACTGATTATAAAAATAAAATTGAAAAAGCAGAAAAAGATTATTTGAAAAAAATTGAATTGTATGAGTACAATATAATGTTAAAAAAAGATACTAATACTAAAAATATTAGAAATTTAGGTAAAATTATGATATTATTTAATAAACTAAATGATGAATATATTGAATCAAGAGAAAAATTAGATAAATATGATATCACAATGCCTAAAATTGCTTTAACTCCTATAATCATTCCAAATAAGATACGCCAAAATATTGAATTAATATTATCTGATAATCCAATGAAATATGAAATAAATGATGATGAATTTAGTAATCAAATTGATAATTTATTATTGACATTATTAGATGGTAATGATTCTGAATTTGTAAATAGTGGAGTTGATATTAAATTTATTGTTATTTTAGATTTAGATTATGATACAGATTATGGAAATAAAGATCAATTTCAACAAGAAACCTTTAAAACTAATTTAACAAAAGAATTATCTGAAGCTATTGAAATTAGTAAAACAATTTTTGATGTACTTGAAGTATCAAAAGGAAGTATTAAAGTTATTTACAAAATAAATGCAAATAATATTTTAGATTCTGATATTAATCCAATTACTTTAGTTGAAAATCTTATATCACAATCTAACGATCCTAATTCTAAGCTACGTGAGGGAACTTATGGTAATAAGATTACAATGATTGAAATAATAAGAGATGATGTATTAACTAAAATTGATTCCCCTTCGTATAATATAGCTTTGCCATCTTATTTAGCAAGTACTGATAGTTTTGATGATATCAGATTTATGTATTATAATGATAGAACTACAAATTATCATAATTTATTATTACACTTTCCATTTATTACATCAGTTAATGTTGGTGATACAACAATGACTGATTATTCGAAACATAATAGATATATTTATAGTGCAATAAGTGGCAGAGGTGTTAATAAAATTTATAAAGACTATATTGAATTAAATAATACATTGTTAAAAGTCGATAATATCAATATAATGGATATGCAAAAATATAGTATTTCTTTTGTTATAAAACTAAATAGTACAAATAATGAACAATTTATATTATTATCAAATGGTACTGTTTCGCAAAAAATACATCAAGATGATGAATTATTAACAATATTAGATTCTCCTTTGCAATATCATAATGAAAATATATTTACAATAGGTTTTATGAATAAACACAAACAATTATATATTAAAAAAGCCTGTAAAAATAATAAATATTATGGTATTAATACTAGTGATAAATTAAAAATAAATGATGGCGAATGGGTACATTTTATAATAACAAATAATGATAATAAAATTACAGTATATAAAAATTTAGAAAAAGTAGTATCATTTAATACGGTAAGTACTCCTAATAATGATAAAGTTTGCTATACAAATAATAGAATATTTGAAAAGAAAAATTTGTATATAGGTGGTATTAAAATAGATTTAGACAGATATACAAAAGAGATAAATAATTTAGTTGGATATTCAGGTGGATTAAAAGATCTAAGAATTTATAATAAAGAACTATCACATATCGACATTAAAAATATATTTTTAATAAACGATGATATTACACAAGAACCATTAGAAACACCACCAATGATACCAATTCAATATCCAACACCAATAGGAACACAAACTTCATATTTATTACAAGAAGATACTGTTAGTGAAACTGTATCACCTTATACATATCAACAACTACTTAATGATGAACAATCTGAAGATTCATCATATATACCACCTGCGAATACTGGAAGTAGCACAAGTAGTACTACTAATACTGGAAGTGGAACAGATAGTAGCAGTCAAGAAACTTGTGATAATACACATAGACATTATTTTACACATACACATTCTACAAGTAATCCAAAAACAACAATTAGTGCCTTAAATATGCATTTAGATAATACATCAATGTCAACCGGTTATGAAGAAAATATGCAACCAATTAGTAACGATGATCTTTACAAAAAATTTGGTAATTTAAATACTTTTACTATGAATAACTTAAATTCATTATTTAGTTAGACTAAATAAATTCTTTTCTTTTTTTAGAGTACATACTATTTATGGTTTTAGATAAAATAACTTTTAAAAGTAAAATAGATTTAAATACTTTTAGAGAATATTTTACTTTTGATAATTTTGGTGATAAAGATTTCATTGAATTATTATTGAATGAAGATTTAACAAAATCTATATCTGGAACAACTGAATATGATAGATATTATATGCGATTTTTTAATTCTAAAAATATTATTTATTATTACGATATAAATGGAACTAAAACAAATGGCGTGAAAGATAATACATATGATTTAGATTTATCATTAATAGCATCACAAAATGCTATCAAATATATGTCATATTTAGATTTATTATCTGGTTTTAATCATAATTTAGGATTAATAGTAAATAAAACTGGTTCAGAAGATACTGGTAATGGAATTATTGACGAAACTTCATTGATTAGTCACGAATTTTCTATTCCTATTAATTATATAAAAAGAGATGGATCACTATTTAGTAATCAAAATATACCAGATATATGTAATGATATATCTTTAAAATTTAAATTAAATACAATAAATTTAGATTTTACAGAAAAAAAATTATATGATTTTTTTACTGAAAGTACAGCAAAAATAGAAAAAACAAATTCATATTGTGATTATGATATCAATAAAATTAAAAATTTATTTAGTTATTTTGAATTTAATAATTATTTTGATATTAATCAATATGCAAATTATTATCATTTTGAAACATATAAATATGAGTTTAAATTTTTAAAATCAATTTTAAATTATAATATACTACTATCATATTATAATACTATTGATAGTTTAGATAATAGCGTATATAAATCAATAAAATTAGATCAAATTAATAAATTATTAAAAACATTTAAAAAAATTTTTTATAATTTTAATAGAAAATTTATAAATATTAAAAATATTATTAATTCAATTGATAGTGTTCCTCAATTAACTAAAAAAGAACAACTTGAAGAAGGCAGAAGTATATTATCAAATATTAAAGACTTAAATGATAAAATAGAAGATAATAGTGATAATTTAGAAAATATTAGCAAATATCATAAATCGCGGGAAAATATTAATAAACAAAATAAAAATTTAATTTATTTATCTATATTTATATTAATTTTAACTATATTTATTTATATATTTAATGATCAATTATATGAAAATAGAAAAACTAAAGTATTTATTGGTATTGTTTGCTTAGCTTTATTGGTTTCATTAAATTATTTTATATTAGATAAAAAAATTTATGAAAAATTTGAAGATAGTGTGCCTGATTCTCAAGATGATTTAACATTTGGTCCAAGTCCAGAATTTGAAGATGCAATAGTTGATTTTAATGCAATTATGGATTCAGGTGGTACTCCAATTGTGTTATTAGATAAAGATAAATGGGAGAAGTTTAAAGATGAATTAGTTGCAAATATAGAAAATGATGTATTAACGTCTAGAACATTTGCAAATCCATTAATATGGAATAAAATGACTGAAAATACTAATTCTAATGATATACAAATCGTTCGTATTTCTGGTTTTGGTAATGATAATTTAATATCTAAACTAGAAGAGAAGAAATTAAGTCAACCTACAGATGATACTTCATTAAAATTAAAATTGACATCAACTGAATTTTTAAATATAAGAGAGGATAGTGATATAACAAGCGATCCTAGTAATATATTAACTTCGTATTACAAAGATATAAAAGAAGAGAATACTGCATCTCTATTAAGATATATTTTACCTAATCACTATATTAACTTAGGTGGTAATAATTATAAGCCAGATATTTTTAATTTTAGTGATGAAAAACTTGAAATAGAAGATAAAAATTTTTTAGACAGTTACACAAAAGTTAATTTTGAACAATTAAAAACATCTTTAGGAAATGAAGATTTAGATTTAGACAATCTAATACGTATTTTTGATGATATTCAATATGCTGAAAAAACAATTTCAGAATTAGAGGTTAACTTAGAAAAAGTAATTGAGAACTATAACGATATAAAAAATAAATATGAAGAATTAAAAGTAATAGAAACATCGTTTAAAGAAACTACATTATATTTAGAAGATAAACTAGCAGTGTTTGATGATTATATATCTAAATTAGATAGATATAGAGAGGAATATTTAACTAAAATTAGTTATTTACAACAAGAAAAAGAAAAATTAGAATTAAAATATATAGAATTACAACAAATAATAGAAAATGATATTAAGCCTATTGTTAATATAATAGAAGCGGAAGTTGCTGATTATAATAATAAAAAAACTGAAAAGGATGATGAATTAAAACATATACAGGAAGCAATTACTACAATATCTTCAAACACAGAAAGATTAATAGATGAAAATAGTAAATATCAAATTAAAATTGAAAGTGAACGTGCAGATCAAAGTCTATTTTATCAAAGATTACTAAGTAAATCTCAACAACTTACAGAAGTACTTCTTGAACAACAAAGATTAAGAGACGAAAGAGACTATGGTACAGATCAAGAATCATTACAATTAAAATTCTATAAAGAAAAAGCCAATAAATTAAAAGAAGAAATAACCAGAGAAAAGAGATATTTTGAAAGTACTTTTAGAGAATTAAAAAGAAAATATGAAATATTAAATGCAAAAAATATACAATTTGCAGTTGATCTAAATAATATTAGAGATAAAAATACAAATCCTATTGAAATTAGATTAAAATTTGCATTTAGTAATGATATTATAAAATATTTAGAATATAATAAAGAAACAACAAATTTTGATGAAAACAAAAAAATATTTATTGATGATATAAAATTGGATTTTATTGAATTATTTGAAAATAGTGGGAAAAAAATATATTTAGACAGATTAAATATCAATTATAATAATTTAATAATTGATGATGGAGATAATCCATTATTGGATATCAAAATTTATTCATCTTATAAATTAGAAGATGTTAGTGCAGAAGAAATAGTAAGTACTATTGATGATGTATTAGAAAATAAAGTAAATTTTGATAATTTAATATATATAAAATATGTGGATAATTTACAGTTAAAGTATGAGAAAACTCTTTATACTTTTACTAAAACAAAATTTAGAGAATCTGAAAATCCTCTAGGAACTCAATCAATATATATAACTAAAAACTTTGAATATACACCAATAGATTACAATGCTGATAATATTAAACAACAGAAATATGATAATGATCAAATAATTAACAATGTTTATACACTTATTAGAGATATAAAAGGCATTGAAATATCAAAAAATTCATACTACAATGAAATTAATCCTCATTTAAAAACAGAAAGTAATTCAATACAAAAAACATATGACAATATAAATAAAATACATAATTTAGACAAATCTAAACTAAATTTAATTGAGATGGATACAATTGATTACAATAATTTAAATAAATTGTTGATTTATATTTCAATGATTTTTATTGCAATTATAATATTAAATAATATATTTAATAATTCTATTATATTTACAATTATTTTAATAATCTCTATTTTTGTTTTAATATACTTTTATTTTAAAAACAAATTAAAATTAGTTAGAACAAAATGGCGTAATAAATATTGGGGATTACCAAAAGATAATTCAGATAATATTAATATATTAGAATAGTTAAGCGATTATAAAAATAAACATTTTTTTTATATTATATTAATAAATTATAGAATAATAATAAATGTCTTTTGAACCTAGTACATATATAGATGACGATTCATATAAACTATTACTAGATTATTTTGCAAATAATAATATTGAAAAAAATGATGTACTTGATGAAAATATTATTAAATTGATGGCAAATGATCAATTTGAAAACTATATTAAATATTATAAAATTTCTGATTTAAAAGATGAATCTGATAAATGTAGTAAATTACAAAATTTTTTTGTTAAAGTTCCAAAAACTAATAATAAAAAAATAGATATTGATTTATCGTTTTATGCTAAATCAGCAGTTAAGCAAGAAATATTTAAACTTGATTTTGAAGCCGAATATTTAAGAAATCTTGCTGAATTAAAAAAATGTAGATATGAAATTGATAAAGATACTATATTGACTCATACTTTTGAATTTCATTTTAAATATATTCCTATATATAATTCAAGAATATCAGGATTAAATTGGATAAAAAAAAAATATGATCGAATAGATGATATCAAAGGTACTGAAATAAATTTGGAAAATAAAACTGAAATTTTAAAATTATTAAATAGTCCTTCAAAACTTACAAGCGATCAATGGAAAGATTATGGTTCAAAAGGAGGTGGTTATGTATCAAAAGATCACTATATATTAGGAGAGAATAATACATATTTTATACCAGAAGAAGAATATGTTTATGAAAATATAAATATAAACAATGAAAATATAAGTCATTATAAAGTTACTTTTAAACTAAATATTGAAAATTTAGAAGAATTAAATAAATTAAACGAAGATAATATTTTAGAATTAAAACAAATTTTTTATGACAATGATAATAAAATTGTGGAGAATGTTCCCAATTTTACACTATATAAATATAGTGACGAAGATAATACAGAATCTGATGCAAAAATTAAAAGTCATATTACAAATTTTTTAGTAATGAATTTAAAATATAATAAAGAAAATATAAAAGATAAATCTCAATATAATATTATAGCATTACAATATAGAAGTTTTTATTTAAAAATTTTAATAAATATTTATATTTTATATTCGATATTTAATTATTTTGAAAAATCACATAATAGTCAAATAGTTTATGAAGGATCAAGTGGATCAAGAGTTGTGAAAAGTAATACTATAAAGGAAGAAATAAATAATATAATTAAATATCAATTAAAAATAATTATTGAAAATTTTTATAAATTAGTTGACGATGATAATCAATATTCTATTAAAGCTATTTTAAAGAAAAATAAAGAAATAAAATATGAAAAAATAGAAAAACGGGAAAAAGAAATAGAAAAATTAGAAGAAAAAATAGAAAAAAAACAAAAACAACTAGATAATTATAAGGGAGATAGTAATGATCTTGCTTATTATGGAGAATGGAAAAAAGGTGAAAGAAGTGGAAATAGTGAACTTAAAGGAAACGAAAAAATAAAAGGTTATTTTGAAATTATAATTCAAAGTTCTCAAGGGCCTGAAGATCAAATATATAAAATGGATGAAGTAAGATATAATATGTATAAAGATGATAATAATCCTATTTATTTGTATAATTATATCAAAATTGATAACAATAGATACTATCCTATAAAAAGTAATCATCAATATAAAATTGAAAAAGAATTAGCAGAATTAAGGAAAATTAAAGATGATTTGGAAAAAAGCAGTTATATTAAGGAAGAATCAAAACAAATTTTAGATGCTAAAAAATATAAATCAGAACTAACAGAAATTAATAATTTTATTGAAAAAGAAAAAAAGAAAAATGAAAAATCTAAAAAAGTTTTAGGATATAATAAATCCTATCTAAATAAAGTTGATATTGCATTATATTTTATTATATTTATATTTATAGTAATAATATTTTTATTTGTATTTGATTATGCAGTGTCAGATATAACTATATCAGTGCCTATTATTTTATTTTCAATTATAATTTTAACATTTTTGTTTTTATCATTTATACAAAATAAAAATAATCCAAAGAAGAAAGATTATAATTTCTTAGATATATTATTTAAAAATAAAATTATTGAAGATTTTATTACTTTTAATGGTATTGACAGACCGGATCAATGTAGTGAAAAAATTATTGGTTTAATACAAGATGCTGAATTACAAAGATATTATACGTTAATTAAACATTATTGTGGATTATTTTCAAATGAAAATCAAGAACCTGGTGAAACTCTTGTTGGAATTCATTATAATAAAATAAACAATTATTTACGAACAGACGAAAATAATAGATTACATATAAAATTTGAAAATGATGATATTTATAGTGTATATCCACAGATAAATACAAGTGATGAACAAAGTAATGATAGAAATTTTACAAGTTCAGTCTTTAATAAAGAAACGGATATAACTACTAATATAGATCAAGTTATAAATAACTTTTATGATGGGGTAATCAAAATAGAGAAATATAATCATATAACTGATGCAGATGGTTCTAATAAAATTTATAATGAAACTAGTGATAATATAAATATAGTATATCAAGATGATAGTTATTATTATTTGATATTTATACATAATAATAGTAGCACCGATGATTCAACGGAATATACATTACATTTACCAGTTGATATATCAGGAGCAGATATAATAGCAATTGGGGGAGGTGGCCATGGATACGGATATTCTGTCTCTGGTAGGACATCAAACGGTGGAGGGGGAGAAGGCGCGCCTATAATTGAAAGAACGAATGTAGATTTATCAAAAGGCGATTATACTATTGAAGTTAGTAGGGGAAATAAAAGTGGTGTTAATAATGATTTAGAATCTTTAATTAAATATAAAACTGAAGACTCTGAAGACATAATAATAACTGCACCAAATGCTAAAAATGACGATTCAGAACCAAAACAAAATACAGCTGCTACTGATTATACTATAGAACCAAGTAATGCTCAAAGACGTAAAGGTGGAAGTGGAGGAACAGCTGGTAAAATGGCAATAAAAGATCTATCATCATTTAGTCAAAATTCAGTATATGCTTTAGTAAATGGTGGTAATGATTTAACTACAGCACAATCTCCCACAATAGATAATTATGTTATTAAAGATGAACATGATGCAAATGGCGAAGATAGTACAAAAATAAATAAAATTCCTGATGGATTCAATTATAATAATAGATATACGTTAGGATTTTTTTCTGCAGGAGGTGGTGCAACTAAAAGATGGAATGATACAAATCTCTCACCTAATGATGTTAAAAAATTGGGTAATAATGAATATCTACATTTATCAACAGATGGATCTTCAGATCCTATATATTATATAAGAAGTAATTTACAAAGTGGTAAAGGTGGTAACGGAGACCGCAACAACATAGGTGGTGATGCCGAGGATGCAACCCCTGCAACCCCTGCACAAGGAGGTAAACCTCATACTGGAAGTGGAGGAGGTGGAACTAGTTCGAATACTCTACAAGGAGGAGATGGAGGTTCAGGCATTGTCATTATAAAATTTAACAAAAGTAATTTTCATACTGATATTGATGCCAAACTTCAATTATTATCGTTAAAATTATTAAAAGAATCTTTAGAATATAGTGCAACAGTATTAGATTCTATAAGTGAAACAAGAGATGGTGAAGTAAACGAAATTACAAAAGCGATAAGCGATTTAGAAAATGAAATAAGTACTTTATATAAAGAATTAGATCAAGAACGTTTAAATGAATTATTAGATGATCTCGAAACTAAAAAAAATATACTAATTGGAGAAGCAGAAGATGCTATTTATCATTATCATTATTGGAAAAAAATAGATACAGCACCAGGCAATTATGAAAAAATAAAAAGTTCGTCTCAAGAATCAATCATAGCAGCAATTGATGAATTTGAAACAATATATAATAGTTATGATAGTGCTACTAGTAAAGAAATAATAAGTATACCTCCTAATAGTAAAGATATTATTATTATTGGTATCAATGATTTTAATAATACTCTTCCTTTAGATTTTAATAAGCAAAATATATATTTTGAATTTACTGTTGATGGAAATACAGTTATGTATAGACCAATGATGACTGGAATGAAAAATATTGTAGATGATTTAGCTAATCAAATTGGTATGCTCGAAAGTGCAATATCAAGTAAACAAGGTGATATTAATAATTTAAAAAATACAGTTAATGACTTAGATAGCAGATATAAAATTGCTTTAAATGAAAAATCTAGAAATAAAGCAGATATAGATAAAGCAATACAAGATATTGAAAAAGCAAATATAGATAGAACTGAAATGTTATTGGATTTTCAAAAATTAAAAACAGAATATCATAAAAAAGTTAAACAATTAATTGAATATGAAAGTTGTACAAAAGCATTAGAAATAGCATTGAAAGATGATGATGATGGATTAGAAGGCAAATTAACAAATAACATTGATGTAAATAGAAGAATACGTGACGAGCATACAGCATATATTGAATCAGAAAAAGCAAGAAAAAGAACTGAATTAAGAAAATTATCTAATTTAAGAGATCTTGCAATATCGCAAGTAGTAGAATATGAAACAAAATACAAAGATGCATTAGCTCTATATAGAGAAACATCTGAAGAATATGGAGTTTCATATATTAATTTAAAATTAGCAGTTGATTATAAATTAGCAGGTTTTGATTTTGATTTGGAAGATACTGATCAATCAGAAGATATTAGCAAAATTGTATTAAATGAAAGAGAAAAAAGAAGAAAATTTGTAAATAGAATATTAAGTGATTTAATTAAGGGAACTGAAGAATTAAATGACATAGGAAATAATAAAAAAATAACAAGAAGTAGATTTGAAATATTGAGAATATATCCAGATAATACTCCTGATCAAAATACTGAAACAACTTATGAACCTGAAACATTTGCTAACTTTAAAGTAATGGAACATTTTTACGAAGTTGTTGATGTTAATTGTACTGAATTTATTAGTGAAGAAACTTGCGATGAAGATACTTGTCAATGGTATCCAGAGTATAAGTTATGTGGTAATAAAGGTACTGCAACAGAAACAACAACTTTAGACCAATATGAATCTGCAAATAGATATCAACCACAAAATAAATATACTATTGTTTCAATAAAAATTAATCCACATCAGGAAACATTATTATCAACGCAACAAATTACACCAACATCTGATGATATTGTAGATAAAATAGTTGCAAATGCAGGTAATTTAACATCTAAATTAAGATCAGAAACAAGATATCTTAGATATATTATTGCAACACAAGAATATAATGCAAATACTGGTGAACTTGCAGACTGGAAAAGACAACCTAGTGCAAATATAATAACAATTGATGATGAAAATGCCAAAACAAATAAAGATACATTAGATGATATAATAACAAATATTAATATTTTAATTGATGAAGAAGTTGAAGAAATTCAGGATGTAGACAGTTATTATGATGATGTTCATAAATATGTTAAAAAAGAATATAATGATTATAAAGATAAAGAAGGAAAAATTTTACTAAATAGTAGAATGTACGATGATAAGAAAAATATAGATTACTTAGATATTAGAATTAAAGAGTTATTACATCAATATATACTATCGGTTTCATTAATATTATGTTTATCTATGATTTTAAATAAATTTATATACAGATCAATAATAATAATATTGCTAATAATTACAATAGTTTTAGTTTCAGTTTATTATATTTCGGGAATAATAATAGTAATGAGAACCAAGGCTAAAAATAGTTATTGGAAAAAACCAAAAAAAGAATTATTAGAATAATTATCTGAAACTTGACAATTCATTTTGTTTTGACTTATATAATTCTTTTTGAGAGACATATTCTTTATTTTCTTTAAAATTATTATCAATTAACCATTTTTCTGGAATAATATTATATTTACTTTTTTCATTCATTAAAACATATAGTAAAATATATGCTAATGAAATGATCGCAAAACTTTTCAAAAAACTTTTTGTACTAAATAATAATAAGGAATAAAATATTAAAGCTTGTGTTATTTTATTATCTAATATTTTTTCTTGGACAGGAGTTACTTTAAATTTTAAAAATCTACCACCAATATGCATAAATATTAGCTGAATATATGATATTGGATCAACACCAATCATTTATTGATTATTCTAATAAATAATTATATAAATATTTTTATCAATCATTAGTATAGAAGATTTATAAATTTCATTATAATGGTACAAGATATCCTACAAGATAAATTAGATACTCTTAATTATACAACTGATATTATAACGTTATTAAATTTTATTAATGATGAATATGTATTAGAGACTGATCTTGAAAAAAGTAGTTTTAATAAAGATGATTTTATTCTATTAGGTAAAGATAATGTTAGTTCATCATATGCTAAATATCGACTTGACACCGTCTCAAATGTTTATTGTATAATAAATGAATTAAGTAAAATAAAATATTATGATAAAGATAATTCTATTACCGATAAACGAAAATTAATATACGATATAACTTATGAAAATTTTTATCCACAAATTAATAAGTTGTTATTTATTTTAGATGTAGAAAGGGAAATACTTCTTGAATTACATAATTATGAATTGAAACATAAAAGTATTGGAACTAATATATTTGGACATCGATTTAAAATAAGATGTAAATATATTTGGAATGACAATGATAATGTAATTGTTAAACAATCTGATTCAGGATATTATGAAGTAGAATTAGAATTTGCTAATGTTAAGGATAATTTTGTCAAAATTTATGATCCAATTTTAAATCAAGAAACTACTCAAGAACCAGATAGTAATTATAAAAATATATATTCAGTAGATAAAATTTTAAATATAATAAACAAAAATGAAATATCTTTATTAAATCCACGTAATTTAGAAAGTAATTATGTGTTTAATGCATCTTTAAAAAATATTGTAGAAGATATTAACTTGGGCTCTCGACGAGTAACTGCAATATATCAATATAAAAGAGTTGATTATCTAAAATTAATATTAAATGATATTATTAAAAGAAACATTTATTATCATATTTATACTTATACTAGAGAAACTGGAGCAATACAAGGATGTCAATGGAATGATAATTCAATATTATTAGATAATTTTAAAAAATTTAATTATAATTTTACCAATTATATATATAATAATGCGAACGAATTTGGAACTCTATACGCAAAGTTTATTAATATTATAAATAATAAAAAAAGGACAGGTAAAAATTGGCAAATAGAAGTAGAAGGTACAAAATTGTATCAAGATAGAAATGTCAATAATCCAAATTTATTTATTAATATAACTCAGGAATCTAAATATCAAAAATTAATTGAATATTGTAAAATAAATTATTTAGAAAGTAAAGATAAAGATGAATTTAAAAAGGATCCTGAAACTATAACATTATCATTAAGTCAATATGAAGACTTAAAAGAAACTGAAAAATATACAGGGGATAAATTTCCATACTTAGAAATAGAGCAAGATGGTTCTGATCCAGTAATTTATCATATTAGTATTGATACAACTATGTATAATTATAATTATTCAGAAGAAGATGAAATATATAAAACAGAAAAAATATTTGAAAAAACAACAAAATTAAGAGATATTAATGATGAACTTGAAAAAAAAAATAAATTATTAAAAACAATAAATAGTAATGTAGAATTTGAGAAAAAAAAACTTGATAAAATAAATATTGTTTATATTTTTACTATTTGCTTATTTATATTATTATCTATTATATTAATTTTACTTGGATCGGATAAGATAGATTATAAAAGAGGTAGGAATTTCATTAATACACTTATATTTTTAACATTTATAATATTTTTTGGTTTACATTACTATATTGGTAAAATAAAAGAAACACAAAAAGATAGTATCAAATTAAATAATATATTAGATGACGAAATATTTAAAGTTAAATCTACAATAGAAAAATTTGCATTAGAAGATAAAGAATTTATAAAAGAACGCCTTAATTCTAAAGGATTAGGCGACGGAAATCTAGACGTAATATTTCTTATAAACTTTTTAAATGGTTATGTTGCAATTAGTGAAGAGCAAGAAAAGTATGGAAATCTAATTGATGAAGGTAAAGATCATTTTAATGATATATCATTTATAAATATATTAAATAATCAGTCAGACTTATTAATGGATCAAACAAAATCTTACTATAATGTAGTTGATCCTTTACTAAATAAAGAATTAGAAGATTATGATAAAAGAAATGAAAATACTAAAATGTATAAAAATATTGCTGATTTTAATTTAAATATAAGTAGACGTGATACTAAATTTAGTATTGAAACTATAAATTATTTATTAAATTTATCATTATTATTAGCAATTATATTACTTGTTATTTTTTATAATTCAGATTTTACAGCAATTATAGGTGTCATAGGTATTATAGTTTTTATTATTATATCAATATTATACTTTACAAGAATTTTAAGAATCGTAAGAACTGATAATAAAAAGAAATATTGGCAAAAACCATTAAAATCGGATCTTAAAAAATTATAAATAACTAAAATTTTCAAAAACTTTTAAAACTTCTTTCAATTTTTCCATATAATTTTCTTTTTTATCTCTAAAGTTTTCGATAACTACTTGATTATCAAATTTTTTTATTTTTACAAGATCTTTTTTAATAAATATAAAATAATCAAATACAAGTGATAATATACATACAAAGAATAATGTTCCAATTAGTTTATCCCATAAAAATAGGTAAAAATTAATTAATAATAATATTATAAACATAAAATAATTTTCGAATATTTCAATTATAAAATCAGGATAAGGAACAGATGGTCTTAATGCATAAATAATAACATATGCTACTAGTATACCAGTAATCCCTCCTTTTAAAATATAATTAAATAGACTATTATTTTCGACAGAAGTTATCTCCCTTTTTTTCATTTAATTCTAGTTCTATTAAATAAAATTATTTTTTTATAATTCTTTTCACATTTTATAATAGAGAATATTATAATATTATATACATTTAAGAGATGAATTATGCAACATTATTAGAGGCATATCAAGAAGAATCTTTTTCAAAAAAAGGTAAAAAAAAAACAAATATACCTGTTGAAAATGATAAAATAAATATAGAGGAATATAAAAAAGAATTTAATCATTGTGAACCATTACAACCTCCTCATTATAAACTTCCTTTATCAAATAAAAGTATTGATGAATATAATAGAGCTTATGAAACTTTTTTAAGAGAAAGAAAAATAAATGAATTACATAAAAGTAATAATCAAGAAAATGTAATAATATCAAATCCCAATGATAATAAAACTAATAATAAAAATAATATAAATATTTATGAAAATTATGATAAAATTAAATTAGAACAAATAGACGATATTGAACCTTATATAGATGAAGATTTAGAAAACTATTTGAATATTAATGATTTTAAAAATTCAAGTTATGAAGTAAATGATTATGTATGTGGCGATACTTATAAGCAAGATTTTATGAATAAGGAGTATGACTTGAAAACTCAAGATTCTTTAAAATTTGATAAAAAAGATTATGGTAAAATGCCAAGAAAAAATAAAGTTGAATATAATGAAATAGCTAATTATTCGCCATTATTGGAAACTAGAAACTATCATAGTCCTCCAAGTCAATATAGTCAACCTATGTATAAACAACGTCCACGAACATACGAAAATAGATATCAAGATGATATTACTGAATATCCAATGATGGAACGAGAATTTAATAAAACTTATAAATCGAATAATATAGTAAATGAGTTAAAATATGAAAATGAAATGTTGAAACAAAAGTTAAATCAACAAAATAGTGATGTGAAAATAGATACATTTACAAATTCTGTTAATTTAAATAACAATGAAGTAAATACATTTTACAAAAATTTAATAAATATAGGTATTTTTATATTGATTGGTGTATTTTTAATATTTTTAATAGATTTATTAACAGAATTGGCATTACATAAAGGTATGAAACAAACAGTTGAAATATTGGCTCCATTATTGGAAGAATTAAAAACATTAAGAAATAGATAGTGTTTGTATTTAAAAACATAAATTGAAATAATATTAATAGTTTTATGTCAAATTATACTCATTTGATTATATCAGGTGGTGCTTTGTATGGCGTATGTGTTTTAGGTATATTTAGATATATGTATATAGAAAATTTGTCAAAAAACATTAAAAATATAGCAGGCAATTCAATGGGGGCTTGGTTTGCTTTAGCATTTAGTTTAAATATACCATTAGATATTTTAGAAAATATTATAAAAGAGATAGCAAAAGATAATAATATTTTATTTACTAAAAACAATTTTAATAAACTATTCAAAAATAATGGTATAATGGATTTTAGATGTTTTACAAATCCTATAAAAAAATATATTAAAAATAAATATGATTTAGATGATTTAACTTTTCTAGAATTATCTAAGAAATTTGGAATAAATTTACATATTAGTACCACAAATATAACATACGGTAAAAATAAAATATTTTGTCTTGATGATACACCAAATATAAGCATTTTTGATGCTACTAGAGCATCAATGACATTACCTTTAATAGGTATTCCTGTTTTAATAGAAGATGAACAATATGCAGATGGTATACTTACAAATAATTTTCCAATTAGTGTATTTAGTAATGTATTAAAAGATAATATTTTAGGTATTGCAATAAAAATATCATATAATTTTTGTTTAGAAAAATTAGATAATAAATCAAAATTAATAGATTATAGTAAAAGAATATTAGAAATAATAATAAACGAACATAGTAAACAAACGTATATAAATTATATTAATAATGATCAAGGACATATATTAGTAATAGAAGATTCACCTATAAATAGTTATATACCATTTAATGTTAAAAACAATAAGGTACATTGTAAATTTGTTGATAAAGATGTTGATAATTTAATATTAGATGGTTTTATAAAAATATCAAATTTTATTAAACATATAAAGAAAGAACAAAATATTAATTATAATGATAGAACAATTAATTAATAATAGTATAATTGTTGGTGAATATACAAAAAATGAAAAAAAATTAGTTGATATTCAAAAAACAGATTTAAAAGAAGAAAATAATAATTCATGGTGGTATAAATCTAAAAACAATAAAAAAAGAGTAATGTTATGTGGTACTTATCCGATTGGAACAAGTAATGGATATTCTAAAGTAGTTTATTATATTTGTAAAGAAATGGAAAAATATGATGATATTGAATTAACAATATATGGTTTTCAAGGTATAAATAATACAAACGGAGCAAATATTAGAAATGATATATCTGATAAGATAAAATTACACGATGCAATGGCAACAGAAGATCCAAGAAGAAATGGTTTTGGTGAAAAAGAAATTGGCAATTATTTAAAAGAAAATCCACAAGATATTATAATTATTTTTAATGATAATATTGTCACAACTGCTTTAACACAAACTTTAGTGAAAGAATGTTGGGATGAAAAGAAAAATTTTAAATTAATATCTTATATGGATCAGGTGTATCCTTACCAAAAGAAAAATTATATCACATTATTAAATACATTTTTTGATGGCATTATAACTTTTACTCCATATTGGGAAAATATAGCTAAAAAATTAGGTATTAAATTGAAAAATATTTATTATTTTCCTCACGGATTTGATAAAAATAATTATTTTCCAGTTGATATGAAAATATCACGGATATATTATAATTTACCAGAAAATGACTTTTTAGTATTAAATTTAAATAGAAATCAACCTAGAAAAAGATGGGATATAACAATAATTGCCTGGGCAAAATTTGTAGAAAAACATTATAATTTAAATGTATTAAATAATAATGAAAATGAGATAACAAAACGCAATATAAAACTTGTTGTTGGAACAATGATTAATGGATACTGGGATTTAATGGATATATTTGAAAATGAAATTAATTTTACAAATGTTCCTTGGGAATATGCAAAGGAAACTATTATTTCAATAGAAAAACCACAACAATTGTCCGATAAAGAAATAAATATTTTGTATAATGCTTGTGATATAGGATTAAATACAGCTGATGGCGAAGGTTTTGGATTATGCGGATTTGAAGGTGCGGGTTTAGGAAAAGCACAAGTATCATCTTATGTTGGAGGTATGATTGAATTTTTATCCGAGGAATATTCTTTAATTATTAAACCATCTGTTGCTATTTATTTAGATTGTAAATCAGTTGGTATAGGCGGTAAAGCAGAATTAACACCACCCTCAGAATATTCTGAAGCATTTTGGAAATATTTTAGTAATCCAGAATTAGTAAAAGAACACGGAAAAAAAAGTAGAGAACATATACTAACTCATTATAGATGGGAAACATTAGTAGAATATTTTTATAAAAAAATATTGTTGGATATTTAAAAATAATAATATAGTATATAGTATATATTATAAATGAAACTAGATTGTGTATTAACTGCTGTTAACGAAAATAAATTATATATAGAATTTATAGAATTTTTTATCAAAACTTGGAATAAATTATATCCAAACGTAGATGTTAAAATAGTACTTGTTGCAAAAAAAATACCGGATGAATTTAGTGAATATAAAAATAATATAATTTTATTTGAACCAATAGATAATATATCAACGTCTTCAATATCCCAAATTATTAGATTATTTTATCCTGCTATTTTAAATTATAAGAATGGTGTTTTAATAACAGATATAGATATGATACCTCTAAATAATAAAATGTATTCTGAAAATATTATTAATTATACTAATGATAAATTTATTTATTATTTAGAAAATACAATATTTGATATGAAGCAAATTGCAATATGTTATAATGTTGCGATACCTGAAGTCTGGAAAGATATTTTTAATATAAAATCATTAGATGATATTAAAACTTATTTTATAAAATTGAGTAAAGAAAAAAAAAATATAGAGTGGAACTATGATCAAAAATTATTATATTTGAAAGTAAATGAATGGAATAAAAAAACTAATAATTTTGTATGTTTAAAACTTAAAGACGTAAAGTTTAAAAGACTTAATAGACATAGTTTTAAAACTGTAGATAATAGTATCAAAAACAATATAATAAATGGAGTTTATACAGATTATCATTGTTATAGACCAATGAGTAATTATTCAAAAATAAACTGGGAAATATATAATATTCTTTAAACTAAACTATCACCTCGTAAATTATTAGCATTTAATTCTGCAAATTCTATATCACCATATCCTATTAAGGCATTTGGTAAAGTATATCCTTTTTTCGCACATTGTTGATGCACTTTCTTTTTAATACTATTAGGATAGTTAAAATCCATTACTTGATCTACAATTGCCTCATATTCTTTAATAAAAGATAATACTTTATCACTTGTTAATTCTTCTATATTTGTAGTTAAAGATTCTTCAATTCTATGGTTTAATTTAGTCATTTTTGTTGCTACATTTTGAAATACCGTAGTTTTTTCGTTAATTTTAAAATTACTAACCATCGCCAATGTTAATCCGGTTATACTATTAATTACTATATTTGGTACTTTCATTTGATCTCCAGAAAAATTAGCGCTATTTAAAATAGCTAAGGTGGTACTTGAAAGTATTAATGGAATATTAACAAAACTTTTTATAGTTGAAAAATATTCATATGATCTTTTCGCTAATATAGAAACAACTAAACTTTTATCTTTATATTTTTTCAATAATTCTACTAAATTTTTTTCTGTTTGAATATTTTTCAAATCTTTTATTTCAATAACATCTGAACTTAATAATGCTGCCATTCTATCTATTCTATATAATTATTTTATTTAACAAATATGATTATTAACGCGAATATTAGCGCATTTATACCAATACCTAATATTAACGGATTTCCATTATCATCAATTATATCATTTGTATCTTTTCTGAACATTTTTAGAATTATATCAATTATTTTATATGTATTTTTATTTGATAATATTATAAATAATATTATGCAATATAATGCTATTTTAAATCTATAAACATAATTTAGTTTGTTTGTATTTTCTTCAATAATATTATTATTTTTTTTTTCAATTTTATTAAAATCATAATATAAATCTTTATTATTCATTCTTTTTATATAATATATATATATTAATTATTTCTATTTAACATATCTAAAATAAAATAGAATGTTGCGCTATCTATTATATTATTTAGAGATGCTATATCTTCAATTTGAAAATTATTATTATAATTATTGTAATTTAAATTATTTATATTGTAATTTGTTAAGTTATTACTAGTAAATAATATCGTTATATTAGAATCAATTCTTGAAGAAGACGAAAGATTTGATAACCATTCAGGTAAATTATTGTAAAAATTGTTGGAAACAATTGCTAATGATTTAACAAAATTACAACATAATATAAAATGATCGTTTCCATTTTTAAAAAGATTAATAATTTCTTTTGCAAATATAAATTTGTAATCATTTTTATTATTTTCTATTTTATATAATATATCATCTGTGAAAAACATTGTACCAATTTCAATATTGCTTGTTAAATCATTATAAATACTAATTATATGTATAATATTTTGGTAAGTTAATTCATTAAACCATAATATATTATTATAAAAACCTATTTTTTCCATATAATAAACTACATCTGTATATGCTTGTTCTGGTGTACTCCAATTATTTTCTTCATTTTCAGTTTTAGTTTCTAATTTATTATATTTGATAAATAATAATAATCTATTTATTGTTGATTTATCTATTAAATTTTTAGTATATGGATTGGTTTTGTTTTTTCGCAAATAGTATTCAAATTCTAATGCATCAAAACAATAAATATTATTTAATTCTTTAAAATAAAATTTATTTTCAATTTTATCTATATCTTCAAGACTGAAGGGATCTTCTTTATGTGCTAATATATTATCATTATATCTTAAACATATTTTTTTTACTAATATTTTTTTTATAAAATTTTGTATTTTAATTATTTCATTTAAGTTATTTTTATTTAAATTAAATGAATTTATAAATAAATTAAACAAACTATTTATTTGTTCCTTTTTTGATTTATTTTTAATATTATAAGTTAATAGTAAATCTGCCAAATCGTTTGAATAAAACAAATATGATATTATTTTATTAAAAAGTTTTTTTTTTAAATCATTACTATCATTATTATAATTATTAATTATATATAAAAAAATACTATATATTTTATCTATATTTAATAAATCATAACAATTTGGACAACAATCATTTAAGATATGAAAAAGTTTAATATCATCATATTTTAAATGTTTTAAACAAAATAATTTATTATTATGAGTTATGTTTTCACATTTTGAATTTTTATATTTATATCTATAAATACAATTTGTATTTATAATCTCCATTATACTTTTAAAATATTTTATTTTTATATCTAAATTATAATTGGTAATAATACACCTGCATTTACATAACTATTATAATCATAATATTTATTATCTATTTCTACATATTTGCTATTTCTAATTAAAACTGCTTTACCTTTTGCTTTTTTAAGTTTTGTAAATTTATTATGACGTAATATTTTATAATCTTCATTAATATTTTTAGTATATGACAATTTATTCATATTAACATTAATGGGCCAATTATAACACTTATAACCACTTTCTAATGGTTTATTTTTTTCTGAATTTATTATACAATCAAATGATGCAGACTTTAATAATTTTAAGAAATTATCAATTAAATTTTCTTTTGTTTTTGCCCTTCTATATATAAATTCATCAGATGTTAGTCCACTATCCAATGTCTTTATTGTAAAATTTTTCTTCAATTGTTCATTACTTAATCTCATTATATATAAGAAAACTTCAACATTTCTATCTTGTTTAGGTAATAATTCGTGAGAACAAGTTCTAACTGCTCTACCAATAACTTGATTTATTCTTACAGAATTCCAGAAATATTCCATAACAAGTACTCTTCTTACATTTTTTAATGAAATACCTTCTGCACCAGATTGTGTAATCATCATTATTTTAATAATTCTACCATATAATTGTATATCTTCATTATATTTAATTCTATCTGGTAAGGAATTAAATAAATTATCGTCAAGTAATGATAATTCGCCATTATATAAATGCATTAAATTATTAGTTTTTTCTTTATCATTGCTAAATACTATATATCTTTTGTAATCATATTGTTCATCAAATACAGATAAATCATCAAATACAAATTCATTACCATTTCTACTTATAGTTATTTCCTTATAATTATTATAATTAAGTACACTAGAAAAAATACCTAACCCTTCAACTGTTCTGAACTGAGAATATATTAAAACTTTTCCAGGAGAAACTTCAATATCAATTAACATTTTATAGTATTTAGGACTGTAATATTTTCTTAAATTTTCATTTGATAAATAATCACCAGATTGTAAATCTTTCATAGCTTTATTTAATATATTTTCATATTCAATCATTACTTTTTTATCTCTGTCCTCTTTTTTAACTGGTTTTACTTCTTCATCATCATTATCATTTGTAATATCAATTTCATTTTTTAATGCTTTTCTTATATCTTGAGGGAAAATTCTTTTAATTTCTTGAGGAAATGAAAAATTGCATACCATTCTACTAAATGCTCTATATACATCACTTGGTTCATCTAATGGATTTATTCTTTTAGATAAATCAGCAGCATCTTCAATCTTTCTTTCTTTTTCTCTTACTTCATCATATATTGCTAATTGATGATCTGTCATTTTAAGATATTGAATATTTATTGGTAATAATTCTGGAAATAATTCTGTTCCAGATGTTCTATAATAACTTACTGTTCCTAATATTCTTCTTTGAAATAAATCTTCATTCATTATTTTTAAATTATCTAAATCTGTTTTATCTATAAATAAGTTATTAAACTCTAATTCATTATTTGGTAATGCATAATAATCTTCTTTAGATACTTTTGCTCCTATTAAAATATCTTTTGTTTGATTTAGTTTGCTTTTAATATTTTCAAGTAATTTATCTTCACTATATTCCCATTTTATTTTTTTGATTTTTACAGATTTATCATCTCTTAAATATCCTTCTGGTAATAATATAATTGATATAATTCTATTTTTATAATAAATATAATCAATATATTTTTCGTAATCTTTTAATAATTCTTTTATATTTTCGATTGATGGTTCTTTTGAATTTGATAATAATTTAAAATTATTTACATTCATTGGTCCTCTTAATAAATTAATTAATGTTGCAATTTCATAAGGTTTATTAATAATTGGTGTACCTGATAATAATACTAATTTACAATTTTTTGCTTCCATTAGTTTATTATAAATAGTTCTTGCTAATTTAGAACCATTAACAATTCTACTTATAAAGTTATGTATTTCATCTACAATAACAAATGAATCGTCAAATATTTTATTATCCATTTCAGATAACATTTTTTGTGTTAAACCATTATAACTTATAAAATTGTATCTGTTTTTAATAATATGAAGTATGGTTTCCTCAATTCTATTTTTATCTTCTTTGTCAATTGATTTATATGATACTTTATTTTTGACAATGACAATATCTTCATCAATATCATTTTTGTATAAAGGTATCCAAACTAAATTATCCTTTTTAATAAATTTTTGAGATATACCATAACTTTTTAATTTTTCAATTAATTTTTTACTTTTACCCATACCTGTAATTTTAATTAAAGTCCAGGACTTTTTCATATTTAATCCTAATGTTGAAATTTTCATTAATTCATTTTCATAATTTTTAGCCAATGATGCTGGAGTCATTACAAATATTTTTCTTTTTTCAATAAAACCTTCAGCCGCTGCAATAGAAGCAGCTGATTTGCCCGAACCTAATTCGTGATAAGCTAAAATACCTCTATATGGACTATCAAATTGTATGTAATCTCTTAATATTCTTTGATGTGGAAATAGTTTAATTGTTTTAATATCTTCTTCACAAACATTATCAGTGCAAGAACAACCTACACTTTGTTTTAAATCTGGATATTTTTTTCTATTAAATGTTTCGTATGTATTTTTACTATAACCTATTCTATTATCTAATATCCAGTTATCAGGTTTAACTTCAATATCCATTCTCTATTATTAAAATAGTATTTAAAAAAAATGATTAAAGTTTTTATAATTACACTTATTAACAATGACAGACTTTTTAAAAGAATATTATGATTTAAAAGATAAAAAATTTATGAATATGGCAATTAACGAATCTAATACTAGTTTAGGCGGTCCATTTGGTGCAATTATTGTTAAAGATGATAGTGTAATATCAAAAGGAAATAATATGGTAACAGTAAATAATGATCCAACTGCTCACGCTGAAGTTGTTGCTATTAGAAATGCTTGTAACAATTTAAATACATTTTCATTAGAAAATTGTACATTATATACAAGTTGTGAACCTTGTCCAATGTGTTTATCTGCAATTTATTGGGCTAGAATTGAAAAAGTATTTTATGCAAATACAAGAGATGATGCAGCATCTATAAATTTTGATGATAAAGAAATTTATGATGAAATTGGTAAAGAGATTTCTGATAGAAAAATTAAAATGATTCATATTTCGGATACAAAGGCTTATAATACATTTGAAAATTGGAAAAATAATTGTGATAAAGTTCATTATTAATATTTAGATAATTTATCTAAAAAGTATGTATAAGATTCATCTGTAAATTTATAATTTTTTAAAATATAAAATATAGTTCTATATTCTATTTTTGTTATTGTTGATTTATCACATATTTTTTTAAATAAATTATCACAATCTGCAATAGATATTCTACCATCGCCTTGACCTTTTATTGATTCATCAGTAGTATTTATTAGTGCTTTATCATATTTAATATTATCAATTACTTTATAATAATCAGTATCTTTCATTTTTCTAATTTAAATAAATATAAAAATAAATGATTAAATAAATATATAATGTATTTTGAAAACGAAATAGGATATTTGAATTTACTAGAATATGTTTTAAAAAATGGTTCTATAATTGAAACTAGAAATGGTAAAACGATTAGTTCTTTTGGTTTATTTCTAAAATTTACAGATATTCAAAAATTACCTTTACTTACTACAAAAAAAATTTATGTTAAAGGTGTAATTGAAGAATTATTGTGGTTTCTAAAAGGATCAACAAATGCAAAACTTTTACAAGATAAAAATGTACATATTTGGGATGGTAATTCTTCTAGAGAATATCTTGATAATAATGGATTTTCAAACTATAAAGAAGGGGAACTAGGACCTATTTATGGATGGCAATGGAGAACATTTGGAAAAAAATATAATGAAAAAGGCGATGAAAACGGCATTGATCAAATTAAATATGTTATAACAGAATTAATGAAAGATAATCATAGTAGAAGAGTAGTTTTAAGCGGTTGGAATCCTTTACAATTATCGGAAATGGCATTACCGCCTTGTCATATACTTTATAATTTTTATAAGGATAATGATGGTTTAAGTTGTTTAATGACAATGAGAAGTAGTGATTTATTTTTAGGATTACCATTTAATATTGCTAGTACAGCGATATTAACAACAATTATTGCTAAGTTATTACATTTAAATACTAAATCAATTGCAATTGCATTAACAGATGCACATATTTATGAAGAACATGTTGAATGTATTAATACACAACTAAAAAGAGAAATAATTGATTGCAATATAAAACTAGAAATTGATTTAGAAGTACCAAATTTAAATTCTAGTATTGAAGAAAAATTAGATTGGATAAATAAATTGGAATATAATAATTTTAAAATTACTAACTATGAATGTCATCCAGCATTGAAAACTATTATGAAATAATATATTTTTTAGTTGCATCCTGCTTCAGTCCATGGTATGTCACAAGTCTTTGAATATGCACATCTAAATGTATTTAATTTGTCTGTTTTATGTTCTTTTGCCCATTCAAGATCTTCAATTGCCATATATTTTGGATATACTCTGTCACACATTACAGGTACTTTATGATCAGTGTTTCCACTATCACTATAAAAAATATCAGCATCAAACATTAATGCTTTAGTGTTATTTTTTTCCATTAGAAAATTATCACTAGCATCTACTTCATCTGTTACTAAATTATATCCCGCAGTTCTTGCCATAATTTTTCTAAATTTTTTATATTCTTCTTCATTTAAACCTAATTTAGCTAATTCATCATTTTTACTTTTACTTGGATCTGTATCTAAATTATATATAGAATCTAAATTTTTTACTACATCACTTCTTAAACCACCAGTATTATGTTGATTAATTTCTGATGGACCAGCACGAATGTTTAATGGTCTATATACTGTGTTATCATCTATTTTACATTTAATATTAAATTGATTTTCTTCAATTTCTCCAAATAAATAATCTTCACCCTCTTCTTTTAATGCTTCACCATATTCATTATCCCAATAATCTGGGCAATAATTAGCATCTGATTTAAGTTCTTTTTTAATTTCTGGAAAGTCAAAACTATATATACTCCAAGTTAATAATGATATTATAATAATAGTACCAATTATATAGGTAATAACAAATGCGAATAATTCAGTAAAAAATACACTATTGCCCCATTGAGAAAATATACCTATTAATAATATAACTAATGCAATTAAAGCATAAATAACACATAACCAAAATGTTTTTTTGTAAGTTCTTTGCGTATTTCTATCAAATTTATTTCTTTCATTTTCTGTTAATGTCGAACGATATCTATCTAAATTTTCTTTATAGGTACTTTCATCACTATATTCAAAAACTCCTGAATCATCATTTGAACAAGAATTGGCAAAGCCTTCTTCTTTTTTTTTAAACATTATATATATCTATTAATATAAAAAGATATATTTATTTATATAGTTCTAGTGTTTTTGTTCCCTTGCTTGATAAATTAACGGGTAAATTCATTGTATTTTTCCATTCACTATCTAAATTATTTACATAATGTAAATGTTGTGATATATTTGTTTTTATAATTTTACAACATTCTTGTATTACTAGTTTATTTAAAAATTTAACTTGCTGTAAAACATCTCTATAATCTGTTAATTTACTTCTATTTGTTAGATAAATAGATTTCATTATAATTTTAAGTTCAGTATCACTTTGTCTTCCTATTTTTAAATTGTTATAGGAATTGAAATAAATCCATTTTTGGATATCATTTTGAATTTCATCACGGTTTATGTCTGAAAAATATAAATTTATTAATTCATTTGTGCCATATGTTCTTGAAATTATATTTGCAGGATCTTCTGTATTGTAGCAATATCTATTATTATTATTCATTATTATCTAAAATATGATTATAGATTAATTTTTAAATATTGTATTAGAAATAGAAGAATGAATAATATAAATAAATTTAATAAATATTCGAAAACTTTATTAGCTAAAAATAATCTTGTATGTAAAGATGCCAAAATAATTACATTACTATCGTCTTACATAAATTATATAATATATAATATTACTACTTTAAATTGTATAATACTGTTATTAATATTTGATAGTAATCAATTAAGAGAAAATACCCTTAGTTTAACAAATAATTACTTAAATAAAATGTGTCCTATGGGAAAATCTAAAATGAAGGGTGGAATGTCGATGCCGTCTGAATATTTTGGAGTTAATTCTGGAAGTTATTCTGATATCGAAGGTAAAGATGTTCAAGAAGTAGATTATCTAAATAATATATTAAGACATCAACTGGGTGGTTGTAATGATTGTGGTTTTAATACCTTATTAAAGATATCAGTTTCTAAAGTATTAAAACAACACAAAGTTAAAGCATCACCGGATGTAAAACAAATATTAGTAAATTGTATAAAAAAATACATTTATAGAATGTTTAAAATTATCAAAAGTAAAAAAGAATTAAAATATCAATATGTAAAAACTAAAATAATGAAATCTTGTTTGAAAAAAATTATCAAATAAAAAAATGATATAAATTTATTTTTATTTTATTAATAAATGTCATTAATAACAATTGATGGTAATATTGGATGTGGTAAAACAAGTGTCTTAAATTATTTACATAAATTTTATAAGTATCCTGTTGATTTAGAACCAGTCGAAGAATGGCAACCTTATTTAGATAAAATGTATCAAAATAAAGAAAATACATTTAATTTTCAAATACGTATATGGTTAGATAGATGTTGGATACAAAATAAAAACGACAATAATACAATTATAGTAGAAAGAAGTCCTTTATTTATTAAAAAGGTATTTATTGAATTAGCGCTAAAACAAAATTTAATTACTGAAGATGAATTTAATATTTTAATTAATTTACACAATAAAACTAATGCTTTATGGGATAATAATATTTATATTTACTTAAGATCTAATCCAGATTCTTGTATAAATAGAATTAAAAAGCGAAACAGAAAAAGCGAAGATAATATTAGTTTAGATTATTTACAGAAAATCGATGAATTTAGCGAAAATATTATAAAAACTATTAATAATATTATTATAATTGATGTAGAAGGTAAAACTGTACAAAAAATAGCATCAGAGATTAATGAACAAATTAAAATCTGCGAAAATAAATAGAAATGTTTATTAGAAGATTTTTATTTTATATTTATCTATTTCTAGTTTTGTTATCTTTGATTATTTATTATATTATAAGATGTAAATATAATAATACTATTTTTGATAATTTTTTTTATTTAGATGATACAAATAATTCAATAAAGGATAATATTTATTATTATCTATCGCATTCATTGGTTTATTTTATATATGGTATTATTTTTGGTAAAAGAAATTTTTATTTAATGATATTAAAAATAATAATATTTGAATTTATAATTATATATATTAAAAATTGTAATTTAATAAATTATGATATAGATTATGATAAGTTAATTTATAGTATAGTTATATCAATAATATTTTACTATTTAGGTACTATATTTTCAGATAATTTATACAATAATGTATTTAATTTTAATAATAGATTTAAAATTTCACTAAAATTTAGTAAATAAAAAAATGATATAATAATATAATATAATATATTAAATAAAATAAATATGAGTTCTACTGCTAAAAAGGTTGAAACTAAATATAAAAAATATGAACTTCTAGAGCATATTCAGTCTTTACCAGACACTTATATTGGTTCAACAGAATTAACTAAAATTAGGACTTATATTTACAGTTCAGAAACAAAAAAAATGGTTGAAAAAGAAATCACTTATATTCCCGGTTTATTAAAGATTTTTGATGAAGTTATTGTTAATGCTATTGATCATTCAATGCGTTTAAAATCTGAGTCAAAAGAAAATATTAAACATGTTAAAAATATCAAAATTTCTATTGACAAAGACTCTGGTGAAATAAGTGTTTTTAATGATGGAAATGGTATTGATATTGAAAAACATAGCGAATATAATGATATATGGATTCCAGAATTAATATTTGGAGAATTACTTACCTCAACAAATTATGACAAGACACAGGAAAAAACTTGGGGTGGTAAAAATGGTTTTGGTGCAAAACTAACAAATATCTTTTCCAAAGAATTCATAATTGAAACTGTTGATCACTATACAAAAAAAATATACACGCAAAAGTTTTCAAATAATATGAGAGATCGTAATAAACCCACTATTAAGTCATCGCAAAAACAACCATATACTCAAATTACTTTCAAACCTGATTATGAAAGATTTGGGTTAACTGATGGAATGACAGATGATATATATGATCTATTTATGCGAAGAGTTATCGATGCTTGTGCTACAACAAATAAAGACGTTTCTGTATTTTTCAATAATGAAAAATTAATGATTAAGGATTTTGAAAAATATGCAGAATTATTTGTTGAAAAAACTGAACAACCTTTAGTATATGAAGTATGCAATGATAGATGGGAAATTGTTGCTACTTTATCTAAAACAGGTATTCATGAACAAATTTCATTTGTAAATGGCATTAATACAATTCGTGGAGGTAGACATGTTGATTATGTTACTCAAAATATTATTAAAAGACTAGTTGATTTAGTTCAATCAAAAAAGAAAAAAACTATTAAAGCACAACATATCAAAGATAATCTTATTATATTTGTTAAAAGTATTATTGTTAATCCTTCATTTGATTCACAATCAAAAGAAACATTAACAACTCAAACAAGTAAATTTGGTTCTAAATGTGAACTAAGTGATAAGTTTATTGATAAATTATACAAATCTGGTATTGTTGATAAAGCTTTAAGTTTAACTGAATTTCACGAACAAAAAAAACTAGTCAAAACAGATGGGAAAAAAACTAGTAAACTAATTATTCCCAAGCTAGATGATGCTAATAATGCTGGTACTAAAAATAGTTCTAATTGTACTTTAATTTTAACTGAAGGAGATTCGGCTAAAACTATGGCTATTTCTGGTTTAAGTGTTATTGGAAGAGATAATTATGGTGTTTTCCCACTTCGTGGTAAAGTTATGAATGTTAAAGATGCTAGTTTACAGAAAATTTCAGATAATGCTGAAATTACTGCTCTTAAAAAAATCCTAGGTCTCGAACAAAATAAAAAATATAGTGATGTTTCAAGTCTAAGATATGGTAGTATTATGATTATGACAGATCAGGATCACGATGGCAGTCATATTAAAGGATTATTATTTAATGTATTTCAATCTTTATGGAATACATTATATAAAATTGACGGTTTTATGACTTCAATGCTAACACCTATTATTAAAGCAACAAATACCAGAACTAAAGAAGTTATTCCATTTTACAATATGAGTGATTATGAAAAATGGAACAAATCTAATAGTACTGGTAATTGGAAAATCAAGTATTACAAAGGATTAGGTACTTCAAGTGATGAAGAAGCAAAAGAATATTTCAGAAATATGAAAAAAATCACATATACTCATTCTGATAATTCTGATGAGAAAATTGATTTAGCTTTCAATAAAAAAAGAAGTGATGATCGTAAAACCTGGTTAATTAATTATGATAAAAATGATGTACTTGATTACACAAAAGACAAGGTTAATTATGATACATTTATTAATAAGGAATTTATTCACTATAGTAATAGAGATTTAGAAAGATCAATTAATCATTTATGTGATGGATTAAAGGAAAGTACAAGAAAAATCTTATATGCTTGTTTTAAAAGAAAACTTTACACTAATGAAATCAAAGTTGCTCAACTTGCTGGTAATGTAAGTGAAGTCACTGCATATCATCACGGTGAAAATTCTCTACAACAAGCAATTATTGGTATGGCTCAGATTTACGTTGGTACAAATAATATTAATTTACTATCTCCCAATGGTCAATTTGGTTCTAGAATTCAAGGTGGAAGCGATGCTTCATCGCCAAGATATATTTATACCTTAATTTCTCAATTAACTAAATTAATATTTAAGGAAGAAGATAATTGTATTTTAAATTATTTAAATGAAGATGGACAAGTTATTGAACCAGATTATTATATTCCTATTATTCCTATGATATTAGTTAATGGGGGTGTTGGTATTGGTACTGGATTTTCAACCAATGTTCCATTATTTAATCCATCAAATATTATTGATTCTTGTTTAAATATTTGTTCTGAAATAGAATCAAATAAAGTTATAGTAAAATGTGAGGATGATCTATTTAAAATTTATTCAATTATTGATAATTTAGTTATTAATGATTTTACACCATATTATTTAGGTTTTAATGGTAAAATTGAAAAAAATGAAAAGGGTTTATATGAAAGTAGAGGAGTTTATAATTGGATTGATGATACTACATTACAAATTACTGAATTACCTATTGGTTCTTGGACAGAAGACTATAAGGAGTTTTTAGAAAGTTTAATTTTAAATAATCAATTTAATCTAAAATCATTTGAAAGTCATTATACTGCTAAAAATGTAAACTTTATGTTATATTTTACACCAGGTTCTAGAACTGTTCATAGTAATACTTCTAAATTTGAAAATAATTTTAAATTAGTATCAACTAAAAATTTAAGTATTAATAATATTCATTTATATAGTGAAAAGGGTTCAATTAAAAAATATAACAATACATCTGTTATTATTAAGGAATGGAGTAAGATTAGAATTAATAAATATTATCTTAGAAAAAATCATCAAGTTAAAAACTTAGAAAACGATTATAATATTCTATCTTCTAAAATTAGATTTATATTAGATGTTATTGCTGGTAATATTAAGATTATGAATGTTAAATTAGATGTAATTGCAAACAAATTAGTAGAATTAAAATATCCTAAAATTTATAAAGATTCTGATAATACTACTGATGATAATGAAAGTGATTTAATTAAAGGATATAATTATCTTATTAAAATGCCAATTTCGCAATTAACTCTAGATCGCAAATTAATTCTTGAGAAAGAAGTTGAAGACTTAAAAAATAAATTAGATTTACTTAAAAATATATCAATTAATAAAATTTGGAAAGATGAATTAGAAATATTAAAAAATAAGTGGATTGAGCATCGTGATTATATTTTAAATGATTATTTAAATGACAAAAATAATGTTTCAACTACAAAAGCTACTAAAAAAAAGAAAAAATAATATTGTAAATATATGTTATATAGTCGTGAATTCCATATTTAATTATCTGATTTTTATTATCTAGAGAATAATACCATTTATAAGGCAAAATCAAACTTTGATCTTTTTTAATTTTTATTTCAATTACTATATCATTTTTAGTAGGTTCTTCATATTTTATTTTTTTAGGATTACTTATAAATATAGTCGTATCATTTTTTGCAAAAAACAGTGTATATTTATTATTTGTTCTGTTCCAAATATTATTTTTTTTAATTTTACTAATTAAATTAAACTTAAATATTTTATCAATATATTCTCTATTTATTTTATTTTCAATTATAATAGGTTGTTTTGATAATAAATTATCAATACTTAAATTTTCTTTTTTTACTTGTAATAATACTATTTCTTCTGGAAAAATTAGATAACATAGTGAATATATTATAATAATAATTAATACTATAGCAAGTAAAATTTTTTTCATTCTTTTATAATAATATATTATATATATAATAAATAATTTATAGCGAATTAATAATATAATAATATAGTAATATGAGAAGTATTAATAATTTAAATCTTATTAAAGAATTAGCTGAAAATACTTATAAAGAAGTAAAAAAGAAAAAGAAAAAGAAAAAATACAAATCTAAAGAAAAAGATATTGTATCTGAAAAATTACAAGATAATAAAGATACAATTGAAAAGTCATCATCTTATACTTCGATAAAACCGCCTATTACTCAGAGTGTGCAAACGGGAGGAATGGTACCAGAGGAAAAGCTAATGACAGGGCTACCAATGGGAGGAATGGGAGCGCAACCAATGGGAGGAATGGGAGCGCAACCAATGGGAGGAATGGGAGCGCAACCAATGCAAACAATGCAAATGGGAGCGCAACCAATGCAAACAATGCAAATGGGAGCGCAACCAATGCAAACAATGCAAATGGGAGCACAACAAATGCAAACAATGCCAATGGGAGCGCAACCAATGCAAACAATGCAAACAATGCCAATGGGGATGCCAATGGGGATGCCAATGGGGATGCCAATGGGGATGCCAATGGGGATGCCAATGGGGATGCCAATGGGGATGCCAATGATATCATCTACACCATCTCAAGAAACACCATCTAATGAAAATAAAGAGGGTTTTTTTTCAAAATTAAAAAAAAAATATTATGACAATATAAATAATAATACAACTACAATAACAAAAAATTATACAAAAAGAGTATATGATCCTATAACTAGTACTATTATTAAAACACCAGATTATCCTAGTGATCCACTTCAAATATTGCCTTTATCATTGCCTTTTCATATAACACAAAAAAATTTTGAAACAACTGATGAGTATAGTTATTCAAAATCAGATTTAAAAGATAAAATAAAAGATATTGAAAAAAATTTAGAAAATCAAGGTATTCACGTTGGCAATAGACAAGAGAATTTAAAATTTGATAAAAGAAAAAGATTAGAAAAAAAGGATGAAGAAAAAAAAGGATTGGATAGTCACTGGATCGCAATTGCTAAAACACTTGGTTTATTTATTAGTAAAATGATTGATATTATAGAACGATTAATAAATAGCAGAGGTGTTATATATATATTAGCAATAATATTAATGTTTATTTTAGCAATAATGTTTGTTGTATTTATTGTAAGATTATTTACAGGTGGAGGAGGAGGTAGTGATATGGAAACAATAACATTGTCAAATGAAATAAGTTTATCTAAATATTGTAAAGAAAGTGGAGAACCCATTAATTTAAATTTTTGGGACTATTTATATAATCCAACAAAATCTGCTAAAGCTAAAGCAAAAGAATATTTTGAAAAAAATAAAAATGTTTTTAGACCATTAAGAAATTATTTATATACAGCAAGAGGTACTGTTGATCAATTATTAACATCTACAAACTTTAATAAATTGGATGATCAAAGTTTGAAGATGGCTACTAAGTTTAATCTTGAACCACCTGAACAACCATCTGCTGCTGATGCTCCTGGTGCTACTAGTGCTGCTGATGCTCCTGGTGCTACTAGTGCCGAAAGTAGAATAAATAGATATGATAATATAAAATATATCTATACAAAATATTTTTTTACAGGTAAATACTGGATAAGAAAAAATTATGATTCTACAATTCCTACACCTCAAAATTTAACTACAGCAAATTCATTTTCAATTAATAGTATTACTGATGACATACTCAAAAATAAATTAAAGAATTTTTTTAATCAAAAAGTGGAACACTTTGATTTAGAACAAAATGACATTGACAAATTACAAACAGATTCTGATAAAGATATAAATGAATTAAATTATATATTTTCACAAGATTCTGATAAATGTTATTTAAATTTTAATGAAATATTGTATCATTATTTAAAAAAAAATACTAGTACTCATAAATTAATTGATAAATATATATCTTTAGATAAACCAAAAAATTTTGATATAATAACTATAAATAATGAAGAAGATAACATACCACCTGAAATTAAAAAATATAAACTTGATGGGAAATCATTAGATGATACTAATATTATAACAATTCCATATAAAGTTTTATATGATGGGGATGATCAAAATACAAATAGTGTTTTTAGATATGTAAGCGATTGTGACAATAGTTACTATAAAAATATAGGTAAAGATAGTATAACCAATTTATATGAGAATAACTCGACACAAGGCCAAGAAAATAATTGTGTAGCTAAATAAAAATAAAAATGTAAAATAAAATAGATATTAATAATATTAAATTATATTAAATAGAGAGTATATATCAAAACAATAATGATACTACCAGAAGAATCAACATTTTATTCTAATAAAGAACTTAAACAAGAAGATATTGATATTAGAGATAATTGTTATTATGAATCTAATAAAGAATTAAGTAGTAGACGAATATCAAGTGCTAGTGAAAATACAAAAATTGATGAATGTGATAAACGAATTGCAATTACGTATAATTTATATGATGATATAGAGGGGTGGAATTATAACAAAATTAGTAAAGATACTATAAATTTATTAAATAGTGATACACATAGTTTATGTGTAAGTAGTAATCCAAATTGTAAATTAACAGAAAAAACAAATTGGAAAAAAAAAGATCCTATTACTGGTAGTTGTGTAACTGTAAATATAACTGATACGACAAGTGTTTCTCTTCAAAATGGAAATACTTATGATAATAATTATGACAAAGCTTTTGTAATAAATAAAGAGTCTAAAATTAGTCAAAAATTAGTATGCGAAGAAAGATGGTATGACTGGTTTACTATTCCGGATTATCATTATGGAAACAAATATTCACTTGGTGTTGATCAAAATGGAGAAATATCTTCTTTTAATTATTGTTATCAAGGTTATATTTTAACAGAAAATGGTAAATGTATTAAAAGATCAAAATTTGATTATGGTAAAGTAAAAAATTTCATACATTATACACCTTATGCTCTAATATTTTTATTAGGATTAACAAAAGATGATATTATCGATTTACATAAAAAAGAAATGGAAAAAAATAAAATAAATTCGAACGAAACATTATATGATGAAATATACAATAATAAAGATATATTAAATTTAATTTATTTAGATATAAAAAAAGTAATAAAAAATAGCATAAATAAATTATTAAATGAACCATTAACTTATGTAAATATAGTTCCACCATATAATGATTTTTCTAGTGAAAACGAAATAAATTATAATCCAGAAATTAAATATCTAGATCCTATTTATTTAGAAAAAGCATATAATATTGCTATAAAAATTAAAGATATTAATAATGATATTTTTAAATTAAATGAATATAAAAAACAGTTAGAAGAAGTTTCTGGTTTAAAACAGAATAGCGTAGATTTTAGTAGACAATATGCATTTTTACAAAAAGCCTGCAGTATATGTTTTTCTATTCCTAAAAAAAAAGATAAAATGTATGATATATTTGATAAATATAGTTCAAAAATTATAGAAAATGTTAAAAAAATAAATCAAAATTATAATTATATTGCAGTTCCAAAATTAACTGAAGTACAAATTTTAAAACAGTCTAATCCAAAAGATAATAGAAAAGATAATAGAAAAGATTATACTAATTTCTATCAACGAAATACCTTAACACCTGTGGAAATCGGAGATAATAAGTTACCTTTTAATAGTAAAACAGTTAATATTATTGGTAGAGGCGATAATAGTAATGCATTTGATATAAATAGTGGATTAGCAAATAATCTTAAAACTAAATCAGATATTGGAAACCTAATAAAATTAAAAAAACTTTTTATAGATATTGATTTAATTAATAATTCCCTTTCTAGTGTATTTATTAAAAGTTCTAATTTATTTATTTTAAGTATATTAATGTTAATATGGTTATTTTGTGTAATTTTATTATTGTTAAAAACATGGAAATATTTTGCCTATGTATTTAATTATATTATATATGGTTTTATATTTTGTATTTATGGATTTTTTGCTATATTTGCTTTAATATTTAGATATAAAGCAACAAATTTTAGAGGTGTAATACTAAAAGTACATAAAATGTCTTTACAGTTTCAATTAACAACTTTATATGCTACAAATTTATATAGTCATCATTCAAAAGGTTTTTTTACTAAATTAGTATTAATAATAGGTGCAATTTTGATAATAGTTTTAATAGTTAAAGAACTAATAAAAATTGGTAATATATTAAGTATAAAATCCTATCCACCTGGATATTCTTTACAACCACCTTATATAATTAAAAAAGGTGGCGGTGAAGAAGAACCTTTAGCACCAACAACACCACCAGCATCACCAGCACCAGCACCAGCAGCACCACCAGCAGCACCACCAGCAGCACCACCAGCAGCACCACCAGAATGACAACGCAAAAGCGGATACTCACATCTGTCAGGTGAACAAAGATTATCAACGGAAAAATATTAAGAATCGGGGATTAGAATTTTATAGAAATAAGAGAAGATAATTTTCAATTTAAAAAATGATAAATTTATTTTATTTTTTCTTAATATATGACGACAAATTATATATTTCCATCTGATGATATTTTAGAAGCAGGTATTGATGAATCTAACAGAGGTGGATTAATTGGGGAAGTAGTTAGTGCCTGCGTTGTATTAAAAAAACCAACAACAGATTATGATATTGATATTTATAATCAAATTAAAGATTCCAAGAAATTAACCAAGAAAAAAAGACAATTTTTATCAAACTATATTAAAGAAAATGCTTTGACATATGGTATCGCGAGTGCATCACTAAGTGAAATAAATGATATTAATATTTTAAAAGCAACGTTAAAAGCAATGCATAGAGCAACAGATATTGCTTATAAAAAAAACAAATTTGATAAAATATTAATTGACGGACCTTATTATAATGGTTATATTCCATCCGGTGAAGAATCAGAAATTATTCCACATACTTGTATAAATAAAGGTGATTCATTATATACTTGTATTGCTGCAGCGTCAATATTAGCAAAAGAACAACATACTCAAAATATAATTGATCTTGTTAACGAAAATAAAGAATTAGAAAAATATGATCTCTTAAATAATCAAGGTTATGGAACAAAAAAACATTTATATGCTATAAAAGAATATGGTATAACAAAATGGCATAGAAAAAATTATAAATGTTGTCAGTAAAAATAAAAAAATGATTTATATTATTTTATTTTTAATTAATAAAAATGGTTCAAAAATTAGCAAGAAATTTTAACTATATTGTTTTAAATTTATCTAAATTTGATAAAACAAAAAATTTAAAAAAAAAATTTTTCTGCGATTGTAATGTATATCCTTGTTATTGTTTATCTAATGGAAAATTTGAAAATAAATCATATAATGATTTTACAGAATATCTAGTTCAAAATAATAAAAAAATTACTAAAAATCAAAGCAAAAAAAACTATGAATATCTAATTAATCAATGGTTATTTTAAATTTATTTATATTTATTTGTATGTATAGCAATTGAATTAGGTTTATCAAATAATTTTTGCGTATCATAAAAATCAATTTTATTATAATACATTACGTATGTTGTAGCAACATCTTCAATTAAATAAGGATAGCTTTTGCAAAATTCATCAAAATGAAAAATATCATAATTTATTTTTTCCATTGTGTTAATTAATATATCACAGCATTTCAATGATATAAAATATATAACACCAGCAGGACCCCATATTTTAGGTCTAAATAAATATTTTTTTAATTCTTCTATAGTTAAATTAATACCATGTTTTGGATTAGATAATTCATTTATATTATTTTTATAATAATTTAACATAAAAGGGTCGTATGTTATTGTTTTTAAAAATTCAGTATCATTAATTATATTATTACTTGCAGTTACTGATTGTCCATAAAAATCATATTTATTTGATCTTAAAAAATTAACTAAATTATTTTCATTAAATATTAAATCATCTCCACAACGTAATATACCTTCTTTGATATTAAAACATTCTTTTAGATATTTTAAAGATAAAACTAATTTTTTAAACAAATGTAGATAAGAATCTTCGCATTTTATGTACATAATATTATCAATTAACTTATATTTTTCATCTAAAAATAAATCGCCTATAATATAAATTACTTTCCATTTATCATAGTAATTATGTTTCAGACGAAATTCTTTAAGTCTTGTTAATTTATGTTTTTCACAAGATAGTATTAGTATAATACCATCAACAATTTCCATATTTATTTATTAATAAATTATATTTTTTAAATAAAAAATAGTACATTTCTTTATTTTTATAAAATTTTTAAAAAGCTTTTTAAATTTTTAAATTTTTTAAAGAAATGTACTATTTTTAATAGAATGAGTAATATTATTATAGGTACGGGTATAACTGGATTATATCTTGCTTATAAACTTATAAAAAATAAAAATACTAATTCAGAAGATATTATCTTATTTGAGAAATTAAGTAGAATAGGCGGTCGTATTTATACATATAAACATAAAAATTATAAATATTCTGTTGGGGCTGGTAGATTAGGAAAGAAACATAAATATGTTATGGAATTAATAAAGGATTTTAATCTTAATGATGAAATAATAAATATAAATAAAGATAAAAAATATTTTATAAATGGTAATTTGTTAGATGAAAAAGGTTTATTAAAATATCATAATTCAAAATTTAAAAGTTTAAATGATTTATGGAAATTTGCTATTTATAAAAAAACAAACGTAGATGAAAAAAAATATAATTTACATAACTATTTCTCACTTATTTTAGATTCAAATGAAGTTAATTTATTATATGATTCTCTTGGATATATATCTGAAATGTATGAAATGAATGCATATAATGGTTTATTAACATTACGTAAGGACTTTGATGTCGAAAACAATGATTTTTTTATTTTGAAAAGTGGAATACAAAAATTATGTGATGTTTTATATGACTATTTAAAAGAAAAAAATATTAAAATAATGTTTAATCAATCATTAGAAGATATAGATAATGTAAATAAAATTGCTACTATAAATAATAAAAATTATTCATATAAAAATTTATTTTTAACAATTAAAAGACAAGATTACTTAAATATACCTTATTTTATTAAGTATGAAAAATTATTAAATAATGTTGATGATGGAACATTATTAAGAATTTATGCTAAATATAATGATGTATGGTTTAAAGATTTGCCTAAAATTTTAACGCAAAATAAATTACAATTTATAATACCTATTGATTATAATAGTGGTTTAATACAAATAAGTTATTCTGATAGTTATAATGCTAAATTTTGGAATAATTTTAAAAATAAAAAAGATATTATTAAATATTTGAATAAAATGTTAAAAGAAATGTTTCCTGAAAAAAATATAAAAGATCCAGAATGGATAACATTACATTATTGGGATGCTGGAGTTCATTTTTGGAAAGTAGGTATTAATCCAAAAAAAATGCAAAAAGAAATATTAAATACTTTTTCAAAAGATAAAATATTTATATTAGGTGAAACATATTGTGATAGACAAGCATGGATTGATGGTGCATTAGAAACAGTTGATAAATATCTTAAAAATAATTAAAAATATTTATCATAATTATAATCACCTGGGGAAGACCATCTTCCATATCTACCAATATGATTTATAACAGATTTATTTAAACATAATATTGGATAATTAAGTTTAATCATTTTATGTACAATACCCCAATCAGCTCCTTTATTCCATATTTTAATTACAAAATTTAAAAAAGCTATATCAAAAACCATATTAACACCACCAATTGATTGTTTTCTATAAAATAATTTATTTTTACTATAAATTTTGTTTTTATATGTATTAACGTGTGCATTTGTTGAATTAAATCCAGTTAATATTAATTTATTTGATTTATAATATTTTTTAGCTTTTATAAAAGTTTTTAATAATATATCTATCCAATTTTTTTTCATAATAACATCATTATCAATAGTTATTATCAAAATATTTTTTTTATTTTTATATCTTGATCGAATATTTTTAAGAAAATATACAAATGACTTATTTACACCATAATTCTTTTTTCCTTTTATAACCATAAATAAGTTTTTATCTAAGTTATTTAAAATATTATGCGTTTCCTTATTTTTAGAGTTATCATCGTATACATAAATTTTTTTTACTTTACTTATATCACTATTTAATAATGTTTTAATTGTTTTTGCAAGATATTTTGGTCTTTCATAACTTCTAATTAAAATTATTATTTTCATTACAAATAAAAAATGATATATCTACTTATTTAAAATATTAATAATGTCATTTTATCTGAAAATTATTTTTGCATTAATGGGGTTTTTCATTAGTAGAATATTTTATCATACGCTTGAATTAAGCTAAAAAAAATGATATTATTTATTAGTTTTTTTTATTAAAACAAATATGAGTATTAATAAAGATATTCAATTGGGTTTATGTTGTCTTAACATTGAATTAAGAGAGAAAAAACCTACTATATTTTCATCTAGAAGAGTAACATTAAAAACTCTAGAAGAAAAGGGTATTGATAATTTAAAAAATAAAATTATTAATAATCTTAAAGATGTATTAAAATTAATGGATTGGAATCAAGAAAATGGTATCAAAGTTTTTCGATTAAGTAGTGAAATGTTTCCACATTATTCGAATTCAAAAGCAGAAGATTATACTCTTGATTTTGCAAAAGATTTGTTAAAAGAAATTGGAGATAAATCTAAAAAATTAAATCAAAGATTAACATTTCACCCTGGACCATTTAATTGTTTAGGAAGTCCACATTTAAATGTAATAGAACATACTATATGTGATTTAAAATATCATGCTGATATATTAGATTTAATGGAGTTAGACCAAAATTCTGTAATGGTTATACACGGTGGTGGAATATATGGAAATAAAGAGAAAACCCTAGAAAGATGGTGTGAAAATTATTTGAAATTACCAGAGAATATTAAAAATAGACTAGTTTTAGAAAATTGTGAAAAAAATTTTTCGGTTAAAGATTGTCTAATTGTTTCAGAAAAAGTTAACGTACCTATTGTATTTGATACACATCACTATAGTTGTTATAATAAATTACATCCAGATGAAAAATTTGAAGAACCAGATTATTATATACCTAAGATATTAGAAACTTGGAATAAAAGAAATATTAAAGTTAAATTTCACGTTAGTGAACAAGGAAATGGAAAAATTGGACATCACAGTGATTATATTGAAGTATTACCAGAATATTTATTAGAAATTCCTAAAAAATTTGGACAACCAATTGATATAATGATTGAAGCAAAAATGAAAGAAAAAGCTATTATGAAACTTTATGACAAATATCCTTATTTAAATTGTAAAATTTAAAAATAACAGAAATTTTTTGTTAATTTATAGCAACCAAAATCATAAAATAAATGTAAATCATTATAATCATATAATGATCTATTAGGATAAATAATAGGAATTGGAGCAACATATAATTTTTCTGAAAAAAATCTAAAATGATTAAACATTGCCTTTTTATTTTAATAACACTGATTTTTTAAATAATTTTTAATATTGAATTTAAATATGAGAAGATTATTATTAATATTATTATCACTTAATAGTATTTTATCTTTTAATTTATTTTCAATTATATATCCTATAAAAAATACTTTTAATAAATTAAATAAAGATTGGAACTTTAAAAATAAATTATTTCCTTCAAATAATTTAAATGATTTTTTTATAGGTAAATGGTATTATTATAGTTATATAGATTTTATTGAAAATAAAAATAATATAATAAATAATCCTAATTATTTAGATAATAATATTGTTTTATCATTTTATAAATATTCAAGTGATAATATAAAAACTACTAAAATTTTTAATAAAAGCACTTATTTACTAAATCATTACAAAAAACAAAAAAGATATTATGACAATTATAAGCAATACAGTAAAAATGAAAATGCATATGTTAATAGAATATTAATGTTAAAAAATACAGATAGTAATAAATTATTAGATAGAAATGCAAATATATTAAGAACAATAATTGTGCGTCCTTATTATTGTAGTATTAGTCTAACGCCTTATATACCAAATAATACAATTGTTGATAAATTAAGAGATAAAACTAATCTAAATAATACAAACTACAATATTAGTTTTAATATATGGTTAAAAGAAGAGTTAAACGATACTTTAAGAACAGGTTTATATTTATCTTATGATGGTATAAATGGCAACTTAAAAGATTTTATTTTAAAAAAAGAAAATAAAATTAATAAAACAAATATAAATGATAAAATTAATTTAGACGAGTTGTCTTTAACAAATTATACTAAACCACAAAATATTAAGGACTTTGATAATGATACTACAATTAATTATATAATACTTAGAAATAATTGGTTAGGAAACTATAGAATACAATATTTATTACATAATAATACAGATACAAATCAGATAACTTGGGCCGCAGAACATAATTATTTTATAGCAATATCAAATAATGAAATAAATAAATATTATCAATTAAAATTTGATGATGGTATTTATATAAATGTCCCAAAAAATTTAAATTTATTTTCAGATAAAGATAAAATATATATAGAATTTGTATGTTTTTTTAAAAATGGAACAGGTATACAAAGATTTTTAGCCTGGGGAACTAAAAACGAAGGAGGTTTTAATACATATTGTAGTGATATATGGAATAATAAAAATAATATCTATATTGTTTAGAATCAATAAATAAAATGAATAAACTAGACAGCTTAGACCGCCCTGATTTATATTTTAGTTATTGGATCTTTTTTTGGATATTACTATCTATTTTATTAAAAAATATTCAATTTCCATTTATTGGATCGGTTTTTGCTTTATTGTTTCAATACTTTTATTTAATTAAATATTCTTGTGAAATATTTAATAATAAATATTATGTTATTTTTGGAAATGTAACTATGGTAATTATAAAATATTTATTACTATTATATGGTTTATTATTTCATATTAAAAATTATAATATTATTAATGATATTATAATAGGTTTTATACTATTTTTAATTTTTAATATTTATTATTATATTAATATAGGTGATATCTATTATATATTTAAATTAGATGATGTAAATATTCCTGTTGAAAGTGGTTTGCCTTGTAAAATTTATGAAAAATTATTTGAATTATTAGGATAATTTAATATATTTTGATATTTTATTATTTGTTTTAACAGGGTTATCAGACCAATTAAAATAGCTAATTTTATCATCAACAAATTTTTTTAATTTATTTTTATTAATTTTAAAATTTTGAAAACCTGTTGGTTCATTTAAATAATTATAAGTTTTAATTTTAACATAATTATCTTCTAATTTATTATCTGTTATGATTGCCAATTTAGAATTAAAATTAATATTTCTTTTTAAATCATTTATTATTACAAATGTTCCTTTTTTATAATAATTCATAACTTTATTATTAATATATATAATAATTGTTAAATATATATAAAAATATATTATATATTATTATTTAATTGATATGATTAGATTTTTTACTTTTTTAACGCTATTTTATAGTTCATATTGCTTTACTAATATTAATTATGCACCTGTTCTTAAAAAAAGTATTAGTGTATGTAAAATGCAGGAAAAATTAGAAAATAAACAATTTAATAAAATTGACAAGGATAAATCAGGATATATTGACAAAAATGAACTTGTTAATTTTTTTGGAAATGATAATTTAATTAAAATTGGTGATCTTAATAAAGATAATTTAATAGATTATCCAGAATTTGAAAGACTTGTTAATATTAATAAGTTTGGAATTGAAAATAGTGGTAATTTATTTGTTAGAAATGCAATTAAATTTGGTTTACTCGACAAGAACTCTATTTTAGCAGATGGTAAAGCATCAATCTTTGTAGGAAATAAAGGATTTGATCCTTTAAATTGTGCAACAAATATGAAAACTCTCAAAAAATATAGAGAAGCCGAAATTAAGCATGGGCGTCTTGCAATGTTAGCGAGTATTGGATGGCCCTTTGCAGAATTATATCATCCTTTTATATCCAAACTTACAAAGAATGAATACTTACTATCTAGTAATAACAAAGTTCCTTCACTTCTTAATGGGGGTCTTGGAAAAATTAATCCAATTTTTTTCATGGCAATTATAGTATTTACAGCGACTGTTGAATCGATTGCTCTAAGTAATAACTATAGAGATGATAGAATGCCAGGTGATTTAGGTTTTGATCCTTTAAAACTTTATGTTAATAAGGATCCATATAAAAAAAGAGAATTAGAACTAAAAGAACTTAATAATGGAAGATTAGCAATGCTTGCAATTACTTATTATGCTATTTCTGAATATCTTACAAATACTGCTGTTATTAATAAAACGCCTTATTTATTTAAAAGTTTTCTATAATTTCAACTAAATTTTCATTTTCAAAACAAGATAATAGTTTAATAATTTCTTCAATCCATAATTCAATACGATAATTGTCATTATTATATGATTGTATTAATAATTTGCACATTTCGTATTCATTTTCAATTTCGCTTAAATTTTTAGCATATTTAAGATGCCATTTTTCTAAATAATGATAATAAATTTTTACTAGATTTTTTTCTTCTGTTTTTTCTAATGTTTTTTCAATATAAACTTCTCTAATTTCTTTTAAAAAATCAGATGGTTTTGGATAATAAATTTTAGTATAAATATTATCTAAGACACAATCTGGAAGCGAATCCCAAATAATATAAGGCATTTTAATTATTGGGTTTAAGAGTATAAAAATCATTTTTTTACTTATTTTGAATTATTTTAAAAAATTTTATATTATATATAAATGAAAAAAACGAAGATGGAAATAAAGATTATTAAAATATTTTAAATATATATATTATATTTATATAAATGAGTAAAGAAAATCAAAAAGATTTTGCCAATCTATCTATATATAATAATAATAATAATGATAATTATTCATTATTGAAAATTTTTAATTATATAAAAAAAAATATTATAAAAAAAAATAAAAAAATAAGTTCTAATGATATTAATGATTTAAGAGAACAACATTCGGATAACGAATCAGATAAAACTTTTTATGAAAAAAAATATCCATCTAATTCATCAAGAAAAACCAATTCGGTAATTAGTAATAAGAGTAATCAAAGTAATCAAAGTAATCAAAGTAATCAAAGTACCAATACTGATATTTCTGGACCAATAACAAAATATACACAAGAATCCTTATATCCTAAAAGTAATAATAGTATAAATATAAATATAGATACATATACAAATACAAATACAGATAAAGATAAAGATAAAGATAGTAAATCATCTAATAAATCATCTAATAAATCATCTAATAAATCTGATAATAAATCTGATAATAATCAACAAATGACAAATTATACATCAAAAACCTTATATCGAAAAAGAATTAAAAGCATAGATTATGTTAGAGATAATAATAATGATGAATATAATGTTGTAATGTCTTATCAAAAATATGTACCTAAAAGAACTTTAAGTAGCGGAGCAAGATTTGATGCAAATAGAATTAAAAATAATTCTACTTAATAATAGAATGAAAATATATTTCAAAGATTATCCTGAATTTAAACCAAATATTACTCCAAAAGAAATGTTTGAAATTGGAATAATGGGAGGTAGTTATTTTAGAGAAATAAAATCTCCAAAAACAAAAAAAACTTATAAAAATCATCATAAAAAATTTAAATTTTTAAATAACATATCAAAAGAAAAATTAACAAAACAAACATATGATAAAAATATAAATTTTTACAAAGTTGAAGTTGGAACAAGTTATGAATTTTGGATGAGTAAAAATTGGATAAAAGAAGAATATGATCCCTATGGGTGGATACAGTGGTATTGTAATTTTTATCAAGGTAGAAGAACAGACGATGATTTACGTCAAATAAATAGATGGAAAAAATCTACAGGTCCAAAAGGTAGATTTAGAAATCAATTACAAAGAAAAATAAATGAAGTTGGTTCAAATAATGAAAAAATTTATCCAAGATTAAGACAAACTTTATTACATTGGGGATTTGATAGTCGTAAAATGAAAGTAAATAAGTAATTTATTTATTTTTAGTAATAACTTTAAAAAAATTGATTAATGATTATTATTTTTTTTATAACAATGACCAGTGTTATTTGGGATTATCTTCCTGATTGCCTACTTGAAAATATTTATAGTAAAATTTATTATCCTAAATCATCAGATTTACTAAATGAAATAAAAAAATATGGAGAAATCAGAGAATATATTTACTATATTAGAAAAATTGATGAGACTGATTCTTTTTTAGAATTATACTATGACTTATTAGTTGTATACCTTTCTAATGAAATTGATAAAAAAGAACCTGTATCTGTTGATATAAATAATTTATCAATTGATGCTATTAAAGTATTTAAAGAATATGCAGATGATTTAAAAAATATCAATGAAGAATATATTGATCATACGTTATTTACATATATTGCATCCTTATTATGTAAAATTGATACTTATTATTTAGAAAAAATTGTTGATCCTATTATTTATAGTATAAAAGAAGACGAAATTTATAGACTAGGATATACTACTTATATGGGTGATAACAATATATAAAGACATAATAAATATATTTATGTAAGTATGAAAAAATATCTATTTTACATTTTTTTATTAGTTAATATTTACGAATCCTTATCATTTGTACCATCAAATTTTTATAAAATTACGCAAAAAAGTAAATCTTCTTTAAATTTAAATAAAAATAGAAATAATTTATTTGATTTATGTGAAAACAAAAATGAAAGAGTTTTCAATTATAATATAACTGTATTTAATAAACCAGAAATAGTTTATTATGAATGGTTAAATTTTATATGGTATAATTATTATACATTTGATATTGTTGAAGGCGATTTATATGGTAATAATTCTATTAGACAATTCAGTAATTTAAATCAAAAAATTATTGATGTATCTTATCCAAATTATATTAAATATAAAGAAGTTGAATTATTTAATTTTAAGTATACATATGGAGAAGTTTTTTTTAATAAAACAGAAACAAATGATACTATTATAGAATGGAAAATTAATAGTAATAGTTTTATACCATTTATTGATATTATTTATGATAAATTAATTGATTCACAATTAAAATATTTAAAAAAAATTATTGATAGGAAAAAATATCAAGGTTATTTACAATAAACGAGATAAATAATCTCTTTGTTTAAGTGCTATAGCCATTAATAAACTAATTACACCAATAGTTAAATGTACACCATGATTAAAGCAAGGTTTAATATTTAGCATTTTGCCTAAATCACAATGTTGTTTATGAGTTGCTAAAGACCAAAATAAGCCATTAATTAATAAAATTATTATAAAAAAATTATATAATAGTTCCATATCTATTATTAGTTAATATTATAATTTATATTATGGTTTTTTATTCTATATTACATACTTCTCTACAACGATCAATATATCCATATCCTTCAAGTCTATTTTTTATAATTGTATATTCATCGTCTGTAAGTTTATTTTTCATTGTATTATATGTATCATCTTCTTTTTTCAATATAGAATCTGCAGTATTATAAATATTAAGTATATCTCTACAACTAAATCTATTATTATAACTTTTTGTGTTACAATTTTCTGAATTTTTATCTATCGGATTTTTACCATAATCTCGTATATAAGTAATTTCAAGCGGGTCTGGGTTACAAATATAATCTTTTGTAAGTATATCATATTGACAACTATTTCTTCTTGAACATCTATCATCATTTAGATCATTGCATTTATCTCCTTGTGCTAATATTATTAATCCACAACTGCTATATTTACACTGATGTCCTTTTTGACAATGTCTGGAAGAGTCTATGCAATAGTCTCCATTAGGTCTTCCTTGACAGGTATTATTACATATACCACTATAACACTCGCTATCTTCTGAACATTTATCATCAATAAATTTTGTTGCAGTAGGAGGATCTCGACGAAATGGAAATTTTTTATATAATGCATCTTGAAAAGGGTCATCGGCACAGTAATACCCAGATCCTACGCTTCCTCGTAGTTTGCAATAATAACCTCCCTGACATCGATCATCATTTATACCATCACATTTATACCCAAAGTTTATTGGTCCACAAGTATTAGATCTACACTGATGCCCATATATACAATGTTTGGCATAATCTGTACAAGGTGATCCGAAAGGTCTTCCATCACAAGTTTTCCCTTTTATGTAAGGCCATTCTTCTCCTGTTTTATAAGTACATATTCCACTATAACAGTCACTATTACTCGTGCAGATAACACCCACATTTGCATTTGCTTCCTGTGATGATGTTCCCATACAAGATGAACTATCTCCACCGCATACACCACATTGATCAATTACAGATGTGCCCCCACAAACATCATTACAATCTTTTTCAACTGTATTTCCTGTATCATCACAATTACAACCATTTCCACCTTGACCTTCACAACATCCTGAATCATAATTTTGCAAATGACAATCTCTTCCCGAAACAGTTTTTCCTTCATGAAAAATATAAGTTCTTCTTCGTACACAATCTGAATCAAAATAATAAGAAGCACTATTACAATCTTTATGCCATAATATATCTGTACAATCGTTACCTGTACATACTTGACTTATTTCAGGTATAGGTAAACTTATAGCATCTGTAATTTTATTGTTATCAGTATTTTTAACAACAATAAACTTTTCTAAATTATTATTTGAAATAAATATTATTAGTATAATTATAATAACTAGTAATATACTAATAAAAGTTAAATTTAACTTTAACTTTAACTTCATACTTAATAGATTAAAACAAAATTATTATAAAAAAATTATATAATAGTTCCATATCTATTATTAGTTGATATTATAATTTATATTATGGTTTTTTATTCTATATTACATACTTCTCTACAACGATCAATATATCCATATCCTTCAAGTCTATTTTTTATAATTGTATATTCATCATCTGTAAGTTTATTTATCATTTCATCATATGTAACATCTTTTTTCAATATGGAATCTGCAGTATTATGAATATTAAGTATATCTCTACAACTAAAAGAATTATTATAACTTTCTGTGTCACAATTTTCTGAATTCTTATTTATTGAATCTGGACCATAACTTATCCAAATAGTCTGAATAGGGTCTGCACTACAAATATAATCTTCTATACGTGTATCATATTGACATTTAGTTCCTCCTTGACATCTATCATCATCAAGACCATCACATTTAACTCCTTTTAATAATGAAGGTACTGTAATATCTTTATTTTGATTTCTTGATAATACAACATAAAATGCTTTAATCAAAGGGTCATCACCGCAATAATACGCATCGTCACCCTGTTTGCAAACGTGACCATCTGTACATCGATCATCGTTTATACCATCACATTCATATCCTTTATTTATTGGTCCACAAGTATTAGATCTACACTGATGCCCATATATACAATGTTTGGCATAATCTGTACAAGGTGATCCATAAGGTCTTCCATCACAAGTTTTACCTTTTACAAAAGGCCATTTTTCTCCTGTTTTATAAGTACATATACCACTATAACAGTCACTATTTTCGGAACAGTCATCATTAATATATTTTTTTGATGTAGGAGAATCTACTTCTTGCGATGGTTGTGGTGGTATTTCTATACAAGATAAACCATCTCCACCGCATACACCACAATCATCAATTACAGATGTGCCACCACAAACACCATTACAATCTTTTTCTATTGTATTTCCTGTATCATCACAATTACAACCATTTCCACCTTGACCTTCGCAACATCCTGAATCATAATTTTGCAAATGACAATCTCTTCCCGAAACAGTTTTTCCTTCATGAAAAATATAAGTTCTTCTTCGTACACAATCTGAATCAAAATAATAAGAAGCACTATTACAATCTTTATGCCATAATATATCTGTACAATCGTTACCTGTACATACTTGACTTATTTCAGGTATAGGTAAACTTATAGCATCTGTAATTTTATTGTTATCAGTATTTTTAACAATAATAAACTTTTCTAAATTATTATTTAAAATAAATATTATTAGTATAATTATAATAAATAGTAATATACTAATTAAAGTTAAATTTAACTTTAACTTCATACTTAATAGATTAAAACAAAATTAATTAATAATTTGAATATAAACTATCTTTCCAAACTTTTGTAACTGGTAAATTACTATATTTTTTTATATCCTTAAATTTCAAACCCCAAGGACAATATTTATGAATATTACCAAATAATGTTTTTCTTTTATAATGCATTTGTAATAAACACGCAATAACTCTTTCAAAAGATCCTCTATTATATCTTGTTAAAACTAAATTTAATAATTTACTAATTTTATATTTACTATTTATAAATTTTAAATAATCATATTCAATCATACACATACATCCAAAACAACCCTTCCATAGTTTTTTATTTTTATAAAAATTGTATAATTTTTTATTATTAAATTTTTTTATCATTTTAGTTTCGTCTTTTATTTGATCCCAAGTATGTTCAAATTCCCATAAAAATTTATATTTTTTGAATTTTAAATTTAATTTTTTATTTATAAATACAGAATCGTGTAATATAATAGCTTTGTCAAATAATTTATTCTTTAAATAGTAAAAATAAGGTAGTAACTCTCCTCTTTTAGGATATTTACTTTTAATTATAAAAGTATTATATAATTTTTTTTTTCTAATTAATTTTAACTTACTATTATCGTCTATTATTAGTATTTTATTTTCAGGATAAAATTTACGTATACAATTATAACATTTTATCCAATATTTATTTCTATCAATTGTATCTACATTTCGTAAAATTATAAAACCTATATCAGATGACATTTAGTGTTTTTCTATTTAATAACTATTTAAAAAATAATTTAATTATTATAATATATGAAAGTATTATTATTAGGACACAAAGGTTGGATTGGTAAAAAAATAAGTGAAATTTTCACAGTTAATAAAATAGAATATATCACTACTAGATTAAGAGGTGAAGATCCAGAATTAAATAAATTTATTTTAAATAATAATATAACACATATTTATTGTTGTTTAGGAAGAACCCATGGAACCATAAATGGTAAAACATATACGACTATCGATTATTTAGAAAATAAAGAGACAATAAAAGAAAATATTAATGATAATTTGTATGTTCCTTTACATTTAGCTATGTTTTGTGATAAAAATAATATTCATTTTACTTATATCGGTACTGGATGTATATTTGATGATATAAGCAAAAAATTTATAGAATCAGACTGTCCTAATTTTTTCGGTTCTAATTATAGTATTGTTAAAGGATTTACTGATTTACTAATTAAAAATACAAATGCATTAATATTACGTATTAGAATGCCTATATCAAGTGATAATAGTGATAGAAATTTTATTACTAAAATAACAAAATACGAAAAAATATGTAGTATACCTAATTCAATGACAGTTCTTGATGAGCTTTTACCATTATCTGTTAAAATGATGGAAAATAATGAAAAAGGTTGCTATAATTTTACAAATCCAGGACAAATTAGTCATAATGAAATTTTAGAATTATATAAAGAAATTGTTGATCCTGATTTTAAATGGAATAATATGTCATTAGAAGAACAAAATACTATATTATTATCAAAAAGAAGTAATAATTATTTAGATACAACAAAATTAACAAATAAATATAATGTAAATGATATTAAAACAGGAATAATAACTTGTTTAAAAAATATGTCTAAATTATAGAATTAATAAAAAAAAATTGATTTATGTATAAATAATGATAAATCATAATCATATCTAGTATGATTTGGGATTCGCTTCCAGATTGTCTTCTTGAAACAATTTATAAAAAAATAGTAATATCACAACCAAATAATCTATTGAAGGATATTAAAAGTTATAAAAATACAATTGACTATATAAATGATAATTTGGAACAAAATCAATTTGTAGGAAGATATAATGAATGGTTAATATTGATTTATATACTAAATATATATTTTAAAAAAGAAACTCTAGAATATAGAACAAATAAATTTATAAAATTAGAAATGTTTATTCAAAATACTAACAATTTGCAAATTAAATATCAAGGTGGATTTTATTGGATAAATAGATATGTTGCTAAAATGTCTATTAGTGAAAGAAACTCTTTAGTAAGTTGTTTAAATGGAGATAATTTGTAATTTTTTATATTAAATCATAATATAATTTCATAATTGCTTCCAGTTGTTTAATAATAATGTCTAAATTAATATTGTCTAAACAAGTATTAATTTTTTCACATTCCATATTATCAAGTATATCTTTTTGTTCTTTTGTTAAACGTAAATAATCTCTTTCTTTATATCTAGAAAAACTATTATTAAATTGTTTATACCATCCTTTATATTCAAATATACAATCATAATATTGTATAGTTAATGCATCAATATAATTATCTTTTTGACGACAACAAAATTTGTCATAATATGTTTTAATTTCATTTGCATATATATCAATTTCAGTATAATTACATTTTAATACATTACATAATAGTTTTTGTCTTTCATTATATAAATCATAAATATTTTTAATATTTTTATATTTATCTTTTAAGTATCTGATTTCTTTCTCTAAATAATTAATATTATTAAAATTATTAACAACTAAGTTTATATAATCATCTATTAATATATAATTACATTCGCTTACAAAATGATTTGTACTTCCACATTTATAACATTCATTATTAGAAGTTCTTAATTCATTTTTAAGAAATTTAATAGTATCATTATTTAATATTTCTTGATTGTATGACCCTCCTCTTACATTATCGATACCATAAATAGCCATATATTCTTTAACATATCTATCTTCGTCAAATGGTGAACTATTTTCTATTTTTTTTATAAGATATAAAAGTTTGTATTTTTTAGTCCAAAAAGAACCAACGCCATCAATATGTTCTTGATATCTTTCGTTTACAATTTTATTTGTTTTTCCAACATAATATTTATTATCATTTAGTTTTAAAATGTAAATTGTAGTTGTCATTATTGTAATAATAATTTATAATATATAAATCATTTTTTATTCTATTACGATTTTTGCTTTAATTTCTTTTGACAATTGATCAAATATACTATCTTCTTCTATTATATAATTCCATCTATTATGCCAATGATAACAAAATGCACCTTTAAAATAATTATCTAATGTATATTTTTTGTCTGTTTTTTTAAAAAAAAGATCAAAATTTTCTTTTTCAATTACTGGATTATCTATCCAGGCAGGACTAAACCAACTACAAGGTAATACTAATATATCAATTGGTAATCCATAATTTAAATATGAATTTTGTGATCCCCAACCCCTTTTTCTTTTGATAACATATTCTATAATATATTTTAATTTATCAGATTTTTTTTCAAGCGAAATAATAAAACCATTTGCTGGATAATTTTGTTTTTCCCATTGAAAATAGCATATTTCATTTTCAAATTTAGAAAATAGTGGATCTAAGTTTCTTAAAAAAAAAGTATCTAGATCAAACCAACATCCGCCATAATTATATAATAATACTAATCTATAAAAATTGGATAATTCTTCAACACGTTTATTTGCATAAATAATATTAACATTTTCCATAAAAGTATTTTTCAATTCATTTTTTAAATTAAAATGTCTTATTTCACAATACTTATTTATTTCATTATTAAAATTATTTTCAATATTATTATCTAACCATAATATTATTTTATGTTTTTTATTAAAATAGTAACAAGACATAATTGAATATAAATGTTTTTCGCTTAAAATACCATTCCAATAACAATGAAAGTTAACAATGTTGTTATAATTATCATTCATATTTTTTGCAATATTTATTGTTTTATCATAATCAACAGTATTTTCAAAAAGTTTCATATAAATATTATAAAATTTATATTCTTAAATACTTATACAACATTCTGTATCTTGATCACAACTTTTAAAAGACATACATAAAATAATATAAAGTAGACTTTTATATAAAAAATGATAATTTATTAATTAATTTAAAATATAAAATGCTAAAAGACATTGAAGATATCAAACAAAATAAAGTAATTATTGATAATGATAAATGGAATCAAATAATTGATGAATTTAATAATTCTTATAATAATTTTGAAACTAGAAAAGATGTTATTATGTTTCAAAAAACTTTACAAAGAAAGTATAAGGTTTCGGTATCAAATTGCGATCTAATTAAAATTTATAATACATTAAATTTAGATAATATTAAACTAAAAAATTTAATTACTAAAAAAAAACAAAAATCTAATTCAGGTGTTTTAGTAATAACTGTATTAACATCTGCACATCCAGATTACGTTGATGAAGATGGTACTGTTAAAATTGGTAAATTTTCTTGTAAACACGATTGTGCTTATTGTCCAAATGAAAAAGCACACGAAGGTAATAATTGGGTTGATCAACCAAGAAGCTATTTATTTTCAGAACCAGCTGTTTTAAGAGCAAATGATAATGATTTTGATCCAATAAAACAAATGAATGCAAGACTAACAACTTTAAAAGAAATGGGACACAATTTAGATAAACTAGAAATTATAGTATTAGGAGGAACGTGGAGTGAATATCCTAAACAATATCGCGATAGATTTATTACAGAATTATATTATGCTGCAAATGTATTTAATAATGTATATAAAAGGGATGTATTGTCATTAAAAGAAGAAATTAATTTTAATGAAAATGATAGTTATATACATATAATTGGATTAACATTAGAAACTAGACCTGATACTATTACACTAGATGAAATCAAAGAATTTAGAAGATATAATTGCACAAGAGTACAATTAGGGGTTCAACATACACATAATGATGTTCTTAAAAAAATTAATAGAGGTCATAATATCGAATGTGTATATGATGCTATTAAATTATTAAAAGAAAATTGTTATAAAGTTGATATTCATTTAATGCCTAATCTTCCGGGATCAAGTTATGAAAAAGACGTAGATATGTTAAATTCATCATTATATGACCCGAGAATACAAGCAGATCAATACAAAATTTATCCAACAGCGATTGTTCCTTGGACAAAAATTAAAAAGTGGTTTGATGAAGGAAGTTATGTACCTTATAGCGATTTAGATTTAGTAGAATTAATTAAAAATTTTAAACAAAAAGTACAAAAATGGAAAAGACTTAATAGAATTATTAGGGATATTCCAAGTTCTTATATATCTGGTGGTTATGATAAGAAATATGTAAATATGCGCCAATTATTACAATATGATATGATTAAAAATAATTGGAAATGTAATTGTATTAGATGTAGAGAAATTGGAAATAATATAGTTAATTTTGATGATGTCAAATTAGAAACAATTGAATATGATGCATCTGATGGTAAAGAATATTTTATATCATATGAAACTGATAAATATTTAATTGGTTTTATTAGATTAAGACTTAATGGAGAAAATCCGAATGTATTACCTATATTAAAAGATTGTGCATTAATTAGAGAATTACACGTTTATTCTAATTTAAATAATGTTGGTAATAATTGTGAATTATCAATGCAACATAAAGGTTATGGAAAAAAATTAATTGAAAATGCTGAAAAAATTGCAATTGATAATGGATTTAAAAAAATGGCAATTATAAGTGGAACAGGTGTAAGAAATTATTACAGAAAATTTGGTTATAATCTTGAAGAAACATATATGATTAAAAGTTTAGATAAAAATAAATGTACTATTCAGTAGTTTGTGTATGATTTAAATAGTTTAATATATATGTTAGTTTACTTCCAGTAGGTAAAATTTGTTTATACATATTTTTTATTATTTTAAAAATTGATTTTTTATTTAAATAATTTTAAATAAAAATGATGAATTATGAATTTAATAATTATTATGAAACAGAAAAAATTAAACAAGAAAAATTAAATCCTGAATATTCACGAAAAGATATTATGAATATTGTTAAAAGTAAATGGTATAAAAAAATTAATTTATCTTAATTATTCATCTTCAAATAAATCTTTGGAATAATTTTTGTAAAAATTTTCGCTTTCTAAAAAATCTAATTTTTTTAATTTACAATTAAGATTATCCTTTTTTACTATTTCAATACAGCATTTATTAATATTTTTAAGTAATTCTTTTAAATTATTATCTAATTCCTTCATAATAAAATTAACTTAATATAAAAAATCATTTTTTTTAATAATAAGTTATTTTATCATTCCAAGATATTTTTTTTTTATTTTTGGAAATATTTTCACAATCCTTTAATTTTTCATAAGGAAAATTAATATATTTAAGATTAAATTTATTTAAACTAATATTATCTAATATTTTTTCAATAAATTTGTTTGAATCAAAATTATCCATATTACTATAATAAATTAATAATTTAAATAAGTCAATTTTTTAAATTATTACATAAAAAATAAATAATTATTATTATTAAATATGAAAATATTTATAAAATTATTATTATTATCAAATTGTTTATATTTTTCTAATTGTTTTACACCAAATATTGTACATTCAAAAATGAAATTAAATCTAAATTTTAATATTAATCCAAATAAAAATAAAATAACAAATAGTAATTTTTTAACTAAAAAGAAATTAAAATATTATTATATTTTAAGTCGTCCTAATAGTATTATTTATGAATTTGCATTACCATTAACAGGTTATTATTTAGTAAATAGAAATATAAATTTTATTACAAATCCTACGCTATTATTAGTTGCTATTCTTAGTGTATTAATAGGTAGAAATAGTATGATTATAAATGATTATTTTGATTATAAAAGTGGGGTAGATAAAAATAAAAAAGGTAAAGTATTAAATAAAGGTTTTCTTAAATCTGAAGATGTATTAAATTTTTCAAATTTACTAAATATGTTAAATTTTTATCTTATTTGTTTAATTGATAGTAATATAATAAGATTATTACTAGGTAATGCTATTGTTAAATTATATTTATATACACCACTATTAAAACCATTACCATTTATAAAAAATTTTATATGTGCTTTAACAATATCTCAATCCCTTATTATTGGTGGATTAATAAATTATACAACAAATATAGCAAATTTATTACCGGCTACTATTTATCTTTTTACAATGATAATGTGGCAGGAATTAGTTTTAGATATATTAGATATCAAATATGATAAAGAAAATAATATAAATACAATACCAGTTAAGTATGGTTATGATAACTCTAATAAATTAGCATTATCATATCTATTAATCGCAACATTTGTACCATTAGGTCTTTCAAATTTTTTATTTATTTTATTACAATTTCCTTTAATATCATTAAATATTAAAAGTATCCAAAATAATAAAATATTAAATAAAAATGTATTAAGTCTATCAAAATTTATTATGCTGCTATCTGGTATATTTTTTTGTCTTATTTAAATATAATTACTTGTTAAATCTGCTTTTGGCACTTCAGTAACTTCATAAACATCACTATTTAACATTGGTGAATTAAACTGCAATGTATTTGGAATTGCATAAATATCTCTTACTTTTTCTCCTACTATTATATTATCAGTTAATGGTATTTTAACATCATTATTATTATTAGTTGGTGTCATATAAAATTCCGATCTATGTCTATCTTTTTGTCTTCCAAATAATTTCCAACTATTATTACCAATATCTTTATTGTCTGAATTACTGGTAACATAAGCAACAAGTCTATATGTATCATCTACATTATTCGTCTTAATATACATATTTCTAGTCATTATATTATTAGCTAAATTAGTATGGTTATTTGTATCTGAACGATTTAATGGTGGATATAATTCGTCATATAATACTCTATAATCTCTATTTATTGTATCATTTCTATTACTTTTAAGTTTATTAAATTCTGATACAGACATACAAACTTTATTATCATATTCGCTTTGTAAAGAATTATATCTAGATAATATTTCATCATTTTCTTTTTTGTAATCAAAAATTTGATTATAATAATTTGTGTTATTTTCTTTTTCCATTATTAAGTCATTATTAATTGTACTATTAGATTTTTTAAAAAACTGATTTTCTTTTTTTAATTTATAATTATTGTAAAATAAATAAAATAAAATAATAAAAAATATTATTAAAATTGTTATAATAACATATATATTATAATTTTTGCTTGTTTTTTTAACCATATCTATATTAATAAGATTATTTAATTTACTTTAAAATGAATAAACCAATTTTGTAATTCCCAATATAAACTAAAATTAATATTGCTATTTTTACTATTTATATTATTTGCCAATGCTAATATAGAATCATAATCATGAATATAATAAAATCTTTTAATTGTATTATCTTTTAATTTCCAATCTACTAAATTTGGACCTATATTAAAATTTCTATAATCTTTTTCTGTTTTTTTTAATGTTGTTGTATTAAATGTTTTCTCTTTTGACCAAAATGATACTAATAATTCTCCATTTTGATTTAAACATTCCAATAAATTATTAATAGCTTGTTTTTGCATTTCTTCATTTTCTAAATGATGTAATACCGCAATTGATAATATTTTATCATATTTTAGTGTTTTATCCATATCTAATACATCAGAATAATATACATCAAGATCTTTTTCTTTACATATATCTAATAATTTATTTGAGATATCAAATCCTTTAGTTTTATATCCAAGACTATTTGCAAAAATCATATTTTTGCCATTACCACAACCCGATTCTAATAAGGTTTTATTTTCACAATTATTTGTTAAAAAATTAGTAACAGAATTCCATATTCTAACTCTAGAATTATCAAATGTATTCGAAATAATATCATACTGATTTGCAACTATTAGATTATGTTTATTCATTTAAAAACATAATCTAATAGTTTAATATATCATTTTTTATTAAAGAAGATAATAATGTTTAGTATTAATAAATTTAAATTATGGAGTATTTTTTTCAAGCAAAAAAGATTAATTTATAATAATTGGAAAAAAAAAACTAAAAATCGTGATAAAATTCATTATAATAAGTAATTTTATTATTATTATTTTTTAATTTTAACATTTTATTTTTAACTAATTTACATTTTTTATTATTTATTATATAACCTGATAAATTTTCATCACTACTACAACTACTTATACTATTTTGCAATATGTACATATCATTTTCTACAAAGGAATTATCAGTTCTATGTATTTTTTTTTTAGGTATAAAATTTGTTTTATTATCTAATTTCAAAGAATCAGATAAATAAATACTATTTATAAATATCAATAAACATATAAATTTATTTGACATTTTATATTATAATATTCTAAATTAAATAATATCATTTTTTTTTATGATAAACTAAAGTTATTTATAACGAGATTAAATAACCTTTTTAATAAATGAAATATCTTCATTTAATCTATTACTTGGTTTTTCTAAAATTATAATTGGTTTTTTTTCCAAAGCTAGTAAAAACTTTTTCATATCATTATATGATATTTTTCCTTCTAATATTGTTTCGTGTCTATCTACTTTACTACCTTTATCCATTTTACTATTATTATAATGTATTACCAAAATATCCTTATGATATTTCTTCATATTATTATAATAATCAACTAAATTATAACCGGAAGACCAAATATGTGCAGTATCTAAACAGATACCTAAGTTTTTCTTATCATCATTATCAAATTTGTCATAAAATTTGATAAATTTATCATACCCAACTAATAATTCTGTACCAACTCCGGCTGGTGTTTCAATTATTAGTTTCGAATTATATTTATTTTCTTTTAAATATTTTAATATATATTTAATTGCTAAATACATATTATTAAATCCATCTTCTTCTGTACTTGTAGTATATTTTCCAACGTGTACAACAACTCCTATTCCATTAATAATTTCGCAAGCATCTAGTTCTGCTATTAATAGTTTTATCCACCATCTATCTTGAATTTCTACATATCTTTTATTAATTTTTGTATTTGCTAAATTTATAACATATGATCCGTGAACAACTACTTTAAAATCGTTTTTATTACAGTAATTAATTATTTCTTTACTTTCCTTTTTAAATTTGTCTAGATCAGGTAAACTACTATTCATTGGCGAAGAGGCAAATATTTGAATAGCATTTCCATTATTAGCAGTAATTTTACTAATCGTATTTAATATGCTACCGTCTTTATTTATATGCGCCCCTATATAATTCATATTTATTTTCCTTATATATATTATTTATTATAAAATTAATTAATCATTTTTTATCCGTTATACAAGTACTTGAATCATAATCATTTGGCATATATTTATGAATATTATTATTTAAATCTATAAAACATTCTCTTTGTAATTTTTTTGAATATTTAAATACTGATCGTAAAGTTTTATCTGTTTCTAATAAACTTACAATAAGTGTATGTATTGGTGCATCACCATATCTATAATAAAATATATTACCAGTTTCATTTATTTTATTTAATATATTTTTAACTTTTTCAGTTTTCCAAAATTTGATATCAGTTATAAAAAAGTTGTTATAAAACATTATAGGCATATTTATATTAATTTTATCAGAAGTATATGGTGTATTATTAACTATATTATATAGTTCAGTGAATTTGTCGAATATTTCATGATCTTTTTTTATTTCTGCACTAACAAATAATTTATTTAGTTCTTCTTTTTTATCTGGAAACATTTCTCCAAATAATTCTTTCATATTATAGTTACAAAATCCACAATCTACATGAACAAAATTTGACATATAAATTTTATTTTCTTTTGCCAATAAATTAAATAAGTCATCATTTATTGGTTCTTCAATTATACTATCATCATCTAATCTCATAACATAATCATATTCTTCAATATATTTTGTAAAATGATTTATCCAAAAATTACACATTAGTCTGTATTTTACATTTCTCCAATAAGGAACTAATTGTAAATTTACAGATTTATTTAATTTAGTTATATCAATATTATCTGGTATTTTAAAATCATTATTATCAATCTTTTTAAATGTTATTAAATTTTTATTATCACCTCTAATACCTTCTAATATTTCCTGAATATCTCTATTTGTATAATCGCCTTCGTGTAAAATTATAATAGGGTATTTATATTTTTTATTAAAATTTCTAAATAAAAAGTATAAAGAAGTTTTAAGATATATTTTCCTTTCAATTGTATTTTGAGTTAAAATTAGAATAACACCTTTAACGGCAGTCATATTATATAAATTTATATTAATAAAATATTCTTATATTTATTTCTAATTTATCACTTTTTCTAAGTTTTTTTAATTGATATTATTTATTATTTTTTGGTTCTAATAAAAATAGTACATTTCTGTAAAAATAAAAAAATTTTGAAAACCTTTCAGAAAATTTTAAAAAAATAAAGAAATGTACTATTTTTAAATTCAATTATAAAATTAATTAAAAATTTGGTTTAAAATTAGCAAAAATAGTACATTTTTTTGCCCTTTTTAGTTTTTCCATATGTGAAAAACTTAATTTTTGTCGATAGCTTAATATGTACTATGCATATGTGTATGTGGATGATTTAATAAGTCTTGATATTTCTTTTTATATTCTTCAACTTCTTTTTCTTTTTGAATTAAAGTATATTCTAATGTTTCTTTAATAGAATCATTTTCTAATTTACATTGTTCATATCTATCCATATTATCAATTTTTTCTTTATCACTTTTATTAAGTTTATTTATATAATAACTATTATAATTATTAATTATTTCAAGATCTACATCATTTAAATATGTATTATAATAGGTAAATGAATATAACTGCATATCTAAATTTTTTAAGTAATTTATAATAAATTTACTATCTGAATATTTACTATTAGAAAAATTTGTAGGAGGATCAAATTTTTTATATAATTTGTCTAATGTTAACTTAAATTCATTATTTGTTTTATCATAAGATAAACATATCATTATATTTTTTTTTTCAAGTAAATTTTCATCAATATTATCTAATCTAAAATTATCATCTGGATTATTTCCATCATCTGGATTATTTCCATATTTAATTATAATATTTCTTTTACACGAATCTGGATTTGGATTTTCTAATTTTAATGAAATATGTGTATAACTATTACCATATTTAATTGGTAATTTAAATAATAAATTTTCTGTATTGTATTCAATCTCATTTATAACTATAAAAAATACAAGTGAAAATGATTCTATATTAACTTCGCTATTTGGTGTAGGAGTTTTTGTAAATTTATTTTGTTGTGGACCTTCTAATTGTGGTATTTTAATATTTGTTAGTTTACCATAATAATCTACAAATTGAATTGTATCATTCATTTTGAAATATGATAAATTATTATTTGCATCTGTTTTATCAAAATCTGAATTTTCATATTTTATATAATCAAACCATTTTAATGTATTATTATCAATATTTTTATTTGTATTATTATCTATATAATTAAAATTATTAATTGTCATTAAAATATTTTCTTTTAAAGGAATTTTTTCATTTAAAGTATAACTTGCTGGAATAGTATTATCAGTAGATGATCTAAATTCTGTATGTGGACAAACTGTTGCAGACACAGGATCGCTAATGCCATATGTTTGTTTATATTTTTTATCAATTTGTTCTTTTTGATCAATATACTCAAATGTTTTTTCTAATATCTTATTATATCTTTGTCTCTCTTCTAAACCACTCCATTCTTCTTCAGATATTAATAATGGTGAATTAGTAGTATCAGAATCTGCAAATTGTTCAAAATTTTTTTTTGTTTTTATAAAGTAATTATTATAAATTATAAAGATTAATGTTAAAAATAATCCAATAAATAATGATAATATCCATATTAATAGTTTATCTTTCATTGTAGTTTATATAATCCTCTCTATATTAATTAAATAATAATTTATTTATTAAAAAATATATAAGAATAAATGACAAAAAATAATTAAAATGAGTGAAAAAGTAGTTAAAAACAGTGATCCCGATGAAACTAATAGCATTCAATCAGATGATGATATTAATTCCGAATTACAAAATAATATCAATGGCATTTTAAGCAATTTAAGTAAAATGAATAAAAAAGGAAAAAAAAATAAAAGTGTTAAAATTGAAATGAAAAAAAATAAAAAAGAAGAAGTAGTTGAAGAAGATGATGACGATGATTCGTCTGATGATGATGAAGATACTTCTGGTAGCGAAGAGAACGAAATAATTGAAGAAGATGATGATGACGAAGATGATGACGATGATGACGACGACGATGACGACGATGATGACGAAGATGACGAAGATGATGAAGATGATGAAGATATGTTTGATACATCAGCAATGACATTAGCAGCCTTATTTCAAGAAACTTTTTATGATAGAGATGGTATTTCAATTGCAGATTCACTTTCTGGCATCGAAAAGGTTTTATATAAAATTTATAAATTAGAAAAACTTAAATTAAAATCTAAAAAATAAATTAATTTTTTTATGTTATATAAAAGATAATATAATAATATTTCATAATGGAAGAATTAGAAAAGTTTAAAATTTTTTTAAATGAATCTATAAATAAATATTATAAAAATTATAATATAAGTGATAAAGAAAAAGAAATTATTGAAAATACAAATTTTAAACCAATAATTAATACCAAAATTAATACTAATTCTTATTTTATACTCGAAAATAAAGATATTAATATTAATTTTTCTAAAAATGAAAATTACAATATATCTGATTCAATAATATCTACTAAAATATTTAATGATATAAATAACAATATAACATCTATTAACAAATTAGATTTATATGGGTTTGAATTTAAAACTGACGATAATGCTAATATTATATTTAGCTTAAACAATAATAATTATGATATAAAATATGAGATTAAATTACAAGATAAATATATATATATTGATAATAAAAAATTAGAAAAATTTAATAATAATACTTTATTTTATGTTTATATTGATAAAACAAAAATAATAATGATAATTGATAATAAAATTATATATGAAATACATAAAAAAAATATAGATTTATATCTAGATATTATAATATTATCTGCTTGGACAAAAATATATAATTTAAAAAGAATATTGACATCATTTATTTATTTAAATATAATTAATGATACTCAAATAAAATTATTAAATATTGATGACAATATTTGCTATAATGAAGAAGAAAATTATTTAATTAAAAATACTAATGATAATAATAATGGAATTGCTAGATTAAAAATACAAATATATGATAAAAATATTGGTATAAAATTTAATATCAAAACTGATGATAAAAATATTAAAATTTATATATCTAATTATTTATCAAATAAAAATAATAATAATAATTATTATTTAGAAATTAATAATAAAAAAGAACTTTTATTATATGAAAATTTATTAATAAAATGTATATTAGGTAAATATAATATAAATGACGAAATAATAATTAATATTAATACAAAAAGTCAAATAGAATTTATTAGAAATAATAACTTATTATATAAGTCTGAATGCAATAATATCAATATATATTTAGTTGAATTTTTATTAATTGATTATAATGCTATGATAAGTAATTTATTATGGAGTACAAATATTATTAATTATATTGATTTAAAATATGAAAAATTAATAAAATTTACTGATAACAAAAATTATAAAATAGAAAATAATACTATTAAAAAAAAGAAATATGATAATTTTTCATATGATAATTATATATCATCAGAATCAGTTATAAAATTAAATTATAAGTATAATATTAAAGGTTTTGAATTTAAAATAATTTCAATACACGGCAAGGGTTTAGTAGGATTTACAAAACAAAAAAAATATAATTTGTTTAATAATAATCATAACATAGAATTTGGTTTTTATTTTATTCCTAATATGCGAGTAATGATATATGAATGTAATGGTTTATTTAAAAAACACGTAGGTGGATATAAATTTAATGATAAATTTCAAATAAGATTAAATTCAAATAATGAAATAGAATATATAAAAAATAATATTTTATTACATAAAAGTGATAATTTAATAGTATTTAATTCAAATTATTATGTTAATATTTTTATGAATGATTCAAATTTAGAAATAAAAAATATTAGATGGCTTAATTTAGAATGTTATGAAGCAATTGATAAAAATGTAAATAAATTAATAAATTTAACTAGTTATAATCATAATTATTTAGAAATAATTGAAAATAATGTGAATAAAATTACCTGTGATAAAAATACATTTGTTATATCTGATAATTTTGTTGATTTTAATAACATTAAAGGTATTGAATTTCAAATTTGTTCAGCTTATAAATCAGCTTTTATTGGACTAAATAAAATTGATAATAATAATATAAGAAATATTAACTATATAAATTATTCAATTTATTTAACAAACAATAATAGAATTTTAATATATGAAGATAATGAAAAAATAAAACACGTTGGTGGTTATAATATTAATGATATATTTCAAATTAGATTAAATAATAGAAATTATATTGAATATATTAGAAATAGTACACTATTATATACATCAAAAAAATCTTTTGATATAAATGATCTTTACTTATTTCATTTATTGATTTATGATATTTATTTTAGTATTAAAAATATTAAATGGATAGATAAATACAATTATTTATTAATATGTACACCAATGCCTAATGAAATTATTAATCCAACATCAATGTCTTATGATATTACATATAAAGATAATTGTATTTTCAAAAAAGGAGAATCTAATTGGTATTCAAGTGCAATATCGGAAAAAGGTATATTTTTTAATAATAAAAGTAAAGTTATAGGATTTGAATTTACGATTTTAAATGAATATAAAAATTATATAATTGGATTAACACAAAAACATAAAGACTTTTCTTGTTGTTTTGTTAATATAGATTATAGTTTTTATTTATTAGATAATAATAATATATTAATTTATGAACAAGCAGCAGATAAAGGTAATTATGGTAAATATAAAAAAAACGATACTTTTCAAATAATATATGATTATAATAGTAATACTATAATTTATTTACATAATTATAAAGAAATATATAAAAGTTTTATAAAATGTAATAATGAAATAGAATATTATATTGATATCAGTTTATATAATGATGATTGTTGTATAAAAAATTTAAAATGGATTACTTTAGATAATATTAATTATAAAAAAGGTTTTAGATGTAATTTACAATAAAATAAAAAAGTGATTTTTATCACCTTTTTATTTTTTTTGAGTTATTTTTACTCCTTAGTTGCCTTCCACGCCTCTCCAACCTTCCTCATCAAGTCCTGACGAGAGAGTTCGGGAAACTCTTCCTTGATCAGGGGCATTTGCTCCTTCACAAAGATGTTGTAGGCAGTCGGTTCACGCTTTTTCTTGGGTTCCTTGTCATCTGACTTCTCATTTTTTGCCTTCTTTGGCTTCTTCTCAGTTTTCACCTTCTTATCAGAAGAGATCTCGTGATAAACCTGAGTAAGAATCTTGCCAAGCTCAGCACGAGTGTACTCCTTCTCAGTGTCCACGTTGGTGGTGAACTGGTTGACGATCTGCTGAGTAGTGGTCATTGTTGGTTGTTGTTGGTTGTTGTTGGTTGTTGTTGGTTGTCTGCTTGTCTGCTTGCTAGTGGTTGTTGGTAATAGTAAACTTAAAACTAATAATCAATTTTTTTTTAAAACAGGATTTTTCTGTACAAATTTAGACAAAAAATATTTTATAATTCTAAATTATATAAAAATTGATTATTAAATTTATTATTTTAATTATAAATATGTATATGGAAAAAAAATTTATCTGGGATAATCTTCCTGATTGCTTATTAGATAATATCTATAAAAAAATTGTATATAAGCAACCAAAAAATTTATTAGATGATATAGTTAGTTATACAAATACAATTAAATATATAAAAAATAATTTAGATTTGTATTCAGATTGGTTTATATTATGGTGCATATTATTAATGTATATAAATGATAACAAAGAAATTGAAGAAAAATTTAAAATATTGAAAAATAATGTTAATAAAAATAATAATTTAATGATAAGATATGAAGGCGGTATGTACTGGATAAAAAGATACATAGCTAAATTTTCAGTTAAACAAAGAAATGATTTTATTAAATATATGAATGATAAAGATTATTAAAAATAATTAGGTAATATATTATTTAAGTTAGTTTTCATATATTCTAATTTTTTTGTAAAATTTTGTTGTTTTTTAACTTTTCCTAACTGTCTACCATATTTATTTTTATAATTTTTAGTTATATTATTAAAATTATCTAAAATTTTTTCAATTAAAATAATATGATTTTTATAACAATCATAAAATGTTAAATATTTTTCATTAAATTTATTATATCTATCAATAATAATTAAATAATTTTTTTCTAATATTAGATATTGTGAATTCATTATTATTATTATTTTAATTTAATATCAATTTTTTATATTTATAACTATTAATATGAGCAATATTTGTTATATTTGTTATAATAATAAGTTTTGTAAAAATTTGAAATGTAATAATTGCATTGAAGTAATATGTTTAGATTGTTGTAATAAATTAAAATCAAGAAGAACTATTTACTCAGAAAATAATATAAAAATTAAATTTAAGTGTCCTAATTGTAGAACAAACAATGAGAAAGAAATAGAAACTTTTGATTTAAATGAATTACAGGTAATTTATAAAAATAATTTAATACAATATATTAATGCATATAATAATAATACTTTTTATGAAAAAGAAATAGAAAAACTAAATGAATGTATTCATATTTTAATCAATGAAAATATTAAAATAAAAAAAGAAAATTTAAATTTAATGGAAAATAATATTAATATTATTAACAAAAATAATGATTTAAATGAGCAAAATGATAAGTTAATAGATAATACAAAAAAAATACTTGATATAAATAATAAAAATTTAAAAAATTATTATAATTTACTTGATAGATATAAAAAACATTTAAAAATATCGGTATAATAAATACTTATTCATATAAATTATTTATATATAATAATATAAAAAGAATTATAATTAATGTCTCAAAATATATATACTACAATATGTTATTTTGGAACAAATATTGAAAAAAATGGTATTATAAGTAGAGTATCAAAAACTAATTGGAGATGGTTTGTTAATAAACATATTGTTGATAAAATTAAATCATTTACAATATCATCAAATATTGGTTATTGGAATAGTAAAAAAGAATTAACATATACTTTGACTATAATTCACCCAGAAGATCCTCAAATAATGGATAAATTAATTGAAATAGGCAAAGTATATAAGCAATTATATGATCAAGATGAAGTTATAATAAATACTACTAAAAATTTTAATTTTATAGGAATAAATTAGATAAAATTATCCCATTCTTTTTTATCTAGTTTTAGATTTTTATCATTTTCTTTTAAATATAAACCATATTTTCCTATATGCAATACTTTATTATCTTTTAATTTTAGAGGTAAGGATGCTAAGAATTCTATCTCTTTTTTTTCCAGTTTATCAACATCTTTCTTTTTCCAGGACAAATATGATTCTATGTTTGTATATCTATTTTCTTTTTTATGATAATAACAATAACCATATTTTGTTTTAATAATACCTTCATTTTTGACAATATTTATATTATTAGAATTTATTTGTGATATTATTGGTAATATTTTATTATAAAATTGTTGTAATATATTTTCCTTTGTTATTTCACCTTCAGATATTTTATCTAATGCATTTTCCATTTCCATAGTAAAATTTATATTTAAAATAAATGGTATAACAGTTTTTAGATATTCAATAGATTTAATACCTAACTCAGTTGGTACTAATAAATCAGTGTTTTTACCACCAGTTTTAATTTCGTTAAAAACAATTTTTATTTTTTTGTTGCATTTTTTAACTAAATTATTTATTTTAATTTTATGCGAAGGATTTTTACCTTTAGAAACATATTTTCTTTGAAATAATTTATCAATAATAGATGCATATGTAGATGGTCTTCCAATACCTTCTTTTTCTAATTTTTTTATCAAAGTAATTTCATTATATAATGATTTAGGTTGATTAATGTTACCAATTAATGAGAATGATATTGGATTTATATTTTTACAATTTTTAATTTTATTTAAAAATAGTTTATAATCTTCTAATTCTTTATTATAAATAATTAAATAACCTTTATCTATTAAAAATGATTTATTGCTTTTAAATATATATTCAGAACATTTTGTATTATTTTGACATTTGATTATTAATTCTAAATTTTTATATTTTGCTTCCTTCATTTGGCAAGCAATTGTTCTTTTCCATATCATATTATATAATTTTGAATGATATTCTTTAATATCATCATCTAATGTTATATTTTCAATATCTGGATTTGTAATTCTAATGGCTTCGTGTGCTTCTTGTGAATTAGCAATTTTGTTTTTAAAATTTCTAATAAAAGAGTAATCTTCGCCATATGTTTTTGTAATATAATTTTTTAATTTAAATTTAAAATCTTTAGAAATATTAACAGAATCTGTTCTCATATATGTAATAAATCCTTTTTCATATAATAATTGTGCTAATTCCATTGTTTTTTTTGAACTAAATTTAAAATTATTATACGAATCTTGTTGTAAAGTAGTTGTACAATAAGGTGGTAATGGATATTCATCTTTTATAGATTCATTTAATTCCAAATTGTAAATGTTTGTTTTTTTATCTAATTCTTCTAATATTAATTCTAATTTATTTTCTTCTGTAATTTTAATACTATTACAGTCTATTAATTCTGAATTACAATCAAATTCACCTTTTAAATCATAATATTTATCAATTTGATGATTATTAATTAAATTTAATTGTTCAATACATAATAATAATGCAACACTTTGAACTCTTCCAACACTTAAAAATTTATCATTAAATTTATTCCATAATAAGGGAGATAATTTAAAACCAACTATTCTATCTAAAAATCTTCTTGTTTCTTGTGCTTTAACTAAATTTATATCAATTTCAAGTGGATTATTTATAGCATTTAATATAGCATTTTTTGTAATTTCATTAAATTTAATTCTATAACAATTTTTCTTTTTAATTAAATCATTAATATTTGTTTTAATATGATAAGCAATTGCTTCGCCTTCTGTATCAGGATCTGATGCGATATATATATTATCAACATCTTTAACATATTTTCTAATATTTTTAAGAATATTATCCTTTGTTATAATATATGTTCCTTTCCAATTATCAGTATTAATTCCTAGATCATTTTTAGGTAAATCACAAAAATGTCCTTGAGAAAATGTAACACTAAATTTATTATTGTTACTATTTAAGTATTTAGATATAGTTTTAGTTTTAGTATAACTTTCAACAATAATTAAATTTTTAGTCATATGGGTTTTATTATATGTGAGATATCAATTTTTATATTTTATATTTAATAGAGAATATGACAGATTATAAGTTTTCTAAAAATAAGGTTATAAATGGTAAAAAAAGAAAAATATATAGAAAAAGCGGAAGTAAAAAAGAATATTTAAAATATAAAGGCAAAATGATGAATGTTGTTAAATTTACAAAATTAAAAACAAAAAAAACAGGAGGATCTGGAAGATTTTTTAATAGATTCGGACTAATAGGTCCTCAACGTATTGTTAATACTACTCGTTTAGCACCACCTTTACCTGTTGAAAGAAGACAAAGAAAAATACCACCGATGCCTAGATCTCCAAGTCAGAGTCCTGTATTAAGTAGAACTTCAAACAGTACTTCCAGAAGATCCTCTAGAAGATCCTCTAGAAGATCCTCTAGAAGATCGTCCAGAAAACCAGAAGTAATAAGACTTGGTACAAAATTTATACCAGGATTGATAGAATCTAGTTCAAAATGTAAAAAAAATGGAGATCCAGTACCTTGCATTTATGGAAATAAAATAAGAGATGGTATGTGCTTAAATGGTAGATGTGTTATACCTGAATATCTTTTAGATTCTAGATTAATTAAAGCAACAACAAAATATCCCTCAAATTATCCAAAATATTTACGTATGCCCGGACATAGATAAAAAATTTATTTTTAAGCTTTATTATTTACTATTTTATAATTAGCGTAATTATACATAGATTTTTCTGCTGTTGCAACTGGTAAAACATTATATTTACTATCATAAAAAGATGGATCGTGATATTTATTTCTATTAACTAACGTTTTTAGATTACAACTATCTGGTAATTCAACCATTGCATTTTCGTTATTAGCGTTATCTATAAAGTAAATTGCTGGCGAAACCTTATCACTACAATTAGCAAAATTATAATAACTATTTGGATAATCAAATTCTACATTAAAACTACTACCGTTTATTTTATGAATGTTTTTAGTATTTTCAAATGCAATATCAACACTTGGAAATGGTAAATTTGTACCACTATAATTTCCTAATTTGTCTGGTGGATTAGCTGCAACTATTGTAATTTTATTTGATGTATTTTTAGATGTACCTTTTATAGAAACTTTGTTATCTTTAATACTTATATCGCCTGAAACATATTTATTATCAAATTTCATTTATGTTGTATTCTATATTATTAATATATATAAATAAAAAAAATTATTCAAAATTATTTTCCAAAATTAAAGAAGTATCGCCAGATCTATCATCGCCTAATCCACTTTTATCAAATTCCTTTCTATGACAGGATACAGCATCACAAGATACTAAGTATTTAGCAGGTAATAAAGTTCCATTATCAACATTTTCAGTTGCTTTACAATTGCCAGGGAAAGATAGTAATTTATCCTTAGCTTTTTTTATGTCATTTTCCATTATTGTATCGGCATTTGATTGTAAATACATTCTTGTTTCATAACTGCTACGAACAAGATTTTTTTCAGATATATGTTCCATTAATTCATAATTTACAATACATTTAGGGCGATAATCAGTAATAGAACGTCCATCAGACATTCTTAATGGACAACAAGAAAATTGTTTTTTTGACGGAAAACTGTCTTTATAAGTATCAGGATTAGATATATCAGCCATTTATATATTCCTCTATCTAATAGATAATTAAGAATATTTTTTATTTATATGACCCAGATAAAATTCTGTCAATTAATACATTTTTAGTACCTTCATCCGAACCACCATTTCTAACACATATTTCTTTTAATTTTTCAACATTCAATTTACTTAATTTTGATTTACTATATGTATTTTCAGATACAACTGATATAGAATCCGTAGAATCTACATTATCTATAATATCTGTAACGTCTTCAACTTCTACAATATCAGATACAATTATATCTTCGGGTAAAATAGATTTATTTATTTCTTCAACTATTTCTTCGGGTTCATCATCTAAAGTATCAGATATTATTTTATCTACTATATCAATCTCTGTATTTGCAGATAAGTCTTCTTTTTCAATATTTGTTGTAAAAGTTTGAAAAGCAATTGGAATTTCAGAATTTATACTAAAAGCAATATTATCCATAGTATTAAGATCAATATTATTAAAAATTTCTTGCATTTCATTATCACCTTTCATAAAATCATCTTTATCGACATTATCAAAGTTTTTAGTTGTTTGTTTTTTAAGTTCTTTATATTTTTTTTCTAAAATTATATTTGTAGCACTTAATGAAACTATTTTTCTCCAAAAATATAAAAGTATAAGTATACTTACAAGGCCAAAAAAAGCGAATAAATAGTAATAAATATTTGTTATTTTAAAATTAAACATAAAGTTATTTTATATACTAATAATATCTTTGTAAATTTTTTTTTTAATATTTATCGCACTATTAATAACTGATATAGGAAAATGTTTTTTAGATAATAATTCTATTGCTATACATTGATAAGAACTACCTTTTTTAATTTTATATGGAAAGAAAAATTTATCATCTTTTTCTATTGCTTCTACGTGTAAATTAATGAAATTATCAGGATATGTTTCTTCAAGAGAAGTTAATTTATAAAAATGTGTTGTAATAATTAAATTTATATTATTATTTAATCCAATATTTTCAATTACAGCATATGCAGTCGCTAATCCTTCTGTTGGTGGGGTTGAATGCATTGGTTCATCCATTAAAAATAATGCATTTTTATTTTGTTTTGATAGTTCACTAGCTTTTTTAATCATATTCAAACAATATTCTGCTTCTGCTTCAAAATATGATTTAGTTCCTAATTCGTCTGATATTCTCATAAAAGAATAAATAGAATCATATGGATTTATAATTGCATTTGAACCATAAATAATACCAAAAGTTTGCGCTAATATTATATTTGATAGTATAGATTTAACATAAGTAGTTTTACCAGCAGCATTTGGTCCAGTAATAATTATATTTTTTTCTAAAGATATTGGATTAGATATTTGTGTATCTGATAAAATCGGATTTTTCATATTCCATATTTTAGTTGATAGACTTGTATCGTAAACAGGCAGCGAATAGTTAAATTCATCTTTTAATTTACTAATTGCATTAATTATATCATAGGTGTATATAGTTAATAATAACTTGCTAATATTATTTTTAATATTGTTATCTTTCCATACTGAATAAATATTGGTCATAGTATTATATATAGAAATATCAAATGGTTTATAAGAATTTTTAATAAAAGGTTTTAAAATATTATTACTATTATCAAAATCACTTATTATATAATTTGATTCGTTTACAAAATTGATTAATCCTTGCATTTTTTTGTGTAAATTTTGTTTTGTTTTATATAATAATGCTGAAAATTCAAAAGTTTGATATATATTATATAAATAAAGAAATAGATAGATAAAAAAGAAAATACTTTTAAATAAATTTAACTTAAAGTTCCCGGTATTTTTAAAAAATAAAATAATAAAATTTTTTATTAATGAAAAGTAATAAGTTATTGAAATATTACTAACATATTTTTTTATATAAAAATAAGGAGCAAGTATAGAAGTTAAAGGATATATAAGTGAAGTTAAAGGAATAAAAAATATTTTATATAAATGATAAGAATCTAAAATAGGTTGATACAAATTTATAAATGATATCAAAAATGATGAAGGAAATAAAATATTAATAGCATTATCCTTTGATATTTCATCATTTAATTTATATATCCATAATATATCATCTTCATAATCTTTTAAAATTTTAAAAGATATAACATCATAATCCTTTAAAATAGATTGTTGTCTATCAACTAATTTATTTAAATTAGATATAGGATTATGAATAAGTTTATTAATAAGTTCTTTGCTTCCATCTAATTCGGGTAATTTACTAATCCATTTATCGATTCCTGTATCTTTATAAACGTCATCTGATATATCAATCTTATTTTCATTATCAATAAAAATATCATTATGTGAATCGAGTAATTTATTGATAATATATTTCTTTTTAGTATCATCAAAATTTAAAAGTTCATTAAGATTTTTAATTTCTAATTCTGACATAATATATTTATAAATAGAATATCTTTAAAATAACGTAAATATATCGCACATAAAAAATGATATAAATTTTTGAGTATTTGTTAATATCAAACAATGATTAAAAATAATATAATTGTTATTAATTATAACAATAAATTATATAAAATTGAAAAAGAACCATATGAAACTATAATAGATACATATAAAAGAGGTTGGTTTATTGTTAAAAATTACGGAACAATGGAATATAAAAAATTATATTCATTATCTATAATCAAAAATAATGAAAATAATTATAATATGGATTATTTCTTAAAATGAAAAACTAAAAATACAGCAATAATAGTTGTAATAAAATTAATTAAAACAAATAAGATAACAAATGGTATTATATAATATAATAAATGAATTAATAAAGGTTTTATAATTTCTACTTTAATATTAGGTTTTGATAGTTCGTCTTTTATGTAGGATAAAATAAATATAAAAAAATCATTGTAATTATTTTCATCATTATCTGAATCAATGTCATTAGCACAAATTTTTTCTTGATTATAACTATAATCTTTTTGCGTCATAATTATTTCAAGGTATATCTTATTTAATATCAGAATATATAAATTTAAAAATGAACGATATACATTTTGTGAAACCTAAATTTAAAAAGAAATCATATATTTCAGAAACAAAAAATAAAATTAGTTATAATTTATATGATGTTAAAATAAAAAATTATTATAGAATAACATCTGGTAGTAATGCTCTAAAATTATCTGTAAATATTAATAAAAATGACTATTTAACTTTTTTTAATGATATTGATAATATTGCTTTAAATAATATTATTAATAAAAATAAAAAATGGTTTGATAATGAATTATCGGAAGAAGAATTAAACACTTTTTTTAAATCATCTATATGTTCGCAGAACAAAATATTAGATGTAGTTTTATCATCAACAAGTATTATTAAATATAATAACAATAATATTGATGAATTAGATGCAAATTTACAAAAAATATTATTAAAAAAAAATTGTTTATTTTCAATAAAAGTTGAATTAATAGGAATGTATATTTATAAAGATAAAATACAAAATAAATGGTCAATAAAAGAAATAGAAATTATTGATCAAGAAGATAGTGATAATTTACAGGTATCTATAAAAGAATTAAATGATGAATGGAATACAACTTTAAATGAAACAATAACAGCATTAAACGAAGAATTAGAAGGATATAATAAAAGAAAGAATGATATTGAAACATTTATTAATATTAATAAAAATTTAATTGATGAAATAAATATTTGTAAAAATAAAGATAATATTTGGGAAAATAAAATATCGATATTAAAAAATAATATTAAAAATATAATTAGTTTTTAGAAAATTATTTTATCTATTAATGATAATAGATAGACAATAAATAATTGGTGATGGCTTCAAATAATACTATAGTTATATCTTTTTCTATAGCCCTATTCTTATTACTTATTTTATTATTATTAATAACATATAGTTCTAAATGTCAAATGGATAATGTAGAAACATTTTTAGGTAATCCAGTAGATGGTGCAAATAGAGATTCTGCCTATGTTAATAAAGCAAGATCTGTTGCTGAAAATGCACAAGAAACCAATTTCTCGGCAGAAAATCAAATAGGTGCTGGATCTCAATTCTTTGAAGATTCTAAAGTTTTTCCATCTGATCCAACCGGTAATTCTTTCCCTGAAATGATAAAAAAACCCGAAGTAGCTTATACACAAGCTGCTCAAGTACCTCAAAACTCCGAACCTGTATTTAATCCTAATAGCGATTTACCACAATCTAACTGTTATCCCAGAGACAGATTATCGGCAAATGATCTATTACCACAAGGTGCTAATTCTAAATGGGCAAAAGTTAATCCTGCTGGATCCGGAGATATACAAGATCAAAACTTTTTAACTGCTGGATATCACATAGGCATCAATACTGTTGGTCAATCGTTAAGAAATGCTAATAGACAATTACGCTATGAACCACCTAACCCTCAAATACCAGTAAGTCCCTGGGGTATTAGTACTATTGAACCAGATAATAGAGTTCAAGGATTATTAGACATTGGATCCGTTCCTGACGGAGAATAATTAAATTTTTAACTTATTTTTCTTTGTAATTTATTTAATTATTTTACTTAAAGAAATGAATATAAAAAATATTAATAATGGAAGATAATTGTCAGGAATTACTTTTATGTTCTTTAAATAATTTTTATAAAAATAATTATAAATACAAAACACTATTAAAAGATATTATAAATGGTAATAATAAGTTATCTTTGCGTTTGATAGACTGGTTAGTAACACATTATTCTAGAATAAATAATATATATTATTGGATTAATAATAATAAAGATGACGAAAAAATATATCAGGAATTGCCTGATGAAAAAAATAATAAATATAAAAGAATTAATCTCTATTTTGATTATCGGGCACAATTGAAATCCTATAATAAATTATATTTTGATACTTTTAGAAGACATCAACGCATTAGTTTTTATATAGATGATGATGATGTTATTGAAACAACAGTTGGACAATTAAATTTTTTTAGATGGGCATTTACTAATAATATAATTAATTATGCGATTCAAAATTACGATGAAATTTATAATAGTATGATAAAAAATAATTCATATTCAAAAAAAAAATATAATAAATTAATATTTTATCAACAGATTAATAAAGGAAATTGTATAATTAGTTTTGATTAATTATGCAATTCTTTTAATTGTTAAATGACCTAATTTAATTTCAACAATGCCATCTCCGCCTTCGCGATAAGACCACATACTAATTAAGTCATTTTGATTTAAATTTAAAATAGTTGATCCTCCGTGTGCTCCTGAATTTGGTGATGATGAATTTTTTTTAAATCTTAAATAAGTACTACTTATTGCTTGTTTTACACCATTTGGGTTAGCATTATTTACTCTTATATATACAATTTGAACTTTTCTATCACTTCCGTCAGGTTGGGATTGAACTAACATATTATAACTTACTTCATAAACTCCATTTGCTGGTATTTCAATAGAATTATTTTGTACAATATAACCTCCTACATTTAACGGAACTGAACCTGTATTAAAAAAATTTCCTTGATCTCCCTGTTCATAATTAGTACTTAATGATGAAGTATTTAATAAATTTACTTTTAAATAACTAGGTGTAAATGGTATATTAGTTAAATCATTATAACTACCACTTATTGCTACTGATGATAAAGTTGGTGTATTAAGTAATTCATCATAATCAGTTGTACCTGCAGGTCCTATTGCTCCTTGTGGTCCTGTTGCGCCTTGTGGTCCTGTTGCTCCTCTTGCTCCTGTTGCTCCTCTTGCTCCTGTTTCACCTTTAGCTCCTGTTTCACCTTTAGGTCCTGTTTCACCTTGAGCTCCTGTTTCACTTTGAGGCCCTGTTTCACCTTGAGGTCCAGTTTCACCTTGTATACCTTGTATACCTTGTATACCTTGATCACCTTTTTCTCCCTTATCTCCTTTTTCGCCTTTATCACCTTTAGTTCCTCTAATATCACCTGATGTATAAGTTAAATTTTTAACTGTTCCTTTAAAAGTTAATTGGCCAGTTGTTTTTTCATAGGTAATACTTGTCCAACCATTACCTGCTTTTCCTCTTATGTCTGTTGTATTAAATCCTATTCCATCATCGCTTAAAAAAGATACAACTCCAGTATTTTGATTATATGTACCTCCATTAAATCCCTTGCCATTTATACCATCTTTACCAGGTATTCCTTGCGGGCCCTGTGGTCCAATATCTCCTTTAAATCCGCGCAAACCTTGGGGTCCCTGTAATAACTTAAGATCACTTAATTCTTCGCGGGTAACATAAGAAGATTCGCCAACAATATTAATTTTTTTAACAGTTAATATCCCGTTTATTATTAAATCATTATTTAAAGTATTATTACTTATAAATTTATTAATTGTACCATTTTGAATATCATCTAAATTTAAATTATCAGCACTAGAATTTTCATTCCAATTTAACTTATATTTATTATTTTCTTTTGTAAAACTTAAGAAATATTTTTTATCTGCTAAATCTAAATTATTTGGGTTTGGCAAAATATAAGATATATTTTCTGTTAAATCATTGGGGCATTCAATTGTTATTTTATTATCATTATTATATACAGATATATATTTTGTTATTAATCCATCTTTGATATAAAGATTATGTAATAAATCACTATTTTGTATATCGGTTAAATTATCAAATCCTATAAATACTTTTAAATTACTGTCATAACCTATATAAATATTATTATCATCATTTAATATTATATTATCTATATTTAAATTAAAATTAGTATTGTTTAAATTATTTCCAATTAATATATTATTTTTATTATTATTTTGAATATCATTATCATTACCCAATATTATTGAATAATTAGCATTTATTATATTGTTATTTCCAAGTATTGTATTATAATATAAATTATCATTAATTGTATTATTATTGCCAATTATTGCATTATTATTTATATTTTCAAACTCATAATCATAATTATTTCCTAATATTATATTACTTGTTGAATTTTTTAAATTTTTACTATTATCATATCCAATAAGAATATTTTTTGATATATTTAGAGAAGCAGATGAAACATTATTACCTATTAATACATTAAAATTTTCATCTTCATTTGCTGATTGTTTAATTAAATTTCCAGAATTTTCACCAATTATAACTGAATCTTTAAAATCAAGTGTAATATAATCACTTAAACTTGTTTGCTCATATGGTATTTTACTTCTAGTACTCATATTATTAATAAATCATATAAATAAATTGTTTAAATCCTAATATAATTGTAACTATAAATGCTAAAGGGGTAAATATATATATAAAATTATTTCTAGATTCTGTAATATTCATTTTATTGTAAATATGATAAATGATAATACGATCATTATTAATTTCCTTATTGTTTAATATATATTTATTTTTAAAATAATCAAGATTTTTATTATTAATATTATTATATAAACTTACTAAATCACAAAATTTATACATTTTATATTAATTTATTTTTTTATTGTTTATATATTTTAGAAGATTAATGAAACTAAAAGGTGGATTTATCGAATATAGTTCTTGCAATTCAAATGGGGGTTATTTAAATGATAGTTCTGGATTATGCCACGCTGATACATCTAAACAATGGGATAATTCAAGTTTATTAACAGCATCTGTATTTGGAAGTAGTACAAATACTTCTCAACAATCGGATACTAATTGTGCTAATTGTGTAAAATTAAGTAATTTTGGAGGAGGGGCTTATATTTCTCCAAAAAATAAAAAACTTATAAGCAATATTTTTAATAAAATGAAAAAAAATAAAAAAAATAATTTACGTAAATTAGTTAATAAAGAAAAAAAAAAATCATAAAGACGGTATAATTGGATAACCCAATTCTTCACATATTTTTTTCCATATTTGATCTTGCAAATATAGTTTTTCTCTACTTTTTAATAATGGAAAATATTTAAGGTATTCATTTAATCCTAATATTTGAAAAAACTTATATAAAACATAACTATAAGACAAAAAGTTTTTTCTATCTTTTGGACAATGTTTTAAAAATGGTGCTTGTATATCACGGAACATAATACATAATCTATCTTCTAATTCCGGTGAAAATTGAGGTGTAGGTATTCCATTTATTCTGTTTAAAATATAATTTATATGTTCGTAATATTTATTTATTCGCAATCTTTTCAAAATTTCTCTCATTTTTGTGTATGTAATTGTTTTTGTATCGCTAATTTTTTCTTTTTTAATTTCATTTAAAATTTTCTCAAAAATTTCATCTGGAATATCCGTGCTTTCTTTTCCTTGTACTTGATTACACCATTCTCTAAAATGATTAATACGCTTATAACTAAAATGAGATGTATCTTTTGCATTTTGTTTTAATATAGGTCTATTTTGTTCAACTAGTAGTAATTCTTGATAACCACAATTCTCGCAAATCATTATAGCTTCGTGTTGTAAACAAGTTAAACTACTATTACATTCTTTGCATATTTCGATATCTTCTTTATTTATTTTTTTAATGTATTGTTTATTTGTCAATGATAAATATTCATCTACTAATGAACTTTTATCAGTATTTGCGATATTTTGATTACTATTATTTTTATTATTTAATGCATCTAATACTGTTTTTTTTGTTTTAGTATTATATGTAGCTTCTTTTTCAATCATATCATAATAATTAAACAATATTTCGCTAGTATTTTTATAATAATCAATTTCGCTATAATTTTCGATTTCTTTTATTTTTATATTTAAATCTAATATTTTTTCACTAATATCAATATTACTGTTCCATAATTCATTATATCTATCTGTTTCTAAATTATTTTTGTCTAAAGATAAATTACTTATATTTTGAATTATATTTGTTTTAGAATTGTTTAAATTAACTAAATCTATTTTATATTTGTTATATTTATCTAATTTATTTTCAAATGATTCAATAATATTGTGATGCATTGTATCAAGTGTACAAGTTTCTTTTAATTTATCATTTGTATTATTAATTCTTTTTTTTGATGTTTTATCTTTAAACATAACTCTAATTAAAATATTCGTAAATTTCTTTTAAGTGTTATTTTTTTTTTCTTATCTATTAGTATAAAAAGAATTAATTAATGGGTGGTGGTCTTCTTCAATTAGTTGCTTATGGTGCTCAAGATGTTTATTTAACTGGTAATCCTCAAATTACTTTTTTCAAAGTAGTTTACAGACGTCATACTAATTTTGCAGTAGAATCTATATTACAAACTTTCAATGGAAATGCTTCCTTTGATAATACTATTAATTGCACTATTTCTAGAAATGGTGATTTAATTAATAGAGTTTATGTTGAATTCGATGTTGCTGGTTTAGGTTATACTGGAGCTGGGGCTGGAGATACCACAAAATTTCGTTGGCATGATTATTTAGGTCTTAGATTACTTAAAAATGTAACTTTAGAAATTGGCGGGCAACAAGTTGATAAACATTATTCAGAATGGATGTATATCTGGAATGAATTATCTTTACCAATTGGCAAAAAAGCCGGATATGATAAAATGGTTGGCGCGGCAGGCGAAGAATTATCTGTAGTATCGAATAGTGATAAAACTAAATTATATGTACCATTAGAATTCTGGTTTTGCAGAAATATTGGATTAGCATTACCTTTAATTGCTTTACAATATCACGAAGTTAAACTTAAAATTGAATTTGCTAGTCGCAAAGAATCTATATCTAAATACACTACAGGAACAGGCTGGGCGGAGGTTACTTCAACTGCTCCTTTCCCAACTTGCCAAGTATGGGTAGATTATATCTATTTAGATACTGACGAAAGAAGAAAATTCGCTCAATTATCTCATGAATATTTAATTGAACAATTGCAATTCAGTGGACAAGAAGAATATAAAACCCAATTAAGATTAAATTTCAATCACCCAGTTAAAGAATTAGTTTGGGTTAAAAACAGCTCTCCTGGTTGGGAGTGGAAAGATTTCAGTTTATCCAATGAAAATCCATTTACAACTGCTCATCTAAAATTAAATGGTAATGATCGCTTTGCTAAAAGAGAAGGTAAATATTTTGATGTTGTACAACCTTATCAACATCATTCTAATGTATCTAAAGAGAGAGGTATCAACATATACTCTTTTGCAATTAAACCCGAAGAACATCAACCATCTGGTACATTAAATATGTCTAGAATTGATAGTGCAATATTAGCAAGCACTTCATCTAGTATGACTAGCACTAATATAATAAGTGTATTTGCAGTAAATTATAACGTATTACGTATAATGTCCGGTATGGGCGGTTTAGCTTACTCCAACTAAATTTCTTTAATTTTTTTTTCTTATATTATAGTATAAAAGAATAATTATAACTAATGGGTGGTGGTCTTCTTCAATTAGTCGCTTATGGTGCTCAAGATGTTTATTTAACCGGTAATCCTCAAATTACTTTCTTCAAAGTAGTTTACAGACGTCACACTAATTTTGCTATTGAATCTATTCAACAAACTTTCAATGGTTCCGTAGATTATGGATCTCGTGTTACTAGTACTATTTCTAGAAATGGTGATTTAATTAGCCGTGTATATTTAGTATTAAAAAATCCAACTGGTACTAATTTAGTGCCTTATTATGGCTTAAGAGTAATTGATAATGTAGAAGTTGAAATTGGTGGTCAAAAAATTGATAAACATTATGCGGAATGGATGTATATCTGGAATGAATTATCTTTACCAGAATCCAAAAAAGATGGTTATTTCCAAATGGTTGGAGGTGCTGGTGGTGCTGGCAGTGAGTTAGATACTATGTATGTACCTTTAGAATTCTGGTTTTGCCGCAATATAGGTCTAGCTTTACCATTAATTGGCCTTCAATATCATGAAGTAAAAATCAATATTAATTTCCAAAATTCATCAAAATGTATTACAAGTGGTAGTACGCCAGGAAGTTTAAGTGCTAGTTTATGGGTAGATTATATCTATTTAGACACTGATGAAAGAAGAAAATTCGCTCAATCTTCTCACGAATATTTAATTGAACAATTACAATTCACTGGCAAAGAAACCTTTGGAATGAAAACTAAATTAAATTTCAATCACCCCGTTAAAGAATTAGTATGGTTTTTAACAGAAGATATTACTTATCTTCCAGCTGATTGGTTTAACTTTACTGATACACCCTGTGCTGCAGTAGCGTTCGCTAATTATGATGCAGTTAAAGATAATATTGGTCAAAAACAATCTGCTAAAAAGAATCCAATTGCTCAAGCTAAATTAGTATTAAATGGTAATGACAGATTTTCAGTAAGAGATGGTATGTATTTTAATGTTGTACAACCATATCAACATCACGAAAATATACCACACAATACTGGTATAAACGTATATTCTTTCGCTCTTAAACCGGAAGAACATCAACCTTCGGGTACTTTAAATATGTCTAGAATTGATTCTGCTTCATTAGATTTAACTGCTGCAACTAGTGTAACTTCGGCTAATTACAATTTAAATGTATATGCTATTAATTACAACGTATTGCGTATTTTATCTGGTATGGGTGGCATTGCTTATTCCAACTAGATTATTATTTAATTTTTTTTTCTTATATTATAGTATAAAAGAATAATTATAACTAATGGGTGGTGGTCTTCTTCAATTAGTCGCTTATGGTGCTCAAGATGTTTATTTAACCGGTAATCCTCAAATTACTTTCTTCAAAGTAGTTTACAGACGTCACACTAATTTTGCTATGGAATCTATAGAACAAAGTTTCAATGGCAATCCCTCTTTAGGTTCTCGTGTAAGTGTTTTAATAACCAGAAATGGTGATTTAATTAATCGTGTATATTTCAAAGCAACTTTCCAAGCTAAAACTGAGAATGTTGCATTAGTACCATATGCTGGTTTAAGATTACTTAAAAATGTAGAATTGGAAATTGGTGGTCAAAGAATTGATAAACATTATTCTGAATGGTTATATATCTGGAACGAATTATCAATGCCTGCTGGTAAAAAAGACGGTTATTTAAATATGGTTTGTGGTAATGAACTAAATGCTTGTACTTTATTAGAAGATGGTGCTGAAAATAGTAGAGATATTTATGTGCCATTAGAATTCTGGTTTTGCAGAAATGTAGGTTTAGCTTTACCTTTAATTGCTTTACAATATCACGAAGTTAAAGTAAATATCGAATTTGCAAGCGAAACTGAAATGAAAGATATGAAAGCATATAATTTTACTGCAGAACAAATTGTGGAAGGTACTCCCACAGGGAACGATTCTTATGATGGCACTCTTGAATTAGTACAACCACAATTATGGGTAGACTACATCTTTTTAGATACTGATGAACGTAGACGATTTGCTCAATTATCTCATGAATATTTAATTGAACAATTACAATTTACTGGTTCTGAAAAAATAAGTAAAAGCGCAAGTGTTGATTCTTTAAGATCTGTAAGATTAAATTTCAATCATCCCTGCAAAGAATTAATCTGGGTAATCAGACCAGATCCCGAAACATTTTCTACTACAACCGGTACAGGACCTTTAACTAAACTTGGTGTCGGCGAAGCTGACCCTACAATTGAAAATACATTCTTTAGATCCAATGGTATCGCTTCGGCGCCTTTTTGGAATAACTTTACAGATAATTCATTTAACGAATATGTAAGTTCACCATCAGAATCTACAAAAGAGCTAGCTGCTGACGCCACTGCCGGTGCTCCTGATAAAAAAGGGAGTGTATTTGCTTCCAAGAATCCTTGCCAAAAAGCTAAATTACAACTTAATGGCAATGATCGCTTTTCTGATAGAGAGGGTTCTTATTTCTCTATTGTACAACCATATCAACATCACGAAAATACACCTGTTATTAATGAATCTGCTACCGCATCTGGCATCAATGTATATTCATTTGCACTTAAACCAGAAGAACATCAACCATCTGGAACCTTAAATATGTCCAGAATTGATAGTGCTCATTTACAAATTTCCTCCAAAGTAGATGGCATTATCAGCGTATATGCTGTAAATTACAACGTATTACGTATATTATCTGGTATGGGTGGTCTTGCTTACTCCAACTAAATTAAATTTATTTTCTTTTTTTATTTATATAAATATTATTTACGTTATATAATATAAATGACTATTAAGAAGTTAATTTTCTGTTTATTTATCATATATACTAATGCATTTCATACTTATAATATGTTATCTTTTAGAAAAAATAATTTAAAATTAAGAATGACACCATATAGCAGTGATAATTCTAATTATACAAATTATATTTTTAATTTAAATATTAATTTAAATACAAACAATGATAATGATGATTATTATTATAATAATGATTACAACTATTTAGATTCAATCTCTAATTTAAATATTGTAAACGATGACTTTGCCAATATTAATACTATAAATGATTATTCTTCTTATTTAGATAACTTAAATGTTATTAATTATAACTTTAATACAAGTAATACATATGATAATAAACTAATTAGAAAAATAGATTTTAATGAATTGGTATTATATAATAATTATATTTCCGCAGTTTATTATAGAAATAATAGCAATTCTGATAGAATTATTATTGAATTTAAAAATAATACTAAAAAGGTTTACTATTATGATGATAATTATTATAATGTTAAATTAATTGTTCATTTAATTAAAAATATTACATTAATAAATTTGGAAGATTACCCTTATTATATAATCAACAATCCATTTGGATTTTTATTATGTGAAAACAAATAAAAAAAAATATATATTTATTAAAGAACATATGATTAATAAATATAGTATTTATATGTTATTATTTTTATTATTAATTATGTTAATAAATTTTAGTATTGTTTTATATTATATTTTTAAATCAAAGAAAAAAGAAAAGTTTGCTGCAGGAACAGTAGAAACAGCAATGGATTTTCATAATATTATTCAAAAAATAAATCCAGGTAAATTATCAGAGTTTATTAATGATGAAAAAAATTACGATGATCCACCCGCCTCGACTGAAGAAAAGACATATATAATAACATATATTACAGCACCAACTGCAGAACAACTAGCTTGCCCTGCTCAACAAGAACCTGAAGTATTCCCACCAATACTATTTATTAGACAAGATCAAGGTACAACTCCTCCTGTACTTCCAACTGATTATGGTGATTATGATTTTACTCAAGATTTTGTTCTTGGCAAATATCCACAAAATGATGCAGATTGGGTTATCAAATATAACGCTGCAAAAGCTGCTACTATAAATCCAAATCCAATAGTCATAAATATTCCAGTAATAAATGGTATAGATGGAAATCCTGCTACACCACCAGTATGCCAACAAGGACCTAAAGGCGATCCTGGTCAATCGAGTACTGCAGCATGTTTACCTGGAATTCAAGGACCTCAGGGTTCTCAAGGTCAACCAGGTGAACCAGGTCCTCCTGGTAATGATTGTATTTGTCAACCAGGATTACCTGGTCCTAGAGGTTTAGATGGAATTCCTGGTCAACCTGGAATATGCCCTGGCCCTGGTTCGACACAACCCTGTACTCCAGGTAATCCCGGTAATCCTGGAGTTGCTGGAGATCCTGGAGTAAATGGAAAAAATTGTAAATTCATTCACGAATTAGATAGTTATTTACCAAAACATATACATGATGATGGCACAGGTCCTGTGAGTGCACCTTATATAAAAATGGATACAGGTGCTAATATTTCCACGAATATTATTTCAAATATTCCAACATCAGAATACAATTTAATATATTTCGATTTAGTATCAAAAACTTTTACAGATACTGTAGTAAATAGTGCAGATAATAATTATATAGTTTTCATTACAAACAAATAATAAATTATTATAATATTTATTAATATTAAAATGAAACAAATTTTATTAAGTTTAATAATTTTAATAATTATTATTACAATAATATTATTGTTTTATTCAATTAAATACAAAAAAGAAAAGTTTTTAAATTTTGATTTTGTACCCGAATCAATTGATTTTGTAAAAAAAAATGGTGCTTTTTATGAAAATCAACCTATATATAGTGATGATAATCCTGCTAATAATAATAAAATTGTAATTGAATTACCTCAAGGTTTAGATGGAATTCATGGTCAACCTGCAGTATGTCCTTCAGATTGTTCTAACCCAGATGCCTGTAATGGCAGTAGTTGTAAAGGGCAACCTGGAGATCCAGGTATTCCTAAATGTCTTATAAAAGCAGGGGAACCTGGATTGCAAGGGTTTGCAGGAAGAAAAGGTGATATTGGTGTAAAGGGTCAAGACATACAACCTATTCAAGCACCACGTGGTCGACAAGGTCCACCTGGAAAAACTGGTAATCCGGGAATAAGTTATGCAACACTACACGGACAAAACGGCCAAAAAGGTGCATCAGGTGCAATGGGATTAGATGCTAGACCTCAATATATGGATGATGGAACTGGAACTAAGGTTCAAGAAACTTATCCAGGACAAATATTTGAATCAGAAAATAAAAAACCAATTGATTTTATGTCAAATAGTGTTGAAGGAGCAGATGTTGTGTTAGGATATAATTTAGGTAATGATAATAGACATAATTTTGATGTAGCAAAAGTTGGTTATGTGACTGAAAAAAAAATTAATGATATTGACATAAATTTATCTGTTCCTTATATGCAAAGTTTTGAGTTTGAATTAAGCATTAGTGGTGAAATAAGTCTTTATCAAGGCCATAATTATTTTACAATAAATATTCCTAATTTTAAAAACCCACCTTTTGATAATTATAAAGATATGTTAATATTTTGCAGTTGGAATATAGATGATTCACTAGCAGTATATCATAAAAATAGTAAAAATGAAATTCTAATGATAACCGATATAGTAACTGATAAAGCAACTGATACCCCTAATAGTTATTGGTATAATACAATAGATAAATCTGAAAAATTTACAACAAAAATTATAGATAATAATAAAATATATATATATTATAAAACAGAAAATTTGGCCATAGACAATAAAGCAAAAATAATTTGTTTTTATTTTAACAATGATTAAAAATAATTTATAATAAATCAGATTCTTTCATAACCTTAATTAATCTTGTTAATCCAATGCCACCACCAGATCTTTCAAAGAAATTAAAGCTTAAAAATTCATCTAATTCTTTTTCTACTCTTTCTTTTGTAAAATTACTAAATAAGATATTAGCATAACCACCATCACTGATATTATAAAATTGCTTTCTCATTTCAGCTGGATCGGTTGATCTTTGAGCACTTCCAATTGTTTCAATTCCATTAATAATTACATCAATTTTTTTAGCGTGTCCACCTTCAATTGTGCTATCTTCCGCTTGCTTCATATTCCAGAATGGAGAACTATAGTTAGGAAAATGTTTTAAGAAAAATACAGGACCATAATCTTGTCTTAGTTTTTCTTCGTGTTCGTGTTCAAGTTCTTTAGTACCATATTTTTCCGCAACATCCATATAATCACCTTCGGGATAAGTACCACTAGAATAAAATTTATTGAAACCTAAATGATCTAATAATTCCTCTTCCATTTTTTTCATTTCTTCCATACCACCTTTCATTTCAAATTCAAACATAGGAAAAACTTTATCGTGTCTACCTGGTACAGGATTGGGTTCATTTCTATAACTAGTACTTACACAATAATAACCATTTGCATTTGGATTACTTAATAATTCATATTCTAACCACATTTGACCAGTTTGTGGTAAAGGCCAAACTTGACCAGCATAATTGTATGTAGAAATTGTTTTAGGATCTTCACAAGCAGCTAAAATACTTAAACGTGTTTGGGTATGTACTTCTTCAAACCCTCTAGCATCGAAAAAAGCTCTTAATTTTTTTACAACTTTAGTATAATCAGTAGAATTAATAAAACCAATTTTAGCACTCATAATTAATTCCTATATTTATATATTAAAAATTGTTTTTAAGTAAAAATAAAAAATGATTTTATTAATTATATAGACAAATTAATGATGAAATCTGATTTATTTTATTGGATTAAACAAAATTTAACATATAAAAATGAAAAAATAGTAAAAAATAATTATCAACAAGATACATTTTATTTTAATAAAATAAAAACAGAATCTGTCAATAATAATTTAGATAATTTAGAATGGAAGGAAAAGACTATTGTTGTTAATATGCAAAGTTTTAAGGTATATTTTTCAGAACATAAAGAAAATTTATATCTTAAAAAGAAAATAATATATAATACTGATAAATTTAATGCAATATTTAATAATACAGATATAGTCAAAATTATTTCATATGATTAATGATTATATCTAAATTATTATCAAAATTATCATATTTTAATTGCCACCCTAATTTTTTTAATTTATTACAATCAACTAAATATCTATAATCATTAAAAGGTCTATCTTTAACAAAATTTATTTTACCTTTTCCAATTTTTTTTATAATTAAATTAGCTAAATCTACAATTTTAATTGGATTATCGTTACCAATATTATATATTTCATTTACTTCCCCTTTTTCAATAATAATTTTTAATGCAGATATCACATCATCAATATATATAAAATCTCTTGTTTTGCTTCCATCACCCTGAATATTTAAATCTTTATTATTTAAGGCATTTAATATAAAATTTGGTATAACCTTTTCTGGATACTGATTTAAACCATATACATTATTACATCTAATTATAATAATTGGTAAATTATATGAATATTTATATGTATTTATAACTAATTCTGCTGCGGCTTTTGAGGCTGAATAAGGATTTGTTGGATTAAAATTTGATGTTTCAAAAAAAGGTGCATTATTTTCTGATGGACCATATACTTCATCAGTTGAAAAATGTAAAAATCTTATATTTTTTTCTCTATTTAATAAAGAATTTAATATTTTTTCAACTGTAAGAACATTATTATTAAAAAATAAATTAAAATTATTATAAGAATTATCTACGTGAGTTTCCGCAGCAAAATTAATAATATAATTTATATTGTACATATCATAAATTTTTTCAAAATTAACATTATTAATATCTTCATTTATAAAAATAACATTATTACTATCAATAATATTTTTAATATTATTCATATTACCGGCATAAGTTAATTTATCAATTATAATTAATTTATTAAATATATTAAAAAATTTATTACAAAAATTAGAACCAATAAAACCACAACCTCCTGTTACAAGTAAATTTAAATTGTCCATAATTAAAAAATGATTTATTCTTTTAAATCAATTATGTATATAATAAATAGAGAACTTATATAATTATGGAATTTTCAAAGGACTCAGAATTACTTACAGTTATTAATAACTCAATTGATTTATTAGATGTGGATGATAATAAATTAATTATTAGTTTTAATAATAATGGATTAAATTGGTCTGATATTGAATTTAATAATTTTATAATAGCAAATTCAAATAATAAAAAGTTAAAAGAAGTTATAGAAGAAGAAGTTTTAGAAATTATTAGTGATAATGATGATATTTTAAATATAAAAAATATGTCTAATATTGCATTATATTGTAATTCCGAAAATTATCAAAGCATTAAAAAATTTTATTGGTCTAAAAAAAAATCTATAATAAATAATGAAATTAATAATTTATTTGATTATTCACTTAACTTAAGTTTAGTTGAAAATAAAACATTTAATATTAAACCAGATAACTGGAATATTTCTAGAAAAAAATATATTATTTCTAAAAAAATTAAATATGTAGACGAGATTAATAATATTGAATATATTGTTAAATTAGTAAAAAAAAATAAAGAGAATGATCTATTTAATTCATTAAAAGAATCTAATATTATTAAAGAATCACAAATTTATGAATTTGAAGTTTTAGTTAATAATAATATAGATGCTATTAATATATTACAATCGATAATCAATATGTTAAAATATATTACTTTACATCCAAATATTTTACTTAAAAATGAACAAAATCTGATATTACAGGAATATCATAAACTAGTTAAAGATGATATAAAAATAAATAGTTATAATAAAAAAGATTTTGTACCACTTTTAACTCCAAAACCAATTACATTAGAAAAAAATAATTTGATTGATCCTAAAGAATTTGGCGTTGTTAGTATTTTAAGTGGATATACTGTCACTGAAAAAGCAGATGGTGAAAGACTATTAATGTATGTAAATGATAAAGGTAATATTTATTTAATAAATAATACTTATAATATTATTGATACCGGATTAATATCACAATCTAATTTATATAATAGTTTAATTGATGGAGAATATGTTTCTTGTAATAAAAGAACAGATGATTCTTCAAAAAACTTATTTGCAGCATTTGATATGTATTATATAAAAGGTAAAAATATTACTAATTTACCATTAATTGAAGATAGTGATAAAAAAAATTCACGATATAACTATCTTAAATTTGCTAGCAATTATATTGATTCATCAAAATCAACTATAGAATTTATAGTTAAAAAGTTTTATTATAATGATGATAAATCTTCTATATTATCATATTGTAATCAGATTTTATCAAATCATAAATCATATCCTTACGAAATTGATGGATTAATATTTACACCTAGTAAATTAGCACTTTATTCATATTATAGCAATAAACCAATGCCTTTAACTGATAATGTTAGATGGGATAGATTATTTAAATGGAAACCCCCTGATCAAAATACTATAGACTTTTTAGTAAAATTTGGTAAAGTATTTAATGAAAATGGTCAAAAATATAGAGAAATTAAATTATACGTAGGTTATAATTCTAATCAATGGGAAGATATTGGTCCTTATAAAGGTTTGCGTCTAAGATATGATCATAAATATTCAAAAGAACAAAAAAAGAATTACACATCATATAAACCTACATTATTTAAACCAAATATATATTATGCAAGTGGTGTAGAAATTGCATACGTTAAAATTGACAGAAATGGTAATATTAAAACTAGTGATAATGATAATATTGAAGATAATAGTATTGTTGAATTTAGTTATGATAATAATGATAAGGTATATATTTCACATAGATGGAATCCTTTACGTGTTCGCGATGATAAAACTAGATTATATCGCAAAGGTGAAATTAGTAAAACGATGAATGATTTAAACACTGCAATTAATGTATGGCGTTCTATTCATAATTCTGTAACTTATTCAATGATAATGGGAAATCAAACAATTAATCATAATAATTTATTAGATAGTAATGTTGAAAGAATTTTAGAATCGGGTGATGTTTATTATAGTAGAAATATACCAAGGGAATCTTTACTATCAATTAATATGTTAAATTTCCATAATCAATGTATTAAAAAGAAATTATATGAATTTAGTAAAGATAGAAATTCGCTATTAGAATTATGTGGTGGAGAAGGTGGTGATATGAATAGATGGTTAGATTACCAATATTCCTTTATATTATCTATTGATTTAGTTAAACAAAATATTTATAATCCTAGAAGTGGTGGTTATTCTCGTATGCTTAAAAGAAAAAATCAATATAAAAGGATTAGTTCTAGTGATAAAGCATATTTTCCCGATATGGTATTTGCAGTTGGCGACTGTTCATTACCTATTAATACAGGCGAAGCAGCTAAAGTTGCAGGAGATGAAGAAAGTGAAAATATATTAAAAATAATTATGAATAGAAATTATAATAATCAACATCATTTAAGGCATATTGCTGGTAAAGGTGCTAATAAATTTTCAGTATGTAGTTGTCAATTTGCTATTCACTATTTCTTTCAAACAGAAGAAAAATTAAATGGATTCTTTAGTAATGTATCAACTAACCTAAAAAAAGATGGTATATTTTTCGCAACATTTATGGATGGAACAATTGTACTAAATGAATTAAATAGCAATGGTGGTGATATTATTAAAGGAACTAGAATAATGAATGACAATACTGAAGTAAATACTTGGGCAATTATAAGAAGATTTGAAATAAAAAATTTAGACAAATATGGAAAACAAATTGGTGTATTTATTGAAAATACACAAAGAGTAATTCCGGAATTCTTAGTTGACTTAGAATTATTAATCAATAAAGCAAAAGAATTTAATTTAGAATTAATTGAAACAAATACATTTGAAACTGATTTCAATAGTTATAAAGAAAATATTGATTTAGAGAAAGATAGTGATACTTTAACAAGAATTGAAAAAGATATTATAGAATTAGATGCTAATCCTGTACAAAAAAAATTCTCATTCTTTAACCGATATGTTATTATGAAAAAAATATAAACAATAATTATAATTATTATTTATGAGTTATATATCTATTTTATTGCCTTTATATAATGGCATTGAATTTCTAAATGAATCTTTAGAATCTATTTTTTTACAAACATATACAAATTATGAAATTATAATTGGTATTAATGGACATTATAATGACACTGATTTTTTTAATAATGTTAGTAATATTGTTAATAGTTTAAAATTAAAATATAAAAATAATAATTATGACATTGTAATTTTTGATTTTGATTTCAAATCAAAGTCAAAAACTCTTAATAATTTGGTTAAAAAAGCTAAATATGATTATATTGCATTAATTGACGTAGATGATAAATGGGTTAATAATAAATTGGAATTACAGATGAAATATCTTGAAAATTATGATGTAATTGGTACATCTTGTTCATATTTTGGTGATATTGAAAATTATATCCCTACTATTCCTTATGGAGATATAACAAATCATAATTTTTTAGATTATAATCCTATAATAAATTCTTCTGTTTTATTAAAAAAAAATTGCGCTTATTGGACTGAAGATGATAATATCCAGTTAGAAGATTACGATTTATGGCTAAGACTTAAATTTGAAAACAAAAAATTTTATAATATAGATAAAATATTATGTTATCATAGAATACATAGAAAATCTTTTTTTAATAACACAAATAGTAATAATATTTCTATTTTAAAAAATAAGTGGCATAATTTATTTAATCTAATTTAATAGTCTATTAAGAATTACTAGACATAACATAGATCTTTCTGAAATTTCAAATCCACTTGATGTTGTTAGTAATTGAATAATTTGTTTGATATCATTTAGTCTTAAACAATGACATAAATAATAATATACATCTCTTGCTGTAATCATACTTGTATAAATTGTAATTTGTCTTTTTCTAAGTTTTGCTAAATGAAATCTTAGAATTGGCGCAAGTTGTTTATCAAGTTCTTTATTCATCTTAAAAATATTTCTTTTTGGATTATATGTTGTTGTTGCCATATATAATTTATAAATAATATCTTTGATTGTACAAATAGATGTATGAATTAGATATGTTGGATCAATATCCCTTCCATTATTATCTGTAATTTTTTCAATATTTGGTTTATAATCATTAATATAATTATTAATATGATAATCCTGCTTATTTTTCATATAGGTTGCTAAAATATTATACCAAGGATTTGGATGACAAGGATCTGTTTCTTCTCTATATGAAACTACATCTGAAGAAATTTTAGCCAGATAATATTTATTGTTAATATATCTTTTCACAATATATCCATAACTATTATTTTCAGGATTCATTACATAATTATATGCTTCTTGATTATTTGAAAATTCTTTTGGATAAATTACATTAAGATGACTTAGTGGTTTATTTTCAATACTTACATCTTCATTTGTATGAATATTTTTGGAATCAATATGAATAATTTCTCCATAATTTTCACCTAGTACACCAGTATAATCAATAATGTGTTTATTTTCTGAATGTACCAGTACAAATATATAAGTATTATTTTTATCTAAATGTTCTGTAAGTCTTTCTCTACCATTTACTACTTGATTATTATCAAGTTTGCTAAATAGTTTATTTAGTACTTCATCGAGCATTACACCGTGTGTTTTTGTCGGATGAGAAAACCAAGAACTATTTACATCTGGGCAACTAGTTGTACCAAAATGCCACTTATTATTATAATAATAGCAGGTAATTGTTGTTCCATCATATGCTTCTCTGTAAACATCATTATCTTTTACTTCATTATTATAATCATTAATATTCATTCTTACAGGAATACTATTTGCATAAGAAACTACAACTTTTTCATTTCCCTCAAAATCTAGAATAACACTACGACATTCCTCGTATAAATTTTTAAATTCATTGATATCTTCTCTTAAATATGTGTTATGTAGTAAAACAAGATTTTTTTGACCTTTAAACTTTTTTACTTGAAGTGCAGGCCAAAGATTATAATTTTTTAGTACACTAATTAATGTTTTGGAATATTCATCATCAGTTTTATAATTTTGAAATGTTTCACTAACAATATCATCTAGAGTTAAATTTTGAACTTGATTATTTTGCATATTTGGGAACTTATTTGTCTATAATAATAATTATAAATTATATTTATATCATTTTTTTTTTAATGAACAAGGGCACGTACCACCTTTTTTCTTTAATTTTTTTTTTAAAGCATTATCTTTATTTTTTAATTCTTTATTTTTTGATTTATATTCATCTGATATTTTTTTCATTTCCTTTTTTTTATTAACTTTATTAATTTTTTCTTTTTCAATAGATTTAATAATCTTATCAATTTGATTTTTTAATGTTTTAGTTTTATTTTTTTTATATTGTTTACCTAGTTCCTTTCGTTTTTTATCTAATTCTTTTAATTTAGTATCTATTTTTTTGATTTTTTCTTTAACTAATTCTTTCTTTTTAAATAAACTTAATGCTTTTTTATTTAATTTCTTTACTTCTTGTTCTAAATCTTTTATACTATTACGTTTTTTAGAAAGTTTACCGCCAGTTCTTAAACCCCCCCCAGGACGTTGTTGTGGTATAAAATTTTGATTAAAATTTGTAATTATTTGTAAAGTATTTTGTTTATTATAAGTTCCTGTGTCTTTCACACAAGTAAATATTAAAAGAGCAAAAATAATCATATATCTAATAAGTCTATTTGTAATATTACCATTTGAATCACTATTTACATATATAAAATTGTATACACATTCTAATATTTTAAAAATATCTTCCCGAGTAAATTTACCGGCAAAATATTCAAGTAAATTATCTACTAAGGTTTCGTTTATTTCTTTAAATAATGGTGTAAAAGTATCTAAAATATTTATTTCCTTAGGCCAGGCAACGTGAGGTTGAACTGTTGATAATTCTGCGATTTGTTCCCATAACGGTAATAATTTATCTTTTATAAAATCATAAATTTTATCTGCCTTTTTTTGCTTTAGTGTCTTTAGTGCCTTTATCTCTCCCTCTCTTCCTCTCTTTCTTCCTAAGGTATTTGCTCTTATTACTAATTCATCTATTACTTTAAAACCATAAACATTAGTAGAATGTTCTACATCTTCAACCACGGTTAAATGATCTAATAACATTAAGCACAAAAAATAAACTAGTTGCTTTTTTAATTGTTCATAACGGTCTTTGTCTGCTTTATTTAAAGCAATATAAGAAAACATTATATCAATTGCATCAAGAGAATCTTTTGCATATTTTCTATATTTATTACGTATTTCATCAAACGGCGCACCCCCACTCTTTTTGCGTTTGCATTTGACAGTTATTTTTTTTCTTCCTCCATTATGTCCCACACCCCCTCTCCCTTGCCTCTCTTTCCATTTCTGAATTCGGGCTTCACGGCCTTCCTCTGTTTGAAATAATGTATTAACTACAAATTCTTCTAATATTCGTATAGTGTCCACATCTTCGTCGCCTTGTTTAGAAATAATATCACCAATGTCAATTCCATAATCATTATTAAATTGTATAAATAAATTTAATATATTTTCTAACATTTTTGTATATCGTAATTTAAAATATGCTCTAAAATTTACAACAATTGCTTGAAATAACTTATTAAACTTATTATAACTATCACTACTGAGGTGTCTTTGTCCTTCGCGTGATTTTTTCCATTCTTCGTATTGTTTATTTAATAATTTCATTAAGTATTTTATATGCTCATCATCATTATATTGACTTTGTAAATCATCGTCCCACACTTTCTCTCCATTTATCAATTGTGCCATCACGTCCTCTGATATTGTCCCCTCCAGTTTTCCCAATTCGCTGGGAGAAGGGAAGGGTGAATTAGAAGTATTGTTAACTTGCTTAATTTTTATTGTTTGGCCAAGTACTGGGGTTTGTTCATCTCCTTGCGATTCATCATCATTACCAACATCATCTATTATTTGTTTTTCTTGTATTGTGATTTGTGGATATGTTATCTCGTTTTGTGCTCTTCTTGGAGACCCCGCAACTCCTTCTGCCAATCTTTTAGGAGATAATGCATATTGTACATTATTTTCACTATTTTTACGATAATCCACTACTGTTGCCTGTTTCAGCAGAGAGTTAGGCAACATATCATTAATTTCTGGTGGTGGTATTTGAAGATCCAGTACTTTCGCAGGTGCTCTCGATCCAGGTACAAACGATCCAGGTACAAACGATCCAGGTACAAACGATCCAGGTGCTTGCGGTGGTGTCAATGCAGATACGCCTGCGCTATCGCTATCTCTAGTTCTTGCCGGAGGAAGGTGAAGCCGGGGATCATGAGATGCCATAACTACTATTTCTTTTTATCTATAAAATAAAAAGATATAAAAATTAATTAATATTATAATGTAAATAATGACTGATACTAAAGAAAATACTGATTCCACTTATAAACTACCCAATCTTGTTCTTACACCATTTTTTGAAAATGGTTCATCTTGGCCATCTTATTATATTAAACCAATTTATAACAGTGATCCATCTGTAGAAAATTATCCACTTTATACAGCCTATTATAATACTGCTAATAATATTGCCAATACTATCCAATCCCAAAGTCATACTTCTCATACAAATAATTATCAAACACAAATGTATCCTGCTATGCCATATTATATCCCTGCACAAAAAGTTGGAGAAGTTGTACCGCCTGTTATTACACCTCCATCCGATAATCTAAGACAACAACAACTATGGTATTATCAACAATATATTCCACAAATGCACAATATTTCCTGTTAATTAATTATTTTTCTTAAATTATATTAGATAAAATGACAAAATATAAATTTTTATGTAAAAAAATTATAAATGGTAAAAAAAGAAACATATATTTAAGCGATAAAACAAAAAAACAATATCTAAAGTATAAAAATAAATTTATGCAAGTTAGTAAATACAAAAAATTAAAAAATGCAAAAATGGCTAAAAAAACTAAAATGAAAGGAGGTTTTTCACAAAGTGATACAGCAGTTGCCGCAAGTGTATGTCGAAATTTAGATGGTAGTGGACTTCCTGCAGATTTAGTTAGTCGAATTCAAACTGATGCAGGAAGATTACAAGTTGAAAGATGTGGACAGACTACGGGTGATACTGGTGATTGTGCTGAAGCAACAGATTTATTTAATAAATTGCAAAATGGAGGAAGTAGAAAGAAAAAGAAAAATAAAAAGAAAAGGAAATATTAATTATTTGAACAATAACATTTACCAACTTCTATATCTGACCAACTAATTGTTTTATTATTATCACAATCAAATGTACCTAGTTTATTTTTTCTACACTTATAACAAATATATAAACCTTTATCATCTGGTTTTTTACTAGGTACAACAATATATAATTTTCTTTTATTCATTTAATAAAAAATGATTTTATTATTTTATATATTTTTAAATAAAAATGTTTCCTGATAATCATAACAAACTATGGTCTCCCGATGATATTAAATTTCTTGATAAAAAAATCAAAAATAATAAATGTATATCGGAAAGTTTAATTGAAAAAATTGCAAATAGTTTAAAAAGAACAAAAGATAGTATTAAATATAAAATTATTTTTACACATATTATTAATGAATTTGATGTTAATAAGGACAGTTCAGATATTTTAGATAAATATGAATTTATTCAATCAGAAGATCTAGTTAACAAAATTTTAACTAAAAAAAAAGATAAAATATTATTTTATGCAAATGATAGTATATTTCAACTTAATAAAAAAAAAATAGATGTAGATAAGGTAGTTTTAAATATTAATAAAATTAAAACTTTATTATGATTCTTCATTACTATTTCCAAAAAAGAAATTTCCAATACCAGAAGCAGCATTTACTGCGGTGTCAACTTTAGTTGCAGAACTGCTAGTATTCATAGTAAGACTTCTTACTTCATTTATAAAATGATTGTAATTTTTAGTTTGTATATATAGTTTTTTACTTTTTGTTCCAGATCCTACAAATCTCATACCAAAACCTTCTCCTCCTAATAAAGTTCCTGTAATTCCTTTACCTAAAGATTCTAAAGTATAATCTAGATCATTAGGTGCAGCTAAAAAACTACCATTATCTACAATTATAGTTTCACCTGGTTTTAAATCTATTTCTTTAATAGCACCATAAGCAGATAACCATACTTCACCATTTGTATTATTAGATTTAATCAATGGTAAAATGAAACCTTCACTTGTACCTATACCAAATAAATTTTTAGCTATAAATTTAGAAGATATTGTTATATTATCAGTTCCACATAAAAAAGTATTTCTTGAAGTATAATATTCTTCTTCTGCATTTAATTTAATTTTAATAATTGTTCCAGATAAACTTGTGCTAAGACCAATAGAACCACCATTTATACCAGATGAATATTTTGTAATTAATAAATCTTCACCACCTAAACCTCTCCATAATGCCTTTCCAATTCCATCAAATTTAACTTCTCCCTTTTGTATATCACCCATCATATAAATCAACACACCGGGTGATGTCAAAATACTTTGTGTATTTTTTAAATTAACAATTAAATAATTAGAATCTCCATATCCTTCAATTTTAGAATCAAGTGTATATTTAGCTTTTTTATTGCTTTTATTATTTTGTATAAGTTGTCCTTCTTGTTGTAACGGTAGTCCCTGTACTGGTTGTCCAACTTGAACTGGTTGTCCTTGAACTGGTTGTCCTTGTACTGGTTGTCCTTGAACTGGTTGTCCTTGTACTGGTTGTACAGCTTGAACTGGTTGTACCGGTTGAACTGGTTGTACCGGTTGAACTGGATCATCTCCTCCTTTTTTCATTTTAGTTTTTTTTCGTTTCTCTTTACTTTTCTCTTTAGCTTTTTCTTTAGTTTTCTCTTTAGCTTTTTTAATGTTAATTATATTAACCATATTCTATTCTAAATTAAGTAAATAATTTAAATATAATTGAATAAATTAAAATTATAGTTTGTTTTATTATAATTAATATCAAATATATTATATTTAAATTCATTTTTAAATTGCCATATAATTGAAATTTTGTAATATTCTTCAAAATTAATTTTTTTAGGAATATATACTTTGATATTATCTGGTAAGTTTAGTAAAATATTATTATATAAATTAAAATCATTATAATTTCTAAAATAATCATATAAATAGGGGTATTTAATATCAAATAAAGTTAATTTATTTTTATATTTAGTATATTTTAAAGGATATTTAATGTTATAATTTCTACCAAATAGATAAGCACTCGTATTGAATGTTTCTTTGTAATTAATTGCAATATCATTTTTATTCCAATAAAAATCATCATATTTATCCATTCTTTCTAAAGAAATTTGTCTCAGTGTTTTATTTTCGGAAAAATATAGTAATTTTAAATTAAATAAACTATTATTATTGTAAGGGTGATTAATATTAATATCATATAACAATTTTGTGTTATTTTTTTCTGGCACATTTAAATTAATTCTAAATTCATTATGATTTAAATGTAAATGGGTATTATTATATTTATCAAAAATTGTAGTTTTATAAAATAAAAGTTTTTCATTTTTAAGATATAATTTTTTATTTACAATATTTTCATTATTTGCATATCTATATTTATTTAAAGTTTTTAAAATCTTATTTGCATTATTTTGATAATTAGTCCAGTTATTTGTTTTCCAAATACATAATATTCCTTTATAGTTATTATTTTTATTATATCTAAATATATCATTCCAATTATATTCGTTAGGACTTAAATAATTACAATTAAGAGAACGAGACAATTTAAAATTATAATTAAATTTAAAAGCATTTGATGATAAAATAATTATAAATAATAGTAAAAATGATTTCATTTTATTTTATAAATAAAATTAATATTCATTTTTTTATATAAGGTTAATAATATAAATAAATAAATGAAAAGATTTATAACACCGCATATTTATAATTATGCAAAAAAAATAATGCCAAAAATATCAGAAACAGAAGCGGCTGCTTTAAATTCTGGATCAGTTTCTATTGAAGGCAAAATTTTTGAAGGTAAATTAAAAACAACTGATTTAGTTAAAAATTACGATATAAAATTAAATAATAGTGAAAAAAAATTTATTGAAACTGAAACTAATAATTTATGTTCAATGTTAGATAATCATAAAATAGAAGAAAATCAAAATTTATCAAATGAAAATTGGAACTATATTAGATCAAATAAATTTATGGGTTTAGTAATATCTAAACAATATGGTGGTTTAGAATTTAGTGCTCACGCACACGCTAAAGTTGTTGAAAAAATTGCTACAAGAAATGGGGCTGCTGCCGTATCTGTTATGGTACCAAATTCATTAGGACCAGGTGAATTATTATATGATTATGGAACTAAAGAGCAAAAAGACTATTATTTACCAAGATTAGCAAATGGTATAGATGTACCTTGTTTTGGTTTAACAACTGAACATTCTGGTTCAGATGCAGCATCAATGTTTGATGTTGGTGTAGTTGTAAAAGAAAATGACGTATTAGGTATTAGAGTATCTTTTTCCAAAAGATATATAACACTGGCACCTATTGCAACATTAATTGGTCTAGCATTTAAGTTAAAAGATCCTGATAATTTATTAACAAAAGGAAAAGAAGGCATTACTTTAGCATTAATACCTAAAGAAAAAAACAATATATTTCCATATAACACAAATGGTATTTCTATTGGAGAAAGACATAATCCTCTTAATGTAGGTTTTATGAATGGCATAATAGTTGGAGAATCTGTATTTATTCCAATGTCATCTGTTATTGGAGGCGAAGAAAAATGTGGTTTTGGATGGAATATGTTAATGGAATCACTTGGTGAAGGCAGGGGCATATCATTACCTGCATTAGCAGTTGCTACTTCAAAACTATCAACTTTTGGTGTAGGTGGTTATGCCCGCATTAGAAAACAATTTAATATACCAATTGCTGAAATGGAAGGTGTCAAGGAAAAATTAGCAGTTATTGCTAAGAAAAATTATCAACTAGTTGCTGCACAAATGTTATTTAATTCTATATTAGCAAATAAAGAAAAACCTCCTGTATTATCTGCTATAATGAAATATCAATGTACTGAATACGGTAGAGTTAGCATTAATAATGGTATGGACATATTAGGTGGTGCTGCAATATGCAAAGGTCCAATGAATTTCTTAGCATCATCATATACAGCAATACCTATTGCAATTACAGTAGAAGGTTCAAATACATTAACAAGATCATTAATAATATTTGGACAGGGATTAAATAGATCACACCCTTATTTACTTAATTTAATTAAAACAATTCAAGATAAAAATGACTTAGATAATTTCCATAAATATTTAGTAAAATTAATAAATCATACTAAAACTAATTTTGTAAATTCAATTTATAATTCAATAACCGTTAAATTTAAAACAAAAAATGATAATAAAATAGATTATTATCAAAAACATTTAGATCGTGTTGTTTCAAATTTTGCTTTATCTACTAATATGATATTACTAATGGGTGGTAAAATTAAAACTGCGGAATATATATCTGGTAGATATGCTGATATGTTATCTAATATTTATATGGCATATGCTTGCTTATGGTATTATGAAAAAAACAAACATATTAAAGATCTAGATATAATTTTAGATGGTTGTATGAATGAACATTTCATTAACATTCAAAATGCATTACACGAATTGTCAAATAATATACCATTACCATTAGTTGGTAAAATAATTAGATATAGTACCTATCCATTTGGCAAAGATTATTATACCCATAATGATGTTCTAACAACAAAGATATCTAATTTAATTACAAAAAATACTGAAGTAAGAGATTTATTAACAGAAAATGTCTATATATCTAATGATTTAGATGATCGTTTAAATCAAATAATGAGAGGATTACCATTATGTAGTAAGGCAGACTATATAAAAAAAATAAGTGATAATAAAGTTATATCTTATGAGGATAATTTAATAATTAAAGAAGCTGAAAAACTAAAAAATGAAATTATTAAAGTTGATAAATTTAGTAAATTAGTTAATACTCATTAACTGATTTTTCATGATTTTCAATAAAATCGATTCTTTCGTCAATTGTTAAATTAGCAATATATCTATTTATTTTACCAACAATGTTTATATTATTATTTAAATGATAATTATAGATTGCATTTTTTTCTTCAATATTTTTTTTTATATTATAGATTAATTGCCTTGACATTTTATTTTTGTTATTATCAGTAATTATATCCATATAAGCTTTGCTATCATTATAATATGACATTAGATCATTTTCAACCCAGGCATATATATTATTATCATCTGTAAAATCTAAATTATAAATGAAACCATTTTTTGAATATAGATCATATATTTCTTCTTTTTGTTTTTTATATTGAATAATATCTTTTAGTAATTTATTTTTATTTTCAGAAAATATACAATGTGATGTAATTTTATATTGTAAATCTTCGGGTAAATTGTTGTAAATATTCATTTTGTATAATATATTTTTTATTAAAAATAATAATCATTTTTTTTAAGAATAAAAAAGTGATTTTTATCACCTTTTTATTTTGTTTTTTTAGATTTTTTACTCCTTGCTAGCCTTCCATGCCTCTCCAACCTTCCTCATCAAGTCCTGACGAGAAAGTTCAGGGAACTCCTCCTTGATCAGAGGCATTTGCTCCTTCACAAAGAGGTTGTAGGCAGTCGGTTCACGCTTTTTCTTGGGTTCCTCGTCATCTGACTTCTCCTTCTTCGACTTCTTCGGCTTCTTCTCAGTCTTCACCTTCTTGTCAGAAGTGATCTCGTGATAAACCTGAGTAAGAATCTTACCAAGCTCGGCGCGAGTGTAGTCCTTCTCAGTGTCCACGTTGGTGGTGAACTGGTTGATGATCTGCTGAGTAGTGGTCATTGTTTGTTGTTGGTTGTTGTTGGTTGTCTGCTTGTTGCTTGCCAGTGGTTGTTGGTGATAGTAAGATTAAATCTAAGAATCAATTTTTTTTTAAATCAGGATTTTTCTGTACAAATCCAGACAAAAAAATGAAAGAGAAAATAAAAAAGTGATTTTGTTCACCTTTTTATTTTGTTTTTTTAGATTTTTTACTCCTTGCTAGCCTTCCACGCCTCTCCAACCTTCCTCATCAAGTCCTGACGAGAAAGTTCCGGGAACTCCTCCTTGATCAGAGGCATTTGCTCCTTCACAAAGAGGTTGTAGGCAGTCGGTTCACGCTTTTTCTTGGGTTCCTCGTCATCTGACTTCTCCTTCTTTGACTTCTTCGGCTTCTTCTCAGTCTTTACCTTCTTGTCAGAAGTAATCTCGTGATAAACCTGAGTAAGAATCTTACCAAGCTCGGCGCGAGTGTAGTCCTTCTCAGTGTCCACGTTGGTGGTGAACTGGTTGATGATCTGCTGAGTAGTGGTCATTGTTGCTTGTTGGTTGTTGTTGGTTGTCTGCTTGTTGCTTGCCAGTGGTTGTTGGTGATAGTAAACTTAAAACAAATAATCATTTTTTTTTCAAATCAGGATTTTTCTGAACAAATTTAGTTTTAATATTTTTTAAGTCTTTAAAACTAAATTCTATATTTTTATTAAATATAGAATTTAATTTTTCTAATAAACTATAGATATTATTATCAATATTTATATTATTATCTATATTGAAATTTGATAAATCTGCTATTATTATTTTATAATAACATTTTTCTAAATATTTCTTATTATTATTGATTATATATTTATATTTTTTGGGATAATTATTTTTAACAATATAAATAAAATTTATATCAATATCATTAAAATAAATATTATGTGAAAAATAAGAACTATATAATGCTAGTATAAATTGTGTATAAATATTGCTAATATTTTTTTCGCTAATATTTTTAATTTTATTATAATTATGCATAAATAATATAGACTGTTCATAGTTTAAATTATCAGATTCAATTATTTCTTCACAATCTGATTCGGCATTAATATAATCTATAAAATCTAGTTCATATTCAAAATAACAAATATAATCAATAAAATTAATAATATTTTTTAATTTCAAAGAAATATCATATTCATTTTTCAAATAATTATAATCCCAATTATGCATTTTAATTAAAAAACCGCTTTCATATGATTTAAGTAAAGTTTTATAAAGATTTTTATCACATTTTAAAAAACGTAGATCTTTATTTTTACTAAAATTATATAGTTTGTTTTTACTTAAATCAGTTATCATAAATGATTTAATTTTAAAATTATTATAAAATAACATTAATAAAATAAATATAATTAGTTTTTATATAACAAAAACTTAATTACCATAGCAGGCCAAGTTATAGTTAACAACACCAGCAGGATTTCCTGGAGCAAAACTATGAGTAGCATTACCTTTTGCCCAATTATCAATAGTACTAGAAGGATCAATATCTAAATTTTTGCTATCTGGTTCAACAGTATTTTCAAGAGGTTTTTCAATTAAAGGAACGTGATTATCTTTTGCTAACATTCTATAATTAACAGGAATTCTATCAAAAGTTTCTAATGCATAATCTTGTGGATTACAATGTAACCATTGCCATCTGTTTACACCAGTACATCTTAATGTATTAGAAGGATTAGATAGTCTTGTAGATTCTTGTGGTGTAAAACAATCTCTTGGATTTGTATTTCCTGGTAAACTGCATTTACTTTTTTTTTCATATGTATTAGGAATATAACTATCTTCGTTGCATTTAGAATTTTTATAGTTCAATCCTTTTAATTCATTAGAATCATCAACTGAATCAGTTAAATTACATAAATTTTTATTATATTGTTGATATCTTAGTGCAGGATCAGGAGGAATATCTTTACCACAATCAGTGCAGTCATTATTAGGAACATTTAGTGTGTATAAACCTGGTCCAATACTTCTTTTTAATTTTTCTTCATAACTACATTGATCATATATTAATCTAGTATCATTGGGGTTGCCAGTATTCATTAATTAATATCTCTAATAAAATAAAAATATTTTTATTATAAATAAAAAAAAATTTAACAACTACTTATTTTCATCTTTGGTGGTAAAGGAATAGATCTATACATAATTGATTGACAAGGCGATAAGTGTTTCATTGTTGTATCAATTGGTTCTGTTTTATCATTTTTAATCATATTATCATTTGTTGGAATATAATAATTTGTTCCACATTTTGAAATAAATCTAGTTTGACCTCTTAATTCACTTTCAAGATCTACCATATTTCCTTGAATATGGGAAACGGATGTACCACCTATAAATCCTAATTGATGTCTGCATTTATCTTTGTGTTCATATCTGAAAGGTGTTAAAATATATCCTAATGTATTGACACTTTCTTCTAAATTTTGCTTATATGAACAGGTATCATATTTTGTTCTATTAAAACTCATATCTATTTTAACATAATAAAATATTTAAAAATATTTACATTTTTTGTTAAATTCACTTCTATTTTTATACGAACGAGTATCTTCTCCACCATTTACCCATTCTGGTACAATATTATCCGGATTTTGCATTTCCTTCATAAAATCCAATAATGGATAACCCATATTAAATTGTTTTTCCATAATACTTTTTTTACATTTAAAAGGATTAGTATCATTTCCAGCCAATACTTCTAATTCTTTATCAATATTACCTTGAGCTCCTTTTAGTAAAGGAGGTGCTTGGAATACTCTTTCAAATAATTGTATTTGACATCTATCGTGTGTTAATGATTTTGGATCATTTCTTAAAGAAGAATAATTATCAATTAGATAATCATCGGCCAAACCATAACCTGCTTTACCTCTTAAATTAGCGTGATCTAATCTAAAATCAGGTAAAGATCCATATTCTTTATCACCATTATAAAATGAATGATAATCATATAAGTTATAATCAGATATTTCTTTATTATTATTTTCTTTAGCATTTTTCCAACAAGTATCAGAACAAATATTTGTTCCCATTTGATATTCTTTAACCTTTGACATTATTGATCTTTCTATATAAATAATTTATAAAAAAATAAAAATAATTTATAATTGTTTATTGAATCTTGATTACTCTATTAGTATTTGAACATCTTACAAAATTATTTTTATCAAGTACTACAATTCCATCATTATATCTTTCAAATTTTTCTAAATCATTAATAACTTTATTTGTACCAAAATAATTATGAGATACTACAAAATTTTCTGAAATATTGTGTCCTAATGTTACACAAATTGTTGAGTCAATATTAACAGTATGATTACTGTCTAATACTAAATTATATACATATTCGCATTCATATTCAGTAATTTTCCCTAAACTCATTGGAAATACCCATTCATTATTTTCTAAAATTGGATGATATGGTGTAATAATTAATTCATTATTTATTTTTACCATATCACTTTTATTATTATTACATTTATATTTTACAACACATACAACTTTACTTTTACAATTATTTTTTCCAATAACATAATCACCTTTAGAAATATCTTTAATTTTTTTAGTTTTATTATTATCGGTTAATACATTCGCAGACTCGTGAAAACATCCATTATTACAATTATTAAAACTTTGAGCAAATGTTTGTTGTCTATTATAACTTTTAGTATTATCTACATATTGATCATTATAACTATTTGATGGTGTAGGAGCAGGTAGATTTGTAAATATATCATCAATTTCATCTTTAATTTTATTAAATAATTTGCCTCCATAATTTTGAACACTTGTATCTTTAAAATTATTACATCTTTCATTATAATGTGCCGAAATAAATGACTTAATATAATTTTTACCCCATTTACTATAATAGTTATTATTAATTGCTAAAATAATTTGACTATTAAAATCTTGCATAATATCGTTATCAATATTACAATACTTCATTTTGAAATTATTTATATCAGTTTTAATTTTATCATAATCATTATTATCTAGTAAATTAATTAGTTCTAATCTTGTTAATTCTCTAAATAGTAAATTGTTATCGTAATTAATTGTAATATTTTTGTCAAAACCTTTTTGGCATATTCTATTTTCATTTGTAATTGTATTATAAATTAGTGAAATACAAATAATATTATCATTAATTAGATTTAGATCATTTTCATTAATTTTAAATACTAATTTTTTATTTAAACCATAATGCATAGATGATAATTTAATTTTATCATTTTCTAATTTATATCCAATAAATTCGATTTTGTTTTTAATATTTCCCGAAAGATAACTTAAATCGATGTATAAATTATTAGCAATTTGTGTTTTAATATATGCAAGAGAATGCATAAATATTGTTCCAACAAATCCACTATCTGGAATATATGAAAAGTTTCCATTTCCAATTTTTGCAATATTTACAAGTACATCTGTATCTAAATTTTGACCAAATCCATATGTATAAATATTGGGAGAAACTAGATTTATTTCTTTAATTTGATCAATTTTTCTTTCTAGAGTATTAATTAAACCTCTAGGTGGTAGCATATGTGTTGTTGGAATTCCATCAGTTAAGAACATAATATTTTTTAAAGAATTATTATCTTCGCTAATTTGTTGTAAAGCTAAATTTAGTCCAGCCCACATATTAGTAGCACCTTTTGTTCTTAAATTGGATACAAGAGTTTTAATATATCCTTTATTAGTATTTGTAATATTAACTAAAGGTGTTAAAACTTCTGCATCATTTGAGAATGTAATAATAGAGATTTTATCATCAGGATTCATTGATTCAATAATAGTAAGTAAAGCGTGTTTAGTAATATCTAAAATTGTAAATCCTACATCTTTTTGTTTACCATCCTGTTGGATATAAGCAGGACTATCCATTGAACCGGAAATATCAATTACACAAATAATATCAACAGGTGGTATATTATTTCCTTCAATTGGTTTAATATCTAATTCAAAATAAATATCATTATTAAATTTGAATTTATTAAGATTCATATCAACAATAATATCTTCAAGATTAAATCTATTAACGTTTGTTTGAACAATATCTTGAACTTCTGATACATTTGTAACATAACCTTGATTATATTCTGTAATGGCTTCTAATAATGATCTATTTGGTGCTAAATTGCTAATAGTTAAATAACTTCTTGTAATAGGTGAAGTATTATTTCTAGTTAACCATTCGTAAATAGCAGAATATTCATATGTATTTCCTTCATGATCAACATAAGGATTTGTCATAATATTGTGAGTAATAGGACATAAAAATGAAGGCGGAATAGCAGTAGTCATTATTGGGATATACTTAATAATTAATTATATAAATCATTTTTTTTTTATAGATAAAGAATAATTATCATCTTCCACTTTAATATCAAGCAAATTATTTTCACTTTTTGCCCTTATTTTGTTATTTTTTTTTGTATCTACTTCATTATAATTTTTATTAATATTTTCAATTAAACATTTTATTAATATATCATTGAAATTATTGTTATTATAATCATCTATATAATGTTTTTCTTGTTTAGTATTTAAAAATTCTTTAATTTCCCAAGAATTTTTATTTTGACTTGTACCAACTTTTTCTAAAATATGTTCATCGCCGTTTTTATATAATTTATTGAAAGTTTCAGTGATTCCAGAATTATCAATTTTATTATTATAAGATGTAAACCAAGTTTCATTACCAGATAAAACAGTATATTTATATTCGACCTTTTTAATTCCATTATTATTATTAATATTGTCGAATGAAAAGGTTATAGATGAGGAAGAAGAATTAGCCATATGTCTACTTTAATAAGTTTTTTATTTTTTATATATTCTATAAATTATCTCTAAGATCATTGTGTAAATTATTATAACAAGCAATACCACCTTCCTCTTTACAAGATTCTGGATCTCTATATAACCATTTCATAAATAAATCTCTATTATTTGGATTATTATTATTTGGTACATTATAAAGAATATGGAATAAATTATTTTTACCATAAATATTATAAGTATCGTTTGATAAACTATGATTTAATATTTTATCAATTTTATTTTTTACTTTTTTATTTGATATTGTACAAGTTTCAATATCATTTTTACAATTATTATCTAATACATTACGATTCATTAGTGGATTATTTTTAGTTGGTGCAATACATAATTTATTATTAATAATATCTAAATTGTTTGTATTTAAAAAAGATTCTTTGTTATCTTTATTTTTAATATAATAATTATAAACTATAATTGATAATAGTAATAATATTATAATAAATGCAACAATTTTAGTATTATTGAATAATAATGCTATTAATATTCCACTAAATAATATAAATCTATTAATTGTATTAAGTTTTTCTTCCATATTCATATTATTTTGGATAATCAATATTGGTTTAAATAATTCATATATATTTGATGTCCAATACATTTTATTATAGTAATTATATCTCTATATTATTATTGTATTTTTTTATTACTCTTTTTCTTGTTTTCGTGCTTCTAATTTTCTTTTTAGTTTTTTCTGTGCTGCAATTTTTTTATATCCCGCTTCATTAAAAGCATTTTTTGTTCCTTTTTTATTTCCCATATTTTTTGCCATATTTCTCATTGTATTTAAATCTGGCATATCATTATCGTTTTTATTACTCATTAAATCTGCAAACATACTCATCATATCTCCCATATTTTTTTGATTTGGTTTGTTATTATTTTGCTGATTACCAAACATTCCAGGCATCATTGATGCAAATTTCATAGCATCTTGCATCAAATTTTGCTGATTTAACTCACCATTAGATATTTTAGTTGCCATTTTTTGACTAACAGAAGATATAATATCCCCGAAACCACTATCGGGATTTCCTATACTCTTTAGAATATCTCCATCTTCACCAATACTTTTTTGTAATTTATTAATATCTACTTCTTCTAATATTTCTTTTGCAAGATTTCCTAAAGTAGTATCTTCCATTCCGCCTAAATTCATATCAATAGATTTTTTTATTTTTTTATGTTTAATTTGTAATAAATTTTTTAATACTGTTTTAAAATTATCAGATTCATCTTCCATATTTTCTAATTCTTCGTCATAATCGTTCTTTTGAAGCATATTTACAATATTTACTACTAAATCATCAGGAATATCTCTAGATAATATAAAAAACATAGATATGTAATGATGACAAACATATTCGTCTCGTAATATTTTTTTGATTTCTCCTAAAGTTATACCATTAAATATATTTAATTCACTATTATCATCTAACCACTTATTAGCCAAATCGTTATAGTCTTTGTCTTCTTCATCGGAACCTTCTTCTTTTTTTAATTTTATATTTTTATAAGAGTCGAAAAGTTCTCGAGTTAATATAGAATTGATATATATTGTATATTCGTCGCTATTTTTATCAAGAGTTAGATAATTTTCTTTAATTGTATTAAATGTTTTTTTTGCTGTTTTACTTTTATCTTTATGTTTTTTGGTAATTGTTTTTAATTTTTTTAATAAATCAATATAATATTGATTAAATATATTTATTCTAGTCATATCTATTACTATTTTTTTATAATATTCTTATATCATTTATAAAAAGTCTTTAGATCGTTGGTTCATTAATTCTTCAAGTGAAGGTAATTTTTTATCTATTTTATCATTAATTGATGATACTGGATTTAAATTAATTTCATTATTTTCAGAAGTATTATTTAAATTATCAACTAAATCCCAATTATATGTTTTATCTTTTAAAATTTCTTGATTATCGTCTACAAATGAAAAATTATCAGATAATGAAGTACCAAGAGTAAATGCTGATGGACCATTATTTTTAATATCATCATCTATATTAACATTTGATACAGAATCTTTTGATTCCTTATTTAATCTAGTATTATTTGTTGTAAATAATACTCCTCTATTTGGTAATAATAAATGATCAAATACTTGTTTTCCATATAATATATTTTCTTCATTAATTGTATCATTTAAAATTAAAGCAGGTACAGAATGTATAATTTCTTCTACTTTATAGTTATTAGCTTTTAGAGTATCAACAGATATTATTTTAATTATTTTTTCTTTATCGTGCTTTTCAATAGTTTCAAGTAATATATTACAATGTTTACAATTATTACTATATATTAAAATCATATATATTCTAGTTAATTTTATTTTAAATATTCTTAAATAAAATTTAATTATAATATAATGTATTATTTCAATAGAGATACTTTAAATGGAGCTACAAAGAGGTGATATTCCATCTGGATATTTTAATTCAACTAATTGGGAAAAGATTAAAAACAAGGATTTATTAGTTAATAAACGTTCTTCTTTATCTAATTTAAATTCTAATTATTCATTTTCTAGTGATTATGCAACTATTTCTGATAATACATTACTAAATAATAATACTGAGGAAAAATTAACTCATAATAATATGCAAAGATTTTTAAAAAAATGTGTAACACAAAATGTAAATACAGATAATTATATAGCTGATAATAATAATTATAAATTTCATAGGGAAAAAGAGGAAGTTTTAAAAGAAGAATTTTTTCAACCGCAAAAAAATTTAGAAATAATTAATGGTTCAACTTTTAATTCCAATTTGTATAATAATAGAATTCAAAATTCTTTAACACAAATTAACAATAATGTAAACCCTATTGAACCTATAAGAGTTGGTCCAGGTTTAGACAATGGTTTTAATAATTTGGGTTCTGGAGGTTTTCATAATTATAATTCTCAAGTTTATTCAAAACCTAGAAATATTGATGATTTAAGAACAAAAACCAATCAAAAAGAAAGACATTTTAATGTAGATTATCGTGCTCCAGCAAAATCATTTGAAAAAAGAGGAGTTGCTAATTCATTTGATAAAAATAGACCTGAAAAAGTATATGAACAATCTGAAAATAACTGGTTTAAAACAACTGGTGCTAACTTAAAACAAACTAATAGAAGTATTGAAAATGTTAAAGCGACAAATAAACAAGATTCACATGTAGATTATCAAGGTTCAATTAAATATACTGATCCAGGCATTGGCGATGATGATAATTATGGCAAAGAAAATATTATGGTATATGATAATGAACGTCAAACAACTGAACAATGCAATGAAATATCTAATTTAACATCAATAGTTAAAGCAATTGTTGCACCTGTAATAGATGGTATTAAATTTACAAATAAAGAATATACTATTAATGCTGCTAGAGAAACCGGAAATATTAAAGGACACGTTAGTAAGCCAACAACTTACGATCCTGTTAATCACGTAACTAAAACAACTGTTAAAGAAACAACTATTCATGATTCTCAAAATACTAATTTAACTGGTGCAAAAGAAACTTATTCTGCTTCGCAAGATGATGCTAAAACAACAGTTAAAGAAACTACTATTCACGATTCGCAAAATAGTAATTTAACAGGAGCAAAAGAGACTTATTCTGCTTCGCAAGATGATGCTAAAACAACAGTTAAAGAAACTACTATTCACGATGCACAAATATCTAATATTAAAGGGGAAAAACAAAACGTATATGTTGAATATGATGATAAAATGAAAACAACTGTTAAAGAAACTACACCAAATATATCAAATGTTAGAAATATTGGCAATGTTAAATATGTGACATATGTTTATGATCCTGATTCAATTGTTAAAACAACAGTTAAAGAAACTACTATTAAAGGCAAATCAGAATTTGGTTTCCTTGGTGGTTTATTAAATAAATTAGTAGGTGGATACTTTAATAAAAATATAGAATTAAATAATACTAATAAACAATTCACTTCTGAATACTCGACAATTGGTCATTTCTCTTCTATAAATGATCATAAACAAACAAACAGAGATGCATATGAAAATGCTGAAATTGACGATACAAGAGAAAAAATATTAATTGCAGCAGGATATACACCAAATCCAGGTAATATGAATGTAGGTCTTGATTCTAAAAATATTAAACTTGATACAAATAAAAATATATTAGATAAGAGCGAATATAAAACAATTTCTAAAGTTTATCCATCAAATAATAACTATTCTGAATTAAAATCTAAAATTACAAAAACAAATCATTATGACAATGCTTACAAAGATAGATTAGATAGTAATATAATGAATTCTCTTAAAACAAATGAATTAAATATTCAAATTAATCCAATTGTTTAATTTTTTATATAAAGATATTAATTAATATTATTAATAAATGCAAGGATTAGTTGATACTAAAAAAGAATATATAAAAAAAATTCAAGATACAATTTCAATACCTATTGCTGAAAAAATAAACAGTTTATTTCAATTATCAGTTGAAAATAAAACTGGTTTAAAAGGATTTCAAAACGAATTAAATTTAATAAAAGATTGGAATAATTTTATTATTGATAATGAATATAATGATATCTTGAAAAAATCAAAAGTAAAAAAATTAGATATTATTTATAAACATACTATAATTAATAGTATTAAAATTAAAATTTATGAGTATAGAAATTATATAGATAGTGTGGATATAAAAATTAAACCAATAAAAGATTTTATTCATTTGTGTTTTATAAATGTTGCAGTATGGGTATGGAAAAATCCATATTTATATGTGGTTAAAAATCTAAAAAAAACAGAAATTCAAAATAATTACAATATAATTGAAAAAAATATTCAAAAAATAGTTAAAGATACTATAAGACAATGTACACCAATAGATGATATAATTGAACAAATAGAAGAAAAATATAATTTAAATAATTCAGAAAATTTAATAACACAATTCAAAGATGATGAAAAAGGATTAACTGGAAAAATTGGTGATGTTTTAGCAAAAAATGCTCAACGTTTTAACAATTTTATAAATAAAAAAGATAATAATGTTAAAATTGAAAAAAAAGAAGGATTTCAAGAACCGGTTGAAAAAGAAGTTAAGGTAGAAAATATATCTCAAAAAGAAGGCAATATAGAAAAAGAGAGAGATAGTGAAGAAGGTAGTGAAGAAGGTAGTGAAGAAGGTAGTGAAGAAGGTAGTGAAGAAGGTAGTGAAGAAGGTAGTGAAGAAGGTAGTGAAGAAGGTAGTGAAGATGGGGATAAAGAAGTAGGCGGAGATGGGGATAAAGAAGTAGGCGAAGATGGGGATAAAGAAGTAGGCGGAGATGGAAGTGAAGAAGGCAGCGAAGAAGGTAGTGAAGAAGAGAGCGAAGAAGGCAGTGAAGAAGAGAGCGAAGAAGGCAGTGAAGAAGGGAGCGAAAGAGAGAGCGAAGAAGGGGGTAAAGAGGAGGGCGTAGAAGGGGGGGATAATAAAAACAAAGAAAATGATAAATTTAATAGTGAAGTAATTGTTGTAAATAATGATAATAATACTAATAGTTTTAAATCAGATAATTCATATGATAGTTCATCACAATCTTCAGAGTATTCAGATAGTTCAAATAATTCGGATGATAATATTGATGTAAAAAAATTAGAAATTAAAACAAGAAAAAAAATATATTAAAAATATCGGTAAAATGCGAAATTTTAAAATAAATTAATATTTAAATATATAATAGGTGTAAATGTTGCGTAATTATTTATCATTAATAATTGCAGTATTAATATTTTCAATTATTCAATATTTAGAATATAAAAAATATTCTAAAAAAAATAAAAAATATAATTTATTAAATTTATCTAATTTTGGTATATTTATATTAATATATATACTAACAACAATTGTAATTTTTTTATTAATTGAAGGAAAAAATATAAATAAGATTGAAAAAAATATAGAATTAAAGGATATTAATGTTAAAGATAATCTAGAAATAGATACTAATATATTAAAAAAAATACCGGATAACATTAACACTGGTTTTACTCCTTATAGTGAAAATACCTAAATGAGTATAAAATACTTTTTTTTATTTATTTTAATTAGTTAATACTATGAAATTAGAATTAAAAAAATTTGATCCTGCTAAAATTGCTGGCGATTCCGTGGTTGTGTTTATCGGTAAAAGAAACACTGGGAAATCATATTGTATGAAGGATATTCTAAGTCATCATCGTACTATTCCTATTGGTATAGTTGTTAGTCCTACAGAAAAAGCAAATGGATATTTTGAAAAATTTATACCAAAAATGTTATTATACGATGAACCTGATGATAAAATAATAAAAACATTTCTTGATAGACAGCAAAATATATCTGCACAGAAAAAACAAGAGGTTGCTAAATATGGAAAAACTAGTATAGATAATAGAGCTTTTTTAATATTGGATGATTGTTTATATGACAAAAAATGGATTAATGATAAAAGTATTAGATCTATTTTTATGAATGGCAGGCATTATAAAATATTTTTTTTAATTACTATGCAACACGCAATGGGTTTGCCTCCTGTTTTAAGAAATAATTTAGATTATGTATTTATATTTAGAAATAACATTATGAAAGAAAGACAAAAAATTTATGATAATTATGCTGGTATGTTTGCCAATTTTGAAGTGTTTAATCAAGTTATGAATCAGTGTACAGAAAATTATGAATGTTTAGTAATTGATTGTAAAACACAAAGTAATAAATTAGAGGATCAAGTATTTTGGTACAAGGCAAAGGAAGCACATTTTAAAATGTGTAGTACTGAAATGTGGAATATGCAAACATTAGAAGATCAACGTAGAGAATCTATTGGTACTGAAAAAGATTATGATGATGAAGAAACATTTGATGCAGGTGTATTTGCAAAAAAGAAAAATAATCCTAAAATTAATGTTAAAAAAAGTAATTATTGAGAAGGATCAACTAATGGATAATAAGCATCTTTAAAAGTACTATTAACCCAATATCCAGGTACATAGTAGTATCCAGTAGCACCTACAATATAATGTGTATTATTAAGAGTATTCTTATTAACTGGTTTATAGTATTTAGAATTACTTCCTATTATATAGTGATTTTCAGTTAAACCTATATCAATTGCTAAACCATCCCATTCAGATTTAGTAATTGTCTTAACTGAATCTACTTCTCCATTTCCATCTAATAATGAGGTTAAACCACTATCTGTGAATAATATTCCTGAAGATGGCAGAGTATTAACTCCTTTCCAATTTAATCCTGATGAATATGCAGATACAATACCTAATTCATCTAATCTATCTAATGTAAATGATAATATTCCTTTGTCAAGTTCTCCTTTCAAATCGGCTGAAGTATATGCATTTCCATCAGTTGGTATTTTATCAACTTTAAGCCATACTCTTCCTAATATATTATTTAGTACATTACTTGGATATTGTAAATTCTTATAATTTTGATTGATATGATAAGAAGGTATGAAATAACCACTATTTCTTGGCGCAGTAGTTGCAGTATTTCTAACCCAATAAGTCGAGTCAATAGTATTTAATCCATATTGATCCAATTCTTCACTAGTGTATATTAATTTACCTGGAACTGGTTTATAATAATTTGTTGCATCGGTTTCTACTACCGCTACGTAGTGATTAACTGTTAGACCAGATATACTAAATGAATTCCATTCAGATGGCGTGAAATCTTGCCTTAATGCTAATGCAGTCGCTAATTCACTTTTTTCTAATAATACTTGTGTATTATTTGTTTTACAAGAAACAGTTACATTTGCACTATATCCTGAACCATTATTGGTTATTTGAACAGCATTTATAGTTCCATCAAAGTTAACTGTTACTCTAGCAGATGCTCCATTTCCTTCATTATCTGTAATAACTAATGTTGCATCAGTACCTGCAACATTAGTATATCCACTTCCAGCTTGATCTACTGTAATTGCAGTAATATCACCATTTGTTACTGTTACATTAAATGAAACTTCTGTTCCGTTAAAAGGATCAGGTTTATCTAAACTAACGCTTACATTTTCACTATATCCCGTACCATTTGTAACAGTAATGACAGCATCAGCACTTATACTTCCATCAGCAGCAACGGGGACGGTTGCCGAAGCTCCTGTTCCGCCTGTATCAGTAATTGTAAGATCAATAATTTCTCCTGGAGTATATCCACTTCCTTCTTGACTTACTGTAATTCCATCAATACCACCATTTGCTACTGTTGCATTATTAAATAAAACAGCTACACCGGTTGGGGCTCCGTCTCCATTATATCTATACCAAGAATAACCCGATGGTACTCCATATATTAAAGAATTAGGGAAACCTGGATAATCGTAATCCGTGATTTCTTTATCAGTTGATGGGAAATTATCATCTGATACATATATCCATATTCTTCCAATTCTATTTTCAGGATCCCACGCTTCTAAATTATTTAATAAACTAATACCTTCTTGTAATCTATACATTTCCCTAGCTGCTTCACGTGATACTTCAATAGATTTCATATATTCTCTCATAACTTCCGTGGATCTAGATACAACAAATCTATCAGTTCGCGCTGTTTCAGTAACAATAAATTCTAGTGGGGTTCCAGGTGTTGCGAAGAGTGTTGCTGATACATTCGGTGTATATCCTGCGCCTTGATTGATGATATTATCACTGCCTATACTACCTACATCAATTATTCCTGTTTCGGGAACATTCACTTTCGCTTGAGCTGTTATTGTAGGTGTATTATCACTATCTGTAATAGTTAGATTTAATTCCCCATCTGCATATCCAACACCTTGTTGAGATACAATAATATCAATGATTTTACCCGCAGCGTCCCCTTCTCCTACGATTACATTAAATTGAGCAGCTTGCGATGATATAACTGTTGCTGTTGTATCACCACCATATCCGACCCCCCCTTCTGTAATACTTACTGGAGTAGTATTATTAATTCCACCCACAGGAACAGTAATTGTTACTGATGCAGTAATTATTGGAGTAATACCATTAGGGGGTGTAATAACAAGACTAATAGTCTGACCTTCTTTATAATCTAAGGCAGTATTAATCACTGTTATTTCACTTATACTATTCCCTAATTTGACATAATTACCATAGTCAAGAGTTGTATTAAAACTACTTAATTCTGGCATTGTCATATTATTAAATACGTATGTAATACCACTTGGTGAGTTTCTAACAACATAGTCATGTTCCGAATCAATATGCGAATCAACAACAAAGAATTGACGATAATAATCGTGTCCCAGAGCGAATACAGAAGATTTATTTGCAAATATTTCTTTTAATTTAGCATCTATCGAAATCTCACTATATTTATAACCTTGTATTTCAACAGCATCAACAGGTTCTTTAACCCATATTTGACCAATTGTTGTACTATTTTCTCTATGTCTTATGCAACTTCTTCTTAATTCTTTAACTTCTTTTTCAATAACTCTTTGATATTCTCTTTCATCTTCTGTACTACGCGATACAACCCATACAAATCCATTATCATTCGTTGAATCTGGATCATAGTAATCACCGTATGCAAGTGTAACTCCTAATATAGTTGGAACATTTCCTTCATCAAATACATATTCAAAACCGGTTGGTGAATCTCTGTCAACATAATTGTGTTCTGAATCAATTTTGGAATCTACTACAAAGAATTTGCCATAATATGTATGTCCACTAGTTACATCAAATACATTAGGATCATTTTCTAATACATTTATTGTATTATTATCTAGTGTAACTTCATTTCCAATATTAACAGTATCTGTCCTTCTTGGATCATATTTTTTCATTTTAATCCATATTTGACCAACAGTTGAACTTTTTTCTCTAATACGAATACATCTTCTTCTTAACTCTCTTACATTTTTTTCAATATCTCTTTGATATTGTCTTTCATCTTCAGTACTTCTTGATACAACCCATACAAATCCTTCAGAATCCGATGTATTTGGATCATAGTAATCACCATAATTATATGTATTAAAAGTAACATCAAATGTTGCAGCGGATCCTGGATTTACACTAACACTAAATGCTGCTGTTACATCCGCTGTATATCCTGCGCCTTGATTGATGATATTATCACTGCCTATACTACCTACATCAATTATTCCTGTTGAAGGAACGGTCACTTTTGCTACAGCCGCTACAGTAGGTGTATTATCACTATCACTATCAGTAATTGTTAGAGTTAATTCACCTTCTGCATATCCAATACCTTGTCGAGATACAATAATATCAATGATTTTACCCGCAGCGTCCCCTTCTCCTACGATTACATTAAATTGAGCAACTTGCGATGATATAACTGTTGTTGTTGTATCATCACCATATCCTAAACCATTTTCTGTTATATTAAAAGCAGAACTATTAGTTATTGCTCCTGTACCATCAGCAGTAACGGTTGCTACTGCAGAAATTATTGGATTAATACCATCACTGCGTGTAATAACAAGACCAACATTCTGATTAATACCATAACCAGTACCTCCACCTCCACTAGACACTGTAATTTGACCAATAGTAGTACCAAGTAAATTAAAATCATTATCAAATACATATTCAGTTCCTGTTGGATTATTTCTAACAACGTAATTATGTTCAGAATCAATATCAGAATCTACTACAAAATATTTACCAAAATATGTATGATTTGTAAGAAATACATTCGCATCATTTTGTAATACTTCTGTAATTTTTGTATGTGGCGTAACATCATCACCAATATTAACAGTATCTGTTCTTCTTGGATCGTATTTTTTCATTTTAATCCATATTTGACCAATTTTACTACTGTCTGTTTTTTTTTCTCTAATACGAATACATCTTCTTCTTAGCTCTCTTACATCTTTTTCATTATCTCTTTGATATTGTCTTTCATCTTCTGTACTACGCGATACAACCCATACAAATCCATTATCATTCGTTGAATCTGGATCATAGTAATCACCGTATGCAAGTGTAACTCCTAATATAGTTGGAACATTTCCTTCATCAAATACATATTCAAAACCGGTTGGTGAATCTCTGTCAACATAATTGTGTTCTGAATCAATTTTGGAATCTACTACAAAGAATTTGCCATAATATGCGTGTTCACTAGTTTCATCAAATACATCAGGATCATTTTCTAATACATTTATTGTATTACTATCTGGTGTAACTTCATTTCCAATATTAACAGTATCTGTCCTTCTTGGATCGTATTTTTTCATTTTAATCCATATTTGACCAATTTTACTACTGTCTGTTTTTTTTTCTCTAATACGAATACATCTTCTTCTTAGCTCTCTTACATCTTTTTCATTATCTCTTTGATATTGTCTTTCATCTTCTGTACTTCTTGACAATACCCATACATAATTACCATCAGAAAACCAATCACCATAGTTTAAATCTGACAAACCTTCAATATCTTTATCTAGATCTTTGGCAATATTTGGATCTCCAACAGTATCATCACCAACTAATACATATTCAGTTCCAATATTTGCAATTTGATTATAATTTTCATCAACATCCCCATCTACTATATGATATCTATTTATTGAATGTGCTTTTGTTGCTTTAGGTTGTAATGGTTGATATTTATCACCATCAACTATTACATAATGATCATATGTTAAACCTGTTATTTGATATTTTGCCCATTCTTCAGCTGTAAAATCGAATTCATGTGTAGATAAATCAGCAGTTGGGTTATTATTAATAATAGTTTCTCTTTTTGCTCGAATATCAGCTTGTAAAGCAGCATTATTAAGTACAGTAGTAAAATCTGTTCCTTCTTTTGCGGAATCATTTGAATTAATCCATTGTAAACCAGATGGACCAGTACCTCCTGTTCCTTTAGTAATTATATAACTTGTTTTTAAACTATCGCTATTACCAGTAGTTAAAAATTCGAATATATTAGGGTGTTGAGTATCAAAATTTGTTAATTCAGTGCCAATATTAACTGTTTCTGTTCTTCTTGGATCAGTTGGAGACATTTTAATCCAGTTAGCACCTTTATCATTACTACTTTCTCTTATTTTGATAGCTCTTCTTCTTACATTTTTAGTATCTTCAGATGCTTGTCTTTCAGCAGCAGCAGTATTTTGTTTAGCTAAAGAAGAAATTCTATTTCCAAAAGTTTTATCATTACCTGCTAGAGGTGTTCCATCCTCTCCAAAACCTCGTCTTTCTAAAACTTGTGGTGTTAATATTTTACTTCTAATACTATCAGCTGTTATCCACGACATTTATTATCTTTCTAATTAATATAAATAAAAAAATGATTATTATTTAAATTTATTTTTTTAATAAATAATGCAAAAGTTTGTATCTAAAGATTTTTCGAATGTTTATGAAGATATTGAAAATTGTGTTAAAATTAATAATAAATATAAATACATTTTAAACAAAAATGATAAATCTAGTAAAAAACAATTTCTAAGAGATAAAGATTCATATCATTCTAAAAAAAATATGAGAAAAACATCGAAATCTTGGAAAGATTTTAACCAATTTAATAATTTATCTTAATATTTATTAAATGAAGGAAAAATATATAGATGAAGGTTCCTATGGTTGTGTTTTATATCCGGGAAAAAGATGTAAAGATAACAAAAAAATAAGAAAAAGTATTGTAAAAATTTTTAAAAGTAAAAGAATTTACGAAGAAGAACTAGTATTACATAAAAAAATAGAAAATATATTTGAAAAAAATAAAAAATGTATTGTTAACATTATAGATAATTGTGAAAAAAGTATAAATACATACGAAAAAGAAAATTATTCCAAATGCAAATCAACATATAAATATGATGAACAAATAATATATCAAATAATATATCAATATGGTGGTAAAGATTTAATTTTTGTTTCTGAAACAAGAAATACTAAATTTACTAAACTATTTTTTTCTTTATCAAATATATTTGAAGCTATTATTATATTAAATAAAAGTGAGTATGTTCATTTTGATATAAGATTACCAAATATATTATATGATAAAAATTCAACAAAATTAATAGATTTTGGTTTATTATTAAAATATAGTCAAGTTAAATATCAATATTTTGATGATGAAGGAAGATTTGAATATCCACCCGAATTTCAAAAAAATAATTATAAAGATTTATATGAATTTTTTATAAATAATATTAATATAATATTAATAAATGGTAAAAATAAAAATAATAAATTATTACTTGAATTTTTAAATTTTTTCGAAAAATTGAAAACTAATTTTAAAAAATCAAATTATGTTGAAAAAGAGATTATCAATAATAAAGTTGATATTTATATGCTTGGCACAGTTATATTACATTTTATATTATATATGTTCCAAAATAATAATATTATAGATTTAAATATTATTGAATTTCAGCATATATTAAAATTAGCATATAGTATGGCATATTATGATAATGTTATAAGATTAACTCCAGAAAATGCATTTACTAAATATAAAGAGTTAGTTTATAAAATTAAAAATAAATTAAGTTTAAATACTTCTAAAATAAGGCAAAGTAAAAAATCTAATTCACTATTATCAAATAATACATTAAAATATGAAACAAAAGAAATTTAAGTTTTCTATAAAAAAATAATACCCCTTGAGAGGCTTGAACTCTCAACCTTTGGCTTAGAAGGCCAACGCTCTATCCAATTGAGCTAAAAGGGCCAAGTAATATAAATTTATTTTGTAAAAAATACAAAATAAAAGTTTTAAATAGTTTATTTAATTCGATTATTTAAGATTGCTGTACATTAGGTAAAACACCTAATATTAATGTCAATATCGTTTTTTTAAATTGCTGGATGCTAGATAAATACATCTAACGCTAGTTTTGATTATTTTTTTATAACATAAAAAAAACTTATGCTCTCGGGGAGGCTTGAACTCCCAATCTTTGGCTCATAAGACCAACGCTTTAACCAATTAAGCTACGAGAGCAGGTGATTCCCTTCACATATATATATATAAATTAATCTTTATATACTTTTAAGATATATCATTGGATTTAATTATAGAATAATCATAATATTCTTTTTCATCTTTTTTCAAATATTTAAAAATATTGTCATAATTATCACCTGAAATTTCACTTCCGGATGGAAATATTGTTCCTTTAATTGGTTCCTTCATTAATTTATCAATTGATAAAGGTTCATTGCTATTATAATTTTCTCCGAAAAAACATTCTTTAACACTTTTACCCATTTCTTTACAAGTTTTCAAAGACTTATACATATCTATAGGTTGTGCTGTGTCCTTATAATAAACTTCAAAAGTTTTTTTTCCAGAATCATTACTTTCGGCAGCATTAACTAATACATCTGCTAAATCTAATCTAGATATAATTCCACTTTTAGATAATCCTTGATTAAATTCAATTTCTTTTAAACCTCTCATTTCACCAGGCGAAAGTAGTCCTGGTCTAACTATTGTATAACTTAACTTATCAATATTGCTATATAAATTTTTTATTTTTTCTTCACCAATTTGTTTTCTATAACATTCATCACAACTATCATCTACTGATATGTAATTTGGATCATCCTTTTTACATTTTGCACAAATAGACGATACAATAATTAATTTTTTAACATCATTTTTAATAACTTCTTTTGCAACATTTAATAAACCTATATCTTCTACATTAGAACTTTCCTCTACTAAATCTTTACCTTCTTCCTTATCTTTTAATTTAATTTTTCTGGATGCTGCACAATAAATTACTGCATCGACATCTTTCATTATATTTTTTAATGTTTCTGGTTTTAATACATCACCCACTATTGATACAACATTATCTTTATCTTTTAAATTATCAATTACGAGTGTATTTTTATCAGCATTTTCTCTGTTTACAATTTTAACTGGTCTTCTTGTAAATGCTTTAACCTTAATATTTTTGCTTAATAAAGTTCTAACTGTATCACCACCTGTATAACCAGATGCACCAAATACTAAAACATTTTTTATTTTTTTATTATCAATATTACTAGCATAAACAATATCAGGTATAGTTGTTAATGGTAGTAAAGGAACTGTTTGTAGTAAACTCCTTCTACTAACATTATTCATAAATCTAGCATAAATAACATTTGTTCTACGTCGTTGATTAAAAAGTTTATTTGCATATATTTTATTAACATTATTGTGATAAAATTTGATATTATATATTGTTGGAGAAGTTGTAAAAGAAAAAACTGCATTTATTAATAAACCAAATAATAATAAAAACCTCATTTATTAATTAATATAAATAAAATAAATTTTATATAAGTTATAAAAATAGTACATTTCTTTAAAAAATAAAAAATTTTAAAAAGCTTTTTAAAAATTTTAAAAAAATAAAGAAATGTACTATTTTTGTTATTCATATAAATATTAAATTAATATAAGTAAATAAATATGCCTAGAAAGAAAAAAGTTCAAGATATAAGTGAAAAAGAAATTCCAAAAAAAAATAAAAAAAATATAATGACAACTATGGTTATAGAAGAAAATAAAGACGACGAACATATAATATTACAACTTCCTTTAAATGAAAATAAATTAGATAGTATAATAAATAAAGACAAAAATAGATCAGAACCTATACCATATGAAAAAGATTCTATATTTGATTCTGATAATAAAGTTATAGAAAAAACTTATTATGAAATTAATGCCAATAAATTAGAAGAAAACAAAAATGAATATACAAATAATGAATCTAGTAAAACAGTATGTTTTTGGTGTGTTTTTCTGTGTGATTACAAAGTTTATGGAATGCCAGTCAATTATGACATTTCATCAAATACATATATATGTTATGGATCTTTTTGTTCATTACAGTGTGCAAATGCCTACAATTTTTCAACAAATAGCGGTAGTGACAAAGTATGGGAAATTAATAGTTTAATACAAATGATGGGAAAAATTTATAATTATGAATTACCAATACGTCCGGCCCCGAGTAAATACTTATTAAATATTTTTAGTGGAGGTAAATTAACTATTGAAGAATATAGAAATTTACATAAGAATAGTGATACATCACACGTGTTAAATTTGCCACCTATGATCAATATATCATCAACATATGAAGTTATTAATACATCTTATATTAAAACATTATCAGATAATATGAAAAATTCTGTTATAACATCACAATTAAATCAGATAGATGCTGAAAAGAAAGATAATGTTTTTGATAAATTAATAAAATAAAAAAAATGATATAAAAAGAAAAAGTATATAAAAATATGAATAAATGAGTGAAATTTATTTTACACCTTATAAAGTGTCAACAATTACTTGTAATGCAAATATTGGAGAAAATTTAAGTATAGATTTATCAATTTTATATGATAATATTGATCCAAAAGACGAGAATAATTCAATTATGTGGATACAAAATTTAAAAGATAATAATGAGTTTGTAAAGGGTTATTATCCAAAGAAAATTAGAAAATCGAAAAAAAAAAATAATAAAAAGAAAAATAGATTTGATAATCAAATTACAATTATTTTTAAAATTAATTCTGAATATAAACCGAATATCAAAATATTCAAAAATGGAAATATACAACTAACAGGAATTAAAAATGTAAAAGACACAGAAATGATTGCAAATATTATTATTGATATTATTAAAGATGTATATTCAAATGATAAAAAAATAGACTTATCAGAAAATAACGATTTTATTAAAAATTTAAAATATTGCAATTTCAAAATTAGAATGATTAATACAGATTTTAAAACTTATACTGATAAAGATTTAACAGAAAAATTTTCAATTAAAAGAAAAGAATTACATAATATATTAGTAAGTGAAAAGTATAATAATAAAAGTAGTTTTCAACCAGGTATTTATCAAGGTGTTAAATTAGAATATTACTATAATAATACAAATAATTGCGGTATTTGCAATTGTAATACTCATATATTTAATAAAAATAACTTAATAGATGATATAAATTATTGTAAAAAAGTAACAGTTGCTATTTTTGAAAGTGGTAGTATATTAATAACAGGAGGGGTGTCATTTGATCAGGTCGATAAAGCTTATAATTATATAACAAATGTTATAAAAGATAATTCTAAAAATATAAAAAAACCTAAAATTTGTATTCCTGATTAAAGATTATAGCATTGTACATTTAATTTTTCAGTATTAATATAATCATAAATATGAGGTTTAGGATTATTACCTGGTCTTAAAGAACTAGGTATATGATTTTTTGCATAAAATTTAGCAGCATATGCTTCGGCAGTTGGTTCAACTTTTTCTACATAATCATTTCCCCAAGGTTTTCCTGAAAAATTGTCAGTATCATTATATAATCCGGCATTTGGAACAGAAGGGAATATAACTTTATTTTTACTTGTATCTATAAAACTATAAGTAGATGACATAATATTATTTTTTTTAATTTATAATATCTATAAATTAAATATATTTTTTTTATTTAAAAGGACTACCTTTAACTATATCATTTAAATCTTCATCAAATATTCCAATATTTGATACAGGATACAAAAATTTATTATTCGATTTATTTACAAAACTGTAAATTGAAGAATTTATATAATTATTATTTGCCCAAGGTTTTTCATAAAATGCATCAGAATCAAAATCTCTATTTAACGCTTTATTTTTATCAATAAAACTATATTCTAGTGTCATAAATTCTATTACAATATAATATTTTTATTTTTTCATAAAATGCATCAGAATCAAAATCTCTATTTAACGCTTTATTTTTATCAATAAAACTATATTCTAGTGTCATAAATTCTATTACAATATAATATTTTTATTTTTTCATATAAGTATCATACATTTCTTGACCAATTTTAATAGATGCTTTTTCTTGTGTTATATTATTATTAATTATTTTTTCTCTCATACTTAAAAAATAATCTAATCTTTCTTTATCAAAATCTTTTTTAATAATCATTTCAAATAAAAAAGGATATCTTTCTTCAAAAAATTTATATTCTTTTTTTATTTTTTCTTTTAATTCATTGCTAGCAGGTTCTGTTAATTTTTCTATTTCATATTTTTCTCTTATTTCTAAAATTTTTTGATTTAATTCTTCTGTTGTATAACCATCTGTTAAAAAATCAGTATTACTTGAATCTCTTTTATTTTTTGGCATATTCCTATTTATTTATTTCCTATTTATTTTATATATATTTTTAATTTTGATTTATTGATACCCAATCTCGCGGATTTAAATCTTTTATACTATTATTTTCATAAAATTTACCAAACCAAGTTTCTGGATAACAAACTAGTTTCTTATTTTTTGAAAAATAAGCACCAAACCAAGAAAAAGTACTATTTGCAATTATTATAATATCACATAATGAAATTGATAACATTTGCTGCCATTCTTCTATACTATCATTAATTTTGATAAAATTTAACTTGTTATCATAAATAATATTTAATCTACTAATATACTTGTTTACTATATTATTGTCGCATTCATTGCAAAAAAATAATATATTATAATTTAATATATTATCATTGTTATTTTTCAAATAATTTATTATATAATTAATCGCATTATAGTAATATTTTATAGTTAAAATAGGATGTAGATTTTGCAAATAGAAATAATCACCTATTCTAAAATGTATTGCTATATTTTTCTTTTGATAAATATAATTATATGTATTTTTTATGCAATTTTGCTTATTTTCTAATACAATTAACTTTGTAATATGATCAAAATTATCTTCAAAATATTTATAACTTTGATAAAAACCTTCTAATAAATAATTTTTATCCTTATCAATTATTATTTCATTATAACTATATTCTTTTTCTTCAATTAGTATTAAATCTTTTTTTAATTCTTCATATTCATTTTTATCAATAAATATTATATTATCCTTAATATTTTCTAGAAAACTATTAAAATAAGTTTTTTTTTCTTCAAATAAAGTTTTTTCATTTTTGTTGCAAATAATTTTATATTCTACATCGTATTTTTTTGCTAATGATATTGTATTAAAAATAATAAATAATTGATTACCTAATTGTGCTTTTAATAATGTATAAATCATAAATATATATAAATATTATTATTTATATATTTATAAATGAAACATTTTTGGATCAATACAGATAATAATTTAAAAAGAAGAAATTTTATGACTGAACAATTTAAAAAATATAATATTGAAAATTATAGAATTTCTGCTATAACTCCAAAAGATTTTGATAATGTTTTAGAACAAAAAAGACCATTAACTTGTAAACATCCTGGTTGCACTAGTTGTGAATATGAATATGGATGTTTATCAAGTCATATTAAAGCAATGAAAGAGTGTTTAAAATATGATGACCCATATTATGTTATAATTGAAGATGATATCTATTTACCTTTTAAAATTGATTATGATAATCTTATTAAATCCTATTCTAATAATTTTGATATTATTCAATTATTAATTTTATATAATAATACAATTGACACTTTACGAAATCATTTTATAAATACAGGTAATTTATTTATAAAATGGCAATATCTATTACCATCAACAGGAATGTATATTATATCTAAACAAGGAGCACAAAAAATGGTTGATTTATATGTTAATAAAAATAATAAATATGATTTTTCACAATCAAAATGTCAAAATGTAGCCGATGTTTTAATTTATTCTTCAATACCAACAATTGCTACAACATTGCCATATTGCTATCCAAATGTTGATATGGGAAGTGAAATACACCCAGATCATTTAGAAGCACACAAAAATGCTGTTGATAGTATTAAAAATACTATTAATATTATCAAAAACTATCCATTTGTAAATTAAATTTTATATTTGTCTCCATAAAAATATACAGCAATTAGTTTTTTTCTTATATTTCTTAATTCAGAGCATATTTCTAAACAAGTAGAATCTTTTTCTAACCATTTTTTAAATAAATTATTATAAAAATCTGGCAATTCCAACATATAAGGATAGTTTTTCGCATTTTCACAAGCTAACATAACAGCTTCTTCTGCTAATCCAATTATATGTGAAAAGTGTTTTGTTATACAATCTCTACATCTTTTACTTTTATTAGCTAAATGTTCTTCTAATAATATAGATTGTTTAACTATTTGATGCATATTATAAACAGGATTACTAACAGGATCAATAGAATCACAAGTACTTTTTGTACACATTGAATCGCCTTTATCACTTATTGTTTTTTTATGTATTACTGTATTTTTATTAGTTTTATTTTTAACAATCTTATTTTTTTTCTTTATTTCAATATCTATATAAATAAATATAACTATTACTATAGTTAATAATAACATCAATATCAATAAATATTCACTTGACATTAATTTATTTTTATTTCTATCTATATTATATTCTTATTATTTTTTTATTGGTATATAATAGGAATTAGAATAATGGTTAAAGGGGGTGAAAATTTACAATTACATAATGTTGCATTAACTGGTGGTGCTAAAAAGAAAAAAGCTAAAGCAAAAGCTAAAAGAAAACCAACTGCGTATAATACTTTTATGAAAAATGAAATTAAAAAGGTAAAAAAAGCAAATCCAACAATATCTCATACCGAAGCTTTTAAAAGAGCTGCCGCTAATTGGAATCCTAAAAAATAAATTTTATTTTTATATTATATTTAAAAAAATGAATATTATATTATATATAAATAATTATGTCTGATAATGCTGAATTAGCTAATAAAATTAATAATTTAGATAGTATTGTATTTAAAGTAATTAATAAAATTGTTGATAGAGCCGATATTGGTTTTAGAAAATATAAAACAAATATGGATCGCAAGGATCTAACTATTATTCAATGGATTGATCATTCCATTGAAGAAAAAATGGATGATATTATCTATATGGAAAAAATAAAAAAGGAATTAATTGATAATAATATATCAAATATTACATATGATAATAATAAAGATTATGATTTTGATAATGATTATAAAAATGATTTTACAAAATATTTAATTTATATGATATTATTTATGCCTGTTTATATTGATTTATTTTATAAACTATTTATATCATAACCTAAATTTTGTAATATACTTAATATTTTATCATATTTTGTTGTTAAAGTATCTAATTTATTATTTAACCTATTAATTTCCATAACTTGTACATTTGATGACATCTCATCCGGATGATATTGTGTTATAAAATTATATATATCATTTATATTATGATTTATTTTTGTAGTTTCATTTGTAAAATATTTAGACATTCTAATATAATTTTCAAATAATGTTAATGAATTATCTCTTACATCAATGTTTGAATTAATTAATGTTTCATTATATACCTTATTATAAGTATCTGATAATTCTTCTTCTATTTTAACATCTATTAATTTAGTTATTAAATTTCCATTAATAACTAAATTATCATTATATATATCATTGACTATATATTTATTTTTATCACCTTGATATATTTGATCTAATGATAAATTATCTATTCTATCTAATACTTTTTTGTTTAGCATAAGAATATAATTTGATATATTATAATTTGTAATATCTATTGTATCATTGATATCAACAATATAATTTGACATATTATTATCAACTCCGCTACTTATTCTTTTTCTTAAATAATCACTATCTGCAACATTGTGATTTGTAATATCATTTATATATATATTACTATATATTGTACTCATTGTTTCATCAATTTTAACATCAATTAATTTTGTAATAACATTTCCATTTATAACCATATCATCATTATATATATTATTTACAATATATTTATTAATACTGCCTTGTATTACATTATCAAGTGATATAGTTTTTATTTTATTATCAACGTGTAAATCTATTACTCTAAACTGATTTGACATATTCTCATCTACAATTCCATTAATTCTATCTTTAAGATATTCTTCATTGCCAGAAAATGCATTTGATGCAGCGTGATTATACATATCATCATAAACTCTTTCTAGTTCTTCCTCAATTTTAACATCTATTAATTTCGTTATTATTGTACCATTTACAACTAAGTCATCGTTATAAATATTACTTATGATATACTTATTAATATCACCTTGTTGTATATCGTCTAATGTCATTTCATTAATTTTATTATTAAATAATTCATTTATCAAATACATATAATTAGACATATTACTATCAATCAAAAAACTTATACGATTCTCTAAATTTTTATTATTACCCAGTGTAGGATCTTCTATTATGACATTTCTAATTATATTTGATATATTTGCATATGTATCTCTTTCATCATGGAATGGATTAACAAATAAATTACTATAGTATAAATCTGTATAGTATTCTGTATCTAATTCTAATAAATTAATACTTTTTGCAGATAAATTACCTAAAATTACTAAATCATCATTATATATATTATTTACAATATATTTATTACTATGACCTTGCTCAACTCTGTCTAAATTATGAAGTCCCATAACGTGTTTAATTTCTTGAACATTATTCAATATATTTGTAAATTGTGCATTTGATAAAAGTAAATTTGAATTACTATAAAAATCATATAATCTTTCTTCTGTATAATATAAATTTGAACCTTCATTAATAAAAGATGTAGATTTATCACTTAAATTAATATTATGTATATTTGCACCATCTCCTTTTAATTTAGTAGCATTTATTGTTCCATCTATATCTATATTATATTGTACTTCATTTTTATTACCAATATAACCATTACTTGTTATTCTTAATACATTATCATAATTATCTACTATATTTATAGCATCACCATCACCAATTTGTTGTATTTTAATAGAATGATTTATACCATAATTAACTATATCCATACATCCAGAATTATAAATTGATGAATTAATAATAGTTGCATTATTATTTAATATTGTATTATCAGCACTTAGCGTACCATCTACTATTAAACTATTATCATACTTATTATCAATTATAAATTTATTTATTGTACCTTGTTGAAGATCATCTAAATCAATATTTATTAAATCTAAATCTAGTAAATTTGATAATGATAAATTAGAATTCAATATATTTTCTAAACTATTTTCTAATAAATCTAACCGTAATTGATGTTCATTCGAAGTTAAAATTATTTTTTCATTTAGTAAATTTGATGCCTGATAAAGATTTACAATATTAGAATCAGTATCTATGTTTGTTAAAACATTGGATACTGAAAAGGTTTTATTATTAATATAGTCTATAAGACTGTTTGAAGTTAAAATTATTTTTTCATTTAGTAAATTTGATGCCTCATAAAGATTTACGATATTAGAATCATTATCTATGTTTGTTAAAACATTGGATACTGAAAAGGTTTTATTATTAATATAGTCTATAAGACTGTTTGAAGTTAAAATTATTTTTTCATTTAGTAAATTTGATGCCTCATAAAGATTTACGATATTAGAATCATTATCTATGTTTGTTAAAATATTAGATACTAAAAAGGTTTTATTATTAATAAAGTCTATCAGACTATTTGAAGTTAAAATTATTTTTTCATTTAGTAAATTTGATGCCTCATAAAGATTTACGATATTAGAATCATTATCTATGTTTGTTAAAACATTGGATACTGAAAATGTTTTATTATTAATATAGTCTATAAGACTGTTTGAAGTTAAAATTATTTTTTCATTTAGCAAATTTGATGCCTCATAAAGATTTACGATATTAGAATCATTATCTATGTTTGAATAACCAAATGATTTACTATTAATATAATCTACAATATAATCATTATTATATTTAATTAATTCAACTAAATCGTTAGAAGTTTCATTTACATATGTTGTTATAATTATATTTGATTCTATAAATAAATTACTTGATATACTGTCTTTTTCATAATTAGAACTAATAATTTTATTTAATTTAAATATTTCATTCAGTAATATATTAGATGTTAAAAGTAAATTACTATTCAAACTTATGATATTTGAATCATTATCTATGTTACCTACTAAAATATTTGATGTTGAAAAACTTTTATTGTTTATATAATCAATTAAAGTATTTGATGATAATTTGATATCATTTAAAATTAAATTAGTCTCTTCATTAAATGTTATAATATCTAAGTAGTTATCTTTAACAAAATCGGTTATTTGGTTTGATGTAAATGTTATATCACTTAAAATTAAATTAGACTCTTCATTAAATGTTTCTAAATCTAAATAATTGTTTTTAACGAAATCGGTTATTTGGTTTGATGATAATTTGATATCATTTAAAATTAAATTAGTCTCTTCATTAAATGTTATAATATCTAAGTAGTTATCTTTAACAAAATCGGTTATTTGGTTTGATGTAAATGTTATATCACTTAAAATTAAATTAGACTCTTCATTAAATGTTTCTAAATCTAAATAATTGTTTTTAACGAAATCGGTTATTTGGTTTGATGTAAATGTTATATCACTTAAAATTAAATTAGACTCTTCATTAAATGTTTCTAAATCTAAATAATTGTTTTTAACAAAATCGGTTACTTGGTTTGATGTAAATGTTATATCATTTAAAATTATATTAGACTCTTCATTAAATGTTTCTAAATCTAAATAATTGTTTTTAACAAAATCGGTTATTTGGTTTGATGAGAATGTAATATCATTTAAAATTAAATTAGACTCTTCATTAAATGTTATAATATCTAAGTAGTTATCTTTAACAAAATCGGTTATTTGGTTTGATGTAAATGTTATATCACTTAAAATTAAATTAGACTCTTCATTAAATGTTTCTAAATCTAAATAATTGTTTTTAACAAAATCGGTTATTTGGTTTGATGTAAATGTTATATCACTTAAAATTAAATTAGACTCTTCATTAAATGTTTCTAAATCTAAATAATTGTCTTTAACAAAATCGGTTACTAGGTTTGATGTAAATGTTATATCATTTAAAATTAAATTAGACTCTTCATTAAATTTTATAATATCTAAGTAGTTATCTTTAACAAAATCGGTTACTTGGTTTGATGTAAATGTTATATCACTTAAAATTAAATTAGACTCTTCATTAAATTTTATAATATCTAAGTAGTTATCTTTAACAAAATCGGTTACTTGGTTTGATGATAATATTATTTTATATTCAATATTATCAATATTCTTAATTTTATTAAGTTCACCTTTTGTAATATTATTTATAGATCCTGAAAAATTTATACTACCTAAAATATCTAATTCAACAGTTGGTATTTTTTTTATTCCCAAATTAGCATCTTTATCTATTATAATAAAATCGTCATCCTGATTAACTGCTTCAAAAATATTTTGATTATTATTATGACTAATTTTTAAAGATGTATTAGCACCAACATTATTTGTTAATATATGTAAATCTTCTGTCTGATAGGAATCTATATCAATAATTGTACTATCTCCCAATACATTCAAATCTGCATTTATATTAACAGTTTTATCAATAGTTATAGATGTATCATTTACACTAAATTCATCTGTAATTAATTTTATCAAATTAACTTTTTCTTCAATATTTGATATATAATTACAAGTATTATTTGAATTTATATTATATGTTATTATATCTAAGTAATTATCTTTAACAAAATCTGTTATTTGATTTGATGCTAAAGTAATATTACTTAAAATTAAATTAGATTCTTTGTTAAATGTTATTATATCTAAGTAATTATCTTTAACAAAATCTGTTATTTGATTTGATGCTAAAGTAATATCACTTAAAATTAAATTAGATTCTTTGTTAAATGTTATTATATCTAAGTAATTATCTTTAACAAAACTAGTTACTTCGTTTGATGCTAAAGTAATATCACTTAAAATTAAATTAGACTCTTCATTAAATGTTGTTATATCTAAATAATTATCTTTAACAAAATATGTTATTTGGTTTGATGCTAAAGTAATATCACTTAAAATTAAATTAGACTCTTCATTAAATGTTGTTATATCTAAGTAATTATCTTTAACAAATTCTGTTATTTGGTTTGATGCTAAAGTAATATCACTTAAAATTAAATTAGACTTTTCATTAAATGTTGTTATATCTAAGTAATTATCTTTAACAAATTCTGTTATTTGGTCTGATGCTAAAGTAATATCACTTAAAATTAAATTAGACTCTTCATTAAATGTTGTTATATCTAAGTAATTATCTTTAACAAATTCTGTTATTTGGTTTGATGCTAAAGTAATATCACTTAAAATTAAATTAGACTCTTCATTAAATGTTATAATATCTAAGTAATTATCTTTAACAAATTCTGTTATTTGGTTTGATGCTAAAGTAATATCACTTAAAATTAAATTAGACTCTTCATTAAATGTTATAATATCTAAGTAATTATCTTTAACAAAATCGGTTATTTGATTTGACGTTGTTTCTATTTTTTCATTTAATAAATTCGATGATTTTAGTAAATATATTATATTAGAATCATTATCTATATTTGTTAATTTATTAGAATTATTATAATCAATTAAATTAATATAATTTGAAAGATAATTACAGGTTATGTCTATTTTTTCATTTAAAATAGAATTAATTTCATATATATATTCAACTGTACTATCATTATTATTATTTATTAAATCAATAATATTATTTGATGTATTATTGATATAAGTTGTAATAATAATATTTGAATTTATAAATAAATTTGATCTTGATATATCTTTTAAAGTATTACTATTAATTTTATTTTCTAAATTCAAAATTAAGTTAACTAACTCATTTGATGATAAATTAATTTTACTATCTAGTTTATTAGATGTGCTATAATGTGTTTCTAAATTAATATAATTATTATTAACTAAATTAATTATATTATTTGATGAATTATTAACATAATTTGAAACATTATATAAATATAAATCAATATAATTAATTTTATTTAGATCATTACTTGATATATTATTAATGGAACCCGTAAATTGAATATCGCCTAAAATATCTAATTCTACTTCTGGATTTTTATTAATTCCTAAATTAGCTTTGTTATTTATTACAAAAAAATCTAAATTATTCGTACTTGCATTTAATATATCACCTTCGTTATTATGATTAATTTTTAATGAAGTATCATCTGAATCTTCTGATGATATTATATGTAAATTTTCAGATTGATATATATTTGTATTAATAATTGTTGAATTTCCAATTACATCTAGATTGCCATCAATTATTATATTTTTATTAAAAATAGCTTTATTATCGTCAACACTTTCAATAAAATTAGTTTTATTATTAATTAAATTTGGCAAATAAGTATTAGTATTATATTTTAATGATACAATATCATTGTTAATTGTGGAAATATTATCAGATATTTCTTCTAATTCATTATTAACATTTAAAATAAGCGAATCAATATAATTTGAAGTATTTGAATTTGAACTATTAATGTCGATATAAAGTTTCGTATTAATTTGATAATCAATTTCAGTAATATTCAAATCATTTATAGTATCTATAATAGATTGAAAATCTGTATTAGTTATTAAATTTATTTTTTCTTCTAAAATAATATTATTAATTTCAATATTTGATATTCTATCTTCATTAATATTAATAATCTTATCTTCAATATATTCAACCCTATTATAGATTTTATCTGATACTATCCATTCATCATTATTATAAACTAAAACACCATTGGTTATATTTTTAGTATTATTATTTGGAGTTGATAATTCAGTATAACTTAGTTTATAATTTTGATTAAGTTCATTTGATTTATATAATATAATAACAAGACCATTACCTCCATAACCACCATTATTAATCCCACCTTTTCCAACAGTATTTACATAATATTTATTATCACTATTAACCGGTTCAATTGGTATATCATCGTAAATAACGTTTTGTGATGATTGTAATACAGCATTTTTAACATATCTATCATTTTTATAACCACTACCACCACCACCAGCACCAGAACAATCAAATTCTATATTTCTACCACCACCCCCGCCCCCCCAATATCCTGAACCTCCGCCACCAGAATGCGAACTATCTCCACCATTACTTCTTGAACCATTAAGTGATTGTAAGTCTCCTTTTCCAGATAAACCATAATTATTATAATTTGCTCCTTTGGCAATAGTATTTACAAATGATTCGTTAATGCCTTCAATATTTGTTATAATTGCATCATTGCCTTGATACCCCCCACCGGCGCCACCATTACAATAATGTATATTACCATTTAATGTTTTCATTCCACCGGCACCACCACCACCCCCGGCAATTAATATTTCATTGCCGTCGGAAATTGAATTAATATAAATACCTGATTTACCACCACCGGCACCTTTTTCTATACCACCTTCTCCCCCATATAAATACCCTCCATCAGAAGTACTATTTATATAACATTTTCCACCACTACCAACATGAATATACAATCGATTAATATCACTTACATTTATAATACCTTCAGCATATCCACCAGAACCACCGCAACCACCATTTTCATATTTACTACCAGCACCGCCCGCTCCCCAAATATATACTTGTATTTCATTTACATTACTTGGTATATCAAAATATTGTTCTGAATCAGTATAATAAAATTTATTAATATTAAATTTATATTCATAATGTAATTTGCCAACGTTTATTTTATTAAACCCATTTGTGTCTTCAACTATAGATATATTTTCACCTTCATTATTTATTGATAAAATATTACTATCTATAATATCTAATTTATTATCATATATATGTAGTTTACCAGTATTTAACGGTATATTATCAATTGTAAGATAATTTTTATTACTTAAAATATTTTCAACATTATCGTCAGTATATTGTGTAATTGTATTTATATATTTATTTAAAACACTATCCCATATAATTCCATCATTACCAGATACAGTATTAGGAATAATATTATCAATTACATAATCGGATATATAATTATCAATATCATCTGTAAATTCCTCAAGAATTTTTATTTTTGAATTATTATCTTTAACATTAATTTCTATTAAATTAGAAAAAAATTCTAAATTATAAATTTTATTACTGTTTAAATTTGAGTTTATTTCTAACTTATTTATTTTATCACTATTCTCATATATTATTTCTAATTCCTCTTTTATATTTTTATCAATATTTTTCAATTTACTTAATTCAGATGATGATATATTATTTATTGATCCAGTAAAATTTATATCACCTATAATATCTAATTCTGTTGTTGGATCTTTATTTATACCTAATTTTCCATCTTTATTTATAACTATAAAGTTGTCGTCTTTATTAGTAGCTTTAAATATATCATTATTATTATTATGTGTAATTTTCAAAGATATGTCATCTGATGTATCTGATGTTAATATATGTAAGTCTTCTGTCCTATAAGTTTCAGTTTCAATTATAGTTTGACTACCAAGAACATTTAAGTCTGCATTAATTATTAAATTTTTATTAATTTTAATTGTATTTTCATCTATTGTAAAATCATCTGTTTTACTTTTGATTAGATTAACTTTACTATCTAAAGTATTAATTAAATTATTATTTCCAATAGAAAAATCTCTAACATCAGTAATATAATTAGATGTATTATTAATTATACTAATTAAATTATTACTGGTATCATTAGTATAATTAATTAGATTATTTGAAGTATCTATATTAAAACTGATTAAATTATTAGATGTTTCATTAATATAACTAATTAAGTTATTTGAATTATCTAAATTGAATTCAATTAGATTATTTGAAGTTTCGTCTATTAAGTTATATAAATTGACTTCTTTATCTGATATTTTATTAAATAAAATATTAGAATGTAAATCTATCTGATCAACTAAATTATTTGAACTAATTACCAAATTATTACTTAAATTTTTAATTTTACTAAATTCTTCTCGTGATATATTATTTATTGATCCGGTAAAAATTATATCACCTAATATATCTAATTCTGTTGTTGGATCTTTATTTATACCTAATTTTCCATCTTTATTTATAACTATAAAGTTGTCGTCTTTATTAGTAGCTTTAAATATATCATTATTATTATTATGTGTAATTTTCAAAGATATGTCATCTGATGTATCTGATGTTAATATATGCAAATCTTCAGTCCTATAAGTTTCAGTTTCAATTATAGTTTGACTACCAAGAACATTTAAGTCTGCATTAATTATTAAATTTTTATTAATTTTAATTGTATTTTCATCTATTGTAAAATCATCTGTTTTACTTTTAATTTGATTAACTTTACTATCTAAAGTATTAATTAAATTATTATTTCCAATAGAAAAATCTCTAACATCTGTAATATAATTAGATGTATTATTAATTATACTAATTAAATTATTACTGGTATCATTAGTATAATTAATTAGATTATTAGATGTTTCTAAATTAAAGTTAATTAAGTTATTAGAAGTATCTAAATTAAAGTTGATAATATTATTAGACGTGTCCAAATTAAAATTTATTAAGTTATTCGAATTATATTGATTAAAATTAATTAGATTATTTGATGTGTCTAAGTTAAAATTAATAAGATTATTAGACGAATCAATATTATAATATATAAGATTATTAGAAGTTTCATCAGTATAGATAGTCAAATTATTAGAAGTTTCATCAGTATAGATAGTCAAATTATTAGAAGTATCTAAATTAAATTTAATAAGATTATTAGAAGTATCTAAATTAAATTTAATAAGATTATTAGATGAATCAATATTATAATTAATAAGATTATTAGATGTTTTATCTGTATAATTAATAAGACTATTGGAAGTTTCTAAATTAAAGTTAATAAGATTATTTGAATTAAGTATATCAAAATAGATTAAGTTATTAGATGCATTATCTATATAATTAATAAGACTATTAGATGTTTCTAAGTTAAAATTAATAAGATTATTAGACGTTTCTAAATTAAAGTTAATTAAATTATTTGAATTAAGTATATCAAAATAGATTAAATTATTAGAAGTATCTAAATTATAGTTAATTAAATTATTAGATATGTTATTGTTATAATTAATAAGATTATTAGAAGTTTTGCTAATATAATTACAAGTATTTATAAAATGTGTATTAATATTTTGATCAGTATCTTTAAGATAGCTTAGTTCTAGTGAAGAAATCTCATTAATAAAATTTGCAAAATTAATATTTGTATAATTTACATCTTTATTTAATATTAAATCACCATTTAATTCTAAATTTCCATCAATATTCAAATTTCCTTTAATTATTTGATTTAAATCGATTAAATTATTTTCACTATCTTTTGCTTCAATTGATAAATTATTTCCATCAAAATTAAAAACAGTTTTATTGGTGTTATTTATTAAACTAATATCTGAAACATTAATACCAATATTACCTTCATTATTTCGAAAAGAAACAGCATTATCATATGAAGATATTATTGTATCTCCTAAATAAATTGTAGAACCCGATAAGTATATAGATTTCCATCTATTTTCATTATTACCAATGCTGTGAATATTATTATTTATTGGTATTATATCACCTTCAACCTGAATATTAGAAAATTTAGCTAAATTATTAACTATTAAATTAGAATTTATAATAATATTACTTTCAATATAAACACTACCTAAAACATCTAAATCTGTTGTTGGATCTTTATTTATACCTAATTTTCCATCTTTATTTATAACTATAAAGTTGTCATCTTTATTAGTAGCTTTAAATATATCATTATTATTATTATGTGTAATTTTCAAAGATATGTCATCTGATGTATCTGATGTTAATATATGTAAGTCTTCTGTCCTATAAGTTTCAGTTTCAATTATAGTTTGACTACCAAGAACATTTAAGTCTGCATTAATTATTAAATTTTTATTAATTTTAATTGTATTTTCATCTATTGTAAAATCATCTGTTTTACTTTTGATTAGATTAACTTTACTATCTAAAGTATTAATTAAATTATTATTTCCAATAGAAAAATCTCTAACATCAGTAATATAATTAGATGTATTATTAATTATACTAATTAAATTATTACTGGTATCATTAGTATAATTTATAAGACTATTTGATGTTATATCAATAAAGTTAATTAAGTTATTAGACGTATCTAAATTAAAGTTTATTAAGTTATTTGATGTAGTATCGATATAGTTTATTAAGTTATTTGATGTGGTATCGATATAGTTTATTAAGTTATTTGATGTGTCTAAATTAAAATTTATTAAGTTATTTGAATTATCTAAATTAAAATTTATTAAGTTATTTGAACTATCTAAATTAAAATTTATTAAGTTATTTGATGTGGTATCGATATAGTTTATTAAGTTATTAGAACTATCTAAATTAAAATTTATTAAGTTATTAGAATTTAGTATATCAAAATAAATTAAGTTATTAGATGTTTCATTGGTATAGTTAATAAGATTATTAGAAGTATTTAAATTAAAGTTAATAAGATTATTTGAATTTAGTATATCAAAATAAATTAAATTATTTGAAGTTTCATCAGTATAGTTAATAAGATTATTAGAAGTATCTAAATTAAAGTTAATTAAATTATTTGATGCTATATCAATATAGTTAATTAAGTTATTAGAATTTAGTATATCAAAATAAATTAAATTATTTGAAGTTTCATCAGTATAGTTAATAAGATTATTGGATGTATCTAAATTAAAGTTAATAAGATTATTTGAACTATCTAAATTAAATTTAATTAAATTATTAGAACTATCTAAATTAAAGTTAATAAGATTATTAGAACTATCTAAGTTAAATTTAATTAAATTATTAGAACTATCTAAATTAAAGTTAATTAAATTATTAGAAGTTTCATCAGTATAGATAATTAAATTATTAGAAGTATCTAGATTAAAATTAATTAAATTATTTGAAGTTGCATCAGTATAGTTAATAAGATTATTTGATGTTTCATCAGTATAGTTAATAAGATTATTAGATGTTTCATCTGTATAGTTAATAAGATTATTAGATGTTTCATCAGTATAGTTAATGAGATTATTAGATGTTTCCAAATTAAAGTTAATTATATTATTAGAAGTTTCATCAGTATAGATAATTAAATTATTAGAAGTATCTAAATTAAAGTTAATAAGATTATTAGATGTTTCATCAGTATAGTTAATAAGATTATTAGAAGTATTTAAATTAAAGTTAATAAGATTATTAGACGATTTTATATTATAATTAATAAGATTATTAGAACTATCTAAGCTAAAGTTAATAAGATTATTAGATGATTCTATATTATAATTAATAAGATTATTAGAACTATCTAAGCTAAAGTTAATAAGATTATTAGAAGTATTTAAATTAAAGTTAATAAGATTATTAGAAGTATTTAAATTAAAATTAATAAGATTATTAGAAGTATCTAAATTAAAGTTAATAAGATTATTAGATGATTCTATATTATAATTAATTAAATTATTGGAAGTATCTAAATTAAAGTTAATTAAATTATTTGAACTAGTAGAACTAAAAGATAAAATATCTTTTACATAATTTGATAAATTTAAAGTATTTGTATTAATAAGTGTAGTATTATCCTCTGTTATATTAATCAAATCTTTATAATTTTCATTTAAATCATTCTCAACATTTTTAATATAATTTGATATATTTGATTTAGCTATATTAATTTTTGTATCTAATAAAGCAATTTTTGAATTATTATTAATTGTCCGACTACTAATATTGATAATTTCATTAGATACATTTTTAACATAGTTTGAAGTATCTAATACATTATTATAAACAGAGTCGATATAATTAGAAGTATCATTTGTAATATTAAAAATATCATTAATATAATTTGATGTATCAAAAATTTTACGCAATAATATATTTGATGTATAATTTGTATAATTAGATGATATATCTTGAGAATAATTTACATAGTTTATTAAATTATTTGATGTTAAATCAATAAAATTTGATATATTATTTGTATAATCTATCAAATTATTAGAAGTTTGAACAATATAATTACAAGTATCATGTATATTTAAATCAACATAGTTAGATGTGTCTACAATATTATTTAAATTTTCTAATATATTTTCAGCATTTTCTGCAATAGAAGTATATATAATCTTATCGATATTGTTTTTAAGATTATCTAATTTATTATCAACACCTAGAATATAATTACTTGAATCTAAATTAGAAGAAATAATATTATTATTAAATTGTTCTAATGTGTTTTCAAATAAATCAAACTTACTATTAAAAACAACATTAGAATAATTAAAATTTTCGAATATAGTATTTGAACTTGTATCCCAATCTGTTTTTAATAAAATATAATTTTCATAATTTTTTTCTTTAGAAGTATTTAAATTTGCATTTAAAGAACTAATATTTCCGTTTATAACATTAATTTTGTTATCTAATATATTTGTTGCAATATCAATGTCATTTTGTGATATATCAGGTATTAATTCTATAATTTCATTTTTTAATTCACTATTTGATTTTTCAACGATTGTATTAACTCTTTCATCTGTATAAAATAAATTTTTAGTTCCTTCAGTTAATTGATCTGTAGAAGCAATATCAATATTATATTCTATATGAAATCCTGTTGTAGTATCTGGGTCATAATTATTAACAATTATATTATCTACTGTTAATGTTCCTTTATAAAAACCATTTTCAATACTTTTATTAATTGTTCCTTGTTGTATATTATCAAGTGTAATTACATCATTATTTTGCTCACGATTAATTAAATAACTATTTAAATCATTATCAAAATATTCTTTTTTATAATATTTATTGCTGGTACCTTCTATAAGTTCATCTGCAGTTTTATCTTCCAAATTTATATTATTAATAAATGATCCATCTGCTATAATATTATCTGCATAAATTGTTCCCCATTTTTTTTCATCTGATCCAATATTAGTATTATTATTAGAAGGAATAATATTGTTATCAAAAATTGCTTCAACTTTAAAAAGAATATTTTGATTATTAAATTTTGCAACAATGTTATTATTATTACCTTCGCGGACACCAATATATGCTTCGTGATCATCACTTTCATTAATAACATTTGCACCAAATACTACAGCATTATTTACATTTTTATTATCAATTTCATCGTTACTATCATTTGCAATTAATAATATATATGTTTCTTCATTTGTTGATGAGAAATTAGCAATATTTGAGTTTTGTGCCTTTAAATTTAAATATGGATTATAGGACATTTGTGTCTAACTCTAATAATTTTAGTTATTTTTATTTTAAATTAAAAATATATATAAAAAATAAATTATTATTAATATCAATAATGGAAGAAACAAATAATTTAGATGTTAAAATCACTAAAAAGAATATGATTAAAGTTATTGTTGATACATTTAATAGTAATATTGATCTAACAAAAGAAGATTATACTTTAAATGATCTTAAAAATATTTTAACAGATGCTTTCAAATCTGTTAAAGACAAAAAAAAAGAAGCAGCTGTTAAAAAAAATCCAAGCGCGTATAATATTTTTGTTAAACAAGAGATGCAAAAGATTAAATCAGAAAACCCTGATCTAGGAAATAAAGAAATTTTAGCATTAGCAGCCAAAAAATGGCAAGAACAAAAAGCTAAAAAATAAAAAATATATAAAATTATTTTTATTTGTAATTATTAATGTATAATTATACTATAGTTACGGCATATATTGAAATTCCTAAGAAAAAATTTCCTTCATACATATATTATAAATGGATCAATAACTATATGTTATTAATTAAAGATACACCTTTAATAATTTATACAAATTCTCAACAAATTAAAGAGATAATTTTAAATTTAAGAAAAGATTATTTAAATACAACAAAAATTATAGATGTATCTATTCAAGATTTGTATTGTTATAAATATATAGATTATTTTAATAAAGATTTTGAAAGAGATTTAGAAAGATATCATGACCCTTTACTATATTTAATATGGAATAATAAAACGGCTTTTATTTATGATGCATATAAAAAAAATTTATTTAATAGTAATTTCTACTTATGGACAGATATTGGTATGATAAGAGATGAATTAACTTATAATACTTTGGAAAATATATTTTTAAGTTCTGATATAGATAAAATAGAAAAAGATAAAATTTACTTATTAGAAGTTGAAAAATTTAATTTAAATGAATTAAATTATACATTAGATGAACCATATAAATTTAAAGAAAATAGATGTGGCGGTGGTGTAATACTTTGTAATAAAGATAATATTGAAAACTGGTTTAATAAATATTATGAAATGTTGGAAAAATTTATCAAATATGATATTTTTGCAGGTAAAGATCAAAATATATTAAACAATTTATATATTAAAAATAAAAATTTTATTAGATTAGTTGAACCAATTAATACTCCATTTGACAAGTGGTTTTATATGTTATATTTTATTAGTATTTAAAAATATTTACAATAAATAGAAATGGCAAAAAAATTTAGTATAAAATCTAAAACGTTGGCACCTATATTATTAGTTGTTTTATTTGTATTATTAGCAATTTCGATATATTATTTAGTTTACAAAAGAAATTGTAATTGCACTGAAAAATTCACAGGTACATTAGTATTAGAAATATATACAGCACCTTGGTGTGGACATTGTAAAAAATTTGAAGAAAACGATAAAATACAACAAATTAAAAATGAATTAGGTACTAGTAATGTTAAACATTATCAAGATAACGATGAAGGTTGTGCTGAAAATATGGCTAAACACGATTTAAATGGATTTCCAAGTATAATTTTAACTAGAAATGACGTAAAAGAACAAACATATTCGGGTGAAAGAACAGCAGAAGGAGTTTGTAATTTTTATAGACAATATTCATAAATTAATTTATTTTTTTTATAATAAATGAAGAAAAATATATTAGCAATTTTTATATTAGTTGCTATTATTATTATTTTAATTGGTTATTTAAATTGTAATAAAACAGCAAATGATTATAATATATTTAGTAAAAACTATAATTTTACTAAGTATAAACTTTTAGACAATTATTTAAATGGTTGGGAATTGGCCCATTTTATATTATATGGTATACTAACCTATATATATCCTAAAGAATGGTTTTTTATATTTATGATCGGTATTTTATGGGAATTTATTGAAGAATTTTTTTCACAATTAGATTTGAAATATTGTTTTCATAAAAACTATGAATATTGGTATTCAAGATATGAAGATATAATTATGAATAGTTTAGGAATTGGTACTGCTTTAATTATAAAAAAATTTATTTAAATAGATGAATTATTATTAGTATAATGATTTATATAAGTTTTGATATTGGTATTAAAAATTTAGCTTTATGTATTTTAGAAAATAAAGATAATAATATAACTATAATTGACTGGCGGGTGATTACATTGGCTGATAAGAAAAAAGATGTTAATGGATTAAATTTAATATCAGAAATATTATTTTATGAACTTGATAATATTATTGGTTGTATTGAAGAATTAAATTATGATACTATAGATTATGTAATTATTGAAAATCAACCATCAAATCTAAATGGTATTATGAAAAGCATTCAATTATTAATATTTTCTTATTTTAGTTTATTAAAACACTGGGATAAATTTATAGGACAGGTTTTATTAATTAATGCATCATTAAAATTACAATATCATTCTTATAAACCAGAACCACTAATTAAAATAGATCCAAATAGAACAAAAAAAGAACAAAAAAGAGATAAATATAGAAATAATAAAAATGATGGAATAGAAATAACTAAATATTATATTAAAGATAATGAAATTTTAAATAATTATTTTATAAAATATAAAAAGAAAGATGATTTAGCTGATACATTATTGCAAACTGTTTCATATATAAAAAAACATAATAGTAATAGTAATATAGAAAAGGTTAATATAGCAGATAAAAATCTACTTGAATTATAAAAATAGTACATTTCTTTATTTTTTTATAAATTTTAAAAAGCTTTTTAAAAATTTTAATAATTTTAAGAAATGTACTATTTTTGATTTCAAGCTAAAAAAGGCCATTTTTTACAATTTTTTAGTGAATTTTAGTAATATGTTTATTATGATAAATGATAATAAAAATTAAGGCTAAAAATGGCAAAAAAAACTTTTAAAAAAATCTGAAAAAAAATTTAGGAAAAAATTTTGCCGTGAGTAAATTACTCATTTTTTGAAAATTCTGATAATGATTTTTGTATATAAAAATAAAATGTCTTACTTATTATAGTAATGGCTCAAAATTACTCAAAAAATATCTATAATTGTTGTATATGTAATTATGTTTCTAATAGGAAATATAATATTAATAGACACCATATTAGTAAACATAATAATATAAAATGTAAAAATATAGATACTTTGAAAAATGAAAAAAATGTCAGCCCAAATGAAAAAAAAGTCAGCCCAAATGAAAAAAAAGTCAGCCCATGTGAAAAAAAAGTCAGCCCATGCGAAAATAACGATAATATTTGTATAAAATGCAATAAGTTTTATAAAACTAAGAAAAGTTTATTAGAACATGAAAAAAAATGTAAAGGTATAGATGAATTAACTTGTCCAAGATGTATGACTAATTTTACAACAAAACAAGCAAAATCAAAACATATTAAAAGAAATAATTGTAAACCAAGAAGTATTATATATGCTAAAACACCAAATTATGAAAATATAGAAAGACAAAATATTAATACTTTTAATAATATTGAAAATCAAACTAATAATTATATTACAAATTATAATAATATATATATTAATAATTATGGAAACGAAAGACAAGATTATTTAAGTTTTGATAAAATGTTAGAAATTTTTAAAAAGGTGTATGATATACCTAGACTTTTAACAGAAGAAATACATTTTAATAAAGAATTTCCTGAAAATAATAATATCCAATATAAAAATGATTCTAATGCATTAATTAAAAAAGACGATGAATTTATATTAAAAGATTTAAATATTTTAGCGGAGGAATTAGTTAAGGAAAAAACAGTTCAAATGCAAAAGTTTGCATTAGAAAATAAAAATAACATATGTACAAATATAGAAACACAAAAATATCAAGATATTGTCGATTTATTACTACATTTTATATTATTAAAAGAACCACAAGAACATTATAAAAAACAAATTAAAAATATAAGAGATCTAATTAAGAATAATAATTAGAGATTATTTTAATCTAGAAGCATAAATTGGATACTCTTTATTATAAGGATATGTCTCATCTTTTAAAATAATAGTTGCATTATTGTATTTATAAAATACACTTGATATACTTTGATCGTGTCTATTATCTTTGAAATTTTTATTTTTTTGTATTTTATTATAAGTATCAGTAATTAACAAATTATTATTATCAATAATATTGTATAATTCATTAATTAAGTTTAAAGAATTATCTGTTTTTTTGAAAAAACGTATACCACCTATAAGTTGTTTTGAATTATATATTTTGTTTGAATTTGATATATCAAATAACTTAAATATTTTATCTATTGTCCAATTATTTTCTATTTGATTTAATTCAAAAGATAAAATATCTTTATTGCTTTTATTTATTTGTTCTATATATTCAAAAAATCTATTTTTAGCATATTTATTAATTGTACATCCACAATCTAAATATAATAATATATCATTATCCTTTATTTCATTTAATCTTTTTCTAATAAAATAATTTTTCCATATCCAGTATCCATACCCTTTTTCGTAATTAAAAATATTTTTATGTTTATTTTTAAATTGAAAATCAATATTTTCTGGTGTATATATTGTAATACTATTAAACCATTTAGAATCGTTGGCTTCATTATATAATCTTTTTATTGAATTTTTATATTTATCACAACCAAATGATATTAAATGAATATTATTCATATCAATTATTATAAAATAATACTTTATATATGTTTTTGCAAATAATAAATAGTATCTCTATTAAATTTAGTAAAATTATTACTAATTAATAAATCTGTTATTTTTTTCCAAAAAATATCTTTAGAAGCAGAATTATTTACTTTATTAATTTTTTTTATTTTTTTGTATTTCCATTTATAGATTTGTTCTAATTTTTTATCAGATGTATTAGGATTAATAGATTCTTTAAATATTTTATTATTATTTATTAAATTTGTTATAAAATAATTTAGATCATTATATTTATAATAATCTAAATTTATACAATCCCACATATCAAAAAATAGTACATAATCATATGTTTTACATAGCAAAAAATTACTATTATAATCTAAAAAAGTATTATTATTATCAATAATAATAATATTATCTTTATAATTGAAATTTTTATCCTTAATAATCTTATTAATTTTTGGTATAATTTTAGATATTGATTTTTTATATTCACCATTACTGCTTAAAATACAATCATCTCTTGTAAAAAAAGGTCTATTAAATTTAATATTATTACCTTTTTCAATATATTCAATTTCTTTTTTTGCCCAAGATGCATCAGAAGCAGTATAAATAAAAATATAAGATTCTGGATAATATTTCTTTATTTTATTATAAAAATAACTGAAAAATGGTCTTATTAATTTTGAATTATTTTTATAAGATGATATCATATTATTATTATTAATAATTTTAACACTATTTTTTTTTTGTAAATTTTGCAAATTATATAAATCTGCCTGATATGAGCAATTACCTATAATAGTGCCATCTAAATCTAATATGAATATTTTTTTATTATTCATAATATTTAATTCTATACTAATAATAGATTTATAAAAAATGTCAATATTAGTGCATTTACTATTAGTATTTTTAGTAATATTTTTTACAATAATTTATCCAATTATATTTATTAAAAGTAAAATTAATTTATTTGTTAAAATATTAAATTTAATAATGTTATTTGTTATTATCAATTTAATGTTTACTATAATTAACAAAAATTTAAAAGTTTATAAAAGTAAAATATGTGAATTAATAAATAATGATAATACTTATAATATAATTAAAAATGATTATTATCTTTAAAAATTATATAAAGATAAATTTCCTATAATAAATAGGTGCTCTCATAGCTCAGTCGGCAGAGCGCAAGGCTTTTAACCTTGTGGTCGTGGGTTCGAGCCCCACTGAGAGTACTAACATTTTTTTTTTAAAGTATATAAAGATTAAAATATATATATATATGGGAAGTAATCCCCGCCCTCATAGCTCAGTTGGTTAGAGCGAACGGCTGTTAACCGTTAGGTCACAGGTTCGAACCCTGTTGGGGGCGTAAATTATTTTTACTTAAATAACTAAAATTATTTTTAATTTACTTTAAATATAAAAAAAATGATTTTTAAATTTTAAAAACAAATTATCTTAAAAGAATGGACTATTCAAGGTTTACAAAAGTTTTTCATAATTCTGATAAGCAAATTCAAGCTTACAAATATAATGTGGATTTAGAAGAAAATACTAAAAAACATTTTCAAAAATGTTTTGATAACTGGACTACAGTATCTGATGAAGATATTATGGTATGTAAGGAAATGATTTCTAAACTGACTGATAATAATATTAATATTAGGGGATCAACTACAAATGATACAATTTCACTAAATAATGATAATCATAGTATTCATTATTATGTAAGATTTAATAAAAAAAATGTTGAATTATGGTATATTAAAGGTATTTATGAAGAATGTTTTAATGATTCGTTTGATATTCTATTGATGATGATTTCTTAATAATAAATTTTTATATTTTTTATTTAAAGACATAATAATATATAGGATATATAAATTTATATATCTCGCTCTTTTAGCACAGTTGGTAGTGCGTGGCTCTGATAAGGCCAAGGTCATTGGTTCGAACCCGGTAAAGAGCATTTTTTTTATTTAAATTAAACAATATTAGTTATATCTTTATGATAAATTTCGCTTATTGGACCTAATTTCGCAAAATTAAAATCTATTTTTTGTTTTTCTGAAAACCAATCTTTGGGAGCAATAATAATTTTTTTTGTATCATAATAACTAATATATGATGCCATTAGACTAAAAGTCGAATTTGCTATAATATTATGTTTAAATAAACTTAGTAAAATAAATTCTACTTCAACACAATTAATATCTACAAAATATAAATTTGTATTATTTGAAAATAATTCACTTTTAATATTATTTTTACACCATTCTATATCATCAGAAAAAATAACAACATTATTTTTATCTGCTATATTGTAAGCTTTTATATAATAATCTAAATTTAAATTATTGTGCTCATTATTTGGTGTTAAAATATAATCTGTTCTTCTAAAATGCATTGTTACCATATCATTATCTGTACATTCAGTATTATTAATTTTTGTAAAATAATTTTTAATTGTATTATATAAGTTATAGGCAATATACATATAATTTTCAGACGAATAAACTAAATGTCTTAAAAAAATTCTAGAATTAAATTTATCGTCAAAATATTTAAATGATTGAAAATATCCAACTAATTCATAATTATCATCATTTTCTAAATTAAATTCTATACTTCTATGATTATAAGGTTCATAAACTCGTTTAAATTTAATATCCTTATAATCTGTTTCTGATAATACATTTAATTTATTTGAAAATAAATCTTTCCAGAAACTTTTACGTGTTAAATTATAATTGTTAAAAAGTTTATCTGATGTTTTAAATACTAATTTTTTATTATGTTTTAAAGAATTAACATAAGCGGTTGCAATTTGAAATAATTGATTACCTAACCCACCACATATTTGTACTGATAAATATTTTTGTTTATCATTATTGAAATTAAAATCAAAACTGGTAAATTCTGACATTATATATATAAATTAGTTAAATTTTTATATAAATATGATTTTTATTTAAACATAATAAATTAAAAGAATATAGAAATGAATTTTAGAGATAATTCACACGATGAAATATTCAATCTAAATAAAAATAATTTTAATAATAATCCATCATCATTGAGAGCCGGAGATGATATGATTTTTAATAAAAAAAAAATAAGTCATGATATAGTATCTTCTTCATCTGCATCCTCAAATAGTTCTGTATCTTCATTAAGTGATAGTTCTTCAAACTCGTCTAGAAGTTCTGGACCTAAGATTAAGAAAAAAAAATATCAATCATCTGATGATGGTTCATCTTCTGCAGGTGGAAGTACAGCATCTGGTTCATCTGAAGATTCATCTTCTGTTGCTAATAGTGATATAAGTACACCTGTTAAAAGAAAAAAAGATAGTGTAATGGTTGATAATTTAAGAGAAAAAAAAGAAATTATATATCAACTTGAAAGATTGGAAGCAAGAGGTTATAAAATTCCATTTAAATTTAATTTAAATTCAGATCTTGAAGAAATGCGTCTTGAATATAATAAATTATTAAAAGAAAAAGAAATTGACAGTAGTGTTCGTTTTCAAAGAAAAATGTTAATGGCATTTGTAACCGGTTCGGAATATCTTAACAACAGATATGATCCTTTTGCTGTACAATTAGATGGATGGTCTGAACAAGTTCACGATAATATAAATGATTATGATGATATTTTTGAAGAATTACATGAAAAGTATAAATCAACAGGTAAAAAAATGGCACCCGAATTAAGATTATTTATTAGTTTATCTGGTAGTGCATTTATGTTTCATTTAACTAATAGAATGTTTAAAGAACAACCTTTGCCAAATGTTGAAAATGTCTTAAAATCTAATCCAGAATTAATGAAAGAATTTCAAAAAGCAGCCGCAAAAGAATATGTAATGCCAAGTCAAGGTATTAATAATCAGCAAAAAAATCAAGGTAATAATGCAAATGGGCCGGGAATTTTTGGAATGGTAAGTGGATTATTTAACAATATAGGTAATGGTTCAATGAGAAATAATATTAGCAAAAATAATGATATGGATAATGATTCAATAAGTGAAATAGATTCTATAATTGATGATGTACATAAAAATATATCTGTAAATAATTTTAATTCAAATTCTAATAATATAGAAACTTTATCTGTTAGTGATGAAGAAATAACATCAATAATTGAAGATAATGCTGATATTAAAATTTTAAATAAAAACAAAAATAATAACAAAAGAAGATCGCTAAATATTTAATTTATTTTTTAGAAAGTTTTTTAACACCTTTTAAGCTTTTTCTAGCAATTGATTTAGCGCCTTTAAAAACACCAACAGCATTTTTAGGAACTTCTTTAATACCTTTTACGGGATTTTTTAAATTAGATTCAATTTTAGAACTAACATCGCCTATATTTTCGAAAAATATAGTAATAGTCGATAATATTATAGGTATTATAATTACAGTTAATATTACTAATACTAATAATATCATTTCAATTGTTGCCCCTGCAAATATTAATTCTCTTCTAATATCTTCAGAACATTTGCATTTTTCTGTTATTAATAATCTAGTATAAGTCATAGTCATCCATAAATATAAACCAAATACTAAATAGAACATAACAATAACAAATGTGTACACAGTTGTTATTTTAGGTCCAAATATATCGGCTAAGATAGTTCCAGGGGGTACTAACATAACAAATAATATAAATCCTAATGCAAAAATACTAAATTGTTTAATAAATTTAACATAAGGATATTTTACATCACATTCAACCATACATCCAGATTTTTCAAGTTTTTGGATATATGTATATACCGAAATTAATAAAATAAACATAAATAAATGTATAATGAAATTTCCAATGTATCCGGGTGTTAACATATTTTTCATTTATAACTATATCTATACTTATATAGGAAAAAAAGTTTTTTAATTTTCTAAAATATTTAATATTAAAAATTTTGTTGAATTATCAATAGTATCTAAATTTATATTTTTAAGATTGTCTATTATTTTTTCATTTTTCTTATATTTTAATATAATATTCATTAATTCTAATAAATAATCTAATATATATTTTTTTTCTATATTATTCATATAATTATCAAAAGTATCATAAATATCAATTAATAATTTATCAATAATTGTATCTTCAAATTCATTAAATATTATTTTACAATATATTTTAATAACATTTATATGTTTATTTTTCCATTTTACATAATGACAATAATCATTATAGTATTTGTCATCTAAAATATTATTTTTTAATATAAAATCATATGGAACCCATAATTTTTCTTCATAAAATTTTGTAATATAATTTAAAAATATATTTTTATCATAATTAATAAAAATTTTAATTATATTTTCATAAACATTGTCGTTATTTTTTCCAATATAAACCAACAATATATTATATAATTCATCTAGTATAACTTTATCATCTTTTACACTATCAATTAATTTGGTAATATTTTCTAGTATACTTTCCTTATTATTATTAGTTATTTTATTTAAATAACCAATCATATTTTTTTTTACAATATTATTATCAGACAATGATGTAAAAGTATATATCCTATTTTTATTTGTATTAAAATTATTGTTTGTAAATTTTTTAAATTTTTTCTTTTCCCAAATACTTTTTGCATCATATCTATTAGTAAAACAACTATAACTTTTTATTAATTCACAATATTTTTTTTTTATATTTTCTGGTATATTATTATCATATTCATTTAATTTATTTTTAAATTCTTTTAAATCAATTTTAATTATATCTTCTTCTAATTCATTAGCATTCATATATAATAATTATTTACTATATTTTTATATAAGAATATTATATTATTATATTATATTATTTAATTTATGAAATTAGCAAATTTTATAAATTTATTAGATGACTATTATAATAATTATAGCATAGAAAGATCTATTATTGTTGTTCCTAATGATGATAATTTATATAAAATAAATGAAAAATTAATTAAAAAAGACTATTCAATTTTAGAAATAAATAATAAAAATATTAATAATGCTAATTATTCTTCTTTAAATTACAGAATTATTTTGATAAAATATAAATATATTCATAAAATTATTAATATATTATCAAACTTAAATTTATTAAAATGTTTTAATTTAATTTTATTTTATAATATCAATAATACTCTTAAAAATTATACATATAATTACATTAAAATAATATCTTCTATTTAAAATATAGAGATAATGGCTAAAAAAAACAATAATAATAATTTAATAATTGGATTATTTATATTTTTTATTATTATTTTATTATTTATTATATTTAATCGCACTAACAGTGATAATAAATCAAATAATAATTATATGATTGAATATTATTCAATGAATGGATGTACACATTGTTCACATTTTGAAAATGAATGGAAGAAAATTGAAAAATATTTACCATATAATACAAAAAAATATAATGAAAATACGAAAGAGTATGATAATAGAATTGAAAAATTTAATATAGAAGGGTTTCCACATATACAATTAACAAAAAATAATATGATAGTTGATGAATTTAGAGGCACAAGAACATTAGATGAAATTTTAAAATGGTATAAAAATAATAGTAGTTAAATATAAATAAATGGAAATCAAAGAAGAGTTTGAAAGTCAAAATGCTACATATATAATTTTATCAAAATCTAAATGTAAATATTGTGATTTAAGTAAAGATTTATTAAAAGAAAAAGAATTAGAATTTACAACAATTGATTGTGATAAATATATAACAACACAACGTGATAAAAATAAGTTTTTAGAAGATATTTGTGAAATTATTGGACACGAATATATGATGTTTCCAATGATTTTTAAGGATAAAAAGTTTGTAGGAGGATTTAATGAACTAAATGAATCGCTTAAAAATTAAATTTTTTTTTATATATTTATTTATTAATATATATGCCTCCGCAAATATCTCTTAGTAATTTATATGAAATTAAAAATAAAAGAGATAATTATAAAAATAAAACTTTTGATGAAATAATAAAAAAATGCCACGAAAAAATAAAATCTATTGCACATCAAGGTGGTATGAATACTTTTTTTGAAGTACCATTTATTGTAATTGGAAAACCATTATATAAAATTAATGATTGTATAGAATATGTTATAAAAGCTTTACAAAAAAATGGTTTACTTGTTAGATTAATTGAAAAAAATATGATTTATATATCTTGGAATCCGGTTGATATTAATAAAAGAAAATTAATTAAATAAAAAAAATGAATATTTAATATATAATAAATATAATATTATGATTAATGTATATACAGATGGTTCTTGTATTAATAATGGTTTACCAGATGCTATAAGTGGATATGGTGTTTATTTTAGTGAAAATGATCTAAGAAATGAATCGAAAAAAATAGAAGGAAAAAAACATACAAATAATATAGCAGAATTAACTGGATTTATAAGAGCATTAGAAATATTAAATGAAGAAATAATAAAAGGTACCCATATAAATGTATATACAGATTCGGAATATGTAATTAAATGTGCTAGTAATTATGGTGAAAAATTAGAAAGGAATAATTGGAAAACTAGTAATAATAAAGATCCACCTAATGTAGAATTAGTTAAAAAAGCACATAATTTATTTAAAAATTTATTTAATGTTAGATTAATACATATTAATTCACATACTAATAAACAGGATATCCATTCGATAGGAAATGAAATGGCCGATAAACTAGCAAATGAAGCAATTGGTATTAATAGTTGTCCTTACAATGATAAAAAAAAATTTATTAATATTTCTTTTGGCAATAAGGATATGGCTAAAGAATTAGGTGCTAAGTGGGATAAAAATAAAAAATCTTGGTATTATGATGATAAAATATCAGAAGAAAATATAAATAAATTAAAAGATTTAGAATCTAATAATAGTAATTGTATCCGAACTGATGTATCAAATGATAAAAAAAATTATATTAAGATATCATTTGCGAAAAAAAATTTAGCAAAATCTTATGGAGCAAAATGGGATCCTATAACAAAATCTTGGTATTACTTAGATAATTTAGATAGTGAAAAAATTACTAAGTTAAAAGAACTACAAAATTAAGGAGTTATTTCTATTAAATTTTGTAAATCATAGTTTTCTTTTTCTAAATTAAAATTTTCATTTTCTAATTCTATATTTTCAATTTCTAATCTAATTATTTTTGTTTCTAAAATTAAATAATCATCTTGTAAATTATTAATTTTTTGTTGTAATAATTGATTATCTATTAATAAGTTTAAAATTTCTTTATAATTTTTAATTGCATCAATATACTTATCAAATGTATTATCCATATACATTAATAATATATATTATTTTTTTGGATAAGGATATTGTACTGTTCTTACACTCAAACCAAATTCCAATTGCTCATTAATTTTATTTAATGCATTAGTAATTTTTGTTAATTGAATAACAATGTCTTCATTATCGCTAAAATTCTCAATATTTTTTTTTCTTATTAAATAAGCCGAAAATAATATAACAATTAATAATACTAATATTATTAAATAAGTATATAGTAAAGATTTTTTACTTTTCATTTATTTAATATCTAATATTTTTATTTAAAAAATGATTTATTAATTAAATAACAATAAAATTAAATGTCTAAAAATGAGTTAGGTCAGTTTTATACAACTAATTATGAATATATACTAACAAATATGTTTATTCCAGAAAATATAAAAACTATTATTGAACCTTTTGCAGGTAAAGGAAATTTATTAGATTTTATTGATAACAAGGAAATATATAATATTGAATTATATGATATTGATCCTAAATGTGAAAATACAATTAAAAAAGATACTTTAAAATATCCACCATCTTATAAAGATAAATTTGTATTAACAAATCCTCCTTATCTTGCAAGAAATAAAAGTAAAAATAAAGAATTATATGACACTTATAATACAAATGATTTATATAAATGTTTTATTATTAATTTAATTAATGATGAATGTTTAGGTGGTATAATTATTATTCCTCTTAACTTTATATCATCAGTTAGAAAATCAGATATTAAATTGCGAAAAAATTTTATAGATAAATATTCTATTAAGATTATAAATATATTTGAAGAACAAGTATTTGATGATACAACGTATACAATATGTGCATTATATTTTACAAAAAAAGAAATAAATAATTTAACAACTATTAATATTTATCCAAATTTTAAAACATTTAGTCTAGAATTTACAAATTACAATAATTATACAATAGGTGGTGAAATATATAATTTGCCAATAAACAAAGAGTATGTAATAAGTAGGGCAACTAAAAAAAATAAAAATAATATTACAAATATATTATTAAAATGTATAGACGATAATGAAAATAGTAAATTAGGATTTAAATTAGTTGAAGATGAAAAATTATTTATTGATAATACACCTAATTTATCAGCAAGAAGTTATGCTACACTTTGTATTAATAAAAAACTAACACTAGATAAACAAAAAATATTAGTTGAAAAAATGAATAATTATATAAATAATTTAAGAGAAAAAAATAATTCATTATTTTTAACTAATTATAGAGAAAGCAATACAATATCCAGAAAAAGAATTTCATTTGATTTAGCATTTAATATTTGCAATTATATACTAAATTCATATTAAATTTTTTATATATTCAATATTAATTCGCGGTAGAATAGGAGAGCATTCCCATAAATGTGTTTTTAAATATGTTATGATTTTATATTTTTCAGGAAATATATGATATAATCCATTGTCAATAGATTCTGTATATTTAATTAATTTTTGATTCATTAAATTTGCACTACTTTTTGGAAGAACTATTAATAATTGAATATCACTGGAAATAAATCCACCATTTTGTTTTATTTCAGGTACTGAATTACCAATAGAATGATTTGTAATATCTTTTAATGTAGGAGGATATTCATATGGATAATACCATTCATTATCAATAATACCAAATTTATAATAATTAAATGTCCAATAAATACCTTTAATATAATTTTCACAAGCGTTGAAAATTATAGATGAATTTACTAATATATTTGTGTTAAACATATATTTATAATAAATAAGTTTCCAATTTTTAAAATTAGAATATATTTCTTTAGCAATCGGGTCCTTATTTTTAATAGCATAATAATCACTATTAGTTTTGGATCTATCTTCGTTTTTATTTAAATAAATTTCAGTTAATTTATATAAATCTGTATCTTCTGTATTTGCTAATTGAGAAAATATATCTGTTAAACATTTATGATTTATTTTATCTTCAATAACAAGAAAATCATTTGTATTAATAGAATTTTTTGTATAATTTAATATTAATTCTAAACCATTATTTTTCAAATTTAATGTAAGTAAATGCGGAATGAAATCATTTCCTAATAAAGAACACATTACACAATAATTATCAATAAGATTATTAGATTTATCAGAAAATATATTATCATATTCTTCTAACTTTTCTAGATTCCATTTACTAATTAATTCAGAAATAATTGCTTTTCTTAAATTATTAATATTAAGATAATTATAAACTATATTATTATTTTTATCGGTAGTTTCTCTCATTAAATAAATATTATTTTTATGGGACATTAATGATAATATAATTAAGTCAGCATCTAAACCATTAACAACAATATTATTATCATAATCAGAATTTTTTATAATATTTAATATTTTATGTTCACCTTCTCCAACTTCATTACTACCGCTATAATATATAATTGTATTGGTATTAGAATGATATCTAACTTTATCAGTCATATAATTATTTAGTTTTTTCATAAAATTTGTCCCCGGTGTAATAGCATTACTATCCCAATTATTATTTTCATTATCTAATTTTTTTCTTAAAGTTGATAAATACCTTCTTTTTCTTTGTTGAATAACTTTGGCCAATGGCGCAATGCCATCTGTGCATATATGTAATTTTTTCGGATTATACAACTTGATATATTCTAATACTTTATTCCATAAAGCTTCAAATATTAATTCATCATTTTGATACTTAGATGATACTGGATGAATAATACCATTAAAATCTAAAAATAAGAAATCAATAGGAATATTATTAATTGAATTAATTAAAATTGATTTATAACTTTTAGTTAATGTATAAAAATAATAAGGAATTCCCATAATAATTATTAATAATATATATTTATATATTTTAATCAATTTTTTATTTTTCTTGTGTTTTAATTAGATAGAAAGTAATTATATTTATAAATGGCTGGTACAATGAAAACTATTATGAATGCTATTATAGGTAGTGATCAATCTAAATATGCTGCAATAGCTATTTTAATTACAGTAACAATATTATGTTTAGCTATATTATTTATGGAATCGGATATATCTATTGGTAAAAGATTTATGGGTGTATTATTTGTCATATTAATGGCATTGCCTGGTACTGTTTTATCACTTGTTGAATTAACCTGTATAGTAACTGGTGGTAGATATGATAGCAAAAGATGGTGGTGTTCTATATTAGCCTGGGTAATTGCTGTAATTGTAATAATATATTGCGCAACTATTATAATAGCTATTATTAATTCTTTAATGACTTATAAAGAAGCTTCTGTTAAAGTAGAAGAACATGAGTTTAATAAAAAAGCAACTGAAAAAGAAGCGAATGTTATAGCCGAAAATATATTAGGAGAAAATAAAGACAGTGAAGCAAAAATGGTTGAAAAAGAATTAAACAATGTAATTAAAAAACAAGAAATGAACGAAATGGCAAAACCTGTAAAAATAATAGAACAGCCCGTACAACCAATGCAACAACCAATGCAACAACCAATGCAACAACCAATGCAACAACCAATGCAACAACCAATGCAACAACCAATGCAAAAACCAATGCAACAACCAATGATGGATGGATTTAATCAAGGTTCATTCGCTGGAACAGAAGCTACTAGTTATAATTTATTAGAACAATTTAAAAATAAAAAAGAAAACTTTGGTTCTTGTGGTGGTGCAGACAAAATAATGGAAGGTTTCGGTGGCTGTGGACGCCGTCGGGAAGAAATGTTCAAAAACAAAATGAAAAAATAAATTATTTTTAGAAAGTTTTATATCTTCTTATTGCATTTAGTAAATCAACTTTATGTAATAAATGAGTTATTAAATAATTAATTGGCCAGAAAAATGCAAAAAATGCAAATACAAATTTAGAAAAATTATCCCATTCAATTAAAGAATTTGATGTCCAACTATAATAAACAGCAACTATAGAAAATGGCAACATAAATATGAATAATATAAATAATATCCATAATTGTAATGTATTATCCTCCTCTTTATTTTTATCAGTTTTAAAAGATTCTTTTTTTACTTTATCGTATTTTGATAACTTAAGATTTTTATACAAATCACTTAAACCTTTTATTGCTAAGATTTCTAACATAAATTCTCTAATATATAATAATAATTTTTTTTAAGGTTTAAGAAATTATTACATAAATATAATCAAATGAAAAAAAAAGAAAAAAATGAATCTACTGGTTATATAAGACCACAAACTTGCAGAAATTGTGGAATAAATGGTCATTTATACAAAGATTGTATTCATCCAATAATGAGTTATGGTATAATATGTTACAAAAATGATAATAATACTATAAAATATTTAATGATTCAAAGAAAAGATAGTTTATCTTTTATGGAATTTATAAGAGGAAAATATAATATATCAAATCAGGAATATCTTTTAGAATTATTTAGTTATATGACAAATGATGAAAAAAAATTAATGCTAAATAATGATTTTGATACAATATGGAATTATGCATGGTCTCAACCAAGTAATGCAAATATAAAAAATACAAGTGAATATTTAGAATCTAAAAGAAAATTTAATTATCTGTCAAGTGATAAAAATTTAGAATATTTAATTATAAATAGTTGTAATAATTTATATGAACAAGAATGGGGGTTTCCAAAAGGTAGAAGAAAGTTAAAAGAAACTAATAAAGATTGTGCAGTAAGAGAATTTTGCGAAGAGACCAGATTAACAAAAAATGATATAGATTTAAAAAATAATCTAAATAATTTTGAAGAAATTTTTTATGGCACTAACAATATACTATATAGACATGTATATTATATTGGTAAGATTAATAAAAATGTTAAATTAGAACTGGATAATAGTTGTTTAGAACAAGTAAGAGAAATTAGAGCATTAGAATGGTTTACGTATGATGAAGTATTATTAAAAATAAGAGATAAAAATATAGAAAGAATTGAAATATTTAAATTAACAGATAAACTTATTAAAAAAGAAGAAAATATATTATAAAAAATAATTATAATTTATAGAGATAATGAGTAGTTATAAATTTAGTAAAGAAGATTGTAAAAAATGGATAGAAAGTACAAATAAGTTTATAAATCCTCAAACTGGAAGAAAATTGAAAGAAGATAGTGTTGTATTAAAAGAATTAAAAAAACAATGTGAAAAATATAAAGATTCCGATATTAAAGATACTAAATCACCAGAAATAAAGAAAAAATCTCCTAAAAAAGATAGAGTTATTGTTAAATCAATATTAGAAGAAAGATTATCAAAAGACGAGTGTTTGAAATGGCAAAATGATAAAACTAGAAATCCTAGAACAAATATTTTAATAGAAAAAAATGGAAAATTATATAATAAAATTGAAGAACAATGTAAAATATTTTTAGAAGAAAAAAAAGAACCAAAAAAAAGTAAAGAATCAAATAGTGATAAAATAAAAGAATATAAACGAATTATTAGAGAAGAAATATTAACTGATGATGAAGAAAGGGATTTAAAACTAAAAATTAAAAAATTAGAAGAAGAAAAAGAAGATAGAAAAGAAAAGGAAAAGGAAGATAGAAAAGAAGATAGAAAAGAAAAAGAAGATAGAAAAGAAAAAGAAGATAGAAAAGAAAAAGATATTATACAAAAATTAGAAAACGGTGAATTATATTATCCAGATATAAATGATGATGATTTTAAAAATAAAATTAACAATTTATATGAATTTAATATTCATAAAATAGATAAATTTCAAAAAATTAATAGTATTGAAGAATTTAACAAAAATACATTAAAAATGTGTGGAGAATTTGAAAAAACTTATTACCAATTATTTATTAGTCATTATATATCTACGCGCACCCCATATAATAATTTACTATTATATCATGGTGTTGGTGTTGGTAAAACTTGTTCGGCAATAACACTTGCTGAAAATTTTTTAATATCACATTCTCAACATAATGATCCTAAAATATGGGTTATAATGCCCAGTGCTTTAAGAGGAAGTTTTAAAGAACAAATATTTAGTTTATCAAATTATGACGATTACAAAGTATTATCAAATCAATGCACTGGCGATACTTATATTAAATTAACACAAATATTAAAAAAAGGGGATAAAGATAAAGCATTATTTAAACTTAAAAAATTTATAAATTCTAGATATAAATTATTTACATATGATGAATTTGCAAAACTTATTGAAAATGAATATAATAACAAAATTGTTAAAGATAAAGTTATAATTATAGATGAAGCGCATAATATTAGAAATAGTACTAAAAATGAAGATAAAAGAGTTTATACAGCAATAACTAATGCATTAATGAATGGTAATAATAATAAATTAGTTCTTTTATCGGCTACACCTATGTATAATGAACCAAATGATATAATAGATTTATTATATTTATTTTTATTAAATGATAAAAGAGATGATTTATTAAAAATAGTTAATCATCCATTCCCAAATATATTCGACAAAAATGACGATATAAAAGATAATATGAAAATAATATTAGAAAAATTATCTAATACATATATATCATATTTGAGAGGTAAAAATCCTTTTACATTTGCTATTAAATTAACTGCAAAACAAAATGGATTTAAAGTTTTAGATAAAGTAATCGAAAATGATCCAAATAATAATCCTATACCAAAAAATGATGAAAAATGGTTAGAAAAAATAGAAGATGATATCGTATTATCAGATATTTCTGAAAAACAAAAAAAATTAATTATTGATAAAAAAGAATTTAATGAAACAAACGTACTGGCAAACTTACAACCAATGAATATTGTATATGATACATTAACAGGCAGTAGTGGATTTTCTCTATTTTTTAATAGAAATGAAACTACAGGATCTTTAAATGTAAGTTATAGCAAAAAGTATGAAAATGCTTTGTTTCCTGATAAAGAAAATTTAGGTAAATATTCAAGTAAATTTTTAACAATAGCTAATTTTGTTAAAAATGCAAAAGGTGTAGTGGTTATTTATTCACGATTTATTGAAGGAGGAGTTTTGCCTTTAGCAATTATATTGGAACATATGGGATATAACAGAGAAGGTGAAAAAAATATTTTATACAAACCTAAAATTATTAATAATCCGCCAAAATATGGATTTGTACCAAAATACTGTATAATGACATCACATTCTGATATAAATAATGTTATGGGTGGTACTAGTATTGATAAATTATTGCCAATAATTAATAACCCTAAAAATTTAAATGGTGAATTAGTTAAAGTTATACTAATGACACCTGTAGCAAGTGAAGGTTTAAGTTTTTATAATACAAGAGAAATGCATATAGTAGAACCTTGGTATCATTTTAATAAAGTTAAACAAATTATAGGAAGAGGAATTAGAAATTGTAGACATAATAGTTTACCATTAGAAGAAAGAAATATGACAGTATTTATGCACGCAACATTTGATAATTATAAAACAGAAACACCTGATATACATGCATATAGAATTTCATCTAAAAAATTGATACAAAGTACACAAATAGATACAATTATTAGAAATAATGCTATAGATTGTGATTTAATGAAAAATATTAATTATTTCCCTAAAGATATTTTCAATTTTGATATTAAACTAATATCTTCACAAAACAAAAAGATAGATTATAAATTTGGAGATGATGAAATATTAAATCCTAAATGTAATATTGATAAAAGAAATAAAAATAAATTAGGTTTTAGAAAAGAAACATATAAGCATTTTATATTTAGTGTTTCTAAAAATATAAAAAAATTATTATTAGATAAAATACAAAATGGTAATGCATTTTTATCATTTAAAGAAATATTTGATATAATAAATGTTGATGAAAAAATCATATTTGAATCTATAAATAGTATTATTTATCCAAATAAACTAATAGAAAATTATATATTAGTATCACACAATAATGGTATACATATAATAGATATAACAGAAAATAAACCCATTAAATTAAGAATCATAAATGAGAAAAAAGAAACTACAGAAAAAATATCAGAAGAGCAAGAATTTAAATATGATTTTGAAATTGATATTAAAGATGATAGTAAATTATTATCAAATACTATATTAATTTATCTATCATTTAATTCAGAAACATATACTAAATTTGTAAATAACATTATTAAAACTAATTATAATTTGCTAAAAGAAGAAGATAAATATATTGCAAAATGTTTTTTTAATCAAGGAGCATTAATACATAAAAATGAATTAAAATTATATAGCAAATATTCTGATAATATTGAATATATAGGTTATTTTGATATATTTGATATAAATTCTGATATTAATTTATATGATTTTGATCAAGAAAGATTTAAATCTTTATCAAAAAGTGATAAAGAATTTTTAACAATAACATCGAATAGAAAAGAATATATTATTCCAGATATGGATAAAGAATCTATAAGTTATGGTTTGATATATCCAAAAAAAGAAAAGAAATTAAATATAAATAATTTTAAAATATTAACAAGTGGAGAATCACAAGGTAAAAAAACAGGTATTGTTTGCGAATCTTTATTAAAACCACAACAAGAAATTATACTAAAAGAATATAATATAGAAATAGTTAAAGAAAAAAAGAAAAAAACAAAAAAGGAAATATGTAATATAATAGCGGAAAAAATGTTAAAAATAGAAAAATTAATAATATATCCTTTATATAAACCTAAAATCAAATAGTTAATATTTGAATATTTGTTAATTCTTTATTAAATAATAATTCTTTTTTATCATAAAATATTTTTTTATCAAATAAGAAAGATAAGAATAATACAAGAGACATATTCCATCTATTATTTATAATTGCACTCATAATTTCTGATGATTTTTTAACACCAAATACTTTAATATAATTTTTATTTGATATTCTATCAACTAATTTATTTTTAATATATTGTATATTTGTATCATCTTCCATAATATTTAAGTTATCACAAATAAATGTGAATGGTTTAATTTTTATTTCTTTTTTTGTATCTTTCTTACTTTCTTTTTTACAATCAATTTTTGTTTTTGTTTTATCAATTTGAACATCTTGTTTATCTATTTGAACATCTTGTTTATCAATTTGAATATCTTGTTTATCAATTTGAATATCTTGTTTATCAATTTGAACAGCTTGTTTATCTATTTGAATATCTTTATTTTCAATATTTTCTTTATTATATTGAACAAATTTGTTATAAATTTTTTCATCTTTATGTTTCCAAAAAATTTCTGTAATATTTGTAAAATCACTTTTATTCATATAATCAATTAAATCAATATTATTTGTCATTAATAATTAAATAAAAATAAACTATAAATCATTTTTTATTAAATATTCCTCGTGAGTTAATATATTATATATATTATTTGAAACTTGAATTGCATTTTTTTTTATAAATTTTTTTTTAAATAAATAAAATTTCATACTTGATGAAATTTTCAAAGATTTAGTAATATTTATATCTTCTGATTTATTATTTTTAGATTCATTTATATCATTATTTAATATAGTTTTATTATAAATTTCATTAGTATCTATTTTTGATTTATTAATAGAATCATTATACATTTTTTTCATAATTTCGTGTTTTTTAATTTCTTTATGAGATTTAATACAAAAAATAATATAATTGTTTATTTGATTTAATATATCAATATTTAACCAATTTAAATTTACAAATATACCATTGTTATTTTTAGTATAATTGCTATTATTATCATATAATATTTTAAAAATTTCGTATAATTCTGTTTGTGATAAAGAACTAATATGCCATTGTATTTTTTTACATAATTCTATTTTATCATTTTCAATTTTTTTTTGATTTTCTTTTTTAGATTTTTTTTGATTAACCATTTCATAATTATTATACTAAATATAATTTTATATAATTAATTATCATCAAATATTATTTCATCTAATTCTTCGTCCATTTCTTCTACTTCTTCCGAATAATCATCATCATCTTCTTCAGGTTCTAATTCTACTTCATCTTCACTATCATTATCTTGTTTTTTTTCATCATCATTTTCTTCATCCTCATCATCTACATTTTCATCTTGTGAAAAATCATCAAAATTTTCATCTACATAATCTTCATCAACTTCATCATCTTCATCAAGATTACTATCTAATTTTGATTTTATATTTTGATTTTTAGATTTTATAATTCTACCAATAATTGAAATAAATTTTTCATATAATACTAATTTTTTACCACATATTTCAACAAAAACTTCATCGCCAATGTTTATTTTCTCAAGATCAACTTCTGATTTTATACCTGCAGAAATTTTAGGTATAATAATTTCTAAGACAGGATAATTATCATAAAATCCTTGTGCTAAAAGCCCCATTGAATTTTTATTTTTTATTTTACATTTTGTTACTGAACCATTAACAGGGTTGCAAATTTCTGCTATACATTGTATATTATAATATACATTTCCATTAAAATGTTGCTTAATTATATTACCTATTGATTTTTTTACTATTTTTATACTATCTTTTTTTATATACCCATGTTTACTACATATACCTTCAAGTTTATCTTTTAATTTTTTATTAATTTTATTATCATAATCCTTATTTAATTCGTGTGGTTTTAAATATAATGATGTTGTGAATTTAATAGGTATAAATAATTCATTTGACATATTATATACTCTATATTATAATGCAATATCATTTTTTTTTATATAATTAATTATTTAATTTGAATAAATCATATTCATTTGTATCTACAAAGACATTATTAATATATTTACTTAATATACCTTCTAATACCATTTCTGGTGTAATATCATCATTTTCCATAAAAATTTTTAATAATTGTTCAGAAAACCCAGAAATAATTGCAGTCCCTTCAATATCACAAGTTATAGGAAATGTTTTCGTATAATCTGAATTTAAATTCCAATAAATTAACTTTGGTACACTTAAATTTTTTTCTTTAAAAGTATCAACAAATTTTTGATATAGTAATTCACTTGTTTCAATTTGATCATAATCTTTTGTCGCTTGATCAAATTGCATATCAGATAATATAACTATTTTATCTGGAACATTTTCATTATTTGTTAAACTATAATTACATACTAATTTCGATATTAGTTCAAAATTTGTATTATATCCCCAATCTGCTTTTCTTATAGATTCTACTTGATCTTTTAATGATTCTCCCTCTATTTGATGAAAATTTGGTTCAGAGTGAAAAGTTATTACCTTTTTATTATAAATTCCCTTTGAACAATTTGCAATTAACAATCCCATTGCAATTGCAACTTGAGCAGGTATACTCCCATTACAAGCACTAAACATTGATCCTGAAACATCTACAACAGCAAGTAAATTATCAAACAAGGTACTATTTTTCATATTTTCAATAATTGTATTCCATTGTGCTTCAATTGTACTATCTAGTTCATTATTATCAATAAGATAATATTTTACTAATTCGTGTGGTAAAATACCAGTTACGTTTATTTTTGCATCACCACTAAATACTTTAGTTAAATATTCATTATATCTTTCAGAATCGTGTTTTTGAAATGCATTTTTTAATCTTTTTGATGCAACTCCTGGAACAGTTTCATATTGCACATCAGACCATTTATTTTTGCAAATTAAACTTTCAACAATATTAATTTTATTTCTTAAAGGTACTAAATATTCTTTTCTATAAAATTGTAGACTTTTTAAATCCTTATCATTATTGCCTAACTTATCTAATATTTTATTTACAATAATTTGCGAACTATAATATTTCTTATTATGATAACCACCTTCTGATGGTGCCCATTTAGCACATAATGAAACATTTTTATTATCATTTAATGAATTTTTATCTTTAATAAGCTGTTCGGCAAATAAATCATATTCAATGTCATTTGAATTATATTTTGTTGCTAAAAATAATGCATCCTTCCAACAACCATAATCTGAAATATAAGTTTTTAGATTTTTGGTATATGTATTCATAAAATTATTTTTCTTTAACCACATTAGTGCTAAATTACTAATTTTTTTCTCTTTTTTACCATTCTTTCTATCTCTTGCATTAAAAATAATCGCAATGGTTTTATAAGGATCTTCCAACATACATTTATTTAGATGATTATCAAGTTCATTTAATTTTAAATTTCTTTCTAATTCTACAAATAAATCTAAATGAAAATTTGTTGTTGATTCAAAACTTAATGCATTATTTTCTGTTCTTGAAAAATTAGTATAATATAATTTTTCGTCTGTAAAATATTTTGCAAATAAATTATTATTATTTATAATTTTATTATAATTAAAATTATAAAAATTTTGTCTCAAAGTTTTTACAAACACAGTAAAAGAATTTAAAAAATAACTGATAATAAACATTTTTAAATATTTAATATTATTAAATAAATATCATTTTTTTTTTATATCTATTTTCTTTAGTAATGGCATTTCATGTGTTAAATGATATGTTATTTTTTTTTTTGAAAAATAATTACTATTATATGCTGATTGTAAAATTTGCTTTAACTCTGTAATTTTATAAGTTTTATCATATGAAATGTTTTTTTTTAGATTACTAATTAAGTTATTATTAAAATTACTATTATTGTTCATTTTAGTAATAAAATTGTTAAATTATAATATCATTTTTTTATTTATTTAAAAAAATGATATTTATTTTATATATCATTATTTTAAAAGATGTTTAAAAACTATACTTTTGATAGTAGTTTGCCTATTAACAGATATTCATTTGAAATATTTGATATTGATATTGCTGTTATTAATTCTATTAGAAGAGTTATTTTATCTGATATAGAAATTCCTGGAATGATTGGAGAAGGAAATGATGTTTCAATAAATATAATTGCTAATAATGGCCCATTACATAATGAATATTTAATTCATAGAATTGGTTTAATTCCTATTTGTTTAAAGGAAAGTGAAATAGATAGTTATGAAGATAATTCAATTGAATTAGAACTTAATATGGAAAATACTGTAAATAATACAATAAATGTAACAACAGAAAATATTACAGCTACAAGAAATGGAATTAATGTAGATAAAAAAGAATTATCAACTATATTTTATCCGAATAAAGTATCTAATGATTATATATTAATTACAAGACTGCGTAATGGAGAAAAATTACATTTTAAAGGAAAAGTTGTAAAAAAAAATGGAAAATATAATGCATCATTTAATCCTGTTTGTCTTGCAAATTTCTCTTATATGATTGATAAAACTAAAATCAATAAAGATACAAATATTCTTGATAAAGAAAGACAATATTTTACAAATGAATATGGAGATGCTAATTATGTTAAATTTGAATTAGAACCAATAAATAAATATTTAACACCAAAATATCTTATAAATAAAGCAATCGAAGTAATTATTGAAAAATTAAATAATTTAATCAAAGAAATTAAAACAGAAAATATCGAAATCAAAAAATATTTGGATAAAGATAATACATATGAATTTAATATTAACAATGAGAATGATACAGTTGGTAATTTAGTTCAATCATATATTCATAATAAATTTATTAGAAAAAAAGAAAAATTTAAAGAAAATACAGAATGTCTTTATTGTGGTTATATTTGTCCACATCCTTTAAAAGATTTATTAATTATACGTATCACATTAAATGAAGAAAAAGATAAAAAAGTATTTGCTAATTTTCTTGAATATAATTTATTAGGACTAATAGATAATTTACATTCAATTAAAAGCGAATGGAATTTATTTATGAATAAAGATTAATAAGTTATAATAGTTTATTATTTTTTTCATTTAATCTATTAAGATTAATACTTTAATTTATGGATATAGATACTGAAATAAATGATTCTCCAGAAATTAATGATGAAATTATTTATTTAGAGGAAGAATTGCCAGATATTGAATATTATGAAATAATGAGTTTTGATGAAATATCTAAAGAAAATCCTTCATTTATTGCATTTTCAAAAAAAGAAATTTATAATGAATTATATGATTTTTTTGAAAATGCAAATAAAACAAACAATTTTATAGACCTTTTTTATAATGTTGTTGAAAAAAAAAAAATTAATACAAATAATTATGTATTAGTATCTGATGCTGAAAGAAAAAAATTTTATGAAAATGATGATGAAGAAGAAGATGGTTTATTTGAATTTATTAATAGTTTTAAAAAAATTAATAAATATAAAGATAATATTTTTTCAAAAAATGAAAAAAATAAATTATTTTTTACAATTAATTATAATGAAAATTCTGATTTAGTAAGATTTAAACCATTTTACAAAACTAATTTAGAAATTAATAATACAGATGAAAAATATGTATTACTTGAAACAGATGATACAAATGTACCAATTAAAGAAATATATTATTCAACACCGAAATCAATAGAAAATGATTACTTATCTGATAAAGTATTATCTTATTTAAAACATAAAAAAAATATTAATAAAATAGAAGTATCTAGTGATAGCATTTTAGAAGAATTAAACAATGCAAAACCATCAATCGATATTATTATTGAAAATCTTAAATCAGAAGAGTTATTAGAATATGATAATTTAGATTACACAACTTTATTATTACTTTTAGAAAAATATGATTTTAATTTTAATAATATTGATCAAAATGAGCAAGATAAATTAGTTTTTATTCTAACTAATATTTTAAATAAATTAAAAGAAGAAAAATATGATTTTAAATCTGTTAAAAGTAAATTAATCAATATTGTAAATCATAAATATTTATTTTATGATAAAGTAAATAATATATTTAAATTATTGAAATTTACAGATGATACTATTATAGAAAATGAGAATATAATTGATAAACTAGAAGATGAAAAAAATAGTTTAGATAATCCAGATTTACTATTTAATAATATTTATGATATTTCTAAAGCAATTTATAATGAAGATATTGATATTAATTTAATTATTGAAAATATAAAAAATATTATGAATAGACAAATATTAGAAAATGTTATAATTAATATTAAAAATTATAATACAAATAATATAGATGATGTCGAAGCAATATATAATAAAATAAAATCAGATTTTGATAATATGAAATTTTTCAAAGATAATAATAATCTTGAAACATCAAAATTTATAGATTTTTCAAGCGAAATAATTGAAGTTAAAGAAGCAAATGAATTATCAAATTATATTCATAATCCAACATATAATATAAATGAAATAACCGAAGATTATGTTGATTTGGATAATAAGGAAGATTTAGATGAAGTTGAAAACATTGACTTAAATATGACACAATATACTGTGAATTTATTTGATAAATATATAAATATTTATAAATTTCAGGATGCAATAGGATTTAAAGAGTTATTAAAAATAATTTTACCAATATTATCTAATTTACACGATAAATCTAAATTAGATATAGATTATAATTATATTTCAAATGAACTTTTTCAATATTTTGCAGGTGTACCTACAAAATGTTTTATGATAAAAGAAAAATTTAAAGAAAATAATATTGAAATAGGAGATGAATTAATAAAAAATATATCTAACATAAGTTTTAAAACTGTTTTAAATGATTTAGATAATATTAAAGTAAGTATATCATATTTTGTTTCAGATAATTTAAATAAAATTACTGATATTGTTATATCAATTAATACAGAATATTTAACAATAATTAAAGATGCTATTTATAATTCTATTGCAATCTGGATTTTAAATATACAAAATGCTATTTTAGATGGTACACATTTACATAATTATAATTATAATCATATTCATTTATGGTCTGATAATGGATATCCAATCGATAAAAGCAAAAAAATAGGAGTAACAATATATTTATGTGATATAATAACAAATTTTTTTGAAAGTCAAGAAGAACTTAATTTCTTTAAAATAGATATTAAAATTATAGATATTATAACAAATATAATCGAAAAAAAATACAAAGATATTTTAGATAATTTAATAAAAATCGCTGAAGTTAATGATTTTAGTAAAATTAATAAAAATAAAGGCAAATCATACCAAGTTGATCTTGTAGATAATTTAAATAAATTTAAAACAAATAAAACACTATTATTAAAAGATAAGATGTTGTATAACTATGTAAATGCTCTTGTTTATATGCCTGGAATTAATTATAATAAAATACATAAATATTTATTAGGTTGTTGTTTGCAAAAGATAGATGTAGATTTTTTACCCGATAGTGATCTTAAAAATAAAAGAAATGATTTAATTGCGGCTAAAAATTATTTTTCGAAAAACAGAGTTAATTATAAAAAATTAGAATATATGTTTATGCCTATTAAGGAAGATATCGAAGATAGTGATGATGAAAATATTGATATTGATGATTATTATGAATTAAATAAATTAACATATAATATTCATAATAATGATGAAATTATTAGTACATATGATCAATGGTTTGAAAATATTAATAAAAAAGAAAATAATAAAATATTTACAGAAAATAATTATTTAAATATATATAAAAATGGCAGTTCAGAATATATAAAAATTATTAAAAATTATATACAAATTATGCAAAAAACTATTAATAGTAAAAAAAATCAATTTAGTAATAATTATATTGATAATATTGATAGTGTTAATTTTAAACAATTAATAAATAATACATCACAAATATTATCTAAATATTATTATAGTAATTTAAAGGATAACCCTAATTATGAAGATAAAATAATTCAGAATTGCTTATCAGATATAAAAGTTTTTTCAAATGAATATAATAATTTAAATAAAATTTATACAGAAAATAATAAAACTGATATCATAAGAGCAAAAGCTTATATAACTATTAAAATTATGTGTTTACCATTTAATCCAGATATAATTCTTGGTGAAAAAATGTATATACAAAATGATGATGTAGAACAAAAAAATTATTTAGATATATTTAAAAATATATTTGATATTTCTAATAAGATTTTAATAAATTGTAAAATACCAACTTTTGAAGAAAATCTAAATTTTATTAATAGAATGAGAGAAGAATTTAAAAACAAAAAATTAGACGTTTTTGATAAACAAACAGAAGAACAAAGAAAAGTTTTTAACGAACTAAATAAAATAGGAATAAGAGTTGAAAATTTAGAAATAGATTATGATGAAACAAACCAAGTAAATCCAGAAATTAATAATGATGATAATTTCTTTGTTTTAAATGGAGAAAACGAATTTATGTCAAAAGAATCAGATAACTATAATGATGATTATCTTGATAATTATGAAAATGGACATATATATTCTTAAATTATTTCAAAAGACTATTAATAATTGATAACTGATTTTCAAATAAATAATCACTTCTAAACATTTGTCTAATATTATCGTTAGAATCCCCCCATCTATCAATCCGAATAATTTTTTTTTCTAATTCACTTAAATATTCAGTATGTGATGCTATTTCTAAATTAATTTTATTAATATTGCTTTCAACAATAGTAATATCATTTTTAAACTTATTTTTTTCTAAAAATAAATTATCTAGTTCTGTTTTTTTTTCTTTAACTAAACTATAAATTAACATATTATCAAAATTAACATCATAATTTTTATTTATAAAAGAATAGTTCAAAGAATCATATTCAGTTTTTTTAATTGAATAATTAATTTCTAGTTGAATATAATGATTACTAAGTTGTTCTAATTTTTCTAAAAATAAATTATATTCTTCGTATTTATAAGTAATAATTTTTTTGATATTATTTATTTCATCATAAACAACTTCTTTATTCATTTTTGTTTATAGTTATTAAAATAAATAATCATTTTTTTAATTTTTACCTTTAATAAAAAAAAAATGATTATTTAATTGATATATTTAATTACTAAACGAATATGGCATCAATCAGCTACGATAACAAAATCTCAATCAACTACGAGACTAACAATTATAATATTTCATTTGATATCAAATTTGGCGAAGGAAAAGACAGTCTTATTTGTGAAAATGAAAAAATGAGAAAGGAATACACAGATGACTATCCTGTAGAAATTTTCGAATTTGGTTCAGAAGAAAATCTACAAAAGGGATATCGTGTTGTAGGAAATGAAGGTCCAATTGTTGTTAATCTATCAAATATTTATGTTAAAAATAATAATGAATCAAACTATAAATATGCTTTAGGATTTGCTATTGATAATAAAGAACCCAAATATTATAGTGAAAGCGATACAATGCCCTATAATATTGAAAGAGACGGAACTTTATGGACAATTCATGCTAATGATAATCAATCATATAAATTTGATCAAAATCCAAAAGCAGAATATCAATGGGTAGTAAAAAGAGCATTAGATAAAGATTATGAACCAACTGAAGAAGAAAAAGAATTAGGAATGGAAAAAACTTCAGATACTACAGGATTATTTTATATCACATTTATGGTATATAAAAAAGAAATTTACGAAGAACCTACAAGAGGAATTACACGCGGAATTACACGTGGAGCAACTAGAGGTGCAACGCGTGGTGGAATTGAAAGTGATGCAGGGCGCTTTGGATATGGAAATAGTGCATCATCAAGTAGTGTTAAATCTGAATATAAATTTGCTATTAATACAGAAAAGTATATCCTACCAATTAGAACAAGAATTCGTAAAGAAAGTGAAAAAAAAATGTTTAATTGTTCTGAAACAATTAGAGGAGCAAGTCTTAATAAACTAAAACAACAAACTATTGCAGTGCCTTTCTAATGTTTTAATCTGTTTAATAATATTTTCTTTAATTTATCTTGATTAAAATAATATTTATTATTTTTATTTATAGAATTTAATTCATTTTTTGTATAATAGTCGGAATCTAATTTATTAATTAATATTTTTTCTATTTCACTATTAACATAATTATCTTTAATTGTATATTCTGTATCACAATTATTACAACTTATTTTTGGAACAATATATTTATTTTTATGATTAACATAATTATCTAAGTTAATGTCTTTTAAATATTCATTATTCATTATATTATATTCTTGAACATTCCCAATTATATCTAAATTTATTATATAAAAATTATCGTTATTATAATAAACTATTAAATTAATATGTTTACCATAAATTTTACAATCCCTGTAAAGTAATATATCTATATTAAATAATAGATTATTTTGATTATTTAAATTATATTTAAAATACTTAAATATAGAATATATATTTTTAATATCATATTGTTGTATTGTTTTATTAAAATATATTAAAAATTTTTTATATAAATTATATATTTTTCCTGTAGGATCAATCCATTCGGACCATTTAATTAAATCGGTTATTTTTAAAAGAACATCAATATTATTAAATATATTTAAAATATTATACATTTTTTTTTTATATTCTATATCATTATACTCAGCATTATACATACTATCATTATGATATGTTAAATCATTTGACGGTATTGAATCTATGAAATATAAAGGCTTATAATTTTGATCACTAATACCATTATAATATATACAATTATTTGAAAACTTTTCTAATAAACAATTATTATCAAAAAATATTTTAATTGTTATAATAAATAATAATATAATTGATATTAATATTAATATGCCTTTCATTAAATAAAAGTACCTCCTTATAATATTATAAATATAATATTATAATATTTTAGAAAATATACATAATGTATTCAAGAAAATATATTATTATACTTATATATATAATATTAATTTTATTTATATTTTTAAATAAACCATCAATAATGTTCGATCACAATGGTAATATTAAACATTTTGGTTATAGTAACGATAATGATATGTTAAAATCATTATTAAGTATCGAAATAGTTATACCAATAGTTGTAATATTATCTTATATTATTTATTTAAGTATTCAATTAATAACATAATTAAATGGAAAATTATGATTTTATAAAAGAAAAAATTATTAATTTGATAAATAATCCGGATGTAAAAATATCATTTAAAAGTTGTATTATTATTTACGGAAAACCAGGAATAGGTAAAACATACACAATTGATAAAATATGTTCTGAATTAGAATTAAAAGTTGTAAAATTTACATTAAATAATTGTCCAACATCGGATAATTTCGAAGATTTATTATATAAAAGTATTACTATTAAAAATAATTTTCTAGAATTAGTTTCAAATAAAATTGAGAAAAAAATTATTATTATTGATAATTATGAAATATTATTATCAGTCGACAGAACAATAAATAACACATTATACAATATATTAAATAATAAAAAATTTAAAAATATTAGTATTGTATGTATATGTAGCAACGATTTATTAAAAAAAATTGGAAATATAAAGAAAAAATGTAGTATATATGATTTTAAAACACCAACCCCGGAATATATTTATGAGATATTAAGAAAAAAATATAATTATACTAAAGAAAAAGAATTAAAAGAAATTATAAAAAAATCACATAATAATATTGAACAATGCTTTTTTTTAATTGAAAATAGAAATAATATGAAACTTAATAAAATAGATAGTATTGATAAAACTTTATCAATAGAATATTTATATGGAAATAATTATAATAGAGAAAAAGTTTCAAAAATATTATATTCAGAATCTTGGTTAATACCTTTAAGATTTCACGAAAATTTAGTTATTGAACTTAAAAATAGAAAAACAACTATGATACAAAAAAATAAATTATATAAAAAATTTATATATGATATATGTCTTTATGATTTATTAATGAATAATAATTGCATTAATGGTGGGATTGATATTATTTGTTCGTATGTTGCATTTTTATCCGAATTAGGAAAAAAAAAAAATTATGAATCAAATTTAGATAATTTTACAAAACTATTAAGTTATTTATCTTTACAAAAAAAATACGTTAAAAAAAGTTATTTATTTAATGAAAATTTTTTTCAAATTGGTAATTATCATATAAATTCATTAAACATAAATTTATATTCTTAAAATAGATAGATACATAATAATAATATGAATACACCTGAAACTCCGGTTAGCAATACTTTAAATTCTATACGTCAAAAATCTTCAAGAGTTTTTGAAGAAATGCAAAGTTTAGGAAATAGTACACAAGCTATTATTGGATTAGTATTATTAATTGCTTTTTCTGTTATAATAGCGTATTTAATGTATAGTTATATATCCAAAGTTGTATTTAATAAATACAAAATAATTGTTCCCAAAACGAAATTGCCATTAATAGGAAATGTCAAAAATGAAATAAGTTTAGATGATGATTTACCTGTTTCCGAGGGAGGTAATGGTATAAGAAGATCTTATACTTTTTGGATATATATAAAAGACAATGATCATTCTCATTTTAGAAATATATTATATCTTTCTAAAAATGGTGAAAATGAGATAATAAATACATCCCCTCATATATTTATGGATAAATCAAATAATAAAATGTATATTAGATTTAAAAAACAAAACAAAGACTCTAATAAATTAGATGCAGCCTGTGACGCAGATACTAAAAAAAATATACATGACTGGGCAAGAAGTCAATTTGATGATGGTACTAATGAACCTAAAGAATGTTTCAGAAAATATATGAAACAAGGAATAGTTATAGATTATGTACCTATGCAAAGATGGGTACATATTGGTATTGTTATAAATGACCATACATCAAATTCGAATGGTGGATACGGTGCAAGTATATCCGCATATGTTGATGGTGAATTAGTAGCTGTAGCAAATCATGAAGAACCATTAAGAGGTTTAGGCAGTTCAAGCGAGCAATATACATATAATATAAATAACCTAGATTTAGATAATTTTACTAAATTAGTTGTTGGTGGAGAGCAAAGTTCGGGTATATCACCTGGATTTTCAGGTTTATTATGTAAATTTGCAGTATTCAATTATGACTTGAATGATAGAGATATACATAATGATTATAATAAAGGTCCTGTTGATAATTTAATGGCTAAACTTGGAATTGGAACATATGGTGTTCGTTCCCCGGTTTATAGAATATCATAAACAAAAAACAATTTATTTTTATAATATATTATTAATAGAGTAATTATAAATTTAAAATGATATCAAATATTATTCAAATAATTTTAGCATTATTTATTATAATAATATTATATATTATTGCTTATTATACTTTTAATTATGAATCGATGAGTATTGTAAAAGTAATGGGAGGAAGTAAAGCAAAAAAAATAGAATTATTTAAAGGTATATATGATTATTCTTTAGAAAAAGAATTAATCTATAATACTTATAGTAATAATACAACTCAAGGAGCATTCAGAGAATTAATACCATCAATAAATCAATATGGTGGTGCAGAATATTCTTATAGTTTTTGGTTAAAAGTTGATCCTCAAAAATTAAAAACTGTAAATCATAATGATGAAAATATAATATTATTTTTTAGAGGTAGCAAACATTACATAAAATATAATACACCAAATCAGAAAAATTGTTTAATGGAACATAATAATAAATATATTTTAGTTAAGAATCCATTAATTAGAATGAAAAAAGATGGAACATCTATTATTGTAGAATATAATAGTGTTTCTAACCCCGATACTTTTAGAGAAGATGGTATTGAAAAAATAGATTGTAATGGTGATTGGAATTCAAAAAATAAAGGATTATTAGGAATATATAATATGACTGATAATGAATATAAAAATAAATGGTTTATGTTTACTGTTGTTTTACAAGAAATTACACCCGAAGATGACATATTACATAGATTTAAGACAAGATGTAAAATATATTTAAATGGTGTTAATATGTTAAATAGAATAGTTGAAGCACCATTTAATGGTCAAGACAATACAAGTTACGGTTCCGCCGCAATGAAACATAATAGAGGCCAATTATATATAAATCCCGGCAATATACTAGGAGATAATAGAGCAATATTTTCTAATACAGCAAACGGAGAAGGTGGATTACAAATAGCTGATTTATCATATTTTAATTATGCATTAGACCAAGATGAAATAATTAAAATATTTAAAAAAGGATTTAATAAAGAAAGATATACAGTACCAGAAGAAGAGTTAAATGAAATAGATTATACTATTACAAAAATAGATTTAGAAAATATCAAAAAATTCCCAGATGGTTATTAATTATATTATTTAAAAATATATATATTAAATATAATAATGGGAGGTGGTTTACTACAACTTGTTTGCAGAGGTCAACAAGACTATTATTTATGCAAAAATCCAGATTTTAGTTTATTTAAATATGTATATAAAAAACATACTAATTTTGCTATGGAAACAGTGCGTTTGGATTTTAATAATACGCCTTTATTTGAACCAAATATATATAATGGAGAATATAAATGTAAAATCTTAAGATATGGCGATTTACTTAAAAATCTGTATTTTTGCTGTACATTACCGGATATCTATTCTTCAAGTACATTAGCATTTAAATGGGTAAAAAATATAGGAAATATATTAGTCAAAACTGCAATAGTTAAAGTAGATGGAAACACAATAGATACTTTAACTAGTGATTGGTTAAATATTTGGAATGAATTAACAATGGGTTGCGACGATGATAACTTGGGTAAATTAATTGGAAATGTTCAGGAATTAAATAATCCAATTGTTATTAATTCTAGAAAAGTAATTTTAAGTAATAATAAATTTGCTTATAATTACTATCCTGCGTCATCAAAAAATAATAGTATACCATCAATAAAATCGCATAAATTGGTTGTTCCTTTATCTTTTTGGTTTACAAGAAATCCATCTTTAGCACTACCACTACTAAGATTACAAGGAAATGAAATAACATTAACAATCAGATTAGAAAATACAGAAAGATTATATACTGTATATTCATATGATATTAATGAAAATGTAAGTCCTTTATTTTATAATGAATTATATAGTAAAGATTTAAGTAGTGGAATCAAAAAAAGAGAATCAATTAATATAAAAACTTTTACTAAATCATTAAATATAGATCCTTATATAGAAGCAACATATGTATTTTTAGATAATGTAGAAAGAAATATGATTTTCAAAAAAACAATTATAAATTATCTTGTTGAACAACTAGAAATAACAAGTCAAAATAGTTTCAACGTAAACAATTTAATTGGTAATATAAATGTTAATACAAATAAACCAACTAAAGAAATTATTTGGATAACAAGAAGAAACGATTATATCAATAAATTTAATTCTCATCAGAATTTTACAGCATCTATTAGACAAAATAATAACTATCCTATACTAAATAAAGCTAGTATTATATGGGATAAAACAAAAATTATAGTAGATGATAAAAACAATATATTTTATAACAGAATACAACCATATCAGTGTCATAGTAATGTTCCAAATGAAGGAATATATTTATATTCTTTTGCAATTAATCCAGAAAAAAATAATCCATCAGGATATTATAATGCTGCACTAGTTGAAACTAAATTGAGACTAGAATTTAATAAATATAATGAATTTGATGAAAATTATAACTTAAATTTAGCATTAAATAGACATAATAAATTTAAAGATGCTGGTATTAATGCTAGTTTAGATAATTATTTGGTAGATGTTTACTCTATAACTTATAATATATTTGAAATAATTGGTAGAAGTGTAGGTATGAAATTTGCTTAATATTATTTTTATATTTCATTTTATTAGATATAAAATGGACTTAACATTTTTTATTATTTGCGTAATTCTTATTTACTTAATCTATTATCTAATATCTTGCATTCAATCTCTTAATAAAGAATTGAAAGAAGTAAAAACAAAATGTATTAAAACTGATCAACCTTTAACAGTTGATACTCCAGATGTGACAGAAAAATTAAAAGATGAAACGATTTCAGGATTTGATTTTCTTAAAAAACTTTTTAATAAGTAAAATTGTTATTAATATAAATAATATAAATATCAAAATATAATTTATATTTTCTTTAAATATAAATCTTCTAATTCGTTTATTATCATATTTAGTATTAGTGTTTCCAAAAGGAAAAGAAACAAAAATAGAATTTATATTATTTTTATTTTTAATATAATCATTATATTTAGTATTAATAAATATCTTATTTTCTGTATCAATTTTAATATTACTATTATAGCATTTATTTAAAGCTTTTTGATCATCTTCATTATTTTGTTTAATCATACAATTAAATAATAATTTTAAATATTTTACATATCCCATAAACATACCCATATTCGGCAAAATGTCATTTTCATATTTTCCAAAATTTATATTATATAATTCTTTTCCAATTGATTTATTATCTATTAATAACAGATTAATAGGATCTTTTGAAATTAGAATATTTGTTTTATATGATAAAAATAATTTCTTTAATTCATTATCAGTAAAATTTATATTTATTAATGAATCAAAACCATCTAAATATACAATAATATCATTATCATTTTTAGTGTTTATATATTTAATTAATTCATTAATTTTATCAAAATAATCGCGAAATTTAGTATTCCAACCAACAACATCTATTTTTTTATTAAACTCATTTTTAGTTAACTTGTCAAATAATCCTTCCGAATGTGTTGCATAAGTAACTAAATAAATTTTTTCCATATGTTAATAATTATATAAATTAATATACCTAATAATATCAAACTTAATATATATGATAATAAATACATTAACTTAAATAATAATGCAGGTTTATTGTTGCTATTTGTAAATTTAGCAATTTTTAACCATAATAATCTTATTATTTCAGGCACTGGCCAATTTTTCGAATTTTCAGTATCTTCAATTGGTTGATAAACTAATGGAATATTATAAAAATATCTATTATTATTGAAATAATTTTGAAAAATATCCCAGCAATATATTTTTTTATAATTATAATTTAAAACTTTTTCCCTATATTTTTTGGAATAAATAACTGAATGTGTATATATATTTAAAATTCCTCTATTTATATTTAAATTATATGGAATAAATAAAAATGGAATAGTTCCTAAATAAAAAGAAAAACTTGTATTTTTATTTTTTATTAAAAAATTATCTATTTTATCAATTACATTTTTTTCTAAAATTTTTTCACTTAATATAAAATCGTCCTCTAATATTAATATATTATCATAATTATTTTTTTTTGAATGATTAAATATTTTTATATTACAATCAACTAGGTCTTTTGCTGTTGTTGTTATATATTCTTTTTTTTTTGATTTTTTAAAACCTTTATTATATAAAATATAAACTTTTTTTGTTAAATAAATTTTTTTTATTTGATCCATTATATTTTTCAATCTTTTTTCATTACCTTCTAAATAAATTATATATGTTGCATCTATTGAATTATCAAATAAACCAGTTTTATTTTCATATAATACTAATTTATAACTCGTATCCATTATATCTAATAAATATTTAAAATAAATTCGTTATGATGCACTTTATAAATAACATAAATTAGTAAAATTAACATTGATAATAATAAATCACATATCATTCTGTATATATATCTAAATAATAATACATTATAAACCAAGGAATATAGACTAATTCTGGTGTTATAATTGAAGAATTTGTTGCATATTCATAATAAGCAAACCAAGTTGATAATAACATAAAAAATCTACATAAATATACTTCTAATTTTTTCAATTTATTTTTTTCTGAACTATTTTTATATATATTTAAAAAATCATAATCAATTTTATAATTATCATTTTTATCTTTTTTCATTTTTGTTAAATCAATCACATCACCCAATTCTAACATTAGAACATAAATAAATGTTAAAACATAAAATAAAGGTTCTATTTTATCTAAACCACCGTTAATTAATGATGGAACAATTTGCTGCTTAACAAGTAAATTTTCGTTATTTAACATAAATGATAAATCAGGATGTAAAGTTTCTGCAAAAATTCTACCAATAACAGACAATGTTGCTATACGCCCATGTTTTAGTTCTGATGTTTTTAAATTGAAATTTGATAAATAAATTTTAGCACAATTTGGTAAATTATTATTATTTTTTATTTTTAAGAAATTTTTTTTAATTTTATAATTAAGTAAACTTGGATTAAACGTATAAATTTCTGTTATATTCATTATAAATAAAAATATAATTAATAATTTTTTCATATTATTTTTATTTATTTTAATATTTTTAAATAATATTTAATGTTGATATATTAACATTAAAATGTTTTAATGCTTCTAACGCCGCATTATTTTCTGCATCTTTTTTTGAATTACCAGTTGCTGTTGAAATTACAGCATTATTTTTATCTTTAACACAATATTTAAAAACTTTAACAGAATCTTTTGTTGATACATTAATTTCTAAAAATTTTGGAATATCTTGTAAATGATGTTGCATATAATAAATAAGCATATCTTTATAATTAGTTTTATTTGCTATTAATTCACTAAAATCTATATTATTTTCCACAACATTAATAATCCAATTATAAACTAAGTCATAATTTGAATTAGAATCAAGAAAAAGTGCAGCAATAAATGCTTCAAATATATCCTCCATTATTTTATAATTATTTCTACCATTTGATTCCTCTACTTGTTTAGAAATAATTGCATATTTATTAAAACCTATTTTATTTGAAAGAAAACCTAACATTTTACCATTAACTATTTTTGTTCTTATTTTAGATAAAAATCCTTCATTCTGATCTGGATATCTTTCGAATATGTAAGCAGATATTACCATATCTAATATTGAATCTCCTAAAAATTCAAGTCTTTCATATGACATATCCTGTAGTGGTAAGCAATTTTCAGGACATTTTGTATTACTATTAATAAAATCGTGATTTTTCATTGTGCAATAAGATTGATGTACGAATGCAGTTCTGTATAAATTAATATCATCAATCTCATAATTATTTAAACCATTATTTGATAAAATTATTTTTAATGTATCAATATCTAATAAACAATTTTTATCATTATAAGGCATTTCAAGAACATCAATCTCTTTTGTTTTATTATGTAAAGAACTAATTTTATTCATATTGATTGCATAAAAATTATAATAAATCATTTTTTTAAATGTTATTAATACATAAGGAATTAATATATTTTTTATCTAAATGACTATTACTGATTATGCACCATCTGAAATAGAAATTAAGTCAATAGGTATTGGATTGATAGATAGCCAATATCTTGATTTAACATCTAGGGAATATCTTGTTGTTGGAGATATGTATAGTAATATTGAAACAGGACTTAATATTGGAGAACAACATAGTTATTATTGGTCTGATACTTGTAATATGTTGCCACAAAATATTTTATATAAAATGATTGTTAATAATAATGGAATAGGAATTAATACAACTAGAAATCAATTTAACAAAAATTTTTTAAATAATAGTTTAAATGGTATTTATATTGAAAATGGGGATATTTTCTGTGATGGTACTATTTCTGCAAGAAATATTAGAATTATAAATGAAGATGGAATGCCATATGTATTTAATGATTATATATTAAATAATAGTGAATATATTGTAAATAATTTAATTACTGCTATTAATTCAAATATTACATTAGCTAATTTTTATCAAGGATGGAACAAATCTTACTTATATAATGAAAAATTAATAAATAAAAATAATATATTTACAAACTCTTTTATAAATATTGGTGCAGGAGATGTTGATACAATTGATAACCTACACGCTATAAATGTTGTTTCTCCTGCTCAGACTAATACTATTGAAAATATACAACTTGCTATTAAAAATAGAACTTTATCACAACCAATTACATATCGTAATAGTGCTGGAGAACAAGTTTTAGTAAAAGAACCTGCTGGTTTACGAATGGGTATAATTGGAATGAATAATGAATCACCAGCAATTATATCCACAACATATGGTATGCCTCTTGAATTTCACGTTGGAAAATCATCTTTTGATATTAATAAACTATATCAAAATAGCGATGATACTACTATTAAAAAAGATATACCAGAATATGACAATTTAGAAAGTTATCCAGCAATGTCAATTACATCTAATGGAAATATATTAATTGGTAATGTAAATAATAATGAAGAATTTAATACAAAATTTCAAGTTTCTGGAAGTTCATTATTTGATAAGATCTATAAAAATGATGAAATTTCTGGAGAAACTTTAGAATTAGATGATATATATTTAAGAAAATTTGGAAATATATTTAAAGCATCAAATATTGAAGCTGGAAATTTTGGAGATGGTGATTATAAATTTATTTGCAATTTAAATATTGGTAAAAATTTAAATGTAGATGGTAATTTTAACGTTAATAATTTAGAAACAGATCAAATTAATACATATAATATCAATACTAAAATTATAACAACTGATACATCTGATGAAATATCACAATTTAATAACCCTTCTATTTTTACAAATAGTGTAGACTATTCAGATAATGTAAATGTATCTGGTACATTATTTTATAATAATTATAGATTAAATGCTCTTAGTGTTGAAAAAATAGAAAATGTAATAACAGATGGAGATGGTAATATAATACCACAATTTGCAGATTTAACTCAAGATGATTTAAGTGATCCAAATAATATTATTTTATATTATGGTTTTAATTCTAATAATAATATTTATCCAAGTGGAAGTAATTTAGCAGTAGGAGGTAGATTAGGAATTGGTATAGTTGAAACAGATGGTTATAATAATCATAAATTAATTCTAAAAAATGATACCAACGCAGATTTTGAAATATTAATAGAAGATTCTGAAAAATTAGAACAAGATACTATTAATAAAACTTATATTGGTCATATTAATTATAATTCTTTGGAAATAAATGATAGAAGTTTAATATTTAATACAAATTCAAATCCAACTGAAAAAAGAAATATATATTTTTATACTGGTATAGAAAAAAATAGTGTTATTAATAATGAAATATCACCAGCATTATCAATATGTGAAAATAATAAAATTGGAATAAATGTTGATATTAATAATAATATTGAACATACATTAGAAATAAATGGTACTTTACTAGTTAATGATATTTATGTTAATAATAATGGAAATGTAGGAAAAATTTACAGTTTTTTAGAAAACACAATAGGAAATACTAATTATCTTTTAATAAACAATGATAATATTAATAGTAAATATTTTTTCAATTATAAAAATTCTGATATAAATCAAAATATAGTTTCTAGAAGCAAAGGTTTAAATATACAAGGTGGTATTAATTCTAAATCTGATTCTATTGATTCTTTAAATGGTGGTTATTTTGAAAATAATGTTAAATTAGCATCATTTAAATATATAAATGCTAATGATTTTAGTTTAAAAAATCATCCAAAAACTTCATATATTAATACAAATATAATAATTGGTATACAAGATTTATCGGATGAAAGCAAAGAATCGCTTGTTAAAAATACAGATACATCAAAACCTTTAGTTATTAGAAATATTTCAGAAAAAGATTATAATGATACTATAATTAGATTGTATCGTGGAATTATCAATAGAACTGAAAATTTAAATGAATATAATTCTTCAAAATATACTGGTATAGATTTTTGTGAATGGGTTCCTTCAACAGGTAATAGAGATAAAGATAGATGGTATATATATAGAAATCATGATAACTTAGTTCAAACAATTGATAATTATCCAGGAATATTTGAAATAGGATATTCTGATAATGAATTTCATACAAATAAATCTGGTTTAGAAATATTTTATAGAAGAAATAATAATTCAATTGTATCTTCATCGCAACCCGCAAATCCAGAAGATCCACAAAACTACTATTTTGTTTTTAATAGACCTAAAACGGAAATAATTGATCCTGATTATATCAATAATATAAAAAATAAAAAAACTGTTGAAATTTACGGAGATTTAGATGTTAAAGGAAGAATATTTATTAATGGTGTTGAACTAGATAATATTGGCGAACATTCACATTCAATAGGAGATACAATTGTTCCTGGTACTACTACAAATGTTTATCACGATCCCAATGAAATAACTGATGATATTGAAATAACAGGTAAAAATATAGGTATTTTTCAAAAAATAAGAACAGTAATAGGTGATTATGATATAAATAGTGTTGATATAATGAATAATGTAAATGAAAATGAAAATAATAATGTAATATTTTATACGGCAGATGATAAATGTGTTTCAAGTTTTATTTCAACATACGAAAAGCATACTTTTGAAAAACAAAATGCAAATAGAGTTAAATTTGATCTAAAATTATCTAATTTTTACAAAGATAATTATGATGATGATAAGGAAAGATTTAAAACATTTGATACTAATGTTATTAATTTTGTTTTAAGTGCAGAAAATAATGATCAAGATGTAGTTAAAAATGCTAATTTTAACTATGAATCTCTATTTTCAATCGAAAATAAAAAAAAGAAAATGATATCATTTTATAATAATACTGAAAATATATATGTTAATATTGGAAATCATAACTCTTATTCATATTTAAATAAACTTAACAATATATGTTTACATATTGAAGATAATTCAGAATATTTGTTACAATTAACAAATAACGAACTTGCAAAAAATTCTAAAATAGTTTTTCATAATAAATCGGAAACAAATAAAAATCATTTCTGGACAATTGATGGTCCAAATGTTAATACAAATAATTTTAATATTAAATATACTTTTAATGATAATGTAAATGATTTAGATGCTAATTATAATTTAAATACATCTACTAATTTAACATTAACAAATGATAATAAAATTGGCATAAACAACTCTATTCCCTTGTCTACTGTTGATATTAATTCTTCAAATAATAATATTTTAAATCTAAGAAATTATTATTTACAAGATAATAATTTAGAATTAGATACTTCTAAATATAATGTAATTGAAGTTAATAATGATGATTTTGAATATGATTTGTCATTTAATAATACAAATAATTTATCAATTTTTAATTTTAATTATAATGTAAATATAATTCCTGCAAATATACCAAATGAAACAATTGATGGTAAATTTATTTATTCTATTTTTAAAGAAACGGATGGTTATATTAAAATAACAAATAAATCAAATACATTTAGTAATAAACTTAATATTATTATTTATAAAACTAATTTAACTTTTTCTTTTGACGATTATAGTGATGTCGAATTAGACAAATTTTGGAAGTTTGATACAAATATTCATTTAAATGATAATTATATATTAGTAATAAATAATAATATTACATTACCTTCTCTTGAAAATTTTTCGCATATATTAGATAGTGATAAATGGAATTTTCAATTTAGCGAAGATTTACATAATAATTTTAATATAAAAACTGATAATTCTAATTTTGATATAACATATGATGATATTTTAAATACAAAAATTGATTTTCTTATTAATAATCATTATAAGTATATAGATTCTAGTAAATTAAACATCCAGTTTAAGTTAGTAAATATAGGCAAAAATTATGATTTTCTAGATGATAAATATAATTTACATTGTACTTTTCAAAATAAAATTTTTAATGAAGGTAATGCTTCTACTTATTATAAAACTTATGTTAATGAAAATTACAATAACGAATTAAAAATTAATATTCATACTTCAAATGAATTATATATTGATAAAACTATTAGAAATTCTAATTATAATATTGATGTTTTATATGAAATTGATAACGATTTTAACTTTAATTTATCAGGACCATCAACTATTATAAATAACAATCCTATAAATACAAACTTAATTAGTTACTCATATAATTATGATACATTAACAAATATTTATAATTTTGAAACTACTAATATATTAAATAGTACTCCAGATGGCATTAATGTGGTTGAGATACCAATTAGATCTGAACCACCCATAACAAAAGATATATTATATGAATATAATAATACAAATCAAACAATAAATTTATTAGGTAATGATATAGATATATCATCTGTTATTGATCAAAATATCAATATAAAAATAAATAATAAATATGATAAGTACATTGGAAATGAAGATATAACTCACTATATTATTACTAATGTAGTTAAAGATAAAGCACATATTATATTTGAAAATGAAATATTAGGACAACCATCAATAATCAATAATGAAATTTATAGTACATTTGATGGAAATTTAATTATAAAATCTTATGATACTGAAAATAAAGAGCAAAATGATCTAATAGAATTTAAAAATGACAAGAGCATTAACGCAGAAAATAGTACTTTATATATCAAAAATATTACAGTTGATAATATTTTTGATAGAGCATCTGGAAATTCTATTATAAATTTATTAGAAAAAAAAGAATTAACAGAAACACATACTGCTGATAATTTTACAATGAAAACTATTAATCAAGATTTCATAACAAGTAATAAATTAATACATTTAACTAATCATCAACATACTTCTTTTGGTGCTGCTAGTACTGATATCTTAAAAATAAAAAAAACAGCCGATTATGATAGTTTACAGGTAAATGGAGATACTATTTATAATGATGTTCTTAAAATTACTGCTAATAATAGTTTGGATATAATTGAAAAGAATATGTTATCTTTGTCCTTATTAAATAGTACTTCAATTGCTAATTTTGGTTCTGCAAATAATCCTGCTAAAATTGGTATTGGTATGGATAAAGAAAATATTGATCATTATTTAGATGTAAATGGTGATTTACGATTAACTACTAATAATATATCTGAATTAGAAAACCCACATATAACTTTAAATTCTCATAGAAATAATGCTTTATTAGATTATTATGAAGATAATAAATATAATCATAATTTAATTTATTCAACTGATGGTGAATTAAAAATAACTGCATATAATGATTTAAATAGTAAAACTAAAGATTTAATTAAATTAAATGATGGTAAAGTTGAATTTGATGAATTAGAAACAACTAAAATAATTGCAAATGAAATTTATGATAATTTAGGTAATTCATATTTTCCAGATTTTCATAACTTAAATAATAGTGAATTTTTATATAATATATCTAACTTACATATAATAAGCAGTAATGTTCAATTTACAACATCTAATATTAATATTGCTTTAGAAGATATAAAAAATAATTATTTTAGTATTAACAAAGTTAGATCAATTGAATTAGATACTGTTCTAAATAATAATATATCTTTTGAAAATATTGAAGATATAAGCTTAAAATACAATAAAGAATATAATTATGTATATAGTTCAATAGTACAAAAAGCGGAAAATCAATTTTATTCATCTTCTTTAACTCATCATACAATTAATTACTTGACAGCTAGTTCAGATAGTATTATTGCAGGTATAAGCGAAACAAGTGGATTGGCAGATGGTCAAAATGGATCTGATGACCTTCCCGACCCATTATTTAATTATATTACTTCAATTATTTATTCCGATAATTACATTTATATTGCAGATAAAGGAAATAGTAAAATCAGATTTTTAGATTTAGATAGTGATAATGTTGTTAGATCTTTTGTTTTTGATTCCCAAACAGACGACATAGAACATCCAACGTGTTTAGTTAAAAATAGTAATACATTATATGTTTCAAATGATAAATATATTTATGAAATTGATATAACAAACATTGATAGTAATTATGAAACATTAACTTATAATCGAATTGTAGGAAGTGATGAATTAGGTTATAAAGACGGTAGTTTAGATGAATCTAAATTTAAAAATATAAATGCAATGTGTTATGATAATAATAAAAATGTACTATATATATCTGATGATAATTATTCAATTAGAAAAGTAGATTTAAGTAATGAAATTGTTTTGACAATTGCAGGATATTTACCAAATAATATTGATGATTTATCGTTTAGTGGATCAACTGTAGGCGATGGTATTGATGCGCGTTTTAATAATATTAAAAAATTAATTAAAGTTCCAGGTGAGGAATATTTAATCATCTTAGATAATGATTCTAATAATTCAAGAATATTAGCATATGATATAGAAAATAGTTTTGTATCATTGATTTATAATTATAATGGAGAAGTAAGTGATTTATTATTAGATATTGAAAATAATAAAATACTATATTTAATTACTAGATCAAGTTATTTTATCAAAATAACAATACAAGATGATTATGGTATTTATAATAAAACAAATATAACTTTCCACGAATCAGATACAAATATTTTTAGAATTACATCAATACCACACGATAGTATTAACTATCCTTATTATACTTTAGAAAAAGACTATAATCCTGAACAACTTGTTGATTCAATGACTGTTAAAACAAATTATAAAAATACTTTTGTTAAATTTGGTTCTGATGATACTTATAAAAAGGCTTTTATTGGTATTTCTAAAGAACCTGTTTACGGGACTGAATTAGATGTTAATGGTTTAATTAATACTAGCAATTTAAATGTTAATAATTTAATAAAATCTCTTAATATTGAGACAAATAATCTTAAAGTTAAATATTTAGAAAATTACGATGCATATAATACAGATATTATATTAAAATCTTCTATTAAAACCGATGGTAATAATTTATCACTTGGTGATTTTGCAGATCGCGATAAAAGATTTGAAAATATTTATATTAGAAATAATTTTGATATTGAAAGATATAGATTATCTGTAGATACAACTTCTCATTATCTTAAATTTACAAATACTTTAGATAATGATAATTTTATTAGAACAAAACAAAGTGGAGTTATATTACATAACAATACAGATAGTTCAAGATCTGAAATTAAGTATATTAACAACAAACTAAATGTTACTAATTATAATAGCGGCGGAGATTTACTATTTAGAAATGAAGATTTTTCAGGAACAATTACAACTTCAAATATTGATATTCAAAATACTTTACATTCATTTGAAGGTATTATTAGTAATTTAACAGTTTATGAAGATACCCATTTAAATTCTAATGTTTATATTTACAACGCATTAAATGTAAATAGTAATATTATTGCAAATAATGATATTATATGTAATGGCGTATCTTATTTTAATGATGATATAATTGTTCAAAATAGAATATCTACAAATGATTTATACGTTTCATCAAATATTTTAGTAGACGATTCCATAAATTTGAATGGACTATTAACAACTCAAGATATACATACAGATGATATTTATATAGATAATAACGCTGTTGTTAATAATGATTTAGAAATTATGCAAAAATTATTTACAAGTAATGAAGTATATTTTTATAGTAACTTAAATGTTCAGAATAATTTAATTGTGAAAGATACATTAACAACTTGTAATTTAGAAATTATAGGTAATTTAACTTATGTTGAAACAACACAATATCAAACAGAAAACTTGCATATTATAAATGATCAGGGTGATGGACCATCTTTAAAAATTACTCATAAGAAAAAAGACGATATAAGCGATGATAACAATATTGTAGTTATTAATAATATTGAAGATTCTGATTCTGATAATAAAAATATAATCATTAATGATAATTGTTATCTAGGTATACATAAAAGTCCAGAAGTTGAATTAGATATTTTAGGCAATATTCAATTTACAAACAGTATTAATAGTGTTTCTAGAGATGCACTAAATCGTATTCAATTATTAGATGAACCTATTTTAAATAAATTTGAAGATACATCAAACTATATTGGCAGAGTTGATAATGCATCTTCTAATTTTACACATCAAGTATATGATTATCTTAAATATGTTTCTAATCTCGATGTATTAAATGATTGGCATCATCCTATTGTGAAGGAATTTGATAATGCTGGTAATTTAATTGATAATTACAATATAAAAACAATTAATAATAATATTTATGTTAATTCAACAATAAATTCAGATGAATATTATATAGTATTAAAGAACGATACAGAATTTTCACAAAAACATTATCAATTATCTCTTGTTAATAATACACTTGCTGATGTATTACTTGTTGGAGGGGGGGGATTAGGAATAAATTCAATTTATAATGATATTTATTTAAATAATCGTTTTAAAACAATTTCAAAATTAAAAACAATTAATTTTAACAACTATTATTTATTTGATATTTCAGAAGATTATATGTATTATTATAATGATGATGATACATCAATATATAAATGTAATTTAAATGATTTAACAGATGAAACTCCACTTTTTAGTGTTATTAGTTTTGATTTAACAGATTCTATTATGAAAGTTAGCAAAAATAATGAATTACTTATATTAAATAAAGAGAATTCAATATTAATTAATAATTTGCATAAATCGACTAATATTGAAATTGGTAATGATATATCAGGAAACAATGATGGTAATTTCGAAGATGCTAGATTTAATAAAATAAAAGATTTTGCTATTAATAGTAAAAACAATATAATATATGTTGCAGAAAACAAAAAGATAAGAAAAATAGATTTAAAAAATGAAAAAGTATCAACTGTTATTACATTTGTGAATGATATAAGTTATATAGATATAACTAACGATGATAATTTTATATATATATCACAAATAAATTCTTCAAATCCAGTTTTATCTTATTCTATTATTAAACTAAATCTAAAAAATCTAGAAGTTATACCAATAATTGAAAATATCGCATTAGAAATAAATTATTTATCACTTGATAAAATAAATAATAAATATTTATTATATAATGATCAATATAATATTCATTATTATGATTTAATAAATAATACATCTTCACAAATTACAAAATATGATGATGATAATATTTATAAATATTTCAAAATTACTTACGATAATAATAGTATTATTTTTATAAAAAATGAATTATATATTTATTACTATAATTTTAATTATGAAAATACATTACCATTAAATTTACCTGCACCAGGTGGTGCAGGATCATTACTATTTAGAAAAGATTTAATATTAAATAAAGGAATATATGATTTATATGTTGCTAATAATTTATCAAGTAGTTATAAAATAGATGATGATGATTATTATCCTAATAATTATTCATTAAATGATAATTTTGATTCACAATTATTAGTGTGGTTAGATGCAAATAATGCTTCAAATAAAGCCAATCTATCAACAAATACAAGTAAATTACAGAGTACAATTACTATATCTGATGATCAATTTTATAATGATTCAGAAAGTGGTTTAAATTATTATAATTTTTTAAATTCTTTAATAATTCAATTTACTCAAAATAAACCTGAGAATAATTTAAATTATTTTATAGTTTTTAAAAATACAAATATTGATAATGCATCAAATACTAATATTTTTAATATTAAATTACAAGATATAACAATAGAAACAACAGAAACAACATCAAAAACATCAACAAGAGAATTTAGTTTTAATACAAATAATGATGGCAAATTAACAAACTATCAATATAATACGAATATTAACATTGGTGGAAATATAACTAAACAAACAAAACATACTATTCAACATAGTATTAATGAAATTAATATATTAAATATTCAAATATCTGAAAATTCTAGCGAAACAACTAAATTTTTTATGAATAATGTAATATTTTATGATGATAATAATACTACTCCAAACCAATATACTGAAAATTATAATTCAATATTAACTATAACTCAGAAAGATACTAATAATATTCAAATATATGAAATTATAATAATTAATAGAAATTTAGATGAAAATGAAAGAGACTCTTTATATAATTATTTATATTATGAAAATAACGATATTCAAATACCTAAAATTATAAAAACAATTAACGAAGATGGTTATAATACAATTGGTTTTGGTGCTATAGTTAATGGTGGAACATCTGCCAAAGAAAATTATAATAATATTAATTTACCTGGATTATATAAAGGATATGAAGTTTCGAACGATTATGTATTAATCAATGATCAATATAATAATAAAGAAATTGTATCTGATATTACAAATGGAGGTACAGGATATTCTGGATTAAATTATGATAATAATATATATAATGGTCAAAAAGGATTTCAATCAGACTCAATAATAAATCAAGGTGATTTATCTAGCTTACCAACAGAATATAGTTATGGTGCACCATCTTATGATATTAATAAAGAGTCAATAACTTATGGTAAAAATGGCAATGGAACTGATATTAGTACATTAATATCAGAAAATTATAGTGGCTCAGGATCTGTTGGGGGAATAAATAATATATTTTCTAAATATCCTATAATTAATAATTCTATTAATAAAAATATTTTAAGACTTTCAACAACTTCAGATACATATGATATAAATATATATGATACTATAATTAAAATAGATATCGCGTCAGAATTTAATGTTATAATGATAGATAGTAATACTACTACTGGTAAATATATTGATGCAACAATCAATTTAAATCCGGGAAATTATAAAATTATTATTAATAATAATGATAATCATATTAAATTTTGTAATAATGATGGTATAACTTTATTAGTAGATTCTAAAAAATTAGATACAGAAGATATGACAGGTTGGTCAAATATAGATACTTTACAAAATAATTATATATCGAGTTATGATCAATTTTATTGTAAATTAATTAAATTAACATTAATTGAAAAAGAAGAAGATGAAGAAGATTTAACATTTGATGATTCTGATACTAATTTTTATTATAATTTTGATGAAACAAAGAGTGGTTCTGGTATAATTATTCTAAAATATAATATTAAAAAAGATGTTGTTAATACAATTGAAGATAAATTTGATAAAAGATTGAAATTACTTGAAGAAGCATTATTGTTTTCTAGAATAAATACTTATAGTGATAATAAAGAATCTATTATGTTTTTCAAAAATAATGAAATAACAAAATATTATAATAATATGTTTATTGATCAATCATATACGGGTATTTTTGTTGATTTAACAGATAAAAATGAATATAATACTGTTGAAGAAAATTTTATATTTAAATGGTCAATTAAATATAATTTAGAAGATAATTATAGAGATTATGTACCTAATACAAATTCTAAGAATATTAATTTTATAACTAATACACATTTAATTAAATTTAATGATTATTTACATATACCAGTAAACAAATATGTATATATTGATAATGTAAATTTAGAAATTAATGATACAATTTATAATTATAATAATAATGCCTATGTATCAAAAATTGAATATAAAAATATAAATATTACACCAATTAAAACTGATATATTCCCAATTAATAATTTCAAATATAAATCAGATGATTTATTAACGCAAACCGAAATAACAATTGATAATAATTTAATTAAATGGTCTTCTCATAATGAATCATATGATGCTCAATCTGATAAATACTATCCTTTGAATATATTTAATCACAATATTAAATATGGAGAATGGGATATAGATAATTATAATGATTCTGATGGATCTTATATACCTTCTTCTGCAAGTTTTAAAATCGATAACTTAGATAAAGTAGGCGAGTGGATTTTAATAAATTTTGATAAAGAAATAACTTTAACAAGCATTGATTTAATATTAGAAGACAATATTAAATTAATGGAATGGTATTTAGGCGGTAGAAATGATATAACTTCAACTAATTTTGATAATATAATTGAAGGGGATGTATCCGATTCAGGAAACATTAGTATCGATAATGCCAATACATATACAAGCTTTATATTAATTGTTTCCAAAATTAATGTAAGAAATACCCAATTAAAAATCAAAAATATTAAATTATATGGTAATTATAAGGATTGGGATATTTAAACTATGAATAATACCATTTTTGTTTCTATTGCAAGTTATAGAGATAAATCTTGTAATGAAACAATTAAAAATTTATTAAAAATGGCAAAATATCCAGATAATATTTACATTGGCATTTGTCAACAAAATAAAGAAGGTGATCAAGATGCTTTATATAATATTGATAATAAAAACATAAATATAATTAGAATATCATATAAAGATGCAAAAGGTCCTGTTTATGCTAGATATTTATGCTCACAACTTTATAATAATGAAAAATATTTTATGCAAATTGATAGTCATTCAATGTTTATTAAACATTGGGATATAAAATGCATTTATGCAATAAAAAACATAAAAAAATTTAATTTAAGTCAAAAACCTGTTTTAAGTCATTATCCAAGAAGTATGAAAGATTATGATAGTTTTTCAGAATTAAAAAAAAATAAAATTACTTATGTAAAAGATTATTCGATAAATAGTTATAATGTTATAAAGTTTAATGGTGCTAAATTTATTGAAACAAATAATTCGTTTATAAAAACACCTTATGTTACAGGTGGATTTATTTTTACAGAAGGATCATTTTTAAAAGAAATTCCATATGACGATAAATTAGAATACTTATTTACAGGCGAAGAAATACTTAATTCAATTAGATTTTATACATATGGATACGATATATTTATTCCCAATGAGAATATAATTTTTCATAATTATATTAGAAATGATGAACCTAAATTATGGGATGATATTGATTATATCGATAAAAAAAAAATAATTAATAAAAAAATAGCAGATGTTTTAAAATGTAAAACAAATACTGATATTAATAAAATTATAAATAAAGGCGTTGGTTTTAATAGAGATATTAAGGATTACTATAAATTAATTAATTATATCAATTAATAATTTTCTTAATTCATCTATTTTTTCTTTGTTTTTAATTTTTTTACTTTCAATACTAAAACTAATAAATAAATTACCTTTTCTAGAATTATTATTGAAAATAGGTAGTCCTTTGTTTTCTATTAGATAATCTTTATTATTTAATATTACACCTAAATCTTGCGTATTTATTTTAATTTTTTCATCATTAAAAAATGGAATTTCTATTATTTTGCCAACTATAGAATCTACTAAACCTATTTGTGTTTTATAGTACAAATTATTTTCTTTTCTAACAAATTTAGTATCATCTATTATTTTTAAAATTATAACTAGATCTCCAGGAGTATCATTATTTTTTTGTGGTTGTTCTCCAAAACCTTTGAAAATAGTTTTATAATTATCTGGGAAACCTGCATTAACAACAAGATTAGCCATACTTTCTTTACTATATGAACCTTCACCTTTACAATCTTTACAACTTTTGTTTAATTTTAATATTTCACCTTTTGCACCACATTTTGAACAAGGTCCTTGATGTATTTGTGTTAAAAATCCCATATTTTTCATTTGTTTATATACACCTGTTCCACCACATTTATCACAAGTCGAACGACAATTTAAACAATATTTCTTTGTAGAAATTTTCATTTTATTATTAATTCCATTATACACATCTTCTAGAGATACCTTGATAATTTTTTCTATATTATCACATTTGCTATTTCTTTTCATATTTCTATTAAAATTAAATCCGAAATGATCTTCTCTTCCAAATCCATTAAATCCACCATCATTAAAAAATGCTGAAAATATATCTTCAGGATTAAAATTATTCATACCACCTTCTTCATAATTATTATCACCTAATCTATCATATTTGTTTTTTTTATCTTCATCAGATAAAATAGAATACGCATTAGATATTTCTTTAAATAAATCAGCTGTTTTTTGATCATTTGGATTTTTATCAGGATGATGTTTCATAGCCAATTTATGATATGCCATTTTAATTTCTTTTTGCGATGGATTATTATCTTTATTTAATCCCAATAAATCATAATATTTATATGTCATTTTATGTTTATAATTTTTAATATATTATTATTCTTAAATCTTATTTTATATATTTATATATATTAAGAAGATTTATTATGAAAATTATAAATTATAATGATATAAATAATAATGAAATTAATACTTTAGTTATTGAACAATTATTATTTAAAAATAGTAAGATATTAGATGATAATTTAGATAAATATTATTTAATTGAATATCCTGTTATAAATTTTAATAAAAATAAATATGATAATGATATATTTTTCAATATTTTAAATCAAAAAAAATTTGAAAATATAAATATAACAATACCCAAATTAATACTTACTAAAATAATTTTTTGTAAAGTAAATAATTCCAATTTTTTAATTAAAAGTAATAATTATGAAGTCGCGGATACTAGTAATATTTTAACTTTATTTATAAAATATACAAATACAATATTTAATGATTTAAATATATTTCTTAATATTATTAGTAAAATTAGTGATTTAAAAACAAATATTTCTTATTTTAATTCATATTATTTAGTTGAAGCAATTGATTTATTACAAACATATTTATTTTATTATCAAGAAAATATAAATCAATTTAAAAATATTTCTAACATTTTTTCAGATAAAAATGAAATCAATATCAAATTTATTGAAAATCTTAACTTAACCTATAAAAAATATATTACTATTTATAATTTATTAAATGACAACAGGCATTCTGTTATGCAAAGAATTGCATATTTAGAAACTGGAATGTCAAGATTATTAACAATTGTTGCAACAATATTTTTACCAATGACATTTATTGTTTCATTCTTTTCAATGCCTTTTAAAAATATGCCATTTAAAAATAATAAATATGGTATTTTATATGTTATATTTATAATTATTATACTAATGATTATAATACTTAATTATTTATTTGAAGATATATATCAAAACTTTTTTAGATTTTTTAATTAACTTTACAACACTTATTATTTTTGCACTTAAAATTAATACCACATTCTAAATCGCTATTGCATTTTATATATTTACTACAATTATTATTATAGTATTTTTCAACTAAACTATAATTATTATTAATTATTATTACAATAATTAATATAAATAATAATATACTTATTATATTTATATATAAAATATTATTTTTGTTCATTCTAAACTAATTAAAGATTATTAATAATTAATATATATTGATGGAATATATTTTAATAACTGGTTCAAAAGGTTTTATTGGTAAATATTTATATAATTATATAAAAAAAAATTATTCACAATATGAAGTTTTATCATTTGATATTCTTGATAATTATAATTTATGTAATTTAGATGATATTGAATTTTTCTTTAAAAATTATAATATAAAATACGTTTTTCACTTAGCTGCTTTTAAAAGTATAAATGAATCTATTGGAAAATCATTACTATATTATAATAATAATTTAATATCAACACTTAATTTGCTTACAATTATGGAAAAATATAATTGTTATAATCTAATTTTTTCATCTTCAGGATCTATTTATGGTAATTTAGAAAAACATCCCTTATCCGAATCAGATGCTTTTAATTGTATACAAACTAATCCTTATTCTAAAACTAAATACTATACAGAAAATATATTAGAAGATTTAACTAAATCTTCTGACAAATGGAATATAGTTATTTTAAGATATTTTAATCCTATTAGTATAAATAACAATTTTGGTCTATTTAATAATATATTATTATGTTATATGAATGATAAACCTTTGGAAATATATGGAAATAATTATAATACACCCGATGGTACTTGTATAAGAGACTTTATACATATTAATGATGTAATATTAGCACACATTTGCGTTTTTGAATTTATGAAAATAAATAATAATATATTTAAAATATACAATATAGGAACTGGTAAGGGATATTCTATATTAGAAATTATAAATAAATTTAATAATAAATTAAATAATAAGTTAAAATATAATTTTGTTTCTAATAGAAAAGGTGATATACCTATTTCTTATGCTAATGTTGACTTAATTAATAAAGAATTAAACTGGAAATCACAAAAAACTATTAATGAATCAATAGACGAATTTATTGATTATTTTAATTTAAAAAAATAATATTATTTATTATTAACTTTATTTATGTATAAAATTTGTGATAGATTTTATATAACAATATTCGAAAATGAAGATGAAACAAGAAAAATGATTGAAAAATCAAAACAATTTATAACATCAACTGATTATCATGATTCATATAATAGTTTAGATAAAGATTACGGACCTATAAATATTTCAGACATTATAAACTTTAGTAATTATATAAATACATTAATAAATTTTGAAAAAACAAGTGATAGAGATATAGTTTATTATACTTATAAATCAAAAAACAATGTTGATCTTTTAAATTTGGTTTTACTTTCTGGTTGTTATTTAATATTTTATAAAAAATATACACCAGAAAATGTTATATATAATTTGCATAATATATTTAACTATTTTCCAAATTACTATGATGATTGTATATCAAATTTTGGTGGTTATAAGACATCTTTGATTGATTGCTGGTTTTCATTATATCATGCAATTAATATAGAATTAATTAATATTAATACATTTGATCACAATGATTTTGAATATCTAACAAATTATTGCGAAAGAGATATGAATATTATTGGAAATAAATTTATTGCAATGTCTTGTCCTTCAAAAAAATTAGATTCTGTAAAAGATGATTTAATAAATATAAATATTAATTTAGTATTTCGTTTAAATGGTAGTGATAAATATGATACTACTCTATTTGAAATAAATAAAATTAAAGTAATTGATTTATATTTTCAAAATTATTCAACTCCTAGTATAAAATTAGTAAAAAAATTTATGAATTTAGTTAATAATACTGAATATAATAAATTAGTTGCGATACATTGTACAGCAGGATTAGGTAGAACAGGATTGTTAATTTGTATTTGGTTAATAATTAAATTAAATTTTACACCAAAAAATGCAATAGCATATATTAGAATGATTAGACCTGGATCTATAATGGGATATCAGGGAGTTTTCTTAGAATCAATTGAACATTTTAGAAAAATTATTTAATATAATAATTTGATATTATTTTTGTAATGTTTTGTTCATAATTATATTTGATATTAAAACTAGTATTTGAAACTAACATTACATTATTAATTTTTTTCTTCTATTAAGTTTTCTACCTTTAATAATATTATTATTTTCATTAAATATATTCGTTATCTTTTATTTAACAATTTAATATATTTTTTTTATCATCCATTGATTATATATTATGTAATATCTTTTATATCATAATAATATAATTACATTAATAATTATTATGACAATAGTATATCCATTTATTATTGTTAATGCAATAAAATTACTATAATATTTAAATAAAATATTACCTATTATTCCACCTAAAATACCAAATGCACCAGCTATACCTATACTTGCACCTATATTATCATTAAAATGTGGAATTAAACCGATAATACTACCTTGTAAAAAATTATTTATTATACTTATAAATATTTTTATTATTAATATATTAATAAATAATTCATTTATTAAATCGTTATTATTATTTATATAATATTGTAGATATATATTATTTATTAATAATAACAATTGAAATATAATATATGTTTTGATTTTACCAATAATTTTAAATTTACTATAATTAATATCTGATATATATCCACCAATAGGTCTTGCTATCAAATTAATAATTGAAAATACAAATAGTATTTGTATTTTCCTTTCTAATGTCAATTTATGTTTAATTGTACCATTTTTTTGAAAATTAGTATATAATGTAATTTCAAGACCAAAACTTAATAGATATGTAAATATTATAGATAATATTTTGACATTTTTAATTATACTAATTATATTTTCTTTTTTAAAATGTAAATCATTTTGCATTCTTTGAATATTAATATTATTATCATTTGTATAATAACTATATATAGTATTATCTAAATCATCTACAAATATATTGACATCTATATCATTATCATTATCATTATCATTATCATTATCATTATCATTATCATTATCATTATCATTATCATTATCATTATCATTATCATTATCATTATCATTTTGGTTTTCGTTTTCACTTTTCAAATTATTCAAATATAGTTTTTTTAATTTACTAATATTTCCATATGGTGTATCATCTGTAAAATAATATATTAAGAATGTATTTATTATCAATAATATATATGGAAAATATATAACGACAATATAATCTATTTTATTTGTATGAATCAAATAATTAATATAATATATTAATCCAATACCAAAGTTACCAATACCGCCTATTAAACTAGTTGTTAATCCGAGTATATTTTTATCAAACATTGTTATAACCCATATTTCAGATATAGTAAAACCAGCAGATAAAATACCTAAAAAGAAACATAATACATATATCTTTAATTCATAGATAATATTTAATATCCCAAATAAACTACCAAACAATATTATAAATATATATGTTAATCTACAACCTATTTTATCACAAATTATGCCAAATAATATTCTAAAAAATGCACTACCAGATAACTGAATAATTAATATTATAGTAGTATTTGCAAAATCAAAATTATTTTTAATTAAATAATATGAAATTGGATGAAACAATCCCATAAATGTTAATATAATATTTAATAATGAATAATAAAGAGCTCGAGAATGTGGTCTTTTAAATGATAATATAGGACTTACTATATTTGTGGTTTCTTCATAAATAAATTTATTAGTATTGTTCCATTTAAACAATGCTTTACATCTACCATTACTAGAATTATAACAGGGTTCTTGCCAATCCTTTAATTCCCATATCATTGCATATGATTTGATATATAATATATATCAAATCATTTTTTATATAAATATTATTTATATTTATTATTTAATATGATAAAATATATATTTCATCTTTCTGATATTCACATCAGAAATGGTGATATAAATATCAGTAGATATAAAGAATATAAAAATGTATTTGAAAATTTATTTATATCAATTAAAAATAATATAATTAATTTAGGACTAAATAATAACGATTTTTTAATAATTATTACAGGCGACATATTTCATAATAAAAATAATATAGGAAATTATGGTTTGATGTTATATAAAATTTTAATTGAAAATCTAACTGATATTGGTTTAACAATTATTTTAGAAGGTAATCATGATAGTATACAACACGAATTATCACAACCATCTCTTGTTACTTCAACTATAAATATAAAAAACTTAATTGTTCTAAGAGAATCAAAATCTTTTGTTATTGATAATTTGGGATTCTCATATGTTAACATTCGAGATACATTAGATAATTATTCAACATCTGGACGTAAAAATGTATTAGAACCTTTTCCAAATATTAATGAAAAAGTAAAATATAAAATAGCTTTATTTCATGGTACCTTTGCAAATGCAAAATTATTTAATGGTTCTAATATAACAAGTAGTCATAATCCATATCCATTTGAATGGATTAAAGATTTTGATTATGCTTTATTAGGAGATATACATTTAAGACAATTTAATTACTATAAAAAAAAATTATTATGGTGTTATTCAGGATCTTTAGTTCAACAAAATTTTGGCGAGGATATTGTTGATCATGGGTATGTTATTTGGAACTTAAATAATAATTATATTATTGAAAAAAATGTTTTAAATGATTATGGTAAAATTGTTTTAAAAGAAATTAATAATAAAATATTTTTTAGAAAAACAAACAATTATATTGAATTAGATGATTATATTTATAATAATATAGACTATTTTCCTAAAAATTTAGAAATAAAATTTTTAACTAATTATAATTTTGATAGTTTTAATAATTTAATGAAAAAATATTCAATTTCATATAATATTATTTCAAGTTGTTCTAACAATATTGATAACAAAAATAAATTTAATGGCAATTTAGATAATAGTTATAATTATTTTGATAAAGAAAATTTTATTAGTTTTTTTAAAGACCATTTAGATAATAATCAATATTTATTATTAAATGAAATCATAAAAAATTATGATAAGTTATTATTTAATATTGAAGATTATCCTGAAGAATTACATAGCGATTGTTTAAAAAAAAATAAAGAGTTGTCTTTACTAATTAATAATTGCCTATTAAATGAAGATACAGTTAATAAAAATAATAAATTTACTATTAAATATTTAGAATGGAATAATCTTTTTTGTTATAGTAATAAAAGTTGGATTGATTTTTGTGATTTATCTAACTCTACATTTATAATTTCTGGTAAAAATGGCACTGGTAAATCTGCAATCTATGATATTTTAACTTTATCTATATGGAATGATATAACTAAAACTAAACAAAATGAAATACAATCTGGAATTATAAATTTTACATCAAATTCTGCTTATACAATTGTTGATATAGAAACTAATAATATAACTTATAGAATTAGAAAAATATTTACTAGAAAAAAAGAAAATAATCATCTTATTAAAATATCAACAGAAATATATCAGAACATTGATAATAAATTTATTTTACAAAAAAAAGATAATGCATCAAAGCAATTAATCAATGAATTATTTGGTTCACTTGATCAATTTTTATCATCATCGATGATAACGCAAAATTTTGATTATAATATTTTAAAAATGAATTATAAGGACTGTACAGAATTAATTGATAAAGCAACTAATATACAATATATCTATAATCTCTATAATTTATTTAAAAATTCACTAAATAAATATAAAGATTTTATTAAAATTATTACTGCTAAGAAAAATGTTTATAATAACTTAATTAATAATTATAATTATGATAACGATAATATTAATATTATTGAATATAAGGAAAAATTAGAGATTTTATTAAATGAAAAAAATAAATTAAATAATCAATTAAATAAAATTAGTGTTAATATTGATAAAGATATTATATTTATTGATTACAATAATTTAATAAATAAATTAGGAAAAATTGTTATTAATTCTGATACAGAATATAAACATAATTTAGATTTATTTAATAATTTGCATTTTTTCTTTAAAAATAATAATATAAATGATAATGATATTTTAAAATTTAATAATTTATTTAATGATAACATTACATATGATGATACTATAAAAGAACCTTGTTATTTAGAATTTATTGAAAATGAAAAAAAACAATTAGAAGAATATTTTAATTTTATAAACAGTTATGATAACAAGTTTACTATTTTAGATTTTGAGAAAAAACTAGATAGTCTTAATTTAGAACTTAATTTTCTTAAAAATAAAATTAATAAAATTAGTCAAAATAAAATCCAAGAAAAAAAACCAGAATATCATTATAATGATATTATAAATTCTATATTAACTATTTTTATCGATATTGATACATTTACTAACTTTTATAATGATAATAATGTAGTTGATATTATTCATTATAATGAATATAATTGTAATTTAAGTTTTAAAGAGTTTCAAAAAAATAAAGAAAAAATTAGATCATCTCTTGATAAAATTGATTCACTTAATAATAAAATAAATATTATTAATGAAAATAATTGTGAATTATTTAAACTTAATAATTTTTCTATTAATAAACCAGAAACAGATATTAAACTTAAAACAAGTAAAACTGTAAAAAATTATTTAAATACTTTTACAAATATTAATTTACTTATTAAATTTAATTTAGATAATTCAAATATATTTAGATCTTATCAAAATGATATAAATGAAATACAAAATTTAGAAAATAATATTAAATATTGTACAAATGAATTAGAATTATTTGCAAATAATGATGAATATAATTATGATCCTAATTGTAAATTTTGCTGCAATAGACCGTGGGTTATTAAAATAAATAAATTAAAAGAAGATATTAAAATAAAAAATAGTGAAATTATAAATCTTAAAAAGAAAATTAAAAATATAGATAATATTATCAAAAAATATACTAAAAATGAAGTTAATATTAATAAATATAATTTATATACTTCTTGGTATAATTACTATCAATATATTGAAAATAAAAATAAAATAGATATTAATTTAAAAACTATTGATACATATAAAAATTTAATTACCAATTTTAAAAAACAAAAAAATGAATTAGAATTAATTAATAATAGATTCTTAAATTATTCAAATAATCTTTATAAAAAATATATTAATTTTAATAACTATTTTAACTATATAGAAATAAACAAATTAAATGAAAATATTAATGCAATTAGTAGTGAAATTTCTTTAGTTGAATATCATATTAATTATTTTAAAAATATTAAACCAAGAATAGATTATTATAATAAAATTAAAGTTGATTATGATTTATGGAAGGATAATTTTAATAATTTAATTATTATAAATGCAAATAAATATTTATCTTTAAAGAGAAAAATTTCACAATATGAAAGTTATCTTGATTATGTAAATAAAAAAATTATGCAAAATAATATGTTAAATAAAATTAAATTAAATGAAGAAATTGCTAAAATTGATAATGAAATTATAGAAATTAATAACAAAATTACTAAATATGATATTGCTAATAATTATAACAATACAAACTTAAATCATTATAATAAATTACTAAATATTGAAAATAATATTCTTAATATAATTAAAATTGTATCAACTATAATAGATAAATTTAAAGATTATAAAAAATGGTTATATAATAATCATATCTTAAAAAAAATAATATATAATACAAATAATTTTATTAAATTTTTATGTCATTCTGATACTAAAAAATTTGAATTAGATTATATTTTAACAGAAAATAAGGATATTATTCATATTAATTGGTTAATTAAAAATAAAACAAATAATAATCAATCACAAACTATATCTATAAATCAAGCATCTGGATTTCAACATTTTGTTATATCAGTTGCATTAAGATTAAGTTTATTTAATAATAAATTTTGTAAACAACTATTTATTGATGAAGGTTTTACTGCTTGTGATAAATATAATTTATCTATTGTACCAGATTTTCTTAAAAATTTATTAAAACTTTTTAATACTATTATTTTAGTTTCACATATAGATTTAATTCAAGATAGTATAGAAGATAAGATTTATATTAAATATAATGATATTGATAAATCATCAACTATAACTTATGGAAATTGTTTGTAAATGTAAAATAGTACATTTCTTTATTTTTATAAATTTTTTAAAAAGTATTTGGAAATTTTTTTATTTTTAAAGAAATGTACTATTTTGTGATTATTAACTTAGGTGTTTTTCACATTAAAAAATAGATTTTTTATAATAATTATTATTAACATTGTAATTTAATTTATTTTATAAAAAAATAGCAAAAAAAAAAAATCGATTTTTTGGCAAAAAAATTTCCACAAAATTTTTCATTTTGAGTAATGAGTAAAAAATTAAAATTCTGATAACAAATTAACCCATTATTTTTTTTTACACAAATCACATATAGTCTATGCTCATTTTACTCATTTTTTTATAGATTTTTTTTTGCTATATTTTTAATATTTTTTTTGATATTATTATTAATATAATGTTATATTATATAATTTTCAAAAATATTTTAATTTTTTTTGATTGGACAGGATGTACATCCTCCGAGACAGAATGTACATCCTCCGAGACAGAATGTACATCCTCCGAGACAGAATGTACATCATTTGGATAAATATAATATTTTTACTTATAAATTATAATAAATTAATATTTTGAGTTAAAATGAGTAGTTTAATAATATGATAACAAAAATCTTATATAAAAATAAATATATACATTATAATAAGTAATGACTCAAAATTACTCATTTAAGTCATATAATTGCGAGTATTGCAAATACACTACAAAAAGAAATTATAACTTAATACGTCATCTAAATGCTAAACATAATAATAATATTAATCAAAATAATAAAATAATTAATAACGAACAAAATGTACATCCGGGTGGACAAAATGTACATCAGAAAGGACAAAATGTACACTTAGAAGAAAACTTATTTAAGTGTAAAAAATGTAATAAAACTTATAAAACAAAAAAAAACTTATTAATACACGAAAAAAAATGTAATGGAGTTGATGAATTAACTTGTCCAAAATGTATGATAAGTTTTACAACAAGACAGGGAAAATCAAATCATATAAAAAAAAATAATTGTAAAGCAAGAAGTGTAGTTTATGCTAGAAAAAATAATCTAGAAAATGCAAAAACAAATATTGAAAATATTGAAAATATTGAAAATCAAAATAATTATAATATACAAAATCAAAATATTATTGAATCACAAAATATAACAAATAATGTATATATTAATAATTATGGAAATGAAAGATTAGATTATTTAAATTATGAGAAAATGATTGAAATATTTAAAAAAGCTTATGATATTCCAAGTTTGTTAACAAAAGAAATACACTTTAATATTGAATTTCCAGAAAATAATAATATTAAAGATTCCGATAAGCAAAATTATTCTTTGGTTAAAATAAACGATGAATATATTTATAAAAATTTAAATAATTTAGTTCAAGAACTTATAAATGAAAAAGCTGAAATAATGCAACGTTTTGCAGTAGAAAACAAAGAAGACATTTGTTTAAAGATTGATACATATAAATATGAAAATATTATTGAATTATTATTAAAATTAGTTTTATTAAAAGAACCATCGGAACATTATAAAAATCAAGTAGGTAATATTAGGGATATGATAAGAAATAGCAATAATATATCATAATTTATAAATATATATATATAATAGATGCTATGGTTTTAAAAAAATATAAATGTAGTAATGGTGATATAACTGTAAAAAAATCTGAATTAGATAAACAAGTTGGAGAATTTCAAGATGTATTATGTGTTGCAAATAATAAGAAAAAATTAGCAGCTTTAGATTTTTCGACTTATGGTATAAGTAAATATAGAAAAAACAATAAAAAATTAATAAATAAAATTATTGATTATGCAAATACAAATAATGTAAAGTATTTAAATATTAATAAAAAAGGAGGTGTTTATCTTAAAACAGTATTTTTTAAAGAAAAAAATTATAAAGATGCTTTAAAATTAATTAATTTGATATGGAATCCTAAAATTGAATTATATTTTCCTTTAGTTTCTAATAATATTTTACCTTTAGTACTACAAGTTGCTATTGGTATTTTAAGTGGTTATGAAAAAAAAATTATATTTGAAAATATAATTAGAATTTATAATTTTAAATTTTATAATGAAAAATTAGTTTATAATAACGTTAAAAATGCATTAAAAACAATGAAAATTACACTAGATGATATAAATAAATTTGAAAAATGTACTAAATTTGATAAAATAAAAAATATTTAATTAATAGGAAATGAATAAAGATATTTTAAAATATAAAGAAGATATTTCACTTATTTTTAAAAATGTTATTGATAATAAAAATTGTACCGATATAAAATGTAAAAATATAATGAAAGAATGGAATATTAGAAACAAAGAATATATAGATAAACTTGTAAAAATTACCCAAGAAAATAATGCTTTAGAACCTTATAAAGAATTTAATAAAACTAATGCAGAATTATATTTCAATTTTAACAAAAATCAAATAGTAATAGATTATAGAACTAAAAGTAATAATGCAAGTTTAAAGAAAAAATATGATTTATTACTTAAAAAATTGACTAAAGATACAAGTAATAATTTAAAAAAATTAAAAAAAACAATTGAATATAAAAATGCAGTAAAAAAAATAAAGAAAGTAAAAGAAGATTTTATTAACTCAAAAATAAATAAAGAATTAAAAGAATGTTCTTTTAAAAATTGTAAAGATTTTCATATTAAAAGTTGTGAAATGTTAAAAAAATTTACTTATAAATTATGTAAAAATGAAAAGAAAAAATATTGTAAAATTTATAAAATTGTTTCTAATATTGATTGTGCCAATCTTGATTATAAACAATATTTGAAAGTAGTTAAAAATATAAAAGATTTAAATATATAATTTATTTATAATATAATGGAAGATAATTTAAATTTTGAATCATTATCACTTTACAATTGTAATATCTGTAAAAAAAATAATAGAATTATTAATAATAAAAATATATGCAAGGATTGTTTAAAAATATTAACACCGCATTTTGATAACTGTCAATGTATATATTGTAAAATATAAAAAATATATAAACACGCAACAAATATTTGATTTTTTAGATTTAATCTAAGTCGAATGGCGAAGAGTCGTAGTCGCTGTAATCCACTACACAGTCTTCGTAATCGGACAGATATTGGTCAGCCATAATATCATTATCAGATGAGGTGTCTGAATAATTACTAGTTATAATTTTTTTATCTTTTTTAACTTGTTTTTTTGTGTATACAATATCTTGTTTTTTCTTTTTAGAATTATCTTCCAATTTTTTTGCAAACCATTTGCGGTTAGTTTTCTTGTTGGGATAGATAGAACTAATGGCGAAATTGTTGGTGAACTGAAAATCAAAGTTGACAATAGTCATCTTTTGTTTGATACCTTGTAGTAAGTGTTTTAGACTTCTTTGACTTCTTTGACTTCTTGTACTGTAGTTGTTTGTTAATACTAAATAAAAAGAATCATTTTTTTTCATTTTTTGAATTTTTCTGCACAAATTTAATTTAGACTAAAATAAGTATTAGATCAATAAAAAGCATATGAACCATTATGTAGATACACTTGGAGATTCTATTGATTAAACTATGATATCTAGATCATCATATCTCATATGGATAATCTTCAGCACCGATAAGAGCTCTAATAGCTGCTGCAGGTTCGCCACCAACTGCTTCTGTTCCTCTTGTTCCTCCTCCTCCTCCTGCTCCTCCTGCTCCTCCTCCTCCTCCTGCTCCTCCTGTTCCTCCTCCTGTTCCTCCTCCTGTCCCTCCTCCTGTTCCTCCTCCTGTTCCTCCTCCTGTTCCTCCTCCTGCTCCTCCTCCTGTTCCTCCTCCTGCTCCTCCTGTTTCTGTCCCTCCTCCTGTCCCTCCTCCTGTTCCTCCTCCTGTCCCTCCTCCTGTCCCTCCTCCTGTTCCTCCTCCTGTGCTCTCGGTTCCTCCTGTTTCTGTTCCTCCTCCTGTTCCTCCTCCTGTGCTCTCGGTTCCTCCTCCTGTGCTCTCGGTTCCTCCTGTTTCTGTCCCTCCTCCTGTGCTCTCGGTTCCTCCTGTTTCACTTGGTTCTTCAGTTGTATCAACTTGTACTGGATCCGTCACATCATTATGAAAATCATTTTCAGGTGTTATATAATATGTACTTTCATTATGTCTAATAGCAACATAATCATCCATATATAAATTATCATACGATTCAAGCGTACCTTCATCTACATAACCTTGCCATTCACTTTCTAATATCACTATTTTTCTATCTACCCTATAGTTATTTAATTGATTAATACAAAAATCAACAAATTTTTGAATTCTATTATTTAAAAATCTTCCATTAGGTTTTTGCTCAATTACAATCCAGCCTTTATGATCTGCTTTATGTTTATTTTTAATTATTTCATATTCATCTTTTGCAAATAAAGGTCTATAATATTTAGGGGTACGACTATTTGTATTACTAACTTCAATAATATCAACCATTTTTATATTTAGCGGCATACCAATTACTGTCATTAGTTTATTGTCGAAAATTGTACTATCTGAATTAATTATAGCTGATAAATTTGGTATATCTTTAACTCTATTTCCATCTTTTTCTTCAAAATAATAATTCATAAGTACCCAGTATATTGGTGATGCTAATATATCACTATCTCCTTCACAATCTGAATTAATGTACCGAATATTATGTTGATTTAGTAAATTTATCCATTGAAAATTATAACAATGTTTTAAATTTTCATTTTCATAAAAACCATCATTGTTAATTTCATAATAACATTTTGATGCTAATAGACTTGTATATGGTCTTAAATTAAAACTTGAATCTATATTAGATCCTTGTATTAAATCATCTCGAATTTCAGGATTAATTAATGTTAAATCATAATATTTATTTAATTTATAATCATATTTTAATTGACATTTATTTCTAGTCGGTTCTTCTAATGTTGATATTTGACTATTTTCAAGTTCATAAAGAGTGTAATTCTTTTTTAAATTTCTTATTAAATCATTTTTTTGACCTTTACACATTGTATCTGCGCTAATACCATAAATATCACATTTATTATAATACGTAGCATCTTCTTCTGGAGAATAAGTAATATCATCATCAATATAGGGACAATTATCCTTATAATATTGAATTTCGTCTATTTTATTATCAAGATCGCTTTTTAATTCTTCTTTACTTGCATTACACTCTTTTAATTTATCTGACTTATTTTCAATTGTTTTTAATGTACTTCGTGTTGTTGCTAAATCACTCTCTGCTTTCTTTAAATCGCTTTCTTTTTGACTTAATCTGTTATCTATACTTTTTATATAACAAAATATTCTTTTTAAAAAACAAATATATTCATTAGTTTCATCAATATCAGAACAGAAAGTATCTTCTCCTCCATCATTATTATTCCAACCTTTACAACTTGTACTAAATTTTTCAATATTATTATTTTTTTGTGATCTAATTATAAATAAAAATAGTATTATTATAATTAAAATTAATATTAAAAATATAATTAATTTATAATTAGTATTCATACACTCTATTTTATTAATATATTATTTTAATAAAATAGATTATGAAGAAAGAATGTCCAGAGGGTAAAATACTAAATTTAAAAACTAATAGATGTAATAAAATTAAAACAAAAAAGGAATGTCCTAAAGGTTCAAAACTAAATTTAAAAACAAATAGATGTAATAAAATAAAAAATGATATTAAAATAAAAAAAAAAAATTTAAATATGAAAAACGATATTATTAATAATCTAAAAATTATTCTAGATTATGAAAAAATTCAAGGAAATACTTTTAAAATTAACTCATATAATAAAGCTATTGGAATTTTAGAATTATATGATAAAGAAATAACCTTGGTAGAAGATATAAAAGAATTAAAAGGAATTGGTGATAAAACAAAAGAAAAAATTAAAGAATTTATTCAAACAGGTAAAATGAAAATAATTGATGAAATTCAAAAAGATGAAAAATATATATTAAATAAAAAATTAAATAATGTATATGGAATTGGTCCTGCTAAAATGAAAGAACTTGTAAAAGTAATTAATAATTTTGATGAATTATTACTAGAAGAAAATAGTCATTTATTAAATGATAAACAAAAGATAGGTATTAAATATTATGATGATTTAGAAAAAAGAATACCATATTCCGAAGGTGTTAAACATTATAATATTATTAATAGTATTATTAAAGAAATTAGTTCAAATATTGAGTTTGAAATGGTTGGAAGTTATAGAAGAAAAAATAAAGATATGGGAGATATTGATATTTTAATTAAAGAAAATGATAGTTTTCAACTAAAAGAATTAATTAATAAATTAATAGAAAAAAAATATATTGTTGAAACTTTAGCAAATGGTAAGAAAAAATTTATGGGAATTTGTAAATTATCTCAAGAAAGCACTGGAAGAAGAATCGATATAATTGTATGTGAGAAAAAACATTACTATTTTACACTTTTATATTTTACAGGTTCTTATCAATTTAATATTATTATGAGAAGAAAAGCTTTACAAATGGGTTTATCATTATCAGAATATGGATTAACTGATGTAAAAACAAATAAATTTATTGACACTTCTGATATAAAATCAGAAGAAGATATATTTAAAAAATTAGAAATGGAATATGTTAAACCAGAAAACAGAATTTAAAAAATATTATTTATTAGATAATAATGAATGAAAATATATTGTATTTACTACATATGACTGACAAAAATATAGAACATTCTTATGAATTAAAAAAATCATCAAATAACGATGACCAGTTTCCGGGTGTTTATTTTACTTTAATAACAAAAGATAATTTAAAATATGAAAAGTTATTTCCTGCAAAAAATTATTAGAACAACAAAACTACCATATTAATTTTATAGATTATAATGGATTTATAAATGAATATAATACATATTTTCCTTGGGAATTAGATAAAGTAGTTAAAAAAATAAAATCAAATAGAGGTGTTTTTTTAAATGAAGTAGTTTTTCACGACAATATACTATTAAGATATTTATGCCTTAATATTAAAATAGCAGACAATATAATGTCAAGTATTACTAATTTTAATGAATTGTTACTTCCTAAATATGAAATTTATAATGATATTGAACCAAATATAGATATTTTACCTTTTTTTTGCCATGCTAAGGAAATATATTATAGTGGAATATACCCGCAAAAAAAAAGTTCTGATAAATTTTATAAAAATATGGCAATAATGTGTAATATAGATACAAAATTAACTACAGATGAAATAATACAAAAAATAAATGAAAAAATATATGAATTAAATAATAATCGCGAAAAACAAAAAATAAAAGACTTTAAATATTTAATAGAATCAAATAAAAATAAAAAAAGTGGATTTTTTACATTGTCTAAAAGAAAAAAGGTAATAATTTAACAAGAATTTATAATATAGTTAACCACAATGATAAGTACAACCAACAAATGCAATTTTAAATACTGGTTTATTTTTCCATAAACAAGAAAAGTTATTTTCTAGATAAACTAAATTTTCTACTAAAAATTCCATATTATAATTTTTATTATTATTTGTTTTTTCATATAAATAGGATTGTAAATTTATATTAGAAGAACTTTCGTCTAAAATTAGTTCTGATAAATTATCACTAAAGTTAGTATTTGATACATTTTCAAAAATTATATTAGAAGTTAAATAATCAAAATTTTCTAAAATATCACTAAAATATTCAGACAAATTAGAAGGTATTAAATGTTCTTTATAAACATTATTATTTACTAAATAACTTTTTAATCTGGTATCATTATCTGCTATACGTAATATATGTTCAATTAATAAATTATTATACTCATTTTCTGATATTATTGTTCCATCATTTTTAATATATTTTATTTGATATTCTGTTTCATAAATAATATTATTGTCTATATCGTATTCGTATTCAAGTAAATAGTCACCATTATTATCTAATTGTATTTCTCCATTTAAATAAACATATTTTTGTAAAGGTATTTTTCTTGGATTGAAATCACAATCCATTGTAATTTTGGCAACTGTATAATTATGCAATAAATCACCATCTTGTTTCATACCAATTCCTTGTATATCTGATGTTGTAATATAATCGCCATTTGATAAATCTCTATTATAATTAGATACCCAGATTGCACCTTCCCCCAATGAATTAATAATTATTTGATTATTTAATGAATTATTATTAATTTCTATAGTATTATCAAAAATTAGTTTTTGTTGTTTATTAGATATTACACCTATTACTGATTTTTGATTTTTTTTATCAGATAGTTTAACATATGGCAAAGATTCAATAATATCAATATTTTTACTTAAATTATTTTTACTATATTTCCAATTTGAATCGTGATATGTATTATCTGAACATACTATATACCCAACTTTTGTTTTTAATGTTTTATCATTTGTCATTGTTATGTGCTGGCCTGTAAAATTATTTACAGGTGTTGATAATATATTTTTAGTTTCCCATAATGAATTAACAAAGTTGTACCTTAAAAATACAGGATATTGATTTTCATCTTCTGGTTTTGGTATTGGTAAACTAGATAATGGAATATTTTCACTTATGTTCCACTTATTATTATTATCATAATTTAAAAATCCAGATTTTATTTTTTTAGTAACTTGTGTGTCTGTTAGTGTATATTTAATAATAACTACACCATTTGCTCCATTTGTGCCTTCGCTTATTTTATTTCCACCTCCACCACCCCCGCCAGAATTTGGAACAGGATCAGTTGCCGCTATTACATATGTACTATCATTTGATACTCCACCATTACCACCACTTTCATAACCACCATGGCTAGCAATGCCTATTATTGGATATTGAAAATAACTGCCTCCACCACCACCACCGCCATAAAATCTAATATTATTTGTTATATTTATTTCAACACTATCTCCACCATCGCCTCCTAATTTAATATTATTATAATCATTTGATATAAATACTGCATCTTTACCAATAGAATTTGCACCACCTCCGCCACCACCGGAAACATTAATTAAGTTGCCTATTTGTAATATAGTTCCTTTCCCACCACTATTTCCAGTCTTTACTTCTGAATTTAATGAAGGTGATCCAATTTCATTAACATTATCTATAATGAAACTATTATTACTTATATTAGTATCTCCACCTGTACTATTTAGTGGTCTTTTATCAGTTGTAGTAGTATATTTATATTTTATAACTACAATGCCACTACCACCTTTACCACCCCTATTATTTCCAGAATAATGCGAACCACCCCCGCCCCCACTGCCTGTATGTTGCCCCCCATCTCCACCTGGTTTATTTGTCTGGGAATTAACACCTCCACCACCACCATTTTGACCATCATTGTATCCTCCAATACCACCATATGTTGTATTAACAGCGCCACCACCACCACCACCTAAACCACCATTACCACCAGTTGTACTATAACCACTACCACCTCCGCCGCCTGCCCAATAATAATTTGGACCTAATATATCACAATGTATACCATCCCCACCATGTCCTCTTGAAGATCTAAAGTCAGGGTCTCTATTTCTGTTACCGTATCCAATTGTTCCAGCACCACCACCACCACCCGGATAATGACTACTTGCCGTATGACCTCCATGATTACCATACATATATACACCATTGCATATTTGTTGTTTGCCTCCAATTAATTCTTTTGTTTTTAAACTAAATAGTTTTCCTACTTCTGGTTGCGTTAATGCTTTGCTATAAATTCTTAAATCATCCATATTACCCGACCATTCTTGATCTGCGGCGTAAGCAGATTTGTTTATATATCCAATCGTATAAGTTATATTAGGAATTTGACAAGTTTTAGATATATTCTGATTAACACCATCTAAATATAAAGTCCAATCACCATTTGTATCTACAGTAAAAGCTAAATGATGCCAAAATCTATCATAATGCGTATGAACATCAATAATTTGTGTTGTTCCATTTACACTATCATCCATTGATATGAAAAACTGAGAATTATTAGAACTATTTTTACCTATGCGAAAACCAGTATTTAATTCAGGACCTGCTTGGAAATCTAAAAATCTCCACCAATTTCCACTATTTTCTTTTATTTTATACCAAAAACTAAATGTTATACCATTGCCATCCCATATATTATAAATATTAAAACCACTTGGGAATTCTAAATAAGTTGTGTAATTTGTATGGAAATAAACTGAACTATATTCAACAGCATATGTAGGTGTTAATTCTGTGCCGTGATTTATTAAGTCATTGCCATTGTCATATGCATCTCTAATACTATCATATCCTACATTTGAATAGTCATTAAATTTGTAATGCGCATATAATCCTTGATCTATATTATTTACATTTGTATAAATATTTGGTATTGTTGATATACTTGAATTATCTTGGTATCCATAAAATCTTAAACTAGATAATGCTACATCTGTAGGAATATCTATTTTTGAAATAATTAGTCTATAATATTTATAAGCATCTGGTTTAGGGAAATTAGAAAAATGCTCTGGATATTTATTGTTAGGTATATCTCTTAATACATCTGGATATGACACACTTCCTTCAACGCGATGTATTTCAGTCCATGGACCTAATCTTTCATTTGTACCACAAACTAACCATTCTTCAAGAGCTCTTTGATTTCTATTAGCATCGCTGTCTGAATATGAGAATGAATAACCAGATAATATAAATTTATCATTATTATTGTCATTATTTCGTCCAACTTCTATCCATACTCCTTTATATTTTGTTCCATCTGATAATTCAACTGTATCATGTCCCCCTAACACGTTTACATTATATCGACCTGTACTATCTGATAAATCACCAAATTTTATATAATAATTATTTTCTAAATTATTAGAATCAAATGAATTACTATAATTTTTATATTCATCAAATAATTCATAAAATTTACCATTTGTTGCACCAGAATAATTAGTTCTAAATTCATATAAGTCTCCATTAATTAATTGTGAAAATCCTACTATTGTATTATTTGCTTCATATTCTGCTCTTGTTATATATTTCATCCAATTTACTAGTGGGTCTCCCCTTAAATTAAATACAGATGATGAAGTATTTGATGCATCATCTGCAGCAGTAGGCATACCACTAACGCCACTTGGGGGATGTACATAATTATATTGTGATACTGCCATACCATGTAATGTAGCAGCATCTGCACCACTATAACCACCGGTACCACCACCTGAACCACCATCGCCTGCTGCACCTAAATCTGGTTTATGCCCGCGTGGAGCAGATGATCCATATCCTCCACCACTTGCAATAAATGATATAGAATTATCATCAATTTTTTTTATATATGAATCAAAACCATTATAAGCAGAATATTGATATTGATGTGAAGTTCTTCCTTGATATCCATCATCATTATTACCAACAGGCAATTGAGTACTATTTCCCCCTGCACTTGGACCACCTCTGCCTCCATTTCCTACTACTATTTTATAATTACCAGCTGTAAAATTGAATTCTTTTCCAATTATTACACCACCACCACCTCCACCACCACCCATATCCATTCCTCCACCACCTCCACCAGCTACAATTAATAAATCTGCAGATACATTAGATGATATGTTAAAATTAAATTCAGTATCATTTTCATTGTTACTATTATGTTGAAACATAACATATTCTGTAATAGTATATTCACTAGCATTATCATATATTGAATTTAATTCCTTATAAAATACATAATTTAGATTATCTTCATTTAGTGATGATAAATTATTGATAGGTCTATCTGATAAGTCTAAATTTAATATACCACCCGCTCCACTACCACTTACCCCTTGTTTTCCGTCATAAAATGTTAAATCAAGATTAGAAACTGTTTTTTCTTTAAATTTAATAATTACAACTCCCGAACCACCATTGCCACCTGGTCTATTATCAATGCCTCTATCATTGCCTGCACCACCACCACCGCCTCCTGTATGTGATTGTGCGTGTCCACCATTACCCCATCTAGCACCATTACCGCCGCCACCTAAACCACCCGAACCACCGCTACCCGTATATCCACCTACTGGCCAACTATAATTTCCTCCTCCTCCTCCGCCTGCATAATATGTGTTAACACCTGTTATATTAACTTGTGGACCATTTTGTCCAGGTCCAGATGTACCTGTTGTTTTATAACCATCCCCACCACCACTAAGATTTGTACCTTCACCATTTAATACATTTCCTATATTTTCCGGCCTTGTACCTCCTGAAGGATTTATATTGCCTTGGACATTCCAATTGTTGCTTGGTTTAGCACCCATTGCTTTTAATATAAATTCTCCAGTATAATTGTTTTTAATACCACTAAATTGCGTTATTGGTTCATCTTCCCAACTAGTTCCTGTATAAGTATCTAATAAATAATTTCTAGCAGATATTAATTTACCAGTACCCGCTACATATATAGTATAACTACCTGATGTTATTTTATAATTTTTTTCATAAATAACTGCACCCCCAGCACCACCATCTTGAATGCCTCTATGTCCCGTGCAACCTCCACCAACTAATAATATATCACATTCAAATTCCCCCAATAGCTCGGGAACATTAAAAGTATATTCGGTTTGGTTTTCGCCATTATCATTATTACTTTCATAAATAAGATATAAATATTTATGTACATTATCAGAATGTATATTTGCAAAATATAAAGAATTATCAGATAAATATTCATATTCTTGTGATGTTATATTATATAAATCCTCTAAATTAATTATTGTATTGTTCATTATAATTGAAGGACTAGTTCCTGGATTACTCATATTTCCTGCGCCACCTCCCGCTTTAATATTGAGTGTGTTTATTCCATTTGTAATAGTATCTATATATTTAATTTGACTATAACTACCATAATTATTATCATTATTGCCACCTTTTCCAATTTCAATATTGTAAATTATATTTTTTTTAAAAGTATAATCTTTATTATAATAAACAGAACCACCTCCTCCTCCTCCTCCTATATATCCACCACCATTACCTCCACCACCTACAACTAATATATCAGATACTGAATCATTCATAAATTCAATATCATAGTTAATATGTAAATTACCTAAATTGTAATAAAGAAATTCCATATAATATGTATTTAATGTATTATCAATTTTAACTGGTTCAATTTGATAATATAATTTTGTTTTTGGATTTTGTGAATTTCTAACATATACATCATATGTATAATTTAATCCTGTTGTATATTTCCAATTACTATTATTTTCAACATAAATAACATTTGTTTGTTCTTGATCATTTGTTCCTATTGTAAAAAAAGGAGATTCATTGTCATTATATAAGTATCTATATTGAGTTTTACTGCCTAAATGTGTTGCTATTGATATTTTTGTAACCCAACTTGAATTCCAATTTCTATCATGATCACTCTTATTAATATATAACCATTTTTCAAAATTATTTTTAACGAATAATATTTCGTCAAATTCATTAAATGGAACTGTCCAATTATCATAATAATCTAAATGATTACCATATGTATAATTGCCAAATAAATCATCGTTATATGGATACCAAGATGTATTTGTTGGTGGTAAATGTTTAACGTGATTCCATCCAGATACACCTGTTATTTTTTCTGCTTCATTTTCGTAATAGGATATTCTTTGTAGTATTTGATCTCCATTAATTTTCCATTCTAAGAAACTTAAAGATTCCATTCCACTACCAATGGCATTACAGCATAAACAGAAATTATTATAATATTCATTTGTTGATATTGTATCAGTGTATGTGTAATTATTATTAATATAGTTAGAAGTTGATATATCTTTTTCTAATAGTTCTTTCCATATATTTGTTTCATTTGAACCAAAAATTTTATACTTGAGTGGTGAACTATCTAATAGCGCATTATTAGTTATAAATATTGAAGAAGTAATTTTAATTTTATAAGGCATTTCAATTTTAATCCAGTCGCCTTTATAGTTATTAATTTGATTAATGCCAATATAATATGAATAAATATCTCCCTTTTTATATTCAGCATTTCCAAAACTAGCTATTTTTTCTACATCACTATTAAATAAGTATATCGGATTATAATTATTTAAAAAGTTATTATAACTTGTACTATATGTTATAAAATATGTACCATTATCATATATAGAAGATGTATATAATATTTTATCAGTTGCATTTCTATTTGACGGATATATATTTTCTTTTATATTAACAATTGGATGTTGAATTGTGGTTTCGTCTTCTTCATAAGGTGTATTGAAATAATTATAATCAATTTTATAAATATTTTTTTTATACGATTCTATTTTATATTTAATTATAACAAGACCTGATCCTCCCTTTCCTCCGTATGTTGTTGTCCCCCCCCCATCACCCCCTCCTCCTCCGCCACTACCTGTGTTATCAATGCCATCACTACCAACAGCATTTACATCTCCACCATTGCCACCGCCACCAATACCACCATAACCCCATTTTTGTTCAGTATTAAGAGGATTATGCCAGAAAGCACCACCGCCGCCGCCTGCAAAATAAATTTCATTTTTATGAGAAATGCCAATTGAATTATCTGTTAGCAATTTAAAATGATTCTTAAATTTATATTCAATATTGTTTATTACAACCGAATAAATGCCAATTCCTCCATTTGCAGGACTATTTATTGCATAAGCATTTTCGCCATTATTTCCTGCACCTCCACCACCACCTCCTCCACCTGCTGTTCCACCATCTGTAGTATTTTTTGCAATAAAAGCATCACCGCCTTTATTCCCATATTTTACTCCGTATTTGCCATTAAATAATGGTACATTATTACTTGCATTACCACCATATTTAAATTGATTATTTCTATATATTGCATCAGAACCTTGACCATATGCATTTGCACCACCGCCACTTCCGCCTACAGCACCATTAAAATCATCGCCACCCGCACCACCACCCCCATCTGCAATCAAAATTTCATTATTTTCAATATTAATAATTTCTGATGATTTACCATTTAAACCTATTCCAGAATTTTTATCAATTGGATCACTTTGACAATAACCACCACTACCAACCTTTATTTTATAATTATTATGTAAAGTAACATTATTTATAAATACAACAGAACCGGCACCACCTCCACCACCGTGGCATTCTCCACCAGCACCCCCGCCACCAATTAATAATATATCAGCATTTACCGGATTATTAAATGTAATATTGAATTCAGTATGTTCACTAATTTTATCATTTTTGAAAACTAATATTTTATACATATCATTATTATCATCAATTGATTCAGAAATACTTACTAAATTTTCAGTATTAGGTACTGGAATATCTTCACTTTCCTTAATATAGACTTCGCAGTCTACTGGCGGTCGACCATTCCATCCAGTTGTACTATCCTCAGCATATACATAATAATCTAAAGAATAACCAATATCTGTTTTGTTTGTAAATAATTCACCAGATTTTTTGATATAATATTGTCTACCTATTAAAGGATCAGTGGTAGTACCTGTTCTATTATAATAAATTGCTCCACTTTTACCATTGGGATATCCTGTTTCATTGTATGAATTTCTTGCAGAATTATTTAAATTAGTTGTCAATACTTCTGTATCAAATACAACAAATCTATCTTGATATTCATTATTATATATACTATCTTTTGATGTAAATAAATAATATTTAACTGCAATTGGGTTGAATGGGATAGACCATTGTTCATTAGAATTGTTATTATTTCCATAAGATATTGTGCCATCTATACGATCTCCACCAAATGTATTACCATAATACCATCTTAAATCACCATCATTATTCCAAGGTAAATTTTTAATTTTTTTCCAACCATACATACCCGTTAAAGTATTAACATGATTATTATTTTTATAAATAGTATTTTCTATATATTGATATGATACATTATCATCTAAACTAATAACATCAGTATATGTACCACCATATAATAATAATTCATCATTATCCAATTTATAAGTTGTTATAAAATTAGATATATCAAATTTAAATATAACAATTGACTTATACGTTTCATCTATACCCGTAATATCATTTGTAAAATTAGGATCATAGGAGGATGTTGAATCCATATTTGTAGAATAAACTGGTATACCTGATTGTGTAATCTTTGTGTGGTTGGAATCTTTTGATACATATACTCCATATTCACCATTTAATTTGCATTGATTTAATACTTTATATTTATTATTGTTTGCAAACAGTATATCTACATTTGTTTCTTTATCAAAATTAATGGAATATTCTGAATATGCATATAAATTATCTAAGTCACTAATAAATTTAACATAACAAGTATTTTCATTAATTAGATTAATTTTGGGATTTTCTTTTAATAATGAATAATTTATTATTGTTATTCCATCTCCTCCTTTTCCAGATACTGGATTAACATTTCTTATCCATCTTGGCCATCCAGCACCACCCCCTCCTTCTCCATAATTTACTGCATCATCAAAATATATTCTCATATCTAAATTATTATAATCTGTTCTTCCTTTTCCGCCTAATCCTAGAGTTAATTTATCACCTATAATATTTGTTTCATAATATTCACCACCACCTTTTCCAGAAGAAGTAGCAACTGATTTACTTCCATAATATGATAAATATTTTTCATTATAAATATTATTTATTATATCACTATAATGTGGTTTAAATATATTACCGCCTTTTTTAATATTATATCCCCCGCCCCCACCTGAACCACCATCCAATCCATTATATCCATAACTTCCTCCCCCACCACCTCCTCTTAAAATTGTATTAAATATTTCAGTATTACCACCTGTTTGTCCTTGTAATTTGCCTGTATTATTATTGCTAATAACTCTATCTCCGCCTTTTCCTACCTTAATAGTATATAAATCTGTATTTTTTTGAATATTTTTATTATAAATTTCTATTAATCCACCTGATCCACCTCCGCCGCCATAATCTGCGCCACCACTTCCACCACCGGCGACTCCTAATAAATTTATTAGTGAATTCTCTTTAAATTCAACATTATAAATAGTTTGAGAATAAATATTATAAATCTGATCTATTTCATTATGATTTAACATTTTATCATAAATTCTAAAATCTAAAAATTCCTGTGTTCCATCGGAATTAATTGTTATTCCATCTGTTGTATATGTACCTCCTAAAATAAAATTATTATTTGTTGATAAAAAATCAACTGGGTTTTCAAATTGTTGCGTTCCTTCACTTGCAATATTAACACTTTGTTCAATATTATTTATAAATATTCTACTATAAATATTATTATTTTCCCACCCAGATAATAATACTATATGTATCCATTCATTATTTGTTATATAATCTACATATACATCTATGCCAGAAAATGTTGTTCCAGAAGTTATATTATTTTGTCGAGTCCAATATAATTTATTATTAGTATAATATTGTATTATCTGTCTATCATAAGAATTATCACTATTTACATAGCAACTTCCAAATAAAAATTCTGTATCTGGTGTAAATTTACACCAAAATGCTATGGAATATGTTGTATATTTTGCATAATCAATTGTTTCATCAATATGACCTATAAATTCATTAATTGACAAAGGTAATTTAACATATACATTATTAATAGTTTTTAATCTTTTAATATTTTTAAATTTACTATCATATAGATCTGTAAATAAGTTATTTATATCTGCATTATCTGACACTTCTCTAATATGATTATTTGATATACTATCATTTAAATTTTCATTGAATTTATACCAAAGTTTTAAATGATTATAATCAAAATTTAATAATGTATTTTTAACATAATCCTCATTGTATTTATATTCAATATATTTTTTACAATTATATCTGATAATTACAACAGGTGATGTATAATTTTCATTTGTTCCTGTTATATCATCATAAAAATTTGAACTTAGAATACCAATTGATGTATTTAATACTAAATTATTATTTTTATATATTCTAGTTTCACTATTATACCCAACAATTATTTTATAATCATTCTCAAGTATTATATTATCATATCTAATATATTTTTGATTATTTGATAATAATATATCACAATTTAATTTTTCTGGTAATTTAATATGATATTCAACATCATTTAGGCTATTATTACGTAAAATTACATATTTTTTACTTAAATCATTAAAAACATTTTTCTCTTCCGCATCTGAACTTTCTGGTATTTTCTTATATCTTATTATAACAACTCCTGAACCACCATTACCACCATTTTTAACATCATTTGCATCACCACCGCCACCCCCTCCTGTGCCATCTATACCATCATGTGCATATGTAGAATTCATTCCACTTCTACCACCACCACCCAAACCACCTTCATTATAATTATTATAATTTGTATAATTTCCACCACCACCGCCTCCAGCATAATAAATATTTTCACCTGTTATAGCACACAATTTACCTATACCACCAAAACCTTTATTATTATTTTCGCTTGTGCTTGCACAATTATATGTATCGCCACCTGGTCCACCTGCACCACCTCCTCCACCGCCATGATATGGATTAGAATTTTTACCATCACCGCCTCTATTTCCAAAACATTTATCACTATCGTAGTATGGTAAATATTCTAATTTCGTAAAAGTATTATTTATAACCTTAATTTTTTCACCACGTACAATATTATTTTCACTTAATAATCCACCAAAACAATATTTGCCTGCACCCCCGCCACCACCACTACCTCCTTTCAATACTAAATTTTTAGATGGATAAAAATCATCATTAGAACCACCTATTCCACCACTTCCGCCATCTGCATAATAATATACCTCATCATCTTTAATAATTTGACTTGCAATACCACTTCTCCCTCTTTTAATATCAACACGTTCTCCAATATTACTAATACCATCTTTTGCTATATTTCCTGATACATAAGATCCTTCGCCACCTTTTCCAACTCTAATTTTATATTTACCTGCTAATAATTTAACATCTTTATCATATATCATTGTGCCAGCACCCCCGCCACCTGCCATTCTTCTTGCACCACCACCACCTCCACCAATAAGTAAAATATCAACTATTGTATCATGTGCAAATTCTATTGTATATTCAGTATAATCATTATTATTATCATTATCATAAACAAATTTAAGATAATATGTATATAATTCGTTTTCAATTTTAATAGGTTTTGGAACAATATTTGTATAATAATTTTCGTTAGAATCTGATTCTCTTATATAAACATTATATTCTCTGTTATATGGTTGTGTATCATATCCACCACTGTTTTCTTGATAAACTAGATTTTTTCCATTACTTGTTCCAAGTCTAATAAATGGTGCATTATCATAACTTGTTAAAACGCTATAATGACTGAAATCAAAATCATAATTTATACCCTCTCTTTGTGAATAATACATTATGGCTTTTTCAGTTGTCCAATCTTTGTTTGTTTCGGTTTTTAAATGTTGTAAATTACTTGGTGAAATTATTAACATTTGTAATTCATCTTCGGCAGATTCTTCCATTGTAAATAAGTATTGATATACCTTATCATTATCCCAAGGTATTGCCCAAGTATTATATTTATTATTTGTTTCGCCATATAATACATTTCCTTGTAAATTATCATTATCTGGGTACCAAGTTGTTGCTATTTTATCAATATGCTTAACATGCTTCCAATTACAACCAGTTATATCTTTAATTATATTATAATTATAATTATAAGCTTCTGACAATTCTTCAATTTCTAGTTCTTCCTTACCATATAAATACCATCCTTCCATTTCTAAATGAGAACCTGTTCCAGTCAATTTATTAACAACTAATGCAAAATATTTATATTTATTATTACAATTTTCCACCTTATCTTCAATAAATCTATTATCATTTAAACTAAATCCAAATGATGTTTTCATTCTATAATAATTACTACTTCCAACATTTTGCATAAAACCATGATTTTTCTTTAAATTTTCATATTCTGAACTACCTTTAATTGGTACTTTTGATCTATCAACAATTATATCCCAATTTAAATTATCATTGGAACCATATATTTTATATGTTCCTGGTAATCTATTTGTATTACTACTATGTGTTTCAAATTTATATCGTGTTAAATAAATTTGTAAAGGCAATTCTATTTTTATCCATTCGCCAAAATAAGTTCCATCTATTGTATGTTTTCCTTCATAGCAATAATTTCCTACATCATATACTGCAGGACTCAAATATCTTTGCGAACCCGTTTTATTAAATACTTTATATCCAAAATAATTAGTTGCATCATATGTTGGTAAAGATTCTGTTACTTTATATGTACCATTACCATATGGATAACCAGTTAATATCATTATAGAATTATCAAAATTTCTATTAGGGGGATACATTCTTTCCATATACTTTTGTTTAATTATATAGATATCAGGATCTTGTAATGTTGGTTTATAAATATCAATTTTAAAAGCATTTGATTCTAATAATTCCTTTCCATTTATTTCAAAATTATCAATTTTCAAATAGTTTGTTGAAGTGTTTTTAACAATAAGTAAATAATTTTTATAAGATATATTTTCACTACTAATAATGAAGTCTTCTTTATAAATTCCAGTTTTTTCATCAAAATTATCAGAAGTATCTAATACTTTATCAATGAGCAAACCATCTGCAAAATCATCATTATTGCTTCCATATATTCTAAATTCAATAGGATTAGATTTTAATAAATAATCATAATAATTAATTAAATTAAGTTTTTGTTTAATAATACATATCGGATGTTTATATGTTATATTATATCCAGTTATATCACTTGTTAAACTATAATTATAACTTTGATTATTTGATGATATATTAATACCGTCTTGTGTCGTAAAAACATTATTATTTTCTTCTAATAGTCTTGTTACTGATTCGCTTATTTCTACTTTGTATGTATTATCGGGAATTTCAATGTTTTCAAGTAAGCTATATTGATATCTTCCTATAAGTAAAATATCATAAGTGCCATTTAATTTAACATTATTATGTATTTTATTTGTAAAGCTTTTTGAAAAAATATTAGATACATTAGATGTAGATATACCTTTATTATAAATTCTAATATCATCTAAATAACCATTAAATTTATAGTCAGACCAACTACCTAAATTGCCACCTCCTATTTGTTTTCTAGAATCAAATGCAATAAATTGAGCTTGGCTTATTGGATATGTACCCCCACTATAATAAGAAATTGTACCTTCTCCATCACTTGAATTTACAATTTGAGAAGGAACCCATTCAACATTATCAAAATACAATTGCCACTCTCCATTTTTATTCCATATAAATGCCAAATGATGCCATTCTTCATCATTAACATCTATTCCATTTGTATGAATATATGTTTCACCTGTACCATTTGTGTTTAATACGTGGATATAATTGTCTGCATGTAAAACAATAAAAAATTCATTTGAAGCAAATAAACAATCATGTGTAAAAACACCATCGACTTTTAATCTTTTATACCAAGTACAAAAACTAAAACCATTTTCTTGATAAAATCTAAGATGTGATTTACTTGCATATTCAGAAATAGTTAAATAACCATTATTATCTAGTAATAAAGATCCAGAACCTATTTTTTTTTCATCATTTGATATTACACCAGTACCATTATTATTAAAATGATATTTAACTCCAAATGAACATGTATCTTTATATAAATCGTCTGGATCATCAAAAATATAGTGAGCAACTAAATGATTTTTATCAATAGAAATTTGATATGGAAAATTTTCATATTTTAGATATTTACAATCAATAAATGTGTCATTTTGAATTTTAATATTTGCTAAATGTTTATATGTACTTATTTCAAATGAAGTTGGTATAATTTCTTTTTCTAAATTAATTTTTAACCATTCGCCATCATAATCTGATATTGGATTATTATTTGTAGTATTTATTAATTCAAAATTATCATTATCATTATTATATTTATATTTAATATCATTATTATTATAATGAAATAATACAAAATGGTTTTCTATATTTAAATAATTAAATATAGAATCTGTATCTGATGATGTTGCCTGAATATCAATATTATATAGGGGATTTATACCACTGTATTTAGATATTAATTTAGAGGAATTAGTATCTAAGTTAAATTCATATACACCATATAAATTTTTATTTTGATGTTTTTTTATTTTAACTCCATTATATACTGTTTTGAAACCAATATATATATCTGCATTTATAGGTTCTGAAAAATCTATTTCATATTTATTATAGTTGTATAAAGTTTTAGCATGATTTAAATTTAATACTTTATTATAAATTCTAAATCCATCTATATTTCCTTCGAAATTTTCACATAATATATTATAATTCCAATTAATATTATCAATACCTCTTATTTTTTCTAAATTCATTACATTTTTACCATCAATATAAATTGACCAATATCCAAGTTCTTTATCTATAGACCATACAATATGGTGCCAATTTGTATCAAAAATATCAAAATAATTATTAAACCTTTCTTCATTATGATAATCTGATATATTATTGTCTACATATTCAAAAATTGTATTTGCAATATTAAAAATTAATTTGTTATTATCCCAATCAATACTTAAAGATATACCAGATGTACCCGCTTCTGTTTCTTGAAAATTTATTAATTTTGATATACCTGTTGCTGTTGGATTTGTATTTTTATACCATAATACAAATGAAATACCTTGATAATAGTTATAAGAAAAATCACTAAAATAAAATATATTATATGGATTCAAATTAGGTATTGTTATATTACCATCTATGTTTGCATCAACTGTTGTTAAAGAACTATTGCCTTCTATTTTTGCAAAGGTATCATAAAAGTTGTCTCCTTCGTCAATTCTAACTACAAAATAATTCCAAAAACCAGAATTATCATTTGGAACATTATTCCACTTAAAGTAATCCCATTCTTTTAATGTTGTTGTATCAAAACCATAATTTTGTGATAAAGATAATTCTGTCATATCATATTCTAAAGAATAATTGCGAACTTGATATTGATAAGAATATTCAAAGCTAAAAGTAAATCCATTATAATAATAACTTTCATTATTTTGTACAAATGTGCCTAAATTATAAAAATTAGCACCAGATTGTTCACTATTACTATTTAAAGATTGTATAACAATGCCTGTATTATTTAGATGATAATTTAAGTAATTATTTTCAAATGTTGTTACACCCGCACTATCTTCGATATAATAACTCCATTTCAGTCCAGAAGGTTTTATTTTTGCATTAACATTAATACTATTTGTTATTGAATCAATTAAACTATTATTAAATTTCCAATGATGAATTAAATATTTACTATCTAATTCTAGCTCTTTGCAATAATCTTTATTTTCAAAAAATATTATTTTTTTATTATTATCATCTTTATCTTTAATTATATTTGGATTTTTTGAACTATCTAAAAATTTAGGTTCAATTTTACTTTCCTTAAATTTTATTATGACTGCACCTGAACCACCTGCTCCACAATTTACATCAGCATCACCACCGCCTCCTCCACCACCCGTATGTGGCAATCCATCTAAACCATATCGTTGTTCAATACCCCCGGTTTCACCTATATTACTTTTACCTCCACCACCCTTACCTCCACTAGTTCTTTTTATATTATCAAAAGTATTTGCTAAATTTGTACCACCTGCACCTCCTCCTCCAAAATAAACCCCTTCATCTTCGATATATTCGCCAATATTTTTTGTAAATACATCTTCAAAATTATATTCATATCCGTTATAAATATATTTATTAATACCATCACCGCCCTTACCACCATGTGTTCTATATTGAGTATTTCCTGTATCTGACCATAAGTTAAAATCTTCATTATAAGTATTTTTAAATTTAATTGAACCTTTGCCAAATAAATAATTATCAATATTAGTATCTATAATTCTATAATCTGACGCTTTTGCATCTAATTTGCTACCATATTTTGAACTATTTTTACCTAAATTTGAACCATCATCAAATTTGTACCAAACAATTAAATTATCTTCACTATCTACAAGTTCATTATATGTTTCAGATTTTCCTTGTAAATATATATTAACATCATTGTTATTATCATATTTAATAATAACAATTCCAGAACCACCTTTCCCGCCATTACCATGTGTGCTACCATTATAGTATCCTGCACCACCACCACCGCCCGTATTTTGTTGTGCATTAAATCCTGAGTTTAAACTACTACTTAAACCACCTGCGCCCCCGCCACCCAATCCACCTCTATTGCTTTTTTCAGTATTACCATTTACAATAACATTCATAGAACCTGTGCTATTTGCACCAGCACCTCCTCCTCCTCCGCCAAAATATACATATGTGTCTTTATGATGTCCTATTGTTGCATCATTTAATGCGAAATAATTTTTTATATTATGAGTACTAACATAATTTATACCATCTCCACCTCTTCCACCATAGCCCGAATGATGTGCATTAAATCCTGCATTTTTACCAAATTCTCCACTACCACCACCGCCACCACCACCTTTATCATTGCTAGTACCTCCGTCTCCACCATTATTACCATAACTTATAAAATCTGTATCTGTATAACTACTTTGTATAGTTATCCCTCCTTTTTTATTATTAATATTGCCACCTTCGCCCGCACCTCCACCACCACTACCACCATCTGTTCCAGTATTATCTCCTGGTGCAGATGGACTACCTAAACCACAACCACCTGCTCCTCCTCCGTTTGCTTCATATTTAATTGTATTACTATTATCATCAATATAACTTATATAACTAGAAAAACCATTTGATCCTTTTTGTGTAGGTGTTCCTCCAATACCACCATTACCAATACAAATACTAACATCACCACTTAATGACATATTTTGACAAAAAAGTAATTCCCCTGCACCACCACCTCCACCATTATCACTTCCTCCCCCCCCTCCCCCGCCCAAAATCAAAATACTACAGTTTGTTGAAATATTAAAATTAATATTATAAATAGTTTGATTTTCATCATTATTTTTAAATATTATAACATTACTTGAACCAGTACTTTTAACAATATTATCATTATTATAGTTTAATATATTAGTTATTTGAGCAGGTATACTATATAATTCTTGTATTTCACTATCTGTTAGTAATTTATTATATATTCTGAAATCTTCAATATTTCCATTAAATTTTCTAGCATTTTGCAAGTATCCATTAGCACCCGATGACCATCTTCCTATTGTAAAATTATATGATTCGTTTATATAAGGTATATATTGATTTTCATATGTTTGATTAATAATTATACTTTGACTTAAATTATCATAAACAATTATTTTCCACGTATGTAACTGATCATCAAATTTTTTATTAGGTTTATATTCAAAACCCCAATATATATAATACCAATTTCCAAAAGTTACTGCAGTAGATTCTATATAACTATATGTTGTAGTATCTTTTTTTGTTACTCTAAATCTAAAATTATTACCTCGCATATGTATTGCCATTCCAGAGTTTCCAGTACTTAATAATCCTTGTTCTGCTTTTCCTTTTTGTGCACCATATATTAAATGGCCTTCTCCAGATTCCCCATTATCAAGTGGTTTTGCCCAAAATGATATTGAGAAATTTTTATTATTTAGATGTTCGTATAATTTACCAGTACTACTATCAATCCATAATCCTTCATCTGTCCAAGGATTATTACCATTTTCTCCAAAACCACCACCTCCACCTCCGCTACCATGATTCGTTCTTATTGTTTCTCCACCAATTGAAGGATAACCATCATATTTGATTGATTTGATGTAATTAAAATAATATGAATTATTTGGAAATTCTTGATCATCGTAACCACATCCCCCGCCACAACCAACTGCTTGCATATAGTTTGCTGCTCTTGTTCCGCCACCACCACCAAGTGCTTTTATTTTGCCAAATTGAGAATATAATCCATGATATCCTAAATCATGAGAAGTAGTTGTTTGACCACCTTTACCAACTTTAATTATTTTATTACCTTTTTCTAGTGTCTCTTTTAAAAATAATACTTCACCTGCTCCGCCACCGCTTGAATCAGCACCACTACCTCCACCCCCAACTATTAAAACATATGCTTCAACATTATTTTCAAAATATACATTGTAAATAGTATGATCATTTATACTTTGATCGTGATAATAAACAAAATATGTATAACCTTCGTTGTCTACCCATGATTTAGTTGGATTTGAATAAATTGGTGTAAGTTCTTGTAATAAGTTTTGTTGTAATTTAATATTTTGATATTTAATATTATATAATGCACATACATCTGAATAGTTTATTACTTTATTATATATTCTAAAGTCGTCTATATTACCATACCAAGATGCAGAAGTGCTATCACAAGCTTTTCCAATATAAAGTCTGTTAAAATGTTTTTTTAATATAGGTTCACTAATTTGAACATTTCTTGTAGTAGCACTATGATAATATCTACTTTCTTTTAGATTTTGATTTTTACCATTTAAATATACTGTCCATATACCTAGTTTATCTATTGTCCAGACAATATGATGCCATTCTGGTGTATGATTATTTGTAATTAATTCTTCATAACCAAATCTTGCACTCATTTCGTTATTATTTCTCATTATTCTTACTTCAAAATAACTTGTACTTGAATATCTTGATAATACAATTCTATCTTGTGGCAAATCATCAATTGAAAATTCATATATTCTTGCCCAATTTGGTAAACTACTATAATCTTCAACATATACCCAAGTTGAAATAGATATACCATTATCATCCCATAATTTATGCAAATCAAAATTACTATTTATTTTAAGATATTCAGTTGATAATTCATCTCTTTTAAATTTAGCAGATTTGCCATAAATAGCATTATTACTAAAAGAAACAGACCCAGAATATTCTATATCATATTTTTCATTTGAAGGATTTTTATCTTTGAAATCTCCATTAAAATCATACCATAACTTTAAAAAATCTTTATCAATATCTAATACTAATCCTTTACCACCTTTCTTTTTATATTCATACGGTTTAATAATATCATCTGTTTTAATAAAAACACAGGAACCTTCGTTAAATACATATTTATATCTATTTGTACTTGAATGAAAACTATTCCAAGCATTCGCAAAATATAACCAAATATTATCAAAACCATCTTGATGATCTCTAAGTGCAATAAAAGGATCGTGATTATCCCATACTCTTTGATATGTTCCAGTAAACAAAAACTGATCTGTATAATCACTTAGACTCGATTTTAATAGTTTGGCGTCGTGATTATGTAAGTTTCTTGTTAAATCTTCTTTTTCAAATATACCCCAATAATACATATTACCAGTTGCAAACAAATATTGATCAGTTCTGCCTAAATGTAAAGACCAAGGATCGTCATAATCATTGGGTGTTCCATATACACTATTTTCATACCAACCAAGTTGATCACGTGTTGGATGCCCACAAGGTAATTTATTATTATGATGATCAGTTTTTGGCAAAGGTGGATTCCATCTAACTAATTTCCAATTTTCTAAATTTGTAGCACTATTTGCCAAATATTCATAATCAATAACATTTCTTATATATACATAATTTTCATAACCACTTGTCATTTCTATGCCATTATTATTATATTCAACATAAAGGATATTATCATTGGTAATAGAGTCATTAATACTTATAATTGGTTTATAAATTTTATCATAAGTATTTACAGTTTGTTCATATGTTTGCCAATTAACATAATATGGAGTATTACTTATTGACGATTTTTTAATTTTTACATTTGTCCAATCTAATTCATTTGGTTGATAATAAAAATTACCTGATTTAATATAATCAGAACCTAGTAAGTTTGTAATTCCAAAATTTGTCCATTCGGATAAAGTAAAATTTAACTCTTGGTTTTTTGTGCGTTTATCAAATAATTTATCTGATAAGGATTTATTATAAATTTCTTTTCCATAATCTGGTTTATTAACACCTATTTCTTTCCATTTTAATCCGGTTGCTTTTCTATCTAATATTTCTTTTTTATCACATATTAACCATTTGTATACTACTGTGATGTTATTATTACTTGTTATTTCTCCTTTTCTTAAAAATAAATATTCAGTGAAATCATTATTATTAAATTTTTCAGAAAAAACAGTAGTTTTATAAGTACCATTTTCTTGACTATTACTTATCAACTCAGTAGTATTTATATTATACGAATATGTTTGCATTTGATTAAATTTCATTTTACGCCAACCATCTTCTTTTAGTTCTGCTAATAAATTAGCATCAGTATTATATATTTTAATTGGATATTCTTCCTTACCATATAAATAAAAATCAGATATATATAAAGTATTTTCATATCCCATTAATTTATTAACAACAAGACCAAAATGTTTATATTTATCATTAATATTTAATGTTTTTTCATAAATATTACTAGAATATGTGATATTATCTACTTCGGATACTGTGTCTATTTCAGTCCAAATTATTCCATCATTGGATGCATATAATTTAAAATCTTTCGGGGCATTTCCTGTATAACTTGTATTTTGCTTAATTATATATTTTGTTAGATATATTTCATAAGGGAATTCAATTGTTATCCAATCACCTTTATAATCATCATTAAGATATTCACTCTTATTATATTCGCCTGATAGATAGTTATTTTCTAACCAATAAGCACCTAAATTACTATCATTGAATATATTATGTGGTAAAGTATTAAAATCTGTTCTTCTTGCTGTATTTATAGATGATTTTACAAAATCATTTTGCTGAGAATAATTAATTTTATATACACCTTTGCCATATGATATCCGTTTAGAATATGTAGTTCTATTTATACATATATTATCTACAAGTTGTTCATTATTTACAAATTCTTTAACAGGTGGATATTCTCTTTCTACACTATATACCTTAGGATGATCTATACCTATATATTTTATAATAACTATACCTGATCCACCATCACCTGACCAATATGCATTATTTTGTGAACCACCACCACCACCACCTGTGCCTCTTTTTCCATTACTTATATGGGCCGATCTATATAAACTTATTCCAGCGTGCCCCCCCCCACCTGCACCACCTGGTGATAATGCACCACCATTCCCACTGCTTCCTCCTCCGCCTGCATAATATTTTAATTGCCCGGTTATATCTAATTCAATGCCATTTCCACCACAACCAGAGTCATAACAATTAGTATTACTTACATATTGAGAATCAAAACCGGCTTGTCCTGCACCACCACCACCCCCCCCTTTAGCATCCCAATAACTATTTGCAATCACATTATCATTTGGAGAACCCTTGCCGCCAGCATTGCCATAATAAGCAGAATTGCTTGATGTTATTGTAGATCCATATACAATATCTGTTCTTGCTGTACCTCCTAAATTACCTGGACCACCACCACCACCACCCGAACCACCAATTATTGATGTTGCACTTTCTATATTAGTATCAGATGCTACGTTCCAATAACTTCCGCCGCCACCGCCGTATATTTTTGTTCCATCAAATTCTGTATCAAAACCCTTTTCACCTTTACTAGTATCTCCTGATCCATATCCTCCTCGACCAACTTTAACATTATATGTACCATTTAGCAGTGTTATTGTTATATTATCTTGAGTACATAGTAGACCCCCTGCGCCACCACCACCGCCATCTAAATTCCCACCTGCACCACCACCAGCAATCATTAATATTTTTACACCAGTTAAATCTGTATTAACATCTATATTATATTCTGTTTGCTCATCACTCGATGTGTCGTGATGTAATTCAAGATAATATGTATCATTGTCAATTTCATTATAAATAACATTTTTATCATCTAAATGTCTCACATCAGATTTAGTTTTTGGACCAAAAAATCGTGTTAAACCAATTTGTAATTCTGTATCATTTAAACTTTCTAAAATTATAAATTTATAGTATCTATATGGTTTTGTATTAGTAAAATTAGTTCCAGCATTATTATTATATTCATGATATCTAGAAATGTCTTTATAACCACATAACTCAATATTTTCACATATTACTTCCCATGAATCATAAATGGCTTCTGATACTAATTGTTGTCCATTTGTATCATAAATAAAATTTATTTCTGTATTGATATCATTATCTGGATCACTAGGATCATAAGGACCATTTGATCCTTCAATCCTAACTCTTGTTGGATCTCTTCCTATTACATCGTTTGCTGATGTATTTATAAAATTATTTATAATGGTTGGTTGTTCAAATTTTATCCAAAATCCACTTTTATCTATTAATTCATTTGTATGATATGGTAGTTTATCATTATAATATTTTAAAGAATTTCTTGTTAAATTTGCTAAAAATATATTAGAAACTGGCCACTGTGCGTGTGATGAAAATCCATATAAACCAAATCTTGTTGGTATCTTAATTTCTTTATTATGTAAGTCAAATGGATCTGTAAAATAATGACATTCATTTTCTGAATAATATTTGATAATTACAACACCTGATCCACCATTACCTCCCTGTGCTTGATTTATATTACTTCCTCCTCCGCCACCTCCTCCTGTATTTGGAATTCCATCTTGTCCTCTTTTTTGGCGAAATCTACCAGCACTACCACCGCCCCCTTTTCCACCATTTGAAGAAGTTGGTGCACATTCTCCATTAAATTGATCAAAATGAACACTACCACCGCCACCACCCGAAAACCATCCTTCGTCTCCTACATTTGTACCAAAATACTTTGATAGATCTATACCTATACCACCATTACATCTATATGCTGGATTATCTGAACCCGTATCATCACCATATCCAATGCCACCTGCACCACCACCCCCACTTGCATTTAGACTATTATAATTTCCACCTAAATGACCTTGATTAACCATGCCCATACCAGCATTACCACCACCTGAACCACCAGCACCAACCTTTTTATCTCCAGCATTTCCAAGTTTATTTTTTGTTCTAGACCATTGCTGTCCAGGAAGACGTCCTCCGCCACCACCATAAGCAATCGATTCTGGTAATGATTCAAAATAACTATTTTCACCACGTTCTCCATGATTATTTGAAACCAAGTTACCTCCTTTTCCAACTCTAATAATATAAGGTCTCTTTTCTAAATCATAATTTTCATAAAAAATTAAACCACCTCCCCCACCACCACTACCTCTATTATAAGCACCAGCGCCTCCACCGCCAACAACCAAAATATCTGCTTTTACTTCTTGTCTAAAATTAATTATATATTCTGTATTTGTTGATTGTCCCTTTTCATCATAATCTATTTCATCTTTACCTTCATAAGTAAAAACTATAAAATGTTCATTTGTATTTGTAATTTCCTCTTTATAAAAACTATTATCCTCTAAAATTTTTTTATATGTTTTTTCATTTGTATATGACAAAGGTTCTTTATTATAACTTTTAAGTGTTTTAATAATCGGTAAACCAACAGATTGTAATTCAGTACTTGTTATATTATTTTTTATAGTATCTCTATTTTCAATGTTTATACCAGAACTATTTTTTAAGGAAATGTTATTTTCACTATCAACTACAAAATCTTCTGAAAATTTAATTTTATTTTCTAAATCATTATATGATCCTGTAAATTCCGTAGATGTATTGGTAAAAGTAACTTTCTTTGTTTTTAAATTTTCGATACTACTTTTAATGTCCATATCTGATAATTATATAGATATAAAAAAATAATTTTAATATTCATTTAATATTATAAATCAATATCGATATTACCATTGCTTAATTTATAATTACTTTCAAAAGTAATTTCATCGTTTTCTTTCAATTTTATTTTAAAGGATGCATTAACAGAAGATGAAAAATTATGATATAATGGTGCAATTGAAGGACTATAAAATGTTCTAACATATGAATTTTTTCCGTCTCTTTTTAAATTAACATATAATACGGAATATGAAGTTCCGTATGTTAAATCAAAATTAACGTTTATGTTAAATGTATATATATCATTTTCTGGTATAGTAACCTTCGTATAATTAATATTATTTTCATGAATATGTGTTACATTAAAAGAAGATTGATCATATACACTTAAATTATTAAATAATAATTTATAATTAACCTTAATATATTTTGTATAATTATATGTATTCGTTGTTAACTCTGTTGTAGTATTATCTAATGTAATAGGATCTTCAATATTTAAATCATCACTACTATCATATATAGTAAAATAATGCAAATCGTTTTCATCTATTAATGTATTGTATACTCTTTTATAATATGTACTAATTTCATCAGTTAATTTAATAATATCACCTTTAAAGAGTATATTTGTATTTATAAAATCATCATAATATATCCTATTTGATGAAGTTTCTGTTCTAATATTATATTCATCTGATATTATATCTGTGTATACATTAGTTGAAGAATTATTATAACTTCCTATAAAATTTTGTCTATTTAAACTTCTAACATTAATTATACCTTTCATAGATGAGTGAGAAACACAATAATATTCGAATTTGCCTTTTTTGATAGCTTCAAAACGAATAGTTTTGTTTGATATATTTTCATTTGAAATTACTTGTGATGTTGATAAGTCTTTAATTTCTAATACATGTCCACCTGTTGTATTTTTTAATATGATATTATCTCCTAATAATAAATTAATAGTTGGATTATTACCATCCACATTTCCATTTCTATCCAGAGATTCGTCAAATGTATAATATGATATATTACTTAAAGTATTTAGTCTTAATATATATTCAAATTTAATAGTTGGATCTGAAACATTTATATATCCATTTAAGTTTGTAGGATTATTTATATAATAATAAAAATATTTTCCAATAATATTTGGAGTCCATTTAATACATTTAGTTATATCATCTTCTTGTATAATTTCATTATCACCAGAATTTAATTGTAATTTTAAAGTATCTAAATTTAATTGATTATTAGTTAAGTTTTCAATTATAATGGTATCACCTATATAAATATTTATAGTTGGATTATGGCTTTCAATAATACCTTTTCTATCTGTAGATTGTTTGAATATATATTCATTTAGAGTTGAATCTATAATTTCAAATTTGAAATTTGAAAATATAGAATTATTAATTTCGTTTTTTGTATAATAATTATTTAAATTTATATTTTCAACTTTCCATAAAGAACCATCGTATGTTAAATAACCTTTATTTGGTATTTCATTATTAGCAGTACTATATTTAATAATTATAATTCCGGATCCACCATTACCCCCTATATTATTAAATGCACCACCTCCGCCTCCTCCTGTTGAAGTACCGCCAAAAGTTCCAATAGAACCAGATCCATTAATATCACTTCCTGAATTATCAAGACTAGTATTATATCCAGAACCACTCGTTGTATTGCTATAATTATCATCGTTTAGAAATCCACCTGCGCCTCCTCCACCATCACCACCATTACCATTATAATTATTTTTACCACCACCACCACCACCACCCCCCCATTTATATTGATTTATTAACGTATCAATTATAGAAATACTTGTTCCGTCAGTGCCATTTTGCGTATGAAGTGTTGCATAGTTGGGTGCTGTACCTTCTTGACCATATAAATATATTTCATCAATATGTACTGCATCATAATAAGAAGTATAGCCATTACTATATTGAGATCCTACTTGTCCTTGAATAACAAAAGTATATGCACTGTATGAACCAGGAACTGTAGTTAGAATATCTGTATATGAATTATTAACATATGATGGGTTGGAATAATTATTTGTTAAAGCATTTGATCCAGATCTATCAACTACTATATACCAATTAACATCGTCGTTAGATCCATAAATTTTATAATTACCAGGAGCACCCCTTGCATAACCACTCCCCCTTGTCAGTGTATATTTTGTTAATGTAATTTGAACAGGCATTTTAATTCTTATCCATTCTCCTTGATAATTATTATCACTTATTCCAGAAGGAGTTAAACTTTGCCAACTATATTGCAATCCAAATACACCATTGCTTGTATTATATCTAACACCAGATGAAATCCAACTTTTGTCATCAGACGCAGTTGTAAAAGATTTCCAACCCGGACCCGGTGGTCTACCAGCATTACCACCATGATAAGAAGATTCTGATACTATATACTCGCCATAACCATAATCTACTCCATCAGAAGATGATATATTTAAAGTATTTGATGTAAATTCTCTTAATGGCGGATATTGACGTTCTGGACCCAGGCTGACACCACCAGATGGTTCCATTGTTCCTGTACCACCTCTTGCACCTTGATATGATAACCAAGTACTTGAATATTCGATGTCAGTAATATTTACAATACCTCCTAAACCTCCTGCGTGTGTTTCTAAATTAACAACAGATTCTCCTTTACTACCCCCATTTGCTATTACATTAAATGCTTGACTTGCATATCCATTTTCATTATTATTTCCTCCCTTACCTACTAAAAATGTATAAATATTATTTGCAGAAACACTTACGTTTTCATTATAAATTATCCCCCCCCCTCCTCCTCCTCCTCCACTACCTATATATGATGTATTATTATATATACCACCCATACCTCCTCCTCCTCCCCCAACAATCAAAATATCAATTAATCCATTTTCAGTAAAACTTAAATTATATTCTTTTTGATTTATTTCATCTGTATTATTCAAAATTAAAATAGAACTATTTTCATCAAATGCAGAAGTATATATATTATCATTTGATTCTATACTAAATGTATTTGGAATAGTCTGTATTATATTATTTGGTTTTTTTAATTCTTCATATGGATATCTATGTTTATCTTCTTCTGTTATATATTCACCTACATGTATTTTACCAAATTCATCAATAATTATATTATCTCCTTGATTATTAATTGATAATCCAGCAATTGCTCCCGCATTTAATGAAATTGAATTATTATTATTTATAAAATAATCAGTTGAAAATACTAATTTATTATTTAAATCATTATAAGACCCTTTAAAATCTACTTTATTATATAATAATGATATTTCAGTAATTGTTAAGGCTTTATCGTATATACGTAGATTGTCTAAATATCCTTCAAAATATTTATTATCTTGTGTCCAATTACCAATAACAATATCAGCATTATTTGTATTTAAAAATGAACCATTCGTATCATTTGCTATCATTACGCCATTTCGCCAAATCTCTTTGTATCCATTTGAATTAATTTGAAAAACTATATGAACCCATTTATTCAGGTCATCGTATCCACTTGAACTATTTAAATCATTTGCCCAAAAAGCCATTGTATATTTTATAGATGTATTACTCTGTTTATTGACTCTAATATGTAAGTTTTGATTTGTTGCTTCAGCATAATTCTGTGATATTAAATTATACAATCTATTTGAAGAACCTGTTGTGAATATCCATACAGAAATAGAAAATACTTTGTTATGAAAAGTGAAATCATTAGTTTTTAAACTTGATGATATTAGATAAGCAGATTGACCAAACTTAAACTGTGTTATTGATGTAGTAGGATTTCCACTATATGTTGTTAAATCATTACCATTACCACTACTATCTGTAAAATCCCCATCAAACTTATACCAAGCAGTTAAATTTTGATTATCACATTCAAGAGTTCTATATTGATTATTAATAATTAAACTGTCTTTTAATTTTATTTTTCCATCAACTTCTAATTTTTCAGTTGGTTCTGTTGTTCCTATACCTACATTGCCGCCATTTTTTATGTAAAATGAAGATACATCATCATCTTGTATATCTATAATTGCATTTTCGCCTTTTTGATTTATTTTAACTGCGGGACCTGTTCCGGTATTTGTAACTATTAATTGATCTGATATTTGTACTTCTGTTTGTGTATTAATAATATCTCCTTCTAAATTTAAAGTTCCTTTTATAGTTAAATCATTATTTACTACTAAATTATTACCAATTATATCTGCTGAGGTTTGTATATTTGTATTAATACCAGATTCTAATAAATCTTTTACATTACTGTCTCCATATTGTGCTGCTCCACTTATTACACCATCATTTATTAATATTGTCGTATTATCTACTTTAACACCTCCTAAATCTGTTTGCGATGCTGTTGGTAATCTGGCTGACAATATTGTTCCAGTAGTTATTTTGTCTGCATCCAGGTTTGTTATTTGAGACCCATTGCCAATTATATCTGCTGAGGTTTGTATATTTGTATTAATACCAGATTCTAATAAATCTTTTACATTACTGTCTCCATATTGTGCTGCTCCACTTATTACACCATCATTTATTAATATTGTCGTATTATCTACTTTAACACCTCCTAAATCTGTTTGCGATGCTGTTGGTAATCTGGCTGACAATATTGTTCCAGTAGTTATTTTGTCTGCATCCAGGTTTGTTATTTGTGATCCATTACCAATTATATTTGCTGCGGTTTGTATATTTGTACTTATATTACCAGATGCTAATAAATCTGTTACATTAAGGTTTCCATATTGTGCTACTATTGCACCATCAATATTAATTTTTATTGTTGAATTATCTACTTTTACACCTCCTAAAATTAAATCACTTGCAATTGGTAATCTAGCTGGCAATATTGTTCCAGTAGTTATTTTTGTCGCATCTAATTCTGTAATATTTGTTCCTATTCCATTATATGTTGTATAATCAGATGTACCTATAGATTGTGGAAGTCTTAAATTATTAATAGTTCCAGTTGTTATTTGATTTGCATTTAATGAAGTTATAGCGGAACCATCTCCAATATATGAAGTAGCCGTAATATTACCATCAATATCAATTTTGACATCAGCATTATTTCTAATATAAAATGAACCATCGTTTCTATTAAGAAATAAATATGTATTATATATATTTGATAACAAATCTGATTGTAAATGTAATATTGGATTATAATCATTTCGATATATTTTAATTATACCATTATATAATTCGAGTTTTTCACTTGGATTAGTTGTTCCAATACCAACATTACCACCGTCTTTTATGTAAAAAGAAGATACACCATTATCTTGGATATCAATAATTGCATTTTCACCTTTTTGATTAATTATGACTGCTGTTCCATTTCCTAAATTTGTAACTAATAATTCGTCTGATATTTGTACTTCTGTTTGTGTATTAATAATATCTCCTTCTAAATTTAAAGTTCCTTTTATAGTTAAATTACGATTTACTACTAAATCTTGACTAATTATAATATCATTGGGTAATCTAGCATTATTTATAGTTCCTGATTCTATATTATTTGCATTTATACTTGTTATTTGAGACCCATTTCCAATTATATTTGCAGAGGTTTGTATATTTGCAGAGGTTTGTATATTTGTATCTATATTACCAGATGCTAATAATGTTATTACATCACTGTTTCCATATTGTGCTACTATTGTACCATCAATATTAATTTTTATTGTTGAATTATCTACTTTTACACCTCCTAAATCTGTTTGTGACGCTGTTGGTAATCTAGCTGGCAATATTGTTCCAGTAGTTATTTTTGCCGCATCTAATTGTGTAATATTTGTTCCTATTCCTTCATATATTGTTATATTGACCTTACCTATAGATGTTGGTAATCTTTCATTATCTATTGTTCCACTAGTTATTTTTGCCGCATCTAATTCTGTAATATTTGTTCCTATTCCTTCATATATTGTTATATTGACCTTACCTATAGATGTAGGTAATCTTTCATTATCTATTGTTCCTGTTAAATTAGTTGCTGTTAATGATGTTATAGTAGAACCATCCCCTATATATTTTGTATCAGATTTACCAATATCACTAGGTAATCTTTCATTATCTATAGTTCCTGTTGTTATTTTTGTTGCATCCAAATGTGTTATAGTAGAACCATCCCCTATATATTTTGTATCAGATTTACCAATATCACTAGGTAATCTTTCATTATCTATAGTTCCTGTTGTTATTTTTGTTGCATCCAAATGTGTTATAGTAGAACCATCCCCTATATATTTTGTATTAGATTTACCAATATCACTAGGTAATCTTTCATTATCTATAGTTCCTGTTGTTATTTTTGTTGCATCCAAATGTGTTATATTTGTACCATTACCAATATAGGCAGATGCTGAAACATCACCATTAATTAAAAGTTTATGTGTAATACTTGCTTCTATATTTATACCAATATTACCAGAATCATTAATTACTAAACTCTTTTCTGGTGCATTATAATTGATTTTAATTTGATCTTTATTACCATTATCACTTAAACAAAAATTATTATTATCATCATATTTGAATTGAATTGATCTTAAGTTATCTGATGCAATTCTTTTATTAATTATAAGGGTTCCATCGCTGCCATCAACTGTTGATGATCCTATACCAATTTTATTATTAACGTGTAAATCATATGATGGGTTGTTATTCTTTATTCCAACATTTCCATCATCTTTTACATAAAGAATAGATGAATTATTATCTTGTATATCTACAATTGCCCCAATACCAGTTTGATTTACTATGAGTGCTGGACCTATACTACTATTGTTAACTATAAGTTTTTTTGATATTTCAACATTGCTATCACTTGATACTATTTTTCCTGTTAAAGTTAAATTACCTTCAATTTGCAAATCATTACCAATAGCAATATCACTAGGTAATCTTTCATTATCTATAGTTCCTGTTAAATTAGTTGCATCCAAATCTGTTATTTGTGACCCATTTCCTATAAAAGATGTTGCTTTAACATTTCCATTTACATCTAATTTCTGACTTGGAGATGTTGTGTTTATTCCAATATTGCCTGTATTATCTATAATCATTCTTGGTACACTATCTGATAAAGTTTTATTTGTATAAAATTTTAATTTATCTTCGTCATTATTCTCTTCTGCTGTTATATACGTATCATTATCAATATCTTTAACACCACCAAGAGATCCCCAAACATATCCCTCTCCAAAGCCTTCAAATTGCTTTAGACTTGTATTATATCTAATAGAACCATAATAAGAATCATCTACAACACCATCATTGATGGGTCTTTCTCCTGTACTACCTTTTGGTATTTTTATAGCATCTGTTTTATTTATATCTAAACTAACTAAAGGATTTTGTGTTCCAATTCCTATTTTACTATAATTTGCCATATATATATTTGTATCGTTTGTTAACCACGCATCTGTAGATATTTCTTCATCATAATCATCCGGATTATCTCTAAATAATTCTTGTACAGAAATTCCTCTATTTGCAGTATTGTTGTCTGGTTTAATGTTTGCATAAAATTTCATCCAATGATTTAGTTTTACATCGGCTAAATTAGTTATACTTGTACCTAATGAAGTATTAAGATATTCTAATATTTGCGAATCTTCAGCACCTTGATATAAATCTGTTATTGCACTTGGTACATAGTTTGTTTTTCTTTTTCTAAATTTTAATTTTCCATCTGAATGTGAAATTTTATGTTTATCTCCTATCCATATTGAATTATCTGATACATATAAATCTCTTATTTTCTTTTCAGATGATCCAATATCATATTCACTATCAATATCAGGTACTATATCTGTTGATATTACTAGTTGATTATCTGAATTAGTTTCTATTCCTGATATTCCTAAATTAGTTCTTGCACCGGCTGCATTATTTGCCCCAGTGCCACCATTTGCAAGTGTTAATATACCTGTTATACTTGATGCACTTAAATCAACTGCTAGTTTTCCACCTTCAATCACAATACCTCCTTGTGTTTTTGAATCTATACTTATTTCATTACCATTCTTAACTAATCCATTTCCCGCGGTTATTTGTCCAGCACCTGAAAATTGTGAAAATTCTAATTCAGTTGTTCCCAATGATATACTTCCTGATGTTTTACATACATAACCACTATTAGCATAATCACCTTCTTCAACAAAAGTAAAGGAACCTTTTATTTCATTATCATCATTAAAATCATTACTTCTTACCCAGTCTTCTTGTTTGCATATATAAATACCATTTTCTTCTTTTGAATTTTGTGATTTGACTAAAACTCTGTCACCATCTGACAATATTACACCTTGTATGTTTTGCGGTTCTGGTATACCTGATAAAGTTATATTTTGATGTGTAGCAACTTTAACAGAATCTTTAATATCTAATCCCTGTATTGCATTCTCAATCTCCGTATCAACATATGATTTAGTTGTTAATGTATCATTAGTTGAAGAACTTGATACATTATTTGAAGCCTTAAATGTACCACCTTGAATTGTTCCTGTTGTTGTAATTGATGAACTTCCTGTATCAATATCTCCAAAACCAGAAGTAATTGAACCCGAATTTAATGCTCCTGTTTCGACTAAGTTTGGCATATTTGTAATTTTATTATCCATATAATCAGCTAAAGTTGACATTGTAATTTGCTTCATTGATGTATTATCATTTACGATTAATTGATCGTTATCTTCTAAATTTATATTTTCAGCAGAAGTATTTCCATCTAATATATTTAAT